TAAATAATTTCCTGGTACTCCACCAGTTCCACCCTGACCAGGAATTCCTGGATTTCCTTGCAATGATGCTTCGTCTATTGCATATTCATTAAACTTCTTAATCATTATATTTAGCTTTTAATTTTGGTAAATTAAATTCCAATGGAATTCTATTTTTTCTCAATTCCACCATGAATCTAGAAACAACGTCTTTAGCAATTGCTTTTGGCTGTGGATCAGCAGCTGGTTTATCTCTTCTTATAGGACTAGGTCTCTGTGGGGTTTTCCCTGGTGTCGTACCTGGTTTGATTGTAGGTGCAGGTTTAGATGGAGCTTCTTGAGCTGCTTTTGGTTGTGGATCAGCAGCTGGTTTATCTCTTCTAATTGGACTAGGTCTCTGTGGGGTTTTCCCTGGAGCTGTGCCAGGTTTAGTCACCGGTGCAGGTTTGCTTGGCGCTTTCTCTGGACTGCCCGATAAAAACTCGTCGATTTTTGTATAAATCATAACTATTATTATTTTTATGTGTGGATATATATATCCAAATCTAATATTACATTTATTATGAAGAATCAAAGTTTTCGTACCTTTTTCGATATTGAACCCCTGATGGAGAACGTGCAGGATGCAAAATCCTATCTTGTTAAGCTTTATGCGGATAAAAACAGCATCAAACCCTCCGATATAGATGAAGAAACAAAGAAGAGAATATGGAATAATCCAAAATTCCTTGAGGTAAAGGATTTAATGGATAAAAATAAAATGCCAGGAAACACTTTCCCTTTTGTTAAATTTGCTATGGATCAAAGAGCATCAATGGAGCAATTGGAGGAAATTGTTGAATTATTGAAGGATAATAAAAATAATCTCAATTCTTTACCTATGTCAATCACGGAATACGCTAAGGTTGATCATAACAAAAAGAAGGATGATGGAGAGGAAGATAATGATCACAGACCAGGATGGGAAATGCTTCGTGATGATCTATCAAATATAGAGAGAAAGAGAAAACTTAAAAATTTCACTGATAGGATGACACCTAGAATGAAAGAGTATGTTTCTAAAAAAGCAACAACAAAGCAGTTGGAAAAATTAGAGGAGATATCCAACCAATTAAAGCTTCTTCCCAAGAATGATGAAGGTAGAGAAGCTTGGGATGCTTTCTTCTACCCAGATCTTGGTGTTCTTAATGATTTTGGTAAGGTTAAAGGTAGAATGGGATCTTATGATGACACAGTAACATATACCGAATATAAGGATCCTGCAAAGGCGATGGATGGAATCATATCTGATGCTGAAAATTTCATAAGCAAATGGGGAGAAGACGAGGACGCTGTTATTGCTAAGATAAAAGCTCTTGGTCCACAAGCAGGTATTATTTATGCTAGAGATGGATTCTTAATCATGTCTGCAAGAACCCCTGATGCTCAGAGATTAGTTTGTTCTGAAACTGGGTGGTGTATTAGAACAGATTCTACGTTCTGGAGCTATAGCTCAGGAAGAGTTCAAATAAATGTTATCAATAATAATATTCCAACATCGGAAAGAAATAGTTTAGTTGGTATAACGATCAATAAAAATGAAACTGTTCACACTGATGCAGATAGACCTAATGGAAGAATACAGGCACCAGGTGGAGGAAATTACACAGGTAAACCTGCTACCGAGCTACTTAGAAGAATTGGTGTGCCACAAGCTGGTATAGAGGCTTTCGAGAGACAATTTCCAAAGGAAGCAAATGTTAAAATAGTTCTTGAAAATTTCTTTAGAAATTCCGGCGGTTTAAAACCTGATTTCATCGTTGAATCGCTGGTTAGCTTTAATAAAGGATTCCTTAAAGGAACTCTACCAGGAGACGAGTGGGAGGAGATATCAGCTCTAATCTCCGAAATTATATCTGATGTTGAGGGCTTAAAACCTAAAGATTTCTTGTCCGCATTCCTCGGGGATGGGGCTAATAAAAGCGGAGGTATATTCGTTGAAGCAGCTTGGAATATATTCGATAAATTAGTGGGAGCTGATAATGTAACTGATGCTCAATTGAAAAAAATGTATGAAGATACACTAGATGGATATGAGGCTCTTGAAACTCTAATTGAATTATATGATGATAATGCTTTACCAGGAGTAAGCAAAGACGATGTCGAGGCAATGAAAACTGCATATTCATATAAGGATAAATCCATTGCTAAATTTAAAAAACTAATGAAAGACAACTAAATAACAAAACCCTATATTAAAAATGGAAAAAATTAAAAAAATAGCGAGGTTTGAAGATTACCTTTTAGAAGCTAGAAAAAGATGGGATTCACTGAATGATCAAACTAGCGAGATTTATAGAGCTTTCGAGGAAACCGAGGAAGGTAAAGATCTAGCATCCATCGGGGTTTATATCGAAGAAAGAACTCCAAATGTTCTTGTCTGTAAAAGAAGAGGTGGACCAATGGCAACGGTTGAACTTTTTAAGGATATGGAAGGAAAATATTGCTACGAATACACATCAACAAAAACTGGCGTCGAGAGATATAATCTTTCCAAATTCGATACACCACAGGCTTGCCTGAGAGGATTCTTTTTGAGAATTATAAGAAATAATATACCAGCTGCAATTATACCAAAGAAGGATATACCAAGTCTTGATTTTAATGAACTTGTTCCCATAGGTGCACGTTTAGATTTCACTGAAATTCTTGCTAGAATGAAAAGAGTAATAGGTGGAGAAGAATTAACAAACCTTGATGCTAATGCGGTACAAAATCTTCCAATTATAAGAAACCTTGAGGATATGGGTATGGTTGGTAGAAGAGTTGATAACAAGGAAACTATAATTAAAAAGGTTGACATCATCTCCCCAAAATACAAATTTTATTCAAGAGCAGCATTTAGGGTTGGAGAAATATACGGTAAAACAATTGCTGGTATATTGAAATTAAATTATGACGATCTAAGAAGATCCAGCAAGGGTAAGGGTCTGCTATTTGATGATGGACAGGAAATTTGGAGAGTTAATAATTCCAATCGTCTTCCACTTAATAGCATAAATTATAGAACCGGTGATAATTCGGTTAAGTGTAACATTCAAGACGAGGAAATATTTGGATCTGTTTTCGTTTCCATATTCGTTAGAACTTTCAAGAGAGCTAAAGGTAGATATGAAAATGAAAAATTAATCAATCCAAATGCTAACATTATAAGCAGGGAAGGTGATGAAACTATTCAGATTGCGACGGAATTAAATGGACTCATTTCTGATTACTTCACAGAAGCAGCGGCTAGACTGGAGCCAACTATATTCATCAATCCAGAATATGATAATAACCAGGGTATTTTTGTCAATGCTAACGCACTTCTAATTAAATATCTCATGAAGAATGGATCTTTCCAGTTGAAAAATAGAATAATTAAAAATCGTGAACTTGATGATCTTGTTAACATAACAACTAGACATGAGGATATTGACGATTTAACAAGAAAATTAATTAGAGCTGCTAGAGTTCTTAGATTTACATAATGGAATCTATAGACGAGAGAAAGAAACAGGATCTGTGCAGCGGATGCAATAAACAGATACTTGATCCCGAAAAGGAGTGTCCAACGTGTGGTACGTTTCCACATAAGGCATATCACGAAAGAGCAGCATCTAAAACACTTAACATTTCGAAGTGGGTTCAGAGTTCACCAGTCATGCAACCAAATCAGAAACTGACTGAAAGTTCACCACATCTAAAAAATATAAGATCATTTGATGATTTTTAATAAAAATTCCGGCTTTGTCCGGAATTTTTTTTTGTATCTGATCTATATTAATAAAAGTAAAATGTATAATAAAAAGATAGGAATAGTTATACTTGCAACTAATGCATATTTTGTTCTCGGTTTAAGATTTATAAAAAAATTTACACATCATTATAAAGGGGATTCCAATATAAAATTCCATTTTTTCTCCGATTGTGATCCGCACCCATATTTGAGTGATTCCGATTCTTCATTGGTTGAATATCACAAAACATCACACGAATCATGGGTTGAGGGAGTAGGTTCAAAATTTCAGAATATGATATCTCTAGAATCCCTCGATTTAGACTATCTATTTTATTTTGATGCTGACACCAATATCCAACATGATTTTACTGAAAATTGGTTCATTGGGGATTTAGTTGGTTATGAGCATTTCGGTAATAATGATTGGATGAAAGACGTAAAGGGATTTGAGAGGAATTCAATATCGAAATGCTATATTCCATTTGATACTCATCTTCCACAAATGTACTATGGATCTTGCTTATTTGGTGGAAGGAAGGGGTTGATATTGAAAATGTGCAAAAAAATGCTTGCTGATCAGTCGGAGGATAGAAAAATCCCATATGAGCCTGGTGTAAATGACGAAAGTTATGTTAATCATTATTTTCATTATAATCCACCAACTCATGTTATTCTTTCAATTAATTATGAATTCGCGGTCAGCTGCAAGGGGGGAATAGGGGAAACCAGAAATACATCATTGGACGTTTCCGAATATAAGAAAAATATACTCGATAGAAAAGATGAAATATTTGATATTCAACACGGTATATTATCATTCATAAATTAATTCAAATTTATTTTTTTATCCCGTAACATTTTATTATCTTTGTAATATGAGAAAAACAAGAACGATCATACATGTTAATCAACACAATATAAAAGCAAACGCTAAGGGTGAAAGTAAACCTGTATTGACATGTAAGACCTATAAGGGTAACAAGTACTCCAATGAGGTTGTGATTCTCGGTCAGGATGGTAAAGAGGCGGCAAGAATAATATACTCGCCGGATAAACCATTATCATGTGGAGCGAAGGTTTGGATAGAGACACACAACAAAGTCCAAATTAAGGATCCTATAGATGTAAAAGAAGCAACAAAAACAATTTGTAAGATATAGAGATGGCAAGAAAAAAATCGAACGCACACGTTGTCGTATTGAACCAAAATGGACAAGTCCTTTGTGTTAGCAGAAAAGAAGATCATAACGACTTTGGTTTACCTGGAGGTAAAATAGAAAAGAAAGACAAGAGCAACAAATCTGCTGCTATTAGAGAAACTTTAGAGGAAACTGGGATCATTGTCAGGAAAGCGGTTCTTATATATGCAGAGCACAGAAGAGGAGCAATGGGTTACACTTATTTAGCAACCGAATGGGAGGGTGAAATCGGAACGGATGAACCACATGTGGTTAAATGGGGTGAATTTACCGATCTTGTCTCAGGAACTTATGGTGAATGGAATCTTAAGGTTTTTAAGTCACTGTCAGATTATAAAAAATCTAGATAATGGAAAATAAAAAAGGACATGTATACAAAAAGGATACTAATTGGATATTCAGATGGGTATACTTAATAGAAGATGGTGATGCTGTTCACATGAAGGAAATACCACTTTCCCCCGAATATATCCACACCGTAAAGGAGGGAGAAAAGGTTGAGGTCTATGTGGTTGAATCTGAGGATGGGACTAGCATTGCAAAACTCGTACCAAGGTCACCTTATGATCTTCCGTATTCTAACGATTTTCCTGATCTATGGGTTAAGAACGTTGAGGATGGATCAGTGCATGAGGTCTTTAAGTACATAAAGGATCACGAGGGGGAAATCCATATATGGTGCAGCACCTGGTATGGACATCACAGAATAGGTAGAGATTGTATATTTACTAAAAAGAAAAGAAAAGATGAGAATGCCAATAGATAATTTTGATCAAATAAGAGGGATGCTGGATTTTTCGATTCGTGGCACCTTTTATTTTCTACAAATACTAAAAAGACGTAAGGATAATCCTGAACTAGGGAAAGATATGATTCATATAGCAGACTACTATATAGACAGCCTGGCTAAGTATGATGATCTGAAACCCATGATTATTAGACAATGTGATGCTGAGAATGCTAGAGCATACTTCAGACTTAATCGTAGGGACGAAAAACGTGTTGCTAGCGAGGCTTTAAAGCTTATGGTAGAATATGTTGTGTCTGAAAATTATAAGCCTGCTAGAAGCGTCTATGCATCTTGTGCAGGCAAGTATCATTCGGAGAAAAATAAGACCTGGATAGTCGATCTGGACTGGAAGGATATACCACATGGATTTACCAAGGACATTTATATAGATTCTGTTATTTTTTCCATTGAATCCATAACAAAATCATATAAACCTGATGCACCCCAGAATATAGTTAAGATACAGACCATGAATGGAATGCATCTTATAGTGAGTCCATTTAGACTTGATGAGTTTGAGAAACATTTTCCGGAAATAGATGTCCACAAAGATAACCCATCGATTTTATACCAACCATAAATAAAAATAATGAGAAAACAAGAATTCAAAATTGGTCAGACTGTTTACCATAGGGACATTTATGATCACAGGGAGGCTCTAAAGGTTGTCGGAATCAGAGAAACTGAATTGGAACTAGAAGGCGATTACTCAGGTGGAACCCATGGAGTGGTACAGAAACAATGGATGCCAATAAAGGGGGTTTCTAGAATCAGAGATCATAAATACAAAAAGGAGTGTAGAGACACAGCAGTGGCAATAGAGGAACTAGCGAAACCTATTACCAACAGAAACCAAGACACAATGACAAGCACTATGTTTGATTTGCTTGATATGGTTTTTAAACTTACTAATGACGTTTCACTTAATCCGGAATTTTAAATTAAATAGAATATGCACTCAATCGGAGTATTTTTAGGCAAAAAATCAGAAGTAGATGCTGATTCAAAAATCACAAAAAAATTGGATCTTGGATCTGATATAGTAGCTATATTAGATTATGAAGATGACCATGATATTAAAATAGGTAAAACTATAGCTTATATAAGAACAGATTATTTTGGAGGCTTCGGGGATCAGAGCGCTAATGTATCTGAAAACGGTAAAGAAATTTATAGTGGTGACACCGAGTTGGGACCGGGAAATCCAATAAATGAAGCTCTAAAATTATTAGGGGTAGAAAAAAGTGTCGGTAATGATGAATTTGACACCATAGGCCTTGGTCGTTATAGGTCTAATGATGATTTCACGAATGAAGCTCGAGCGGTTAGCGCTTCGGCTATTTTAATTACAATGCAAACAGATAAAGGGATTTGGAAAATAAGTAAAGGTAAGGGAGATAGAATTTACATCAACTGTACTGACGAAAGCAAGATTATGCACCCGCAAGAACTATGTGGAAACAATGGTTTAGGAATGTATGGGTATGAACATTTGAAAGACCTAGCCATTGCAATTTTGCGTTTTGAGAAGGAAAAGCAAAATAGTGAAAGCATTATGAGTGAGATTGATTCTTAAATTCCATATAACGGTTGCAAGTATGTGGAATTTGTTCATCAAAATTAGTAGAAACTTAATTAAAAACAGAAGGTATGAATAATTATATGGTTTATCTTAGAAATGAGTATGATGAATTATGTAAGATTGATGATTTTACCATTACACAAAAAGCTTATAGAAAAGTAATTTCTGATATGTTTGATGGATTAACATACGGATTAAGTACTTGTAAATTGAATATGCTTTGCGATGCTATAAACAATTACAGATTATCAAAACAAAAATGATATTACTTATACACTTTGTTATAAAACTTTTTTTATTATGGAACTTACAGACAGAGAATTAGCATTAAGATGGTGGAATAGAAAATCCATTCAGGAAAGAACTGAATTTGCAAAACAAGCAAAATTTTCAGTAGAAGGTAGAGATTACAAAGCATTAACAGGTAATGAGATTGAATGGATTTGGCGTAACCAACCGTACAACTCTTAAATGTTTTATAACGTTTCTCAGATATATGTAGTTTTTAACACAAAATTTACACACACGTTACAAACAATCTACTCAGTAGAGTTAAATTACCCATATAATGGCCACAAAGAAAAAATCAATAGGTGATGTTATTTATATAATATTCATATTTCTATGTTTATCATTACTAATCGCTAATACAATATGCTGTTGGTGGTATATGAATCACGCAGGATTTTCAATAAAACAATTACTCATAAACTTACTAGTTACCTCTGCAACGATATTTTATATTTGGGTGGTATTTAAGTATATTTTGATCTTTAAAATAAACAGGATAAGATAGTTTGATCCTATAAACTGCCAATATAATATGACCACAAAGAAAAAGAAAAAATCAATAGTTGATGTAGATGTTCTTAATTCTGATCAAAAGGAAGCTTTTGAAGAATTGAGAGACTTTATATGTGACAGGGATGACGAGAATGTTTATGTTCTCAAAGGATGGGCAGGTACAGGTAAGACTTTCTGTATAAGCATTCTTGTTAGATATATTCTGGAGGTGGTTCATCCCAAGAGTGCTTGGTATAAAATTGCTGTAACTGGTCCAACTAATAAATCGGTTAGAGTTATAAAGAAAACCAGTAATCTAAGAAATCCAAGAGTTACCTTTCAAACCATACACAAGCTTCTTGGTCTAACGGAGAAGATAACCAATGATGGACAGCAGGTATTCGTCAATCAGGAAAAGAACTTTAAACCACAGATCAACTCGGTGAAGCTTCTAATTATAGATGAGGTTTCCATGCTTAATGATGATCTCTTTCACGAGATCCTAAAATATAGGGATAAACTAAAGATTATCTGCATGGGAGATCCTGCACAGATACCACCGGTTGGCAAACCTGACTGTATCCCGTTCAGAGACGAGTTAGCAGATCCTTACGGGATAAAAACTCTTCAGCTTAAGAAGATAATGAGACAGAAGGAGGGTAATGCTATTATAGATTCATCTGTACTGATACGTGAAGATCTTTGGTCGGAAAGAAATCCGGTTAAGCCAGTTACTTCCCTTAATTCACTTGGTGAGGGTGTGGAATTTTTGAATCTTAATGATGGAGAGACAAGGAAGGGATTTGGTGATATACTTGCCAAATATTTCAGATCCGAGGAATTCAAAGAGGATTCGGAGTACTGCAAGATTATAGCATGGAGAAACAAGACTGTTTCTAGCATGAATAACATCGTTAGAAGGATTATATTTGGTGAGGATGAATGTAGAACCAAAATACTTGTTGGTGAAAAGCTAATTGCCAATTCCCCAGTTATAATACAAGGAAATCTTATATTATTCAATACCAATGACGAGTTCTCTGTTGAGTCTACCAAGATAAAGGAGATGAACATGGTGCTAAAAACCTTCTCGCCCGTTATAGAGGTTAAGCTTAAATTCTATGATGCCGTAGTATCTTATCTCAATGACGAGGATGAAATAGAGAAGACCTCGATAGAAATACTACACGAGGATAGTGAAGCTGAATTTTCCAAAATCGCAAACCTTCTTAAATTGAATGCTATAGAAAAGAAGGGAAGGGACCGAAGTTGGCTCGACTACTACGATTTTTTAAGAAACTTTGCTGATGTGAATTTTGGGTATTGCATCACCGCGCATAAATCGCAGGGGAGTACTTATAACACATCCTTTGTTTTAGAGGACGATATAGATCAAAACTATAATGTGGTGGAGAGAAACAGAATAAAATATACTGCTTATACCAGATCGAGTAAAAAAGTCTATGTATTGAAAAGATTTTAATTTTAGGTGGAGATGGCGGCGAATAATCTCTAATAAAACTAGCAAACCCCAGTCTTTGACTGGGTTTTTTATTTTTGATAAAATCACACAAATTATTTTTATATTTCGAAAGAATTTATTACTTTTGCCATATAAAAATAAAGTATGGCATCAGAAGAATTACAAGAAGCTGAAAACAGAGTTCTAGATTATATAAGATCAACCAATGAATATTCTGAGATGAATTTTCAGGACAGCCATAGCAAAATATGGGTTTTACATAATTCCCTAATCTCAGCTGCTAAAATATACATCATCGATAATTACAAATCTATTGATGATTATTCCGATTTGGATCTAATATTACGGAGTGGAGCAACAGGTAAGAGATTTTATTTTGGACCAAAAAGAAATAGAGAGGTTTCGAGATCAAAGGAACTAACCGGAATTTTAAAGGAATTGGATAAGCAAACAATAGTTATAGAAAGCTTCAACAAAGCGATTTATGATTGGACTGATGGAGATTTTTCAGTAGTGTTCAACGAGGAATCATATAATTGGATAGATGACGATTCGGTTATAGGTATAGCGTCTTACATAGAAAAAAAGTTAGGAGAAAATGAAATATAATATTGAAGAAGTTAACGAGTATGTAGCTAAGGGATTGGTTGATAAATGTCAACATAAAGAACTTCCTATAGCAATCTATAAATATTCACGGGATTGTCAGTTTGAATGGATCTGGGATGAGGTTACTATGAATATGAGAGGAACCGTTCTGGATAACGAAGGAAATCTTATCGCACGGACTTTTCCAAAGTTCTTCAATATCGATGAGTCTAATATTCCAAATTTGCCATTCGAGGTTTTTGAGAAACTTGATGGGTCATTGGGTATACTTTTCAACTATGATGGTGAATGGCATCTAACAACTCAAGGATCTTTCTATTCCGATGTTGCTATTTATGGGCAAGAAATACTGAAAAGAAATGAAACCTATAAGGAGGTTTTTTCCGAGAAGTTTACATTTCTTTTTGAAATTATATACCCAAAAAACAGGGTAGTGTGCTCCTATGGTGACGAAGAAAAATTAGTTCTTTTAGCTGCTTTTAATACCGACACAGGTAGGGAAACCCCATATACTGAACTTATGGACATCGCTGAGAGAACCGGATTTGAATGCGCCAAAAGATATGATGGAATAAAAGATCTCAGAAAGATTAAATCCTTGATAAAAGACAATCAGGAGGGATTTGTTATAAGATTCTATGATGGTACTAGATTAAAAGCAAAGGGCGAGGAATATGTTAGACTCCATGGAGTTTTAACTGGATTCTCGAACTTAGATATCTGGAGATGTCTAAAAGAAGGTACTGATTATAGATCACTGATGGTTGATGTGCCAGATGAATATGACGCATGGGTTACAAACATGGAACAAGATCTGCAATCAAATTTTAATTTTATAGAAGCAACAGTAAGGGCTGAATATAAATTATTAGCAAAGAAGATTAAAAGCCAAACCCCAACCGAGGAGGAAAGATTAGATAGAAATTCTCCAGTTCTTAAAGCCTATAACAAGGAGTTTTTTGAGCTGGTGGAGGGACACAGATTAGCAGGATATCTATTGGATCATAATAGTCGTAAGGATTATTCTAGATCAATATGGAACCAAATAAGACCAGATTACCAGAAACCATTTTGGGAGGATTACCCAAAAAAATAAAAATATAATGATAACACCAGTACCATTCTTTTTATTAAACCAAAAGAGAAATAGCAAGGTTAGCAAACCTAAAATAGAAACACTAAGCAACTACAGCAAACTCTCTCCCGACGAGTTTATCAAACTTGTTGCAAAAAGAACAGAGGTTTCCGGATTGAGTGAATCTATCGGTTATATCAACAATTGGTATGGGTTTGACGATTTGAAACATGATGAAAAGATTGATTTCGTTAGAAGGATTGAAACCCCTGAATATTATACATTAGTGTCAAGAGTTAAAAGAATCATTAAAAAAGTCAGAAATGGAAGAGGTAGTAGGTCATAAGGTAAGAGCTAAGGTTAGTGAATTCTTATGCAAGAATGGATTTGAGGATAATGGTCGAGGGTTTTTCAATGAGTACTGTTTGGTCGTCGTGGAGGAGGATCATTATTGCGTAGAGATGGATCAGGGACATATGTTTAGCCAAGATCTTAACATCTATTGGCTGATAGGTGTTCTTACTTATAATGGATTAATGGATAAAAACTATAAACAATAATGACACCAGCACAAATTGAAAAAATTGGACTACCCCATCTTAAGGATAGAAAATTTTGGCTTCCTGGCTTAGAAAGGGAAATAAAGATACCTGATTATTACTCAATTAGTGACATCTATAAAATGGTTTACGACCTTGGTTTTGAAGATGGTATAGTAAGAGGTAAAAATGAAAAGGTAGCGGAGATTAAAAGAGTTTTAGAACCCGAAACAGAATGGTAGATATAGAAAAAGTGAAATTAGAGTTTGCAATAGAGCAGCTTGAACAACATATAGTTCATCCAATGAAACCCGGTTACCGAAGACATGACATCATGGCTAAAATTAAGGAGCTAAAAGCACAGCTTGCTGATTATGAAAAACAAGGGTAGAAGACATAAATCGGGGAACGGTCCATGGGCCAATGGTAATTGTAAAGGTCACCTTTGTGGGATCACTAGACCCATAGAACAAATGGGATCGAGAAGAAAAGAATGTGGTTCAGTAGGTTTCAGTGAAAGATGGATGAAGTCCAAATGGGTAAAAAGAGTACGAGGTTACTTTAAATCACAAACTAAAAATATAGATGGAAATATCGAATAACCCGGAAGAGAAAGAAATTATAATATTGGTTCAAACCGATGGATCATGCGAGATGGCAAGAGTATCGATAGATGGCAAAAGTGTGATGGAAGGTAACTTTTGGGATTTTCACCCAGGGTGTCACAATATAAATGCATATGGAGACTTTGGGAACTGTGACGGCCTAGCCATAAAAATACTTCTTAAATTAACGAACGAAGGCAAGAAAGCAAAAATAATCAAAGAAAAATATACCTATAAATATTAGTGATAAATTATTTTTATTATTCGAATTTATTGATTATATTTGTATTGTTATTTACCGGTGACTCGCATTTTGATCATTAAATTGGTCACTAGATATATAGAATAAAAACTATATAGGAAATGAAGAGCAAGGCAAAATATGTTGATGTAAAATGTGATAATTGTGGTAATGAATTTGAAAAGTACATATCTCCATCAAAACCGTTAAAGAGATTTAATTACTGTAATGTGAAATGTAAAAATTCTGATTCTAAATGGAAATTGATTGGTGAGGCTAATCCGAATTTTGGTAAATCTCTGGTTGGTGAGAATAATCCAAACTTTGGTAAGAAATGGGACGATTACAGGAAGGAAAGGCAGTCAGAAATGGTTAAAGCTAGAGTCAATGACGAATTTAGACTTAATTGTGCCAAAGGTATGTCTGGTAAAACAGTTAGCGAGGAGACTAAGAAAAAGGGAGTCGATACCAGATTTAAAAAATATGGTAAGTTTGGACCAGATTTGGTACACACCGTCGAATCGAAGACAAAAATTGGCAAGAAGTCTAGCGAGAAATTTACAGAGGAATTCAAAGCTAAACAATATGAGACAATGGTAGACAGAGGTATATGGATACCCAGAGAAAATAAGGATCCTTATCATTTCTATAGATCTTTGGCTAATTGGAATTGTAACGTTCTTGATTTTGGTGTTATCGGATCAGATTTATTTTATGAATTTGGATATTTCCACATAAAAACAAACACAAAGGGAATGGTGAGAGATCACAGATTCTCCAGGTTAAATGGATTTAAAAATCTTGTTTTCCCGGAGATTCTTAGACATCCATTTAACTGTGAATTCATACAACATGGCGACAATGCTAGGAAACATCATAGCAAAAAAATAAGTAGTGATTCTATAACAATGGAGGAGCTATTCGAAGGAATAAAAACATACAATAAGGAATACAAGGAGCAATCAATTTGCTTGGAAAAAATAAAACAATACGAAAACGGACTCAGATATGACGCAAATGATTATCTGAAGATTTATTAGAAAAACTATGAAAATAATATTACAAGGACATCAGAAGATCTTCTGGACCTCTGATTCGCATTACAACCACCAGGGAATCTGTAGTGCTACATCACACTGGCCTGAGGGAAGAGGAACTAGAAAATTCAATTCATTAAACGAAATGAATGACAGACTAGTATACGAGATTAATGCATCAGTAGGACCAAATGATATACTGATTCACCTAGGTGACTGGAGCTTTGGTGGTATCGAATCTATCTCGGAATTTAGAAACCGAATAAACTGTAAAACCATTCACCTATTTCTAGGAAATCATGACCATCATATAAAAAATAACAGAGATAACGTACAGGATCTTTTTGCTAGTATCAATAAACTTGAAACTATCGAACTTCGAGTACCACAGGGGAAGGAAACTAAGAAGTACACGTTTGAGTGCTGTCATTTTCCAATAGCTAGTTGGGATGGACTTAGTAAGGGATACTCACATTTGCATGGACACGTTCATCTTCCTGGTCATTTAAAGATACACAAGGGAAGAGCAATGGATGTTGGTGTGGATGGAAACAACTACAAGCCATATTCATTAAATGAAATATTGAAGGCATTAGAGGGAAGACCAAAAATGCATTTATCTCTGCCAAAGGATCACCACACAGACGAAAACCACCAAGGAAATTAACAATTAAAATAAAAGCAAAATGAAAGCAAATCTGTATTTAATAGCTCTAAGCATCGTATTGTTACCAGCAATATATTTTATAAACGACGGTGAAAAACACTGGACCCAATTAATCCCTCTTGGATATTTAGCATATTCGTTTATAATTGGTACAATATCAGCAATCAGAGGAAATAGAAAATAGAAATATGCTATATAGAATAAAAATGGGATCTCATAGTAGTTCATGGATACCTTCCATTACTTTCAGTGAATCTATATCAGGATCTTTTTCCTTCCTCGGTGATTTTGAATATGTTATAGATTCCCAGGAGGACACTAATAAGTTAGTAGGACTTTCCGATGGATGGTCGCACCACAAAAATTCGATAAGAATAGGATGGAGATGGAATAATGGACTGGAGTTGATGACCATAGTCTATAGGAATGGGATAAGAGAAATAAAGTCGATGGGCTATATTGAAGCGAATAAGAAATATAAGTATCAGATACAAATTTTTGGCGACCTTTATGGAATAAAGGTAACATCAGGGGATACCACATATGCGGAGTTACTTGATAGATCCGCAAAATGGAATTTTATAAGGGTTATACTAAAACCTTATTTTGGTGGAAAAAATAAAGCACCTAAGAGTTTTGATATATTACTAGATTAAAAAATTATGAGGGAAATTAATATAGACGGAAGAGTTCTTAAGTACCAACTGATGGGTGACTGCGATGAATATGGGACATGGGAATGGACTGAATTTTATGAGGGAACAGAGATAGTAACCAAAACGGTAAGATCAGGCTGGTTCGATTTATTTGGTACGAGGGTACAAGTTGAGAAACCTAAGCTTATTTTCACCATAGAAATGTCCTGTGATGACGATAGGATAACTAAGGAGGAATGGAGAAAAAGAATACTAAGGGAGTTATCACTTCTTAATAGAAGAGAAGAATTAGAAAGAGGGGAACTAATATGAAAGAATTGTTTTTATTAAGGGGTTTACCTGGAAGTGGGAAATCAACATTAGCTAAAATGCTGGTCGGAGAAAAAGACTATTGCCATAAAGAAGCGGATATGTATTTTATAGATCGCTTGGGTAATTATAATTTTATTCCATCGCAAATAAAAGAGGCACATCAATGGTGTAAGGATGATATCGAGTTTTCTATGAAGTATGATCATTCTCCCGTCGTGGTTTCAAATACATTCACGCAGGAATGGGAGATGGAAGACTATTATAAATTAGCCGAAAAATATGGATATAGGGTTCATTCATTGATAGTTGAAAATAGACACGGAGGCATCAATTCCCACGGTGTTCCCGATGAAACATTGGAGAAAATGAAAAATAGATTTGATTTAAAATTAATATAATGGGATATAGAAATTATCTAAACAAGCTTCCCCGGTCAGTATATGAGGAATATAAGGATCTAACTGCTATCGAGATTGAAGAAAAATACGGCGAGGATTTCTATATTGGTAGAGATCACGGTCTAGTGGAACTGCACTGTCTTGGCAAATATTGTGATTTTGACATCCATGATTTGCTTACCCGATTCTATAAGGAAGAAATGGACTTTGAGTGCGACGTGGAATTCTCACTTGCTTCTAAGGAAGTGCTACTAAGAATAATCGAACACTATAGGGAATACGTTGAAAAATTCTATCTGGATTTATCGGAAAAACCCATTGAGAAACATAAGGAGCATGCTCTTTCTATGGCAAGGGAATGGTCAAGTCACCATAAGCCATATTCATTGGATGGTGATGAGATGGTTTCTAGCTGGAAGTACGAGTATGCTATTTTTGAGCTGGTGAGGATCTATAGAGAATTTGATTGGGAAAATGATGTACTAATTTATACTGGAGGATAATGGAGGAAAAATATCTAACGCTTGAGGAAGCAAAGAAGAAATATGGAAGAATAGAAAATGACAGATTCTATGGTGTACATAAGATATTCGACATCCGTATAAATGATAAGCCCCACGGTGTTTATCGTGTTGATGGTTATGAACATCAGCTTGGCAAGAATAATGGGGGACCTGCCGAATGGTGGCTTGATTATTCAACTGAGGTAAATCCGGAGAGAGAATTGGTTCCATATCTTGACCGCGGTGTTCATCGGATTTGTTGGGAGATCAGATACAAGCAAAGCAATAGAACCAAACATAAATGGGGTGAATGGAGGATTAATGCCACCGGGCTTTGCGAAATTTACGCAAATGGTAGGCATGTTTATACCATGCTTAATTCTGATCTAGGTTCTGCACTTTCGCATGCTTATGTTATGACTGAAAAACTTTTGCATCATGTTTATGATTTTATAAATCCAGAGAATGATAATGATAGAAAGATCTATTACTACGGATTACCTGCAACAATTAGAGCTGGATATGAGCCGGGTGAGATTAAAGTTTATCCGGACTATGAAAAGATACCTGAGAATAAATGGTGGAAAATATACGCGGAGAGAAAAACTCCTGCAGAGGAGCTTGGTTCTAGAGAGGATAGAGAGATGGAGGAATCTGACGTGGAGGAACATAGAGGATATGGTTCAATCAACCACGGCGATGCTTTCTGGGACGGAATGATAAACTGGTTTAGAAATTAAAAGGAAACAAGATTAAAAATTTTCTCTATAGAGATAATAAAATAAAAACATGAACACATACAACCTATTTCTTGATGACATACGCCACCCGTATGATTGCATAAGCTATATGTCATCTCCTGGAATATATTCCAAATACGACTGGAAAACGGTCCGCAATCACGATGAATTTGTTGCATTCATAACGAAAAATGGTCTGCCTGATCTAATATCCTTTGATCACGACCTAGCAGACGAGCATTATAATCCTGACATGTACAACGGACAGGAGATCTACAACAAACACTATTCCGAATTCAAAGAGAAGACAGGAATGGACTGTGCAAAATGGCTTGTCGACTATTGCATGGATAATAGAAAGGAACTTCCTGATTTCGTCGTACATTCAATGAATCCAGCGGGAGCTGAGAACATTAAACAACTATTAACACAATTTAAAGAATTTCAACACAAAAATCAATAATATGGATTACGGAGCAGAATTTAGAAAGTACGCACAAAGCGACATGGGAGTTAGTTCATTAACAATGGACTATCACGCAAAACAGGTCGAGGCATCAATGACGCCAATGATTTTGGAGGAGAGGGAATTAAGGGTCACGCAGATGACTGTTTTTGATAGGCTGATGATGGACAGAATCCTTTGGGTAGCTGGTCCGGTTAACGATAGAATGTCAACGATAGTTCAAGCACAACTTATGTTCCTGGATTCCGTTGAAGTTAAAGACATTACCATGCACATCGATTCACCGGGTGGATCGGTTAAGAGCGGATTGAGTATGGTTGATGTTATGGATTATATTAAATCCGATATTGCTACAATCAACACCGGTATGGCTGCTTCTATGGGATCTGTGCTTTTAGGTGCTGGGACAAAAGGAAAAAGATCATCACTAAGATTTAGTAAAGTTATGCTTCACCAATCTAGTGGGGGATTCAGAGGAAATATTCAGGATGCTGAAATTGACTGGAAAGAATGGAAAGAGGTAAATTCCATCTTGTTTGACCTACTCGGGGATTTCTGTGATAAGGATCCAGAACAAGTTAAGAAAGATTCTCAAAGAGATTTCTGGATGAGTGCACAGGAGGCAGTTGATTACGGAATCATTGACGAGATCGTAAAGGGTAAAAGATTAAGATAATGGAAAGAAAGATACCAAGTAATTTGGGAGCGCAGATTCTACATCCTTTAATCGGGTGGGGTGATGAAATGCACACAGAGGAAAGGTATATGGAGAAGATACAGGAATTTGAAAGAAAGGTTGAGAAATCAATCATGGAAACTTTTAAAAGAATTGATATCCAAGGGATCGTTAAAACCGATCCCTATTCTCTTCCATATAAGAAAGAAATTAAGGTGACACTAAGAGGTGAAAGCTATCTCAATGGACCATATGAGATCTTCAGAGTTGTTAGACCCATTATAAAAGAATTACTTAACGAGAATCTTTATAAGGTAAGATTTTATGTTTATGTTGATGTTGCTACTGAGGGAAGATTCCCGATGAGCATGGGAGAGATTAATTACTATTTCAGATATTATGAGCACTAAAGAAAAAGCAATAGAAAAAAGACACAAGTTTGTCCTGGACTCTGTGGAAACTTTCGGTTTAGATGTCGACTATGATCAATGGAAAGAGAAGGGATGGGTAAGAATAAAAAGCAAGGTATGGACAGATTTTAGACCGATGATACTATTTCAGGATCAAACTGAGGAAGTAATTCTGGATGAATTAAGAAACTATATGTATTGCCTAGGTGAATACACCTTTAAGTTAAAGTTTAGAAATCTATTTGATTTATAAATGGATATATAGTGGATGCTTAAACATATAAAGGAATATGAGGAATACAATTCCTCCGACGAAATATTAAATGAAGGACTTGGCGACCTTTGGGATAAGTTCAAAAGAGCTGTTGGTGACTTCTTTGGTAGAAAGAAGTCAACAGAGGCAAAACCCAAAGCCATCGACACAAATCTGATAACGGGGGAACATATGGTTTATCTAACACATCAGCAGGGACCAACTGGACTTGCCAACATTCTGGATATACTTAGAGGTGATATTAAAATGAATCCAGATTCAAGAAATAAGCTCCTTAATAATATGCCACAATCGGATCCTAGATACTCCCAAGTAAAAACAGGAAAAAGCAAACAGGCAGCTAAAGCATTTTTAGAATATCAGCAATCAACATGGGGAAAATATAAAAAAGAGGCTCTATCCAAGATAAATGAACCCAAGAATGCAAAGGTTAAACAAGCAATAGAAAAGGCTAAGGTTAAGGTACCAGAATTTAGTAAGGACTTCATAACGACTGTTGCATATAAGGAATCTAGATTTGATCCAGATCCCAAGACAAATAAGGCATACAGAGGATTATTTCAAATAGGTGATAGCGCTTGGGCTGAGCTTAAGAGGGTTTATCCTCTAAAATATAAGGGGGCTAAAGCTCCATTGACGCCAATCAAGAACACAGAAGCTGGATGTGATTACTTAAAATTGGTTTATAATAGATTTGAGAATCTTATTAAGCACTAAGCTATAAATCTTTCTCCTGATATTTCTGATAGATCTATCTCTTTCCCGTCTATTTTTATGGAAAGTATATTGATTTTTGCACCTTTTACCAATCTTATTTCTTTTTCCTCGAAGGATACTGGTTCAACATTGAGCCTTATGGTTGGGTACCAATCAACCGAGGTTTCGTCTACTTCAGCTTCCATTATAGTCGTGAAAGGTAAATCTGTATTGTGTCCCCAGTGAGGCTCTGCACCTTCTGGATCCCATGACCAATATATACCAAGATGTTTTACTTGAGAAGATAATCTGGATTCCCAATCTTTATTTATAGACATGGCTCTCCAAATTTTAATCTTACCATCTTTGACAATCTCTCTTTTGATTTTGGAAACAAATTCATCGGCTAAATAGTCTAATTCATATCTAACCCAATTCGAAAATTCCTCCTCCTCTACCTCAGCTTCATTGGATATTCCCTCCTCGTGCATGTATTGATAGATCAAAGATTCTCTGTTATAAGTATTTGAAAGAACTATGCTTAGAAATTTTTTATTTATCACGTCGTCGAGTCCTATTGTGGCTATTGATGCTTCATTTAGAAATTCACTATATTTTAGCATGAAGTGATTATTTTTTCTTAGCTGCTTTAGCTTTCTTAGCCTGTTTATATAGAGCGCCGTCGCCAACTTCGGTAGTTCTACCACCAACAATAAAGGAATTCACACGTGCCATTGCCCAGGCCTGTGGAGGCACACCAGGTCGGTGGCCAAGCTTCCAACTTGCATAGCCGCGCTTATAAACTTGTCTTAATATTCCCAATGGGAATCCAGATTTTTTGGCTTTGTTTTTTAATGCTGTCTCTGATGAAGATCCATTTGCTTCGTCTATTGCACTTTCACACTCCATAAAAACATCGTATGCAGCTTTTTCGATTTCTGAGTTAAATTCTTCTATTGGAACTATATTTCCTGGGGTTTCAAATTCTTCGCTTTCTCCATAAAGCTCTTTAAACTTCTTGGTGTATTTGCTAGTCTTTGTTGGCACCTTTTTACCCTTTCCAGCTTTACCACTTTTATAATCAGCATCCCAAGGTCCGTATGCTGAAGGGTCACTATCTTCCTTGTCCTGGTGTTTTTTAATCTCCCTTTTCATGATGTTGGGATTGGTTGTCAGGTATTTTTTTGGGTATTTCATATTTATATTTTTATATTTTTGTCCATTCTCTGAACCTCATGATTGACTCTTTGAGTGTTTCAACAAAATCAAATTCTACAAGAAAGTCACCAAAGTCTTCCAAATACCCTTTTTTGGTTTCGTCGTTTACATCATTGGTCCATTGCCAATTAAAACTTAGGACATCCGGTGTTTTAAATCCAAAAAATCTAAAAACATCTTTCTCCAATTTAACAGCATTTTCACCATTCCAGTTATGTCCAATTGCTACAATTCCACATTCCTTGTTTTTTAGTAAATTTGATTCACCCAATGTGGAGTGTCTATTTTGGATCCAAGTCAATCTTTCCATTATTTCAGTGTAAATGGAATTCATTTTACCCCAACGAATTGAGCCAAAGAATATGATTATATCCGCTTCGAAAATAGCGTTTGCTACCTTGTACATCTCGTCGGAATCGTTATTTAGAGAAGCCCAACATCTGATATTACCTGTTGGATTTTTTGATTTATTTTTTAGCATAGCCTCCTTTAGTCCACATGTATTACCCCTCTTGGTGGATACGTTACCCTCACATGGAAATATTTTCAGCTTTGCAACATTGATCAATTCAACATTATCAGAACCAAGTTTTTTAATAAGCTCGTGTGCTATCATTGACGATTTGGGTAATTCCTTATCACCTTCCCATCTATTAGAGGTTGTTAGAAAAAGTATCTTCTTCTTTTTGTCCTTCTTTATGTAGTTATAAAGTCTTTTCAATTTATCCATGGATTATATATCTATAATTTTTTTTATCCGCAAGATTGTTTTATATTTGCAATGTAAAAAATAAGACATGGAAGATTCAGATAGAATATTGGTTGAAGAAGGGGAAATGTTCGATGGAACAAGAGAACAATTCGCCGATTGCTTCTTTAGTAACGCAGATGATAAACAAATCACTGATTGGTGTTTCGATAATGGATGGTCATTAAAAATAAACGATAAAACCATATTATGACGGTAAGTGAATTTAGGGATGGTATGGCTGATCTATCAAAGATCATTCACGAGAAAGGCGCCAAGGAATTTTATCTAGTTTCGGGTAATCTGTGCATGAGCAAGCATTTAATACCAGAGGAACTTAGAGGTGAGTTTGAAGAATTCTATTCAGGGGGAGACTATGGAGAACACACAGCTAACACAGCAGAATTTATACACCAATTTGCACGTGACATGGAAGCTAATATGATCCTGATGGATTTTGAAATCGATGAATTTTTAGAAACGCTAACCTGGGTCAGAAATTCTGAAGCAGAAAAAATAGATTAATTATGGGACTAGATATAACAGTTTATCGACCAATAAAGGTTACTGACACGAAAAAAATAGAAGATTATTATGTCCTTAGCGAAATGCCGGAACTTGATGTTTTCAAGGATTTAGCTTTTGAGAAGGAAAACTCTTACTATGATTTGGAAGCACCAATAAAATTATTGGGAAGGGAACCAGAAGACTTCTTGTGTGTTGGAGCATCCTATGGGAAGGAAGCTGCGTTTAGTTATCTTGATAGTAAACACGAGCTGTATGAAGCCTATGAATTTCTTTCGAATAATTGGTCAGACGTTTATTTCGAGCAAAAAGAGGAATTATTTGCTTCCGAGATTTTCAAGGAATATACTAGAAGATTTTCTTCAGTGATGAAAAAATTCGGCTATCGTCCAAGATACAAATACTTTGCAAGTGGTAACATGACGACCTACTACAATCTGAATTCAGCAATGGACTTTTCTGAAAAATTGGTGAAGATAATTATTATAGATCCACCAACAGAAAACAAAATAGAAACTTGTATAGGGTTCGAGGAAGTTGGATACCAAAGAAAAGGTGCTAATAAAAAATTCTATGAGGATGGTACGTGGGATTCACCATGTGTAGTTGATTCAAAGACACTTAATGAACACTGGGAAAAATACTTCTCCAACCAAACCCCAGAAAGCAAGGGCGGATGGGGTAGTGGTGTAGAATACAATAAAGAAGACACTGAAATGCGTGAGGATTTCAAAAGGAATATTATTGACAAATTCGTCGAAGGTGAGACCTTCGTGATTTACCATTAGTATTAATTGTTTTTATTTTGCGAAAAATCCTCGGAAATATTTTTTATTTTCGAGGATTTTTATTATATTTGCATCATAAAATATAAAAAGCATGAGTCTAAAAATAAACAAAGATCAAATATCTAGTGTTACTCAACATAATAAATTAAGATGTAATTATTATGATGAGTGGACAGAAGCAGGAAAGGATACATTTTTATTTGGACTAATGAAGGTCAATGAGTGGGATGCAGGTTATTATGCTTTCTTCCTACCAACATACAAAACAAAAGAGGAATGGGAGAAGGATGGACTATACGAGCCAGTTCCTAAAGGAGGCCTTTATTACAATCCACACTTAATAATCACGATGTCCAGTGGCGAAAAAATCAACAAATCGTTTGAATCTATTAATAGTATGGAATGGTGGGTTGCTGATAATCTTCAGGGTGTTAATTTAATAAAAATAAACGATTAATATGATAAGTAAACTACTCACGGCTTTCAATAAAAAGCACTCGACAAAATCAGACGTGTATGGGATCCCAGACATTTCAGAGGATCAAAAATTGATTGATGAAATCCATAATGAATTTGATACAGCACCGCAGCGTATTCTGGATCAAGCATTGGAGATTATTAATAAGGAGTCCGACGTTAAGGTGGAACTACAGAGCAAGATAGTGGAGAAGGCATTAAGACTTAAAACCTTGGGGTTTGAAAAGAATGCACTTGTTCATAATCTTACCCACACCGAAAGGGAGATCAAAAAGTCGGAAGGTCTTATTGATATGAATGCAGAGATGGCACACAGAGTCAAGTACTACACAAGCACATATCCATTCTTGAAGTTTCTCCCTGAATCTGAACTTGACCGAATATGTGACAAGTACGGATTGGTTTATGCGCCAGTGAAACATTATAAAATGCCTGTCCCAGAAAAGAATCTACAAGAGATTGAAAATGCGCAAAGACTGAATCCGTCAGATGAACAAAAAAATATTGTTACATATCAGTTTCAAAATAAGTATGAATCCAGCAGTAAAGATTTTAATGAATTAGTTAAGCTGTTTGGTGGAGATACTTTTAATGAGGAACAGCTAAAACAAATTCACATGGAGTATTTCGGAGGACTTAATCATCACAGATTATCCGATACCTTTTGGTATTATGGGTATCTTGCAGAAAGAGGTAAGATATCCAATCCAGTAATTCGTAAGGGTTTTATTGCAGATGCAGTAGAGACAACATATGACAGAACAGGTCTATTCATTGCTGCTCCAAAAGAACACTTTGATCTGAGTGGTTTAACTTTTGATAAAAAGAAGGGCTACTATCATGCTAAAACTGTTCGGATCATCAAGGATCCAATTGTATTCCGTTATGTAAAAGGAGGTATTCAGGTTTTATCCAAATGGGGACTTGAAGCTGAGGATCCAGCTTTGCAAGTTGAAATTTTAAATTAGAAATCATGAGCAAATTTAGGGATGGATCCGAGATGACCAGAGAGGAAATCATTGACATGGAACACTCACTGGAGTGTGAAATGTATGGTAGGAGCTATCCCGATACATTCAAGAAAAAATATCCGAAGATCACAAAGGAGAATAGCGAAGAGATGGAATTAGCATACTGCGATCATTCAGTTAAGAATCTGAAGGTTGGTAATAGACTCATTACATCTTTCTATACACCTTATGGCATATCCGGTATAGATGGCTGGTTTGCTAGACAGATCAAAAATGGACCCGATAAATACACCAGGGAGAACATGGAGAGAATGATACGCAGAAATCCACATCTCTCAAATATTATAAAAACCAATTTATTGGATAATCTGGAATCTATATGGAAATGACAGTACAAGATTGCTTAGATCAACTGGACGAGAAAGCCAAGATACTTAAATGGCTCATAGAAGGTAATGGTATTCACTGTCTTTCTGTATCATTTCTACATATTCTAACAAAAGAAAGAATATGTGAGCTTTATAACACCGAACTATCATATTTTGAATAAAATGATTGAATTAAAAACACCAAAAATCGAAGAGAAACCAACCTATTGTAGTGCCTGGGTTTCCAAGATATCCGACAAGGTTATGTGCAATACCATTACCTGCTGCGGTTATGCGCATCATGGCTTACATGACCGAGTAACGAATGGTTTTATGAAGTCATTAAATAAAGATATGATTCTTGAGGATGACCCCCACAAGTTGGAAAAGATAGGCTCACATCCTTTGGTTGATGGAAAATTCATGTTTAATGATGGAACATTCCACGATCCAAATAAAACGCCGGAACAGTACAAGAAGGATATCGAGGAGATCCATCGGAGAGTGGATGAGGAGATGAGAGAAAAATTTGGTGACTATATGAACGATTCAGATGAAAACAATGAGTAAAGATTTCGAAAGATTTTGTAACATTCTATATGCATCAGGTGGACATATATGGGCTAGTCTTAATAATGGTACACCAATGTATCTTTATGAGGGCGAGGTTTATTACGAGGGTAGGGATTGTTTCAAGGACGCAAAGTATGGTCATCTTTATTTCATAACAAGAAACGAAGAGGGTCAAATGGTAGCGAATAAAGCAGCAAAAAACTATAAACAGATTGGACATGATCTTTCATTAAATCTTGCAATATATCTTCTTAGAAAAGCAGATGGTGAAGTTTATAATATAGTTCCTGCGGAGAGGGTATTTAAAATATTCACACCTCTTGGAACATATCATTATCACGATGGAAACTTCCATGAGAACAGAGAGATAATAGATAGGCTTTGTGTTGCATTCTCTGACGATCTTAAAAAATATCCTCTGTTTGTGGATAAAGTTGAATTTCAAAATATAGAACATCATGAATAAAGAATTTGTACCTTACGAACAAGCATTGGTTTTAAAAGAATTAGGATTTGATGAACCTTGTATTAGGGCGTATCATACTAAGGAAAAGTTATGTGTTTGTTCTGAGATAGGATATAAAAATTCACAAGGATTTGGAATGCCGACAGCACCACTTTATCAACAAGCATTTTCTTGGTTTAGAGAGAAGTATGGATTTAATATTAGTTTAACTAATGATGGTTATATTGCTTTAGATACTAAAAAAAGTCAATCTTATATAGATGAAGCAGACTCATACGAAGAAGCAGAACTTGAATGTCTTAAAAAATTAATAGAATTATGCAAGAACAATTAATAACATTTGAAACAGCAAAGCTAGCAAAAGAAAAAGGTTTTCTTATTCATAGTATTGATACTTTTTATCAATTTGATGGAAGTATATCATTATGCCACCCTATGTCTATTAGAGCAAATGATTGCAAAGATATTAACAAACCTGAATGTTATGCACCACATCAAGCATTTCTTCAAAAATGGTTAAGAGAGGTTCATAATATTCATTTAAACCTATCGTATTATCAACAATATAACGAAGAAACCCCTTTTTATGATATAACAATTGATTATATTGACAAAAGTGGTAAAATGAATTATCACGAACACAGAATAAAAACTAGTACAAAATATGAAGATGTTTTAGAAGCAGGTCTACACGAAGCACTTAAATTAATAGAAATTGTAAAATGTGAGAAGTAATGGATAAAGAATTTGTACCTCATCAGCCAAGCCTTGATTTAGAAGAATTAGGATTTGATGAACCTTGTTTAGGATATCATTTATGTAAGAACTCAGCATTAGGTGTTTATTTAGAAATAATAACAGAATGGATTGATTTGTTTCCTTATGATTCATCAAGTTGTAAAGCTCCAACGTTCTCACAAGCATTTAGATGGTTTAGGGAGAAGTATAATCTACATTCTACTATTACACTCATTAGTAATGGTGATATAGATAGAGTATATATGGTTATGATTGATTATATCTATCCACATAAAGCTATTATGGATTTCAAAGAATATGGAACTTACGAAGAAGCAGAACTTGAATGTCTTAAAAAATTAATAGAAATTGTAAAAGAAAAGAAATAATGCATAAGGAATTTGTACCATATGAGCTAGCATTAGATTTAAAAGAACTTGGATTTAACGAGCAATGTTTTGCAACATACCGAACACATGCTGTTGGTAGTAAAAAACCTTTTGAGTATGATTTAGATTATCATACCAAAGTTGAAATGTCGAGCAATGTTATACCTATCAATAGTGAATATACTGAAGAATCTAAATGGATTTCAGCACCACTATATCAACAAGCATTTAAGTTTGTGCTGGGTATTATTGAAAATAATTCCAAATTAGATAGAAAATTTAGGACTAGATTTTTCTTAGATTTTACATATGAAGGTTTTGTAATGGATGATAAGGAATTATCTACAACCTATGAATCTGATGAAGAAACTTTAAGAGTAATAACAAATTTTATTATTTTAAACAAATAAGATGCATAAAGAATTTATACCTTATACCTTGGCGGTTGAACTTAAAGAATTAGGATTTGATGAACCTTGTTTTGGGTTCTTTAATATTAAAGGTAAGTTTATCAAAGATTTTGGTATTACTAAAGATATTATGGATAGTTTAGGACTTCAGCATTTAGAATTAGTTGGAAATATATGTGTATCGCCAACTTACCAACAAGCATTTAGATGGTTTAGAGAGAAGTATAATTTTTATAATCAAATACATAAAGGGTATGGTTGGGAAGGAATTGTCAGAAATTCTAGCAATGGAGATATTTTATGGAATGACGGAACCTATAATTCTACAGAAGAAGCAGAACTTGAATGTTTAAAGAAACTAATAGAAATTGTAAAAGAAGGATATAATGGATAAAAAACAATATGTAATAGCTGCTATTTTTACATTTATATTAGCTTTTATAATGCTATATTTAAAATCTAGATAAGATGCATAAAGAATTTATACCTTACGAACAGGCATTAAGTTTAAAAGAATTAGGCTTTGAAAAAGATTGCTTGGGATGGTACTCCAAGGATGGATCTTTCTATGAAGGTAAAATGACGGTTCATCAAGGTTTATTGTTAGCACCCCTATACCAACAAGCTTTTAATTGGTTTCTAGATAATTATGGTCTATTTGCTGAAACAACATTATGGGGTGACGGTATAGGATATATGAGCTCCATCAAGGAGATAAGGCAAGAGGAATTCAAAGTGGTTTATGATCTTGGATTGGCAACACCAAATAGGGGATTACCAAATTGGGACAAACGTCTGGAGGATTTGGTTTGTCTGAAAAGAATAATTCAGATATTCAATGAAAAGAAGGATCTTGACACATCATCCTGGAGAGTACTAGTAAATCCAATGGAAAGGGAAGACTTTCTATTATCGATGAGATCGATTTTACCAGATCAAAATGGTGACACTGCGGATGGAAAATATCAAGAAACTTATCACACCGACCATGGTACTTATGAAGTTATATGGGAAACTGATAGGGATAAACCGATTGTTAGAAAATTTATTGAATAATGGAAGAAACAAAAATAAAGCTAGAAACCGGCAATCTAGCTAAGGAGAAGGGGTTCATACCAAATAAAAAAGAAACCTATTATAACCCAATGTCGGGTAAAACTTTATTTGAAGAATTACCCGCAACACAATCGCTACTCCAGAAATGGCTTAGAGAAATCCACAACATAGATGTTGAGGTGGTCAGGGATAGTGAGGTTCATTATCGGGATGAAACTAGATGGATAGTTAGGATTTCAAACTGGAACGATATCCAGGTAAGGGACTTTCCAATTGCGCAATTGAAGTTTCCAAATTATTCTAATCATATAGATTTTAAATCTTACGAGGAAGCATTAGAAAAAGGATTGGAAGAGGGATTAAAATTTATAAACAATGAGAAAATTTGAAAAATTAACCCAGCTTAGAGGGTATATTAATAGAGCTTTAAACAGAGGACTTAAAGAAGTTCATATAGGTGAGGGTGTTTGGCTTTTCGGAAGACAAAAGCATGTAAAGGGTAAGGGTATGCACATGGTTGTATATGGTCCGGATCGTAAAACTGAATATCACATTTGGGGTCAGGATGTAAAGGATTTAGTTATTGATGACGACTATGGAAATGATGGTTATGTTAACAGAGATGGTAACAGAGCATCGGAAGCAAAGGTTAAAATCTACATTCTAACAACCATCCTAGACAGCCGTGAAAATTGGTGCTTTGATTTAAAGATGATCCCGGAAAACGGTCCACTTAAAGTTGTCTATTCAAACGGGACGGTTAAGAATATAGAATTCAATGGTGTGTTTGAAAATGTCGAATTGAAAAAGGATTGGGGCTACAGATATGAGGTTTCACCTGTGGCATATCGAATTAATTAGGATTTTATTTTTTTATTTCGAATCTTTCATTTATATTTGCATAATAAAATAAAACCATGCAGGACTTCTATCTTAAAAGCGGTGAAAAGGTAAGACTTATTGAAAAAATAAGTGATAACAGATTCCTGGTGGAATCTTATATGTACTACACTGGATACGAGGGCGAAGAATTTGAGGATCTTTCTGGAAAGCAAATAGTGGTCAATGAAATCTTTGGATCTGTTCAACCAGTTTATGCTAAAGAAGTTGAATTCAGCAAACAAAAATTAGTTGATATCAACAAGGAGATCACAGAAAAAAGAAAAGAGCTGTCCGATATAAAGACTGAATTAACTGTAAATGAGAAAAAAAGAAACGACCTGAACAGGATGATAATCGACAGAAGTCAATTTCTGACCTGTAAGGAGATGGTGGTGTTTACAAAAGATTGAATAATACCAACACGAAGAAATGGTGGCGCTAGAGGATTGAAGATGGACATCGAAATAAATATGATAACTGGTGAGGAAAAGAGATGGTCATATAAAATTTATGATGATTATACCTCAAGTAGTGATTATGTAGAGAACCACTCTGATATTCTTTTTGATCCAACCGAGGATGAGATAACAGAACGTATCAAGGCGAGAATAAAATCTGGAAATTTTACGCCACACCAAATATCACTTACCGATGACAAATATCTTGACGAGGATCAGATTGATCTTAAGTATAGCGAAATTTTGGAAAAACAAATGAAGGAGTATAGCAAAGTGGAATCCGAGATTATTGCTAGCAAAGAAAAATTAGATAATCTAGCTGAGAGAATAAGCGAAAATATAAAGTGGAAAAAACAAGAGGCATGATAAACATCAACAACATGAACTACTCCGGCAGAAGCATTAGCATCAGCGGAAATAAGATTATTATCGACGGTAAGGATGTGACAGCAGATCACAAGGATGCAAAGAACGTCACAATCTCGGTTTCTGGAGATTTGGATTCCTTGGACGTGGATTATTGTGATAAGATAGAGATTGGTGGAAATGTCAACAAGGCAAGAACCGGCAGTGGAGACATCAACTGTGCTAACATCACAAACGGAGCACAAACAGGTTCTGGTGATATTGAATGCGAATCAATCACTGGAGACGTGCAAACAGGATCAGGGGACGTAAAAGCAACAACCATCACTGGATCAGTTAGAACCGGTTCAGGTGATATTAAATATAGAAAATAATGAGTCATTTTACTTGTATGATTTTCGGCGATAATGCCGAGGAACAATTAGCTCCTTTTCAGGAGAACAATATGGGCAATTGCCCTGATGAATACATGGAATTTAACGATGAGACAGAGTACATCCAAAAGGAATGGGAAGGTGAGGATCAGGAAACAAAAGACCAGTACAATAATGATATTGATGCTTATGCTAATGATTACCACGGTTTCAAAAAGGACGATAAAACTGGGAAATATGGCTACTGGGAAAATCCAAACAGAAAATGGGATTGGTACCAACTAGGAGGCAGATGGGCAGGTTTCTTTAAATTGAAACCTGGAGCAACAGGAATGGAAGGTCAAGCTGGATTGTTCAGCAGAGGCGCTGAACCTGGACATGCCGATGCAGTTAGAAAATGCGACATTGATTTTGAAGGCATGAGAGCATCTGCAGAAAAGGAAGCTGGTGAAAAATATGACGAGATCATGTCGATAGTCGGCGATTCCTTAAATGAAATGCATGACTGGGCTCACGTTAGAGAAGTTATGTTTCCGAAGGATCGGGATTTAGCTAGGGATTTCTATAATTCACAAATAGCACAAACAAGGTTAAAGGAATGGAACTTAAAGAATGATTTTAAAAATTCTTTTATCAGTCTTGAGGATTTCAAAACGACCAGGGAGGAATATTGCAAAAGACAAGGTGATACAGCATTTGCTCCTTTCGCAATAATCAAGGATGGGACTTGGTACGAGAAAGGTGATATGGGATGGTGGGGAATGGTTTCCGGTGAGAAGGAACAGTCCAATTGGAATGCCGAGGTTGCTGATCTATTAGTTGATCTTCCTGAAGACACATTAATTTCCCTTTACGATTGTCACATCTAGGATTACCCTAATAAAAATCACTAATATGGATACATTCAAAATGCATCGCCACGGGAGCAATCCAAAGGAGAAGGAATTCTATGAAAAATTCCTTATCAATAATGATAGGGACATGGATCTAATTATTTTCGGACATGGTTCAAATTCATTTAGACCTTTGGACCATCTATCGGACAGGGAAAAACAGATTGTTCTTTCCACTGTACAATGGTTGGGAAGTCCGGTGGGACAGGGATTTTTAAGAGAATGCGGATTTGAAAAAATTAAATAAATTTATACCATGACAGAAGACAAGGACCTATTAATTTGTGACTGTAACAGCACAGAACACATGATGATGGTTTTCTATGCTGAAGACAAGATGGATGATAGGGTTTACCCAACGGTTTATATTCATATCCACTTGTCTAAAAAACCATTTTGGAAGAGAGTTAGATACGCCATAAATTACATCTTTGGTAGACAGTGTCGATACGGAGCATTTGAGGAGATGATTTTAAATCCGGATGACGCGCCAAAATTCGAAAAGATTTCAGAATTTTTAAAGAAATAAGAATGAAAGCTAACGAGAAAAAAAACCCATTCATATTCCTATTTGTAATTGCATCAATGTCTGCTATTATGTATTGCGTGGCCTTTCATGAGGAGAGGGATAAAGTTAAAGAACTTGAGAAAAAATTAGAAATCTATAAAACCAAAAAATGATATGTGGTTAAGAATGTTAAGAGGTTTTGTTGGGATTCTGCTAATAGCGACACTCCCAGTTACTGCACCACTCTGTTTGTTGTTGTGGATAGTAACGGGTAGACAGTATTTGATTGAAATGGCGGATTGGGTAGTATTGGGTGAATAATAATAAAAAGAAACCAACACACAGAAAGACAAACGGGTAAGAAGACAGGAGATGAACCTTTGATAAAAAAACATTATTTCTTGCAACATTATCAAGAGGTGTTATGTTTGTTGAGTATGGTAATATCTACGAAGAACGAGATATGTGGGGAATCCTCAATTATTGTTATTAGGTAGTAGAAAGATTTATTCCAATCTTGATGGGTGTGTTGGTTTATAATATAAAAATAAAAAAAAATAAAATGAGCGAAAGGAAACTTGCAAGTATTAGAAAGATTAGTGATCTCCAACCAATCGAAGGTGCGGATCTTATCGAATTAGCCATTGTTGATGGATGGAAAGTAGTGGTTGCCAAGGAGGTTGCCCATAAAGTTGGTGACTTTGTGATCTATTGTGAGGTGGATTCATTTCTTCCAATTAGGGAGGAATTTGAATTCCTTAGAAAGAGCTCATACAGAAAGATGGCAGATGGTAATGAGGGATTTAGACTTAAAACTATCAAACTTAGAGGACAGGTTTCGCAGGGTCTTATTCTACCTCTTTCCATATTGGAAGGCGAGGAAGAGGATGAAAAGTTGGGATACCTACAAACCCCTGATGGACCGGTCTACCAATTAGGACCCTATGATTGGGCTCTTATGATAGAAGAGGGCATAGATGTTACTAATATTCTTGGAATCATTAAGTGGGATCCACCTATGCCTGCTGAATTGGCTGGCGTTGCAAAAGGAAACTTTCCAAGTTTTATCCCTAAAACCGACGAGGAGAGGATTCAAAATCTTGCAAAGAATTACGACAAGATGAAGACTCAAAAATACTACATGACGGAGAAGCTAGACGGTTCATCCTCAACCTTCTATGTTCATGATGGTGAGTTTGGTGTTTGTTCTAGAAATCTCGATCTTTGTCGTCCTGAACCATTCGTTGAAGGCGTGGTTATGTGTGATGATGGCGTGGAAAGACCAAAGAAAGAAAATACCTTCTGGAAGGTTGCAAGAGAACTCGGTATCGAGGTGAATATGCTGGATATGAGCGGGAATCTTGCAATCCAAGGGGAAATCATCGGGGAGGGTATTCAGGGTAACCCTTACAAGATCAAGGGACAAACTCTTAGAGTTTATAATGCCTTTGATATTGACACACAGGAATATTTACCTCTAGAAAAATTCAAGTTGACTGTTAAGGTTCTTGGTTTGGAAACTGTGCCTATTATTGACGAGGATTTCACCTTGCCAGAAACAATAGACGAGCTTCTAAAGTTTGCTGAGGGTAAATCTGTACTTAATGTAGCGGCTGAGAGGGAGGGTTATGTTATTAGAAGCCATGATATGGCGACAAGCTTCAAGGTTATATCTAACAATTTCTTACTTAAGGAAAAGGAGTAATGTACATCACACCGGTTTCACCACATAGGGAAAGAGATGATATACGTCTGATGATATTGGACGGGAGAAAGGCTGTTTTTTCATGTGAGCATTGTGAAAAATGCCAAAGGACTGAGATCTCGCAGATAAGATTTAGAGGTAATGATAATTTCGAATATGGCTATTCAAATTCCTACGTTCCGATTAGCGGGAAGATAGTTATGAGATGCTCAGATCATCGAATAAGTGACGATATCATTGAAGTTGAAACAATCTACCACTCGAATCCAATAGAAATGACCTATGGATGGGAAAGGAGAATGATACAAGGACCGCCAATAGTTGAAAATGTGATATCGCATAGTCCAGGAAGGGATAGAATTATATTTGACGAGAATGATTTTTTATGGATATTGATCAAAAAAAAATATTAGGAGAAATGGCTGCATTAAAACAACATGGCGACTATGTTGGATCAACGGTAAATGATACTATAAAAACCGTGGATGATTTGGAGAAAAGAGTTGCTGAATTGGAAGCTATTCTCCTTATGGTTAAGGATATAGATTGGAAAACAATTAGATTTAAGGAGAGAACCGAAACTTTTTAATCGATACATTGTATAATATAGAATACGGGGAAATCCGAAAACCGTCAATAGAGTAGGAAAATCAAAATTTGAAAAAATGAAAAAATTTTATTTATCGCAATTGCTTTAATCGCAATGCAAACGAGCTTTGCTCAAACATTTTCTAAAGGTGACACCTTTGTAGAGGGCACCGTTAAATTCGTATCTTCAGACGATACAAAAACTTTCAACTTCAATCCAAGTGTTGGTCACTTCGTGACAAACAAAATTGCTGTTGGACTTTCTGTTAACACAGAAAACACAAAAACTGCAGGTGTAACCACCACTGATGCTTTTGGTTTTGGTGTATTTGCTAGATGCTACTTTTTAAGAATTGGTGAGCATTTTAACGTGCATTCGCAATTAGGTGTGAATAGCGATAAAGCAGGTGATACTAAAACATTAAGTGCTAATTTAGGTTTAGGTGCTAACTATTTTGTTACTAAAAACTTATCTTTAACTTTATCTGTAGCTGATTTAGCTTCATATAAGTCTGTTAAGGACGGAGACAGCACAACTACAGTTGGATTTGACGGGGTTAAAAATCCATTCACAACACCCAATTTTGGTGTGAATTACAGATTCTAATAAAAAAATATTGCTGACAAAAAGGACCAGTGCGCTGGTCCTTTTTTTTGTTTGAATATATAGTGTAAAGTATTACTTAAAATGAAATATATCAGACTATTTGAAAATTATGACAAGGAGAATCCAACAGAGGAGGAAGTTTATTCCGATGCAGATGAGTATTTCCTTTCGCTAAATCCAGATTTGCTTAAAACCACAGGCTATAACACCTACGCACACCACGTCAAATCGAGAGAGGAGGTTGATTATGAATCAACCTATGCTATAAACCTAAAACAATTTGGTGATAAAACATCCGATGAAACATTCGGAGGACTACAGGAATTTTTTGCAAAGAAAGGGTATAATTTCAAAATGTATTCACCAATTTTAAACGGAGAGGCAAAAAGAGTAGCTGATCTTGTAACCAGAATTAATATGTCAAGGTCTACAAATAGTGGGGGAGAGTTGGGAAGAGCTTTATGGATAAAATGTAGAAATGGTAAATACATCTGTTTTTATTTCTCACCAATAGATGATCCAAATTGGTGGCCAATCTGTTTATCCATCCATAGATTTGACGATAAAAAAATGAATTCCATTTATTGGACAAGTCTTCGTGAATATGAAAGTTTCAAACTGGTTTTCTGGAATAAAACGGAAGTGATTGATGGGAATTTTTCAATCGTGTATGACTATGATGAAGATAACGAATGTAGCGCCGTATGTGATTCAGCTTCAGATTCTTTTGGGTATACAGCAACAGTAAATATACCGGATGGAGAGGCTGATCCGGAGGATGTTAAATACATCAGAAGAAAATAGGAATAAATGAATAAGAAACAAGAAGTTAGCGACCTGGAGGTCGCAAGAAAGATGATAAAAATACATCAAAGTGCTGCAGATAGAAAGCTAGATTTTGATTTAAGTTTAGAGACAGTTAGAAAGCTATTAACATATAAAACATGCTACTATACGGGGAAAGAATTTGACGAGGAGGGAGTTTTTTCAAGAAGCTTTGATAGAGTGAATTCATCGAAGGGGTATATAGAGGGCAATGTGGTTTCGTGTACTGTTGATATAAACGGTAAAAAGAGCAATCTAACATTTGATGAAATATCTGCACTATATCACAAATTAAAGCCGCTAAATGAGGAACAAGCAAACATTGAGGTTGAGGTTAAGGTAAAGAAACCAAAGCCTATTAGAAAGAAAAAAACGAGTGTCGAAAATGCCAACTAGAAAATTTAAAGATTGGGACATAAATGAGTCAATCTCGCTGAGTCAGGCCGATGAGGTTGCTAAGGATCTGTACGAAATACCACTTATAAAAAAGTGGGAGGAACACAGGGCAAAAACTTTACAATTCCATGGGAGCAGATACACCATAAATATATTGAGAGGATTCAAGGTTCATGGTTACGTCAATGGATTAAAAATGAGTTTCAATCTTCCACGTACATTTATAAACAAGGTAAAGGAATTGGAAAAGTATGCACACTGTCATATAGCTCCTGATGTCGTTTCGGATAGACTCTATATCACATTGATTGACGACACCAAATTAAAGAATTATGGAAGGGATTCTGATGTTGTGAGAACTTTTAAGGACAACAGAGATATGGAACTTGAAGTTAGATTCAATACCAACGCTAAAAGTGAGGTAAGAAAAATATTTGAGGAATCCATAAATTTTATAATGGACGATTTCAGGGATTCCCATTACATCTTTAATGCTGACATAAGAAAAATACCAAAACTTAATATCATCATGAAAGAGCAGGTTAATGAGACTTACCAAAATATGCTTGATGATCTAAGTAAGGGAGATTTGGACGCGATTGAGAATAATTATAAATTTGATGCCAACACGATTGCAGCAATGCTAGGTAGAGCCATCGATGATGATCCTTCACTGGAAGATCAAATAAATTCCCTACCTGATGAGGCCAAGGATATATGGTTTGCAACATTAGGAGGGAAGGAATTCAAGGCCACCAAAAATCTATCAAAATTATTAAAATCCTTGAAAATAGTTAATGCAATGAAAATGATATGATGAAAAATGTAAAAATTTATGAGGAGTGGGACGATGAATCCGAGGAGAATCTTGACCTACTAAGGAATTACCTAGAGAATAAAAAATTTAGAGGTGACTTTGATAAGGCCTTTGATGATAGGCAAATGGAAGCTGATATTGTGGCTGAACCTCTTTCCGACACCGAGTTTATTGTGGAATGCTGGCCAAAAACATTTGATGGAGCGGTTCCAAATAGGATAAGCTATTACATAGACGATATAGCAAAAATACTTTCAGGTCTTTTTGGTGTGAAGGAGGTAACCTGGAGATTTGAAGGTGGTGGGGGAGTATCAAGAATAATATTTGATATGAATGAACCAATAAATAGAAACATGATCAAATTCAAAAATATGATAATGTAGCATCTATATGATGATATTTAAAAATAACCTTAATTTTCATTAAGGTTATTTTTTTTTGTTCGAGAATTTTTATTATATTTGCCATATAATAATTAAAGATGGATCAGAAATATAAAGAATGGCTGGAACTTAGAAAAAAATCAACCAATGAGGAGGGTGAACAACTTTGTTACTGCGGGCACACAAAGAGATGCGACTGCGGGGATCCTGATTTATTAACATTCAACGAATCAGTTTCCAGAGGCGACATCGTACCTGACGATCCAAACAATGGGTGGAGGACGGTACAACCACCAGGAAACTTTGTTTGGGAATAATAAACTAAAAATATAAAAATTGAAAACTAAAGGACAAATTGAATTCTCAGAATTCTTAGAAATAGAAAATAAATTGGACATACGTATAGGTCAAATCGTGACCGCTGAGCGTGTACCAAAAAGTGATAAGCTTTTGAAGCTGACAGTTATCTTTGGAGCTGACGAGGAGGATGAAAAAACTGTTGTAACTAACATCGGGAATAAGGTAGAACCTGATGATTTGTTAGCATTGACGATGCCATTCATTGTAAACCTTAAACCCTCAAAAATGATGGGTATTACCAGTGAGGCTATGGTTGTAGTCGGTACTGGTCTTGAAGGTCAAATGCAAGTAGGATTAGACTACTTTGCTATTGGAACTAAAATACTTTAAATTATGCCAAAATTATATCGCGTCGGTGGTTGCGTTCGTGATGCTATCCTTGGGATTGATTCCAAGGATATAGACTTCACTTTCGTGCTAGATGATCTAAACCAAACAGTTGAGGAAGGATTCCAAAAAATGGATGATTGGATGACAGAGAATGGATTTGAGATATTTCTAAGAGTTCCTGAGATGTACACCATTCGTGCTAGATTTCCCAAAGGAGATCCAAACGAGAAACTTGTTGCTGACTTCGTGATGGCAAGGAAGGAAATGGGATACAGTGACGATAGTAGAAGACCTGTATTAAAACTTGGTACTTTAGCTGATGATCTTATTCGTAGGGATTTTACGATCAATGCGATGGCGGAGGACGAGAATGGAGATGTTATAGATCTATTCGGCGGACAGGATGATCTGAGAATAGGAATACTAAGAACACCTAAGCATCCGGATATAACATTCTACGAGGATCCCCTACGATTACTTAGAGCACTTAGATTTACCATAACAAAGGATCTTGTTATGCACGATGACATCTGGGAAGCTATGAAGAATCCGACAATCCTCGAGAAATTAGAAGTTACAGTTAGTGGCGAAAGAATCAGAGAAGAAATCTCAAAGATGATGAAACATGATACTGTTAGAGCAATGAGATTAATAACAGATTGCGACGGCCACATGGAAGGGAAATTACTAAACTTACTATTTAAAAATGGTCTTTGGTTAAAACCAACATTTGAGCAATGAAGGGAAATCTTAAATTAGTGGACGGTGTTTGGATGATGTCATATAACGCAGCATCCATGGAAAATATAGAATCTCCATCGGTTTTAACCCGGTGCTATAACATGCAGGAAATTCCTGTTGATTCAAGCAGCTTCATTAAAATAAAATCAATGAATCATGACAACTCTTATGAGATTGAATTTGAAATCAACAAGGAGAAAAAAGCAAAGCTACTATGAGCGAACCAATTAAAATTGTAACAGCCGGGCTATACGGTAAAAGTTCAAGCGATGATGCATTCAAAAAGATGCTGGAATCATGGAGTCCATTGGATTCATTGGGTGACGGAGAGCCGGAGGAGTTAACACAGGAGGAAATCAATGAGCGACAAGCTTACATAGACGACACCAAGAATGGTTACTCTGAAGCTGCTATTCATAAAATTCTTAAAGATCTAAAAGTTGATGAACCTGTTCTTAACATATACAGATACGGAAGTCGAATCTACGGAACTGCTGATCAGAATTCAGATCACGATTACATCATAGTTACCAAGGGTGCTATGCTTAAGAGCGGTGCTTTTAAACAGAACGCCATCTCCAGTGAGAATCGTAACATTCAGGGGATTCTTTATTCAAGAAGTGGATTTACTGATGCTATCAACAACTATGACATCAGTGCGCTAGAATGTTTATCCCTACATCCCGACGATGTTCTTATGAGCACATGGCCATTCAAGGTTCAGAAGTGGGACAATAAGGTGATGGTCAAAAAGATCATATCTAAGGTTTCTGCATCATGGCACACTGCTGATATGCAGGCAAAGGATGGATTCAGGGACCGTGCTAAGAAAGGGATTTTCCACGCACTTAGAATTCTACATTTCGCTTTGCAATTGAAGGTGAATCAGAGGATCGAAGATTTTGGTTGTGCTAATTACATCTGGGAGGATTTTAAATTGATCCCGGACGAGGAGTTTGATACGAGAGACTACATCAAGGAGAGAGATGAACTAATGGAACAATTGAGATCGTGAATCTAAAAGTTGGAGACAAGGTAATAAAAAATCCAGCCACGTGGATTGGTAGTGATTTTGATTCTTGGGGAGCAGGAGAGGGTGTGGGTGAAGTTGTAGAGCCACCATTTGAACTCGATGAAACTAAAGTTGATGTGAGATGGTCGGAGGGAAGATGTTTCCAGAGAGCAAGTGAACTTATAAAGGTTGGGTAATGATAAGAATAGACGAGAAAAAGCTTGACAGATACTACCAGCAATACCTAAATAGTATTGCGGAGAATCCGGAAATTAGTCACAATTTGAAGGATCTAGCACCGGCAAATTGGTATAGCACCAATATGGTATCTTGCATATTTGCATCAATACTGGAAAGCAATTTCCACGATCTAGTAACGCTGAAGGAAGTTAAATTTGAAACAATAAAAAATGAGAATAAAAGCGATTTATAAAAGAAATTTGAAGATGCCAGAGGGCAAAGTGGCATCCCAGGTTGCACATGCTGTTAAGAATCTTGGGATCACACCGGTTGATTCCACCATAGTGGTTCTTTGTGTTTCTGATAAGAAATTTGAGGAGCTTGTTGCAGAGCATCCAAATTGCTATGTACAAACTGATCTTGGTTTAACTTGTGTGGAAATCGGTACCCGTACTGCTGCTGCATGGATAGAAGAGGAATAATGGTAAATAAAGTCAACATAAACAACAGAAAAGCAAGGTTCGATTATGAGTTTATTAGGACTCTAACTGCTGGAATGCAACTAATGGGATCTGAAGTAAAGGCTATTAGGGACGGTAGGGTTTCTTTTGTGGATTCCTACTGTTATTTCAATGGAAAGGAACTTTTTCTAAAGAATCTAAACATAACTCCAATATCTTCGACATATTCTCATGAACCTAATAGGGAAAGAAAATTACTTCTTAATAGAAGTGAGCTTAAAAAGCTACAGAATGATATGGACAGAGGAATGACTATAGTTCCATTTAGAATTTTTACCAACGAGAAAGGATTAATCAAGTTGGATATAGCACTTGCAAAGGGAAAGAAGACCTATGATAAAAGAGCAGCTATCAAAGAGAAGGATATTGACAGAGACACTAAAAGAAGTATATAATGGAAAGAGTTGAAATGAGGGATAAGACGAATAGAGCAAACCCACAAAGTGAGGCGCCAACAAATCCAGGTAAAAAATCTCATAAGCATCTACCATCCAACAAGGAAATGGGATCACTTGGCTCTGCTGGACCTACAGGTAACCCTGGACCTGTTGGGGTAAGTTGGCAGGTAAATCTATCATCAGGTTCCGTAAAGATTGGAAAAACTGCTAGAAAGAGGAAAAATTGGGATCCACCATTTAATGATCTTTTCTAATGAAAGAATCATTAAAAGACCTTTCGTTGCCATTAATCTTTGTCGGAATCCCAATATTGGTTCTAGTACTTATTATAGTGATGCATACTGAACCAAATAGATATGTGGGTACTGTAATGAAGGTAAGCTCCTGGGATGGAGCAGCGAGCTTAAAAACAAAGAATAAAAGGGGACAAGACACCATCATTGAGGTTAAACCTCGAAGGTTCGAAAGATTCACTAAGGGGCAGGTAATTACAGTTTGGACAGGTGGCGATCTAATAGGAGACATAGCAACAACAAATCCGCAATAAGATGACAGTAAAAGATTTAATAAAAATACTAGAGAAAATAGACGGAGATAAAATGGTCATTCTGACGGATCCCGATGGAATTGGTTGGACCAATGTTGGCGATGTTGTCGAGGGGGAATGCGACGTAAAAATAATGGAAGACGGTGACGGATTATTTCATGATAGTTAGTATGAAGTATTATTTTATAACATATCAGGCAACTAACAGTTCGGGTTCAATGTCCCAATGGAACCAAGTTATTAACACGTCACCAATGGAATTTATAAAAAAGGTTGATGCTGCTGAGGATAAAGGAACTCCCTATAGGAACTATAAATTCTTTACAGTTATAAATACCTGCGAAATATCAGAGGAGGACTATAATAAATACAAAGATCAATTTTAACAATTATGAGACAACACATAGAGGGAATTAAAAAAATAGCTATTGAGACATTTGTCATGGACAAGGAATCGATACACGGGGTACATCACTGGGACGAGGTCCATGAGAATGGAGTGATGCTATCCCGACAACCCGGTGTGGATCTTACTGTTGTTCGTCTTTTTGCATACCTACATGATTGCAAAAGGGAAGATGATCATCAGGATCCCGAGCATGGGGATAGGGCTGCTGATTTTGTTGTTTGGCTAAGAAACAGTGGAAAGCTGGAATTCTTAGAATATAGCCAATATATCCAACTATGGAGAGCATGTTTGCAACATCACAAGGGTGTAGTTGAAACGGATGACATCACAATAGGTGCATGCTTTGATGCGGATAGAATAGAACTAATCCGCTGTGGCATAGTTCCTAAAATTGAACTAATGAGCACACCAATGGGAATTAGAATAGCTAAGAAAATGAACGATTTAAAAGCATTTAAAGGACACTAATATGAAAAAATATAGGATAAGATTGCTATTGAATAGCGGATCAACGTCATACTTTGGTTTGGATACAACCATAAAAGGAGAGCTTGCTGAAATTGGTGATAACTACTACTGCTTTAAAGACGACAATGGAAGATTTAGATACTATCCAATCGTTAACACAATAGTGGAGGAACAATAATGGCAAAGTTATATGATGCTGTAGGAATCGCAAGGAAAAAAGGTAGAAGCACCAAAACTACCAGGGAGGGCAACAGACTATTTGATAGCCTGGATATGGCAATCATCAAACATGATGAGGCGGTACATAATGCCCAATTAAAAAGAGGTGAAATTGAAAAAGGTATAAAACATAAGATCTATGCTTGCGGGTGTGGTGGTTCAGGATGTTGCTTACATGTTGAAATTAAATAAAAAAATCATGGCAAAATATTTAGGAGAGGTTGAGGTAGGGATGGAAGATCCAGGAAATCCATACACTGGATTTGGAATCAAAGATTGGATGTTTGAGTTCATCGAGAGATACGGATCGATTGACGGTGCACACCACAAGGATTGGGTAATGAACCAATGTACAAAAATCTATCACGGAACACCGGTTATGATTAGATTGGCCTCATGGGATAATGGAGAAACCGAATACAGAATAAATCTTGGCGAGGATTCAGAAGCATATAAAAAATATGTGGAGGAGACGGAGGAAGCAGGTTATTGTGTGGATGAGGGAATTGCTCCATAGGCATTTTATTTTGTCTGCAGTATTGATATATAGTAGACAAAATAATAATAATCTATGAGAACATTTAAACACTTCAAAGATAAAACCAACGAGAATGTGGAGATTGAAGCCATAGAGATTGGAGTATCAAACGGAATTACAAATCCAAAAGTTTTATCAGCTGATATAGTTGCTGCATTCGAGAAAAGAATAGCTGATGAATACACTGCACACTATACATATAGAAATGCAGCCAATTGGTGCAAAAACGCAAACTATAAAAAAGCAACAGCTTTCTTTGAAGCTGAGGCAGCATCCGAACTCGATCACGCAAAAGGCTTACAGGATTATTTAATCCAGTGGAATATACTTCCACAGATACCTGCAGTAAATGTACCAAATGAGTTTGATTCATTAGTTAGTATTATCGACGAGGGATACGACATAGAATATAAGCTATTGATGAATTACTCATCAATGCAGCATGCACTTTGCGATGCACATCCACCAACATTTAATTTCATCCAGAAGTATGTTGATATACAAAATGATTCTGTTGGTGAATACTCAGATCTTCTGAATGCACTTCAATTAATCAACGTAAATAACAAATTAGATCTCCTCGTATTTGAGGAAAGGTATTTCTAATTCATTCAATAAAAATTTTAAATAAAGCCGGATTTTTTCCGGCTTTATTTTTTTATATCGAAATTAATTATTACATTTGCGATATAAAAAATAAAAGAAATGGATTTGACAACCTACGTAGACTGGTGCATAGCACAACACGATAACACCAACCACATGTATGACAAATATATCCCATACAGCTTTCACCTAAGAATGGTGGATAGGGTGGCTCAGCAATTTGAACACCTCCTAGACGACACGAAAGACATGCAAACCGGAAAATCTAGAGAGATTCTGGACGGAAGCAGAATTGGCTTTGTCTCCCTTAGAATGGCTTGTAGAAAAGCTGGTTGGGGGCATGATACAATCGAAGATACTAGAACATCATATAACGACGTGGTAAATCATCTCGGTAAAGATGCTGCTGACATAGTTTATGCAGTTACCAACGAGAAAGGTAAAAATCGTGCGGAGAGAGCCAATGACAAATACTATGCAGGAATAGTAGCAACACCAGGAGCAGTTTTCGTTAAGCTTTGTGACCGTATAGCTAATGTGCAATATGGAAAAATGACAGGCAGCTCCATGTACGATAAGTACAAAAAAGAGAATGCCAATTTTGTTACTAAACTCGGAGGCGATGACAAGGATCATAAGTTAGCACCAATGTTTGAATATTTATTAAACCTTTTTAAAGACTAGTCAATGATAACAAATTCCAACAAGTTAGAGATATTTGAAAATTTCATCTCTATGCCCAAGGCCATCAAGAAGGTGGAAAATAATAGCATATCAGTAGCAAACGGATCTTTCGTGGTTGGTGGAATGAGTTCATTCTCGGATGCCATGACAAGGGATTCAAATTCTGCAAATTCACTCACCGATTCAATAGAAGTACGTGCGGTTGATTATTTTCACTATAGGCACATGCATGAGCACACGTTTAAAAGTTGGATTAAATTGAAAGCTGCGGAGATGCTATTTCCAAACAAGAAGATAACAAAAATCCGATATCAATCAGTGGATGAATTCTTTAATGATGTTAAGGATTCAATAAAAACTCTGGAGGTAAATCCAGGCTCGGTCGAATTCTATACAAATGCAATAGAAACTGCAAAGAATAATGGACAGATAGCTTTCTTGGAAATACTTAGAGATAAGAAGGATGGGGTTCTTGCGGAAGCTAAACTATTGGAGGTTGGTGAGATGAAATACGTTACCGAGGAGGATGTAGTTAAGTTCTATAAAAAAGCAAACCTAAAAGATAAAATGCTGAAACTGACGTGGATAAAAAACTACGCCAGAATGATTCCGGAAGATGTTATAGAGGAAAAGAAAAAATATGACGTTTCGGAGCTATTTGATAATTATGCGGTTATGCATTTTGATAAGTATGACAATTCCACAAAGATGACAAAAGCCGAGGTTGAAAAGGCCAAGGATCCAATTCTATTTGGTGTGCTTAAAGGTACTAGAAAATTGTACTTTATAGGCGACTGGATAGATGAATATTGTGATCTGACACTGGATAAATTCTTATCCACTTTAGAGATGGAGGAAGCTAGAAAGCTTTCGGAGGAATCAATGAAGGAAGGATTAAATATGTAATTTTTTTCATTATTTATTTTTTTATTCCGAAAGAATTTCATATATTTGCAATGTAATTAATAAGGGAAATAAGATAAAGAATACGAAGATAAAGCAGTTTTTATTGTGCATCTCCATCGGACGAGAACATTGTTTTAGATTTAAAAACAAGGTTAATAGGACCGGGTAGTTTAAAAGTTTTCCTAGCCTTAAGGAAAAGTAAGGGTGGTTTTGCAGAAGACAGTTTCCTAACCTAGTGGAAAAGTCGGTATAACAGGGAAATCGGTCGGCTTTAACTGGTTTCCAACAGGGGGAATAGACCAACGGTATGGTATCCATCTCTAACTTACATCATAGATAGCATCTATGACGTCTTCACACAAAGGCGAGGTTTAGCTGATTCAAAGTGTCACAGGTTCGATTCCTGTTTCCCCCACTAGCCACGTCACTGTAAGCTGCAGTGATAACTGGACACGAAATAAGGTGGTTCCGCGGATCACTAATAAAATCGTTCGAGGCAGAGTCCAAGTCCAGGGTTAAAACATAAGGGTCTACTACATAACGAGGCGCCAAATTAATCTCGACATGTACTGTCTGGCAGGTCAGGCTAGGCTCTTTAAACGATTGGAAATAGCTTGATTGTGGCGCGACGCCTATTGAGAGTACTGGTAAAAATGGGTTCGAATCCTGTTCCAATCACAAAACAAGTAAAACACAAACGCACGGGCCCTAGATGCATAAGGTGAGGCGCACCCCGTATACTGGATGACCTCTGTTTTTAACGGCCAGAATGCAGGGATGGAACCTGCACATTAGAAAGTTCCTATAAAGCAATGGTTGATGTCGTGGAGCTTTGGCATTAACAGCAGGTTCGATTCCTGCACTGGCCACAAATATAAATGGGGAGATATGCTTAAAGTCACGTGTAGGTAAAGCAATAAGATTGGAGGTTCGAATCCTTCTCTCTCCACAAAAATAAAATGTTCTTCGTGGTGAATGAACGGTATTTTATAGGATGGACGCATTGGTAATAGTTGGGTAAGGAGAGAACTGCAGTGGGCTGCTGCACTACACCTCAAGAAAAATCGCAAGATAAAACTGCCAATTTAGATAGAAAGAACTAAGCCATCCCATAAAATACCAAAGAAACAATTTAAAATAATTGTTATTGTTATTTTTTTAATCCGAATTATTATCATATATTTGTGTGATAATTCGGATTTTTAATTTAAAAATAAACTCATGACACCAGAAACATTAAAGGAGGCTAAGGATTTCAGAAGAAGCACCGGAATAATGGCAATAGTTCTTTGGACTTTTATTCCATTCTTCGTTTACTTATCGGATTCAGAATCAATTGATACCACAGTACTTATTTCAATTGGAGCGATAGTACTCACATTCATCTACTTCAAAATGAATGGTCTAATTAAGAAATACGAGAGGATATCAGATGGAAAATAAAAATCAAACACTGGAGGAGAAATTTCTGGATTCTCTAAGAAAAAAGTCAGACAATGAACCAAAACTTTTTATTTATTGGAATCTCTTTAGCATTCTACATCTAGGTGATCCAGATTTTCTAGAGTACATAGTTACTGAATATCAACAAGCTCCCGATGATAGTTGGTGGTTTATTAACTTCCATAAGGCTCTTAGACAGTGTGATTATTTTAGTGCCTCGTTATGCATGACAAATTCAATCATAACTGACGAAGAGAACAAAAGGAGAAATGAAATTCTATCTATAAGAGCAAAGATTAGAAGGGAAGCAGATTTTGACGTGAACAACAGAGAAACTGAATACTATTCACTCGGTGTTGAATTGAGTCAGTTGAACAGGAAAAATACCACGTACGAAAGAACGTCAATCTCCGGGCATCTTGACTCCATACTTTACCAATGTATCAAAAATGGTAATGATGAGCTGTTCAATTTCATGTGGAAATTTCTTGCTAAAAACGTTGAACTAGAAGCGAAGGAATCCTAGCATGCCACGTATACTTTGTCCCTGCTGTTTATCGCCATTGGTAGTCACTCACCAAGACAGATATCAAGATGTGAGTGATCATGTATCAAATCCCAACGGAACACCTTCAATGAAGGATGGATATCAATGTCTAAACTTTGATTGGTGCTTTGCCTCGATTTACAAATGTACCTGGCTGGAGGATGGAGACTTCTTTTGTGGTACCCCACCGGAGGGCATGAATTATGGGGACATCAGAGATATACTGGATAAGCATTGGAAATTTGAAACTAAAACAATAGCAGTAAATTCTTGGAATTTTTTCTATCGACTAGGACAAATTGAAATTAAAAAAAGAATTAGAACATTCAATCTCGGTAAATATACATTCAGATTTGTACCCAAAGAGAAGGGTTACAAATACCCAACAAATGAACAATACATGCCAAGAAGGTTCTCATATAAAATGGATATACTAAAAGAAACATCCGATGGTTGTAATACGCTTATACTTAGTGATTACAGCATGGTGAAGCATTCATTATCCGATTTTAGATCAAATTATCTGGATGCATTTAATTCAAAAACCAAATATCCAGATTGGTCAATTGATAAATGCATGGAGTACATCAGATGCTCGACTCTTAGTGGTTACAAGGACAGAAGGAGATATAAATTGATCTCCATGTTTCTTATAAAGATATTATATCCGGTTAAGGTTAGGAGGATAAAGATCCTTGCAAAAAAGAAAAAAAGATTTTTTTAATTCGAAATTTTTTCATACATTTGTATAAAATTTTACATATGGAAACATTAACTTACATAGCATTAGCAATATTTGCAATAGTGATTATAATCGCCATTGGATCTTTTTTTAAAATAAGATCAAGAAAATCTGAATATAAGGATTGGAAGGTTGGTGATAAATTGATTCTGGACCAATTTAATTCGGACACTGCATACGATGTTCTAAGAAAAAATGGTAAAAGTTACGCAAAGCTTTGTGGGTGGACAGAAGATAATGTCTATGTCGATGTTCATGATGGAAATGTTTATAAGATAAAATGGAAGGAAGTAAAATCGAACAAATCTGCCTGCTGGAGAAGAAATTACGAGGAGGCTAAGAAGGTCATGGGGATCGATCCGTCATTTAGTGCAGATATAGAGGAACCAAAAAACTCCACATCATCAAGTTCACCTCGAGGAACCATAGACGGAAAACCAATCGAGTTATTAACTGAGATTGAGTGTCAGGTTTATTTAAAAAATGCAATTGAATCAGAAGATTATAAAGCTGCGGAAGCGATAAGAAAAAGAATGGAAAATTTCAGATAATGCAGGATCAAATAGTTTCCCCAAATATAGCCATGATAGCCAGAAATTTTAATTTTGATTGGCAATGTGATGGGTTCTATCAGAATGGTAGATATGAAAAGCAAACGACAAAATGTCATAATTCAGAGTGTGCTTTACCATGCGCACCGACACAGTCTTTATTACAGAGATGGTTTAGAGAGGTCCATGGATTGCATTTTTTAATTGATGCATCCATTAATGGATGCGGTTACAGATGCTCTGTGGTTAGAGGTAAAGGGGCTATTTATTATGACGTTGGTGGAAGATACGATGAATACGAGGGAGCATTGGAAGTTTGCTTGTTAAGAGCTTTTAAAATAGTAGGAGAAAATGAATAAATTATTTGTTAGTTTGGAATTGGCTATTGCTTTAAAAGCATTAGGGTTCGATATGGAATGTGTGTGCTTCTATAAGTATGATAAATTATCAGCTACTGATCAACATTGGGGATCAGGCATTAGCGGAATATCTAAAGCATTGGGATATAGGATTGATGATCTAATACTTGCACCAACTCATCAACAGGTAACTGATTGGCTTAGAGATGAACACGGGATCATTATTGTCATTATGCCATTTCTAATGGAAGATAACACAATCACCTACGAGTACACAAATTACACTGACAAAGACCAGGACGAAATGGATCATGGCGACGGACCTTATGAGGATTACTATGATGCAATAAACGCAGCAATAAAATCAGCACTATCATGCATATAATGGAGGAACATTGTGTACCAGTTGATATAGCGGTACAACTTAAAAATAGAGGATTTAGTGAACCATGCTTCATGATTTACAACGAAGATGGTACACTAGAGGAGTGTATTAACGTTAATACCTATAAGCTTCATCCAATGGATTATAACCATTTTGGTGGTTTACCTGAGTCCATTTCTGCTCCATTATATTCACAGGTTGTTAATTGGTTGGAAAAAAGATGCAGCACACTGATAGAAACTTTTAGAGGTGATGATGGGTTTCTTGATCTACGGGTTAGAGTTTGGGAGGATCATGATGCTGATGGATATGGCTACATGGAAAAATACAACTCATATTCAACAAGGGATATGAGAGAATGCTTAGCTGAGGGAATCAGGGAGGCTCTAAAACTTTTATAATGAGAAGACTTTTTAAATTTTATAAGGATGAAATCGGATGGTTTGTTGATCTACCTGAATGGGAGGGATCAAAAGCTGATCTACAGATGGTTTCCGGTGCTGATACATTTCTGGATATACTTTCGCAAGGGGACACAACAATTTATGTTACTCTAGCTAATGAGAATTTCGAGGGTGCGAATTTTATGGAGTTTTTATATCTTGGTCGCTTGGAAAATTGGGAATTGGGAGAGGGTGCATGGTATAGGATGGAAAAATATATGGGTATCAGATATGATATTGATATGTGGCTTTGTGATGTTACTAAGTTTGTATTTGGTGGATTTCCTGCCACAATATATTTCAAATCATGAGAGTCAAAATAGCATTATCAATAGCTCTTTTTTGTCTTAGTGTATCATGCGGGGGATTACGGAACATATGTAAGACGGACGAAAGAATGAATGGCGAAGTTATTTATGCAGTCCCATCGGCTTGGGGAAGGACAGTTACACTAGAAACAAAATCAGGAAGAGTTATCATATACAGGGTTCCATTGGAACAACCACTTTACAATATACCAGTTTGTAAACATCGTGGCAAATATTATTGGGTGATGCCATGAAAGGTAGAATAATATCAATATTAGCTTATAATAGGTTCATATTTGGAGACCAGATGGTTTCTCAATTTGTCCTGTTTGAATGCAAATGGTTATTCTCCATTATCTTCTTTTATTTTCATAAAAGCGATGGTGTTCAGGATAGATTTCATACTCATGCGTTTAATGCATTCTCAGTAAAACTTTTTGGTAGATATAATGAATACCTCCTATTAAACGAGGAGAGTGGGGAATATAAGGTTATACCAAGAGTGAAGGTTTTTCAATACTTTCCTAGGGATTCGTATCATAAAATAGGAAATGGAACTGGATGCATGACAATACTATTTTCGGGGCCATGGAAAAAGACGTGGAAGGAATATATTAATGGAGAGGTTGTTAATTATAATTGGAACAGAAAACAAAAATTATGACAGAATCAGATATGTTGAAGAACTTCTTCGACTTTATTGGCCTATATCAGGAAACGAGAAAAAATACATTAGATGAATACTCAACATTGGAGGAATATCTACAATTCATCGAGGATATTGAGGAGGACAAGGTGAAGGGAGAAAGCCTTTATCGTTTCATAACAGATCCGAAACACGATGAGATTTTCATGGACTTTGAAGTTGGTGAGGATAATCAAATAGTGGTTAAGAACGACGTTATAGAGATCTATTTCTGGGAGGACACAAGCTACTCTAATGAGGGTGGAAGACATGATGGAGGATATGAATACTGGTTCAGAATTAATCTAGATCTTGAGAGCTTCATTGGACTTGAGGTTGTAAATCAAAATTAAAAATGAATAAAGAAGAAAAAGACGAGTATTGGTACTGCGAGATCGGTCCAGTTAAAAGAAGCGAGATGGAATTTGGTGCGGATTTCCCATTGAGACAAAGGGTTAAGGATACTTTTGAAGCTATGTTTGGTAGAGATGCAGATACCTGTGCTTCCGGATGGGGACTTACGTACGATATAAAATCAATAACATCCAGCATAAGACATCTCCATATAACAGATCCATCAGGTATTAAACTGAAAATGATAAAAGAAATATTGGATTCTGAGTTTCTTGAGTTTCCAAATCTTAAAAAATAATTTGAAATAAATTTTTATATCTCGAATTAAATCCATATATTTGCAATATAATTTAATAAAAGGAATCATGGCATCGGATATGTTGGAGAAATTAGAGGCTTTCATGGAGACCCCAGAGGGAAAGGCTTCAATGGAAAGAATTGGGGCTAAGATGAAAAGGGAGGCTGACAGAAAACAAAGAGCCTTCAAGTATATCGAGAGCCTATCCAGAGCGGAATTTGAATTCAAATTAGCTAAGGAGATTGCTAGACATGATGATGCATATGAGGGAAGATGTTACGCTAAAGGTCACATGCCACATCCTAGAAATCTGATGTACTTTGTATTCGATGCTGCCGAGATAGGTGGGAGACCTTATAACAAACAACTTGATAGCTTTGATGCAAGTTTTGGTGGAGGTACTATTAAATATCGAGGTCATTACTTCAATTGGGTATTTGGACAGGGGACTGTTCTAAGAATATTCAATCCAAAAAAAGAATGTATTTTTTCATTATAAAAACCAAATAAAATGGCAGTAACTAGACAAAAATTTTTAATTACCTCAAGCGGTAAAATTAATGCACAGGAAGAAGTTGATGCTGTGTTAAACGACGGGTGGAGAATCATCTCAGTAACAGCAAGAGAAGTATCAACAGGAAAGGTTGCTGTAACAGAACATGGAGGATTTGGTATTCTATTTGAAAAATTCTTTCCAGACGAAACTTTATAGTAATGGAAGATTCATCTCAGAACCTAGAAATTCACGAAGCAGCAGATAGAATCTATCCGATGCTTGCTAATTATAACTTCGAATCACAGGAAGAGATAATAAAAGATCTATTAAGAATAATTTATTCAAGAAAATTAGACTCTAAAAAATACCACAAAGAACATCTGGATAAAGCAACGGAGGATTCTGAAAAGATGAAGGAAAAATACCCATTTATATTTATAAGTGAGAATGAATAATCAAAAATTACATATAACAGTTGGTTTACCGGGATCAGGAAAGACCACATGGGCTAAAGATAAACAGGGGCCAGCAGGAAGCATGAGGAGCAAAGGTGGGGTTCTTCATATAGAATTTGATAAGTTGAGGGAGAGATACGAGATCAGAAGAAGGTATCCATCCGCTTCACTGACCAAACCTGATGTTGAGATGATCAGAGAATATCAAAATAGCTCCACGCATTATGATGAGGTTATATTGGATCTTTTCGTTTCAACGAATGGCGGTATTATAGATCTTTTGAATAAGTTACAAATCAGAAAGAATACTGAGGTTGTAATCAATTACTGGACACCCGATATTGATGCGTGCATGCACAACGATAGAGGAAGAAGGGATAAGAACTCATCGATATCAATCGCAAATTCAACAATAGAAACACCAGATCTTGCTAAAATATCAGAAAGTCTATCAGAAATGAAGGATGTCAAAGTTTCGATACAAACACATAAAACTGTAATGAAATTAGCATGGGAGGTTTTTAGGGATGAGATTGCATCCAAGCATTCTTGCCCAGATCGGGATGGAAAAGTTACCTCACAATCCTGGTGTCTAGGTGGAGATTGGAAAGATTGCTGGGGAGGCGGAGGAACGGTTTCTGGGGAAGCACCAGTATCCAACTTTAGTGCCTTCGACGATATAATCAACGAGGTTTGTCCACATATATCATTCATGCTATACAAAAAAATATGGGCTGAGTGTGTTGATGTTGATGAATCTTACGATCATGATTACTATGGAGGATCAACAAAAAATGCATGTTACTACTTTAGAATTAGAGATCTGCACAGCGTTCTAGTTAGGGAGGGATTATACGAATTAAAAAATTAACTATGAAAATCTTTAGCCTTGGCGATCGTATGAAAGAATTCTACGAAGACCGTTTTAGATACTATGTTCCACGGAGAACGTACACAATAATCAGAATCGACGGGAAAGCTTTCCACACCTACACAAAAGGTTTGGTATCTCCATTTGATGCAGGTTTAATTGCAGACATGAACGAGACCACCGCCTACCTTTGTAAGAATATACAGGGAGCAAAATTTGGCTATGTTCAATCAGATGAGATCAGTATACTTATTACTGATTTCGAAGAGAGAGACACTCAAATGTGGTTCGATGGGAATCTACAAAAAATGGCATCGGTTGCAGCTTCTATGGCAACTGCAAAGTTCAACCAGCTGAGAATGATCAGATATGCTAAGAACAATGTTGATCCAATGGCAAGTTTAGCATCTTCGATATTGGATCAAACAATGAGTCAAGCAGAGATCGAAAAATTTAAACTAGCAGAGTTCGATGCTAGGGTGTTTCAGATTCCACAAAAAAGTGAGGTTGAGAACTATTTCATCTTCAGACAGCAAGATGGAACTAGAAACTCAATCCAATCCGTTGCGCAAAGCCTATATTCACAAAGTGAATTAAATGGCAAGAAGGAGAAGGACATGCAAGAGATGATTTTTCAGAAAGGAATCAACTGGAATGACTATCACTTCAGAGAAAAAAGAGGTGGCATTATTGCTAAGGTACCAACAATGATTGAAGGTAGAGATGGCCAGGTTGAAAGACTGAAATGGCAAATGATTCCGACACCTATATTCACACAGGAGAGAGAATTTATGGATGTCATGATTCCGGAGTTTGAAATTAAATCACCTAAATCTGAAGAAGTTGAAGTACAATAGCATAAATGAAATCGTGTCCTCTCCGGAGTGGAAGGAGTTCATTGATCTTGAAAATAAAGCAGCTGAGGAGAGATTAGCTAACATGTCACTCAAGGAAAGAATGGCAGAGGCTTTGAATAATATGGTTGGCCCACAGGATGGTGAGCTAAACATGATTGTTGGAAAGTCATCGAGCGGATCTTCGATAATACAAAAATTTTTAGATAAATACCAAAAAGATGTATAAACCAAAGTATATTATAGCAGACGGAAGTGCAATCATTTTCTCTGCAGTCATAACACATTCTACCATGGCTAAGGGAATGGGCAGAATAGATGGAGCGGGATTTGTAGATTTCAGAACCGAAGTCGACAGCTATGGAGAAACCATAGTTAAAGCTGTTGCCTATGGTGAAAGTGTCTCTTTGGATATAAAATCCAGACCTGAGGAGGATTCAGCAATCTTAACAAGACAGATCACAAATGTCTTCTAATAAACATATGACAATAGCAATAGCGCAAGCTGACGTACCTAATCTGATAGGTAACATCTACACAAAAGAGGCTATAACTAAAATGTACGAGAATGCCAAGGAAGCAATAGACAAGGGATTCTTTGGAGGTGAGCTAATACATGATGCTAGCGATAGGACCTACGAAAACTTTTCGATTGATCTATCAAAGGTGACTCATCAGGTATCAAGGGTGGATGTGGTTGATGGGTTTCTTGTTGCTGATGTTGAGTTTATGGATACTCCTCATGGCGAAATAGCTAGAAACTTAGTTGAATCTGCGGCTGGTGTCATAAGACCAACAATTGCTGGTACCCTTGATCCAATAACAAAAAAGATTACGGTGAGCAACGTTATAAGTTTTGATGTAATACAATATCACGATGATTTTAGATTGCATGTAGCTTGGAAACAAATAAAATAAAATGACGGATAAAATATTCATCTTCATTCTGCTAATACACTTCCTAGCAGACTTCGCATTACAAACTGATGACCAGGCAAAAGGTAAAAGCACAGACCCAAAATGGCTAACGTATCACGTTGCTGTTTATTCGATTATATGGTTAATGGCTTCCTGGTTTTACTTTGGTGATTTTAGACAAGCAGTATTCTTTGCTACCGTGACATTCGTTTGTCACTGGTGTACAGATTTTCTTACAAGTAGAATTGGTAAACCTTTCTGGGACAAGGGAGATTATCATAATGGATTCGTTGTTGTTGGATTTGATCAAATCCTACATTATCTTCAGTTATGGTACACATTTAAAATCATATTGGAAGCAAATGGGACAATATAACGAGAATCATAAGAAAAAAAAGATCAAGAAGGAATTGAGAAAATGCATTGAATCTGAGGAATATTTCAGAGAAAATTACATCAATACAATTCATCCAGAAACATACGAGAAGACCTTTCCTAAAATAGAGGGGGACTTTGAGGGCAAGGTGATAATAACATCAACTCCCACAGGTGACAATCACTTTAAACAGCTTTGGGACGGGATCAAAAAAGATTCGAAATAATTTTTTTATTTCGAATCTTTTTTTTATATTTGCATATAATTTAATGATATGAACGAAGAATTATTCAACAAGGGACTTCCTAAATGGCCAGCACTAGTTGTTGTTGGCAAACCTGTTACTGAACAGCAGGCAATGGTTATTAATGTCATGACAGATCGATTTAGTTTCTGTTCCAATGACAGAGAATTTGAAAAAAAGATCCATAAACTAATTTATGATGTGGATGTGTCATGGAGTGATCTCAGAGATACACTTAAAGAAAAGCACAACCTCGATTTTAACGGTGCCTGGGATTTGACAGAATCAACTGGTAAAAAATACGGAGTTCTTGAACTTAACTACCTAAGCAACTCCAGAATTGTTTCTTCTTGGATTGGAGGTCCACACGGTTGGTGCAACTGGGACGGTACAATTGGATCTAGTAATTACAATATAGGAAAGTGGCCAAGCGTACAGGATGTTTATGACGACTGTGTTAAAATTGCTGAAGCATTTCCTTTTCTTGAAATGAGGGTACAGCTAATGAACCAGGAAGCAGGAGAGGACGATAGACCACTCGAAGCTGTTGTTGAGTACTCGATAAAAGATGGTGCCGTTGACATGTATGAGCCAACTGAGATTCTGGAAACACCTCATTTCGGTAGTGATGGTATGTACCAAAGATTTAACAATCCTTATGCAGAAAGAGGTTGCACTATCGAAAAACTAACAGAAGCACTGAAGGTTAGTGAGCTATACACATCAATCAATGAAAGATTGGCCAAGAATCAATTCTGGAACAAATTAGAATCTTAAAAAATAAAAATAATGGTAATAAATCTTTCCGAACCGTTAAGCTACGGTATCAAATTCAAGGTCTCCAAATTTCCGGATGGCCAGCAAGCCATCACCATATTGGAGGGTGAAGTTCTCAAACATGATATGTTTGAGAAAATGGAACCAGTTTTAATAAAATCCAGAATAACTTCATTCTTGGATCTTGAATTGGTTATTTGTGCAAATAAAGCTCTTAAAGAGCTTGGAGTTAAAGCAACTTCACTTGAGATATCATACCTATTAGGTGCGAGATCGGACAGAAAATTCGAGGAAGGAAGTGTTAATTACATCAAAGAGGTTCTTGCTCCTATTATCAATGCACAGAAATTCAAAAGAGTAACAATACTTGACCCGCATTCGGATGTGACTGAGGCATGTATCAAAAAATTCAAAAAGGTAACTCAATATGGTCAGGGTTTACTAACATTTGTATTGCGTGACTATTTCAATTCTGGAAGCACTGATTATTCCAAAATGAGATTAATATCTCCGGATGCTGGAGCTCTTAAGAAAGTTTACGATGTTGCCGAGTCCATTGGATATAAGCAGGACATAGTTATAGCTTCAAAACACAGAGACATTGGGACTGGCAAGATTACACACACTGATGTTCCTTTAAAACCTGAGGATCTAGATAAAGACTTCTTTATCTTAGATGATATTTGCGACGGAGGACGCACATTTATCGAGATTGCTAAAGCACTCAGAGAAAAAAATGCAACAGGTAAGATTTTCCTTGTTGTAACCCATGGAATCTTTTCAGCTGGTTTAAAGCCACTAAATGAACACTTCGATGGTATCTACACAACCAACAGTTATGTTGATATGTCCGATCCTGAATTCTCATTAAGAAACGATAATGAGATGCACAAACTTAAACAATTAAAAGTTATCTAATATGTTTAATTCTGAAGAAGTTTTCGGCGAAATTTTTAAATTTGTCGTAACCATAATCATCTTTGTATTTTTTGTCGCAGGGGCTTTAGGTGTTTTTTTAGGTAATACAATTTGGGGTAATTCTGAATTTATAGAATCTAAAACAAAAATTGAACCAGCTATCAAATTAACAACGGACGGTAAAAAAATTGACACGTTATACGTTTATAAAATCAAATAAAATGAAAAGTATGTTAGAAATTATACTATTGGGTCTTTTTGTAATAGCAGGATTCCTGTTTATTGGCGATACTGAAATCACATTCTCTCCCTTCTCGTTCAAAATGAATGCTCCACTAAACGCAGTGGGTTGGGTTCTATTGTCAATTGGGGTTGCATTAATAAGTGCGAATTCTAGAAAAAAAGGACACGAGGAAGGGGTAAGAGAAACCATGGATAACATTGTGGTTCACATCAATAGAGATGGAACAACTAAATCGGAAGACCTTAAATAATGAGAACACTAATAGGAGGTTGTATGTATTGCAACGGCGAGTGTGACAGGTCATGTTTGCCAGAATCCCTTATTAGTCAGCCAATCCACCCAGCATATCGGGAGGTAGTTGGCAATCTAATAACCATGGCACAACAGGGAAAATTCCAAGTGATCACCCATGGATGTAACTGTTTCTGTACCATGGGAGCTGGAATAGCACCACAAATGGCTGGGGCATTTGGGTGTGACAAATTTCCAATGGAAGGTCAACAGCATAGGGGTGACTATAACAAGCTTGGTCAGATAGATTGGAAGGTTAATACATACACCGGAGAAAATGGCAAATTTGATCTTGCAGTTGTTAATAGCTACACCCAATATGGGTTTGGATTAAATCATGAGGGCGGAACTGCTAGGCCCCTTGATTATGATGCACTTAGACTCTGTATGAGAAAAATAAACCACCAATTCAAAGGTAGACACGTCGGACTCCCCCTTATCGGGTGTGGATTGGCCGGAGGTGATGAGAAAACGGTTAAATCCCTAATAAAGGAGGAGCTAAAAGATTGTAAGGTAACAATAGTACATCTAAAAAAATAACTATTTCTGTATCACTTCCCATCCTATGGTATTTAGACTCTTGGTTCTTTGTCTATCGAGAGTTTTTTTATCCGTTGGTTTTTCTATAGGTCCATTGTTTATATTTCTAAATATTATATTGTGAGATAAGCTGTTTTCTTTACAAAATTTTCTTAAATTATAAACAATGAATATTTCACCTGACGGGGATATGAAAATTCTCTCCTTCGATGCAGGATTATCCTTACCTGACATAATTGGCAGCTTAGGTAATTCACCTCTATTTGCTCTTTCCTTTGCTCTTTTAGATATTATCTCTCTGGATGATTCCTTGTGATTTTTACCAGTAAATCCGTAGCCCTCATTCTTTGGAATTTCCTTGATAGATTTCGAGATCAATTTTCTGGATTCATTGGAATGTGATTTACCAAAGAATGAGTTTTGTTCTCCTCTTCTGCTCTCCGACATTTTTTTTCTAGTCTCTTCCGACATCTTATGACCGGAAGGTGAATCACCGCCTTCCGTATGGTTAGTTAGATTTGGTAACGTTCTTATATAATATTTTTCCCTTTCTATCCAGCTATCATCCAAACATTCCTCAATTATGTTCATTTTTGGTTTTAGATTTTTCTCTAATAGTCCATATATCCAGCATTCCTTATGACTACCTTTTTTATATCCGCTTTTTATATGAGCAGATAATCTTTGTGATGGATTTACTGTTTTTCCTATGTATCTTATTTCCTCAGTAACCGGATCTATGAGTGAGTATATGTATGATTTAACAATTTTTTCCATCACCAAGATCTTTTATTTCTGAATCTATAAAATTACGTATTCTTTTGCTCATATCCATTCCATTTTCTTCCAACACCTTTCTGTATTGATCATATGTCGCTGCGTCTATCCTTACAGTTATTAATTTTTTCATATTTTGATTTTTTGTATATGCATATATATCAAAAAATATTTTAATATCTCGAAATAATGCCATATATTTGCAATATAATAATGAAAATCAATAAAAATGAGCGATAATAAAAAGTTTTTAAAAGGGTATTTAGACGCTTTCTCACCGGTTGGAAGAGAATTTGAAGGACAGAAAATATGGATCGATTATGTTAAACCATTCGTTAGTGAAATGAAAGTTGATGCATACGGAACAGCATATGGTTTAATCAAAGGGACAGGAACCAAGAAAGTAATTTTGGAAGCCCACTGCGACGAGATAGCATTTGTAATTTCGCAGATAGAGGAAAACGGAATGATTAGAGTGAAAACAAACGGTGGATCAGACAATATGATTGCTCCATCAATGACTGTTTTTGTTCACACACATGACGGTAAAAAAGTACCTGGAGTTTTTGGATGGCCTGCTATTCACGTTAGAGAAAAAAGAGTTGAGATGGGACCGGAAGTTCATGAACTTTGGGTTGATCTTGGAGTTGACACAGCAAAGAAGGTTGCAAAACTTGGGGTCGAGGTTGGAAATTGTATCACGTTTGACCAGCCATTCTTCGAGATGGGCAAATATTACGTGGGTAGATCACTAGACAATAAGATCGGTGGTTACATCATTGCTGAAGTTGCAAGAGAACTTAAAGAGGAAGGAACAGTGTTACCATTCGATCTTTACATAGTTAATGCTGTCCAGGAGGAAGTTGGGTTATTTGGAGCAAGATTGATTGCTCAAACAATTAAACCAGACATCGCATTGGTTCACGACGTTACCCATAACACAAACTCTCCTAAGATGAACAAAGCCAAATCTGGTGATGTTAAAGGAGGTGCAGGTCCGGTTATCGAGTACTCGTCTCAAAACCACAAGGATCTAATCAATATCGTTAGAGATGTTGCTAAGAAAAAAGAAATTCCGTTGCAACTATCTGTTGGATCTTATGGAAATGACACAGTTTCATTCTTCCTTGAAAACGTCCCTACAGTGATCGTAGCTAGTCCGTTGAAGTATATGCATACTACAGTAGAGATGGTGCATAAAGATGACGTAGCGGCTGCAATACAAGTTTTTAAAGAGACGTTGAAGCAATTGACCACCGGCACAATTGCTATGATTAACGACCAAACACATAAATACGTATAATATGGCAGTTTCACCACAATTATTGGACGAAAATCTCCAAAAGGAAGCCGATGGATTTGAAAAAAAGATAGATCTTCATCTATCAAATTCTAAACTTAGGTCAGGGGGAACTTTAACTCTTAAGGTTCCAGAAGGTATGAGTTATTTACATCTTGAAATAATAAGAGGCAGGTACATCAAGGCTGGATGGAAAAAAGTTGAAATGAAATCCGATCAGCGAGAAGGCACCTGGTTAGAATTTACATCATAATAGGCATGAGAAAGGAATCCATAGAGGAAATATTAGATGCTGGAGGATCAATAAGATTCCCATATAAAACTGATCTTAAAGATTGGTACTCGAAAATTTCGATAGCCAAACTTGAGGAGTCTTATCACATCTCCCCAGGGATGACTTTTTATTCATTTGATGGTGCAATAAACTATTTATTTAGTATGATTCTAGCACCAAAGAATGCTGCTTACATTATAGATAGACTCAAGAAGAGGGGAATAGAATGTGATCTTGAAGATCCGGACGAAAACTATTTGTCAGAATTTAAAACAGAGAAAAAGGTGGTGTCCGAGGAATTCAAAAAATTGAACATAGCCAAACAAAAGAGAGGAACAAAGGAGGAGATAGAGAATTTTCTAGACAAAGTTTCTGCTAGAATTGTTACCAACGAGTTCCCAATCTGTTTACATACTGATCTGAGACTTTTTGTTAATCTCTATGCACTCAATTCACCACATATCAGCATCTCGTTTTGTTATTCCATTGAAAGTCAGGAATCCATATTCAGAAACGGGGTTGAACTAAAGGACTTAACCCCATATAAACTTGAAGCAGCGAGGAAACTCGAAATTTTTAATGATAAATCGGGGGTTAAATATCTATTTACTGAATTAAATGTATCATACTATCCAAAGGAGGGCGGTGGGAGAATTTATAAAAGGTACGAACTTAAAATATAACATATGCCAAGAATAGAAATCAAGGATTCTAAATTGAGCTCGATTATCAAAAAGTGCGAGTCCTTAAAATTGGACACAAAAAAAGTTAAAATAGAAACAGCAACATTCGAGGATTTAACAAATCCCGATGAATATTATACTAAACTATATTTAAGATATGAAAACAACAAATAAATACGTGTTTTTCTGGAATGGAATTTACTCGCAATGGCATAAAGCAAATATGACCATTGGTAAAATAGAATATAATTCATGCGAGCAATACATGATGCACCAGAAGGCATTGTTATTTGGCGATGAAGAAACTGCAGAATTAATCATGCAGGAAAAAAATCCAAGGGAACAAAAGAAATTCGGAAGGATGGTTAAGAACTTTGACAAATCAATTTGGGAAAGGAATTGCTTAGCTATTGTATATGAAGGAAATCTAGCCAAATTTTCACAGAATCCAGGCTTAAAGGAAGAAATGCTATCAACAGGGAATGCATTTTTTGTTGAAGCTTCACCTCTTGATAATGTGTGGGGAATTGGTATGGACGAGGATGCACAAGGAGTTGAGGATCCGTCATATTGGTTAGGTCTTAATTTATTAGGTCAAGCATTAACACTTGTGAAAAATGAACTTCGAGGAGCTTAAAGAACAGGCACTCCTGTTTGTTTACTGGTGTAACAAACTAAGAGAGGGTGGTTTTCTGGAAGGAGGAACACTCATAACAGAAAAGGGATTCGACATGGCAATGGATCTTGTTGAATCTGGGGTTAAACTCGAGGAGAAAACTGCAATAAAATGTGCAGAGGAATTAAACGTCGACGTTAGAGTTGTTGATCTCATCATGGAGATGCAGGATATTGGATATACAGCATTCGTAGAATTAGCCAAGAAATTAGAAGGCATGTCAGAGAGTGACGGAATTAGTGATATAATTAATAACATAGATAAAGAATAGTTATGGGATTAGACATTTATTTGAAAAGGTACGATGATTTCAAAGCAACCAGACAATCAGAGGAAGAGTATGAGAAATTATCAAACAAAATCTGGGAAGAAGGTGAGGTGAAATATGACGATATGTCGGATGAAGAAAAAGAATCCCGCAGATCACAGGTTAATGCAAATGCACAAAGACTTGGACTTAATACCTGGGGTTCTGATGAAGCCAACGTTGAATCAATAGAGGAACCACATCCGTGCTATCCGGATCACTACTTCAAGATTGGTTATTTTAGAAGCTCCTATAACGATAGTGGCATCGAGAGAATATTAGGAAATATGGGGGTTCCAACGCTTAGCGAAATATTCTCAGTGGAAAATGAGGACTATTATATCCAACCAAATTGGGAGGAGTCTTTGGAGAGGGTCAATTCAGCAATAGAGAAACTCAAGGTTGAACCAGCCTACAGAATTAAAGCGGTTGGACCAAACATATTCCGTGATCCAGATGTTAATTCGGAGCAGGATGCAATGGCAATACTCAAAGAGAAATTAAATAGGGAGAAACACGAATACAATTACTCCTGCTCTGAGGGTGAATTTAGCATAGCAGAGCCACAAAAAATTGTTGCTCTCATACCTGGATACACACATGTACTTAGAAAGTCACCATGTGTGTATGTTGTAACTGAAAGTGATAACACTTGGTACATCGAAGCTTTGGAGATAGTTAAATCCACAATCGAGTATGTTCTAAGTAAGGATAAAAGAGAACAATATTATTTACACTGGAGCGGATAATTATGAAGACAGAAGACCCAAAGGGAAATCCAGAAACGGAGCCATTTATGGCATTCGAATTTCCAATAGTTAGAAATGTGAGCGGAAAGACAATAGCAGATTCGTTAGAATCTGTTACGCCAAAAGCTCCTGGAAAAATCAAGAAACAATATGAAAATCACTGGGGAGAGACTGTTACACAGCATGAGGGAAGTATGTTTAGCACCATTACGAGTCACGAGTCACACCATATGTTTGGCGACAGAGGACACGCCTATGGGATGGGTTGGTACATCGTTAACGAAACGGGTCAAATGGTTTATTCCGACAATGAAGAATATAACGAACTCGTTAAGAAATGTTCTGTTTACTGGGAAGCGATGGAAATTCTTCGCAGAAAATACAAGCTCCCAGAATACTCCGTCGAGAGAGGGAGAGGAGATCGTCTCGTTGTCAACGATAAAATCATCAAAGGTATCCTTATCCACCCAGGGTCGTTCCGAGAAGGACTTATGATATTTTTGGATTGTGCTTTCGATTTAATAGATGCAGATATTGCATCCGGTAGAATAAAACCTGGAGAATATGGAAGGGAATAGATTAGTCAAGCGATATAAAATAAGTGTAAATGCTTATAATTTCAGTGATCACTACGGAACCCATGTCGATATGCAAGACACTGCACCATCGGAACAGGACATAATTAATTCAATCCTGAAATCAAAGGAGACATTAAAATGGGGGTCAAGGGAAGCATTGGTTGAGGAGGTTTATGTACTAATAAAAGAAAAAGAGTAATGAGGGATCCAAAAGAAATCAGGGAAGAAATAGCAACAGCAGAAGAAGAAATAGCAACCTTAGAATTGGAGCTAAAGAAATCCGAAGAGTTCTATAAATGGGAATTTCTAACAGGAAGCGATGAACCAGGAGAAAGCATAGGATTTTTTAATATAGCAAAAGCCAAACTTATATTAACCGAATTGAGCAAAAGAAAAAGAGTTCAGCTTAGACACAATGCTCTAGGAACATACGAGGTTTATATGAGTCAGCAGGGGAATAGGATATTGGTTGATCCTGAGGGGGAATATGTGAAAGAGGATAGCATAATGGGCTTCATAGTTTGGCATGCTGGTGATTGGTATAAGACTAGAGAAAAATAGGATGAGAAGATCCTATGCAAAACAATTAGCTGAAGGTGTAACAAATCAGGAGCTGAGAGAAATGTTCTATAATGCACAAAGATCTCTAACACAATGGGGTGGATGGGAAAAAGTTAGCAAAGTTAACAAATCAATTTCCACAGCAACCGCCTTCAATATACTTTCCTGTGGTGTTGATTCGGAGGATTTTCTGGATCAAAAAATAGCTCCAATAGCTAAATTCAACATGATCCGAGAGTTTGGCGAGTATCTACCTGATTATCAGCCGGAACAAACCAGGACCAAACCAAATATAAAGATTACACATCATGAACCTAAATTTTTAAAATAATGAAAGCAACGGAATTTTGTTTTTGGATTCAAGGCTTCTTTGAGTTATCAGAATCTGAACAGTTAACCCCAAGGCAGGTGGAGATAATCAGAAACCATTTAAAATTGGTTTTCTACCACGATATAGATCCGTCATATTCGGAGGATCCAGTGGTACAAGCAGAAATGCAAGCTATCCACGATGGTGGTACAAAACCGCCAAAGAGACAACGAGACATAATTGTAAAATGCTAAATGATATAAATTATGATTATTAAAGTGATCTGGACACCAGAAAAGAAAGAAGCTGCAATCCAAAAATTGACAGAATACTTCGAAAAACACGGAATTGGGGAAATGATAATGCAGGATGATGACTCTCTCATCGAAGCACCAGAGTATCTTGCTGAGATTGCAGACGAGATATTAATTGACCGCGAAGGTATAATCTTTATTGACGAGGACGATGAATAAGCTACAAGGATTTGTAATGTGGTTAGATGGATTTCTATCTGCAACGGGAGACAATTTAACAGTCGATCAAACGAAAACTGTTAAGAAAAAGCTAAATGATCTTTTTGAGCACGAAGCAGAAGAGCCAAAGAAACCGAATCCCACCCTCGAGGAATTGGGAGAACAACATGGATTTGAGGTGACACATGGATTCCCGGGTGAGCATAACGGATTTCCTGGAAGGGGTGAAGACGGGACATTGTACCGATGTTAGAAAAGAGAGGACTCGCAGTAAGAAGGGATAACAGATGGTACATCAGCAGCTGTTGTGGAGGTTGTAATGGTATAGATAATATATGTATGCCAATAGAATATAAACTTCATCCATCGGACTACGAGGACTTTGATTTTATGCATAAACATACCAACGTTAGAGATTTGGGTCTATGGGCATTTTATATTCTTATTGAAGAGGAAGATTTTGTAGGAGGGTGTGGGCATACAGGATATCCAACATATACCACATATGCAAAACTATCAGATAAATTAGATCCACCAAATTTCATCAGTATGACTGAATTAAACAATATAACAGATTTCTAAATGGGAAAAATAATCTACCTAGCATCGCCATACAGCAATCCAGATGACAAAAAAAGGGAGGAGAATTTCGAGAAAATATCAAAAATAGCAGCGGATCTTTGTGCTAAAGGGAACGTAGCATTTTCACCCATAACATACGGACACACTCTTACTCAATTTAAAGAAATGCCAACAGACTGGCCATTCTGGCAGAATTTCTGTCTAAGCTTTCTTCAAGTTAGTGATGAGCTACATGTCTACAAAATGGAAGGCTGGAATCATTCAAGAGGTGTCGCAGAGGAAATAGAATTTGCTGTCAAGAAAGGCATCGAAATAAAATATATTGATTGTTAGTTAAAAAATTCCGAATAAAATTTTTTTATCCGGAATTTTTTTTTATATTTGCCTAACAATTAAAGGGAATGAAAAAAGCAATACTTTTTATCGGCTTACCTGGATCAGGAAAAACATCCATAGTCAATAGAGACTATGCCGGAGACTATTCTATAGTTTCTGCTGACCTTATCAAACAATCACATAAGGATTATGACCCAAAGGATCCAGAACCCCTTCACCAATGGAGTGTTAAAGAAGCGGAAAGACAAATGTGTGAACTATCGGATAAAGGAATTTCTATGTGCATGGACTCTGGTGGAGTTAATAACTCTTACTCTTTGAGAATTATTGGAATGCTTAAGGACAAAGGTTATCACATAACACTAGTTTATGTTGAAGCACCTTTAAAAGTTTGCTTGGAAAGAAATAAAAATAGAGAAAGAAAAGTTCCAGAATCCGCTATAATAGAGAAATCTAAAATGTTAGAATCATGTTTAGAAAAACAGAAAGCTTTAGTGGATGAGTACATACATATTCCATACATCAAAAAAGACGAATTAATCTATAAAACCCAATAATAATGACAGCAATTATATTACTTTTAGTAATAATCATAGGTATCCTATGGTTATCCTCATTCTTAACACTAAGAGAATACTATCAATTCTACAAACCAACATATGATGCTATAGTGAATGGCAGCTATGTTCGCGATAGAAATCTTAGCTCAGATAGTACCATCTACTTCAGAAGACCTGATAATACAGATCCTTTTACTGATAACGAAATTATATTTTTTGGGGATGGAAAGGGATCAATAAAATTGTTAACTGGAAAAAGAAATATCAGCGCTTATATACATGAGGCAAGTTTTACTTTCTTTGACCCATATACACTATACTGGAGAAAAAAAATTATAATCGCATTCGAAGAGTCCAAACAAAAATCTTTAAATACTTTATAATGACAACAGCAATTACAATAATCACATCGGTTATATTATCAGTGTGCATCACCATTCTACTTATGATGCTAATGTCGACATTGGTTAATTTTAGGAATTTCCATAAATATAAGTATAGTTATGAACTTCTTACCAGCGGAGAGTACCAATTTAATTGGAGAGGCGATAGCTCCATGTACTTCTTTGCACATAAAGATCTGGTTGGGAAGTACTCTTCAATAGATACAAATTCAGATTTGTCCCTAGTTTTTTCACTGAATAAAAACGGGAAAGTTAGCGCAATCCGATTACCCGCGACGGATGGAAATTTCGCATTCATACACACGGAACTTCTTTTTTCTATAGATCCATACACTAAGATATATGCTAAAAAATTCTCAAAGTGGTTTGAAACAAATAAATCAACATTCGTAGATAGAGAAGATCCAAAATTTATTCTTACTGACGAGGAAATTAGAAAAATAATAGGAAACGAAAACAATTAATAAAAATGGAAAAACTAAACGAAACGTTTAAAATCAACCCCCTTTACGAATCCGACGGGTATAAAGTTGGGCACAAGGCAATGTTAGCTGAAAACACAGCAACCGAATATTGGACATGGATTCCAAGAAGCATCAAGTACATGCATCCATCGATAGACGGCATCATGTCAGCAGGTCAACAATTAGTTTGGAGATACATTCATAGTAACTTTCAGGAGCTTTTCTTCAATAAACATGTGGAGGTGGCAGAGAAATTTGGAAGAGATATGGCTAAGTATCTTATGATGGACTATGATGCTGGGCATTTCACAGAGCTTCATAAACTTGGATACCTTCCAGTTAAAATCAAAGCTATCCCAGAAGGAACCTTCACCAAACCAAATATCCCTCACATGACGGGTATTAATACTGTTGATGGTTATGCATGGCTTGGACTTTACTTAGAGACATTGGTTTCTAAATTGGCTTGGCAATTACCTACTGCTGCTACCATTGCACACAGATTCAAAAAGAATGCTGTGGAATGGGTTACCAAAACAGATCCGGAGAATCTTTGGTTAGCTGATTTCATGTGTCACGATTTTCATAGTAGAGGTGGTAATCCTTTCACCTCAATCGCAATCGGTTTAGGACACGCCATGAGTAATTCTGGTAGCGACACATTAAATGTTATCCCGGCATCAAGATACTACTACGATTTTGATGAGAATGAGGTTCCTGTTTATAGCGTTAATGCTTCAGAGCACAGCGTGACTTGTACAGGTATTTTCTTCTACGAGAAAAAATTAAAATCTGGAAAATTAAACCATGAGATTCTAAACTACTATTCTTTCGATTCCCCTTGCGAGGGATCGGTTGATGCTCCGGACTACCTAGCAATTGCAGAATACCTTAATCTTCGAGATTGGTTGAAAAAATTCCCTAAAGGCATTCTTTCTGCAGTTTCTGATACAATGGATTTATGGAAAGTTATTACGCACATTCTACCAAGACTTAAAAAGGAAATCCTTGCAAGAGATGGTAAACTTGTAATTCGTCCTGATTCTGGAGACCCAGTCGATATTATTTGCGGTAGCGAATCAACATTACACACTGGAACTCCAGAAGGTAAAGGTGTTATTGAATTACTTTGGGATATCTTTGGTGGAACTATCAATGAACAAGGATATAAAAGATTGGACCCACACATTGGAGCCATCTACGGTGATTCAATCAACTTGGAAAGACAAATTGCTATCTACACAAGGTCAGAAGCCAAAGGATTTGCATCTACTAACGTCGTTGTAGGGGTTGGTTCTTACACATATGTCATGCTAACAAGAGACTCTGCTGGATATGCAGCTAAAGGAGCTTGGTTCTCTACTAAGGAATTTAATGGTGTTGATCCTGACGGTCAAACTGATTACATCACGACCGAATATAATATCTACAAAGACCCAATAACAGATAATGGTACTAAAAAATCATTAAAGGGTTTCTGTCAGGTATTCAATAACAGGCCAGATGCCTTACCTTACGAGATCAAGTACGATGGTAAGGATCAGTTGGAGGTAAATACCGAATGCACTAAGGAGCAGGAAGACAGTGGTTTATTATTTACCATCTATGAGGATGGTAAATTCCACAATCAGGTCACGCTAACAGAAATTAGAGAGAGATTAAAATAATCACCAAAATAAAAAATCCCGAATATATCATTCGGGATTTTTTTTATTCGAAAGGATTTCATATATTTGAGGAATAATAAAGGAATGGAAGAAAAATTAATAACCATAGAGACCGCAGAATTAGCTAAGTCAAAGGGATTCAATATTCCAGTTGATGGAAGATACTATTGGGATCCTGAGTATTTGAAGGTACTACTCTCAAAACAAGGTATTGGAAAATGTAATAATACTGAAGAATCAATATCGGCGCCAACACAATCACTTCTTCAGAAATGGCTGAGGGAAGAATTAGGAATAAATGTTTTCATTGTTCCCGCACTAAAAGAAGGTCATTACGAATGGCTAATAATGGACGATAATGAAACAACTTTTGAATGTGACGAAGCATTCACTATCTATGAAGATGCCCTGGAGGAGGGTCTAAAAAAAGCAATTAATCTAAAAAAATAATGGGAAGTTTTTACACATTGTGTTCAATCACAAATCAAACAATCGTAGATAGACAAGAATTAGTAGTCCAATTCATGTTACCAAGGAGAACCGCACAAGAAGGTAGCGGTTACATGGTTTCATCTTTTATTAAACAAGCAAAGAAGGAAGGTCTGGAAAAAGCTTTGCAAACATGGGAACGAACAACCGAAAATTGGGGTAACAACATGGACCACAAAGGCATGGAGGTTTCTAACGAAGGTGCTATGTCTGACTATGTTCCATTTGGACCTGCTATTAGAGGTAAGTATAACGATTGCGGTGATGTCGTTCCTATGGATGACGAGGAGACCCAAAAAAGAGTAAAGTTAATGGAGGGGATCCTATGTGGAATTCCCTTTGCCAGCTTGATGGATGTAGCAACTGATGACAGATGGTTCACGTATGGTATGAAAGGAACTGATGGGGAATCCGATAACAGGTGGAAACTTAAAGGAGTGGATAATAATTTACCCGAGTTTATACTTGATATCTGCAAGGCACTAACGGTTACTTATATCCATGCTCCTGTTTATGACACGTTAACCGATCCGGACTTCTCAGCAGAAGGTAGGAAAGACAGCTACGAAGCAAAATGGCAAAAAGAATATACCGATGGCATGAGAAAAGGTATAGCCAAGTTCATCAAGATTGGTGAAGGTAACAGAAAAAGTAAAACATTTCCCGAGAAACTAAGGGAAGCTATGTACTCCTCAAGAATACATTTATTAGAAAGCATGAAGCGTGAGCATGCAGTAGTTTTAGTTACATCTTGTCTAAGAGAAGGAACTGATTTTGAGTGGCTAATTGAAACTGCGAGATTAACTTCAGCAATGGGAGGGATGTGTTTCAAACTCCAAAGATCTCAGTACGGGTCACAACACTTCAACTGGGAAGGTTGGAAAAGAATCATAACATCCTTAGAACCATCAGTCGCCAAAATGAAAGAGTACTATGGCTACGATGAGGATGGGGACGAGGATGATATATAGATAAATTAAAATAATCTGATGAGTATATACAATGAAATTTATGGGCTCTGTGCCGCAAAAAATGTAGGTCCTATCTTCACCAATGGGAAGGAACTTACCCCCAGGCTGGAGTTTATAGTGTCTCTTCTTAAAAAAGAGGGGATAGAATACGAGATTGATCGTTTCCCTGTCGATGAGAAAACTGACGGGTTCAATATCAATCTGTTAGGTAATTCAAACCAGTTTGTTGTTGCTCATCACGATATAGTTAATCCAAAATCAGACAATGCAAATGATAATAGCTGTTCAGTTATTAATGCGATTGCACTTAAGAAATTGGTACCTTCAATAAACGTATCGATATTGGACGGTGAAGAGTATGGAGGATTTGGATCCAAACATCTGAGCGAAAGAATTAATGCTGGAGATTTTGGTGATATCAAATGGGTACTTAATTTCGAGTTAACCGGCAGAGGGGGTGAAGATTTCTTTATTGGAGACTACCCAGGGCCACTAACAGATCACATCCAATCCATCTTTGATTGTCCAATAGTTAGAACACCTTTCAACGATTCTGTTATTTTCAGAAGGAATGGTATAGATTCTGTTGTTATCAATCCATTGCCTCCAACAGATAAGAAAACACCAGTTGTTTGTTCCGATGGGAGATGCTTAGATTTTGAAGTTCTATTTCTATGTCATAGCATGGAAGACTCTGTAGATAAGATATCACCTGCAGATATGAAGGCATTCGTTGAGAATATAGCCGCAAAAATAATCACTTAAAATGAAAACTTTTGAGAATATAAAAACATTTAAAACCTTCATACAAAAGATTGATGAAGACATGGAATTTCCTAAAAAATCAAAGGTTAAAAGGCCAAGGAAGGAAAAGATAATAACCATTCCAGATTGGGGAATATACTAACAAAAAATCCGAAATAAATTTCGGATTTTTTTTGTGATTTATTTTTTTAATTCGAAATTTTGTCATATATTTGCATTCAATAATATTAACAATTAATAATTAAAAAAATGCACGAACAAATTTCAAATTTATTAGGGTATGCTTGGTGGATTATTCCAATTCTAGCTGTACTATTTTACAAATTCACGCTCCGAGTATTCTTCGGTATGGTAATTATCCCAGAGGATAAAATTGGTCTAGTTACCAAAAAATTCGTACTTTTCGGAGCAAACAAAACATTACCTGATGGTAAGATTATTGCTCTTAATGGAGAACCTGGATTTCAGGCTGATACATTAGCACCAGGATTATATTGGTTCTATTGGCCTTGGCAATTCACAATTGACCAATCACCATTAACGGTTATCCAGAAAGGAAAAATTGGAATAATTACATCTAAGGACGGTGCCCAACTCCCAACAGGGTCCATTTTAGCCAGACACGTTGATTGCGATAACTACCAGTCAGCTAGAGAATTCTTAACTAATGGAGGTCAACGTGGTAAGCAGGTCGGATATCTTAATAACGGGGTATATCGTATCAACAAACATATATTCGAGATATACGAAGCAGATATCACTTACATTGAAGACGGAATGGTTGGGGTAATAACTGCATTGGATGGTATACCTCTTAAAACCGGATCGATCGCAGGATCAACGGTGGATGGGCATAATAACTTCCAGGATTTTGATAAATTCTTAGAAAATGGAGGCCAAAGAGGACTTCAAGTTCAGGTTATTCAAGCAGGTTCATATTCGATTAATCCTTGGGCAATAGAAATAGAGAAGAAGGAGATGACACAGATACCAATTGGTCACGTTGGTGTTGTTATATCTTATGTTGGTGACGAGGGTGTTGATACCACAGGGGATACATTCAAACATGGAAATATTGTTCAGAAGGGACAAAAAGGTGTTTGCATTACGCCATTGGATCCAGGTAAATATGCAATCAATCCATACACACAGAAAATTGAAGTTGTTCCAACAACAAATCTGGTACTCAACTGGGCAAATGCCAGATCAGAATCCCACAATTTGGATAAAAATCTAAGCACCATCACGGTTAGATCTAAGGATGGATTCCCATTCAATCTGGACGTATCTCAAATTATTCACATTCCCTCCACAGAGGCACCAAAGGTTATTGCTAGATTCGGTTCTATGTCAAATCTTGTATCACAAGTACTAGAGCCAACAATTGGTAACTACTTCCGTAACTCTGCACAGGATTCAGATGTTATTGCGTTCCTATCAACACGTCAGCAAAGACAAGATGCTGCAAAGGCGAATATATCAAAAGTTCTGGATGAGTACAATGTACATGCAGTAGATACATTAATCGGAGACATCGTCCCACCTGAATCGTTAATGAAAACATTAACAGATCGTAAGATCGCACAGGAAGAGGAGGTAACATTCGAGACTCAGAAAAAAGCACAAGATCAACGTAAAACCCTTGAATCAGCAAAAGCCTTGGCTAACATGCAAGGAGAAATGGTAAGTGCACAGCAATCAGTTGAGATCTCGCAAAGAAAAGCTGAAGCTGAAGTTAAGAGATCTGAAGGGGAAGCAAAAGCTATTGAAATCAAAGCTGGAGCGGAGGCAAAAGCAAAAGAACTGATGGCAAAAGCAGATGCTACTCAAATCGAAGTAACAGGTAAGGCTGAGGCTTCTAAGATTGAAGCTATCGGTAGAGCGACAGCAGAAGCTTACGAGAAACAAGTTCAAGCGATGGGTGCTGATAACTTCGGACAATTAAAAGTTGTAGAGTCAATCGGGGTTAATAACATCAAGATCATTCCTGAAATCCTTATCAGCGGAGGAGATGGTTCTAATGGACCAATCTCAGGATTGCTTGGGATGGAATTACTAAACCAGGTTAACGCTAGAAAAGCTGCTGCTGAGGTTAAGGAAACTCCAGAGGTAACTCCATCAAGTCCAATTAGTCAGGAAGGACCTAAAAGAGGTAACAAATAATACCTGAACATATATGCAAAACCCGTGAGTAATCACGGGTTTTTTTATGAAACAAAATCACTTAAATTTGTATAAATTCTAAATAATTAACATGGTAACTTTAATAAAACCTGACAACGATTTCACACAGCAACCAGACCCAATATCGGTGTTCCTAGCTGGAACCATTGAGATGGGAAATTCTGAGGATTGGCAAGAGGAAACTTACAGAAGATTATCATCCTTCGATAATGAGATTGGTTTCACACATCACGTAGATGTTTACAACCCAAGAAGGGATTCATGGGACAACACATGGGAACAGGAAGAATCCAACTCAGTATTCAACTACCAAGTAAACTGGGAACTTGACAACATCGAGGATTCGGATGTGATATTCTTTAACATCCTACCAGAATCCAAAAGTCCAATAACTCTATTAGAATTAGGCCTATGTGCAGGTAGTAACGCTAAAGTTATAGTTTGCTGTCCTGATGGATTCTACAGAAAGGGCAACGTTGATATCCTATGTACAAGATACGAAATGCCACAATATCCGGACTTCGATTCTGCTTTTGGTGCTTTACTTACAACAATAGGGAGAGAAGCCAGAAGAAAATATTAAATGGTTGGGAATCCACAAAATCCTGCGAGCTTCTAAGAAGCGATTTAAAAATAACTTATGTAAATGAGTGAGATTAAAAAACATATATCTGTATCACAGGTAGACAGTGGACATGGGATATTAACTTACCTGACCACAGAATTAAAAGATACACCTAGCGAAGACGGATTTCCAGAAATCGGGGTAACAACAAAAACAAAACTTGTTGAACTAGAGACATACCGGGTTAAATCGACAATCAACGGCGAACAGATAAAAGATCTTGATGCTTATGGTATTGATGCTATGACAATGATTGAATCCACTCTTATAGGAGAATCCAGTACAGGTCAGGAAAAGCAGATTTATAAAAAAATGAAATTGCTTGGTTACGAATCAAACAGAAAGCTATGGACAAAAATCCAGAACCTTGCCAATAAATGGACGGGATATATTCCAATGCTTGACCTATCAAAGGATGGGGAATTGCCAAGAAAGGTACTACTTTTATCCAACCGAATAGCGGCTGCTTCAAGAATCGGACCAGCAAACTTTGTTATAATAGGGCCCGGATTATTACCACATTTTTCCGACAGCGAAGGATTCAGTCCAATTGAACATGATTCATCAATGGGACAGAGAGGACTATCAGGATTAATCTATAAATGTGGGGTATACAGGGGAAAAATTGAAATCCTAGTAAATCCAAATCTTAGCTGGAAGGATAAAAGAGTGGTTATAGGCAGAAATAACGGACCGATGAACGAAGGAATATTTCTGGTTGAGCATTCAGAGGGTGAGGTTTTCAATAAAAGTGAGAGAGTAAACTCAGCTTCTCTTACACCTGAGGTTGATATTACATTGATGAAAAGATATGGTCTAGTTCACACACAAAACGCATCAAAAAATTATATAACAATAACTTGTACCGATAAAAAACATAATATCATCACACATATTATGGATAAGTACTTTAAAAAGAAAAAATAATGGTGAGTTTATATTCTTCGATCCTTTGGGATAAGATGGGTCACGATCACAAAGAATTCAAAATACACGAGAAAGAATTTCCGGAGATATTTGCAGAATTCAAAAAGTATATAGAGGAAAAGGGAACCGATCAATTCTTTAATGACGTCAAGGAATTGGACGGCATAGTTGGGGAAACTAGCGAGTTCAGTTACTACGATGGACAGATCTATGAACACAAGACACACACCAATGAAAGCAACATCAAGGATCCGGAGGATTGGGAGGAGGGAAAGAGAAATGGTTATAAGGAGATCCGAATGATCTTCCATGAATCGGAAGTTCTCCCATCAGTTCTAAGACTCATGATGGAATTTCTAGGTCCGGATGAGGTTTCTTTTCTTGCAGATGTTCATAGAGTTTACTATAAAAACAAGAAAGCTGTAGCTGTTGAGGATTGCCAATTGAAACCCAATGATGAATAATAAAACTTATGTTTTACATTCTGGTGGAGCAATAGGAGCGGATATCACATGGGAAATCATCGGACGTCGTTTTGGTCTAAGAGAATTCAATCATTATTTTATAGATGGATATAAAACAACGAAGGGTAATGCATCAATAAAGATGTCAGATAAACTAGAAAAGATAATTGATTCGGATCTTATTAAAGCAAATAAAACTCTGAAAAGGAAATACCCAACCAGAAATGCTTATGTTAATAATCTTCTGAGAAGAAATTGGTTTCAGGTTAATAAATCTGATTCTGTTTTTGCAATATCAAGAATAGAAAACAATCTAGTAAGTGGAGGAACAGGCTGGGCAGTTCAGATGGCAATTGATAAAGAAATGCCAGTTTTTGTTTTCTGTCAATTAGTTAAAGAATGGCACACATATTCTTCAGGATCTTGGACAATTATTGAAACACCCAAATTGACCGAAAATTTTGCAGGCGTAGGTACAAGGGAGATAGACGAATCAGGAATAAAGGCCATCGAGGATGTTTATAATAAAACCTTCGGGGTAAAAAAAGCTGAAGAATAAATCTTCAGCTTTTTTAATTTGCAAATGGCTTTCCTACCGATGCGTATCCAGGTTGTCCTAGCATCTCCTTCAACATACTCTGACATTCCTCTATATACCCCTCATATGTATGAGCCTCGTCCATATCATTATGATATTCGTTAGCCTCGTCCATTAAATGCTTTTCGCAAAGTTTTTTCATTTTGGTTATTGCTTTTTCACTCATACATGATTGTTTCTGTGAATCAGCATCCCAATTTTCACCAACGTAATCGTTGAATCTTTCGTAACTTTTAATATTTTCCATTTTATTTAGTTTGATTTGAATCCGATGGGGTTTCATCCTTACCCTTATATTTTAATGCAAGTATTTTTTCAATAACGCTTAATCCCAATCCCCCACCTGCTATAAGGCAAAGAGAATCGTACATAAATTCCGGTGTTACTCCATCCTCTGATCTGAATGTAGCAATATAAGCTAGTATCACAATATTAATTAGCACAAAAATAGAAGCAATTCTTTTCGAAGAAACCTCATTATTGCTAGAAAACATGTCTATCAGAAATTTTTTCATGTCGCTAATTTTTTATTCTATATATCTTTATTTGTTTGAATATATACAGTATGGAAAACATATTAAACTTCAATTCATTCATAAATGAAAATCAAATGGCAGACCCACAGGATTGGGTTGAAGGTGGTATATTACTTGTTAGAGGTTTAACCATCAACGAGATAACTAGAATGTACGCATTTAAAATTAAAAAGATAACATCAGCAGGTGGGGGTAGGATGGCTCATTTAGATTTCCAACCTTACAGAATAGCAAAACAAGACGGTAACTTTAAAGCCGTATCTATAGTTTCTGATCCGTCCCACATAAAGAAAAATATGGGACTTAAGGGTCCTAGAATAATGCTAAATGCAAAAAATGGAAAAACCCCATTATGGCGGGAATCTGTTTTAGAGACAAATTTTAAAAAATTCCTGAATGACAATGCATCAGTATTAGATTCATGGAAAGATATAACTTACTAAATGAAACACTTACAAATATTCGAAGATTATTCAATATCTTCAGCTTACGGAGCAACAACACTTGACAAATTCATGGCCCTAAGGAGAGGGGACAAGGTTAAATATATGGGGGATCGCTATATAGTAGAAGAACCTGGTGAATTTGACGTACTTCTAAGAAGTGATGATGTTGAAGGTGGTGAGATAAGAGTCAACTACAACATGTTCAAAGCAAAGGGAATGATCGACTAGGACAACAGATCCTTAAGAACCCACTCCGTTCTATTTTCTATTGGAATAACTGAAAGATCAACATATGGTATTCTTTCAAGTTCCAAATAGTTTTTAATTATGGAATCCAATCTAATTATTTCCTCCTTATTGTGGAACCTTATTCCATCGTTCTCATCGTCCTCCAAGAATGGAGGAACATAGTAGATCTTATGCCACTGGCTCAAAGATTTAAGTATCTCCTTTTGTACGTGGTTAATAGTTGCAATATCTTTAAGAGATAACTGGTTTCCAAAGAGAGATCTGAAATAAAAGTAATTTAAGATTGTACTCGAATCACATATTATCCAATCCTTAGAACCAACATACATTCTTTCCCTTCCGAGCTGCTTATAGAATATGACTAATTGATCCGTTGGTGTGTCCGGTATTCCCCATTCAGCTATGTAATCGGTTGCAGCTTCACCAACAAATATGGAATTTTTCTTTCTAACCTTAAGTCCATGATGTATTGAAGTTGCTAATGTACTTTTTCCCGAACTCGGAGCACCGCAGAAAGTTATGGCCTTTGATTTTGTTTCTTCCTTCATATTTATTTTCATTATTATATGACAATTTAATGAAATAATTCCTTAAATATTTTTTTATGTTGAATCTTTTCCATATATTTGCCCTATAATTAAATAACAACAATTAAAATTAAAAAACACAAAAATGGACACTAGTAAAATTATCAAGTTTGGTATTATTGGTTTGGTACTTATCGTGATCTTCGGGTTATTCTCAAGCGTTATCTCGACAAGCAATGAAGAAGTAGATTTAAGAAATCGCTTCAAACAAAAAATGGACGAACGTACAGCTTTCTACGATAAAATGTGGAAAACTATCTCTCAGAAATCACAAATCGCTGTTAAGAATGACAGTTCATTCGTTCGTAACGTTAACATCATTATGTCGGGACGTAAGGACGCACAGGGACTTGTTATGAAATGGGTGCAAGAATCAAACCCAAATGCAAACTTTGATCAAGTATCAGCTTTATATGCGGATCTTAGTCGTACTATAGAAGGCCAGAGGGATGGTTTCTTCATGCAGGAGAAAATGATTATGGATATTGTATTAGCACATGATAACATCATGACCAAATTCCCGTCAGGATTTATTCTTTCCAGCTTCATGGGCAGAACCCGATTAACCTATAAGCCAATCACTTCCGATAAAACTGACGACGTCATAAAAACTGGCAAGGACAACGACACCAAAGTATTTTAATAAAAACAAATCAAAGGCAGACTTCGGTCTGCCTTTCTTCTAAAAAGTAAAGATTATGTCTATCTGGTTATGTCTCTTAATACCGATTATAGGCGCCATAGTGCTGCTTAAATTTTTCTCGAAGAAATTGACTTGGTGGGAAGTTTTGATCCCGCTATTGGCTTGTCTATCATTCATAGCTATCTTTAAGGCCATAGTCGAGAAGGTACAGGTGACCGATACCGAATATCGCGGAGCTTTAATTGTATCGGCAAGATATTACGAACCATACACAACATGGGTTAATAAAACATGTAGTTATACTGTCTCGTGTGGTAAGAATTGCAGAAGAACAGTTTACTATGATTGCTCATACTGTGACGAAAACGGACCCGAATGGGAAATTAAGAATTCATTGGGACAAACCTGGAATATCACACAGGCTGAGTATAATAGGCTAATGAAAAAATGGTCAGCTAAACCACAATTTATTGAACTCGGCAGGAATATCAACTATCACGGGGGTTGTGGACAGGATGGTGATGCATACCAGATAAACTGGAACGGGTTACCACTTACTGCTGAATCTACAACAACAGAGAACAGTTACGAAAATAGAGTTCAGGCAGCCCATACAGCATTTGATTATCCGATTATATCCGACAATGACAAGAAACAATATAAACTATTTGATTATCCCAACGTTAACGGATATGATCAAAAAATGGTTCTTGGTTTAGATAGCATTAAATGGGTAAATAAGAGAGACAAGTGGTACATGAACCAATGGGCTACGTTCCTAAATGGAAAGCTTGGCGTAAAGAAACACGCAAGAATATATTTTCTATATTTCAAAGACATGCCATCGGTTGCTGCAGATATGCAGGAGGCTTATTGGGACGGGGGTAACGATAACGAAATTGTAGTATGTGTTGGATTATCAAGTAAATCGAGACATATACAATGGGTTAAACCTTTCAGTTGGAGTCCAATCAGAAGAATAATACCGGATGTTCGGGAGGACATAATGAAGCACAAAGAGTTTGATGCTTCAAAGTTATCAAATGCGGTTTGGTATAATGTTGATAGGGAATTTAAGAGAAAAGACTTTAGTGAATTCTCATACATCTCAGTGGATCCGCCAACCTGGGCTAAATGGGTTACATTCCTTATAACTCTTGCACTAACTATATGGATTTGTTATTGGGCAGTTGTTAATGATATAGACGGAAATGATGATCCACTAAATGACATGTTCAACGGTAACAAAAGGAATGGATACTATTAAGGAAAAAGCAACATATCTAAATAGACATTCGGATAAGATTCTCTTTAAAAGAATTGGTCTATTAGAATTTGAAATGACTGGGTTTATGCCAGGTGGTCTTAGAACTATAAGGGGTGAGGTTGGAACAAACATTATAGCTATTGACCCGCCAGGAGGACCATTGATAAGTGCGCATCAGGAGAACACTTGGCCTTCTACCGATTTAGGTGAATTCGATAAGAAATGGAAAGGAATGAAGGTCATAGCAATAAATTTCGATATGGTCCAATTCAGTAAAATCGTAATCCAGTGTGAATACATCTTAGATAAAATAAAATGGAAGAAAATAAAAAATCCAGCTTAAGCTGGATTTTTTATTTTAACCATTTGTCTAATATATTCATTGCTGTCTTATATTTCCTCATTCTATCCTCAAAATCTTTTCTGGTTGTTTTTATTTTTTTTATAAATTTATCCCTTTGCATATCATTAAGTGAATCATATAGAGAAAATATCAATGTTGCATCCTTAGCATTTTTTTTAACCATGAAATCGATAATAGAATCGGTATTTAAAAATTCTGATTTTTCAATATCTCCATATTTACTAGCTATTCCCTTCTTCTTGTATTGTTTCAGTGTCCAATCATAAACATATAGAAACTGATCGTTCCATCTTCCCAATGTTTCCTCTCCGTCAAATTTTATTCTAACACTTTGATTACTAGGCTTATATCTGGCTGGTGTATTTCTTCTAATGTAACCACTAGAATAAACAATAATATTATCATCGGGATCATTCAATTCAAGTTCATCGTTGTATAACCTTACGCTCGTGTGTTTTTTCATCGCTGGTGTACTAGTTTCATAATATCCCATAGCAAGAAGCAATTTAAAGGCTGGGAGTTCTTTTATATCATCCATCGAATATTTCTCACCGTAGCTTTCGAAGATTCGGAAATTCATTAAATTTATCATGGAATATATATCTTAAAAAAATAAAATGATTGGAGCTATAGTTATTAAGGGCTGGGATGTACACCAGGCCAAGCTTAAGTGGAGTGAGGAATTTGTTGATAATGTCATGCTGAAATGTAGCGGGAAACATCCATCAGTTCTTTATAATGAAACCGATGATGAAGATATAAAAGAATGTCTAAAGCTTCTATTTAAGGAAAATGTATAAAAAAGTCAATCTCAGGATTGACTTTTTCTTTTTAACTTTGGTATACTAATTTTCTTTCCTGAAATCCAAAAATAGATTCCAAAGAAAAAAGCCGAGAGGCAATAAAATATACCATCTGTTATCAGATATGATCCTGTCCAATGCATCACTAATGCAAAAAGTGCGTCGAAGCCTAGTGGGTTGAAGAATGTCGCCAGGATCAGAACAATTGTCTGAATGTTTTTTCTCTGCATTTTTCTTGGGGGTTTCGATGTCCATAATGGAATTTTTTTGCACAATTTTCATCTTTAGTGGAAAAAAATTGAGAGATTCTAGTTATCTGATCTATATATTGGAAAAAAATTGAAAACTTTTGCCTTTTTTATCTATAATTAACATCAACATAAAACATAACATCATGCTTAAACTACCAAAATCTTACGAACAAACATTTGATCAGTTAGAATACTCCAGAGCAATTAATAAATTAAAATCCTCATACTATGTTCTATCTAACGAAAAGATAGAAGAGATTCATAAGCTTTCACCAGATATTCGATCAAATGAATCCTACTATAATATAACATTTGATCAAGCAAGGTATAATGAATCAATTGGAAATTTAAAAAATGCATATTATACCATACCCTCCGAATCCATAGAGAGGGTCAAGGTATTGGCCAAAGATTTATAATGGATGAAATAACACTCATAAATCCTAATGGCTATGATCTAAAAGAAACTATTCTTATAAATAATAGACTACATTATGCAAAACATCACGTCTGTCAGACATGCGGTGTATCTGAGTGTGTTCAATATTGGACGGAAGGAAACGGTGTAGCCAGATGTGAATCACCTGTTCTGGGTGACGCCATGATATACGGTAAACTTTTCGGTAGATGTTTAGAATGTAGAATACCCGATCCAGATAAAGAGTATTTCTATCAACCAAGATTGGATATTTTTGGAATTGAGGATGGAGGAAGGCCATTCAAATTATCACTTAATCTATATGATCCGAATAGGGACCAAATAATTTCAGACTCCACTTTAATAGAATGGAGTAAAATAAGATGAATTTTATTTTTTTATTTCGCTTCCATTTAATACATTTGCAGCATGAAAGGAAAAGATCTAAATACGTTCGTTAGATTCGGCGGGGTTAACCCAAAGAAGCAGAAGGGGTACAAGCCAGAACCGGCTACGTATCATTCCCCACCCGCTACTAGAGGTTTCTACGCTATGCCTAAGATTGCCCAAGAGTTTTTTCTTATTAGTTCTATGGGAAGATACCAACCAAGTACTGTTCCAAAGGAGGTTGAATATGATGAAAATAGAACAATAGAGGAATCAGAAAAACTCTGGGATGATTACAATAAAAGAAGAAAGAAAGCTATAAGCTCCATGAGAAAAGAGTTTATTAAAATGGATGGGAACATCTGGCATCATTTGAGGGATCACGTAAAACCAAATGAAGTTATAGATAGACACGGATCTTGGGTTAAAACAGATATAAAGTCATGGCAAAAGGCATTCACCAAGAGATCACTAAAATATAGATATGGTGAAAGAGATGATTTTGGAGGAACCGTATCAATCAATGAACCAGCACGATCTGGTCTTTTTGGGGTTTACTCGAGAGACGAATTTGAAGTATTTTTTGACGAAAAAGTTTAAATTATGGAATTAAAAGGTGTTATAAAATCAGGAGAGAGAATATCAGTTACATGCTGTGAAAGCATTCAGGATATAGAAATAGATGGAGTTTCTTTATATAAGAAACTAGAGGAGCTATTTGCTCAAAGCGAGGAGGATCATTGGAATGACTCCACGAAACAAAGTCCAAGATATCACGTTCGTTATGTTATACTTGACGAGAAGCCGGAAGATGAGAAATCTTTCGAACAGCAAAGCGCCGAGGTGGTAACATCCATGCTTTATGCTAATCTGATATATGGATGCTATTCGGAATGGACTTGTGGATATGGTGGATTCGATTATGTTGCTGATGAGAATGGTCATTCCATATTTAAAGAGCTTGAAAGCTATAGAGGTAAATATGTTCATTTTATAATATAAAAAATATGCAAAATAATTTTTTTATATCGAAAATGTTTCATACATTTGCCATGTAATTAAATAAAACAAAAATGAAACTTTCAAATTTGCACACCACCAAATCTGGATATGAATTGAAGAGCATGATCCTAAATGAATCTAGAACCGTAATAATCGGTAAGGTTCAGGACAAAGATCAAATCAAAGAAAATCCAGATATTGAATCTGTCTACATCTCAACAAAATGGGATATTGACAGAGAGAACAAAATCTGTAAATGTCAGCTGGGTATTGAGGGGTATGACATTAGCCTGGAAAACAAATACATTCCCGGGCTAACAGCAGAACCAAAACCAAAAAAGAATTTCTACACTTTCAAGAAGGATGCTTGGCATTGTAAAGTATACAAATGGGTTTTTGGTAAAGAACCACATAAAGTTCACCCTACCATGTGTCCTTATTTCTGGATAATGGTTGTGGTATTTTTAACATTCCCACTTATTTTACTTGTCAAAATGACTGGTAAGATGGGGGCAAATTTCATCGAATCTTGCTCAACATATTCTAAAAGGATGGACGAAAAAAGAAGAGCAGCTTTTGTTAAAAGTTGCTTGGATAAACTTCCAACCATGACTGATAGAGAAGCCTATGTACTTACACACAGTAAGATCTTTAAGAAGTATCAATACGAACTTCATTTTAAGGACAGATATGCAATAGAGGATAAAGGATCCGCTTGGTATAACCAAAAATGTCAAGAGGAGAGGGAGGAAAGAATGAGAAGAGACGAGGAAGCAAGGCTAAAAAGAGAAATACGAGATCAGAAAGATGAGGAAAAATACCAAAATAAAAAGGTGAGAGAAGTAAAGATAGAGGAATTTAAACAGTCCAAAACTTCTAAGATCATTGGTATAGGTCTGGTGGTTATCATGTCTTACTTTATAATCTGGGGATTAGGTGTAGCCACTGTTAAAGCAGTTGGTTGGATAAATTGGAAATATGTGGGATATGCAATTTTAACAATAGCTTCGGTGGTAGCTGCAGGATTTGTAATATACATATCATTCAAGTATGTTATAAACCCATCCCTCAAATGGACCTTTATGCAAATGAGCAAGATCAATCCACCAAAAATTCCAAGTCCCAAGATGCCAGTTTATAAATTCGGCAGGGGTATAGGGAGAGGTTTTAAATTCCTCTTTGGTTGGGTAGAACCTCTATTCAGATCAATCGTACAGGGTATTATATATATGGTGGATTTCTTCGGAATGGTTAGGGATTTAATTCATAGTATGTATAAAAAGAATTGTCCAGTCATTACATGGACTGATGACGAGCAAAAATAAAAATTAACAATTAACAATCAATTCTATGAGTATCTTTAAAAAAGGTAAATTAAGTAAGCCAGAATTCATCTCGAAGATGATTGGCACAGTCATCTCGCTTTTGGCATTTGGCTTCATGTGGACGGTACAGTTCCCAGGTGACACGGTAAAGGACAATGGTTCCTTAAGTTTTTCAGCAATGCACACAACATTCAACATTGCTTTCCTAGTAGGATTATTTGTCTACGTAGTTATTCTAATGAGAAAGTCATTGGATGAGAATTTAGAATGGGATTTCAGAGAATCTAAGGACGGCGATAAAAATCCATTCGGAAGCGTAGCTGGTTTATTAGTTCTGTTACTTCTAGTTATCGGATTGAGCCGATTCTATAAGGATTCAAAAGCCATCTATAACCAAACCGTTCTATACCAAAATGATTATGCTCAAGTGAGCCAGGAGAAAGAAACATACTACGACAACATGTGGAAATCTTATACCCTTAAACACAATGTGCTGATCGAAAATAAAGAGACGTTCATCGAGATAACTAAGATGATCATGGACGGAAGACGTGACGGAGAAAAACTTACCTGGAAATGGTTACAAGAAAATCAACCGATACCATATGATCAATTTAGCAACTTCTATGCAGACTTATCACAATTCGTTGAAACACAAAGAGCTGGATATTTAGCTTTAGAAGTGAAGTCACAAAACATAGCAAAAGCTAATAATATATTACTGCAGACCTTTCCTAATAATGCATATAACAGAATTCTGAAGAGACAGGAGATTGATTACAAACCAGGATTTACCTCGACAAAAACGAAGCAAATATTTGGTAGCGGTATCGAAGATATTGAATAAAAATAAAACCAGGATTTAGGTTCTGGTTTTAAATGGTCCTTCAACTTAATCCAATTCGGCAATTGGGTCAGCCTCTAAAACTGATGTAACGTGTTCGATGCACGGTGGGATCACAAAAAACATAACGATGAAAGAATATTTATGGAAAACAGCTCTAGGAGAAACTAAAAAATTCTCGGAAATAGATCATCAGCACCTATCGAATATACTTTGGTTCAGAGAGATTTTAACAGGAGCTAATTTTTGTAACTGTGAGGCTCAGAGGCTTTTAAATTCAGAATTAAAAAGGAGATTCAAGGGAGAAAGATTACCATGGAAGCCATTACCAATCCCAAAAGAGATAGGTTGGATAAGGGAGGCGGCTTACATAAATCAAAAAGGTGAGATAATAGGCACAATGAAAACACCATCACATTATGGTAGAGTCATTGGATCTATTGCTCATATAGAAAAACTCAATTAGCGGAGAGTAGGGGAAACCCAAAAATAGCTAAGCTGTGTAAAGCGACAGACATTCCTAATCTGTTAGAAGCTAGGAGTCAGGTGGCGGAAGGCTTATAATGCGAGAAATCCTGTTATAACGAGGCAGACGCTAAATTGGAGAAAGGACGCACAGGATTTGGAACCCCTGTTAGCGACAGTGGAAGAATCAACGCTCCAATTACCATCGTGGGTTCGAATCCCACTCTGACTACTAATAAGAATATAAAAATAATGAAAAAAACATTGATTGCATTAGCTTTAATATTAGCGATAAATTCAATATATTCACAAAACGATCGAGTTACCATTGATGACTGCACCAATAAGACCGAAATTTATGGACCAAGTGGTGTGGTTTGTTCAAATATTGATAGAACAAAGTGGTTTACATTAAAACCAAATTACCAAATAGATGGCAATAGATTGTCTTGCCATGGCCTTATAGTAATTAAATCAAACATTGGTGGTCCAAGTAAAAAATGTCAATTGCTCTTTTCATTTAAGGATGGGGGTAGATTAAAAATAAAATCCACGGATGAATCAAAAAGTGGAAATATTTTTTATTTTAAATTATCAGAATTGGAATTCATAATTTTGAAAAGTAAAAAAATTAATTATGTTAGATACATTAACGGGATTGATAACGTCTCTTTTCAATATAAAATGGGACCAGACGAAATAAATTACTATGTAAATTTATTTACAAATTATAACATTCGAAAAATTAATTGCGAATAATAATTGGTCAGGTGGCGGAATTGGTAGACGCTTAAAGAAAGCCTTAATAGGTGGGTGTAAGTCCCTTAATGGTGTAAACTTCATACAGGTTCAAATCCTGTCCAGACCACAAATCAGCGATGTTAACTACTCTGTGGTATCTACGGAGTGCTAGGGGTAAACCTAGAAACTTGCTTCGACAAGTTAAGGATTAAATGAGTTACAGTTCGGATTTGAACCTTAAAAAAGCTAATGCTTTAATGACATGTAGATTCAGAATAGCTTGAACTATTTAGGTACCTGAACCATTCAAAGAAGTCTTAGCAGATGATGATATTTTTTAGCCAAGGCGGAAATTTTTTGATTCATCATTTTTGGTCAGGTGGCTGATTGGCTAGGCAATCGTAAATTGAAGGGATAGTCAAACGAACTTTATGTGTAAGGCTATGCACACGATATAAATGGGTTCGAATCCTATACCGACCACTAATCATTCATTCATCATACCTCGCTAAGGGTCAGAGGGTGTGGTCAATTGGACGATGTAAACTAAACCGGGGTAATCAACTAAGGTTTCTGAACGTATTTCAGAACGATCCAACCTCAAGGGTGTTTATATGGATGATTTTTATGACCGGATGTTGGCAGTCCTATCTATCGGGGTTCGAATCCCACAAGAAATGGCGATAGAACGGATGACAGGTTCGAATCCTGTACTGGTCACTAAAAAATATAGAATATGACATTTGATGAATGGATTTACGAGGTTTGCTTATATAGAAGCACGAGAACTAGGAGGGAGATCACCGATGTTTATTCATCGATCAATCTAACCGATGCAAAGCTATCATTTCTGGAAGGAATTAATCCAGAAGAATATAGGGCATAAAAAGTGAAACAAAATAAAAAATTGAATATATAATAAACATAAATCCGGTAACGGTAGAAATTAAAAGACGTAACACGCAGTCCGTTCACTGCGCTATTACTGGATTTATTAAAAAACTAAAATTAGAGCACAATGACTTAGATTAACAAATTTCAAGAAACGAAACTGGTAGTAATCACCAGATCCGACCTCACCGGAGGTTACCAAATTGTACAGAGTACACATTCAATCGCAGATTTTGCACACGAACATCCTACAAAGTTCAAAGAATGGAAAGAGACATCAAATTCTATAATTTGTCTCTCCGCAAAATCAGAAGCACATTTAATTAAACTTTACGAAAAATTCAGACACGTCACAGAGGCATCATTGTTTTTTGAGCCTGATGTTGACGCCTATACTTCTGCGTGCTTTTTTGGTACTCCGCAGGTTAGGAAATCTTTGTCCCACCTTTCGTTATCTCTAAAAAATCTACAAACATCATGAAAGGAATTCTAAAAGTTAGAAACATTGACTCTATTAAAAAGCTGAGTCTTAAAAGAGCCGTAGGCAAACAGAAAGGTCTACGGTTTAGAATGATGAAGATCAGAACCACAATTCTATTTCTGGAGGAACATAAAATGCTAACAGTCGAGCAGTTATGGGACATATTGGGGGTCTATCTAAATTATCAAATCGAATATTCTAAATTACAGTATCTGATCTACATTAGAAAAAGAAGCTCCTGGATTAACTACTCCACACTATCACAGGAAACCATGGATGAGTACATTAAAAAAATCTCTGTCAATTCACACAGAGTTTCAAGTAATCTACCATACGAACTCCATTACAAATACAGGGACATTATAATAGGGAGAGAAAAAGAATTGGAACTTAAAAACAAATAAAATGGAAATCACACTAGAACAATTAAAAACTCTTAGAGGTAGAGTTGAACAGGTATTTATTGCAAAGACCGGACACAAACCGGATTCAATCGAGATAGAAGAGGATGGCCAATTTTATTGTCAATATAGTTGGACATGCCGTGGTGATAGCGAATGTATAACTGATTATATCGACATTGATGAACTAACATCGGATCTTGATGCTTTATTTAATGAAAGAAAAGAGCGGGAGGAGGCAGAAAGAATCATCAGGGAGAAAAAACAACAGGAGGATAGGAAAAGGTATGAGGAGGCTAAAAAAGCTGAGAGAAAGAAACAATATGAAGCATTAAAGAAGGAATTTGGCGATTAAAATCCTCGGACATACATTGATATCAAAATATAAAAATAATCAAGCAGCGAGCCTTATTTAGGCTTACATGAACAAAAATTAATAACAATCAAATAAGATGACAACAAAAGAATTTATTAAGATGCTACAGGAAGCGGATCCTGAAGGAAATGGACACATCAGAATGGAAGGTGGTGTACCAATCCATGCAATAGGAAAAGAGGGATATTGGGATGGACCATATTCCTACATAAATGAAAACGGCGAATATGTTTATTCAACAAGAGGTTATAAGATTGACATATACTGTGAAGATGTCTACGACTTTGCTTCAAATCAATACTCAAGAGACAAAAAATGGGAAGACGTTGAGAAGCTGTTCAAGTTCGAACTAACCTATGCCAACGAGTCACAAAGAAAGGAAAGAGAGGACACAATATTAAAACAAGCAAAAGAGGCATTTGATTCCAGTAAGGAGATTGATGATAGACTATTCGAGCAGGGTAAGCAGAAGATGATTGAAAATTCCAATAAGGGATGGACCTGGTTCCAAAACAAGATGGTTGATTCAGAAAGAGGTATGCACGTCTATTACACATGGGAGATATTTGACGAGAATGGGAAATCACAGGGATCAAACATACACATGACAGAATCAGTCCAGCTGTCAGGGCTTTGGGAAAAATTGGACAATAACATAAAACCAGGATTCTATCAATGGATTCTAAAAAAATAATTAAATAAAACAAAAGAAAAATGAAAACAAAAGAACAAAACAGACAAGACGTAGTTAACTACTTAAGAACAACTTCTAAACATGCATTTCTTAGAGGAGAGAAAGGAATATTTAAAATCGAGGAGATCGAGAATGAAGTATTTAATGAGTTTAACGTAGGAGTTCAATCCAAATTAAACATTAATATAGATTGGTTCATTGATAACTATGACAATGACGCAAAGAACGTTATTAAGAATAGGATTTTCTATGGAGGTCATGGATACAAGTCAATCAAGATGAAGTATTATGACAAACTGAACGAAACAAAAAAGGTGCTTATTTAAGCACCTTTTCTTATTAGTAATTCACCAAAGACCTCTATGAGGCCAACGAGTTTCTGAAATTCTACCTGTTCCAGTTTTATAGATCCAGCTGTTCCTTTAACCAAAGCTTTTACTAGAGCTTCCATTTCCTCTCTTGCCTCGGCTTCATCAAATTTACCAGCGGCAGCTTTTTCATAAACCGGAAGTTTAACTCTAAAATGGTGGTATGTTAAAAGAGCATCACCACCTTTTTCCTTAGCAGCTTCTGTTATCTTAGCAGCTCCAGCTAATCTTGTTTTAGAAAACTCCTCAAAGCTTTCCCCTTTTTTGTCCCCTTCGTTTAGGAAATCTGAATATAATTTAATGTAATTGTCCATGGATGATAAATTTTTCATATATATCTCAAAAAAAATCACAAAATAATTTTTTTATACCGTTGGTTTTTCTTATATTTGCAAAGTAATTTTAAAATTAATACTTATGGAATTAAAAAGAAATCCTAAAGCTCCATCTAATAACAGAGGATGGTCAACAGCAGATGACTCAACTTTGATCAAGATGGCAAGAGGCGGTGCTTTTGCTGCTGAGATCGCAAAAATCTTAGGAAGAACCATCATGGCGGTAACAACAAGAAAGCATAACCTCCATGTTGATGTTCGTTTACCATCATCTAAGGGTAAAGGTGTAGATGTACCAAAATCTGTTTCAGTTAAAAACAGAAACAAAAGAAAAGAATTGCCAGTTAAGGTTATTTCAAGAACACTAGTGGCACAACCAATCAACGTTGCTCCAGCGACGGGAACCACAAAATCTAAAAAATCCAAGATTGTGAAACTTACCTGGAGTAAAGAGGAAGATGCTAAGCTTTTATCATTGGTTGCTGAGGGCAAATCCGCAAATGAGATTGGTAAAATTCTGGGAAGAACATCTGTTGCTATAACTGTTAGAAAACATGCACTGAAAAAATCCCAAGCAATTACCAATAAAAAAGCAAACGTGAAAGAAGACATGAAAAAAGCTGACATGCTATTGAGAATGGAAAAAGCTAGAGCTGCCAAAGGTAAAAATAAAAATTTACAAGTATCAGAAAAAGTTGCTTCTGTTCCTGTTGCTAAGGAAGAAAAAATGGTTTCTGCAGCTCAACCTATGAAAGAAAGCGATTTTGATGCTCTTTCAAGAATTGCTAAAAGCACTGGTGCTACGATTACCGTGGTGTTCGGAAAGTAATCAAGGATCTATTATAAAAAAGCCTGAGTTTTTCTCAGGCTTTTTTTTTATGATTCCATATATCTTACAAACGCACTAAATTTTAAATAATAATAAGCAATAAATTCCAATAGTGATTTATCCTTCAATTCTTCCAGATACCTATCCAAAGAAACTTCAGTGTAGTTTAAATAAACACTAACCCAGAGATCCGGAAATTCTTCAAAGCTTTCCAAATCAAATTCATTGTCAATAGGAGTTAATACAGATATTTGTTTAGCAATTTTTTCTGGGGTGTTCATCTTTATCCAGTCCATCACATCCTTCTGGGTTTTCTGAAGACCAAATTTAAGCTCTGCTTTTTGAGCTTCAGCTTCTAATTCATCACTCATGTAGATTGCAAGCATAAAATATTCCCAAACTTCTGAGTCCGATAGATTAGAAAATTCTCTAGTTGCATCCTGAGTGAATATCTCCAATTCGCCTCTTTCTATGAATTGTAATGCATGTATAAGTTCATGTGCCATTGTTGAGTCATCAACATTTCCTGGACCAACTTCTATAACTATATTATTGGGTCTAGATTCATGGGCATCAAAACTTGCTTCCACTCCAGGAACATTCACCTGTCTCAACTCCAAATCAGGATTTAATTCCTTAACCTTATCCTTATTCCTTCTCCATATATCGGAATCGCCAACAAGTCTATCACATTGTGAGACAAAATCACTTTCTTTTCCGAAATTCTCAAACATTCTAATGTGCATCATTCTTTACTTTCTTTTTAAGTGTTTCTATTTTCTTTACTATATCATTGACTTTTTTATCACTGATTCCCGATTCTTGTATAACGGTAGGAGACCTTTCAATTCTATCAGGAGCGGGGGAATATGCAACGCCACCAGAATCTACATTTCGCACCATCTCTTTCCTTACTATCGGATACAATTTTACGGATCTTCTATTTTTTGATCTATTTATATCTCCCTTAAGTTCATCCAGCATTGCTATAAATTCAGCTTCCCTTTGGGCGCTCTCGTTTGTGTATCTTCTTTGATTTTTTATAATCTTCATGTCAAGGGTATCCACAACCTTCTCCAGATACGTTATTCTTACCGATTGTCTTTTAGTTTCTGATATACATTCAGTATTGCTTGTTGTTAGAGCATCTATTAATTTAGGACCGAGTGTAATAAGAACTATGGCCATCAGGAGCATCAGAAGAGCAAGTATTCTCTGCGTAAGCGTGAATTTTTCAAGTATTTCTGGTATTCCTTTAAATTCCATGATTTATTTATTTGAATATATATCTAATAAAAAAGTATCAAATGTCAGAGCGCAGAGTCTATTTCACATGGGAGGGAAACACATTAATATTCGGTGATCGTGATGGTTATAAGTGGGAAACAACATACAGGATAGTTCAAGACGCAGCTTCGGCTGTTGATATGGCTGGCGGATATGGAATACATCCACTCGAAAACATCGAAAAGAAACTTCCGGAGGAAGACGTTAAACAATTTATAAGGATAGTTTGTGAAGTTAACGGGAAGATATATACAGAGACTAGACACAAGGAGATATCTAGGAAAGTCACAGTTGGTGACATACAAAAAACCTTCGATAAATATAATATAAGGATCGAAGTAAAAGACAATCAATAAGAGATGATAACAAAATATTCAGATTTCGTTTTCGACCCAAAGAAGGGAGTACAAGCTCAAACTAAACCGGTTTTAGAGAGAAGAGAACACAGGAAAGAGGAGAAACCTCTAAAGGAAAGTCTGCTTGACGATATAGCTTCATCAACCATGGAACTACCTATTCCTGTTGACATCAGAAGAAATTACGGAGAGGATGACGAGATCGAAGATTATTGCGAGGTACCTAAAGAGAAGACGATAACGGATTTTATTGATCCTGCTTATATAAAATCAGCAAAATCTTCATTCATACCAGAACCTGAGGGGATAATGGAAGAACCCATAGAAGAGGAACCACAAATTCCAATGGATCCGCTTGCTTACAAGATATTCAGAGATAAAGCGGAGTCATTTGAATGTAAAGTTATGATAGAGGGAAGCGATGTTAAGAACACCGCAGTTAGACTCATATTGGAATCTGATGAATGGAACATATTCTTTAAAGGTTCCATAAATGGCGGTGTTTGTAGAATACCACTCAAAAAAATATCAATCCTATCACCTGGACTCAAGGGAGTAATTAAACTTGAGGTTGTCGTGGATGGTGAGATTTTCTACCCTTGGTACGAAACATTCCAAGTACAAAGCAGTAAAAATGTAAAGGTAGAAATACTATCACAAAAGCAAAATAACCAGGCACAATCAGGCACTAGAGTTAGAATTGCTTAACGCAAAAAAATTTAATAAGTGTCAAATCCATTAAATCTTACCGGCGAATTTATAGCCGACACCTATGGTAGATTATTACAGATACAAGGTAATGATGTCTACGATGGTGAGGGTAATTATATTTATACTATAGGCGGGACAGGCGAGGGGGTAACTGGTCCTCAAGGTCCTACTGGTCCTCAAGGAGCCCAAGGTGCTACTGGTATTTCGGGAGTAACAGGTCCACAAGGAACACAGGGTGCTACTGGACCAACAGGTCCACAGGGTGCTACTGGTATTGTTGGAGTGGGAGTAACTGGTGCTACTGGTAGAACTGGTGCTACTGGACCAACAGGTCCACAAGGTGCTACTGGTATTTTTGGAGTAACTGGTGCTACTGGTAGAACTGGTGCTACTGGACCAACAGGTCCACAAGGTGCTACTGGGATAGGGGTAACTGGTCCACAGGGTCCCACCGGTAGCGGATCATCCTTTACTTATGCTAAAACCCTTTTTGTAGATCCTAATGGTAATAATTCTACTGGTGTAGTGGGTAGACTGGATCTTCCTTTTCAGACCATTCGCGGTGCAATTGTCTATTGTAATGCCTTAGAATTAGACGATCATACTATTTGGGTATTTCCTGGGAATTACACGGAAACTAGAACATGGGCTCCCGCGGTAAATTTAACAATCAAGCTAAATGGAGGAGTAAAGGTAGTTTTCAATCTCTTGGATTCTGCCGACCGTTTAATAGATATTACTAGGAATTTTTCAATAGTTGGTGACGATCGTAGTAATAATCTAGAAGAATCTCCTAATGCTGTTATATTAAGTCAAAATGATTTATTTGAACCTCAATGTCTATTTCTTTTAAGCGGTACCGGTTTAAAATGTAGAATTTCCAATGTTTCCATGCTTGCCAACGATTGCGCCTATGGCTTTCTTATGAGTAATGCAGATGGCACAAGATTGCACATAGTGAATACTTATTTATATTCTTTGACAAATAATATTAAATTATCGAACTCCAGAAGGGACTGTGTAGCAGTAACAAATAGTATTTTTATAACTGGTGATACTAAAGCTCAGCAATATGCAAATATAAATTTACTTGAAAATGTTGGTACTGAAAGCGAGGATTACTACAATGGAATTTGGAATTTTGAAAACGTAAGATTCGTAAACTACTCTAATAAGCAAGCACCACCAGAAAAAGCTCATATACTTTCTAGAGCAGGATTCTCTGAAACATGCATGTATGTAACTCTAAGCAATTGCAAATTTTATTCTAATAATACAGATACATTAAATATTTGGTATGATGATGGTTCTAATGGAAATAATATACTTGAAATTGTAGGAACCTCAATTGGAAATTCTAATACTTTGTATAACTCGTCAGGATCCTCCCTATCAATTTTAGGTGATGCCACATTTATCCAAACACCATTTGGAATATTGGATCCCGCTATAATAGGTTTATAAACCATAGCGATACACTTAAAATCAATATAGAGTTAGCTCCCGGGATCATGTAAAATCCCACAACTTTTCGAGTTCGATATATAGAAAAAGTAACGCATCAAATTGGCTCAATTTCCACAATCACCTAGAATAGGTCAAGCATTTTTATCATCCGACGAAGGATCTCAAAAATTATGGATCTGGAGTGGCTATCAGTGGCTATTAGCAAATATAGGCACGGGAGGAACTGGTGACGGTGCTACTGGACCTGTGGGTCCAACTGGACCCACAGGTCCTTCGGGTGGTCCAGTTGGACCCACAGGTCCAACTGGACCACAAGGTTCAATTGGACCACAAGGTTCAATTGGACCTACCGGATCTACTGGAGCAACTGGAACAACTGGAGCAACTGGAGCAGATTCATCAGTTCCTGGACCAGCTGGGGCAACTGGTTCCACCGGAGCTACAGGACCAACCGGTTCCACTGGAGCAACAGGTGCGGATTCAACAGTTCCTGGACCGGCCGGGTCAACTGGTGCTACAGGAAGCACAGGAGCAACTGGCCCTACTGGATCTACAGGAAGCACAGGAGCAACTGGTCCTACTGGAAGCACTGGAGCAACCGGAGCAACTGGTGCTAATGGGAGCACTGGTGCTACTGGTGCTAATGGAAGCACTGGTGCTACTGGGTCGGAAGGTGCAGGATATAAACTATCCTCTAGTTCAGCAAATACACTTTCAGTAGGTACAAAAACTTTTGTAACAAATTTAAGCGCCACACAATCAGCATATGCACCCGTAGGAAATCGGATTAGAGCAATTGTTAATGCAAATAACTACATGGAAGGACAAGTAATATCGTTTACTTCTTCCACATTAGTCATTGAGGTTGATTATATAGTTGGGTCAGCAGGTTCCTATGGAGCTTGGTTTTTTAGTATTGCTGGTGAAGTTGGTGCTACTGGTTCTGCAGGAAGCACTGGAGCCACTGGTGCTAATGGAAGCACTGGAGCCACTGGAATTACTGGTGCCAATGGATCTACAGGAAGCACAGGAGCAACCGGAATTACTGGAGCCACAGGAGCTACCGGATCAATCGGTATTACTGGTAATTTTGGAGGTGATTCTGTTCTAATGACAATGGAAAATTACTCATATTCCAGCGGTGGTATTACCCCGGGTTATATTGGATTTAATGGCACAAATGTGACTGATACATCAGCAATACAAATAAGTAATACCGATGCACAGGGAGGTAATATTACGAATTGGAATAATACCTTAGCAGATAGCACTAATCCAATAAAAGGTAGTTTAAGAATAAGCGTTAATGGGATTTCAAATATTTATGCGGACTATCAAATACTAACCGGTGGCAATTCTTCGGGACGAGAGATAATAACGGTTACTTATATAGGAAGCAATGGCACAATTAATCCAGGAGATTCATTAGTCGTTTCCTTTTCCAGAAGTGGTGATGCAGGTATAAATGGATCTCAGGGAGCAACTGGTGCTACAGGTTCTCAGGGACCAACCGGTTCAAATGGTCAATCCACGTCATATTATACCTACAAAGCAAAAACAACAACCACTTCACCACCACCAGGTAATGGTTATGTTATATGGCATAATGCCACACAAACGGCATCTTCTCAATTAACATTCTCCCACCTAACCCAATTAGGAATCGACGTAGATATATTTCTTAATCTACTTAAAGTAGGTGATACTATAATTATTCAGGACCTATCAAACTCTAATAATTATCAATCCTGGAAAGTGAATGGCCCTCTTACAGGACTTGCCAATACTTATGTTACAGTTCCAGTTTCCTATGTAGCTGGAGGATACTCCTTTTCTGACAACCAAGATATCATAGTTGCAATATTGACCAGTGGACCAGTCGGAATAACAGGACCAACCGGAGCTGGGGGTGCTTTAGGTTACTATGGAAATTTTTATGATACCAACGATCAGCCTTTGATATCTTCAGGTACGGCACAAATAGTGGGAATTAATGGCAATCAAGGTTCGGTTGGATTTTCTTTGAGCGGCACAGGTACTGTTGTCATTGCTAATCCGGGAACATATACCATGATTTATTCTATACAGCTCAAGAATATAGATAATGCCATTCATTATGCCGATATTTGGCTAAGATATAACGGATCTGACTATCCAGACAGCACTACACGTTTTCACGTACCTGCTAGAAAAAATGCTTCTGAATTTGGATATGCAGTTGCAACTGTTAACTTTGTGGGAACATCAGTAGCTCCTGGAGATACCGTAGAACTTTGGTGGCATGCTGATAGTACACAGGTTTCAATTGAATATTTACCAGCAGGTGTTGCACCGGTTCATCCGGCAACACCAAGTGTAATTGCTACATTCACACAAGTAATGTATACACAGTTAGGACCTACTGGAGCAACTGGTGCTATTGGTTTAACCGGACCCAGCGGAGTGGGTGCAACAGGGGCAACCGGAAGCACTGGGGCAACTGGATCTGCTGGAAGTACTGGAGCAACTGGAAACACTGGGGCAACTGGAGCTACTGGAAGTCAAGGAGCTACTGGAAGCATAGGTGCAACAGGAAATAATGGAGTCACCGGAAGCACTGGAGCTACTGGAGCAACTGGAAGTCAAGGTCCCACTGGACCGGGTGTTTCATTAACACCTAGTGACTATGTAATGAAAGCAGTTAAAGGTGGAAGTGCTCAAACGATAACAAACGGTTCTGACCAAGTTATAACATTTGTAGACGAGTTTGACCCTCAAAACTGGTGGACTCCTAATAAGTTTCAACCAACAATTGCAGGATATTACAATTTGCAACTTGCAGTATGGTGGGATGCAGGTTCTGTTACAAACAATCAAAGTAATATTCAATTTAGAAAGAATGGTAGTACTCAAGTAGCTATTCAACAAACTCAAATTGTTACAGGTGCAGGATATGGTCAAGAAATTGACATTATCACATATTTTAATGGCACAACAGATTATATTGAAGTCACAGCATTTACAGGTAACCCAACATCACAAAATATAAATGGAGCCAGTTCAGGTACGTGGTTTACTGCGGCTTTAATAACAAATGGGGTTGGCCCAACTGGAAGTCAAGGTGCTACTGGAAGTCAAGGTGCTACTGGACCCGCAGGAGCAACAGGTTCACAGGGGACAAATGGAGCAACTGGTTCGGCCGGTGCTACTGGAGCAACAGGTGCTACCCCGACAATACCAAGAGCTTTTGGTGTGGTGTTTGATGGTGGAGGATCTGTCCTTACTGCTGGTTCACAGGCGGATGTTGTTATCCCGTATGCAATGACAATAACAGGTTGGACCATCTTAGGTGACGTTGGCGGAACAGCCTCAGTTGATATATGGAGCGCTCCTTATGCAACATATCCACCCACAGTGGCAAACACCATAATAGGTGCATCGGGAACAAAACCAAATTTGGCTGGATCTATAAAAGGACAGAGCACAACATTAACAGCCTGGACAACCGGGATTACCGCAGGTAACATAATCAGATTCAATTTAGATTCAGTAACTACACAAACAAGAATAACATTAACATTAGAGGGATATCAATGATAGCAATATATTTAAACAGAAGATACAACGCTTTGCCTTTATCACATTTTGATTTGGAATTTGATGAGGATGGGGTTCAAATGCTCAGACTTGGGTGCGTTCCTTTTGAGGAGGGATTTACGGAACAGGACATGTTTGATAGAGCCACTGAAATATTTGAAGGTAATTTTTCAACTGAAGAATATCAGCTAACCGAAATAATAATTTATTAATGGCTGTACTACATTCAATAGCGGACGGAAATTTATCAAGTTCATCTACGTGGGGTGTGGTTAATGCTACATCCTATTTAGATAGTAGGGCAGCAAGTACAACTCTAACAACTTCTGCTGTTGCTTCATCCACATTTATTCCTGGAGCTATAACCATTTCGGGAGTTTCTATTCAAATACTGGGTAGAATTGCAACACCATCCGGAACCATCACACTTCAGTTATTTAATAGCACCACCGCAGCAGTAATTACTTCAGTGGTACTAAACGTCAGCGATTTACCCAACTCGAGTAATCAAGCAACACCTTATGTTGGTTGGGCCTATTTTAAATTTGGTGCCAATCAATTATTGGTTGCAGGGAATAGCTATTCAATAAGATTACTAACATCAGTTGCTGCACAAGTTAGTGTTTATCGAGATGCTACTGCTAATAACTGGAGTAGAGCACTAGTAACAACCACAACGGCGGCGCCTGCTGCAACCGACATATTAATCACAGGAGGAAGTTATACATCAGCTGGTGTTAATGCCACAACCACGGTTACAATGGATAGCACAACCACAACACAATATGGACAGTGCTACATTGGAAGTAATGGGATATTTAATTATGGGGTGGCAGCTTCCACAAGTTATGTTTTAAGATTAGCCGGTGATATTTGGATCGGAAGGGGTGGAACATTTACAATTGGAACTGCATCTACACCTATTCCTGCTACATCAACCGCAGTTTTGGAAATAAATTGTGCTACTGCTTTACAATTTCAGATCTATAATTTTGGTACATTAGAAACAAAATATGCAACAACCGTTCTACATAGGGCGCTTTTAGCTGCAGATATTACAGCAGGAGCAACAAGTATGACCACTGATGTTTCCACTGGATGGCAACAAAATGACGTAATTGTGATACCAAGTACCACAAGAACAACCACTCAACATGAAAGAGTAACATTGAATGCTAATGCCAGTGGTACAACATTAACCCACGGGGCAACCTCATTTGCACATGATGGGAATGCAGCTATTTACATACAAGCAGATCTGTGTAATCTGACACGAACTATAAAAATAAGAAGTGTAAGTGGTACATTTAAAACCCGTTTTGTACAGGGTTTAAATGGGGTTACAACATTCTTTGATGTTGAATTTTTTGAAATGGGTACTTTTGTACATAATTCAGGAACTTCTACATATACAGGAACATTTAACACCCAACAATGTACATTTTGGCAAACCACTTCACCTGGTACAACCACTATATTTTCCTATCTGATAACCACTACATATTCACTATCTAATAATGTTTTTTATAATTATGCTGAATTTTTAGGAGCAGTCACCAATAATAACTTAATAATAGGTTTCACTGCATTTGGTGCAATAGGTGCTGGATCACTTGGTAGCAACAATGTTATAGCATCTTCCCAAAATGCAGGGCTTAGCGGTGTGGCTTTGGCAAATGGATCTACAGGGAATCGATTTTATGCAACTGGAGGTAATGGTGCCATATATAACACAACAACGGGTTTTAATAATACAGTAAGTAATTATGTATTTTTTAATAATGCAGTTGCCATTAGATATACATCAGTAACAGCAGGTACCGATAGAACAGCTTTTGAAAAATATGAAAATTGTTATTTTTATGGCAATGTTATAAATATCGATACCATTGGTGGGTTTCTTAGAAAACTTTGGTTCAATAATTGTTTCTTTTGGGCAGGCAAAACAGGTCTTTTAAGTGCGATTGGTTATACAGCAATGCTTAATGATTATACACATTTTTCAAATTGTACATTTGGAAGAAGACCTGATAATGTGGAAAGTAATTTTACAACTGCATGTTTGAGAGGGGGTCAAGTTGGAACCACATTAACAAATTGTTTATTTTTTGGAGCCCCTGCTGCATTTGTTTCAACAACACAATTTACTTCCGTGAATGGATTTAATGGCGTAACATCATTAAAACATAATGGAGTAACTAACGATTACCGACAATACCAATCTAACGGATCAATAGAAAATGATAATATAATTACATATAATGGTCTTCCAACCATAAGAATAGTTCCCGCAGTATTAACAAACAAAACATTCTCAAATTCTGTTAGAGTGGCTGTCCAATCAGGACAAACGTGTACTATATCCGTTGCTGTTAGAAAGTCTGTTGCCGGGGATGGTATTGCATACAACGGTAATCAACCACGATTAATGTATGCGTTTAACCCTTTAGCTGGAAATTTAACAGAAACTGTAGCTGTTAGTGCAACAAATGCAGCAAACGGCGCATGGCAAACATTAACCTATACAACTCCCGCAGTTAGCCATAATTGTGTATTAGAGTTTTACATAGATTGTGATGGTAATGCTGGTTGGATAAATATAGATGATTTTAAAACAACCACCTCAAATGATACTAGAGGAATGAGTTATTGGTCAACGGTTGGTGTTTATTCAGAACCAGACTGGAGAAGACCGGGAGGAACTGTAACGTTCATTTCTTAATATTTCTTATCTATATCATCCCTTTTTTTAATGCTCTTCCTATTTTAGAGAAATCACCTATTCCTGCTTTATCCATTATCTTTTTCTTTATATCAGGGCAACTGTGCAACATATAGATAGACATTGGGTTTTGTTTAAAGTAATTAATCACCTTTACCTCAGGTATCCTTGTTATAAGGGATCTCATAAGATCCGGATTTTCACAATCTTCTATAGGTTCAAGAGATTCTGGTGATGATAGAAATCCTTTTTTCCCTATATCAATACCATATAGTTCCTTGATGGATGATTTTTCTATTCCTCTAAATATAGATTCATAATCAGAAACATTGGATACACTATATCCCATAATGTATTCCCAACCAAAATCTTTAAATTTATAAACACCCATTTTTATTCTACTGTCCGATTCTGAACTTGGCATCTCTCTTAATTCGTATTTTAAAACAACGTCATTATCATTGGGGAAAATACTTATTTTAGTTAGTTTACCATCCTGTCTTTGTTCTATATTAACATCTGACCATTCAGACATCTTTTTATAGGAATCAAGATTTTCTAATGAACTCACATAGGGTCTATAAACATTCTCGTTTACACTAAATCCGAAAAGATTGAAAGATTTTATTATTCTCATCTCTTATATATCACAAATAAAAAAGGTTGGAGTAGCGAATTCCAACCTTTACATAGCCGTAACTATTCCGGTCCTAAAACCTGACTTCAGAGAGTCAGCCGGATGCTCTATATATCCAAGCACCCCCGATTTTTGGATCAAAATCCGATATATAAAAGAAAACATATCAGAATGAGAAAACCATACATTGTGCTATTTCTTTTCGTTTTTTGGTTGAGCAGTGCCCAAGACACGATAAGATTGAAACATATAAACTACACCACAGTCTACAGCAAATCTTTAAAGTACCCGGTACTTGTTGAATGGTGGGAAACCAAAGCAAAGGTCGGGTGTCCAAATCCACTAAAAAGAAAGGATGATTTTAAACCTGATCCTCTCCTTCCTAAGGAGACCGATATAGCGAAAGATTATGTGGGGTCAGGGTATGATAGAGGTCACATGTGTCCAGCAGCTTCCAATTTGTGTAATGGAGATATTGCACAGAAGGAATGTTTTTATTTCAGCAATATGACACCACAACCACATACCTTAAATGCAGGATCGTGGAAAACACTGGAAACACGAACAAGATTACTAGCTATGGAAAATGATAGTGTTCATGTTTGGTGCGGATCCATAGGAATATTAAAAACTTTCGGACCTCATAAAGTAGCAGTACCAGTAAAATGTTGGAAGGTGATATACATCAAGAAAACCAAAGAATTCAGAGCATATATTTTTCCAAATACCTCAGAAAAGATTGAACTGGAAAAATTATTAGTTAGAAGGGAAGATATTGAAAAATTAACAGGATACAAATTTAATTAAGGAATAATGCAGGGAATTTATAAGATAACAAGCCCATCTGGTAAAATTTATATAGGACAAAGTACAAACATAGAAAAAAGAGTAAGTAGGTATAAATCACTTTCTTGTAAAAAACAAACAAAATTGTACAATTCATTAAGGAAATATGGCTGGTGTTCTCATATATTCGAAATAATAGAAATTGTGGAGGACGATAAAATGTTAATATTAAGGGAAACTGCTTGGAAAATACATTATGACGTTTTGAATATCCCGTCCTTGTGTTGTAGAATGGATGGGTTAGGTGGAAAAATGTCAGCAGAGTCAAATTTAAGATTGTCAATATCAATAAAGAAATATTGGGATTCACTAAATCCCGAAGAAAGAGAAATGAGATTAGTCAAAACTATAGCACACAATAAGGATCCAAAAGTTATAGAAAAAATTAAAATTAAAATTATCGGTGTAAAAAAATCAATTTCACATAAAGAAAATCTTAGAATATCCCAAAATAAGGAGGAAACTGTAAATAAGAGAAAGAAAGGCTTAGCAAATTTTTGGTTAAATATATCTGATGAAGAAAGGGAGAGAAAAAGATTAATAAATATAGAATCACAGAATAGACCAGAAACTTTAAAGAAGCTATCAGAAAATAATGGATCCAGACGTATTGAAGTAAGGATAAAACAGAGCGAAGCAGCAAAAAAAAGAAAAAAATTGGAATGTCCGCACTGTGGTAAGTTTATGGACCCAGGGAATTTAAAAAGACACCATTTCGATAATTGTAAGAACAAAAAAGGCTGATATTAATATCAGCCTTTTTTTATATCATTCCGGATTTTAATTTTCTACCAATTGCGCTATAATCCTTTATTCCGGTTCTTTCCAATATTCCATTTTTGACCTCCGGCTGGTTATCAAGAACATACATCTCCATTGGATTTTTTTTAAAATAATCATCAAGAAATTCCCAATCAATTTCATTATCAAGAACGGTAGATAAAAGGGATTTTTCTATATCGTTCCCTGAGATAAACTGTTTCCTAATCGCGCTTCTTGTGAATTTGCCATGTGGTATAGTTAATCCGTCTATGTATATGACACTCTTTACCTGCCAAAGAACATCTCTGAGTACCAATCCCTTCAATGATGTTATTGGATTTTTTCTAGCATCCAGGCGTCCACCAATCTCCTCTGCCAAGCCTTCAAGATTAGTCAGTTCGTTACCATAACAATCATACTGAAATTTTACAAACTTTGGTCCTCCAACTAGGGTTTTCAATTTATTATTTTCACACGAAAATCCACCATGAACCTTATCCGGAGTTCCTTCCAAAGAAGTTAAATTGTTACCACCAAGGGAGCAATACCCATTACAACTTGAAAATTTAACACCCATAAAATCACTGATCGGATCTCTAAATGTCATTCCTGATGTCCTGCTAAGATCCGAATGACTTATGGAACCATTGGCATGTATCTTTCCAGTTGTTTCTGAATAATCCCAAACCCCTCTAACCAATTTATTAACAAAGGCATTTTGTTCGGGTGTTAGTTTATCTGAATAAGAAATTTTATCCTCAAAAAGTTGATTGAATGTTTTTACATTTCTCATTATATCATTCCAGATTTTAATTTTCTACCAATTGCGCTATAATCTTTTATTCCAGTTCTCCTGAGCACATCTGCCTTAAATGTTGGCATGTCATCAATCTTATATAAGTCTAATGGATTTTTTTTGAAATAGCCATCTATATCCTCCATTATATCATATTTTATGGGATCACCAACATTTAATTTTAGAAGGTAATTAAAATATTTGGACATGGATTCTATGTATGGTGTGAAATCCACGGTCTTGGCCGGATCAAGTCCATAAAGGAATAAAAATTTATTGTCATATTTAGAAAAATCCAACATAGTTTGTTCTATTATAAATTTGAAGATAAAATCATCACTCCCCCCTATCTCCCAGGCATCAATATTATCTGATGTACCAATAAATTTGGCATCGTCATCCAGATTGATTATATTAAATTTCAATCTTTGTGTCATATTACCATAATCCGTACCAGGATAGACTCCATTAATATTCTTGGTAGGATTTGGATTTAACGCCTGGGTAAAAGCATAGCTCACCGAACCCTTAAGCATGTGGGGATTCATTGAAATATCAATGCGTTTAACCCCATTAGTTTTATAGCTAATAATTCCGCTGGGATCATCATAATTAACAAATGAATGGATACCAAAAACTGGTGATTCTTTGTATGTACCTGGTGCTAGACATTCACGTAAATACTCATAGACCCTCTGATGTCCATTGGCTTCAGATTCGAAGAGTTGTCCGAATGTTTTAATTCTTTTCATTATATAAGTCCGCTTTTTAATTTTCTACCAATTGTGCTATAATCTTTAATCCCTGTTCTTCTAAGAACCCCCGCTTTAATCTCTGGGTGGTCGTCAAGCAAGTACATATTCAGAGGATTTTTTTTCATATGATCGTCAAGTAGATCCTCAATTCCTCGGTCTATTTTTTCATCATCGATATTACCAAGTAAAAGATCTTTGACGTATATTGTTAGTATTGGATTCTCCTCATACCCACCGGAATTTTTAGCAGTATAAAAAACAATCTCGTCTATATTCTTTTTTATTATACTTTCAATCTCACCGACAAGGGTATCAATATCACCATATCCCAGAGATATTTTAATATTTTTATTATGCCGGCCTCGAGGTGATTTTGAACTGCTTATTGTCTTTTTACCTTCGCCTTTTGGTATGATTGTTATGGATGCCCCGTTGTTTTCCACTCTCTGTATACCACTTCCATAATGGCCAACTCCTCCAGAAATATCAAATATGACTTGTGGTATTTCACCAACCCTGATATTTCCTAAATTTATCGATAAGTACTTGGTATCACCCGACGTGTAAATATTTCCAATTTTAGATTCGAGCCCATCTATTAGTTTAGATTTTCCTTTTATAAGGGAAAGGTCTGTGATTATATCGGATCTTTTTTCGCTTCTGATTTTGGTGTAGATATCATCAGGAGTTTTTAAAATCCCAGAAAATATGAGGGAGTCATCATTAACTATTTCCCTTGCTTCAGCCCTATTGAAATCTTCGGGTGCAAATTTATAGATTATGTCCCTTATGAATGTTCTAAGAAGAGAGATTAAATCACTGGCTATTTTTTCTCCGTAAGATCTGCCACTTGATATAAATTCAAATCTCCAATCATTTCCTTGTGAGCCATACTTAAAAAAATAAGGATTTCCTGGGTTATTAATACGTCTTCCGTCCTGCTTCATTAGGACTTTGATTTTTCCAGTCCTGGTTGGGTGTAAGTTATACCAGGTTTCGATCTGTTTAAGCTCCTCGGTTCCCTTAGCTATTCTAAAGAACTCCTCACAGTTTTCGTGCATCCCTGATGCTTCGAATAACTGATTGAACGTTTTAATTCTTTTCATGAAGTATATATCACTTCACAGAAATCCAACCCTTACCGAAACAAATCAGATTTATTATGTCACAATGTTGATCCGGTATATTAACCACTGTGAAGTATGGGTAATTTACGGACTCACAGTCCATGAAGTTTCCATAAAGATTTCTCCCACTATAACCTGCAGCAAGTTTTCTTCTGATGCCTTCATCCTCACTGGTACCAAAAGCGTACTCAGTGCCATCAATAAACTTAAATGATCCCATTATGAGATCATTGAGTCCATATTCATCCCGGTATATAAAAGATCCAATTTTAGACATTATCTAATTTTTATGAAGTCTGGTCCATTAATATAGAGAAGCACCTCATCTGCATGATCTTGTGTGATGCAGATTCCAGTATAGACCGATATATCTTGTCTACCAAATGCACCATTTATTGTTTTAACAAATCCCCATTCATACCAAGAACTATCACTTTCGGTTTCTCTTATTGTGTAAACCTCACCAACGGAGAATTTTCTATCACCTCCATTACCAAAGGAGATATTACACTGATCACAAAAAGCATTGACCATGTGGGACATATCATAGTCACCAGAATACACAAATTCAATGGGCTCCATTATTTTATTCTTATAAAATCAGGTTCATTAACATAAGCTTCTATGAGTTTATAGATTCTTTCAGGAACTATGATATAACTTCTTCTGGGGTGGTCACATCCTTTAAATCTTCCTCTTATCTTATAAACACTACCGGATCCGTTAGTAACTTTCATTTTTTCAATCTCGTAAAGCTCACCGTGTTCCATTTCCAATTCACCATTGCTGGTTTTAATAGGCTTTATATCAAACCAAATCTTATATTCAAAAATTTCTACCATGCAACAAAATTAAAGAATGTTTGCGGATAAAAAAAATAAAACCATAAAAAACATACTATGTTAGTAACATACTACATATAGCGTGTTTATATAGGCTCATATAAGACCGTATTTGATCAATAATAATAAACCCATGTGAGTATAGATAAATCCAATTATATCTCAGCAGCGGACAAATAAACACATGGAGAATCATTCATCGAAACATTGTCATCAACACATCATAAAATTTAAAAACAATCTCAAATAATGGGTAGAAAAGTCACTATAAAAGAAGGGTTGATGGAGATGCTTGGTAACATCACAATAGTTTACATTTGTTATGCTCTTATACAATGGGAACCAAATCCTCTGCGGTGGAATTTCATCGTTCAATGTTTTGCTGTCTTCGTGGCATGCATTTATTTTCCATATAGGGATAATCAAAGATGGGAGAGGGATAGGGAAAGGGACAAATAATCCCACGGTGTTCGCACATACACGACCGCATTCGATATATAATGTATGAAAATAATAAAAACATTCGAGAGTTTTGAGGAGGAAATGGAATACACATTCGATGAACTATCACAGGACGCAAAGGATCATGCAATAGAAAAAGAGAGAAGTTCCATGGATGACACCATGGGGGATTGGTGGTACGAAGGAATAATAGAGGACGAGACTGAAAAACTAAAGGATGAGGGATTCGAAGACGTTGATATACAATTTTCAGGATTCCATAGCCAAGGAGACGGAGCTTCATTCACGGGAAGAGTAACAGATATAAAACTTTTCGTAAAAGAAACACTCGGTATGAAAAAAATGAATGACCAGGTTCTTGACAATATAGAAATATCAATAGTTAGAACAGACACCAGACATGTTCACGAGAACTCTGTTAGGCTTGACTGTGAGGTTGACGGGGAAGAAGAAATAGTTTTATTTAGATCACCAGGTTCAAATCTGGATATAAAAATATCAGTAGATTCTCAATGCCGTAATATAGAAGAAGCTGGGTCACCTTGGGTGAAGAGCAGATGTAAAGAGATATATTCCAAACTCAATAAGGAACATGACAGCTACTTTGAAGATGAACATATAATAGCAGACATCAAAGCAAACGACTACAAGTTTGATAAGAATGGTAATATAATCTAAAGCACATCAAAAAGATGTGCTTTTATTTTTTTATTCCGAAATGATTTCATATATTTGCAATATGAATTATAATTGTAATCATGAGAGACCTATTCGATAGATATAACGATTCACATACATTTGACTATTTTGACCGTAAAAAAACTACCAAAATTGACAGGATAAGGGAGCTTATTTACGGCGATTTTAAAAGTCATGCTACGGAAATGTTTGGTTCGAGAACCGACAACCGGATTAAAAAGTTCGAAACCGAAGCAAGAGCTAATATCAATAATGGACTAAAACCATACACCAAAGGTAAACATGGAGAACTAAACGGGATTTACGGGATTTCAGAGACAGATGACGAGAATTTAATACTAGCATTTGTTTCACAGAAACTCAGAAATCCGTCACCTGTTATATTATGGTATCATCCAACAATGGTTAAATTAGCAACTCCGCATATCGATTCAAGGATTAAGGGAATAGAAGACTATGAAAAAATAAAAGCGGATTTATACCAGGCTATAGAGGATCTAGAGCACACACATAAAGGATTTTTGGAGAAAAGTGAAAAAACTATAGAATCAGTTCTCAAAAGAGGACACAATTTTATGATATAATGGGAAACGAAAACGATTACTATTCTCTTATAGACCAATATGGGAGAGTTAATAATGACTGGACTGGAAAATATGTTTCATACGACATTGAAACATCAAATCTGATTAGAGACAGAGGAATAGATGCACTACAAACTCTACAGGGGGAGATTCAAAGACAATCGAGTTTAATTCATGCAGCTGCTACACAAATTCATGCATATGGAAATGAGCACAGCATTAAGGCAACAATATCTAAGAAGCCAGACTGTGTTCTAGATGACATCCTTCTAAATCTAAAAAGAGGTCTGAAACCATATTACCAAGAAAAGCTTGACTATACAATAGAGGGTTCAAACGACGGGTTATACATTGAATACGAACCAGGAATTGACTTAGCACCAACACAAAAAGTGGAATGGCTATTGATAAAAACAGTTGAAAAGATAAATGTTCTGTATGAATCTAAGAAAAAAGCATATCTTGAAAAAATAGAGGCTGAAAAAATATACAAGGAGAAAATGCGGAGTCTAGAAAAATCAATAAAAAACTATCAAACTAAGGGTCACGACCTTCTGATATAAAAAAATAATCAAAATAATTTTTTTTATTAAAAAAAATTTTCCTATATTTGCATAATAAATAAAAAATCATGAGGGTCCTAAATATCTACTCATTTTCGGAATTATCCGAAGAAGCCAAGAAAAAAGCAGTTAGAGACGTTAGAGAGGAGCTAAAAGAAAACACCCCTCATGAACTTGTTTTTGACTGGGCTATCGACGATTGCTGGTTATTTGAACCAAGTGAGCAGACCATGAAAGAAACTTTCGGGGATCAATATCTGGAAGATCTTGGGCACGATTTTCTTATGAAAAATCTCAGAACTGGCATCACACACAAGAACGGAAATCTTAATGTTACTCAGGCAATAAAGATAACAAACACTGACATGTTTAAAACCTGGTTGGGTATACCTAAAATCATTCAGAGATACGTTAACTTCACGGTGATAGGAATGGACGAGGATCCATCGACACTCGACTTTGAAGTTATGCTACCAAGTCACGATCCCAGATCAATAGCAATAAGAGGATGTTCAGAAAATGCTGTTAAGATATTTGATGCTCATCTAATATACGTGGAAGGAAAAATCATAAGGGGAATTAGAGAATACTTCAGTGACGAAAACCTAACGGAAACAATATCTAATAGTGACCGTTATGAATTCCTAGAGAATGGTAGATTATACAATAGCTAATCAATTAAATCAATAAAAATGGAAAGACTAAGAGGCAAAATGAAGGTAGATGCTGCCACCACCACACAACCACAGGTTAGAAAAAATCGCACAAAATCACCAAAGATTAAAACACAGGTAGAAAGTAGAACACTCAATCTTCTAATCCAAGACTTTAAAGCTTCATCAGGAAACTTTGAACAGTTTCACTCTACCATGAATGGCAGAGAGAAAATTCTATTCAAAGGATACATCAATTCGATGAGGGACTCTGAAGTGTAATTTTTTATTGTCTAATGAAATTTTTGTGATTTTTTATACTAGAATACATATATAAAAAAACCATTAAATATGGCAGCAATAAGATTTGTATGTAAAACTGATAATAGGAAAAAACACGACGAAATCAAGAACAGAACATACCTTGCAGGAGGAGCCATTGTTAGAGAAAAAATCTACAGGGACACGAGTTCCATTTTCGAAGGTGAAATGGAGATAGTCTCAGAGGGAGGAACCCTTTATAGGGAAGCTAAAGAGTTGGATCTAGTAAATAAAATTAACATTATAGAGTAATATGTACGAAAATGACGATGATGACTTAGGAGAAGATATCAACGGGTATCTTGAAGAACAAGCCAGAGAGGTAGCGGAAAGAACCAGAAGGGAAACATTAAGGAGTTTTATAGATGGCTGTTATGTTGCATACGATCTGCTTGCCAAGCAAGGATCAAAAGCCATGGAAGGAAGCACCGAGGAATCAATAGGTAGTGCAATAAACAGAATGACAGCTCTGTTTCTGGAAAGAGAGGAATACGAGAGATGCGGATTTCTACAAAAATTCGTTAGTGAGCATATGCCCGGGAGAGAAGTTATACCTGACCAAAATGTTATTAATGAACTTAAACAACTTGAAGCAGATGGCTACTACTAAAAACTCAGGAGGTTCTAGTTACAATAAAGCCAGAACATCAAAAAGCATGCCGTGTAAACTATGCGGAGAAAAAGTCACAAATGTTGACGAAAAGGCTACAGCAGTAACTTGTTACAAATGCGTAATAAAGATCTGCGGTAAACCAAATTTAAAATAAACCATCAAACATGGACGGAAAAACAGAGGCACTATTAGTGGATTACGACAAAGCAGTCAAGAAAATAGCGAGAAGCGTATATCTCCAAGCAGAAGCTCTAAGAAGAGAATTGGATTCCAGTATAATCAATCCAGAAGACAAGAGCACAATTATGCTGCATTGTATATCAATGTTGGTTAACAAACCATCTAAATAATGGAAAGAGCAACTAAAGAAGATATTATTTTTAGAATAATTGAAAAATACTATCAAGCGAATAAAAAGATAGACAAATCAGGTCTCCATGAACATCTAATTAGCGAGGGATTCGATCTTAGTGAAAAAGTACTCGAAGAAAGAATAAAACATTTTAAGGATGAAACTTCTAAGGATGTTAAAGAGAAAAATAAGAACTCTTAGAAAAAAATACATTCTAAAAAAATGTATCAAGGAGGCTGGTGGCAACGAGGTAAGAAACAAACTAAGAAACGAAAGACTTCTAAAAATAAAGACGGTGAAAAGGGGTGAAATAGATTCCCTCGTTATGAGTTGGAAGTTGAAGGAAATAAAACCACCAACCAATGAAGAGTACTATAATTTTTTTTTCGACGTGCCTCTAACTTTAAGTTACATCGATTCAACAAGAAGAAAATACTGGGAAGATCATTGATATATAACCAAAGCCCAATATATACGGAGGAGAGATCTTAAACTAAATCGATCCTCCTCCATTAAAAAAAATCGAAAAATATTTTTTTTATTCGATTTTTATTATTATATTTGCCTAACAATTAAAAACATAAGAAAATGAAATACTACGGAATAGCCAGTGCAAACGGAATAGAATCATTCCTTCCAGTTCCATTCAGTGCGAAGACAGACACATTCGCTGCGGACCCAAGAGAGCTATCACTTATGGCTCTAACGGTCAACGCTAACAGACAAAGACATTCTGTTCTTTATATGGTTGATGTTGCCACTGATATAGCAAAGGAAATCAGAGCTATTATTGCTGATGGTGATATGGAGCAAGCCTTAATCTTACTAAAAGAGAAAGCAAAATCAATAAGCATCATGCAATCGCCAGGAGCAGAAAAAAGCTGGAATCTAATACCTAACAAGGACATGGATCCTTTTAACGGAAAATAAAATGGGGAAAAACATTCACGTTGGAGATGACTTCAGAACAAATCCTCTAAGTCTAAAACCTGGAGGATATGACGTAACTGTCATCTATCAAAGCGGTAAATCGTTTACTTACGATAAAATTAAAAATCCTGCAAATTACATTACTAGAATATCATCCAATTCTAAATATGGTCAGATAGTTGAAATCCTTATAGATGGTAACTCAACATGGTCAATAGGAAAAAGGGACGAGGTTAACGAATTTGGAATAACTTTATAAGCTATGAAAGGATTAATAGAAAAAATACTAAAGAGCGGAAAGAGCAAAAAGAATATAGGACTTATCCTATTGGGCTTGATAGCAGCTGTAGCAATAGCTATTTGCCTGCCATTGTCTCTAGTTCTTGGACTGCAATACATAGGATTCCCTGTTAAGCTAAGTCTAAATAGTTGGTTTGGAGCGGTTCTCGTGATAATATTCATGAAAGCAGTTTCAGTTAACAACAAGGAAACTGATAGGAGCGAAAATATTTAAAATTTTGTTGTAGTTGTAGTTGGTCTGTAACCAATGATCAGCCTGGGGATTGGGTTTATTCTTGAATCCCCTAATTTTTTTACTATGGGAAAGAAGAAAAAAGAATCCATTATCATGTGTGGAGGTTGCTATAATGACTTTATAGAGGACCAAATTAAGATCGCAACGATGAATGTAAATCCAAGTACTCCAAAAAATGGAGTATATGGGAGAAACCTTTGCCCTAAGTGTCTAGAGAGCTCGTATTATAAATCAAGAGTCATTTCAGTTGAACCATATAGAAAATTTAATTGAAAAATTATTTTTTTATTTGAAATGAATTTCATATATTTGCAATGTAATTAAAAACAGATAGAATGGGATTAGATATAATGGCAATCAGCAATCTCGAGAAGAAAGTTAAATTGGACGAGAGGGTTAAATCTCTATCTTGGCAACTAAGGCCCAAGATAAAGAAAACCAGAATCAAGATAAACACCACACCATACGGATCTGAGCAAGGTGGATACAATAAGTGCGAAGATATGGAGGGCGGAAAATATGCAGAAACTGATCTAACGGAGGAGCATCATTTCAGAGCTGGAAGTTATGGTAGCTACAATAGATTCAGAAGGATTCTTTCCAAAGCGGTAGTTGGCGTTGAGCCGGAGATTATATGGAACAACACTGGTGAATATAAAAATTCACCAGTGTTCGAAATGATAAACTTTAGTGATTGTGAGGGTATATTAGGAACTGAAGTTTGTAAAAAGCTACATCCACAATTTGTTGAGAACCGAGAGAAATTTCAGAATTATCTCATGAGGGAATTTAGCTATGATAGTACGGCAATAGAATGGGAGATGAGAACATATGAAGATTTCACAGAGGCATTTAGATTGGGAGCAGAGAACGGAATAGTAGTTTATACATAATGAAACTGGTAACAATAAAAATACAAACAGTACTAGGGGAAAATGAGGAGTTTGACTCTTTGTTTTTTCAATATCTGGAAGAGTACTCAATAGAACGTAACGTTCTACCATTAGACGAGGGTGAAAAATACCCAATGGTTGAATACACGTCAGGTCCAATAGCTCTAAGTAATATGCTTAGAGAGAGATTTGGACATGATAGATACGAGATAGAGGAAAAATTTCCAGAACTAATCGAATAATACAATTCCGCCAGAATTGCTATTTGTTTTGATTGATTACAAGAAAAAGGTCTGAGAAATCAGACCTTTTTTGATTTTATATGTTAATTGTTATTTTCCCGTTACTCTACCAAATGCTTCAACTGCATCCTTTGCACTTATGCTATCATCACCACCGTCCTCTTCCTTCCTACCTATACTTGTAAATTTTCTAGCCCCACTAACTATCTTACCAAGAAGTCCACCGGAAGTATTTTTTTTATCTTCCTCAGCAGAACTAGCTGCAGAGTCACCACCGATAATATCGTCACCAGGTAGGGATCTAACCACTGCATTTCTGCTCGCATCAGTTAGCTTTGCACCCTTCATTGCTGAGATAAAACTACTATCAAATTCAGGACTTCTATCCGGAAAATAATCAATAAAGCCGATAAGCCCCTCTACTAGGATTGACCTATTATATGATCCAACCCCTTGTTTTCCTCCACCTATTCCAACATTACCTTCAATAGTTGTGTATTTCTTCCCATTATAATCAACACTAGTAACTATACCAGCATGTCCGCCGCCTTCCCTTTTTGCTATCATTATTTGTCCGGGTTTAACCAAGGAAAAATTGGATTTTGCTTGTTCCGCCGTTATCTTTTTACCTTTTGTTTTTTCCCATTCGTCCAACGTTGATCCAGTTTTATATACCGGATTAGTAATTCCCAATTTTTTACTGAATTCTTCAAAGATATAGTATATGAAAGCCATACACCAAGGTTGTCCATCGGATATACCAACAGATCTTTGAAACTTATTGACAACAGCACCACTATTGTTACCGACTTCATGAGCTGGTACATTCTGGGAAATAGTATTAACCAACTGTGTACCTGCTTTTGAAGGATCATCTATTTTGAATTCATCCTCATTTATAAATTCATTAAAACTTTTTAATCTCTCCATTTTTAGTTGTATTTTGTCATCTATATATCAAAAAAATATCTTTAATAATTTTTTTATTTAAAATGAATTTCATATATTTGTCTTGCAATTAAAATAAACCAATATGAATCAATTACAAAAATTATCGATGACAATTATAATGTCAGTTGGGGTATACTTTTTACTAACACTACCTCACTTCATTGCATTTTTTACAATGGATATTGACACAGGTCACTACCATGGGTACGTTTATCCAATCTGGTTAATAATGCTAATTGCCGCAGTATCGGGTCCTCTTGGAGTCTTAATAGTAAATAAATTAGAAAAAAAATCATAAACAATGGCAAAAGTACAGGAAGAGGAGCACATCCTCATAGCGGTAAGAGGATCTCTCAACGAAGAGGTTAGAGTTGAAACAATTAAAATCTCAGAGAATGACGAGGAGTTTGATGAAGAAGACTTTGAAGACCTTGGTGAATATGCAGACTACATACTGGAGAACGCTGCAGGTGAATATGAACAAGGATCCTGTGCAGTATTAACTATTAACTCTAAACAGAGGGAAGAGTTGATTAGAAAACTTGGAGGATTTACTAGAGAGGACATGGAGTTCTCATTCAATGCTGGGGTAAACCGTAGGGAAGAAGAAATAGAATTTGAGATGGGGGAGATTGAGGAGATTTCTGAACCAAATTTTGTCGATTGGATGGCTCAAGAATTCCAGGAAGAAACAGGAGAATAACGATACTCAGATATATTCAGTTTTATTTTGAAAATTGAAAATAAATGTTTACCTTTGTAATCTAAAATAATAAATTCATGGAAGAGAATAAAAAATTGAATATATCTGATGTTATGGTTAGTTTAATTGGTAGAAAAGTGAAATACAATGGTATTAAATATACAGTCACGGATTATTTCAATTATACTGACTTAATTATGTTAGATGATGATGTTACAGTTTCACGAATTCATAGTGGTATTGAGTGGTTAAATTAACCATAACGTTTCTCGGCTTGTTGTCAGGCGGGGAATTAGAAACACAAAACTCTAAATTATGATACGAAGATTATTAGAATTACTACACTTCATTAAACCACAGAAGCCCCGCTTGCAACAAACCGATGTTAGCGGAAGTGCTTCTCGTAAGTCTAATCCTTATCAGTTTGTTTGGTATAAGCAAGGTTGGTCAGAAAATAGAGTTAGAAAAAACAACTCAAAATATTGGGAGTGGGAAATAGTTCACAATGGATTTAGGTGTCCATAGCATTTCCGCTAACGGTTGAGTGTATAAGCAGTAACAGACCTTAGAAATGTAGCTTCGAGAGTGGATAAAGGAAAAAAATATATACGAGAGTATAGAGATGCCACGCAAGTTAGGTTATTGCTTTTATACTTTGTTATAGCATCGTTTTAATGTGCTATAACGTTTGCTACTACAGGCAGTAGCGGACAAACAAGCCAAAACATCGGAGTTTGACCGAATGACAACAAACAAAAATTAATTATTAATTCAATGACTATTCTAGCTATTGCTTGTAGTAGTTGTTATAAGTAGCTTTTTTAGTTATGAAAAAATATATCAGAAAACATCTTAAAGATGAAAAAAGGATTTTAAAGCTAATGTATAAAAAAGGAATTTTTGAAATATTAAGAATTAATTTAAAACATTTAGGTTGGGAGTATCTTCTTTATGGCAAAAGACAAAGAAGAAGAAAAGGTAAAAATAAATACGCTTTTAGAGAATGTTTACCTGAATTACACGAATGGACACAAGACTATTGGGGAGAGGGAGATTCTCATAGTGTTATTAACAGTTTTAAAGAGCATTTATTTTGGGAAACTGCAAAAGAATTTGATGAAGAAAGTGGATTTCCGATAAATCATAAACATGCAAAAAATAGTTTTTTGATTGAATACTTAACAAAATTACCAACCAAAAACAATGATAGTAAATTTAATAGATTTCTTAAACGCAACGCTGAGTAAAGTTACTTATAACGTTTCGCATCTTGTGGTCAGTTGCGGACGAATTAACCTAGACCACACAAGAATAGACTAATCTTTAAATTAAAAAACAATGCTTGAAAATAAACCTAAACCCCGCAATTGCCACAAAATGCTGTTAGCAGTAGCTTTATTCTTTAAGGTTCGTAAATTTTCTAATTATGACAAACATTATTTTGGTTTTCATAACGGATTTTTCAGAATAGGTAAAAATATTAAAAAAGGTCATTATGTATATTTATTTTTTGACTTTACAACATTTTCATTTAGGCAATTACATAAAGGAATTAAACTACCAATTACAGGATTACAAATAACAATTTGGTGTATAATTTTCAATTTATTATGGATTCCATTTAGATTGATAACTTTTATTCCTTTGATGTATTTTGATGGTGCAAGAAATTTTATAGTTGATTCCGCTTGGTATCAAAATGTAAGATTTTTTAATTGGATAAATTTTATAGCATTAATTATTCTGATTTGCGTTACGCTTTTCAAAAGTTACTGCTAACGTTCCCACGCTTGGCGAAGGTGGCGATTTTAACCACAAATTCCAATGCGTAGAACGAATGTTGAACCTTGCAGTAAATGTCGAGCGGAGTACTGCACCGCCACTTTTGCCAAACGTGTGTTACCTGCTGGCACGGTAAATTTAGCAGGAACTTAATTTGGAACACGAACAAAAAACTTTTATTAAAATGAGCGAAGGGAAAAAAGAATACTTAGAAATTGAAATCAGAAGAAACATCAAAAGCAAACGAATTGTTTTATCTGACAGAAAAACAGGCGTGTCATTTGCATCTTTTGACAAGAAATCATTTGTGGCTGAATTTTTAGAGCAATACCACAATGATAAAATAACAGATTTTAAACCAATAAAAACATAATTATGAAAACACTATTAAAAGCACTTTATGAAAGTGAAATTAACATCCTAATAGATTGGATGTGGGATTCTGGAATACAGATAAAAATTGGAGACCGAATGAATGGTTTTAAGGAAGTGGAAATATTTGAAATTGAAAAGTTTGATGAAATTGAAAAATGGATTGAGGACAAAGTTAAATTTCACTTTCCCTATTCTAAATTTTCAAAAACATACAACGGAGATGATTTTGATTCTGCTGTTGAACCTGCGATAAGGTATTTGTTTAGAAACCATAATCCACACACAAAAATATATATTGATTACGAAGTAGCGGAACTATTGCAAGGTCAAAGAACACACAATTTAAGAGATGAAGTTCCTGATTAATTGTGCGGTGGGAAATTTTAATAAAAGTTTTTCTCACGGAACTTTATTTGATGCAGGTCAGTAGTGCTTGCAGGTAACTAGTATATATAAATACCTTTTTATAAAACTCTAATTTCCAATTAATTATAATATGAAAAACCAAAAAATTATAAAGATTTGTGAAGAAAAGTTTATATATTTAGGTCACTATATTCTGATTTTATTTAACAAAAATGAAGTGTGACATAATTTAATTTCTGCTAACTAATATGCGAATAACTCTATTTGGAAGCATCACGCAAAACTAAAAAGCCCGATATTTCTATCGGACTTTTTTATGCGGTTAGTGTTTTATTTATACTATTTATTGTTGACGTTATCGATTTCTCGTAATTTGAAGCTGAAGCATATCTCTGATTTTTAGTATTGACAAACCTATTAAGCAGACCTGTAGCAGTTTTATTCTGTGATGGAACCACATAATTCTTGGCCATAGTTTTAAAGTATGCGTCGATACCAGATTGCCAATTGCTATGTTTAACAACTGCTCCACTATCAACGTTACCAACATTGAATGGATTTTTTGTTCTAATTGGTTTAACCTTAGGATCCTTACTTAGTCCACCTTCCATTGTTAGCTGGGCAAGTGCAAGTTGTGGAGGGATATAAGATCCATGGTCTAGTAGGGCTTTTTTCGCACCGTTGGCCAGCATTTCACCTTTTATTGGGGATGATGGGTTTGTTTTATTGATCCACTTCTGAGCAATATCTGAATAAGTTTTGAATCCAGAAGCGGTTTTAAGATCCAACGGTGTAAATATGCTTCCGGAAGAAGTGTTAGTTAAACCTAAACTTTTAAGAGTTACCTGGTCGTTGGTGTCAGGAGCATCCATATCTGATGAATCCTCAATATCACTATCCACTTCAGGTTTGGCGTTAAACGCATTACCAAAAGCTAAAGCCGGATTAAGAGTAGCCTCGTTAATAAATTCACCAAAAGATTTTAAATTTTCCATATTTAGTTGTATTTTATCATCTATATATCAAAAAATATATCCAATAATTTTTTTATCCAAAAATAATTTAATATATTTGCCTTGTAATCAATAAACAAAATAATGGAATCAGGAACACTACATTTTTGGACCACTGGCGAATCCTACATGGGTCTGATGGATGATTTCTTCAGATCCGGAGAGTTTGAAAAGTATCACTTGTTACTGGGTGACGGTAATCTGGATAGACCACAGAAAAAATTAGCATTCAGTTACAGAATGAAGTTGAGTGGGGATACAAGAACCGAAGAAGGTTTAAGTTGTGAATTTCTACCTGATGAACCTGAAGACTTCAATGAAACATTATACTACGCTATCAGAACAGCAATTGTTTCAGCTAACAGAAAAGAGGACAGATGGAATAATAAAACTATGGAGATAAGAGAGATTGCTAAATCTGGTTATAGAGATATAGTTACTCTTTTAGAATATTTTACGGTTGAAGAAATCTACCAGAGATGCTACAAATACATCATAGAGGAAGAAGGGTACACATTAACCACACTGTACGATGCAATAACACAGAACGATCAAACAATCTCTGGACTACTAATGAGAAATGGTGAATTTGCTCAGTGTGGTTACCAGGATCATGTTTCACTTTATCCAGTTCTTGTTCAATTGGGATTGGTTAAAGGCGAGGACAGGTTGGACTGTGATGCAGTATCAATATCATCCAACATGCTATGTGGTGCTGCTGCTTTTGGGTTGGAATCACTACATTTCGATCTTAATGAAAACTATCATCTTACCGATGAACAGATGACAGAACTATGGAGGCTTAGAGAATATCATCTCCGGCATTATTCAAGCTCAGAGAAAAGATCTGTTTCAGAAGGGATGAGAGAATTCTTCTGTTACAAACAGGCAATGGGTACTAAGTACGGAAACATAATGTTTCTAAAAAAATTCTTTCCTCATATCAAAACATGCGAAGTTTCCAAAGATTTTAGAATAGATTGGAAATCTAACTTCGTTAGAACCTCGCCAGTATATTCAATTCCTGGACTTCTTAATAGCATCAAAGCTAACGACGAGAAGGAAGCACATAATGCAGTAATTAAAATCCAGCAGGATTTTGAAAAATATAAAGAGGTACGTGGCAAAAACCGAATAAATTGGTTCTATCAGGAGTATCTGGAAGGGAAGAATGGTGTCCTTAATTGTATTAAAACAAGGGAAGTTAGCAAGGGATATGCCAGAGAGTACGCAAATCTAATGGAATACGATATAAAGATAGCATGCAGCTCCGTCCAAGGGGATATTGTTGGTGGTAAAAAGTCCAACTTTGAAATAAGTTTGGATGATCAATCGGCACTAAGAAAAATTGCCAGAGAACTTGCAACCACGTTTGAAGAAGACATCCAGCTGGAATTTGTCAGAGTTGCTGAGGGAGACATCAGGATAGTTCAATTTAGAACGCTGAAAGGCAGTCCACAGGTAAACTTTGAACCACAAAAAGAGGAGCTAGAGAAAGCTATAGTTATAGGTAAAACATTCTCTAAACCATACTACTCTAACAATGGTGAGGAAGTAAATACTGACGACATTCTAGTTGTAGAGGAAGACTGTGATTCGGAGGCTTTATTAGGAAAGAAAGCGCTTCTAGTTGAGAACGATACAAACTTCTCCCATATACTTGCACTATCTAAAGCTCTTAATATTCCATCGATATACGGAACAGGTAAGGTTGATCTACCAAAGGACAAAAAGGTTTGGTTTAGTACAGAATACGGCACTGGGTACGTAAAAATAATTGCCGAATAATTTTTTTATTCGAAAGGATTTCATATATTTGCATATCAATTTAAAAACAAATAGGTATGAAAAATTTCGTATATTTAGTAAAGAGTAAAAACAAACTAATAGTAACTTCTATGTCTGTTAACCATCCGGACTATATCGTTTTACTTACATCGGAAGGACCACAGTCATTTGAATACTGTAAGATGTATTGCATGGGTGCTATGGCTGGTAATCAGGTCGGAGCTAAGTTTAACAACTCAATCTCAGATTTTCAATAGTTATGATAACAATACACTGGAATCTAATACCATTTATTATAATAGTTTTATTACTATTAATAAAGATAAGAAAGAGTAGCGGCGAATCAAAAGGGGACTATGGATTTGATATAGAAACCCCATTCTATGTTATTCTATTGATAGCATTCGTATTAATATGGGGAGGAATCTTCTGGTGGTAAAAATTTAAAATATGAAAACATCCGACATTAAAAGAATAATGATCGTACATAACGATAACGATTTTATAAGGGTTTGGGAATGGATAGGTAAAACAATAATTGATGCATTAGCTGAAGGTAATTATTGTGGGGAATCAGTGCTTTCTAATTCCGAAGATATAGAAAAATTTATAGCTCTTCTGATACCAATCGGAATAGAATTTTTTCAGTACCGTGTTGGTGTCGAAGGAAAAAGATACAGAGAAATAAATGAGTCAGAATTGACGCATCTGAATGAGCATCTTTCCAGATTCAGAATCAAATATAATTTTGATTATAGTGATGGAGATTGGGAATCTGGTGGAGCTGAAACACTAATAATAGATGTTGAATCAAAACAAAGCTACACGAGATAAAGAATGAAAGAAAAACTTATACCAGCAGGCAAAGCACAGAAAATATACGATCTTCTAGTTTCTATAGGAGGTGCTTCTGAGAACATGAGGGATTCCTTCATATATCATCACTGCGAGTCAGAAGATGGGTGTGGGGAATGGAGATTTCAAGGTAAACTTGGTTATGGAGGAAAGTACTATAGTGGAAGAAACGTGGTAGACTCCTACACTGAGGACAGAACACAGGAGGTGGTTGATATAATAGAGAAACTTAATATTCTATTATCGGAGATATGGAGCTAACAGAAGGCATTTTAAAGGCTATTGACTCGTCAGTAATAGTATTGGATAAATTCAAACTTAGGGACACGTATGGGGTGTTCTATAAAGGTAATAGGGTACAGGTCGATGGAGATAAAAAGGTATACTACACAGAAAATGCTGCCAAGAAGGCAGTTTATAAATTGGTTTTTCTAACTTTCTGGCAGGGTCAATATTGGCAATCATGCAAGACCCAGATAAAGAGGAGATCTGGTGTTGATGTTGATTTTAGTGCAACCATTGCTATTCTACCACAGTACGGAACAACGGACAGATTCGAAGATCCAGAATCAATCAAGATGTTTAAATCACTCAGAGATGAGTTATTAAAAAAAGAAATATTCACAATAGTAAAATTATAAATCATGAGAATTACATCTAAGGATATCGTAAGTAAAACCAGGGCTAAGGTAAAAGATTGGATCTGTGAAGAAGTGCTGTCATCATTAACAGATGAAACGATCTATTCACCAGAACAAACTGAAGAGGATGGACACATTTACGAAATTAAACTTGTTATCAATGGAATCGAGGTTGAACCAAAACTTCTCCAGAGATTATATGATGGAATAGAAAAAATTGTTGATGATGAAGCTGCAATTATTGCGGACAATAAATTGAAAGATGCGCTACATAGTATCGATATGCTACATGGTGTTATTAAAGAAGCCGAGTACAAGATAAGAGAACAGTTTAACATTGAAGATACCGAAAATTAATTATGCAATTATACATACCTGAAATTGGTGATCGTCTAAGACTAACCAAGGATTGGTCATTTACTTTACATTACGAGCATAGAAACTCGACTCTAATTGAACACTTTGGTGACGCATTCGAGTGGAGACGTACAAGTGGGAATGATACCGAACCAAACGATAAAATTGTTACCATACCACTTGGTACAGTTCTTAAGGTTGATAGAATATACATCAGAAAAGGACTGGAAGAATGGTCATCAATCTCCTTTTATGCTGAGGGTATAGGAACAGGGAGCGGTGCCTTTGGTAGACCTAAGAGTGCTAGGTTCTGGGCTAAACTAGCAGACTGCAACAAAATAGAATTCGAAATAGAGGAGCTAAAAGACGTTAGTAAACCACCACTACATTTCTTTGCTGTCCAGGACATTAAGAAAACAGGTTCAACCAGCTCAATGACTAAGGAACCACCAGCATCAAAAACAATGGTGGTTAATTCAGTAATCTATGCTGGTAAAAAATGGAACAACAACGACGAAAGATACCGAGCTGAAATCTCCTACACAGAAAACTACACATACAGAAGCGAGCAGTCATATACGGATTTTATGGGTTTAAGACGCCAAACCGCGTACTATTTTGATATCAGAAGACCAGATCTTAAGTATAAGCTGTTTACTATGTGTGGTGAACAGATAGGAGAATATGGAACCCTTGCCACACTTAAAAAAGCAGCAAACGAGCACTATAAAAATAATTGATAAATAATTTTTTTATTTGGAAAGGATTTCATATATTTGTCATGTAATCAATTAAATAAAAACAAATTATGATAACCATTATCAAAGATATTCCAGTTGAAAAATTAACCAAGCACAAGGACTACGTTAATCACCTTTTCAGAAACAGCGACGGTGTTTACAACATCTGCAGAACGGAAGAGGACGTTATTAAATCAAATCAATGGTTTAGTAATCTTCCGAAAAGAGCAATTCTAATCGACGAGGATCTAACTATAGAGGCTGGTGATAGATTTATCGCAAGAGCTACTAACAGATCTCTGGACGGAAAAATATTTAAACTTATAGGGCCAACTGAAGGTGGGGAGGACATCATAGACGTCGAGGATGAGGATGGGAACATTCTCGTTTCCACCATTTATCTATTGGAAAATTCATTAAAGATTGTCAGAGAAGCCACTATGGAGGATCTTGAAAATGTTGCTAATGCTAAGTGTGCAATACTTGAAATAAAATAACTAATGTTAGATTTTAATCATAAATACACAGAGTCCGATATAATCAGAGAAGGCACGGATCAGTTAACTTCCGTTGGCGAGGGGTTTAAAGATTATTCTTTGAGGAAAGGAGACCACGTGAAAGCACCGCAGGGAGCTTCCGAATTTTCAACAGTGTCATTTAGAATTGTAACCAATGCACAAACCATCGTAATAGACAAGGATTTTAATCTGTCAAGAGGAAACTATTATCGATGCAGAATATTAAATAAACCAGGTTACACAAATGAGATAACAGAATTTTCTGGACTCAAGGGATGGCTTATTAGGACAGTAATTGAGAACCCAAAATTCCACGAACTAAAGAGAAGATTCTCCAGATACAAAGCTAATGAGGATCATGATATTTCATACGTCATAGACGGTAAAAAATATCTATTCACTGGAGGAATAGGTTCCTGGGACAACTCCGGATCGTTCTATAAGAAGTGTATCAATACAGAAACCGACAAGATGGTTCTACTTTGGGCCGAGGTTGGGACAAATTTCGACACACCAGCAGCAAAGTGGAGAATAGTTAAAGAAGAACACAAAGAAAATTTTTAATATGAAAAAAGCACTAACAATCCTTAGCTTATTACTATCAATTACAGCCTTTTCTCAAGTGGCTGTAAGCAAAATCAATTGCCAAAGAGTCATGGGTAGAGCCATTGGTTATCACCTTGTACTCAAAAATAACTCCACCAAAACAATAGATGCTGTGGAATGGACTGCAACATTCACAGATAAGTTTGGTGACGTCAAAGAAGTTAAGAAAGGTGAGCTATGGAGCTCAGGAAATACTTTTACCATAGACACCAGCAAATCTATCGAGCCCGACAATGAATTACAGGTAACCATGAGTTGTTTTGTAAAGGGAGCTACTGATGTCAAAATTAAAATAACCAAAATCCACTATATCGAATAATTATGAAAAAATTACACCCACTATACATATTTCCTATACTATTACTATCAGTAGGATTCTCTTTACTAGTATCATCTTGTAGAGATAACGTTACTATCTCGAAGGATGAATACCAAAAACTAAAAGGTGATACCTTAAAAAGTGAATATCCTAAACCATTTAAACTGCACACGGAAGGTTTAGGATATGATAACCCTTCCGGTATTGTTTTAGGCTCTGATAACCATGAGTATTTAGTTTACAACTATGGTTATACTTCATGTAATGTTGAACATTATATTGATTGTAAACTATGTAAAGGTAGAGAATCACTAATCAAATAAAAACACCAATGGAAATAAAATATTCTAAAGATCAGTTTGAAGGATTTACTCACAGATTTATCATCAAGCTTAAAATCGATGATGACTGGAGAAATGATACAAATGTTACCATCTATTCAAACTCAGACAGCTATCAAAAACTGGAGGATTTCATCAACGAAAAGAAATCCAATAAAGTTATATCATTTAATATCGAACACCGAGCAACAAAAGAACAAGACGAAATGGCTTCTAAACTTATTGATGAAACATTGGATCGTATCGGTAACCCAGGTAAACTTTAGCCAGATAAAAATTAAAAAATAACACCCAATCAGATTATGAAAAAAGCACTAATGACCATACCATATTTCTTTCTATGGATATTCTACGTTCTACTGACAAGCGATGCACGTCAGAGATACATGATTGGTAAATCAAGAGGTTATCATTGCTATCAACAGAAAGATGTTAGCAAATTCATATATGGGAGTGTAACCGAATACTCTTTTAATAGAGGCATCCCTCCACAGCGGGAATATTTAACCTGGAGAGAATTCTGGGAGGACAAAGGATATTATAAACCAAAAAATAAAAACAATGAAGAAACTATTTAGTTTGGTGCTATTAGCATTAATGATTGCTGTAACGGGATGTTCCAGCAATAACGATTTCAACAAGGGTAAGAAATTACTAGAGGATCAGGGGTACACCGAAGTGGTAAACACAGGGCACTCGTTCTTCTGTTGTGACGAGAAGGACACTTATTCAACAGGATTCAAATGCAAAGACAAGCAAGGGAATGAGGTTAAAGGGTGTTTTTGTTCAAGTTTAACTAAAGGAGTAACTATCAGATACGAATAGTTATGAAAGTTAAGGCATCCATAGATGCAGGTTTAGAAACCACAAAATCCATAATGGAGCACGTCATACCAAATCATAAGTTTGACGGTGACCCTAAACAACTTCAGATCAGTATTCATCCACAGATTGCAAATGCTATGTTTGCAAGGGATAAAGAAGTTCTTGAACTGGAAAGGTTGACAACTCTAATAACTCTAGCGAGAACATTGGACGACGAGAATCTACACAAGGCATACGATGCACTAAATTATCAAATAATTAAGAGGATAGAATAGTACATGGACGATCAATTAAGAGAGCTACTCGACGGGATTAACAAACACAAAAAAGAACAGAATGAACTATCATCCAAGGTTCTAGAAATCATCAAAGGTGCAGATAGAGTTAGCGTTATGCCCGAGGTGCTGTGCTCTATATTCGAATCGTTGGAGCATGAGGGAGACATGAATTTTCAGAATCTAATCATGTATTGGGGATTGGAAAGATATGTTTTCAAGAAAGTTACTGCTCAGATTGAAAATATAGGAAAGCTTTATGACCACTGTGTGAAAGAAAATTACACACAGGATAACACTTGGCATTGGGGATCCGGAGACAGAACAGTCTGCTTCATACCATCAGAAACTAAGAAAATACTTCTCTTTGAGAACCAGAACATCCAGTTTGTTTGTGTGGTTGATCCAGGAAGACTTGGAGAATTGCATATCAGAAAGGTTTATCCCGATTTATTCGGCGAGTACTCGGAATATGGTTTCTACAGTCTCGGAAGTTTTGGTGATGTTGATCATCTAAGAGAAGGCTTAAAGGGAGAAAATGGTTTAGAAATAGCTGTTGCGAACCTAACTGAGAAATATAAGGAATGGTCAAATTCGATTCCTGGCGTTAAATACCCATGCAGAATAAGTCTTAAAAGTATGATTGAAGACGACTTCTCCGCACCAAATAGAGCATTTAACTATGGTGATAACCGGGACGAAGGTTACATTCTTTCAGTAAAGTTTATGGATAGATGCGAAGTTAGTGACTATTACCAGGCAGCATATGTTTTCCATGATGTTATCGGAGCTATAAAAGAAATGGAAGAAAATAACGATGAGTAAAATAACATTTGACGAGTTCTGTAATATGATATGCGATGGACTGTACGATCCAAAATTTCCATTGGAAGTTCAGTGTTCAGGATACAAGGATCTTAGAAAAATGGTGACAGAAAATATCAGACCAGCATCGCTCGAGGAGATGAAGAGATGGGAAACCAATCCCACACCAGAGGAGCTCTGGTCAGTTCCGGATATTAAGTATCTAAGATCTCTACATTTTAAACTAAGAAAATTCGTAGTGGAAAATTGGGACGATATAATAAAACTACATTTTTGTAGATTTGAATTTGTTCAAATCAAGTAAAAAATCCTTTCAAATATTTTTTTATTTGAAAGGATTTTTTTATATTTGCATATCAAATCAATGACAATGAGAAAGCATATAAACCCGGACAATAAACCAAAATACTTTGTTGCTGGTGAGATACCAATAGACGACTTCATAGCAATAATGGATACTCTTTCCAATGCAGAGCCTAAGGACATAAGAAGATCCAAGGTGATGAAGGGGAGAAAGGCTCACTGGTATAAATTAGTGATAGATGGAAATCTTACTTGTCCAGTTACTGGTCTTAAAGCAGAGTATTGCAGACTTGATATTCAAAAACATCCAAATCCAAAGGTCGAGGACACATACCACTTTAACTTCTATAGCGCGGATGGAGACCTATTTACCATAGATCACAAAACTCCACTATCACAAGGGGGTAGAGACATTTATGAAAACGTCCAACCCATGATTGCTGAATTCAATTGGGAAAAAGGAAGCGAACTAATATACACATAGATATGAATAAACATCTACTAGCAGGGGTCAATTTATTCTATCCATCAGCAAAAGAATGGATGTGGAACTATTGTGTTTACCTTGGTCCATTTACTGACTCTAAGGGAAACAACTTTGATCTTGGGATTTTCATGGGAGACTATGAAGCATTTGGCTGGGCTTCAGCAGCTATAGTTTATGGTGACGAACCAGGAAATTATATCTCAGGAGCTTTAAGAGATTGTGGTGAAGAAAAAATGGAACACTATACAGAAACGTGGAACAGAGCCAGAACACTGGGACTAATAAAATAAATGGGAATGGAAACAATATACGTGGTGCTATCCAGAGACACAGATTACATCTATTGTACAACGGATGCCGAAAAAGCTGAAAAAGAGAGACTAAATAGAATAGTAGAGGAGGAAATGCAGGGTGGAAGACCTTCGGTTTATATTAGAAGAACCACATTAATAAAATAAAACTATGAGAAAATTAGCATTAATATCGATTTCTTTGCTATTACTTTCATGTAAGGATAATAGTGGAACGGTAACTATATCAAAGGACAGGTATAAAATACTAACAGGGGATACACTTAAACCTAAGTACCCAAAGAAGATTACTGTTGATAGTGACGACTCCTATGCAGCAAAAGCGTTTGATGTTTTTCTAGGATCCGATGGCCACGAATATCAATCGCATGGTGAATCACATATAGTAGATCAATGGGTTCATTATGCAGGATGTGAGCTTTGTAAAAGTAGATTAGACACAATACTCTCCCGCATAAAAAAATTAGAAGATAATGATAAACGAAAACGTATATAAAATAGCAATAGAGAACAACTACAAAAGGAATTGTTTCATCAAAATGATTGACATTGTTTCGGGTGTTTGTGTGGCTGGTAAGTTCACTAAATACAAACAGCACAAACCTGGCTGTCTTAGACTAAAGGGCGACGATTTTGAGGTTGAGGTTATCACTGATTATAAACCAAACTTCAGAGTTGAGAAAATAGTGGAACTTTCATTACCAAAGGAGTTAACAAACGAGATAACTATAGACGCCGAAAAGATTCGTGTTCTGCCAGACAATTCAGTAACCGATATTGAAACTATTAGGCAGATAGCATTATCCGGGGATCGAACATTATTTGATAAAGTTAAATTTGGGTTTGAATATGCCGGATTATACCCCCATGTCATGACTTCATTTGACATCCTACCTAGCCCCATTAAGGACAAATAGGAAAATAATCCTTCAAATATTTTTTTATTAAAAAAGGATTTCATATATTTGCCTTGTAATTAAAAATCAAAACACAATGGCAACAAACAGAACACATGCTTATGATTTACTTCAGAAGCTAACTACGGAAGCGGATTACTCCCACGAGGAAATCCTTAACTATCTTATCAACAACCATCTTAGCGGGGACGAAGCTCTCGATGCCATGAAGGGATTTCTGAACGATAGAGACCTGGATGAAAACTTAATGCCGACCGACTAATGAAAAAGCTAACACCATTCGGCGCTATGGTTATATCTATGGTATTCTCCCTCATATGTGTAATAGCAGTGCTAATACATATTCACCAGAATTTCCCAACCTGTAAATAGATATGAAAACACCAATCGGAAAACTAAAATCATTAAGTCTATATTTCTCCTTGTATCGTTTGTGGTTTATTTTTATTTTCACAGGGATGCTGCAAATGATCCTCGGAAGATGGGCAGGGGTTCACAATGGACTTGAACACATGGTATTTAACTATTGGTGGCAATATGCCCTTGAAGGTTTATTTTATTCATTGTGCCATGCTGGAATATACCACTGGTTTAAAAACGGTTCATAAATTATTTATAACTATAAAAACTAAAATCATGCAAACTATCATTGTTTCCATCCAAGAAAGATGGGCAGCTACCAGAGGGGTTGCTCACAAAAACAAAAAGAAGTATAATAGAAAGGGCAAGGATTCTGCAAAATCTACGGTTAGAAAAACTCTCTCCTCTCTATGTCTTATAGTTTTATTCTCCGGATGTTCACAGGAACCGTCACAGAACATCGAGCTATCCACTGCAAAGGACTGTTTCTTCCATAGGGTTGGGATTGAAGCGGGTATACCCTGGCCATCGAAGGATTCTAGCTACTATAAGATGACAACAGTATATAACTCCATAGAAATGGAGGATATAGGAACAAAAAAACAAATAGACAGCTTAAAGCCAATAAGAAGAAAACAAGTAATTAAAAACTGGAACGAATATCAAAAACTCCAGGAATAAAAACTAGTATTAACCAAATCTAAAACCATGTATTACAAATATAATAAGGACATCTTAGATTTTGAGAAATCAACCACACATAGAAAATTAATAGCAGCATTAACCTTCAGCGTTGCATTATCGTTAGTCCTAGGATTTTTTGTATCCACGAGAGCAGACATCAAACATTTAACTCCAGAGGAGAGACTTATAGTAATCAATGGGGATAATGATTTCTCAGAGGAGAAGCTAATCGAAAAAATAAAGTCCCTCAACTTCAAATTTCCAAACATAGTTCTTGCTCAGGCAAAACTGGAATCAGGTAACTTCAATTCCGCGATATTTCTAGAAAATAATAATATGTTCGGGATGAAGGAGGCTAAATTAAGGGCAAACCTTGCAAAGGGAACAAATAGGAGTCATGCCTTCTACGACACCTGGGAGGATTCAGTTTTGGATTATGCACTCTATTATTCAACATATCTATGTAATATAAAAACGGAATCCGAGTATTTTGATTATCTACAACAGAGTTATGCAGAGGATCCAACTTATGTAAGAAGACTAAAGGAAATATTAGAAAAAGAGGAAAATAAAATTCCAAAATAAATTTTTTTATTCAAAAGGAATTTCATATATTTGCAAAGTAAATCAATAAAACAAATCATTATGGCGTATATCCCACCATCAGGTCTTAAAAAGCCTATGAGCGACGAAGCAAGACAAAGAATCGCTGATGCAGTAAGAGCAACGGCAGCACGTAAAAGAGCGGAAGCAGGTTTACCACCAATCGGGGAACCAAATGCTCCAGCTCCTGATTACATCGAAAGACCCCTGGAATTGGTAAAGATGAGGGATCAGAATTTCTCTCCAGATCTATTCATTCCTATGAAAACTGACAAGCCAGTCGATTTCCTATTTACCGATGACGGTGGATTACCAAAGGCATGCAACTTCATGGTTGTTGGTGATCCAGGTGTAGGTAAGACCACAGTGACTTTAGATATCCTGGCGGATCTAAATCTGGCTGGTTATAAAACGCTATTCATCTCTGCGGAAATGTCACGTATCGACTTATATGGATACGTACAGAGATTCCCTAAATTTGGTGAGGTTGATATTCTTTTCACTGGGGAATATTGCGATAGCAACCCAAGAACAATTCTGGAACAGGCCTTAAGACCAGGCTATGATGTTGTACTTATCGACTCCTTTGTGGAACTGCAAGAGGACATCAAGGAGGTTCTCCGTATGACCACAATCGGTTCAGAGAAACTTATTATCGACATGATGCTATCCCATAACATGGCTGAAAACGAAGCCAAGAAACACACAACATTCCTTGCAATTCAACAAGTTACCAAGGGGGGTGTGTTTGTGGGTACAAATAAGCTCAAACATAATACGACTGGGATGCTTGAGATTAGAATGGACCAAAAGAGCAGCTCACCTTATCTGATGTTTGAAAAGAACCGTAGAGGTTCGGTTAATAAGCGTATGTTCTACACATTATCCGTAGAGGGTGATGTTCAATATGATCTCAAGCGTTTCAGTAACGATGAGAATGCAAGGGAAGCATTGGCGACTGAAAGAGCAATACTCGAAGGCGAGGACAAGAGCTTCGATGATATGTTCGGTACCAATCGTCATCCAACAGACGAGGATTCTGAAGTAGATAGTTCAATATAATATGGAACAATACCCTCGAATATGGTATAAATAATCAATAAAGATATATAAAATATCCTAAAAATTATTTTTTTATTCGAGGGAATTTAATATATTTGGAAGGTAATTAAAAAACAAATTAAAAGAAAATTATGAGTAGATTTGAAACATTATCGCAGTCTGTATTTGACTCCAGGGTTAAAGAAGCAATTGCAGTATCACCTCTTCGTAAGGAGGTAAGCTTAAAAGAGATTGAAATCGTAAAGAGCAACGTGCTTAGATATCAAGATCGCAACATCCCAATGGAGGATGCAGCTTTTAAAGGTTTATGTAAAATCATAGGTTTACCTAGTGGTTTCGACAAAACATTCTCTGAAGCTTTCGGAGACAAGGCAAGACAATCCCTAGTTAATAGACTAAAGGTTGCAGTTCAAGCTAAAGGTAAAACCACAGTTTCCCTGGTTCTAAACCCAGAAACAAAAAGAGTTGTTAGCGTGCAGGCAGATCCTAAAAATCTAGTGAGCAACCAAACTTTTATTGACACAACATCGCGTATCATTGATAAGTATGGTTTAGAAGTAAACAACTTCTCAGTTGGTAATAACGGAGGGGTAATTGTTAACGCTTCTTCACCTAAGAATGCTTGGGGATTACAGGGTTTAACCAATGAGGATCACTATGGTGGTGTGTCATTTACCAACAGTCCTGATGCTGGATTTAAAGTTTCTCCGTTTATGTACAGATTGGTTTGCGCAAATGGTATGATCGGAACAGCTTTCAACGAAAGTATTTCCTTAGGACAAATGGATGCTAAGACAATGGAAAGCTTCTGGACCCTATTAAATGACATGGCAACAAGAAGCTTCAGGCCAACCTTATTCGACGAGAAGGTTAGATTGGCGATGAACACTAATGCTTCTCTTTGGGAACTTCAAAATGCACACGACGTGCTTAAAAGATACTCAAACGCTGAACATAAAGAATTAGAAGCTTGGATTCCTTTAGTAACAACTAAAGAGGCATTCCACAATGCAAGAATTGACACCTTCACTATGGGTAAGGATCAAATGAAAAATGCTAGAACTGGCGTTTCTGTTTGGAACATAATAAACGGTTTGAGCCACTTTGGAAGTAATGAAACAGGATTTAAAGTTGCTGATTACGACAACAGAAAAATCCAATACGAAGCTGGTGCATTACTTGCTAAGAAAAGCTTTGATATGGCTAACCAAGTTAGATCCCCATTCGAAGCAATCGATAATAAATTCGGATCCGTTTGGCAAAAGAATTAACAACACGTATTTGGTCTGCATAACGTTGATTTTAAAACCTGCTCTTTCTCACGGAGCAGGTTTTTTTGTGGGATTCCATTAATGGATGATATATAGAATAAACCCAGCAATGATAATCTATAAAACAACAAATAATATCAACGGAAAGATATACATCGGAAAGGATTCAAACAACAACCCCAATTACATAGGATCCGGTACATATCTAAGACTAGCGATAAAAAAATACGGTAGCGAAAATTTCACCAAAGAAATCTTGGAATATTGCACAGCCTCCAATATAAACGAGAGAGAAAAATACTGGATAGAAAATGAAAAATCGAGGGATAAAAAGATAGGTTATAATATATCCCCCGGGGGCGATGGTTATAATTTTACGAATGATGAGGACATGAGAAAATTTAAGAACAATTTATCGTCTAGACAGAAAGAAATTCAAAATAGACCGGAAATGAAAGCTATAATCTCTAAGACTCATCTTGGTAGAAAAAGACCACCAGAAACTGGTAAAAGAATCTCAGAAAGAAAAATCGAATTCTATAAGGTTCAGGAGAATAGGGATGCTTTAAGAGAAGTTCTAGCTAAAACGATAAACTCACCAGAAAGACTAAAAGAAAGAGCAGAAGCTATGAAAGGAAATAAGTTATGTGAACTAACAGAAGAATCAAAGAATAAAATATCATCCTCAGTTAAGGAACTATGGGAAGATCTAGAATATATTGAGAGGGTAAAGACAAATAGGAAAAAAGCATTGGATGAGGGTAGGGGTAAAAAGTCAGAGGAAGAAATAAACAAACAGAAGGATAGACAATCCAAAAAGAGATATGAGTATTCTCAAGAATGGGAGCTTATAAAGATATGGGATAGTATCAAGTCAATAACAGAAACTAATAAAGTTTCACATACATGGCAGCAGCGTTATCTGAATCAAGAAAAACTAATGTGCGGTTCGTATTGGAGATCTGAACTGCTTGAAAAAGATACAAAATAATTTTTTTATTCATAGGAATTTTCGTATATTTGCATTATAATTTTAAAACAAATAATTATGGCATTTTACACAGGAAGTACAAAAGACGGTTCTGATATGCAGGAAGTACAGGGCATGTACATATCAGAAGACGGGAACGGATGGTCGAATCAGCCATATCCAATCCATCGTGAATTATATAGACATTTGAGATATGTCGATTTGTGGTTTAAAGAAGCCTACGAAGCAATGCTAAATGGAACTTCGAAAGCATCCAAAAGGGTCCAGAAATATGTGATAGCTAATTATCACGCGATGAATCCAGAAAATAGATAATATGAAAAATGTAATTGGATAGTTGTTAGGATGGGACCTATACGGACAGAATAAATTACATTTAAAACCTGCTCATTGAGCAGGTTTTTTTGTGGGTTTTTGATTCGGTGATTTCTCACACCGTTGCCGACGGTGTGAAGATGTAAGAAATATGGCATAAATGAAACATTTCAAAAAATAAAACATATAAAAATAAAACATAAATGAGAAATCTAACAAACATCGAGGTATTCAATATAGAGACCACGGAAAGGGGTACATTCGCACATATATCGTTTCAGGATCTGGATAACACAGATAATATAAATAACGGCTATGACCACATTAAAGTGCCCATGAATCTAAGACCAATACAATTATCAGTTAGGGATAACGTTTTGGTTGACCAATCAGTTAAGAGCTACGAGGCACAGTCTAATAGTTATATAATAACAGAATCACCAGGTCAATAATAATACCAATACACACATATACACATACACATATACACTAAAACCTTGAATGTATAGGTCAATTCTAATTTTAAGCATGTACACATTAAGAACAATTGAAACCGACGGTAGAGAAACAAATCTCTATTTGGGTGAGCATTACACGCTCGCTAAACTTGGACACGTAAATATCGAAACGTTCGATCACAAACTGAACGGGTTTTTTGGTAACGCTGACGAATTTAATCTCGAGGAAAGAATCCACGTAGCTGCATTCATCGATGCAGAAAATCTACCAAATTCTCTACCTCTTTATTACACAAAGCAGCACTACATAGTAACTCTCAGTGGTAAAACTTTTCAGAAATTAAATTTTGTGCTTCCTTCCGATACCTATAGATCAGCAAAAGTAGATTGCATAATTGACGAAACCGGAACTTTCAAAATTCCATCGGGTGATGACTTACTTAAAGATGCTACTAAATAATTAATAAATAATATCATGAAAAACGTATTTTATGTATTACTTGGGGTAGCATTGGTTATTCTAACATCAGCAACAACGGTTTCTGTAATGACTGTTAAACCTGCACAGCCTAAGGTTTTTATAGTAAAAAGTTTTACCTATGAAACCAATTCTGGTAATGTTGCTCGCTATATTAAAGACCAAATGAAAAAAGGTTGGATATTAAAAGAGATTGAGGGTGCAAATGACGGTGAATTTGGTTCAACATGGGTAGTGGTAATGGAAAAATATTAAAATAATTAAAATAAAAACTATGTACGAAAAAGAAGAAAAAATTTACGGGGCAATGCCAGGTGAAAGTTCTAGAGGGATGATAATATCAGATTCACCATTGTCGGTAGGTTTGTCTATCAAATCAGATAATGTTCAGAAAACGAGAGAGATATGCGCAGAGCTAATCAGTATTTCAGAGAGGCTAGGTATAAGTATTGACTATGGAAAAGAGGAAGGTATGGAGAAAGGTGTAAAGGATAATAGCTTTATTACCAGAGATGAGGAAATCTATAGAGATCAGCAGGAATTGCTAGATTACATTAGTTACCTGACCAAAAGATTAAGTGAATTTTCAATAATATAAATTAAGAAAAATGGAGCAAGAAAAAAAATTAGCAACGAAAGCAGCAGCAACTAACAATCTAACAAGATTACTAGAAATCCAAAATGAGCATAATCTTATTCTTGGTGATTGCTTAGCATTATTGAAAAAATCGATGGTGAACCTATATGGGGATTATGCAACAGATGAGCTCTGTAAATCAGATGAATTAGAAACACGGGAAGGTACCAATTCACTAGTTGAAAGACTGGGGGAATTAAATAATACGAGAGGTTATCTTGTAAATGAGATTCACACAAACCTTAGATCCATGCTAGGGCAATCAGAAATACAAAATTAAAATATTATGTCAAGAATAACAGGAGTTTTAAATATAGATTTTGAAACAGATAAGACTATAACGGAAGAACAATTCAAACAATTCAAGAGAAAACTAAATTCACTCGTTGACGATTGGGAGATGATGGTATATGATACTGCAACAGGTTGCGGTTTTGAAGCTGATGAGGTTCATCCAATATTACTGGATGAACTCGAGTGTGAATACGAATCAGAGGATTAATAAAATAAAAACCCCGGTCTTATCCGGGGTTTTTTGTGGACTTTTTCTTCCTTGTCTCATCACACCGTTGCCGACGGTGTTTCGGATACAGAAAATATATTCCCAATTATTTTTTTATATTGAAATGATTTCATATATTTGTAAAAAGATTCACCGAATGTTAAAACAATCAGAACTATACAAAACCTATATCCGATTTAATCGAGAGGAGAAGATTTTTGAGGAGATAGTTCTGGGTAGGGAACATCAAGAAAGATTAGATCGTGTTAAAACAGAGTGTGAATTTAAGGTATCAATCGGTGATTTAGTTAGAGTAAGAGACGGAAGCGGAAATTTAGATTTTGATAACGGTGCGAAGCGTTATGGAATAGATCCTCTATTTAAAGAAAATCCTGCATTAGTCATGGAGACCAATCTTTCATTTATAACAGAACCCATGATTGCGATAGGCGAGAAATCAAGATACGTTCTGGATCTTCTTCTCCTGTTTCCTGGAGGAGAAAGGGTATACACATCAACTACCTTTGTTGAGCCACTTAAAGATGTCGAATGGAGGTATTATGGAACTCTATGGCCAAAATGGGAAAGAATCAGATAGTTATAATTTAAAATTTTAATTGAATTAATTATGTTATGTAAATGGATAAAAACGGAGGATTTTGATTTCAAGAAGGAAACAGAATTTGATTGCTACATCTTTATGGATGGACAGGTCAGAAAGGCAAAGTTCTCAAAGACCACATTCTCATTCAATTTTGGGTGGTGTGGTAGAAGAGTACCGACACACGTTATGAAGATACCAGCACCCAAACCGCCAGCACCTCCCAAATATTAGTTATGTTTTTAGTTCTTTAGGAATGAAATGGATAAAGGAGAGATAGCTATCATTAATGAGGATGTGTTTATAACATCGGGAGGATCTAATCAGATAAAGGTTAGACGGTTTAAGATGGGTGATTTTATAAGGATTATAAATCTAACGGACAGCTATTGCACAGTCATCGACGAGGTTAAACCTGAAGGAGCAAAACCATTCATGGTTCTTAGAAGAAAAATAACACCAATAGAAAACGTGGAATGGAAGCAGATAAGATAAAAATATGGAAGCAATTGAGGTAAAAGATGTGCATATAGCGGTCCTTAATAAGGCATTTAAGACAAACAATTATCAATCTGATGGATTAATATCATGGGAGGAGAATGAGGTCGTACAGGTCACGAAACACAACAGAAATCCTGAATCTCCTCTATGGTATTGTTTAAGGTTAAATGAATCAGTGGAAGGTACCAGTATTTATGATCGTCGAGATAGGCTTATTGTCTCTAGAAGTCATCTGGATTTTGTAGATGTTAATTGGGAAACCATAAAAAAATAAGTTTGGCTAGAGAAATCAAAATAGGTATACTTGGTGATAGTTTTGCTACCATTATGTACAGGACAGATGAAAAAATAGAATGGTTGAAGGGAGAAGTTGTCGAATATATCAAAAAGGACAACATAGGAATTGTATATTGTAGCAAATTGGATGCAGATGTAGCCCCTAGGTATCATCATCTGGTTACAAGGGAGGAGTATCTGGAGGAAATAATAATTAATTGGAATAAACTAAGATGAACGAAGAGACTCCTAGATTAGCAATAGTAAAGAAAGAATTCGAGACGTCGATATTCGGAAAAGATCTCACATGGAAGGAAGGAGAGGTTGTTTGGATAGGTACATCGGAGGATATGACTGGTTTGGTAACAATTTGCAAATTTGATAAACCATTTGCAACACACATAAGGGAGGAATGGGTCGAGGAGTTTGTTATAAAATGGGAGAGAATTAAATGATGGAGAGACACGCAGTTTTAAAATATGGCTACACTAGTGGGGATGTGCTAGAAGACCAATCAATAAAATTTAACTTTGATCCTGGAGAGTTGGTTATAGTGGAGGAAATCTACCAAACATCAGCTCTTTCATCTTATAAGATACTAAAACTGGATAGATCCGATTTCTTTTTTGGCGAGGCATCAGATTTTAATTTTTTAGATATCAAATGGGTTAAATTAAGATAAAAATAATTTTTTTATTCAAAAAGGATTTCTTATATTTGCATATCAAATCATTAGGGATGGGAGAAGCAACACTTAGAAGATCGGTTTATACCAAATTTGGAGGTTATTACCCTAAGGGAGCAACTGTGGTGGTTGACACCATTGATATGACTAATGATCGAATATCAATAAAAAAGCCAAAGTATGATGGTCCAATAAGAATTTCACTTAAAGCTAAAGACCTAATTTTCAAAGTAAAATGGAAACAGCTAATATGATTTTTACTAACTCCCGTGGACTGCAGGCTAAGGAGATGCTACAAAGAGAAAAAAGACGGCATTTTTTTAACGAAGTAGATTCTGTACTGGATAAATTTATAGCAAATGACGATGGAGTTAAGAGACCTATAAAACTAAAAGATATATGCTTTGGAAGACCATTCCAGGGTATAATAGAAGCAAGACCGAACATCTATGGTGTCACTTCGGTTCATTATGTAGCTGGCTACAAAATAGTTATAAAAAGATTTGAAGACAGCTCAGATGACACGGTTTGGTATGAAACCCCAATAGATAACTATCATTGCAAAATATCGGAGCTGGAGGAGGTAATACACGAGCATATACTCGAAGCAATACAAAGGGACTCAAAATGGAATCAACTAAAATAAATTTTTTTATAATCAAGAGCTTTGACGACCTTGTTTTTACTAAAGACGTTCTTAGTGGGTATCCAACAGACGTTGCAAGTATGCTAGAAAAAATAAATCCACACCGGGCACGAATGAAATTCGAAAAAGAGTTTGGTGGAGACGGTACGGAGGCTAGCGTGATCTATGGAGCATCCACATACTCAAGTGTGGGTGGGGATGGGGAATACCAAGCATTCGAGGTTATGTATTCGGACGAGGATGAACCAAGGGGTTATCAGACGAGGGAGGAAATTAACAAGGAATTTCTAAGAAGATCACTTAATAGAGCAACAATATGAAAGTAAAAATATTTAAGACTTGGGATGTAACTTCTCAGGAACGTGAAGTTAATAAATGGTTAGAGGAGAATAAAAATGTGGTCATACAGCATACACTCCAATCATCAGCTGCAATAGGATCAAGCGTATATACTCAGATAACTGTATTCTATAGTGAATTAGAATTCGAAAAGATTAAATAATTCCTAAATAATTTTTTTATTCGGAAAGGATTTCATATATTTGCCTTGTAATCAAAATAAAAACACAATGGCATACAACGTAACTACCTGGAAAATGAAGAGCATGGAGAATCTGGTTATTCCTCTTGCAGCTCTTTATGAATCGCAAAGAAAAGACTGGCACCCTAAGGAACCAAAAATCAAAGACGCAATCACCATGGAGGTTTCTCTACAATGTGGATGTGAGCAAGAGATTGTTGGCATCCTGAAGGAAGGAAATCTTCACGTCACCAAACTCGCAATGTCGGGTGAGGGGTCAGGAGGATTTATCGGTACAGTGCTTAGACCAGCATTGGAAAAAAGCACCGGATCCTTTTCAGCTTTAGCTGTTTGGGAGGGTGGAGATTCCATAACTAATATCGGATTCCAAGACGGATTCTACAAAGAGGAGGAGGCTGAACTATAACTAACATAAAGAGATAAAATCATGGAGCAAAAAATATACTTCGATGTTGAGAAAATAAGTGTGATGGAGGTCAGAGGAGAGAAATTAATGGATTATGAGTTCTACCCAGAGAAACCATCTAAGCAGGCTTATATATTTTTCGGGTTGATCCCATTTGGTAGCACAGAATACCTTCCTGCAAGATGGAGTTCAGATGGTGGATCATACTATACAACCGACAAGAAAATAAGAGGCTGTTCTTTTTATCGAATAGACGAGACAGCTAAAAAGGTGTACAATAGAGCTCAAGTGGTAGTACATCTGGGTTACAAAGAACAAGTTAGTAGACTATTTGACTCAACGGAGGAAGCCGTTGAATGGGCTAATGATGTGATTAAGACATCGGGAAAAACTTTAGAGCTAATCATAGACAAATAATGGAGGCAAATAAAACTTATCTAGGAAGAGAAATAGTTCACGAAGAGATATTTCCAGCGGGCGATGATTTTCATGGGTATTATTCAGCAGAAAAGAGACTTCAAGAACTGGGATACACCAGAGGATCGATGTGCAGAACAGAACCTATAGGGTTTGCAGATTCTGAAAAATACACCTATATAGCAAAGTGGTATAACATAGACGTCAAGGAACGAGGGGAACTCGATGGCGTGATGGTTAGCTCCGGCTTTAGAAACAGTGAGGTAAGGGTTATATTCTTTAACCAGCCAAAAACAATTAATCAATAATTAAATCAAATAAAAATGGCAACAAGATCAAGAATCGGTATTGAAAACGAGGACGGTAGCATTGAATCAATCTACTGTCATTGGGATGGTTATCCTAGACGCAATGGAAAAATTCTAGCTGAGCATTACACGAATCCAGAAAAAATTAAAGCATTGTTAGCACTGGGAGACATCAGCTCGCTGAATGAAAACGTTGGTCCTGTCGACGGTGTTGAACACACATTCGATAAACCAGTTGGCAACGTAACTGTTGCATACCATAGAGACAGAGGTGAAGATCTTAGAAAACCTATAGTAAAGCATTCAATGGAAGGTTTTGCTAATTCCGATTATGAGGAGTATGGGTACATCTTCACAAAAGAAAACGAATGGCAAGTTGTAGGAGTTAAGAAATGCTTCGTTCCTCTGGCTGACGTTCTTTAATAAAAAAAATATCAAGTGATTAAATCCGAATAAATATTTTTTATCCGGATTTTTTTGTTATATTTGCATAATAAATCACTTCAAATGAAGGTAATAGAAATAAAAAAACACTTTACTAATGGATGCGTACTTGCATATCTGATACTTGATTCAGACTACTATGATGAGGATATTGAATACGAGGTTGAATCTTGGTGCAATAAGAATGCGGCAGGACAAAGCAGTGGATGGAGAAGCGAATGGAAAGAGGTAACAGATCCAATCGATAGAGGTGTGACGATTATGGAAGAGATTAGAAAAATAGAAAGGTCATTAGAGAGAATGGAAAAAAGAAAACAGGATCTTATCGACCATTTAATAGTTCCATTCGTAGAGATATACAAGAAATAATTAGCTACTTTTTAAATATATCCCAGGTAACTACAATAAAGAAAATTCCAAGTAAAATATAAATTACATAGGGAGGACAGGTGGGGTCAGGGTTCATTGATTGAACATATTTCTGCTATATATCATGTTACGATACCAAAATGTAACATTTTATCACAAATTATTTTTTTATTTCATTATTTTTTCATACATTTACATAAAGTAATAATGTATGTTGGTTTCAGAGCTATGTCCTAGTAAATATCTACTAACAGCGGATCATTTCGACAAGGTCCAATGGTGCACCTCAAAGGATGTTCCATTAACATTCAGTGCAAACATAGCTGGTGGTATTATATTAGCATCGAAGGAAAGGGAAATGTGGTATGAAAGCCCGGAGGGAGATGATGTTTCTCTATGGATGATTAGGTTCTATGTGCGAGGTGACGCCACACCATTCTTCTGGTTTAGTAAGGGTAGTGATAAAATAGGGGATCTTGAAATACAGCATCTTAACGATAATCTAATAAAGCGAATCGGCGAGATAGAATGGAAACGGATAGAATGGAACACATTAAAAGAGTAATACTCAACACCATTCCTGACGGAGTCCTAAAAAGATTAACTGAAACTGATCTTATATTGATCCCACCAAACTTTGAAGATAACGTCTTTGATAAAGCGGTGATTGATATAGAACTTCCTAATCTATCCATGAAAATGGAGAGGTTTGTTGATACCAATCATTGGTGGATAGGAGAAGAAGGAGATGAATATTACACATACTATACACCTGAGGAGATGAATAGCATACTGGAGGAAGAAATAGCAAAATCTATAGCATGGATAAAAATTCAATAGTTTATATAAAAGAAATATTCACTGACGCTATGTTCGAATCCGGATATCGGAGGGATAACGACGAGTGCGACGTGTTTCCAATAGTAAGACCTGACGAGAGAATAAATCCAATAGTTATAGAAAGATTAAAATTAACTACAAGAGGCAATAAACGTCTATATTGGATAACTGGATTCAATCTACCCCGCATGGACGCGGAAGAGGTGGAAAGAGAAGTAATAAAAGATATAATGGAATGTTTAGTATGGGAAAATATAAAATAAAAAATAGTAAATTCACATTTGATGTTGATGGTCTATTCACAGACTATAGCACGATAAAAGAATTTCCAATAAGACCAAGTAAGATTGAAGGGTTAGAGGAAATACTTTTTCAAATAACGGAAAAGAGAGATGCTCTGCCGGAACTATGTGCATTAATCATCTATGAAACTACATCTTACCAATATGTGATAGAGAATAGAAAAAGAAACTATTCCAATGATGTCTATCTAAAAATATACAAAATACATAGTAATGATCTGCGGGTGATGGTTAGCGATTCTGTTGTTAATCCTTCGTATCTGGAGGAGTTTATAAATCAACACATCTCAAGTAACATGGAATGGGATCCTATTCGTTGGATAGGCATATAAAAATGAAATGATATTTTTTTATTCCGAAAGGATTTCATATATTTGCATATTAAAACAATCAAAAATGAGATTCTTAAAATTCCTCTATACACTACCAGTTCTACCTATATTGATTGGGTATGAGTTACATGTAATATTCATGATAGTAAAAGAAACAGACCATGATGAGTTGATGAATATTGAAGCTAAAAAAGAGCTAAAGTATCATACAGCACCACACCTGGAGAGCTTCAGAAAAAAATATGCTGGACCACTTCATTTATTTTCCATTCTATCGTGGATAACATTTATAAAAATAGTAATATTACATTCATAATATAAAATAGGAGAAATATAATGGCAGAAGATAGAAGATTAGACGGCATATTGGACAAGATCAGCAAGAGTGGTATTGATTCGCTAAGTAAAGATGAGAGATCATACCTTAGAAAAGTATCAGGGGAACCAGAGCCTAAGATAGACACCAACCATACAGCAAATTCAAAAGGATTTAAGATGACAAACATCACATCCGATGTTGAGTCAACCACAGATTGTGTTGCAGTTCTTAATGAATATAAGAACTCCAAATGGAAGAGAAAAACTAAATTTAATATCAAGATAACACACGAAGAAAGCAGCACAGTTAGGGTTTTTACCGACGGTGTGGAAACACTATCGATCCTGCAATCACCAAACGATGGAGCATTCCTGGTCAATTATGATCTTGACTCTCTAAGACCACTTATAGAAAAATTACAGAAAACAGCAAAGAAATGTTATACACATGACTATGGACAAGTTTATCTAAATCCATGGAACATGAGTGTATGGGTCGTTGGTGGTGACGGTGGGATCGTACAAACCAACGATAAGCCTTCCGATGTGGTAAAAAGATTGGACAATGGGGATTGGGGTGACGGTGAATTTGATATTGATTTTAGTGCGGATGTACCAGAGATAAAGAACACCATATTAGAGGCTGAGTATTTTCCACCAATGAATGAGGATGAATACGAAGAGTACGAGGATGACGAATGTGAAGCTGCCAAAATGGAATGGATTGAGGTTGCTAGAGCGATAGATATATGTAACTTTGAGTAAATGAAATACCCAGTCCTTCTTATTCTTTTTTTTTCTACCTGCTATTCACAGAAGATTGAATACTACAAGTACGGGTATGAAGGAATAGAAATGTTTGGTAAGGTTAAGGACAGCACGATCATATACACCCAACATAAGGCAAAGGCAACAATAAGGATCGCTGTTGCTACTAAAATAACAAATTTATATCTAGGTAAGAAACTAAAAAACGGGAACCTTGTAGTTGAATTGCCTAATGCAATAGTGTCAGGAAGAATAAAAATACAGAGAAAAAAAAAGCTAATCGTCATAAACTATTTCTATGAAAGAGTTGAGTGGTGCGATAAGGACCTAATAGAAATCCCATTATCAGTTAAAAATGGTAAATCAAAACATAAAATACCTCCAAATAAGGGCAGATGATATTGCTTTAATTAGATGGCGTGAAAACCTATATAAACGAACACCGGTTTATATAGGCTTACTTAATGATTTTATAGTTGTTGTATGTACACAAAATTCACGCATTGAGTATGACTCAGTAGTAATCAGATTCAGACTGAGGAACTATGAATCCATTAACGACGGAAAGACAAAATCAAAAAACGTAACAGCTATTTATAGAGACGGATATACACTAAGTGATCTTAAGGAAGGTTTATGGTTAACAACGGAGGAACTCCTAAAGGTTAATAATGAGATACTTAGACTTCTGGATGAATTCAAAATGAAATTTATCACAGTAAAATAATCATCCAATTATTTTTTTATTCAAAAAGGATTTCCTATATTTGCATATCAATTAAAACAAAAATCATGAAAACAATACTATCATTCGGACTAATCGCAATGGCTCTCAGTTATCTATTTGTCTCCATGCATAACCACACTTGGGACATCATGAAATACTCAGTCGAATCAACGTACTGGTTCGGTGCATTAACGGCATTAGGTTTCATAGCAGGATGTCTCGTTAGAGTTCTTGGATTGGATGAATCATTCAAATGGAATAAATTATGAAACATAGAAACGATTACACAAAATCAAAAACGATTGACGTTTACGAATGTGAAAGTTGTGAGATAGACTCTCTAACAGGCAATAGAATGTGCCCATGTCCAAGAGGTAGTTGCGATGCTGTTGTTGTTGGTAAATTACAAACCATCACGAACTACGAGAGAACAGCACCATACGAGGAAATCAAAAAATAATATAATGGGAAATACATACACAGATAAAAACAGCTCCTTTAGAACAGACGGGAACGAGCACATAGATCTTCTTTTATGCATGATGGCTTCCTCCGCAATACTATCAGTCGAATTCAAATCAAGGATAACAAACTTGGCACTCTGGATAATAACAAACCACACTAATCACGTCGGAGAGATTCGAAATAAGATTGAAGAACTTAGATCTGAGATGGGATGGTTATCAATATTCGACCAGAAATTTATAAACAAAATCTGTTTTTTACTAGATTGCGGACTAAATTTCAAGATATCCCAGTCTAAAGAATCAAAATAATGTCATCAGCAACGTGGCTATTTGATTTAATATTCGGCAGAAGAATAGACCCTAAGGCTGAGGTTGAAAAAGAACTGACAGCAAAATATGGGAGAGATTGGCACAAATATGACGGTGTTATATACTGGACAAAGATAAGATGAGCTGATATATAGCTTATGAAACATATACTTTCCATAGACGAAGCATACCGACATGTATCCAAACAGATAACTAAATTTTATTTTACTTTCAAGAGTGCAAATCCCATAAACAGAAGGCATACAAGCTCGAATGTTCCTTTATATGGATCCACCCTTATAGGTGATGCTCTATCTCTATATAGGGAGGAAAAATCCAAATCAAACCAACCAGAAAATGTTAGATTCTATGAGGGAATTTGTAAACTATCCATAGCTTATATGAAGGATTTGGGGGAATTAGCAAACCAGAAATCGGTCACCGTCCAATCGATAATAGATGAACTGGAACAAAATCCTCCAGCTAGAGAGCTGCACAATATTATAAGAGATAACACAGAATGGGATTTTTACTACATGTACGATGCCATTTCATTTCAGGATGAGGAGGAGAGGGAGAGATTAGTAGTTATTAGACCTTATCTTGATATACTCACGGAACTTAATCCGGACAGGTTAAGATAATAGAATCTTATTTTTTCTTAGGCTTAATTCTAACACAATTAGGAACTATTTTTCCGTTTAATTTTTTAGTACCTATCTGCTTAAATCCATTCCAGCACGGATCATTCTTTTCAGCCAGGAACTCATTAAATTTTAGTATCATTAGTCTTCTATTTTTTTAAATTCTCTAATTGAATTCTCATCAAAGATTGCAACGTTCTTGCTTCCTCTCTCAAGCAAACAGAATCCATCATAACCTGATTTTTTAATTGCTTCCAATATAGGAGCACATTCTATGATTCTCCATGCACCATGCTTGATTCTCCAAAGATAGTGATAAACACTATCAGCAGGATCATTAACATCAAACTCTACATCATCCTCATAATCATATCCCTTCATACCTGAAACAGTGACAGGTTTAAATTTGGTACCGTTTGTTTCGTCCTCATAACCATCAGATATCATCTTCTCTATCACACCCTTAAGGTCAAGCTTCTTGGCAATCTTAGGGTCCATAGGGTCACATAGGTCAACATCAGGTTTTAACCACACCTCCCAAATTGCACCATCAGGGAATTCGGATCTCTCGTCAGCACCTGAAAAATCCTTAGCAAATGCAAGATTGCTTGTTAAAAATATACAGTCACCGAATCTTTTCATTCTGGGCGGGAAATCTCCCTTTCTGTTTCCATGATATAATTTTTCACTAATGAAAGATTCAAATAGAGCTATATGTCTCATTAATTAACATTTTCTTTATGTATATATCGGTTAAACAAATCCTCATTTTTATTTTTTTATTCGAAAAGAATTTCTTATATTTGCATATCAAATCATAATAATGGACAGATACACTAATGAAAAATCTATACATACTTCCAACCAATAAATTAAGTCTGTTACATTTTGCAAAGGAGAAGATGTTTATAACATCAGAGCATAAGACGGGAGAAAATGAGCTTTATAATTCTATCCCGCAGTACGTTTATATTGTTGCAGACGATAATATATTAGTTTATGATTTCGTCTATGATACCTACAGAAATCAAGTGCTTCCGGTCCCTGATGGAGAGAATATGCAATTCTTTAATCTTACCCCGAGCAGATATAAAAAAATAGTGATAACCAACGATACAGATCTTTTAAGGGAGGGAGTGAAGGAGGTAACTAGAAGCTTTCTTGAATGGATAGCCAGAAATTCAGGAACGTATGATTTCATTAAACTGGAAGGTGTCTTCACCAAGGGTGAACATTCAACAGAGTACACCATAGTAGAACCAATAATAGCAACACAAAATGAAAAAATTTAAAACTTACGGAAGCCTATTTCTAGCAATGCTAGACTGCTTCATTCTTGGACTATACTCAGCATCACAGTTCAAGTATAACGAACCGATCGAACCTCACAGATGGATTATGACAACTATATTTGGTGTTATGTTTCTGTGTTTATTCTTTAAAAACTATTCAGAATTAGACTAATGGAAATACACGTATTAGATTTTGTCATGTGGTTCGTAATAATCGGGATCTACTGGGGTGTGCTAGGATGGCTTAGTGAAGGTGAGTTCACAGAGGAATTGGGTGGATTAATAGGATGTTTAGGTATTGTGATAATCACAATCATCTACGTGGTACTATTTGTGTTTATGGAGTGGAATTGGTCGGATATATTCCACGGTGCCAATCCACAGGATTGGATTCATTTTAAATTATAAAAATATAAACAATGAAAAAATTAGCCTTATTTTTAGCAATATTCGCATTAGCATCATGTGAAGACAATAGAAAACTAAAGTTTATCGGTCAAGATGTCATAGACGGCAAGGTCTCTGCTATTAGAGAAGGGCATACAGGAAGGGCACCATTGTATCCAAAAATTTGGGTTCAGACACCCACAGTAACAAGAGAGGTCGAGATACCCTTTTCCTATGAGGGAAGATGGAAGGTCGGAGATTCATGTCTGTTAATCATAGAAAGATACGAAGAGATAAAGAAAGAAAAGTAAAATGAAAATAGAAATAAAATACATGCTCATCACGGACCTACTAGGGAATAAACCTAATGGTAGATGTCCAGAATCTTTCAACAGCGTGGAGGAGGCAACTCAGTATTGGAGAATCAATTATGAGAATAGAAACAAGAAGGATGGTCACGATGAGTACTGGAGAAAGACTCCTTTAAGAATACAACAGATCATCACAACCAATCTCTGGGAGATTTAAAACCAAATAAGATGGAAAGGGAACTTATACCTTACGAACAAGCATTAGAAATTAAAGAACTTGGATTTAATATCAGTTGTTATGAAAGATATTATAATGGGGAACTTCAAGTCGATTATGGAGAGTGGAATGGACATTCAATAGAACATATAGTTTCAGCACCTCTATATCAGCAAGCATTTAGATTTTTTAGAGAGAAACATAATTTACATTGTTTTATCCAGTGTCCTGAAGAACCAATAGGAAAAGAAATTCATACTTATACTAAGTGGTGTTTTTCTATTTTTGAAATAAATAAACAAGAATTATTCTTTTCAGATGAAAAATATGAAACCTACGAAGAAGTAGAACTTGAATGTCTTAAAAAATTAATAGAATTATGCAAGAAAAATTAATAACATTCGAAACAGCCAAATCAGCTAAAGAGAAGGGGTTTTGTATTGAATTATATGATTTTTACTATCAAAATAAATCTAATGCTAAACCATACGTAACTCAAGGTATCGAATACCAATCTGATAGAAATTGTAAATGGGATTGGAATTTAAACGGCGGGGAATCGGGGACGCTAACCAAAATTATTCCATATCCTAATGATACAAGTGGAATATACTATTCAGCACCAACCCAATCACTACTTCAGAAATGGTTAAGAGAAACCCATAAAATATATGTTCTGGTTGATATGGGTATAACCAGAAATTACCATTGGAAATATTTTACCGATATAGACTCCTTTGTTTATCCCAAAGGAAGTTTTAAAACTTATGAGGAAGCATTGGAAGCAGGTTTACAAGAAGCACTAAAATTAATAGAACCATGACAGATAAATTTAAAGAGCACATGAAAGGGAAATACCCGGATCTTGACACAGATAGAATTCTGTCACTGATAGATCAGAATGTTGCAGAAATCCAGCCCAATCCAGCAAACCCCACCAAGGAGTGTGTGGTACCGATCGGTTGCGATCTGAACAAAAACCTCATCATCAAAATCATTTCAGACTATCTAAATCCAAAACCCATTTAAAAACCATAATATGAAAAAGGTAATTTTACTACTACTTGCTATCACAGCAGCATCCTGTGATATTTTCGAAATGCCAGAAAGACCACCAGAACCTAAAGAAACCATCACCACTTCATCAATTAAGGATGAGCACCTAATGGATGAGGTGTCACACGGGCTTCATAAAATCAAAATAAACGATTCCACTACAGTTCTGATTTATCGTGGTGTGGAATCTTGCACAATGATCCAACTTAAATGATAGAGCATGAAAAAATTACCAATATCCAATTTGGAGATGCAGGATGCTATTCTCTACACAAATCTAATTCTATTAGTCTTAGTTTTATTTCTGGCCTCGTTTATTATCTATGTCATCTATAGAACATATAAGGCGGAACAGAAGAGAAAAGCCTACAACCCCACAATGGGACAAGGTGACAAAGTCTGCACCCCTGTTATGTCGGGTAATGTCAGAGGTGAAATTCTAGAGGTGAATGAGGACAAGGTTAAAATGATCATCGAGGTACCCAGATCAAGGGTCTATCCGGATGAAGGGAAATCCAGATAAATCCGCCACTCTTGGTTGTTTCCTACTGGGAGTGGTGTTTATCATGATTGTGGTTAGATTTCTTTATTTGCTATACTCTTCTCTATTCAGATGATATATAGAGAAAATAAATCCTAGCAATGGAAAATATTAAAAATTACGAGTCATTCAATTCCGCACCAGAGAGGATGAATGAGAACTTCTGGACAAGCATCTTTGGTAAACCCACAGTGGATGATGCAGCCCACGATGCCATGAGAGGCAAAGGATTTAGCCACAGAGGCAAAGACGGAGAGAGAACAGAAGACAACTACATCATGTTTGATGGCCAGAAGTTTTATCCAGATCAGATTGAGTATGATGACTATAATTCAACCAAGGAACTCCCAAGAGTGGAGGGGGATAAACTCATCATCGCCAACCCAGCCTGGAGCATGTAATCACACACATCAGATCCACCTCCAAGGTGGATCTGATGTGGCATCCCGTCAAGAACCCGTCACAACCGCATCCATATCACCAAGAGATATATACAACATGAAACATTTACACACATTCTCTCAACATCTTAACGAGAACTTAAATACTGAAATGGACGTCTTCTGCAAGAAGCATAATATATCCAATAAACAGTTTAAAGGGGAGGTAAAAATAGATGGCAGCTTGGATCTATGGACTCTAAAGGAAATCCCACAGGGTTTCAATCCCACTGTTGGTGGCAACTTGGATCTAGTGAGTCTAAAGGAAATCCCACAGGGTTTCAATCCCATTGTTGGGGGCAACTTGGATCTATGGAATCTAAATGAAATCCCACAGAGTTTCAATCCCACTGTTAGTGGCAACTTGGATCTAAGGAGTCTGAAGGCCATCCCACAGGGTTTCAATCCCTCTGTTAGTGGCAGCTTGGATCTAGGGAGTCTAAAGACCATCCCACAGGGTTTCAATCCCACTATTAGAGGAAACTTGAATCTGGAGAGTCTGGAAACGATTCCACAGGGTTTCAATCCCACTGTTAGTGGCAACTTGTATCTAGGGAGTCTGAAGGTGATTCCACAGGGTTTCAATCCCACTGTTGGTTTGGGCTTGAATCTAGTGAGTCTGGAAACGATCCCAAATGGAACCAAATTTGATAAAACCGAGGGGAAAATATGGGTGAAATACAATTCGGAAGTGGTTGATCTTGACACAATAGCAGGATCCGCTGAATGGGTCGAAATCACGTAACAACATGAAACATATAAGAACATTCACACAACATCTCAATGAGAGCAACGAAGAACCTAACGTCATAGATGGCATAGAATGGAGAAGAGTCAACGACAGGAGTCATATACCACAGGGCAATAAAGAAAAGCTGAAGGAGTTATGTGATCTTGCTGGTTACGAAAAGGAGGAGTGGAGCAAGATCTATAGAATAGCAAAATCTATCGGTTATTATGCACACACCCCACCAGCAGTCACATTTGTCAGATCCGCTGACGGTACCTACTACCTAGAGACAATGAACGCAGAGAAGTCATCAGCCTACTACAAATCCACGTCATTTGACGACCTACTTCAGATAGCCATCGACACAATCAATCCACAGGTGGTGTGGTTCGAAATCAGATAAACCCCAGGAGGCCCGGCCAACCCCGGTCATATTGCTAACAGATATATAGCACATGAAACACATCCAACTATATGAAGACATCACAGGATCACCCAAGACAACACTAGTGATCTTCGGACTACCTGGATCAGGCAAGACCAAATTAGCAGAAGAGATCCAGAGACAGGAGCCAGAGATGGAGTGGCAACACTATGATGACTACTCGCTCAAAAAAGCCAAGGAAGCGATGGGCAAAGAGAATCAGATCATCTCAGATGGCATGGTGATGTTGGATCCGGAATCCTCCAGAGGTGAACTCACCAGCGAGGCAAGAAGAAGAGGGTCACTCATCAGATTTATCTACTTCGAGAACTCCCCAGAGCAATGCAAGGCCAATGTGAAGAGAAGAGCCAAAGTGGGAGACATCAAGTCACACCAGAGAGTAGGTCCAGAAGGCACCTTTCTAAAACAGATAGATGGGCTCTCCGCGGGTTACGAGATTCCCAAAGGGGAAACCCCAATAGAAGTCTGGAACCCAACCAGGGAGTCATAGATCCAAATTCAATTGGGATTCGAAATCGGATAAACTCCCAAGAGGTCCGGCCGCCGGAGATCAAGTACCAACACACATCAACGTCATTATAGAACTTTTAAGACACAATAATCCACAAACCCATATTCACATCCTCTTAAAGCAAATCACACAAGTCACAGTGAAATAAACACACATGACACAACCACCAAAGAATCAACTAGTAGACAGCACCAGGAGGCAACACAATCTCTTGTCGATCACCTTCCAGTCTAGGAAGCAGACCAGATAGATAACCCACCAACTCTTTACCCTCGCTCAACTCCATGATCTTTTCCCTCAGGACACTTCTAAGAGGTTCTACTGGATTAAGAGGCATCATGTACCCAGAAGTTGCCTTCATGACCCACTCCTCCAATTCACTAAGGGACCCTATGGCTGCCACACCAGCAATATAGGAGTCAAGCCACTCCCTGTCTTGCTCATCTCTCTGCCACTCCTCAAAGAGTTTAAGACGAGTCACATCGTTATCATCGTTCATATCATCACAATTTTATTTCTCCTATATATTGGATTCCCAATAAGACACGATAAGGTGTCTCAGTGCCAAGGGCCGGAATCAAGTAAAACCCACTAGGGCCCGGCCTCCAGGTAAATAATACTATTACCATCATCATACCATCACCATCAAGCAACGTCATTATAGCACGTTTAACACACGATAATCCACAAACCCATATTCACATCCTCATAAACAATTACATCATAGTCACGAGCAAGTAACCAATCACATTCTCATAGAAGCAACTCACACTCATCCCTCATAGTAAGTAACAAGACAAATAACCTATAGACATAGACTTAGACATAGGCATCTAGCTAGAGAGTAATCCCAGCCATTTCATTAGGCAGATAGACAAGAGAATCACAGTCAGAGAATCCCAAACCATAAAGATCGCTTCTAAGGGATACAAGATGACAAACCATATAGAGAGATGGGAACAAGAAACTGAGGTGGCCACGGCCATGCAATCGCGTTTTAGGGAGCTTTTGAGTGATCCCAGGAACCAAACCATATAGAGAGATAGCAAATGGAAACTGAGGGAGCACTGGCCATGCAATCGCGTATAACGATCCCTTTCGGAAGCCCCTCTGCATGTGTGAGTTCCCACCCAGGGCCATGCTAACTGGATTTTCTCGTCGCCCCGATTTACCATTTCATTCCACTTCTCTCCACTATGTTCCACTGGGCAAGAGCACCCACAGAAACCCACGTTTTTATTAGGAAAAACCAAATATTTTATATATCCGAGATTTTAGGGCGAGGTTTCTAGAACACCCACCACCATCTCGCCCCGTATCTCTCCTCTATCTCTTCTCTTTACATGCGGTTGTGGCTCATTGCCTCTTCTTAAGAGACGGAACATCTTATGTGGTGGCATCTCTCTAGGTATTATCTCTAGCTTTATCTCTCGGGTTGGGCGGGACCTTCTGGGTTAGTCCCCCAAAAATGGCTTCCCCTCTTAGGCCCTCACCCTTGCGTTTTGGTGGTGAAAATGAGGGTTGGTTTCTTGAGAGCCCTTTTAGGGGGACTAACCCGCGGAGAATCCCATGTGGATATATAGGGTATGAAACACCTTAAATTATTTGAGAACAACCCGGCCTTCTATGATGATCCACCGGAACCCAGACTTGCGGGAGCCGATGTGGAGTACAAAGAGGAGGAGCAATTCTTCACTCCTGTGTACTGCCATGATGAGAACCCAGAGCAAGACAAGAGCAGGCACGAGAAAGGTCATCTGGACTTTGCCGTTCTGATGGACAAGACACCTCAGCGAGCCATATGGGTTGTGAGGGATATTGACGAGGCCATTCCTCAGAGGTATTTGACTTATTGGGAAACCCACGGGGGAGGCGAGTACACACAAGACACCGACTCCGTTCTGAACTTTGCCACCGATGAATTCAAGGCCAATAGATGGGTGGATGGCTTTGATGTCTGGGAGGAGAATGATTGGGCAGTAGATCTTGTGAAGATCACCACTGTGGAAGATATAGATTCCATTATCCATGATCTTTCCAACTTCATCAGTCCGAGCCACGCCTCCCACTATGGCAAGGCGAGAAACCCGAACCTCAAAGGGTTCTACAAAACCCGCAGTGTGCCGGACCAAGGGGAGATCTCTATGGCGAAGAGAGCAATCAGAACATTGGAGATGCACAAGAGAAAGATCCAGACAAACACCGTCGGCGGGTCCACACCGGCTTAATCTTAGCACACCATGGAGTCCAGTCTTCCGAGCCCAGTCCGGAACCCGGCCACATGAATGGCCATTCATTTTTCAAAAGCTAAAGTAAGATAAATCCTCGGAATAAAAAAATATTCAGAGGATTTTTTTTATTCGAAATGTTTTTGTATATTTGCATCATAAACAATAAGGCCCCACATACATAGTATGTTAGTAAGATACTATGTCTGGGTCCACGGTAAACTCGGACTATGCGCAGACTTAAGAACGGCTGGGAGATCGCGGGAGCGGTGACAATATGTATTGCTCTCGCGAGTGTTATTATATACTTGTGTCATCTTATTGGTTGGTATAATCCACCAACCACTGATGATGTGATAGTTGCTGTGATACTGATTGCTCTCTCCCTCTTTGTTCTGATTTGGAGCCCATCGGATGAAAACTCTGAAACATAGTATGTTACTAAGATACTATGTAGGGAATGACCACGAACACGTACACGAACTAAATCAATAGAGAATGAAGACTTATCAACTTAAAACACCTTATGCTGAGTACACCGTTATATTAAGTGCGGGCTCGTATGCGAACGGGCGTCGAGCTATTCGTATACTCGACGCGGAGGATGGTTCCCCAGTTATGACTGCCACAGTGAATGTCCCTGAGGCACATCTAGAACCAGATGAGGTGATCATCAAGAACTACTCAGAGAACGAAGGGTGCTTGCCCTTTCTCGTCACCAACGGTGTTGTCTCTCCTGCCGAGAGGTGGGTTGGTCACGGTATGGCTGTTGTGAAACTCCTAATCCCGGTAGAAGATATATAGAGGAAAACTCTATAGAATGAAACATCTGATGCTTTTCGAAAGCTTCTTCCGCCGCGGTGCAATGGATCCAACCGCTTTGCAATTGGTCAAAATCGGCGGTGCGGTTAATCCGGCTTTAGGATTTTTAAAGAAGCATGACATAGACTCCCTCATCGAAGCTGGAATAGAGGCGGAAATCGTCGGTGAAATCTCGGGGAAAGATGATTATGCTTTCTGGGACATCAACGGTGTTTTATCCGAACCTTATTATGTTGCTTTCTCTCATCCAGGCAAGGAGAATTCCCTTATGACAAAAGAGAAGAATTTCGAGATACATCCTGGTAAAATATACTCCCGCAGAAAGGGTGGTTGGGCAAAGGAATCAGTTGATGATTTCATCCAGCGAAGATAAATGGACAACCGTTAAAGAAAAGCCTGATTTTAGTCAGGTTTTTTTGTGCGTGGAGGTAACGCTCGCTTCCTGTAATCTACCGTGGGAAATTTGGGGGTAAAATGAGGGGGTAAAAAATAATTTGAAATTTATTGAATTTATTTGAAAAGATGTCATATATTTGCAAAACAAAATCCCTCCAACATGGAACTTTATATCTTCAAAATTCAGGACGAAAACAAATATGTGAAGGTGAGTGACAAAACCTTTAAGTCCCGTCGTACAAAGAATATAAATGATGCAAGTTGGTGGTTTACAAAAAAGAATGCAAAATCATGGGAGTCTTCGATCCGGGCAAAGTTTCCAAGTGCTGAGATAATCCCGGTTGATATGGCATTTAAAGAAATTAAATTCCAGCAAGTTAAATGATTCTTTTCAATATTAAAATGAAAGATTTAATCGACATAGGACTTCATAACCACATGACCATGGTGCTCAAAGCACACCTTCTGGTTATAGACGGTAAGGTTTATAAAGACCGATCAGGTAAATATGGGGGAGAAGGAGCGGATCCTGGAAGAATCATGATTCCTGCGGAGGATGTGGGTAAGGTCACAACGGAAGGTCTAAGGTCAGGGCAAATCATGAAATATGATGCACCAGAGGGACTGATCATTCTTATAACAACACAACCAATTAAATTTCAAGAAATAAAATGAGAGCATTCCACGCAACATCCGCGACCAACGTGCCATCAATACAAAAGGATGGTCTGATTATCAAATGGGATTATGTTTACCTTACCGATTCCATCGATTCAGCACTTCGTTGGATTGGTTTCAGATTACAAGCCGCCGGTGAGGATATGATTGCCGTGATTGAGGTTGAGATTGAGGAATCAAAACTTGAGGAAGGCATGGACCATTCACCGATGATGGTTTCTCTATTCGGTGTTGGTAAATCATGGACCTCGTCGGAACCAATTCCTGCTACTTCCATAAAAGAAGTGCATCTATATAGCTTTAATAATAAAAATAACCAATATGCCTAGTCAAATTAAAAGAAGAACCTGGTGCACCACGTGCCAAGAGTTCGAACTATTCGAATCCCACCTAACATCCGAGACAACGGTGTTGGATGCTGAGGGCAAAGAAATCAAGAAGGTATCCAAAACCCTATGCGATACATGCGGTAATGAATATGTACCATATGCCCTGTCCGAGGTGCCGGAGGAGAAGATCATGGAGCAAAGAGCAAGATACAAAAAAATGAAGAAGGAGGAATTCATTAAGATGTTAAGTGCTTATCAGGACATGAGCAAATCAAATATCCTCGCTGATATGATGAGGGAGGTATCCGATAAATCTGTTGGATTCACGGTGAGAGAGGATGATGCCGGACAGGAAGCCATTTATGCAGCAGAAAAAGCTGCTAGAGAAGCACAGCAATTGGCAGACATTGCATTCAAAGAGATATACCGAGGTGCACAACGTAATGACAAATGCCGATGCGGATCAGGAAACAAATACAAAAAGTGTTGTTTACCTAAGGTTGATGCCATACGTTAATACATACTATGTTGGTAACATACTATCCACACGCGTACATTTAAAATGAAGAATCCAATAAAATCATGGTGGAACAATCTGTATCCTATGCAGCAGAGAGATTTCATCAACGGTGTAATCAATACAATAAAGAACATTTTGGTAATAGTATTTATAATCTATTTAATAAGGAGGTATCTATGTTAGTAATACTTTGGTTAGGTGGATTCCTTTTAGGAATCGGAATCGGCGGTTATTTTGGAAAGATGAAGGAAAGAAAGGATTGGGATGATCTTATAAGAGACGGTAAGCTTCCTAAGCCAGGCCAACGGTGGAAGCCTGATGATTGGAAAAATTCCAAAGGATAATTTTTTTATTCGAAAAAGGATTCTTATATTTGCCATGTAATTAAAAACATTTATCATGGCACATGTAATAAAAGATATTGAGATAGACGGGGACTTATACGATATAAGATACTTCTTCGACTCCGACCAATCGGAAGATGGTATAGACATTTATAGAGCAGACGACGGTGCTCATATTGGAGAGATGATTGGAAGAAGATTTCCTGATGAACACGATGAAGATGATATGGATTATATCAAAAAGGAATTAAAGGATTGGTTAGATAACAACATATAATTATGACAAAGAGAAAAACCATCGGTGTTATAGAGATGATCGATTATGCCAACACCCAACTGGCAAGAAAGGATACAGATGCCACCAAGGAATTCAAAGAAGGTGTTTGTGTCATGGTCGAGAAGATAATGTTTCTTACAGATTCATATTCAGGATTTCAATTTCTAGATAATAATGATTGCGAGATTCACACATTAGGTCACGCCTCCAGAAAATATTACAAACCTGTGTTTGCAAAATAATTTTAAAATAATTTTTTTATTCAGAAAAGGTTTTCTATATTTGCTCAGTAATTAAAACAAATGGAAATTATGTCACAAGATGTTATTGCAAAAAGTGAACAGGATTCGAAGATGATGAATAACAAAAAAGTTCTAGCAAAGTATCCGAATGCCATCGCTGAAAGACACGAAACGGAATTCGAAGTGGGATTCAGAGGTAAGGGTGTACCTTTCTTCATCATTAAAGAGAATCCAGATTCAATATACACAATAGGATTTGGGGCAACGAAAAAGGAAGCCTGGCAGACGGCAACACAATGGTTAAAATGTGAACCATCGAAAGATCCGAATTATAAAGGTTATTTGGTCAAAGATGCGAAATTATATATGGAATAATTTTTTTATCTAAAAAGGATTTATTATATTTGGATATAATTTAAAACCCCAGATAATTATGTTAATCTACCCATCAGACCCAGAAAAATTAAGAGAAGTTAAAAGCATAGAGAACTCATTGAAATTTCTATTTAAAAAGGTTGATACCTACACACCAATGGACCTTTTAATTGCCAAAAATCTCATGGAGAAATACAAAAAACTGATGAACTGGAATAACCAGTCAATATCAGGACCACTTTATCCAACCACCTAAACCAAACAGTCATGGCAGAATTAACCAGAGAACAGAAAATGGAAAAGATAAGAGCCAATGTGGAAGTTTATCTTATCAAAAATGCAGAATCCTGCAATCTCCCAATCACATCATTATTTGTGGATACTGAAAGGAATCACATTATAGATATAGGAACAGCAATCATGGCAAACAGATTGGGGATCGAGACATATCCAGGATCCTTCGTTAAAGCCATATTGGATAATGATCTTTACGAAGCGGTCAATAGAGCGGACACAGTCAACCGCGGTGCTATCACCTTCTATGTCACAATGATTCATAATCTTGGAATCAATTTAGCAGAATAAGCTTTCCTTGGTTAGCTTATAAACCAGACACACAACTTTAAGAGGCTTCGGCCTCTTTTTTTTTGGATGTGCATCATGCCTGCACATCCACACCGTCGACAACGGTGTTCCGGATGATGCATCATGCATGCCTTTATTTTTCATATGGATTCTTTTTATGCCTGTCCCATGGCAAACACCGTGGCTAAAACTTTAACGTTTTTGATCGTTTGTATTTAAAACCTATTCCGTATATTTGCTCTGTAATTAAAATCATATGAAAACAGAAACACATAAGGTAGGAGACAAGGACAAGGTATACAAAGTATCCGACTCAGGAACCTACTATTCAGCGGAAACCTCGGATGAGGTGATTAGGGTCATAGACTCCTTAAGAGGAACGCACCAAAGAGTTAAAATATATCTCGGTGATGGAGAGACAGGCAGGGACTGGATGGAGGAGAGCGACAAGACTGGCAAGATAGGTAGAAGCTCCGGTCCGATTAAGGTACCAATTCTTCTTACCAATATTAACAGCCACGGTGGCGGAGCAATCTTAGATGGTTGCATCGTGAAGATAGTAACCTCACCTGCAGCATCGGCAAGGGTTTTATATCAACACCCGAGGTACCATCAACCTGCTATGGAAATCACAAACGAAGGTCTGGTGGGTAAACCTGAGTATACTCACACAGTAAGAATCGGTGGTGACATATACAGTAGACATACCTCAGAGAGATCCGCCAAGAGATTGGTCTCGTTATTAAGATAAAACTTTAACGAAAAAAACCTTAAAATAATTTTTTTATCTAAATAGAATTTTATACATTTACCAAGTAATTAATTAATCATTAAAAATCATTCACCATGAACAAAAATGAAAAAAAAGCTGGAAACAGCGCAGTAGCAGCTCCGGCTGGGAAAGTTGAAAAAATGGCAAAAGCGGTTGTCAAAGAAACTGCTCAAGTAGAAGGTCCAGAGGCTTCAGTGGCTGAGGTGCCTGCACCGCTTGTACCACACATCAACGGTGCCTTCGAAGTTGGCTCAAGAATCGAAACTTCACTGGTTTCTCCTTTGAAAGTTTTCGGTAAAAAAGAAGCAACTGGTACTCCGGCTCAAATGAAGCCATGTGCTGCAATCATCTTGGAAAAGTTGGCCATCGAAGGTCCAACAGGAACCAACTTGATTAGAGTTAAAAAACCAGGTTCAACACGTATTTTCTACACAACTGAGGAAAACCTAATCGTAGGAGAAGGTGCACCAACAGCGGTGGTAACGGCTCCGGTCGTGAAAGAAGAAAAACCTGCACCTGCACCAAAGGCTGCTAAAGCTCCAAAGGCTGCAGCAGTTGCAGAGACTGCTGAGTAATCAGTAGTCCACGGTATTAAAAGAGGCTTCGGCCTCTTTTTTTATGGGCAAAGAATCCCTAGGACGGGCCATGAGGTACACCTCGGCCGACGGTGTATATGCTTTTATATGTGAAAAAATAATCGGCCGATTATCTTGGTGTTTGATAAGGATTTATTATATTTGCTTTATAATTAAAACCAAATTCCATGTCAACACTAAGATGCAAAATATTCAGGGAAAGATCCTCCGGTGATTTGGAGGGTTTAATTAATGATTGGCTCGAGGTCAACGACGGTGTTACCATTGTACAGATCGCCCACAGTGAGGACACACAATATGGAACAGTTATAATTTTCTATACCAGGAAACTGGAAATGACTGGCGTTAAATAAAAACTTTAACGGATTTTATCGTGGTATCTACTGCGAATTTCTTACATTTACATGTAATTAAAATCAAAACAATATGGAAAAAATATTATTTTGCGTGATGTTCACCAGTAGAGATGACTGGGATTCACCAACAGTGGTGTTCGTTAGAGCAACGGACAGAGACAAAGCTTACTTTGCAGCTCTAAAGAAAATTGGATTCACTGAGGAGGAAGATGATGAGATGAGAGAGCAAGGAGACCATGACAACGTCATTATCGAGGTGGATGAGGTCATAGACGAAGATTATGAACCAACGGAAGAGGAATAATTATGGGAACGAATAAAAGAAAGGATCCGATTCTGGGTCTATTCCTAGCAATGGCCATAACAGCAGCGGTGTTTTGTATCCTCACACTACCGCACATATCTCTAATACTTTTTAATTGGGGATTTGCTTATACCAGAGGATGGATAATGATATGCTCGCTTGCTTCTGTGTTCATTGGGCATTTAATATGTGATAAAATAAATTCATAATGGAAAATATAATAGCTTGGCATAGAGAAACACTCCACGGTGAACCCCACCACATCGCTCTGAACATAGACATGGCAAACGAACTTGCGGAGAAGGATTCGATAACCTATCAGGAATACACAAGAATGTGTAAGAGAAGAGGAATATGTGCAATGAGGGAAGAAACATTCCTTCATAAAATGGGAAAACTTTAACGTTTTAAATCATTGGGATATAAAAAGGATTTCTTATATTAGCAATGTAATTAAAATCAATCACACCATGAGCACATTAAGACCAGGAGACCCAGTAAGAGTCACACAAGAATCAAAATCTAGATTTAACCCACAACCACCCAAAGTCGGCATAGGACACGTTTATACACGGGGTGGACAACACAATAACAGTTCGCTCTATGTTTCTGTTGCCTGGGAGGATGGAAATTGTTGTAATGGCTTATTATCTTCCTTTACCACGGTAGAGAAAATAAACATTTCCAGAATGTAAGAAATAAAAACGAAACATTAGATATTATCCTCACTATAATATCTGTTAAATAGGATTTAACCATTCAATTTGATATTCATGTTATGTTTTTAAAGGAGCCAATAGGCTCCTTTTTTATGTCTGAAACATACTATATTACTAACATACTACACCCACGCGAGAACTTTAACGTTTGGCCTCGTGCGTATATAAAAAGGATTTCTTATATTTGCTTTATAAATAATAGGACATGAAATTTACCATAAGAACACATGATAATTGTTCAAAGCTAGAAGAGCAGATGAACGATTTCCTGAGTGAGCATCCAGGTATCATTATTCATAGCCACCAATTCGCAACATGTGGGACACAGGGTAAGAACAAATATGTTTCCATATTCTATGATGATGCACCAGAATATTTAAAAATAAAAAACAATGACAAAGGAACAGAAGGATCTTTATAAAAGAATCAAAGCAAAAGCAAAGGACAGAGGAGTAAAAACCGTGGACGAGTTACACGACCTAATCGCAGATGAGTTTGGCGACGACGGTGTAACTGGAGCGGACTTCGAATTCATCAAAGATTCACTACGACTTAAGAGGTTTTAATTACACACACTTCTTTTTTTGAAAGAGGCTTTCTTATAATAAAGAAAGCCTTTTTTGTGTGTCATGATTTTGACATATAAATGCATGGGAATGCATGGTTCACCGTCGGCGACGGTGGGCAGGATGTAGGCGGATTTATTCTGAAAATGTGCGGATTTATCATTGGTATTTAAAAATGATGTCTTATATTTGCTCCATGGAATCAACATTCACATATTATAAACATCTTAATGCACTAGACCGAATACTAGTAAGTCATAAGTTTATCGACGGTGAAACTTATGTTATAAAAAATCCTGGTCTGGTAAACATCTTACATGGAAATTTTCTTATTAATATGTGTGTATTAACGGAGACCCGTGGTTGGGTATACAGTGATGTTATTAGGGAACAAGGGGTTGTAATAGGGGATCGTGATGTTAAAAAAATAATGTCTATAGCCAAACCGTTAAAGTTTAAACAAATACAATAATAATTTTTTTTAACTAAGAAATATCCTTTATATTTGCATGTAATTAAAATCAAAACATTATGAGCTTAAAAAAAATCCTAATGGAAAGAGATGGTTTATCAGACCAAGAAGCTAGTAAATTAATCTCCGATGCAAAACTTAGAGTACTGAATGGGGATAATCCCGAGGAGATACTTGAATATGATTTTGGTGTGGAACCAGATTATGTTTTTGATATAATGCCATATTAAATTAAAAAGTTATGAACGAAAGACACAAAGGTAAAAGAATCACATTGATAAGAATGGGAGATGACCCAAATCCTATCAAAGCAGGGGAACAAGGAACTATCCGAGGTGAGGATGGAATGGGACACATTCATGTCGATTGGGATAACGGACGCACATTAGCACTCATCCCGGGTGTAGATGTTTATACAATAGGAGAGTAATTATGAAGTTTAAAACATTAGGTGATTTAGAATCACAAAATAAAGAAGCACACGATTCACTCATAGACCTATGGATGGTTCTATCAAGGGCTTCGGAGAAAACCGCCAGAAGAGACCTGGAGGAAGGAATCGGATACAGATATGAACTGAAAAGCAACGACGGTGTTATCTCCTTCACTGACACAGAAAGTGCAGATACATACACATACACAAAAGAAAATAATTGGAAATAATAATAGGTTAGGTTTTAATTCAGAATCAGGCTTTCTTTCGAGAAAGCCTTTTTTGTGACCAAATGTCTCGGAGGCCTCGTGATCACACCGTTGTCGACGGTGGAAAAGATGTAGGAAGATGTCAAAAGGATGAAGAAAGATTATGGGGATGCACAAAGAGATGTATCCGCCGCACCGCTGGTACATACTATGTTACTAACATACTATCCACGCGTATTAAATTTTAACGGATTTTATCGTGGGTATTATTAAGTATTCATTATATTTGCTATGTAATTAAAACAATTAAACATGGATGAGCAAGTTAAAGAAGCCAGAGAGCATTTCAGAGATCACAAATCACACATACACATTTATCAAATCGAAGATGAGGTTATAGCTGAACTCCTCGGGCGGGATTATATCCAAAGATTATCCTTTGAGATGAGAATGGATTGCCTTTATGATTATTTATTATCCCAAGGACTTTGTGATGTGACCGAATAAATCACATGTCTGGATACATGTTCACCGCCGGCCGAGGTGGGCTGGCGGGAGCCTGACGGGAAGAAAAAATTCCGATGGATACCTGAAATTTTAACGTTTTATATCGTTCGTAATCTACTATTATGCCTTATATTTGCCATGTAATTAAAACAAATCATTATGCAACAAATCACACACGAACAATTAAAGGCTCTTTTAAAGGATGGACCTTTAAGATTCAACTTCATCAAGACCAACGGTGAACTAAGAGAAGCCTATGGCACAACAAATTTATCTAGAATCCCACAATCATCTCATCCAAAAGGAGGCGACGGTCCTAAAGGAGCAACCTGCTATTTTGATTTGGATAAAGATGCCTGGAGAAGTATAGGTGGTAACCAAACAGTATCATTAAATGAATAAGCATGAAATCATAAGCAAGACAAGAAGACTGCTAAACTCCGCGGGCTTCGATGATATGGAATACACTATCAGCTTGCAAGGTCCAACGGTGATAATGGGAGAAGGCATGGAAGAAAAGATAACACCAGAATTAAGAGAAGAAATTCTGAAGACAGGTATGAGATTTTTATAGCCAGGACTTCCTGCTTTGGTCAGGCTATAGCTAAAGGGTGACATTTGAGAGTCACCCTTTTTTTGTGGCATGAATTAGGCCTGTCCATGATCCCACCGTTGCCGACGGTGTACCGACATGGCATGATTCCTGATTCAGGATGAAGAAAGCAATTGTTTTTGGATCTGTCTATTGCTTTCCACCGTGAGAAAACTTTAACGTTTTATATCGTTGTTGATTAACTATTATACCCTATATTTGCCATGTAATTAAAACAAATCACATTATGGAAAAAAAATCAGTTCAGCAAGCGGCTAATGTTGCAAAGGTAGGATTAGTTATTTTATGGGTAATTTTCATGTTTACTCTAATTAAATCTCACTCATAAATACGACCGACCATGGCAAAAGAATACACAATCATTAAAAACAGAAGAGGTAAAGATACCGAGGTGACCGGTACTATCCAAGAACTAACAGATTACTTCAGATACACTCTTGAAACAGGAGAATCATGGCAACATGAAAGGGGTAATTCAAAAATCAACGTGAATCCAAAGTCTGGAGCATCATTGGTTAATAATCTCAATAAAGCAAAAACAAACTCTGCAGCAAACGGAGCACCGTCAGAATACTTTAGACTTAAAGAATAATCATTATGGAACAATTTAAAGCAGGTGATATGGTGAAGGTATCCACAGAGAACCTAAACGGTATCGGATTCGTTTATAATACGGATCCAGTCCAACCCGAATGTGGGGTACTTAGAGTATCAGTGGCTTGGAACAGCGGTGGGTGCATAGACGGTATCGGAATTTCTGAATTCAAAACCATAGAGAAAACCGGGGTGCTTACTGAGGAGAAAGGGAAGGCAATAATCAAAGAATTAGATGAGTTTTGTTCTGGCCTGGACAAGTATTCATTGGGCTTGCCTAGTGGTGTTGATCACACAGGAGAAATGATTCATATAATCAGAATCGGTCTGATCGCCGAGACCGTGGAAGCGTAGTCATGGGTGTTTCTATCAATGGGATTTCTATCAACGGTGAAGGCACGAGACTCTGGGGAGTGTTCATTGTAGATACGGATCGACCCAAAGACACCTTACTGCAAATGTGGTTGGCCAACGATGAGGAACATCTTAAAGAACAATTACTTGTGGAATATCTGCAGGATTATGATGAAGGTGATAGCTTTAGAAAACAGGTCGAGGAGGATTTTGAGACAGATTGGGAATATAGAATCATATCATACGAAATTGACATGACCGGATTAATGAGACCGTGGATTCAACTTTAACGGATTTTATCGTGGTGTCTACTAGGAATTTATTACTTTTACTAAGTAATTAAAACCAATCATTATGAACATAACAACATTCACTCTTACACAAGAGCAAATCGACGCAGTAGATATAGAGATCTATGGTAGCCTAGAAAACGCTAAAAAAGCGAAAGCTAAGGAAGAAAAACTGTGGTGTAAATGTAAGGACAGCAACCACGGTGCTTACTATGTGCCGGATGGTCAAAACAGACAATGCCATAAACATCACTGGCGTTGTAATAGTTGTAAAAAAATAGTTCAGATAGGTTAAACTTTAACGGAATTTATCATTACAGAGTAAATGGTTATTATTACTTTTACTCTGTAATTAAAATCAACACATTATGGCAAAGACAACATTAAGACAACAGCTGGAAGCATTCGATAACGGTAAGTATCTCGATAGCGAAGGTAAAGAGAGTTGGTGCTTTAACTTCTATGATTGGTTCTGTAAGGACGAATCACTAAAAAGAAAAGCCGATACCCTATTCAAACAGGTTAAGCGATTTGTAGCAGCAAATCCCGGGATTGACCAGGATAAGCACTATGTGTTCTTCAAGAACAACTGCCCGATGAACGGACCACTCTATGATGATTTCAGAATCTGTGACATAGCGGAAGGTAATGTTATTTATAACGTGACCGCCAAGAGTGGACATACTCATCAAGCCGAGGTGTACACCAGAGCTAATGGATTTAATGAACCGGTAAAAACAGGTAAGACCTTCTCAGATTTAGTGAGGGAACCACTATAAAACTCATAGCCCGGAATACCACTTTGGGGCCTCGTGAAAGCGAGGCTCTTTTTTTGTGGGTAAACGCTAAGCAACAAGGAGAGATGCTATCACACCGCCGGCGACGGTGTATCTCGGAGGACATGATTTTTGATTCATAAAAACATAGTATGTTACTAAGATACTCCCCGCGAGGAACTTTAACGTTTTAGATCATTGAGATATAAAAAGGATTTCTTATATTAGCCTTGTAATTAAAACAGACCAATATGAAAAAAGTCACACTAATCATCCTGAGATGGTTTATTTTTTATCCAATAACCATACCTATTATTTTCATAACCGGAGTACCTGCAGCAGTCATCTTCCTTATATGGGAAAGAATTGAAGAGTGGAAAGGGAAGGGATTCGATAGTCGAGGTGCTAAGTCTCTGAGATGGTTTGGTAGAATGGCTTCAAAACCATTTTTCTTCCTATCCGAATTTGATAAAAAATTTAACGTTTAATATCGTTTGCGCCTCAAAACAAATCCTTATATTTGTTTGGTAACTAAAAAGGAATAAAGTGGAGGTGATTAGAGACATTAATGGTAGAGTACTTAAAAATTTGGATGTTATCGATCTTCACCAAACAGTCAACGGTGAAAATCTATTCATTGTGGCAGACTTGGAAGCCAGGGACGTTCGATACTTCCATAATCCATCATGGAAATACGAGTACTCCGTTGATGACCTATTCAGACAAAATGGGTACACAGGAGAGGTAGAATTTGAAATAGTGGATAAAGAGTGGATAAATTGGTTAAAAATTTAACGTTTAATATCGTTTGCGTCTCAAAAGAATCCCTTATATTTGCCCTATAATTAAAGCAATATGAAAACACAAACTCAATCAGACATAGCAATAGCAATATCTAAAATTGGAAAGAGATGAAAAAAATATACACAATATTATCACTGGCACTTATCCTAAGCCTAACCAGCTGCGCAGATGCTGAAACCGTGGACACCTGTTTGAAGGGACACGAGTATGGATTCTGGGATGGTCTTTGGCATGGTCTTATAACACCTCTGAGTTTTATAGGATCCTTGATCTGGGACGACATAACAGTCTATGCCGTTAACAACAACGGTGGATGGTACGATTTCGGATTCCTACTTGGCGTCGGCGGCTTGGGATTAGGTGGTGGTAAATGGTGGTAGAAAAAGTTAAGGATTCCATAATGCCTTAAAGTTGGTTTAATAAATGGAAAAAGGAAGACTTCGGTCTTCCTTTTTTTTGTGACATGAAATTGGGGAGGATCCTATCCCACCGTCGACAACGGTGTACCGGGATTATCCGATCGGGACCTCAAAAAAATCATGAAATATTTTTTTTATCCAAAACATTTTCTTATATTTACAGTGTAATTAAAATCAACACACATGACAAAAACACACTCAAGAGCGGCTCACAAAAGAACCATCACCACACGAACGGGCACAACCAATAGTAGAAAGACCGTAACCGTTAGCAGGACCACGGTGAAAAGAAAGTAGCCATGAGAAAAATTGGAAATTGGATACTTAAAGAATTATTACTAGAAATCGAGCTAAAACCCGCCATCGGTGTTTATCATGTGAAGATGGGTTGGATCTGGATCGTCTACTTCGGGGTTAAACTATTCGCAGGAGTTCTTCATTTGATAACAGACTTAATAAAATGTTTATGAAAATATGGATAATATTAATGGCAGGTTATGGTATCTACCTTCTCTTCATCAAGAAATACTCCGGGGTGCTGGAGGATCCAACAGAGACCCCAAAAGATACTATGTTAGTAACATACTCTCCACGCGAGAGCCACGGTGAGAAGCACGAGACGAGAAGAGAATTAATAGAGGGAGCCAAGAGACTCATGGAAAGAAATCCTAAGGTAACCAAACCTTTTGATCAAAACTTCTTAGATAAGAACACAGAGGAGATCCCGTTCACCGACGTTTAACCTCAACCCGAGGTATATGGCCACAGACCGATTCGAAAGAGTCGGTCTTTTTTGTGGGCTTTGCCTTTTGACATGAATTCCTGCCCGGATACCAATCCACCGTCGACCTCGGTGGTGCATCAAGCTGCCTGAAGAATGCCTGAAGAAAGCCCGGATACCAATCCACCGTCGACCTCGGTGTAAAGGATGAAAATTGTAAATCAGGAATTTTGACATGTAAATCCTTACATAAACATAAACACCGTCGGCCCCGGTGGAAATCATTTTAGAGACAGGATATGGTCTTCTTCATTTTTCCAATTGGAATCCTATGGAATCCCGATGGGAAACACCGTGAGAAAACTTTAACGAAAATAATCGTTCGATATTAGTTATTATATCATATATTTGCCAAGTAATTAAAACAAACATAATCATGAACGAACAACAAGTTGAAAGAGAAGTTCTAATGAGTTTAGAGAACGCAGCATGCTGTGGGAGAAGCCCCGGTGATTACTCGGACTACTGTAAAAGATTAACAGCATCTTTAATGAGAACAATTAAAATATACAAGGAGACACCAGTAGAAACCGTTGAAGAAAAAGAATAACACACAACTAAACCCGCAACGGTGTAAAGAGGCTCAGCCTCTTTTTTTGTGGGCTTTTGACATGGATCAGGGCATGTCCCTGTTCCCACCGTTGTCGACGGTGTTTCTCCAGATGCCCTGAAGAAAGCCTCCGCCTGGAATTCGGATGGAGCCTGATGGGAAACACCGTGAGAAAACTTTAACGATTATTATCATTTGAAACTAAACCTTTATTATTATATTTGCTTAGTAATTAAAACCAATATAATCATGCTTACAACGGACACACAAAAAGCCTATATGATTCCTGATGACAAGAGGGATGATTATTTCGAAATGGTGGATTCTGCTTCAGGTCCTATCAATAAAGTATCCGGTAGATATCACCAAGCGATAGATGCCTCGAATGATCCAATAGTTATATTTGATCTTGAGTATATCCCACAACACGTTTGGGGTTATATATCAAGAAGACTTGAAGCCATCGGTGCTAAAGATATGACTGCGGAATTAACTTTCTAAAAATTTAACGAAATCAATCGTTGGTATCTAAACCATTATTATTATATTTACTTAGTAATTAAAACCAACTCATTATGAAAAAATTAATCATTATTAAAGCGGTAGTGCTAATTCTAATCATTGTAGTAATCTCATTAACCAGAAACTAGAACTTATGAAAAAATCAATTCTCATCTTAGCTCTTACCCTCGGTGTATCAGCATGGTCACAATGTCACAGAGGCGATACTCCTTCTTCAGTAAATCTCACCTTCACTGGTGGGTTTGCTAAAACCATGGCAGCCGAATTAGCTTTCAGATTCAAAGAATACCACATAGGCGCCGGTGCTGGAGTAATGGTTGATAATCAAATCCGCACACAAGATGGTATCAACTACACCAGAAATGATAAGGCATACTTCGTAAACCTCGGGTATCAACAAGACAACATTTACTACGGTGCGAGAATCGGGAATCAAACCATTGTGCATGTTACTGGTAGAGTCAACGGTGTGCAACAGAGCATACCTGATGAGCACAAGATAATGTTTGGAGCACTAATCGGCTATAGTGTCGCACCGCGAATCAGAATTAATCTCGGCTATGACACGTTTAATAAAGCCAACCTAGGTGTGACATTTGGGATGTAAACCAAATGTCACACAACCCCAAGGCTCACGGTGAGGAACGTGAGCCTTTTTTGTGTGGCAAGGTTTTGACATGGAAAATGCATGGACATGCATGCTTTCCACCGCCGGCGATGGAGAAATACATATGTAAGAGTAAGATGTAAAGAGAGGAAGAGACAGATGTATCACACCGAGGTCGACGGTGGTCTCCATTCTTTCCCCTGTAAAATTTTCAACTTTCTAAAATTGGTCCGAAGGAGCTAAAGTACAACAAAGTCGCGGGATAAAAAAATAATTCACGTTAAAGTTGCTAAGCGTTAAAGTTCTCATATTATTTTTTTATTCAAAAAGAATCCCTTATATTTGCTCTGTAATTAAAATCAAAACACAAATGCAAAATCTACTAACTCATCTATCGGAAGCTTACAACAGATTCCATAGTAGATTCATAGAGGCACCAAGATGCCAACGGTGTAACGGGATCTGCACCAAACACCCAATCGGACTGGGTAATGAATTTCTTTACGTGTGTCCAGATAACAATTGTTTAGAACTCTCAGAATAAACTCATAAGCATGTTTTAATTACAACTAACTGCTCGAAAAGAGGCTCAGGGAAACCTGGGCCCTTTTTGTGGGGTGACCCCAAATATTCATTATAAGCATGTGCACCACCGGGGGCCTCGGTGGTGGGATTAAGAGCATGTTGATTTAATGCTTAAGCTCTGCCCGAGGTGTAATCTCTTTCTTATTCCAAAAATTTTTGTTTTGCCTGCCTTTGGAACACCGTGAAAACTAGGCCCCCTCCAAGATCCTGAAGGGGGGTAAAAACGGGGTCCCTCATAGGGGCTATGAAGCCCCCTCGTATATGGCGGTTATGAGGGGGCTGGAACCGCTGATTAGGGGACCCTTATTTCTTGGAAAGACGGGTTATCTTGTGTAAGGGACCCCTATTTTGGAGGTCCAATTTAAGGGGGCCTCGTGCGTGGCACAGCTGGATCACCGTGAGCTCGCTTAGGCGTTCCTAATAATGAATGCCAGATCTAATCCTAGCCGAGTTCATTAGAGGATTCACCAAAGAGTTCATTAGAGGATTCAACAAAGAGTTCATTAGAGGATTCAACAAAGAGTTCCTTCAGCCAGTGATTAGAACCAAATGTATCCACCCCAGATAAGTAGGAAGAAGATGCACATGATGCTCCAGAAGCCTTTGATGAACCAAGTAAACTCGCCATAATCTTTTTGGTATGTTGGGTGATTATATGATCTGCAGATGAGATAGACGAATCCCAGGATGATGGCTTCGAAAACCAGCCAGTGCCAGTGTATCATGTGGTGTGTGGATTTAGTATGTTTTTACCTATGAATGACCTGATGTCAGAGGGAGTTATGTGGATTGGTGATCTGTACCCTGGTTCCCCATAGTAGAAGCATGGCTTGCCTAGTATCTCTTCTGGAGAGTAAATATAGTACTGCTTGTCAGGAGAACCTATCGTCACTCTATGAGGTTCCCTGTATCTGTCATATGACACCCACCAGTTCCACTCTTGTTTCTGAATGTGCACTCTTCTCTTTGTCTTGCTCATTGGGTGATGTTTGTTTTCATTTTTATATGGGATATCCCTTATTTGTTCCGTCTGGATAGGGACTTGGTCACCTGGATATATAAGAGAAAAAAATACATTTTTATGAAACATCTTAAGCACATCAACGAGTTCTTTCACTTCGGAGAAACAAGTAGGCTCATCATCGTGGAAGGCACAGCTCCATTTCGCCCAGAGACCCAAGTCCGCATAGATGACATGGTGGAAGCGGGAGAGTTGACCATAGTAGATATGTCCACTTGTGATGTGGCAGAGATTGAAGAGGCTGTGGCATCTGACATCCAGAAGATCCTTTTCGTTAATGGAGATGAGTGTGAGAGATCTATTAGATACTCTGTCATGGATCTACATCCTGAGATCATTCCTGCTTCTGTGTTGACTCCGGAAGATCTTGCACCTTCTTCGAAATAAATAGCAATCCCGATCCGAGGGCCCGGCCCCTAGAAATTTAATGAGAAAGGGGCTTCGATGCGCCTTCGCCTGGGTTCACTTAGATGATATATAACAGATGAAAAGAATCAAAACATTTGGAGAACTCTTTGAAGCGGAGATGCCGGACTCTCTAGAGATCCAGAGAAATGAGATTGACAAAAACTCCTGGGAATACAGCTGGTTGCTTAATGGCAGAGAAGTTGGGGAGATGATGGTTTTCGTGGCAGGTGAAGCAGCAAGCATAGTTAGCTTCTATAAAAACCAAGACAAGGTCACGCCCAGAGGATCTGGTTATAGATTCATCAAGATGTGCATCGATGATCTGTTGAAATCTGGATTTGCTGTGCATCAAGCGGATCACACCTCCAATGCAAACTCCCAAGAGGTTTGGAGAAAGCTTGCCGATGCATATGCGGTGGAGACCACGACTTGGAGGGGAGATCCTGCCAAGGTTATAAGAAAAAAATAAAACAAAACAAGATGTCAAAATCAAAGAAAGTTGGCAGGCAAAAAGCCAACAGAGGAAACCAAGTGAAGAGAGCGAGAGTGATCAAAGCCAACGAGGTGGTGCTCTCCAGATTAAAAGGTTAATTAAAAAGTTCATCCCCCCAGATGAACTTTTTTTTGATTGTCTGGATTTTTCCGGGTGTTTTGATTATATTTGCATGACAAACAAAAACATCACTCCATGGGAAAGAACACCATAACCAATAAGGTTTTTGTCAATAGTGAAACCACTATTGAAAGATTCGATGATTTCACATTCATGTATGATTCATCCATGTCAATCAAAAAAAATCTAGTTGGCTGGCTTTATGATTTTATAGATGGTGAAGAATATAGAATTTGGTGGGATCCACGTGAGAGGGCGGGTGTAATCGATGGGTATTTCCATGTAACCTTAACCAGCAGTATTCTTCTAAATAGATCCGAATGTTCAGTTTTTTTAAATGCCGAGCACATTGCGGAGCTTGAAAAGTTAAAGGTTGTATGGGAAAAATTGAGATAGATTTTAGCTTCCTCTGGTTTGATGGCATGCCACAAAAAAACAGTATGTACTACTTTCAATATATCGATGGAGAAATGTACGAGGTAGATTTACTGGGTCACATCAATGGGAAATTTTCAATTTGGATTGGTAATGAACCTTCCCAATCCCAACAAAGATTGGCTTTAACAGAATCTAATTTGGAGGAACTTAGAAAATTTTCAGTGAGATGGGAAAAAATATTATAGACACAGAAAGAGTTGAGTTCTTCTATGATAGCAGAATGGAAGATCTTGGAATCTCTGGGTATTTACTCGGGGAAGGTTATTCCCTTATGGAGAACACCAGATACGTAGCAAAAACTAAATGGGGCGAACATAAGGACACAGGTAAACCCCTGATGGTGGTTGAGATCTTTGGAAAGTTTAAACTTCCTAGTGGCAACACATTAACCATCAATGAGGGACAGTGCGCAAATGGGTGGGCAATTAAAATTCAGGGATTAATCTGGGATAAATTTAAGGTTTTGGATATTAAATGGAAAAGGATAAGATGATCACCTTTGTGTATGATGAGTCTTTTGATACATTTGATATCTGGAAGATATTAGGTGAAAATGGACCCATCAGATTTGTTCATGGCAACGAATATAGTGCTTCCTTCGGGAACAAAACATATTTTCTAATATTTGGTGTCTTCACGACGAAGGATCGCTTGTGGTTACCTATAAATATGGATATGTCACTCCAAGGATGGGGTTGTGATATAAAATATGCCGATATAATGGAATTGCTTAATCCTGATAAAAAGTGGATATCCCTCTATCCTTTACAGTTATCCATTTAATATCATCACACATAAACATAGCAAACTCCCTGATGTCCCTAAATTCCTCAGGAATTCCCCCGCTAGTTCCGATAAAAATTCTGGTTAATACTAGACTAGACATCACCGGCACCCAGGTTCGAAATATGGATTCCCTGCTTTTTCTGTCCATGTATTGAAAGTCATCAACGAATAAACAATCTATATTTCTACCCATTGGTCTATCAGCGGGCCAAGCTGTTATTCTACCTCCATTCTCAAATCTAACACTAACGTCCTCCATGCTGTCCACACCCGGCTTCATATAGAATGGAAGTTCTGCATACATCTCCATTATTCTTTTTATTAGCTCAGCTGATCTTCTTAAACTTTTGCATATTATAACAACATCACTCCCTTTGAATACAAGATCATGAAGTGCCATAAATTGTATGGATGAGCTTAGTCCAGATTGTCTGGGAAGATAAACTGGGTAAAACCTTTTTACCTCGTGATCCCTTAGCATTCTTATCTGATCATCATGGAGGATTGGTTTACACCTATTACCGCTGGGATAAACTATTCCATGATTGTGTATAAAACTAACTGGGTCCATATCATATTCATATAAGGTAACCATTTCTAGGCTTGTTATCTTTACATTAATACCTGAACGTCTTATCCCCGGTCTATTTTTATACCACAGAGAGTTCATAATGGGATCATTGGTTGATTCCCATTCGTCTATCTCCTTCTGTGTGTATATTTTTTTCATTTGATATTATATAAAAATGTGGTGATAGGTTCCGGATATATAAGGTATGAAAAATATTAAAACGTTCAAACAGCTATTTGAGAGTCTAATTGAGGATAGAAAACTAAAAATTGTTTCCTTTGGTGTGGGAGAGCATAAAGAATTTAGCGAATACTGTACTGATAAAGAATTAACTAATTGGGATCCGATTAGATGGCCAAACACATACGAACAATGGACAAAAACATATGGTAAATTCTATATAATAAATGATGAATTTCTTGTTATGTTTGAAGGGGAAACACCCAGTAAAATACGCTTGATACAACTATCAGATATTCATAATAACCATTCATCAAAAACAGACGCAATAGAGTCGGTATTATTAAATAAAATCGGATGCTCACTTGATTTTTTAAAAATGTGTTTGTCTATAGCTAGGAAGATTCCTTACTTTATCTTTAATATAGATTCTGATTTAAAATCAGATAATGAGATTGATTTTTTATGCGAATATTTCAAAAAAAATCCATTAGAAATTTATCTTCTTGATGATTCACCAGAATTAAAGAAAGAAGTCCTAGATAAAACGGGAATTAAAGACTATGGAGATATAGGTAGAAAATTAAAACAAGGACTGATATAATGAGGAATATAAAAACTTTTTACCAATTATTCGAAAACTCCGTGCAACTAAGACCTTCATCCTATTGGTATTTCTCCGTGTTCTTTCAAGACGAAAGGATAGGTGCAAATAGACTTGCAAGATTTCTAGTCTCTGGTGATTCGACAAAATCAATAACAACTGAATTTTTAGAAACACTTTTACCTCAATATTTAGGATTTGATTCATTATATACACTTTCCATCAACACAGCGCCTCCGGACATAGATAATCACTCGATGTTTGAAGAATGGATACATGATAATATTGACGAGATCGCCGATAGAGCTGGGGTTGACAAGATATATGTTTTTGGAAGAATAATTAAAAACGGTAAGGATTTCCCAGAATTCTTAGAATCATTCGAAGGTGAAGATGATGCAGAGACCTATACTGAAATGCACGGGGATCCAAATCAAATAGCGTGGTTGATTATGAATTATTGCAGGGAAATCAAGGGAGACAGGGAAGATCTAGAGATAGAAAAGATCTTTGGATTTTTCAATGAACCTGTTGGTAATCCTATAGGTAAGAATAACCATTTTCTAAAAATAGGTGAAAAATACCACGAAGTGCTAGAACATATATTGGATTCGAAAGATGGTGATTGGATCTATGAATATTTTAAGGAAAATCCTCCCGGATTACATATTGTAGAATTACCGGAGATAAAGAAAAAAATATTACTTAAAACCGGGACAAAAGATTACAGCGATATAGGTAGAAAAATAAAAAAAGGACTTATATAAGAAAATAGACTCTTCGGAGTCTATTTTTTTGTGTTATGTTTTTTTATTTCGAAATTCTTTCATAATCTTGCATTATGAAAGAAATCAAATTTATACACTATGGCCACAATCCGTATGGGGACAGATTAAACTCTTCATCCTATTCATTGGTGGAGGGTGAGGAGTATATAATAGAATTTGGTGAATGGGAAGGTACTGGGATAGCAAGAAAGGTTAGAGCATTTAAAATATCTGGGTTATTTGGATTCGCTCCAGACTGGATGATGATAAACGACGAGGGTGTAGGTGTACCCATACCTGGGATTAAAACTCAACATTCTCTATGGTTTAATGATATAAAAGATATGGAATTTTATGATGTTCTTCTTTCCGACATAGATAAATCATGCATGATATGGAAAAAACTGAAATAGAAAGGAATATAACGCACACGGAGCCGATTAAAAAGATAAACACAGAAAAAATAGAGCCAATAATATTTACATACTGGAAACATTTTACATTTTCTAACATTCTCGAATATGCAGGTGTCCATTTCATTGAGGATAATGTGTATACTCTGGACAGAGTTTATATAGATGGAGAATTTGTCGTGAATGGTAGTAAAAAAATTCATTCAACATTTGCTTTGGATATTAATGATCTTATAACAATAGTTGGCGAGATTGAACCTATTAGATGGAAATCAATTGATATAAAATAGCCATTAACATCCCGGGAGATTCCATTTATTAGACATTTTAATAGAATATATAGTATTAAAAATGTTGTAATTATGAAAAAAATATTACTATTCTTATTATTCTTGTTCCCTGTAATAATAAGTTCGCAAAATGTGACATATCAAACTTTATCCTCATCGATTCCCAATCCAGAAAAAGGTCTTTACCACTATACTTCAACGGGTTCTTCCGGAGGATATAACTTACTAAACCAAAATACAATAACAGGGTATAGAACTAATGAAAACATAACTGTAATACAAAGACAATTCTTTTTGAGAGATTTTATTACAGGTACACCAATTACTTCAACATACTTAAACAATATGCAAACTGATTTTAACAGAATTAGGACAGCGGGTGCTAAAGTAACTGTTAGATTTTCATACACTGCCAATTCATCAACTGTATATCAGCCAACTAGAGCTCAAATACAAGCACATATTCGACAATTAGCGCCAGTAATTAATCGCAACAAGGATGTAATTGTATGTGTACAAGCGGGATTTATCGGAAGATGGGGTGAATGGTATTATACTGGTTCTACAGAATTTGGTGATACTTATCCAGTAAGTACAACTCAATGGAATAATAGAAAACAAGTTTTAGATGAAATGCTTCTAAGATTTTCTTCTGATATACTTGTTCAAGTTAGATATGTAGAAGCAAAACAAAAAATGTATGGAAACACTTTCGTGGGAAGAATAGGATTCTATAATGATTCATTTTTAGGTACTTGGGGTGATTCCGGAACATTTAGTGTGAGTTCAGTTAATGCTACACCAACAGCAGCACAAGTTTCTTATTGGCAAACACAAACAGTAAATCTACCTGTAATAGGAGAAACCAATATGGTCAATACACCTAGAACCGATTGTTCAAATGCTATGATTGAAATGGATAGATTTAATTGGAGTTTGCTTAATAAAGATTATTTTCCAGCAGTAATTACAGGATGGCAAACAAATGGTTGTTTTACCACCATACAAAGAAATTTAGGTTATAATTTTAGGCTAAATTCTTCGAATATTACCAACGGCGTTCTTACAATAAACATGGGTAACTATGGATATGCTAATTTGTTTAAATCTAGAAAAGCATTTTTGATATGTAAAAATACTAGCACTAATATAAATTATTCCTTCGAAATAGATAACGATATAAAAAGATGCACAAGTACAAGTTATACTATCACTACTAATTTAGTAACTTTAGGTTTACCAGTAGGTACTTATAAATTATATTTAAACTTACCAGATCCATTTATTAGTAATAAACTATATTCAATTCAAACCTCTAATTTGAATACTTGGACTACAGAAGGATTTAATGATTTACAACAAACATACAATGTTCCAAGTTTTAGAATAGTTAATAAAAGAATTGAAATGGAAGATGATGAAACAATAAATGTTAAGATATATAACTTTAATGGAAGTTTAATATCACAAAATCCAGATTTATCAGAACTTCCAGAAGGATTATATATTATAGTTGCAAAAACAAAATCAAGTGTAATAACTAAGAAAATAAAAATATGAAAAATTTATTACTATTTGAGGGGTTTTCGGCTAAAAGAGAAATCACGCTAACCTCAAGACAGAACAGAAATATAATGGTTACCTTATTAGGAGGCCGTATAGACACGATCGATAATCAATCAGGTGTAAACTTCCCATACATAAAAGGAGAGCTTTATACACGCTCTATTGAGACATGGGCATGCAATAATGGATTCAAAATGGATGGAAAGGATCCATGTCCGGAAAAGAAAGTTTTTGGAATAAGAACTAAAGATATCCCACAGGGACACGAACTCAGAATGTTATTTCCTAATAAATTCAGAAAATAAAAAAATCCATCTTCGAGATGGATTTTTTTATGCTTTTATTTTTTTATTCCGCAGGATTGCCATATATTTGCAATCTAATTATAAGAAACATTAAAAAATGGAAAATTTAAAAGCAACAAAAAACAAATTCATTACGAATTTAAGTGCATCCGATGCATCAATTAAAGAAACAAGAGCTACACTCCTATCTAAGGGTGCATCTATTGCAGCAAATGCTTTAGTTCAGAAAATTGAAACCGACAAACTTGCTTTGGAGATGGAGATTTCTAAACTTACTGATCTTGCGCCAAACAACAGCTACTCTTTGAAGCCAGGAGGAGATGATTTTGATGCCGCTACCTGGGTTAACAATCTTCATAAAACTAAGCTTAAGCTCAACTTGAAAGAGATTGAGTTAAAAGCAGCACAGGCAATCGTTGATGAATGGTTCGGAACAGATGGTAAATAATAAGGTATATTTTTCGAAAAGCAACGCTGTATCCAAGGAGACGGTCGACAAGATTCGGAGATATCTTTTAAAGTTTGACATAGAGCTAAAGGAATTCACAGGAGGAACGTATAGCAATTCTGCTATGGACGAATGTGAATTTCTTATCGTTCTTCCTCCACCTCTCACAAAAAAGAGACCAGGGGTTTCCGAGGTTGCTAGTGTGGGTAGGGGAATATTTCAGCAAACCCAGTATTTCTATAATACTAAGCATAAAATAAAAAATATACTTATTATTACTGCATATGGTTTATGCGAGAATAAGGATGTAGCTTATGTTGAATTTTCTACACCCCACTTGTGGAATGTTACGAACCAGATGGATTATGTTAACTATGGGGATATACATCTACAGAGAGACAACTCACATGTTTCGGATTATTTTCTATTGAAAAAATCACCAATAGGAATACTTGGGATACTTGACGACATTTATGACTCATCAGGATCAATGGTACCGTGTAATTTATCAGAGCCTAAAGATCCATTTGGACATGTTGAATTTACTGAATGGGACGATGTTTTCGAGGAATGGTTTTCTGATCCTATAAAGAAGACCAAAAAATCCGTTATCGAGGATCTTGTTATAAATCCGGGCGACCCCGAAGATTATTCACTTCTACTAACAATGTAAAAGAGCCTACTGGCTCTTTTTTTATGGTATTTTATTTGGATATATAGAATAAATCAAATTCAAATAAAATGAATAGAATAAAAGACTTCTCAGCCTTTATAAATGAGGATGAAAAAGCACCGGCAAAATCGGTAGTATCGGTTTCTAGTGCAGTGAGTAATGCGAGATTTCAATTTCCTCTAGGTCAGTATAAAATTGAAAATCTAAAACCTGATCAGCTATTAAAACTTAAGAATGATATAGCTGAAAGTATAGTTTCTAAACTTATAAATGGAAGTATCTATAAGGGTGTAACAACCATAGTTTTAACTGCTTCCACGTCAACAATACCTGTAACGGCATCATTAAGAAATCAACTCGCACAAGACGGATACAAGAGAATTGCTGGTGACAAATCAGATAATGCACAACTTTGTAGGGCTAGGCTTGACACGGTCAAGAAAATAGTTATGGAAATGCTCGGAATAAAAACTGAGCAAGAAAAATCCGGATTTGATAAAAATTTCATATTCAAAACAAATTTACTACCAGACCAAGGAAAAGAAGAAAGTTACCAATACATAGAAGCGGAGTTAAAATTTAGCGGAGAAAAATACAAAGAAGTTATAACATGCACCAAAGGTATAAATAAGAAGGGCAAACAGGGCACGGAAGAAAATGATTATGTTGGTTATTTTTCAGAGGATGAAATTGGTCTATATGCATCACCCAATACAATAATAAATCTCAATCTAGAACCTTTAGAAATTCCCGATTGTTTCGTTGTTTATCAAGGTCCAGATAATTTTTACATAACACCATTCCTAGGTGTAAGAATCAGAAAGAGAGAGGCCGAATCACCGGATGATTTTGTAAGATCACTTAATACAATTAAAGGTAAAATTCTTACTGGTATGAGAAAAAAGCTGACCGAAATTGGAATACCTGCTGATAAAATAGAGGAGCTAATAAAAACTAAGATTCTTGATGCTAACGGAAAGATTAGAATAGTTCAGAAGGGTGAGGTTAAAGGAGATCCTGATTACAAAATATCAATAGTTAAAAAACCTTACTATAATCAGGCAATAAAGCTTATGGTTTTTGCCCCATTGGACGATACAGTATTTAATATAGATACCGATTGTATTATACCTACAATGGACAAAGTGACAGGGAAGATAAATATACCATCAAAAAAATAAAAAAAGCAGATTTTATGTCTGCTTTTTTTATTTAGAAATAATTTGTTCTATCGTCTATTAATTCAAGATCTATTTGATTTAGTGTTTTTTCAATGATCCATGAATCCTTTAACATCTCGAATACCCCACACGTTTTTATAAACCAATTTTGGTATAGATCTATTAAAGAGTTGTCTCCATCTCCATCTACCGTTATATCATAGGATTCTATCCTTTTTCTTGTCTCCCAATCAACCGGGCAGGGATTTTCATCAAAGAATTTATCCAGAGCCTCCTTGTATTTAACCTTTCCATCCTCTGCTAATTCCCTGGTTGAATATACCCCTAGTATATGGGTCATATAATCATCATACGATCCAGAAGACGTCATCAATATGTATATTTTTTCTTCCATTATAATATGTCGGACATTTTATAGTTAAGTTTCTGTGCATATTTTGCCATTTTTTTAATCGAAGCTTTGTACCTTATTCTGACACATTCACTAGTTAATCCCATTCCCATATCATGAGCGATCTGTGTAAAACTTTCCCCTGCATCATCAAATGGAAATACACCATGCCTTCTTAGTACCATTTCGGTTTCATGTGGATCGAGTGACTCCGTAAGTTTTAATAATATGGAATTACTTTGGTTTGTTTCAGTTTCAAGATCTGAGTAGCATTCTCCTGAATCCATTATATCAATTAGAGTCGCTGAGCCGATCTCGTCATTAAGAGGTGAATCAAATGATGCTGGTCTAGAATCAGCACCAATTGCATTTTGTATTATATTTGTTTTTATTCTTGAGAATTTATCAAGCTTTTTAATTTCATCCACTGTTTCTTCGAATGTTGCATTTCTTCCCTCTTTCATGGAGATCTCATTTGCAGTATCTCTCATTGCTTTCAGGGTATTTATCTGGTTTGTTGGTATTCTAACAGTTCTACCATTATCGCTGAGATGCTTCAATATCTCTTTTCTTATATGCCAAACTGCAAAAGATATGAATTTGAATCCTCTACTAGGATCGAATAGTGAAGCTGCCTCAACAAGACCGATATTACCAACTGCAACAATTTCTGCAAAATCGTCCGGATTCTTAGCATAATTTTTAGCTACTGTTAAAACGAACCTCAAATTAGCATTTATTAATTTTAATTTGGCTTCTTCGTCCCCATTGTAAGCAAGAAATGCAATCTCTGCTTCTTTCTGTGGATCCATTATCTTTGTTCGATCCACTTCGTTTAAATATAACGCGGAAGCTCTAGTTGTCCTGGGAGTAAATGCTTCCTTGTTAACTTTGATTTGTCTCATTTTTTTGTTTTAATGTTTTTAATTTTTATGCAAAGATATAGCATACGTGCGGAGGAAAAAAATAAAATCACAATTTTTTTGATATATAATAAAATAAAATTCAACAATGATCAACATAAAAAAATTTAAAGATTATGTTACATCCGTTAATGAAGCAGTAATAATGCCAATAGATTATACGGAACTTATGTCTGAACTTGCAGAAGCTTGCGCAGTTAGACCGATATCGGTTGACCAGGCAAATATGATCTCATGGAATCATGATGTTAGGTTTAAAAGATATGAGGATTTCTATAGAGAATTACCAGAGGAATTTAAGCACACAGCACCACCCAGAAACACACCACTATTTGGATTCATTGATAGTGATAATAACGTAAATATAGTATTGAATATACCGGGTATAGGATTTAGAGAACTTGGATTCATTTCACATATGATTCAACACGAGAGCGTTCATAAAGGACAATGGGAAAGAAGACCCAATGTTGAATATACACTACCAGACGCCAATGATAGGGAATTATATTTTTCTAACAAGGATGAAATTATGGCATTCTCACAGTCAATCATAGAAATGATGCTGTCTAGAGAGGGTCTTAGAGACATCTCACAACTTAGAGATTTGTTGGCTAGAAATCCACTATATAATGACATAAAAAAGGTAGTTAGTGAGGATGTATTAAAAAGATACAATAAGTACATATACCAATACGCTGAACAATATTTAAACAACTAATAATGAAATATATCAAAACGTTCGAATCCCAGACCAACAATTTCTCTGAAATAAGTGAGGGATTAAGTTATCATCTGGAATCTGAAATTCCCCTCATGGAAAGTGTTTATAGAATAGAATCCGATGCCTGGTTATCTCTTATTAATGAGGCTAGAGATTTATGGGAGAATAATAAAATAGATCTTTGTGATAATGACCTATTCTTAATAAGTACGGACGCGGGCACGTACGGGACGTACGAGGGCGATCGCGTGATGCTGGATGTTCCTTATATGATATGGGACGAGTTAGACGAGGCTGAATATCAGGGAAAGAAGGTGAAATTAAATAAACCTAGAAGAACTCCAGGAGGACCTAGAAAATTTGCGGTTTATACCAAAAACGGAAGTGGTAAAGTTGTTCAAGTAAGATTCGGTCAACCCGGTATGAAGGTAAGAAATAATGATGCAGCTGCAGCTAAATCTTTTAGAGCAAGAATGCAATGTGACAATCCTGGACCTAAATGGAAACCTAGATGGTGGGCGTGCAACGTTTCTAGATATAGAAAATTGCTTGGTATTAAATCCAATAGACCATGGTAAAACCTTATGATGAAATAATACTATCTGATAATGAGGTTATTAGAACATTTAGTGTTTCTCTGGATGAAGATGATCTTAAATGGCACTGGGACGAGGAGGATAGAATGATAGAACCAATACACAAAACCGATTGGATGTTTCAATTTGATAATCAATTACCAATTAAACTAGAAGGAAAGATAGAAATAAAGAAAGGTGTCTGGCATAGACTCATAAAGGGTAATTCCGACGTCAGAATTAAAATAAAAAAATAAGCTAATGTAAATTAGCTTATTTTTTGTTTATGCAGTTTGTATATTCCTTAGTTATGTTTCTTAGATCCGCTCTAATATCTTTAGTAACTTTTGCTATATTAGCAGCAACCTTCGGTGCATCCCCTTTTTTGTAAGTTATTTTATAAACCATGTACTCATAATCTCCACCCTCTATGATAGGAGGAGCAATATTTTTAATCTTGTCTATTTTAGGCACAACAACAGCGGTATTATCCCTTTCAAGTTCAAATCTAACAGTACTTCCATTCCTTTTAATTTTAAAGGTAACGTTTTGTTCTGCGTTTGCAGCTGGACTATTTGGTACTGTAGCTTTACCTACAACAGAATTTGTAATGTATCTAGAAGTATTGACACCAGCAGATTTAAGAGCAGCCACAAAATTTTTAGCTCTGTCAGCTGCCAATTTTTTATTGTCATATCCTTTATCGTTACCTACCGCTGATGCTGATCCTGTAATAACGATGCTTGAATCCTTCATAGGTTTAAGGATCTCAACCGCTCTTTTAAATTGATCATTATCGGTATCTATTTCATCCTTACCAAGTTTGAATAATGAACCGTCAAGTACCACTATTTTTGAGTAGTTGAAGTTTTTTACTCCCCCCTCTTTTGTATTATCTCTCCCACCGCCCAAAGATTCATTTAGATCATCGGAATAGAAATTTGAAAATGGTATTATATTTTCCATAAGTTATTCAATATAGATTAATTTTTGATATATATATATCTAAAAATTAATCATCAATAATGGAAAACATAAAAAACTACCCAGATTTCCTATTTGAAGCAAAGGGAATAAGTCCAGCAATATATGCGGATCTACAAAAATATTTTGAAACCAAGGGTAAACACACCTACGAGGGGGCAAAACAATTTCTTAGCAAATCTAAAAAGAAATGGAATCTAACAGAGGAAGATTTCGTTGAGGCAGCCATAGAATTCAAAAATAAAAAATAATAGATCCATGTCCATAGTATTAACTGCAAGATACAATAAGGAATCCAGACACGTAAGAGAGTTTAGTGTTAAGGGTTATAATCAGGAAGTCATAGAACTATTTGATGAAATCCACGAGGAATATAAAAATAAATGCGAATGTGATGTTGAATATGAAAGGGACGTTGCCACGATAAGAATAAGCATTTCAGAGCATTCCGAAATTGACCCGGATTTATTTATAAAAAAACTAGATAGCAAAATTTGTTAAAAATAGGGAGGATCAAAAAGATTCATCCCTATTTTTTTATTCCGTGATTTTTATTTATTCTTGCAAAAAATAAAAATATGGAAGATCAAATAAAATTCTCAATTGTCACCACTGTACAGATCGCATCGATTTGTTTATTGACCACTCTATTTTATATTGTAATAGAGATTATATTTGGTGACAAGTGTGCATACTATTTTGCAATAAATCCATTTACTAGTGGATTATTACATTCCAACTTCAATCATCTATTCTGGAATATCTTCGGCATATTCTTATCTCTAAACATGCGATGCAACAGATTCTACACATATGAAAGAATATTCTGGATTACATCTCTGATAGCACTTTTGTATCTACCAATCATATTGATAGATTCAAGATTCGCTTCAATAGGAATATCAGGAACATGCTACTTTCTGTTAGCTAGAGGACTACTATCACTAAAAAGATTAAAACTTGTTGGGTATTTCATAATTTCATCGATAATCATAGCTGAATTTGCAGGACTTGGTGGAAATGACGAAATAGCACACACAGTCCATATAATAGGAGCAATTCTTGGAATTCTATCACTTCCTAAATTCAGATTGAATTTTATTCATGAAAAAATATATGAAATAATAGGCTAGAATTTTTTTATTCCGAGATAATTTATTAATCTTGCATTGTAAAACAAAAGACATGAGAAAAATATTATTAATATGTGCTTTATTATTATCACTGTCAGTGGTATCCCAAAGCACAACGAAAACTTACTCCAAGATATATCTAAATGAATCCATGGATGAGCACTTTAGCAATTATTTTAAAAAGTATACAGCTAAATACTTTTACGGGAAAACAGGAAAAAGAAGGATAATAGAGAGAGACCAGGTTTTGGATACTGTTGCAGCGGGCAGGAGCGAATATTCAATGTTGGTATTTAAGGAGTCATCTAAGAATACATCATTTAGCGAACTTCTTGATCATATTCCATATGGTGCAAGAGCACATAAAAGATTATATGATAATCCTAAGGTATTCAGAGAACCAAAGGGGTGCATATTTCCAGATAAAAATAATCTTCCAATATTGAAGAAGAATAATTTAGTTTGGAGTTCTGAGCTTTTTATTCAATGTTCATACTCATTCAAAAGTGAAAATAGCAGCATGGAGAACAAAGAGGTGCTAAAAAAATATTTAAACTATTCGGAGAAGAAGGGTGATTTCTCTAATTGCGACAAATTTTTAAATGGTTACCTCAATTCACCAGATCACAAAAATGCCATACATGAGTATGGCAATTGGAAATTTGGATCTAGTACCATGTTTATAATATCTAAAAAGTATGAAACATTGTCAGGCATGTGGAAATATGAAGTTCTTTGCTGTCACACCATAATAATGATAAAGAACCCTACAGATTCTAACGTTTACTAGTATTATCTAAGTGAAATAAGATACTTAGTTTGATCTATTGATCCAATGATCTCATCAATAATATTAACAATTTCACTATCTTTTTCCTCGTCAAAGTATGATCTACAATCAACTCTATAGCACTGGTAAAGATGTTCCATAAATTCAGTAAGATCTCCCTCCTTCGGATCGACAAAATTGTAAAGTTTTATGTTTAGATCATCGTCACCCAATGTTGGTCTACCGTATTTACCCATTACTGCCTCAATTAGAGTGTCACCCTTATCAACAAGGACATCAAAAAGTTTATTAAGAGCTTTATGTTGACCGTATAATAGACACTGCCAATGAAGCAATTTTGTCTGTGAGATATTCTGAAGAAGCTTACTAACAACTTTACCATATTTAGATCCGTTATCATCAGATACTTTTTTAGATCTAACTACTGATTTAAAATCAAAATCGCTTTCTGGTGAATCGGCATATTTAAAATCATCAACATCGGCAGGGGGTAATGCTTTCTGTGGCTCCTGAGGAAGTTCTCTATTTTGCTTATTCTTTGGGTTATCTATAACCTCGCCAAATGCACTAAGATTTAATACTCTTGGTTCCATATAATTAAATTATTTTGATTATATATCACGATACTGAAATTCTTTATCGTATACAGAAACAAAATATCAATATATAGCTTAAATAAATCAATAAATATTTTTAACCATGGAATGGAAAAGCCTAACTACGAAAAAGTCCATCGACCTATCTAGCTACTTAGCTGATTGGATGGCAAACAACCCTGAAGATAAGATCTACATAGGGTGTGATTCACAAAATCACAATGGCACTACGACATTCGCTACGGTTATTGTATTACATCAACCAAACAGGGGAGGACACGTGCTTTACAGCAAGATAACAATACCTAGAATACAAGCTAGGTATGAAAGGCTGTGGAAGGAGATTGAATTGAGTGCAGAAACTGCACATGAAATAATGGAGAATGCTGGGCAAACCCCCGACTTCATTGACATCGATCTTAATCCAGACCCAAGACACCAATCGAACACTTTGTTAAGATCTGCTGTTGGTCTAATAGAGGGCATGGGTCTAAAGGCTAGGTACAAAAGTGCATCTAACTGGTCAATCTCCATTGCGGATTCCATATGTAAATAGAAAAAATTTGGAAATTGAAACAAAATCCAAATTTTTGGTATAATTATCGATATATAAAATCTCTAAACATTAAAAAAATTACAAAAATGAAAAGGACACTATTCTTACTTGCAGTACTCTTCTCGCTGAGCCTGACATCATGCAAACATGTAGACGCTAAAGATTCTACTGATGCACCGGTTGACACCACAGCGGTTGATACAACTAAAGTTGATACTACAACAGTAGACACAACAGCAGTTAAAGTAGACACAACAAAGGCATAAATCAAAATAAGATTTATATCTAAAGGGTCTAGTTTTACTAGACCCTTTTTAATTTAAAAAAGATTCAAAAAGATTTTTTTATCTCGAAAGGATTTCATATATTTGCAATGCAATTAAAAAAAATAACACTGGCCCCGTAGCTCAGCTGGATAGAGCAACTCACTTCTAATGAGTAGGTCGAAGGTTCGAATCCTTCCGGGGTCACAAATAATTAAAAATGAAAAAGAAATACGATATGCATTAGGTTTAATATAACCAAATGCAAAATGTCAAGAAACAAAAACAGAGCAAAGCTCAACAAATGTTTAACTCCAAGAGAGTATAAATTAACATACTTAAAGCATGAATATGATTACTGCTTTATATGTTGCAAAAGAGCTGGAAGCTTCTATTATGATTGTTCTCCTATGTCAATGAAAAAGAAAGGGAGGCACGGAAATGGTAAAATAATTTCTACCTTTGATGCTAGAACTTACAGAACCTGGAAACACACAAGAAAAAAACAGTACAAATGAAAACAGTGAAGACAGACATGTCGAAAATTAAAAATTCAGACGATTTTAAGAAAGCATGGCAGTCAATGAGAGAGTGTACACCAGCAGAGACAGCTAAAGCTAATAAAATTATAGCGGACATTAAAGATATTAAAAATCAATAATAACAAGCCCCCGTGGGCAAACTGGAAAAGCCGCCTGACTTAGGATCAGGAGATTTTGTGGGTTCGACTCCCACCGGGGGTACAAAATATAAAACACACCAATGATCTCAATCTACTTAGACGATACTAGAACGCCATTAGAACACCCCTTAGGGAAAGAATGGACCATAGTAAGAGATTATGATCAATTCGTTGATTTGGTCACTAAGACTGGTCTAAACAACGTGGAAATGATATCTCTGGACCACGACCTTGGTCCATCAGCTATCAATCACTTTTTTACCCACACGAGATTCAATTACGATATTAACTACGATTCAATCACGGAAAGAACAGGTATGTGTGTGGTTTGGTGGTTGGTTGGACATGCAAGAGAAGCCAATCTGGATCTTCCCCAATGTTATGTCCATAGTGCCAATCCAATAGGCTGTGGCAACATGATTGGATACATCAACATGTATCTCAAAGAAAGAAGAACCCAACAAACCTGCATCAGAGCCAAATGGAAGCATATTCATAAATAAGATCACACATTCTTGATATATAGTATAAAAAATACTATTATGCAAGAATTATTATTTATAGTCGGATTTTTCCTATTTTTCTACCTTCTAGGAAAATTTAAAGTGATTGATATATCAGCACTAGATGAATTAGTGGAAAATATCAAAAACGGATTTAAGAGCGACTACCAAACAGTAAAAGAAAAAGGATTTGCAGGAATAAAGAAAAACAGATGGCATCTCCACGGATTGGTTGGATTAGGTACAGCATTTACTGCTCTTATAAGTGTATTTGATATACAGAGCTTCGATAGCTTCTGGCAACAATTTGTTCTAATAACACTTGGATCATTCATGATACAAGCGGGAAGAGAATTCGTTCTTGGTCTATTTAAGGGATCTAAGGCAGATTTTTCAGATGCAAGATTCGGAGCATATGCAACCATGATAGGAATGATAGCCATAAAAGGTGCATCATGTCTTATCGAGCTAAAGGATATACACTACATATTAATGTCCGCATTAATTTACTTCATTGTAGCATATTTAGTTTACGTAAAAAAACAATAGTATGAAACATCTACAATTATTCGAAGAATTTGAATATACAAATGATCCTCTCAATGAAGATCTTCTAGCGGATATCCTAATTAAAGCAAAAAAAGGAGCAGCAACTGGTGCCCTTGTAGCTGCACTTCTAGCATCACCTGATATCACAGCACAGGACAAAACCGATATACAGAAAGCAAATACAGGGAAGGTAGAGACTCAAGAAATAAATGGTGTTGGTGTTGGTATATCACCAGATATGTCCTTATCGAAAGATATATCTCTATCTAGAGCAATTGCTGACCTTGCAAGGGATATAAAGGAAGGGGGAGAATTAGCATATGAGATAATTGATCAAAAAACTGTAATGGAGGGTGGAAAATATAAAACTACAACCATACTCAAAATATCCACATCGGGAACAAAATTATCATCATTTCAGGTAGCATTAAAGAAAAAAGCAGTGCTAAGAGATGATGCTAAAATCAAAAGGGAAGCACAACGCAAGAAAAATGAAGATCTATTTATAAACGGTGCAATAAGAGCTGGATTCTCGGAGGAGATTAACGACACAGACTATATGGAGGGATGCAAGGAAGAAGCGGCAGACCCGGGAGAATACAAGGATATAGTTTACCGAGAAATAACCTACGATAATAAGAAGATCAAGGTAAGGGTAAATCTTAAGAAATACAGGAGAAAAATAGAGAAACAAGGTAAGCAGGATTATGTTACTCTGGATGGTTTACAAAGTCCAAATTTTAAATCTACAGATTGTGGTATATCCAAAGCTGCAGCAAAGGATTCCAAAAGAGAATGGAAGAAAAAATAAATAGAAAAAAATGAAAATAGAGGCAGTAACCGTTTGTGTTAATTATAGTGATTTTTTAGCACACACTCTCCCACACAACAAAAATCACTTTAATAAACTCGTTGTCGTAACAGATACTAAGGACACCAAAACCAAAGAACTCTGTGATTTTTATAATGTCACATGTGTACAAACTGATGCATTCTATGAAAATGGACACAAGATAAATAAGGGCAAGGGCATCAATGAGGGTTTAAAACATCTGGATATGGACGGTTGGGTTGTACATCTGGATTCTGACATTTATTTGCCGCCGTTAACAAGATCGATCTTGGAGAATCTTGAGCTCGACAAGGAAACCATATATGGAGTAGACCGAATGATGTGTCCATCTTACGAGTCATGGATTAGTTTTCTGGAGAGCCCACAGCCCATGCACGAGGGGTGGATATATGTCCACACTACAGCATTCCCTCTTGGGGTTAGAATAGCAGAATATAAAAGCAAAGGATGGGAACCAATAGGATTCTTTCAGATGTGGAACCCTAAAGCTTCCGGTGTTTTTGAATACCCAAAAGAACATGGAGAGGTAGATAGGTCAGATGTTATGTTTGCTAAGAAGTTCAGAAGAGCAAAAAGACAACTAATCCCTGAGATCATCTCCATACATATAGATAGTGAGGAGCTCCCGGAGATGGGTAAAAATTGGGGAGGAAGGAAAACCAGACCATTCACAATGGCATCCGCTGCTAAGAAGGTATCTCAGGAAATACCAGCAACGGTAAGTAAAAGGGGTTACATTCCAAATTTTATTAATAAAGTCATTAAGGTATTAAAAGTTGCTGGTATTATAATTCTTGCAGCACTAGCAGCATGTTTACTATTACTATAAATAAAATTAAAAATGAAACATATTAAAGCTTTTGAAGGGTACAATTCAGGTGTCAATAAGCGAAAAAAATCCGGACGATAAACTACTTGATGCATTGATTAATGATGACATAATAAGCGAGGATAGTGCCAACAGATCAGAAATATGTATATTTTCGTACGAGATAAATGAATTATATAACCTGAACTAAATTTAATAAAAATAGCAAAATAAATCGAAACCGATTTATTTATCACGGAATGATTTTATAAATTTGCAAAATCAATCAGTATATATAAAATATCAAAAAAAACAAAGAAATGAAACACATTAAAATATTTGAAGATTACATAGACGAGAGCATTATCGGATCTGTTGGATTAGCAACGGCTGGAGTAATTGCAGCAAATAAGCTATATAATTTTTTAAAAGATCTGTACACTAGAAATAAAGATATTCCTGATGAAAAAGCAATAGACTCCAGTGATCCAATGGCAATGCAACTTGTTGACCTACTTAAAAAAAATATAGAAGTTGGTAGAAATCAAAAAATCGAAGCATTTGATAAAGATGACGATCTAGAGGTATATTCATCTGTTGGCGGGGATAAAAGAAAACTATTCACTATAGATAAAAATACGTTAATATTAACCGGTGGGTATGCAAAAACTAAAATTAAATTAGCTGAATCACAATTCAAGGATTTTGAAAATCTAATACACTGGTATAAAAAATAAAATAATTCAAAAAAAATCAAAAATAATTTTTTTTATTCGAAACTTTTTCCTAAATTTGCATAAAATATTAAAATCAACATAGATATATAAATCTATAATTTAAAAACACAATGAAAACAACTTTCAGAAATATTGTAAAACCGTTTATGCCGCAGAGCGTTGCACCATTTAATCAGGTGGGCATTGCCAAATGGTATAATGGGTACAGCAAGGGATCTGGAGGTCACAATATAATTTAATGTAAAGCACTAGTCAAATAAGCATTAAATATTTTTACTCCAGATCCTAAAAGATCTGGAGTTTTTTTTTTGAATTGAAATTAACGGGGTGTAGCACAGTTGGTTAGCGCGCCTGCTTTGGGAGCAGGAGGTCGTCGGTTCGAGTCCGGCTACCCCGACAAATAAGGAAAGACAGGATAAAAAATTTGATGGGTCAAAAGACAGAATTTTTAATCTGATAGGTCTTTTCTAAAAAACAAATAAATGAAATGGCAACAATAAAAGAAATCGTAAAGAACAACAAAGTTAGATTCTCGTATCTAAAGAATGACATCGCTTATTACAACGTTTTCGTTGAAGGAGCAGATCACACATTTCCTGTTAGACTGAATGATATAGGTGAGGCAACTCTGTTAGCTGAAGATAATGCCATCTTCTTTATGAGGTACATTAGAAAGGCTTTAGAGAACAACGAGTTCCATAAGTCAACTAGGTAAACAAACGGGTATGGTGCAATGGTAGCATAGGAGTCTCCAAAACTTCCGATATAGGTTCGACCCCTATTATCCGTGCTTTTTTTAAATTGGGATATGATGTAATGGAAGCATCACAGATTTTGATTCTGTTCGTCCAGGTTCGAACCCTGGTATCCCAACAAATAAAATTAAAAAAATTATTAAAAAATATTTTTTTAATTCGAAAGCATTTCATACATTTGCGATGCAGATAAAGAAGGATCTTTGACATAATGGAAACTAAATCAATACGATAAAGTGGAAAAGTTTTAATAAACCAGACAGGTTTATTAAACAAAAACAACTTTATCAATAATGACCTCGTAGCTCAGTTGGCTAGAGCATCGCACTTTTAATGCGGGAGTCGTCGGTTCGAGCCCGACCGGGGTCACAACAATGGGATATTGGCACAGCGGCGACTGCACCTGACTGTAAATCAGGCACACCACACGGAGGTTCGAGTCCTCCATATCCCACAAATGGAGTAAAAGGGTTGGGAAATGCCTGATAGGGTCTGCTTCAGATTCTAGATAGCAAGAGTAAGACTATTAGTGCTTATCCCAGATAGCGTGGTTCAATTCCAGCTGCTCCACAACATTCTTCTGTAGCTCCAATGGTTAGAGCGAAGGTTTGTTAAACCTGGGGTTGCTGGTTCGAATCCAGCCAGAAGAGCAAATTAAAAAGATGTTATGAAAATTATATACACAATAGAAAGGATAAGGGAGGAAATAAAGAAGTGCACAACTTATGCGGACTTGCAAAGAAATTTGGGATATAATGTTAAAGGAGGAAACGTTTATAGAAAATTAAAATCCATAATAGAGGAAAACAAAATTGACGTCTCACATTTTAAAGGTAAGGCACACGGGACCAGTAAGAATATAAGAATACCTATTGAAGATATATTGGTAGAGAAATCTACATATAGAAACTTTAAAAGTTTAAAGTCACGCTTAGTAAGGGAGGGAATAATTGAATATTCTTGTAAAATTTGTGGTATAAACGAATGGAATGGCGGGAAATTAACATTACAACTCGATCACATAAACGGAATAAATGATGATAACAGAATAGCAAATATAAGATTGCTATGTCCAAACTGTCATTCACAAACAGAAACCTTCGGCGGAGGAAATCTAAAAAAATAAAATAATAGAAGGGACTGTAGCGCAGTTGGTCAGTTCGCGCTGGACTGAAAATCCAGAGATGGCGGTTCGATCCCGCCCGGTCCCACAAATATATACTTTTATGTACACAAAAAAAGTTAAAGTGGTTATTTACTTCGATACAACATACGAAAGGGCAGAGTCTATTTATGTTGACGAAGGAACTTCTAAGGAAGATATAACTAAAGAAGTAAATGAGAAATTCGAGGATTGGTTCTGTTGGGATTCCTTTCCTGGATTATAAAAAGGGTGGATAGCTCAGCGGTAGTAGCTTCTGACTGTTAATCAGATGGTCGTGAGTTCGAATCTCACTCCGCCCTCAATGAATGTGTGAACGCTGATAAACTACAACAGCACCAGACGAAAAACTGGAGTGGGTAATGGGACTAGTTAACCACCACATCTGCAGGAGAATACCCTGTCACATTCAAAAATGCGAAAATAGCTCAGCGGTAGAGCATCACCTTGCCAAGGTGGGGGTCGCGGGTTCAATCCCCGTTTTTCGCTCTGGCGCTTTTTCGTACTTTAGTTTAGATATATAATCTAAACTAAAGTATAGAAATGGCAAGAAAAGAAAAGCAGTTTCATTATCTTTATAAGATAATAAACATAAAAAATGGTAAATATTATATAGGCATGCATTCAACACATAATTTGGATGATGACTATATGGGCGGAGGAAAAAGAATAAGAAATTCCATAAGGAAACACGGTAAGGAAGCACACACTAAAGAAATTTTAGAATATTTCGATGATAGAGAATCATTAAGACAACGTGAAATTGCAATAGTTAATGAGGATCTTTTAAAAGATCCAATGTGTATGAATATTAATAAAGGTGGAGAAGGAGGATGGTTGTTGGAATGGCAAAAAAAAGGAGCATCGGTATCAAATAAAAAAAATTGGAACACTCAAGGATATAGAGAAAAAATGGCGGTAGTATCATCAGAAAATCTTAAAAGGCTATGGGAAGATCCAGAGAAATCAGCAATATTAAGAGAAGCTGGAGCAAAATCATTTTTAAATAAAGAACACACGGAAGAAACAAAAAAAAGAATTGGTACATCAAATTCTATACATCAAAAAGGTAATGGAAATTCAAATTTTGGAAAGAAATGGATCTACAATGAAAATATTAAAAAATCCATGTCTGTTGAAGCCTCTGATATTGAAAATTATATTACAGAAGGATGGAAACTGGGAAGAAAAATGAAATTTTAAAAAACATGCCGGGTGATCCACGATTGAATCATCGTGCCGGCTCCAATAAGCAGGTGTAGTACAACGGTTAGTATGCCAGCCTTCCAAGCTGGATATGAGGGTTCGATTCCCTCCACCTGCTCAAAAATAAACAGATGTCTAAAGTAGTAAACATTAAGACCGACCCATATGATGTCTATATAGGAAGACCCTCAAAATGGGGTAATCCATATTCACATAAGGAAGACACATTAGCAGAGTTTAAAGTTGCTTCGAGAAAAGAAGCAATTGATAAGTATGAGGAATATCTTCTTCAGAACAACGAGCTAATGAATTCTCTACATGAGATTAAAGGAAAAACTCTAGGGTGTTGGTGTAAACCAAAAAGATGTCACGGAGAAATATTAGTAAAATATGCTAATAAAGGAAACAAGTTATTTTAAAAATATAATAGAACAAATGAAAGCAATCGAAGACAGCTCGTAGATCATAATTGTTAGATAAACAATTATGACTCAGAAATTGAGAATTTGGAGAGTAGTTCCTACCAGTAAGACTGGTGTTCAGGCTCCCACTTTTTTCGTAGAAACTACGGAAGAAGGACGTGAGAAGGCAGAGCAATCTGCGAACAAACAAGCAAGACAAAGATCTGGCTTGGGTGTGTTTCAAAACTGGAATTTTAACCTTACTAAAATGGAGGTTAGAGTTGATCGATTTGGCAGATATGTCAAACATCACCAGTAGAAGTGATTGTTTTCATAGGTTCAATTAAAAACCTATGAATTGGCGTGTTAGCTCAGTTGGCAGAGCGAGAGAATCATAAACTCTAGGTCGCAGGTTCGATCCCCGCACACGCTACTAAAACCGGGCCTGTAGCTCAACTGGCTGAGCGCCTCCCTTGCACGGAGGAGGATGAGGGTTCAAATCCCTTCAGGTCCACAAAAATATTTTTAACAATGAAAAAGAAATTCGACATGTATTAGGTAAAATAACCTAATACAACATGAAAACAAAAAAGAGCTGGTCTTGGACCGAAGCACAAAGAAGACGCCACACGCCTGGCAGATATCATTATTGGAATAATGTTCCAAGAGACTTCGTTAGACAATTCAACAAAGCAAACAGGACAAAAGAAAAAGTATCAATGTTCGAATTCATCAGAGGTGGAGATCCAGATTGCATAGATTTCACACCCAAGTATCCTAAGAGATGCGCAGGATGGATTTATTTTTAAAACAAAAAAGATGACAAGAAAAAAAGAAGAAGCAGGTTTAAAATTTTACGAGTATTCTCAAAACAACACTGGTGGTTCGTTTGCAACAGACGATAACCTATGTCACAGATTATTCATAGAAGCAAATAGTTCGGATGAAGCAGATTCGATTGCTGAAGGTCTCGGATGTTATTGGAATGGTGTTGATGAAGGATCCGATTGTCCATGCTGTGGAGATCGTTGGTATGGTGCATATTCAGCTATTAATTTAGAATCGATGACCAAGGAAAAAGATGGGTCTTATCCGGTGGAGGAATGGGTTCATAGAGAATCTTCTCCTGAGGAGGCATTGGACCTATTGAAAGTCAGATATTCCGCATTCGAATGGGTAAAGGAACCATCTCTGGGTGAAAAATATGGATCACCAATAATAGAGGGATTGGTTAAGCTTAATAGCATAGAAGATTATGCACAGATAGTAGCTGACCAATACGGTTGGACATCTCCTGATGCTAGAATATTCTACCATGATGGTAGAGTAAAAGAGATATTCTCAGCTAAGATTGAAGAACAGAAGGCGAAGAAGAAGTCAAAAGTAAATAAAATAGGCTGATAGCAATATCAGCAGCCGGTTCCTTAGCTCAGTTGGTTCAGAGCACCTGTTTTACAAGCAGGGGGTCATACGTTCGAATCGTATAGGAATCACAAGAGATCCAATTAGTTCGAAAGAGCAAAAAAGGAGGAATAAGATGAACAGACGAAAGTCATCACCAAAGGGTAGAAAATAGGTGTTATTCTGAGTATGGGGCGACGGCTCTAGGGAGGTTCGATTCCTTCACATTTCATTTCAAGAGTATGGATAAATGGTGTTAGTAGCGGTCTAAAGTCTGAATTGGATCTCAATAGGAAATGAAGCTCACAAAGCCCCTCATTTGTATCTCAATTTCGAGCATTTTTGAGCTTAAAGTTGGGTCCATTGTGAGCTTCAAATTGATAAAATTGATCGGGTAATATAAAGGGCAGTATAGGCAGTCGATCTACGGGAGTAGGGTATCTTCAGTCGTGCACAGGTTCGATTCCTGTTCTGATCACTAATTTTTAAACATTTCGAAATGGAAAGGGAAAGATTGGAATCATTAGCTAATAGACTATTGGAGATTCCCGCAAAGGTTGTTGAAGCACAATTAGAATTATTAACATTAACTGAAACTTCGCAATCCCAATCAGATAAGATCACACAGATCGAATCTGTAATTAAAACAGAAATAAGTGCAACAGTTGACGGAGCTGGTAAAAAAGCTTATAGTAATGCAGAAGCAAGAGATGCTGCTTTCGTCGAAAAAACCGCAGATAATTACGAGCTAATCGTTGCTAAAACGGATCTTGCTAAAACACAAAGATCCATGCAGGAGAAAAGAATCAAAATAGAAGCTCTCGGTAACGAACAAAGAAATATCAGATCAGTTTTATATTTCATAGGCGGTGGAGAAGGAGCTATCTAAATGGCATGTCACCAAGGGTCGGCCCATTGGGGGTGATTAATAAATACCCATAAACCCCGGCCACGGGATAAAAGCACAAGCGGATGTGCAATCGCTAAACAGCGGGAGGCAGGGTTCGAGCCCCAATATTCCACTAAAAATTGAAAACATGACACTAAAAGAGAAAATCAATGCTGATTATATTGCAGCATTTAAGGCAAAGGACACAATAGGTAAAAGCTCATTAAGTGGGCTAAAGTCAAAAATTTTGGAAGCTGAGAAAGCTGGACCTGCTGGTACAGAGCTTAGTGATGCTGATGTTTTAAAGATTGTCATAAGCACAATCAAACAAAGAAAACAATCAGTTGATGAATTTACTAAAGCTGGTAGAATGGATCTTGTTGAACAAGAAACTCTAGAATTAAAACCAATAGAGTCTTATCTACCTAAACAAATGGAAGATTCAGAAATATCTTCAGCAGTTCTTGAGCTTATAGCAGAATTTGATGGTGCAAACCTAAACTCTCAAGCTCTTACTGGTAAAGTTATCGGAGCTTTCAATAAAAAGTTTCCTGGTATGGCAAGTCCGGTTAAAGTGAAGGAAATTATTGTTGAAAAAATTACAAATTAATTTTTTTATCCCGAAAGGATGTCATATATTTGCAACATAATAATTAACAATAAATAAAAAGATGGCTACAGCACCAAAAAGATCTAGACAAGCAAGAGCATTATCAATGTTGGAAAACCAATTAGCAAGTGGGCTTAAAACAGTAAAGGGTACGAGAGACGTTAAGGCTGATTTAACCGATGCTGATGTTAAAAGGATAAAAAGGGATATTGTAATTCTCCAAGCAAAATTATAATATAATTGATTCTCCTGGTGTCCGTAGAGGTAAATTTCTAAAGTGTAACCTTAATACGTGAGAACAGAAGGCGGTATCTAAGTGCCAATTAGTTGCAACTGAGTCTATAGGGCGATTCAACGAAAGGGGAAACACATTTATTGCTACTTGTAGATGGAGGCAAGGAGAATTAATTTTTAACTGGTCCCATAGTTCAGCGGAAGAATTTCAGAATACGGATCTGAAGACGGGGGTTCGAATCCCTCTGGGATCTCAAAAGTTTTACATAAGGGTTTCTTTCAAAAACCCAATCCACGGTAGGTAGCTCAGTTGGTTAGAGCGTCGAACTGATACTTCGAAGGCCGGAGGTTCGAGTCCTCCTCTACCGACAAAAAGTTACTTCGTTTCCGAAATAAAAACGAAGTAATGATATATAAATGAAAAAATTATGTATCATTACGTTTATAAGGTTGAGCATATAGAGACTGGTGAATATTATATAGGAAGCAGAAGCAGTAAGGTTCACCCATCAATAGATTCATATCTAGGATCAATGAAAACATGGAATCCTGATAAAACAAAACTTAGAAAAATGATACTAAGTGAAGGTTTTAGTAATAGAGAGGAAGCAATTGAATTTGAATCTATAGAGATCTATAAAAATATAAGGAATCAACTAAATAGAAATTATCATGTTCCAGGAAAAAGTTTTCATACAAATGGATTCTCAACAGTAATTGACAACGATGGAAATTTTATAAATGTAAGAGTCGATGATCCAAGATATCTAAGCGGTGAATTAAAGCATATCTCATCGAGGAATCTAGGGAATCAACAGGGAAATAAAAATTCACAATTTGGAACCAGATGGATTAACGATGGTACAAATTCAAAAAAAATTAAAAGTGATGTCTCCATACCAGAAGGTTGGAAATTAGGAGCAATACAAAATAAATTGAAAGGTCTCGGTTGGATAACAAACGGGACAGAGAATGCAAGATTGAGTAAGGAAGAAATTCCACCAGATGGATGGAAATTCGGAAAAACACAAAGAAAAAAATAAAAATGTTGATTTTTTATGAAACAAAGAGGATTTTCTCTTATATAATAATCACAAAAACGTTCATTGAAAAGTATTATTGTAAGTGGTAAAGGTAACGAAATTCATCGTTTTTTAGATCATTTGGTAGATCGTAAATTTTTGGTATTTAAGGTAGTGGGTTCAACTCCCACAAAAACATCATTTCTTTCGTCCTGTCATTCCCTTACAAAAAACATATTATAAGTGGTCAGTAAAATAGTTACTTCGCGCATTGAAAGCACGGTGTCGGTGGTTCGAATCCATCTTCCCCCACCAAACAAATTAAAAATTTGGGGGAATAGCTCAGTTGGTAGAGCACGTTAGAAAAAACGCTATTTACATCATTCCCTTATAAAACATACGACAGTAGTAAGTATAGAAGTTACATCGCACATCGGTTCGACTCCGATAGTTTCCGCCAAAATGGAAATTTAGACAAGTGGTTAAGTCATCTGACAGTAAATCAGACATTAAATTGTTCACACTTCTTACATCATTCTCTGTTAGTTTTATAAAGGGATTAGGACGCCAAGCGACTTAATCCCTTTTTTATTGTAGAAATTTAAAAGTAAAATATAAAAACAAAAATTAGAACATCATGAAAAGAAATTCATTAGCATCAAAAGGATTATCAATGTCTCAAGCTCAATCAGTATCAAATCTTTGTAACCAAAGATCAAAAGATATCACTGCAGCTTTAGCTGATATCAATAACGCATCAAAAACGATAAAGATCTCTAAGGAGGATCATAAGTTAACCGCTGCAAAACCTATGCCTACTGATGTTGTAGAACTTCTTAAATCAAAGGCGAGATTGCATGCAACCCAGGCTTTCCTAATGGAGAATATAAAAGCTAAGGATGTGATGATAAACGGGATCAAAACCGAGTATTTCGATTACGAGAATGAAAATCCGGCACCGACGAGGGAACCTAGTGTTCAACCTGAAGTTCTTTCTCAAGTTAGTGAGGATTGGGGTTGGGAACAACTCTCAATGGAAGAATATAATGAATTCATCGAGGCTGAGGCTTATGCTTCACACATAGGTCAATTCATACATAAAGGTGGAACGTTAGATCGTTTAAGATCTGAATTGCCTAAGATTCAGCTCCTTGAGTTTATGGAGGTCGAGGTGGGTAAGAAAACACCTATCAAGGTTAACGTGCATCACAAGTCTGAGGAACTATTAAAAACACACGAGGAGTTGGCAGCTCTTCATAGAGGCTATGAACAAAGAGTTAACTACTTCAAATCGAAGGTTAAGAATTCAGTAACCAAGGAGAATGCAAGAATCTCTAAATTGAATGCCGATGCGCAAGCTGAGGTAAACGAGAAAAATGCTCTTTCTATGAACGAGTACAGCAAAAAGAGAGAATCTTGGCTAGCTGATTATAAAAAAGCTCAGCTAGATTTCGAAACTGAGCGTCAGAATAAAATCACGGAAGCGGTAAACCTTAAAATCGAGGTTGATGCTAGATTCCAACCAGTTGTTGATGAGTTTCTGAAACAACTAGAAAAATAAAAAATAAATTGAGGTGCTGATGGGGTAAGCAAAAGCCGATTCCCCTGATGCTTTGATTCGGAGAGATAAGGTCCTTTAATTAATGGCGTCAAGCCATTATCTTATAAGATAAATGACTATTAATCATATACAGCAATTGTGAGGTTCCTTCGGGAGCCTCAAAACTCCGCTTCTTCTATAAAAATAAACAAAACTGAGATAGAACTCAATTGTTAGACAAGTTACTGAAAGCCATAGAGAAAGATACCTCTTTACCACTAGGCAGATAATTGGCTAACTAACGAGACTTAGTTTTTGTCCTTGCCTTTGCGATAGAGGAAGGTCTTTGACATTGATCTTGCATTTGACCTGGTCTATATGCTTTATCTTTTCGATAACTCAATTTTATAATATAAACGAATAAACAATTATAATCATGTCACGTTACAACCAAAAAGTAAAAAGAACTGTAGAGACAGTTACAAACCACCAAGGTGGTACTGGTGTGAAGTATGATCCAAAATTGGAATTAATTGCAATTCTTACCACTGGATTAGACAATTCATACTACGAAAAATTATCAGATAGAGAGAATAGACTCATTCAACTCATCGACGAATTATCTAAAAAAGATATTGAATTCGTCGCGAAAGCGCTCGTGTACGCGAGAACAGTTGTTGGACAAAGATCTGTAACACACTTTGGATCTGTGTCATTAGTTAAACATTTATCTGGTTCAGCCATAGGTAAAAGATTCTTCTCAAAAAGAGATAAGAATGCTAAAACCGGGGGTATTGTAAACCGTTTAGATGACGTATTAGAGATCATTGCAGCTTACCAACACTTCAATCCAGGTAAACCATTACCTAACTCAATGAAGAAAGGTTTTAAAGCAGCTTTGGAATCAGCAGATACCTACGAATTAGCTAAATATCAAGGTAAAGGAAAATCAGTTTCTCTTGTGGATGTTGTTAACTTGGTTCGTCCAAAACCAGCAACCACACAAATGGAAGGTGTTTTTAAAGATCTTATGACCGGTAAATTAAAACAGTTCAATACAGTTGAGGATAAAAACTCAAAAGCTGGACAAGATGTTGCTGCAAAAGTTAAATCTGGGGAAATCACCAAGGCTCAAGCTGAAGTTGAATTAACACAGGCTAAAGAAAGCAACTATGCTGAATTGATTAAAACAAGAAAAATTGGTTACTTGGCATTGCTTCGTAACTTAAGAAACATCATCAACACAAGCGCAAACTCTGAATTAGTTAGTGGAGCATGTGAGCTTTTAATCGATGAGAAATTAATCAGAAAATCATTGGTTTTCCCACACCAAATAGATATTGCTTTGGAGATTCTTTTACAAGAAACTAGTGCTTCTGCATCTAGACCATTCGTTACTGCTTTAAATAAAGCTTACGAGTTAGCAATACCAAACTTGGTTGAATTATTCTCACATGGTAGAACTGCTGTTGTTATAGATACGTCAGGATCTATGCACGGAATGGGTCAAGGTGTTAAAATGAATGGTAAAGCTATCAATAAACACTGTATCGATAAAGCTGCTCTTATCGGAGCAACCCTAGCAAAAGGTATTGGTGCTGATTTATATCAATTTGCAACAACAACTGAGGATATTAGATACAATCCAGGTGATAGCATAAACACTATCAAAAACACATGTTTAAGCTTACAAGGTAGGGTTGGACACGGTACGGACTTCGGTTCAATCTTCTCAACTTTACAATCAAGCGGTAAATATGACCGCGTCTTCATCATATCGGATTTACAAGGTGGTGATAGAATCGTTACAAACAGTTCTTTCCAATCTTACAAATCTAAACACGGTGAGCCGTTCATCTACACGGTGGATATTCAAGGATATGGTACAACCATGTTCAAACCAGGTAACAAATTAGTTCAACTTTTTGGTTACTCTGCTGATATCTACGAGATGATCAAAAAAGCTGAGGTTGATCCAAAAGCAATTTTGAGAGAAATCGAAGCCATTGTGATCTAATAAATCACAAAAAAATGAAAAGTCACTCGCAAGAGTGACTTTTTTTAAATAAATTTTGAAAAAAATCAAAAATAATTTTTTTTATTCGAAACATTTCCTTAAATTTGCATAAAATATTAAAATCAATTAGATATATAAATCTATAAAAATAAAAATCATGTCACAAATACAGTACATATTAGATACATTACATTTAGATCACACAAGTTCAACTTGTGAATCGTCTATTGTGATGAGGAGAGAGTATTGATATTAGGTAACATAATAAATATCAAAAAGGTCTCCTCGAAAAGGAGGCCTTTTTTATTGTTCATTGAAATATTGTAAAAGTAAATTGGAGAGGTGCGCAAGTGGTCAAAAGCGCCTAGACTTGAAATCTAGTGTGAGCTCATTACTCCCGTGGGTTCGAATCCCACCCTCTCCGCTTAGGTTACCCCGCTTGTTCCGTATGGGGTTATAAAGACGAATTAATTAACGGAGCCCATGATGGTACCTATACCGCAGAAACTGGGAAAGATTCTATATGTCAACCCTCAATGGAGAGTGATCCTAAACGGTGATAGGCCATGCCTGGAAAGCATCGGGTGCGGGTAACTGCATGGAGTTCGATCCTCCCTCTCTCCTCAAAATATTCCGGGTTCGCATAGCGGTCCATTGCACCTGATTTGTAATCAGGAGACGAAAGTCGACGTCGGTTCGAATCCGACACCCGGATCTAATATTCGAAATCCATTTTTGGATATATACGAATAAAACATTTATATATGTGGACACAAAATGAATCAGAGGCAGCTAGTAAAATGCTAATTGAAGGAAAGACTTACAATGAAATATCCTTACTATTTAACAAAACATATTCAGCAGTAAAACAGCATTTATACAAAAAATATAAAATAAAACAGGAAGATTATACACATCTTAGAGTCAATAAAATAATATGTGAAAACTGTAAAAAAGAATTCACTGTAGGTACAACAAAAAAAGAAGCTGCTAGAAAATTTTGCTCGATAACTTGCGCCAATTCTGGGGTTGATAGATGGGCGGTAAAAAGAACATCTAAAAAAAAGATATGTAAAAATTGCAATAAAGAACTGGATAAAAGAACAGTTTTTTGTAACGATGTATGCTATAGAAATCATTATAATAAAGTACAATTAGAAAAGATCAAAAATGGTGAACTAAAGGATACAAATAGAAGCACAATAAAAAGATTACTTATATTAGAGAGAGGCCATAAATGTGAAATTTGCAAAAATATGGAATGGAATGGTAAAAAAATACCAATAACATTAGATCATATCGATGGCAATTCAGAAAATAATCTCGAAAGCAATTTTAGATTAATATGTCCAAATTGCGATGCACAATTACCAACATATAAGGGAGGTAATAAAGGGAATGGAAGGAAATATAGAAGGAAATAAATCACGGTGCCTTGCCTGAGTGGCTGAAAGGGGCGGTCTGCAAAACCGCTAGAGAAATCTCACGTCAGTTCGAATCTGACAGGCACCTCTAATAAAAATTAGTAATCATGGAACAAGACAAAAAACAAAAAATCGAACAGATCAGAAAGTTCCTTGAGGAAAAAAGGGAAATTGATCGAAGAAATTTTGAGGAGCTTAGAAGAAAAAGATGGGACAATCTTAAACCTTTTAAAACACCCCAGGATGTACCTGAAATACCAAGAGTCGGTGAGAAAGAGTATAAGGAATATTATATACCAAGGCTTATCGAAGCTGGAGCAATTGCAAAAGCTAAACTTGAAGATGGAGCTTTCTATCTTGGAGATCATAGAAGAGCAAAAATTGGCAAATGGAACGACGCTATGAATGTCTTCGAGTATTGGAGATTTAAAATGGGAAATTATTTCATGGATAAATGCAATCACTTCGAAGACGATGATGGATTCGCTTTATTTACACCAATTAAAAAAGTAACAGAAGAGGAATTTAATAAGACAGGAAAAAATGAAAATTAAATTAAGAAATGTGATACTTGGTCTAAAGGATCAGCTTCCATTAAAAAGAGCATTTCGAAATTTTTTCATAACAGGTAACGCTTTAGGTTTATTCGATAAGAGAAGTCATTATAAAATGGACGGCAAGGCAAAGCAAGGATTTCCAACAAAGGAATCAGGCAGAAAAGCAGCAGACGCAATGCAGAGAAAACATGGAAAATACTTTAGTGTTTATAAATGCATCTTCTGTGATGGTTACCATCTAGGAAAAAATAGAGACAATAAATAGCATCTCCCCAGGGAGAAGGCACTGGCTGACGATCTGGCCTTATAGATCGTAACATGGTGGATGTAGCTCAGTCGGTTAGAGCGTTGGTTTGTGGTACCAAAGGTCGCGGGTTCGATTCCCGTCATTCACCCAGGCGCGATTTCGTACTTTAGTTTAGATATATAAGATAAACTAAAGTATAGAAATGGCAAGAAAAGAAAAAAAGTTCCATTATATCTATAAGATAACCAATACAAAGAATGGTAAATATTATATAGGTATGCACTCTACTCATAATCTAGATGATGGTTATATGGGGGGTGGAAAAAGAATAAGAAATTCCATAAGAAAACATGGTTTAGAAGTACATGAGAAGGAAATTCTAGAATATTTCGAAGACCGTGAATCTTTAAGAAATAGAGAAATTGAATTGGTTAACGAGGATCTATTAAATGATCCGATGTGCATGAATTTGCAACCTGGTGGAGGTGGAGGATGGTCTTTAGAAATTCAAATAGAGCTAGGAAGAAGATCAAGAGAAAGACAAAAATGGCTGATGGAAAATGATCAGGAATATTCAAAAAGAAGAAAGATGCAAATGAGTATTACTATGTCAGAAAATTCCAGAAAAATGTGGGGAGATCCGGAAAAATCTGAAAAATTAAAAAAATCAGCAGCGGTTGCATTTTTGAACAGATCCCATACAGAGGAGGCAAAAAAAACAATCGGTAATAAAAATTCAATAAATCAAAAGGGAGAAAAAAATTCACAGTATGGAAAATGCTGGGTTTATAATACAGAATACGAAAAAAATATTAGAATACAAAAAGAAGATATTGAATACTACGTTTCCATAGGTTGGAAATTAGGAATGAAAATGAAATATTTCTAGAAAAAATAATGCCCCGATGGCGAAACAGGTTAGACGCCCCAGACTTAAACTCTGGTGTTCCGAAAGGAGCGTGCCGGTTCGACTCCGGCTCGGGGTACAACAATTCCCAGAACGCCTCTGCTCAGCATGCGCAATTTTCTGGGCTTGTATTCGGAGATGTAAGCATAGTGGTACTGCAGCGGTTTGCTAAACCGTTCGGCGTTCATTCGCCGCGGAGGTTCGAATCCTCTCATCTCCGCGGCGCTCTTTCGTACTTTAATTTGGATATATAATCTAAATTAAAGTATAGAAATGGCAAGAAAAGAAAAGAAGTTTCATTACATCTATAAGATAACCAACACAAAGAATGGTAAATATTATATAGGTATGCACTCCACTGATAATATAGACGATGGGTATTTTGGAAGTGGTAAAAGACTAAGAAATTCCATAAGAAAGCACGGTAAGGATTCACACGATAAAGAAATTTTGGAATATCTTGACGATGGAATATCCCTGATAGAAAGGGAGGTAGAATTGGTTAACGAGGATCTATTAAAAGATCCCATGTGCATGAATCTGCTCCTTGGTGGAACCGGTGGAATTACGGAAGGAGTAAACGAATGGTCAAATGAGATGCAAAGGGAGTTGAGCAAAAGAGGTAATGCAAGATTGAAATTCCTAAGAGAAAATGATAAGGAATGGGTAAAAAAATTATCAGAAAAAAGATCAATCATAGGTAAAATAAGATCCGAGAATGGTGGGAATATTAACTTTATAAATAGTTTTAAAAACAAAAATCACACACAAAAAACCAAAGACGAGATAGGGGCAAAGAGTTCCATATCACAAACAGGAGAAAAAAATTCACAATTCGGTACAATTTGGGTAAATAATTGCTTAACTGAAAAAAAGATTAATAGCAGCACAGCAATTGAAGAGGGATGGAAAAGAGGAAGAATAAAAAAGAAGTAAAAAATATCAAAAAATATTTTTTTATTTCAAAAATAATTCATAAATTTGCAATGTAATTATTAAGGATCATAAGACAATAAAGATTCAAAAAAATATCAAAAATAATTTTTTTATCCCGAAAGAATATCATACTTTTGCAATATAATAATAAACAAAATAACGTTCATTAACATAAAGAATTAAAAGAAATATTTTTGGAGAGGTCCAAGTCTATTGGTTGCCATACCCTGACGCAATAGACCGTTCTAATATCAGAAATGAGATTAGACCAGCACAGTCACGCAAGACTGGTAAACCAAAGAGTAAAGGGATGTGAAAGTGGTTTGGATATTTCTTTTTTTTAATAACGGTCTCTTAGCTCAGTTGGTTAGAGCACCTGACTCATAATCAGGGGGTCGTAGGTTCAAGCCCTACAGGGACCACAATTTATTTTATTCCAAACAGTCCGCTATTTATAGCGAGTAGACTTGCAGAAACAATAGAACAGCTTATCTAAATATAGAGAAGCATCAAGAACTGGCAATAAAATATACAAATAGAAATAATGGGGTTTCCTGCTCATCGGTGTCGACAACCATGTGTAGATTAAGAAATTCAACACCCCCTGCAAAGGAATGTGCCTGTGCACAGTAAAACTGAAGAAGCACTTAAGAATGGAGCGAGACGGGTACTCCATCATTATTTCTTAACCGCTCCCATCGTCTATCGGTTAGGACGTCAGGTTTTCATCCTGGAAAGTCGGGTTCGACTCCCGGTGGGAGTACTAAATGGATAAGAGATATCCATCAGTCTTTGATCTAAGACTCATTTAACAATAGATTGGCTATTGGACCGGACAGCCTTAACGCCGGTCTCATGGGAAATAAAAGGTAGGTAACAGAGCCTCCCAGTAGTTTGACTAATTTCACCGGGTAAGACCAGCAGGTTTATTGAAAGCAAGAAAACCGATACATCCACACTGAATTATCTCATCAGTGGATATTTGGTCTCATAGTAGAGTTGGTTACAACGCCGCCCTGTCACGGCGGAGGTCGGGGGTTCGAGTCCCCCTGGGACCGCCACTAAAACTGAAAGAGTGGAGAAATCCCTGCAAGTTTCAAATTAGCATGAAATTAAATTGCAATGAAGCATATCGGTTTTAAATAAATTGGGGAAGCAACAAAAAAGACACTCTGATCAATGTTCTCTTTGATAAGTAGTAAGATTTTGAGTTACTTCGAAGGATAAAATTAATTTCATATGTTATAATAGGTGGTTCGAATCCACCCTTCCCCACAAAGCTTTGAATTAATTACTCAAAGTATGACAGGTTCGAAACTGTCGATTGGTTATGGTGTAAAGGTGCACAGTAGAACGGAGTAGCCGTGGAGGCGAAAGGGGAAACAGGATTGAAGTTCGAATCTTCATTAATCAGCAAATTGCGTTAAAGTGTAAAGGTTGCATCTAAGTCTCATAAGCTTGGGGGGTGGTTCGAGTCCACGTTACGCTACTAAGAAAAGTCCGATATCCACAATATCGGACTTTTTTATGGCCGCGGGATATATAACATACAAAAAATATATTCATACATTAAAATGAAAAATCATCCTAACTCCGCGGGCGGAAAGGCTACAGCTATAATATTCAAGGAGAAAGCAAGAGCTGAATATTACAATAATCCAAAAATATGTGCTAAGTGCAACAATATAATAGAATTAAGGGATAATGAAAAAATATCAATAACCAAGAAAAAAAAATTCTGTGGTAAATTATGTCAAATAAATTATAATAAAGATAGAAAAAAACACAAGCCCGAAAAAATACCAGCAGTAAATATTATATTAAATATGACTAAGAGCGAGGTATTTAAAAGATATAAATCATATCAAAGTGCAAGAAGCACAATATGTAAACATGCAAGAAGAGTTTTTTTTAGATCAGGATCACCAAAGGAATGCAAAGTTTGCCAATATGATACACATATTGATATAGCACATATAAAATCAGTATCATCCTTTCCTGATGATGCAAAAATATCAGAAATAAACAGTTCAGAAAATTTAATGGCCCTGTGTCCCAATCACCACTGGGAATTCGATTCTGGACTTATAAAAATATAATTACCGGGCTACGCTACTACAAGCCATGACTTCATCAGATGTCATGGCTTTTTTGTTTCCAGTGAAAATAGTTTCAACCTCTCAGATATATACTATAAATAAAAAATTCGATATGAAAAATATAGAAACTTTCGAGAGCTTCATTAATGAGGAATTTGGAAATGAGGTATCAGAAAAAATGAATGCAGGATTCAGAGCTTATTTAGATAAACAGAAAGCTAAAAGAGAAGCTAAATCTGGTGATAAATCAAAAAGCAAAGCAAAGCCTGATTTTTTAGATCTCGATAAGGACGGAGACAAGGAAGAGACAATGAAAAAAGCGGCAGCAGATAAAAAAGAAAATGATGGTGAAAAAACAAAAACACCAAAAAAAGGTCTAAGTGCTAAACAAAAAACCTTACCAAAAGCCTTACAAGCAGCTATTCTTAAAAAACAGAAATAACGTTCTTGATAGTTAAAAAAAGCCCAGGTATTAATATCTGGGCTTTTTTGTTTATATCCCCCAAATAGCTATTAACTTTTCGAATATATAGTTTGTCGTATTCAATTATAAACAAACTTATAAATGCAAAATATTCTAAACTTTACCGGCTTTATCAACGAGGCAGAGTCAAAAAGCGATGCACATCTTCTATTCAATGGCAACACGCTAGATTTTGTGGAGAATGGAAGTGTGGTAAGATCATGGCGAGCGTGCTCCGGGAGAACATATTATCAATGGTACACTAAACCAGAATCTTGGAAAAAGAGATATAACACGTCACCTGTTGAATGGTCCAAAGTAAAAGCGGAAGGACCAATTCCTCAGGGTACATATAAACTAGGGCCTACTGAGGAAAGGGATCTTAACGCCAGGTGGAGGAACGATGATAATTTCGTAAAGCTCACATTAGCTAAACAGACAGTTCTTCTCCTACCTAATAATGATGTCACACTGAGCACTGATGATTTCAAGGAGATAACAGATCCATCCAGAATAGCTTGGGGTAATTTTAGATTCTCACTAATTCCACAGAAAGGAACCAATACATTTGGCAGAAGTGGATTTTTCATGCACGGCGGAAGCTTACCTGGTTCAATTGGATGCGTTGATCTCGTGACTGGAATTAGAGATTTTGGCCAATTCTATAAGGCATGGCTAGAGAAAACAGGAAACTCTACGATAGATCTAATAGTTGATTATAAGGAATATGATAGAAAAGAGCCGATAGATGTCGACGATCAACCATACAAGATGAACTATGATCCACTATCGTCAGATTCTGAATATAAAAAATGGTATGATGAAAGTGACAAACAGATAAAAGATATTCTGTCAGCTAACAAGATAAGAATGGACTACAATAAAGTTCTTACTGCAAGAAGAAATTAGGACGGGGATTCCGAATATATACAACGAAGCAAAAAATCAAAACAAAGTGGCATATAGAATATTATTAAGAAGAGACACATTAGCAAACTGGCAAGTAAACAATCCAGTTCTATTATTGGGAGAACCTAGTTACGTAACGGACAATGGTAGGCTTAAAATTGGTGATGGGATAACACCATGGAACGAGCTTGCATATTATGAGGGTGTCGGTCCTACTGGAGCTACAGGTTCAATTGGGGTAACAGGAGCAACTGGTGGATTTGGTCCAACCGGTCCAACAGGTTCAATTGGGGTAACAGGGGCAACTGGTGGATTTGGTCCAACCGGTCCAACAGGTTCAATTGGGGTAACAGGTCCAACCGGACCAGATTTTTCTTTGGTAGTAATAAACGAGCAAACAGGAACTTATATATTGGAGCTTAGTGATAGAAACAAGATGGTAAATATCACATCGGAAGATCCGCAGTCATATCTAGGAGTTCCAACTGATGCATCAAGCAATTTCGAGATTGGCTCCAGAATATTGGTATCAAGAGGTGGTACTGGAGCTGTTAGCGTGATTGGTGATTCTGGGGTTGTTATTAATTCTGCACAAGGAGCTCTAGATTTAGGGTACCAATACTCAGTCGCAACATTAATAAAAACCGGAGCAGATACGTGGATATTATTCGGTGATCTTTCGACTCCATAATTAACATAAAAAATTAAATAGAAATGGCATTTAGAGTTCAGATAAGAAGAGATCCATCAGGTAAATGGTTGGTGAATAACCCAATACTATTGAGTGGTGAATTTGGTTACGAGACAGACACAACATATATGAAGATAGGCGATGGTGTCACTCCATGGAACTATTTACCCTACTGGTCCGGTCCACGAGGGGATTATAAAGTTTATAGTGCATTAGTAACGCAAACCGGATCTTATGCCTCATTAACACCAGGACCCAATTTTATAATCGGTCAAAAATATGTTGTTGAACAGGTGTATAATCAGGGAACAGAGGATAATTTTACTAATATTGGGTTTGTTAGTATCGGCGTGCCCTTTATTGCTACTGGAACAACACCAACAAACTGGACAAGTAATTCACCGGTAAAAATAATTACACCCAATGTGTTTCCTACATTTAATGTGCTAGAAAATACTTTAGGAATAACATTAACTTCGGATTACGGTAATACATTTTCACAATTTAGACTAACAAGTGATTTACCCGTATTTTTGGAGGATAAAACAATTATTGTACCCGATGCATTTATGAATAATGCTTACGTTGCACAGGAGAGAGGAGTGGGAAGATTGAATGATACAACTCTAATTTTATCAGCAAATCCACTGGGTACTTATAGACCTTACCCCCTGGAAATCAAAGTATATAATTAAAAATATAAAGAAATAACAATGCCTTATAGAATATTACTAAGAAGAGATTTATCACAGAATTGGAACTATAATGATCCGGTTCTTATGTCGGGTGAACCTGGCTACGAGATGGACACCAGAAAATTCAAGATGGGCGATGGGCAAACCCCATGGTCACAGCTTCCGTATTATTCAGGCATAACTGGAGCAACTGGAGCAACTGGAGCACAAGGAGCAACTGGAGCGCCAGGTGGTGGTTCTTTAATTTCTGTTACATACAGTGGGTTAACCAATTTAATTGACACCGATGGATTAATACAGAATAGTAGCTATTTAATAACGGATTTTAAAACTTGTTATGATCAACCGGATTATAATTTTAATGGGGAAGAGATCCAGACTGGCACTTATAAAGAAGGTGGAGTTTCACCCATAATCGTGCTTGCGTTAAGTTCGAATTCATTAGCATCCGATGCATATCAACCGGAATGGCCCAACGATGATATTAAATATGATGTTTCATTTGATCAAACCGAAGTGACCGGTGGTCCTGCATTTGGTAGAATAACATACAGAAAAGACGATCAAGGAAACGCTTTTGATTATGATTTTAGAGAAGTTCTTTTCAAAAGATACGATGCATATTTTTCTGAGACGGTTTATGATGGACTAGTTTCTATTGCTCCAGCTGGCGGTACTTCAAGTAATGGTAACATTGAAGGCAATGGAACATTTTTTGAAAATTTTAATGCCGGTGATATCATCGGAATACTTAAAAACAATACAGAAGGATCTGAACTTATAACGTATTATCAAATTGTATCTATCGAAGATAACACTAATATGGTTGTGACTGGTAAGGCAATTAGTGAAATTGTAAATGGTCGTTTGGTTGACGCTAGAGTATTATTGGGAATGTCGTGGAAAAAGAACACTATCATCTCTAATACTAATGAGTATGAATATTACACATTCGAAAATCATGCGACAGCTTTTAATAACGTATCGATAAACACTACATCATATACTGAATTCCGAGAAAAAATATTCTTATTACCAAATAATGTTTTTAGAAACGAAGATTTAGAATTTCCAAACGTTTATACAGATAATTTATTCGGAACTGATTTTAGAAACAACACATTCAATGATGATTGCGATTCTAATATTATTAGAGATGATTTTTACAACAATATTATTAATAGCGATTTTGACCACAATACAATCAATAATACTTTTCGTGACAATATAATAGATTGTGATTTTAATAGTAACACAATCACTGGAAGTTTTTATGAAAACAATTTTGGGGATGACGATGGCGATGAATTCAGTTTTAATACTATAGATGGTAGTTTCTATCAAAATTTCTATACAGGTGCAGGTGATTTTTATTATAACACAATCAAAGGAAGTTTTTACAATAACATCATACTTGATCGATTTAGTAAAAATACCCTTACCGGTTTCTATGATAATTTAGTAGAAGATAGTTTTTACAACAATCAAATTGGTGAACAATGTTATAATAATAGAATCTATTCGCCATTTGGAGAAAATATTATAGGCATTGATTTTTATGATAATGCGATACATTCAGGTTTCTATGAAAATGAGATAGGTAATTATTTTAGAGGGAATACGATAGGAGATTCCGGAAATACGACTAATTTCACTTTTGGTCTAAATAGAATCGGTCACATCTTTGAATATAACACTATCCGACAAGATTTTGATGATAATCAAATCAGTAATTCGTTTACTTATAATATTGCTAATGGTGATTTTGAAGGTAATGTAATCGGGAATGATTTTTATCAAAACGTAAACATTGGATATGCTTTTAGAGACAATCACATTGGAAATAATTTTAACAATAATGAATTGATTGGAGATTATTTCCAGAATAATCACATTGGAAATGATTTCTATTCTAATAGCATTTCATATAATTTTAAAAATAACCAAATCGGTAGCACTTTTGAGAATAACAATCTAGGCAACGACGATTATTTTAATTGGGACAACACTGGTATTGAAAATTTAGATAGCCGAGATTATGATAATTTTTATAATGCATTGTATGGTGATGATGGTGAGGCCGTTGGAAATGTTATATTAGGTAAAGAGCTAATAATGCACGATACAGTTAACAATCAATATCATAAAGTTAAATTTACTCAATGGACACAAAATGGAAATGGTAGCGGTTTTTCATACGAAAGAACAAAAGTTTGGCCAACCGAAGAACCTACTGTATATTTCACAAAGAAAAATTACGAGGATATTGTAGATGTCATTGTTGAAGGTAGCTTAGAGATAGCAAGAAGCAATAATGGCGGTGCTATATACAACATAGCAGACGAAAACAATTGGAATTCTAATGTATCTCCAGTAGGCACTGAATGGAATTCGATTTATACACAGGATAATAATAATGGTAGTAATTTTCGAGATAATATAATAGCTGGATTATTTAAAGGTAATTTAATATTTGATATATTTGCAGGTAACAATGTTGGTCCTTATATTGATTCTAATCAATTTTTTGGTCCAGTTTATAGTAATCAAATTGGTACTGTTACAACTGGCAATGACTTTTTAGGTATGGTTAGCGGTAATAAATGGATAAGCGATTTTGATAGTAATGTGATAGGATTAAATTTTTCCAATAACACTTTTGGTGGTGGTGTTTATAATAACACCATAGCGGATGATTTTCAAAACAATGAAATAGGCAACGGATTTCAAGATAATCTCATAGGTGACGGTTTTGGTTTTGGTAATAATGATCCGCAAGGAAACAAAATAGGAAATAATTTCCAAGACAACATTATAAGTGAATATTTCTATAATAATTCCATTCCTGATAATTTTAATAATAATACTATTGGCGACTATTTCCAATGGAACATAATAAATACCGCTATAGGCTCAACAGATTTTACAACTAATTATGGAAATATCACAGGATTTAGTTATACTGCAGGTGGAACTAGTGCATCCGACGATCTTTATGTAGGATTAACCGCCACGACAGATGGCAAAGGTACAGGTGCAACTTTTGAAGTCCTGGTAACAAGTGGTATAGTAACCGAGGTTAACGAGGACAACCAGGGTAAATTATATCAGATAGGTGATACTTTAACAATACTTGGAACAGCCATTGGTGGGGTTACCGGGGTTATCGATTTATTTACAAGCGACGCTATAGGCAAAACCGGGGAGAATGGGAATTATGACAACGTCTTCGCAGGAGGAACAGGTGGTGGTGAAAATGCATCATTTAATATCACAGTTACGTCAAGCCAAGTTAGCGCTATAGATCTAAACACAGGAGGGGGTGGATATAAAAATGGAGATCTCTTAGTAATATCAGGTGATGTGTTTGGTGGAACTAGTGGGAGTGATGATATAACAATAGAAGTAACCGCATTATATTCCGACGATATAACAATTGGGGTTACTGGGGTAAGTCCAAATCCTTCCGTGTATGAACCATATACGTGCCAGATTTTTGAAAAAAAACAATTAGCGGAGGGTACCAATAAAAAATTATCTTTCTATGATGGAAATGGGATTCTGACAATAACTGATATCAACGATTAGAACACACTCAAAAACAGCAGCGAATAAACCATCAGGATCATAAATATGCAACCCGTTAAGATCCATATAAGCTTCATAAATAATGAAAAAAAACCAACAAGATGAGCACAACAAAATACATAATAGATAACTTAGAGGAACAAACTATAGGTGGGGATTTCACCATAGATGGTAACTTTACAGTAACAGGTACAACAAATACAAGACCATATAAAGTGTATACAGCTTTATTAACACAGAGCGGTGGGGATGACCCATTAACTTTAAGTTCAGGAGCTGTGACAAAAGGAGTTACTTATAAAATTAAGGAAACTACTACAGGAGACTTTAGTAATGTAGGTGCTCCTAATAATAATGTAAATACTATATTTGTTGCGACTAATAATGAAGTGCCTAATAATTATAGTGGAGGTAACTTAAGCTACAACACAGGTGCTCCAGTAGTAACAGTGTTAGAAAACACTATTGGAAATATTTGGTTTACTTACGAAGCAATTGGAAGTTATGCTGGTCAGTCAAATGGATTATTTACTTATAATAAATCAACAATTGTAATAGGTAATGCTTATTGGGAGACAGGTAATGGTTATGTTGCTTCAGGATTTGACACAGAATCTGTCGCATATATAAAAACTAAGGATTTTAATAACGATGTGGTATCTTCAGAATATTTAATCAGAACCCCAATAGAAATCAGAGTTTATAACTAACAAACACAAACAAAACAACAAATATGAGAATCTGTATATTATGTGAAGAAAGCAAAGTTCTTCAAGCAAGAGAAAAAATGAAAAATGATAACATCTTAAAAATAGATTTATCCCCAACTGGAGAGTTACCAGCAACGCATAAACTATGTGTTATGGCTGTTACTGAAGAAAAAGCAAAATCTCTTATGGATTCAGCAGAATTAACAATTATTGAAGTTATGGGACCAAAAGAATTTTTGGAAAAACATAACCTTAAAAAAATTGGAAAATATGGTGGATTTGGAAACATATAAGATTAGAAAAAACTTCATCACAAAAGATGAAGCAAACCAAATAGTTCAATGGATAGATTCTGTTAACCATACTGGTGATGATAGCAATTATCATTTATCAGAGTTATCCAAAACACTAAAAGGTAAATCCTGTATTTTCGATATATCTAACACAACATTGACAAACTATATAACAAAGTTTCAGTCAATATCTGACGTGTCAAATGACCCGTTGCCAGATTTTATCCATGTGATTATAGGTAGAATTTCAAATGAGTTAAACATATCAAAAGAAAATATTTTTCTTCAAGCGGTTGACATGAACAAGGGTGGTAAGATAAATCCACATTATGATGCATCATTGGATGGTTATGTCAACTATAAATGTAATATAAGTGTTTTATCTGAAGATTATGATTTTTATGTTGGTGAAGAAGTGGTTAACATAGAAGAAACTGATTTATATTGCTTCGAAGCTTCACTATACAAACATTGGACCAATGAATTTAATTCCAGAAGAATTTTTTTAAGTTTTGGTTTTGTGTTGACATATGAAGAGGTAAACAGAAAAATAACAGACCCTAGAGTTAGATTAAGTAAAAGAATTGAAAAATATTTTCAATCGCAAACATAAATAAAAACAATGGCGTATAGAATATTATTAAGAAGGGACACCCTAGAAAATTGGCAAGCAAATAATCCGGTCCTATTATCGGGTGAACCAGCTTATGAAACTGATAGTGGAAAACTTAAAGTTGGTAACGGTATAAGCAGATGGTTAGATCTTCCTTATTACTATGGAGCAACTGGAGCAACTGGCGTTACTGGTTCTGTTGGAGCAACTGGAGCAACTGGCGTTACTGGTCCTGTTGGAGCAACTGGTCCTACTGGAGCCATTCCAGGACTTCCACAGGTTCTAGCTGTAAGTGGAATTGGTAATCCAGGTCAACAAATTAGAATAAGAAATGTTAGCGACAATACAGTGGCTTTTACTAATGGTGAGTATTTTTCCGTTTCTTCAACTAATTCCCCAAGTTTTATAGCAAGTTATTTTTCAAAGGATTCATTATCTTTTAGTAGGAGTGGGAATAATGGAATGACTATAAACACCAATAATCTTACCGGATTAAATTTATTAGAATTTCCTAGATGCGGTAGTACACCTAGAACTTTAATTACCTCCATTAATGGTACCAATTATGCAGACGCTACTGGTAATGTTACCATACCTGCCGCATCTGGTCCTACCGGAGCAACAGGTGCTACCGGATCTACTGGAACAATAGGTGCTACTGGACCTACTGGAACAACTAATACATACCCGAATCCAGCATCACCCGAAATTGTTGTCGGTACGTGGATAGACGGTAAGCCCATTTATAGAAAATGTTACGAGGGAACTGCAACCGGTGGTGTTTATGATCAAACAAATCTACATACAAGTTTAGATCTAAAAAGTTTCATATCGATGAATGTGCTAGTAAAAGACACATTCGGATCGGGATACTACCAAACATCTAAAGAGTCTACATTAGGTGGTCTTAATCAAATTATGACCATACCCTACTCCGGATCGACAACACTCGGTGCTGCATTTGGTGTTAGAGTCTATAATAATAATACATCAACACCGCTCCAAGTTGATATTTTCGTCACAATAGATTTCACAAAAAGAACAGATTAAAAAATAATCAACCTTTATTTTCAATCGTAAATATAAACAAAAACAATGGCGTATAGAATATTATTAAGAAGAGACACCTTAGAAAACTGGCAAGCAAATAATCCAGTTCTATTATCGGGTGAGCCCGCTTATGAAACTGATAGCGAAAAACTTAAAATTGGAGACGGCATAACCAGATGGTCGGATCTTCCCTATTACTATGGCGCAACAGGTTCTACTGGAGCAACAGGAGCAAGTGGTGTTACTGGTCCTGTTGGAGCAACTGGGGAACAAGGAGTAACCGGTCCTGTTGGTCCCGCCGGTCCTTCTTCTGGTCCTACTGGTCCTGTTGGTCCTACTGGTCCTGTTGGAGGAACTGGAGCAACTGGAGGAACTGGAGCAACTGGAGGACAGGGGATCCAGGGAGTAACTGGCCCTACTGGCCCTATAGGAACATCAACACTTCAACAAGTAACAGACGAAGGAAATGTAACTACTAATTCAATAATAGTTGAAGTGCCTAATGATGTTGATGCTGGATTAGAAATTAAGTATGCTAATATAACAAGCTTTATAAATCCTGGTTCAATATCTTTTGTTGACACCACAGCGTTTAATACATACTCTATTTTTGGTATTGGAGGTGCGTCTATTTTAAATTCAAACGAATATTTTTTTATAGAGTCTAATAAATTAGTCTACGGAAAAGTTGGATTAGGAATTAACACCTCTATAACATTTTCAAACCCTACGGGAAATGGAACATATAATTTTAGGGATGCGGGTAATGATATAAAGGAAATTGCCACCTTAGATGATATACCTACATTAACAGCTGGTACAAATATAGATATTGATGATACAGACCCTTTAAACCTTATTATAAGTGCAACTGGAGGTGCAACTCCTACACTTCAACAAGTATTAGACAATAATCACGATTTAGTTGATGGCAATTTCTTTGCGGGGACTGGAGCTGGAGATGCTAATACTGGAAATACTGTAATTGCAATAGGAGTAAATGCTGCTTCTAGTAATTCTGGAAATATTGTAAACGCTTTAGGAGAACTTGCAGCAGGAAGTAATTCTGGAATTGACATAAACGCTTTTGGTAATTTAGCTTGTTTTTTAAACGAGGGAAATTACGTTAATGGTTTAGGAAATAATGCTTCTACTGGTAATCTAGGAGATTATGTAAATGCAATAGGATTTTCAGCTGGTAGCGAAAATACTTTTGACCACGTTCAATTATTAGGATACAATGCAACAGCCGATGAAAACGGTCAAACGGTACTATCAAAAGATGGTACTATTATGGCTAGAATTTCAACTACTGAATTAACAGCAAGTAGAAAATATACTTTACAAGATGCAGATGGCACTATTGCTTTTTTAAGTGATATTGGTACTATTCCAACGCTTCAAGAAGTAGTTACTGCTGGAGCAATTACTACAGATGCAATACAAGTAGGTGGTATTACTGCTGGTAATTTTGTTGCAGATGGATATACAGTTACTGTAAGTGATTCCGGTGGAATTTATAATTTTATGTACACACCATTTGTGGGATTATACATAGGTGATGGATCGAATACTGGAATTAATCTTTATCAAGATTCAAGTATAGGAGTAGGTTTAGGAGTTTTAAGGTCGGATTTATTAACAGAGACAAGAACTTGGCAACTACCAGATACAGATGGTACAATAGCAGCATTATCAGATACAGGGATTGTAAGGTTTTCAGCAACAGGAGGAACAATATCATATATAAATGGGACTACTGGTCAGTACATTAGAGGGGATGGTTCATTAGAAACCTTTCCACCAGTTTTATCCGCAGGCCAAAACATTACCATTACCTCAAATGAAATAGATGTAGATATACCACCTATTGTAAATACAAGTATTATTTTTGGTACTACAAGTATTGGTCCTCACAGTATAACCATAGACTCGTTAGGCAATATTTATACGGCTAATTATGGTTCAAATAACGTTAGTAAAATAACTCCTTCAGGAGTGTCAACAATTTTAGGTACAACAGGAAGTTTTCCTACCGCTATAACTATAGATTCATCAGGTAATGTATATACGGCTAATTCTGATTCAAATAACGTTAGTAAAATTACACCTGCAGGGGTATCAAGCATTTTAGGCACTACAGGAATTAGTCCTTTTGGAATAAATGTGGATTCATCAGGTAATGTATATACGGCTAATTATGATTCAAATAACGTTAGTAAAATTACACCTGCGGGAGTATCAAGCATTTTTGGCACTACAGGTAGTGGTCCTTATGATATAGCCATAGACTCGTCAGGCAATATTTATATAGCTAATGGTATTTCAAATAACGTTAGTAAAATTACACCTGCAGGAGTGTCAACAATTTTAGGAACTACAGGTAGTACTCCAATTAGTATAACCATAGACTCGTTAGGCAATATTTATACGGCTAATTATGGTTCAAATAACGTTAGTAAAATAACTCCTTCAGGAGTGTCAACAATTTTAGGTACAACAGGAAATGGTCCTCGTGGTATAGTCATAGACTCGTCAGGCAATATTTATACGGCTAATTCAAATTCAAATAACATTAGTAAAATAACTCCTTCAGGGGTATCAACAATTTTAGGTACAACAGGTAATGAACCACGTGGTATAACTATAGATTCATCAGGTAATATTTATACACCTAATAGATTGACAAATAATGTTAGTAAAATTACACCAGACAATAGAAGAATTTTAGCTGTTGATGATAACTTAAACATTATTAGAGTTGATGGTGGCGATGTGGGTACTCCTACACTACAACAAGTAACCGATAATGGTAATGTAACTACAAATGATATAATTGTTACTGGTGCAACTGGCACTGATATTCTTATCGCATCACAATTTGATAGTAGTCAAATTACTGTGACAGATGGTACCGCTTCTGTAATTTTAGCCGCTCAAAATGGTTCCACAACATCGGAATCAGTTATACAATTAGCTAGTGATACAGGATATGCTATAATATACCCTACTGGTGTACAATTTAGTGAAGCAACTGGTGGTGTTGCAAATATATCACCAGAAATGTTAGAATTATCATCGGTTGCCAACCCTATGATTAGATTAACTACATCAAGTGGTGATACATCTATTAAAACAGATTTAATCACTACAAGTAATTTAGAACAGCAATTGCCAGATAAGAGTGGTACATTTGCGATGCTAGATGATATACCAGATACAAATTCGTTTGCTATAACAGGACCAAACCAATTCTATGGTAATCAAACGGTAAATGGAAATATATCGTCCACTGATATATTACAGGGACTCAGAGTAATTGCCACAAAAAATGATCCAGAACCTGGTATTACGCAAAGATACATTAGTATAGAACCTAATAGAAATGTAATTGTTTTTTCGCAAAGAAATGAAGGTTCATTAGGACCTATTACCGGACAGCTATCAGGTGAACTTTTAAATGGTAATTACACGTGGGTCCTACCTAATAAAAACGGTACTTTTGCGATGTTAAGCGATATCCAACAAGGTGCCACTGGAGCTACTGGTGCCACTGGAGCTACTGGTGCCACTGGAGCTACCGGAGCTACTGGAGCTACTGGATTAATTGGTCCAGCCGGGGCAACTGGTGCTACAGGAGCAGATTTTCTATCGATCCCAAATATTACAATTTCTTCAACCTCCCCAATTGATACAAATACTACAAGTTCTGGTGGATTGGGACAGCATGGAAGAAACACGAAAATAAATAATGGGGTCACTGCAATTAATTTGACATGTCTTAGCACATCAGATGCTGATTTTATAGGAAGTTATACAAAAATAGGAAGTGCAGCGATTACGTTTTTAGCAGGAGCAGGAATAACTCTTACTGTTATGGGAGGGTTACCAGCCATACTAAATGGTGCAACTGGAAGTTCCGCTCTATTAACAAGAAATAGCAATGAGTACTTTTTACAATTAAATAATTATTAATTATGATTTCACCATCGATAGGGTTTTTAAACAGCTTACAAAAATCTTCATTTAGAGAATACGCGTTGGATGATAACATTATTAACAACCCAGAGAGGGGATTATACGAGTTAACTACAACAGGTTCATCGGAAACAGTATATAATCTGTTAAATCAATCAACGTTAACAGATTATAGAGTAAATGATGGATTGACTGTGATACAAAGACAATTCTTTCTATTCCTATTTATTGATGGATCACCAATCACAACTACATATCTAGAAAATATGCAGACCGATTTTAATAGGATTAGGGCTGCTGGGTTAAAAGTACTGGCTAGATTTACATATACATCTCAGAACGCAGCAGTATATCAACCAACAAAAGCACAAATAAAAGCACATATCACGCAACTTGCCCCTGTAATAAACACTAATAAGGATGTTATTTCATCAATCCAAATTGGATTCATAGGTAAGTATGGGGAATGGTACTATACAGGATCTGCAGAATTTGGAGACGACAATTACCTGTTATGGACACAAACTCAATGGGACAATAGGAAAGAAGTAGTTGATCATGCACTTAATCAATTTGATTCAGACATTCCCGTACAAATAAGAGCTGTTTATTATAAACAAACGCTGTATCCGTTAGGTAATACCAGAATTGGTTTTTATAATGATGCCTTTTTAAATAAGGATGGTGATGGCGGAACATTTTTAGTTACTGGCGAAGGGGGAACACCTAATGCAACACAAATTGCTATATTTCAAAATGGGGCAAGCAATGCACCTATCTCGGGTGAAAGTAATGGATTAAATACCGCAGTTCCCACCAGAACAGACGGTGCTAATGCTAAAATTGAGCTAGACTTTTATAATTGGAGTTTGATAAGCTGGGATTATTTTCCAGCTGTGATAGAGAGTTGGGTTACAAGCGGGGATTACGATATTATAAAAAAGAATATTGGTTATAGACTAAAATTAAATTCAAGCAGATTTTTAAGAAATGGCAATAGCATGAATGTTGTTATTAATATAGAAAATATAGGATATGCTAATTCTTTTAAAAGTAGAAATGCTCATATCGTGTTTAAAAACACTTCAAGTGGAATCACATATCCATTTCAAATAACAACTGATGTTAATTCGTGGTACTCTACTGTGACATTAAACCAAACATTTGATATATCTGGACTACCAAGTGGTTCTTATAATTCATATATTTGGTTGCCTGATAATAATGTAACCTTATCAACAAGACCTGAATATTCTATAAGATTATCCAATGTGGGCACATGGGAAGCAGGTACAGGATATAATAATCTAAATCAAACCTTCGTAAAGTAATTCGTTTAAAATAGGGAGGTAAATCTCATGTCATATACGTCATAATAAATTTTATAAAAAATAATGGATTAAAAAATAATCATGATTTATTTTTTATATTTCGAAATTTTATCCTATATTTGCATAAAATAAAGGATAAAATTTTTTATGAAAAGAGGAGACTACAAAAAGAAAATTTCACCATCCATGGATCAATACACGGATGGGAACGAGGACGACCACCAAAGCGAGTATAAGTCCAAAAAAGGAACAGGTAAAACCCCAGTGCTTGATTCCCATTCAACGGATTTAACTGATCTCGCATCAAGAGGTGAACTCGATCCTATTATAGGCAGAGATCCTGAGATAGAGAGAATCTCCCAGATTCTCTCCAGGAGAAAGAAGAATAATCCGGTTCTTATCGGTGAACCAGGAGTTGGTAAATCTGCAATAGCTGAGGGATTAGCGCTAAAGATAGTACAAAGAAAAGTTTCACAGACCCTACTAAACAAAAGAATTCTAACTCTGGATATGGGTTCTCTTGTGGCTGGAACAAAATACAGAGGACAATTCGAGGAAAGAATTAAATCAATCATAGACGAACTTAAGAAGAATAGAGACATCATAATTTTTATCGATGAGCTACACACCATAATCGGGGCTGGAGGATCTTCGGGATCTTTAGATGCTTCAAATATGTTCAAGCCTGCTTTAGCTAGAGGTGAAATCCAATGTATTGGTGCAACAACACTAAATGAATACCGTCAGCATATAGAAAAAGACGGAGCTCTAGAAAGAAGATTCCAGAAGGTACTTGTGAATCCACCCGATATGGAAACCACAATAGATATACTAAACAGTGTAAAATCCAAATATGAGGATCATCACAACGTAAAGTATACAGACGATGCCATAATCAACTGCGTAAAGCTCACAGAACGCTATATAACGGACCGAAACTTTCCGGACAAGGCTTTAGATGCTTTAGACGAAGCGGGCAGTAGAACACAGCTAAGCGACGTTAAAGTACCGGATACCATAACCAAGCTGGAAAAGAATTTAGCTCAAATAGCAATTGACAAACAACTCGCTGTAAAAAGACAGGATTATGAAGGTGCAGCAAAATTTAGAGATCTACAAAGACACACTGAGGTGTCGCTGGAATCGGAAATAAAACTTTGGGAGACAAGGTTAAAAGGAAAAAAGAAAACAGTAGACGGAGAGAAGGTTGCAGAGGTTGTAGCTATGATGTCAGGGGTTCCGCTTAAGAAAGTAAATCAAGACGAAAACTTCAAGCTAGCTAACATGAGCACAGAGCTTAAAGGTAAGGTTATCGGTCAGGATCATGTCATAGAAAAAGTATCCAGAGCAGTTCTAAGAAATCGGATGGGAATAAAAGATCCAAACAAACCCATCGGTACATTTCTATTTCTTGGTCCAACAGGAGTTGGTAAAACTCAATTAGCTAAAGAACTTGCTAAGTATATGTTTGGTGAAAGTGATTCACTAATAAGAATCGACATGAGTGAATATGGTGAAAAGTTTGATGCTACTAAAATGTTCGGAGCACCTCCAGGATACGTTGGTCACGAAGATGGCGGACAGCTAACAGAAAAAGTTAGAAGAAAGCCATACTCAATAGTTCTTTTTGATGAGATTGAAAAAGCACATCCAGAAATCTTTAATACACTTCTACAGATTCTTGACGAAGGTCATTTAACAGACGGACAGGGTAGAAAGATAAATTTCAAAAACACCTTGATTATACTAACCTCTAATGTTGGTCAAAGAAAACTATCGGAATTTGGGACAAGCAGCGGATTTGTAACATCAACCAAATCAAATAATAAAGAATTTGAGAACGAAGCTTTACTAAAGAAAGAATTAGAAAAAAAATTCTCGCCCGAGTTTATTAATAGATTGGACGACATCGTTTACTTTAAAGAATTAGGTAAAGAAAACATGTTGGATATTCTTGAAGTCGAATTAAATAAAACTTTACCTAGAATAGAGTCATTGGGTTACAAAATAAAAATTTCATCTGACCTTAAGGAAAAGATATGCGAGGAAGGATTCAATCCAAAATTTGGAGCAAGACCATTAAAAAGAATCATACAAAAATATATTGAGGACACCTTAGCTGATTTGATGGTACAGACTAAAGTATCAGAGGGAGATACAATAACATTAGCATTCGATAAAACAAAGGATGGAGGAATTCAGCCACCAATAAAGGTCAAGATAACTAAACCAAAAAAATAATAAAAAAAGCCTAGATTCCAAAAAATCTAGGCTTTTTTTTTGTTTTGTACTTTTTTTTTGTTTTAGTTATATATTATAAAAAGAAAAGAAATGGGAATTTTACCAGACGACAATTCAGCAGAACCAAACAATCTTCTAAGGGAGAACTATATACTTAAAAATAAAATAGCATATTCATTAGGATCTTTAGAGACCATAAGCTATCTTCTAAAAAATGATGATCCTGATACTCTAAGTAAAAATATGGAACATCTAATAAATACTGTCGATAGGGTACTCTGTGATCTTAAAAGAGAATCTTAAATCTCAACAGTTATAAATCTTGTATGCTCTGTTAGCATCTTATCCTCGATTTTTGTGTATTCTAAATTAGATAAACCGTCCCCCATTACGGAATTCTCCGAAGCGTTAGTTATAAATTTATTGAGTCTGTGTATGTTTTTTATATACGGTTCTCTTTCTATGTTTCTTTCGTGATCCAATGATTTATATCTGCACTGTTTTCTATATATAGGTATTTCCATTATCGAGCATCTATATAGAACGTCATCATCTTCCGCACCCCATCCCCAATAATCATTAGAATAGCCATTTATCTTAAGAAAGCTAGGTTTATCAAAGATGGTAACACCACCAAAGTACCCATCATAGGGAAGTTTATATCCAAACTGTTCAGCTTGCGAGGCAAGATGTGTTGGACCTTTAGTATAATCATAATCCGAATCAGTAGGTAACATATCAACATCATGAAAAACGTGATAATCGCAATTTTCAGTTTCCTTGAATCCTATATTTAAAAGCTTTGCTCTATTGAATCCCTTTCCTTCCGTCTGGTTTACTATTATTATCTCAAATGGTATTTCTTCATCCTTTAACCATTTCTCCATATATGGCACAAATTGCTTAAGGTGTTCCTCCCTATCTCTATATGGCACAACAACCGATAATTTTTTCATAAGTTCACTTTTATATTTTTAGATTATTTGTTACTTTTTGTTCCTATGAAACGGAACTAAAATGTAAAAAAGCAGTAAAATTATAAATAATTGATTATGATAACTTTTAATAATATTGGACACATGGGAAGATTTGGTAATCAAATGTTTCAATTTGCTTCAACCATAGGAATAGCTAGAAAACTTGGATTTGATCCAGTTTTTCCCGCTGAAAGATTTCAGCAGGGTTCAGATCCGAATTCATATGATGGATGCAAATTATTGGAATGTTTTAATATACCAAAAAATCTAATAAAGACAAGCGGTGAAATACCGATAAATCACATATATTACGAAACAGATTTCGGATTTAATACACAAACGGGAACACTACCAGATTCGACTTCATTATCGGGATACTTTCAAACCGAAAAGTACTTCAAGTTCATAGATTCAGAAATAAGAGAAATATTCACATTCAGAGATGATATTATAGATGATTCAAAGAGTCATATAGATATAGAAAACGGTGTTTCTGTTCATGTTAGAAGAGGAGATTACCTAACTTCACCTGGACATCATCCAACTCAGAGCGTAGAATATTATATGAAGGCAGCAGGACACTTCGATACAAATTCAAATTTTTATATATTTTCCGATGATCCAGAATGGTGCAGACAGAACCTACACATCAATAATTCAACAATAGTTGAATCAGGAAGCCCCTATATTGATATGTATTTAATGTCATTATGCCATGGTCATATAATAGCAAATAGTTCATTCAGTTGGTGGGGTTCTTGGTTAGCTAACAGTAAAAAAACGATAGCACCTTCAAATTGGTTTGGACCTTATATGCAAAAGAATCCAAGTGATGTATATTGTGAAAATTGGATTATTATATGATGGATAGCGTAACAATACTTCTGCCCGTATATAATGATGAGGCATACCTTGGATACACAATAGAAAGTATACTAGCTCAGAAATTCAAAGACTTCAAATGTATAATAGCATTCAACGGGACGGTGGATTCTAGCAAAGAAATAGCAAAATCACTAATAGAGACAGATCAGAGATTCACGATAGTTGACTATGGTGATGATAAAGGTAAGGCAAAAACTCTTAATAAGCTACTAAAAATAATAGATACCGAATATATCTCACTGATAGACGGAGATGATATATGGGAAATAAATAAATTATCTGAACAGGTAGCTATTTGTAAAAATTTTGATGTAATTGGTACACTAGCATATTATATAGATAAAAATAACAATAAAACAAACATTCTAAATTTAGATCAAAATGATATTGACATAAAGAGTGGATTTCTCGCTGGCCATAATCAGATAGTAAATTCATCATCTTTATTTAGAACCTCCGATGCAATAGAAATAGGGGGATGGGACGAGGATGTAGAGGGAATGGAAGATTTTGACTTTTGGATAAGATTATACAAACAAAACAAAACATTCCATAATATACAAAAAATTCTAGTTTCTCATAGAATTCATACAGGAAGTAATTTTAATGCAAAGAAACTACCATTTACTGTACATGATATATTAACTAAAAATAATATAAAATAAATAAGCTATGCTAATAAAATTTAAAGATATCTGTGAAAAATATCAATTTATACCATCAGGTATTATTCATGTAGGGGCTCATGAGCTCGAAGAAATTAGCGATTACATGGGAATGGGGGTAAATAATATAATATGGATAGAGGGAAATCCCTCTTTAATAGAGGATGGATGTAAAAAAATAAAAGATTCAAATCAAAAACTTTTTAATGCTCTAATTTACGATGAGGATGGAATTGAATTGGATTTTAATATAACAAATAATCTTCAATCGTCATCAATATTAGAATTTGGTAAACATCTGGAATACCACCCACATGTTGAGTTTACACATAAAATTAAAATGAAAACATCAACCATCAGAAGTCTTATGGATAGAGAGAATATATCACCGGAGGAATTCAATTTTATAAATCTTGACATACAAGGGGTGGAATTAAAAGCATTGAAGGGACTTGGTGATTATATTAAAAATATTAAATACATATACACCGAAATAAACACAGGAGAAGTTTATAAGGAAAATAACACATTAAAAGAAATGGACGATTTTCTAAATTCGCATGGGTTTGAAAGGGTAGAAACAGAAATTACTCCTTTCGAATGGGGAGATGCATTTTATATAAGAAAATAGAAATGATAAGTATAGTAACTGGGACTTTAGATAGATTAGATTATTTAAAAATGGTAATCGACAACACAGTAAATTCTAACAAATATTTAGAATTAGTTTTAGTTGATGGTGGGTCTACCGATGGTACCATAGAATACATAAAAAGTTTAAATCACGATAGAATTAAATTTATAGAATGTGGAAAAAGAAGCTATTATTGGCATTATATGAATCTGGGGATAGAAAATTCCTCTCATGAATGGGTATGCCAATGGAACGATGATGTTATAATGGAAACCCATTGGGATCTAGTAATTCAGGAGATATCAAAAGAAGCAAATGAAGATTTTTATATTTTCTCATGGAGGGGAAAAAATGATAAAGAATATGTGATTTATGATGACGAAAAAGAATTGGTTCTAAATTATGGTATCTATAATAAAAAAATATTTAGAGAAATAGGAATGTATGATACGTCATATAAATACTATTATTGCGACGGTGATTTAAGTTTTAGAGCTAAAGAATTTGGATTTTCGTATAAAAAAATGTATAACGTAAAGTGCAAATCCCTCACTGGATTTGGGGTAGAGAAAAAAGCAATATTAGAAAATAATGAAATCGAATATTCCAATTATTTAGAAAAATTATCGATGTATAAAAATAAAAATCTCCCACATACACTTGTAAAATTAACAAGATAAAAAATATGAAAGGAATAACATTCGGTATAATAACTTCCGAAAACACCAACAGTTATATAGATTCAGTCATATTAAGCATAGAAGGCCAAAATATTGATAAAAATTTATACGAGATATTGATAATAGGTAATTGTTCATTAGAAGAATCTGAGCAAATAAGAGTCATACCATTTGATGAGACCATAAGAAATTTATGGATAACGAAAAAAAAGAATTTAATAACAAAGGAATCTAAATTCGATATCATAGTTTATATGCACGATTATCTTATTTTAGATGAAAATTGGTATCTTAATTTTCTGAAATTCGGCGATGATTGGGATTTATGTATGAATAGAATATTAAACTCGGATGGGAAAAGATCAATAGATTGGATAGGACTACCAGATGATAGGATATATGGAAACGTGATATTACCGTATGATTACATAGGATCCGAAGGAATGTACATTCCAGGAAATTTTTGGATAGGTAAGAAAAAGGTAATGGATGAATTTCCATTGGATGAGAATTTCGTGTGGGGTGAAGGAGAAGATATAGAATGGAGTAAAAGAGTCTTAGGAGGATTTCCTCCGGTATGGTTGAAGAATATAAATGATTTTAGGGAAGGAAGGGCATTAGTAAAAAAACATAAATATGTAATGAATGAGTTTTCAATAGTTAAATCATTAAAAGATAAACAATTTTCCTCCGATTTTTTTAGAGAATATGATTCACATAGCGGAAATGAAGCAAGACCTTTATCGTCAACTCCAGAAAATTATAAATATTTAGGATATAGATAATGAAAAAATTGATAATATTTGATTTAGATGGTGTTCTAGTAGAAGCTAAAAATATACACTATGATGCACTAAATAGGGCTTTAGGTGAAGAATATACAATAAATTGGGATGAACATTTATCCATATATGATGGATTGAAAACAAACCAAAAACTTGAGATTCTAACAGAAAGAAAAGGATTACCAAAGGAATCATACAAAAAAATATGGGAGGATAAACAAAAATATACATCAGCTGAACTATTAAATATAGTTGAATCAGAGAATCTAAAAATATGCATGCAAAGACTTTCCGACGAAGGTTACAAACTTGCAGTTTGTTCAAATAGCATCAAAAAAACAGTATTAATAGTTCTATCCAAATTGGGAATAATCCAAAATTTTGATCTTATATTATCTAATGAAGATGTAATCAATAGCAAGCCACACCCTGAAATATATTGGAAAGCAATGTCTAGATTAGGATTTATCCCAGAGGAAACATTAATAATAGAGGATTCGCCCTACGGGCTTCTGGCAGCTTCAAGGAGTAGAGCCGATATATTAAGAGTAGATTCGCCAGCAGATGTAACCTATATAAATATAAAAAATAAAATAAACAAAAAAATTATGAATTTAATACCTAAATGGAAAGACGAAAAGCTAAATATATTAATTCCCATGGCGGGAGCGGGGAGTAGATTCGAAAAAGCAGGTTATACTTTCCCTAAACCTTTAATAGAGGTTAACAAAAAACCAATGATCCAATTGGTGGTAGAAAATTTAAACATCGATGCAAACTATATCTATATAGTACAAAAATCACACAGGGAAAAATATAATTTGGATACACTCCTAAACTTAATAACACCAGGATGTAAAATAGTCGAGACAGATGGTATAACAGAGGGAGCAGCTTGTACCAGTTTGCTAGCAAAAGAACATATAAATAATAATTCACCTTTATTTTTTGCAAACTCCGATCAGTTTGTAGAATGGGATTCCAACGAGTTTATGTATAAAATGAATGAGACAAATGCGGATGGAGGAATAGTAACTTTTACTGCAACTCACCCAAAATGGTCATTTGCAAAAGTTGACGATATGGGATTGGTGACCGAAGTTGCAGAGAAAAATCCAATCTCTGATATTGCAACTGTTGGATATTATTACTGGAAAAGAGGATCAGATTTTGTAGAATGTGCAGAAGAAATGATAGATCTAAATATAAGAAATAATAATGAATTCTATGTTTGCCCTGTATTTAATCAAGCTATAAAAAGAGGATTAAAAATAAGGACATTCAATTCAACAGGAATGTGGGGGTTGGGAACTCCTGAAGATTTAGGACACTATCTAGAAAATCATAAGGAATGAAATCACATTTTACCAGCATATCATTTAAAAGACTGAAATATACAACAATATAAAAAATAAAAATGAATAAACTATTAATATTTTATCTAACGAGCAACGATAGATATTTTGTTTTTGATAAAATTAAAAAAGAAATAGAAAAATGTGGGCAAATAAAAGAGATCAAGTTACTGATAGTAAATTCTGATCCCGATTCTTCTTACTACACAGAAAATCTCACCGATTCCGGAATAGACTTCGAGTGCGCATACGTCGATTGTCCGCAGAGCAATTATCTACCAAAAGTCAGATATGCTATAGAATATTCAAAAACCAATGGATATAAATACATATTGAAATTGGATAATGATGTACTTATCCCTGCATATACAATAAATCATATTATATCTAATCTTAATGTTCTTGATGACGATTCTGTTTTAACTTTATCCCCAACTATATCAACAGGTATACCATCGGTAGAATATTTCATAGATGATTTCTTCAACGAGGATGATGCAACACGTATAAGATCAGAATTTAAAAAATGTCTATTTCATATACAAGAGGGCGTAATGGATTACACACCATTAAATTGTCAATCTGTTAATAATGAAAATGATTGGGATTATAAAAATTATTACACGTACCTAAACTCTTATGCAGATGGACTCCCAGATATGGGAAATGGTAGAACGGGGAATAATTACTGTAAGTTCTATAAAGGAATCCATCCGATAAGACATGGATTCGGTAATTCTCTAATAAATGAAGGCATAATAAATAACAGGGAAAAATTCTTCGAAGAGAAAGAATGCAGTATTAGTAAATTGGATCCCTCGACATATCTCTGCGATATGTGTTTTGTTATAAAAACTGATAATTATGATAGAATAATAAACGTAGAAAATCTTATCATAGATGGATGTGACGAGGTACCAATTAATAGATATTCATGGGATAATAATCTTCCGCACTTAGTGATAATGGGTGGTTATGCAATACATATAACATATAATTGGAGATGGTGTCTAAACAATATAAATGGTGGGAGTAACATAGATAAGCCTGATTTAACTCTTGCTGAATATGAGTTAAATTTTATAAATTCACTTTATGGTTAACGAAGAAAAAATTCTACAAGTAAACATTCTAGTACATAATACTGATCGTCTCGATTTCACTACTAGAGCAATAGACGAAATAAAAAAAATAAAAAATAAGACAGGAGTTATTATAGTTATTTGTTTTTCTAATAATCACGAAGCATCAATATGGAAGGAAAAATCATCCGAACTTATCAGTTCCGGTTTATCCTCAATAGATGTATGTTTGGATAAAAATGACGAGACCGGAACAAATTATCTGAATAAAATAAAATATCTAATAAATTCTGAATATAGATATTCATGCTCAATGGATGATGATATATTAATATCCTCATATTTGTGGGATTATGTAATAGATAATTTAGAAATATTAAATAACGAAAAAAATTTATTTATAGCACCACTTATTTCTAATGGTATACCTTCGGTGGATCTTTTCATAGAAGACTTTTGTACAACGGATGAAAAAGAATCTCTACATTCCACTTTTATTGATACTAGAATAGAGAATTTATGGGGTGCAAATTATGAGGTACTGAACAAAGAAAGAAAAACTTGGGGAATAGATTTCTATAATGATGTTAAAAAAATAAATCATCATTACAAAGGGATACATCCAGTTAGAGTTTCTATAGATGCTCATAATAAATTAGCAGAATATATCTGTAAAAACCCAAAAAGATTACTTGAAAAAAATGAATACAGAATGGAGATTTTAAAATTTCCATACTTCTGTAATAGCTTCTATTTCATAAAAACAGAAACGTGGAAAAAAATAATAGAGGATTCCAGCTTATTTAGGGATTCTTATGACGAGGTTCCACTCAATTTATACATGGAAAAAAACGATCTTCATATGGTTTTTATAAGGAATGGATTTTGTTTACATATGGCATACAACACAATAAACACGCCAGATAGAACACACCAAAAGGAGGTAGAGAGTTACTATAAAATAAATTTAATCGACAAGATATGATACTGATTGCACACAGAGGAAACACGAATGGTCCAATGGAATCATGGGAAAATGAACCAACATATATTGATTTAGCAATAAATAAAGGTTTTGATGTTGAAGTTGATGTGTGGTATGTTGACGGTGTTTTATATCTAGGTCACGATAAACCTCAATATGGTGTAGATTTTAGATGGTTTAGAGACAGATTGACCAAATTATGGATACATTGTAAAAATATGGATGCTGTTATTTTTTTTAAAATCACACAATATGATTTTAATTATTTTTGGCACGAAACAGATACAATCACTCTAACTTCGACAAATTATATATGGGCATATCCAGGAAAGCAACCAATAGATAAAAGTATTGCAGTTATGCCGGAAATAAACGACGACCAATTAAATCTATGTATTGGTATATGTAGTGATTTTATAGCTAAATATTAACGGTCGGGAAATAATTAAAGTGTTTCTTACTATAAAATTAAAAAGTGAATGAAAAAAGTTACATTAAACCTCATAGCAACTAATAATTACACAGTATTTCTGGATGATATAATAGAATCAGCAAGAAATATGTTTGTTAATGACTGTGAATTAATCTTTATAGTGTATACCAATTCAGACCAGGATTTTGATTCATCGGATATTAAAAAAGTACATATAGATAATGAACCATGGCCTATGCCAACACTTAAAAGATTCCATTATTTCCTATCCGCAAAAAAAGAAATATTGGAATCTGATTTTTCATTCTATATAGATGTCGATAGCATATTTAGAAAACCACTTCCCTTATCAAATATAATAAAAAGAGATTTTGGATTAATAGGAACATTACATCCAGGATTTGTACTTATAGAAAAATGGAATCCACTAGGAACACCAGAATTAAATCCAAGATCAAGAGCATTTATAGAAAGGGGAAAAAATAAACATTATTTTTGCGGAGGATTTTTTGGAGCTGACTCCAATTCATTTATAACAATGTCAGAAAAAATTAAAGAAAACATAGATCTGGATCTTAATGACGGGATAATAGCAATCTGGCATGACGAATCACACATAAATAGATATTTCATGGACAACCCGCCAGACTCGATATTAGGTGTTGGGTTTTCTTGCCCCAGCGAATATGAAGACATAGCTAGTCCAACGATAGTTTTTCTAGATAAAGGCGGGGAGGATAAAAAAAGAGAATTAAGAAATGGTTAGAGATTTAAAAAATTGCACAATCATTATACCTGTTTTAGTAGAACATCCGGACAGGTATAATAACGCAAAAACAGTATTGAGTTACATAAATAAAAATTTCGCAACAAATGTTTTTATATATGAAATATCCGAGGGTGAATCTAAACTAGATTTTCTGGATGATCTAAAAAATATAGAAATAAAGCATTGGGTAGAAAAACCTGAAGAAGCATTTCATAGGACAAAGTATCTAAACATAATGTTGGATGAAGTTAAAACTCCAGTCGTTGCTAATTACGATGTAGATGTTATAATGAAGCCCGATGTTTATACAGAATCTGTAAGAATGATATTAGATGAGGGGGTTGATGTTTTATATCCATATTCTTTTGGTGGAATGACTCAGAGAACGGTTTTACAGACATCAAATATACATTCCAATCTATTCGATAATAATTTGGATCTTAATTATATAGATTCGGACCCTTCACTGTTTTCTGATTATTACACAGAATATGGGCATTGTATATTCTTTAACACAAAATCATATAGAGCATACGGAGGGGAAAATGAGAATTTTGTATCTTATGGTCCTGAAGATAAAGAAAGAGGAAAGAGATTTGTTAAACTTGGGCTGAATGTTAGATGGATTGATAGTTTTATGGTTTACCATTTGGAACATCATAGAGGGGATGACAGCAGTCCTGCTAATAATTTTTTCAGAGAAAATTGGGACATTTATAACCATCTAGAGACATTGAGTACACATGAAACCTTGGAATATTATAATAACCAGGAATATGTAAAAAAATATAAAAACATGATATAATGAAAAAGATATTAGTAACAGGTGCTTATGGTCTGGTTGGTTCTCAATTTAAGGGGGAGGAATACGAGAGACTAGGATCAGCAGATCTAAATCTTATCAATCAAAAATACATAGATGATCATTTTAAATGGTCGGAGAAAAATGGAGAATTATCAGATGGTATTATACATTGTGCAGCAAGGGTTGGTGGAATACAGGGTAATATGAACGGACAGGGTAAATTCTTCTATGAAAATATATCCATGAATACCGCAATAATAGAATCAGCAAGAAAATTCGGAATAAACAAATTTGTTGCATTCCTTTCAACCTGTGTTTTTCCAGACAATGTGGAATACCCATTAACACCGGATAAAATACATCTTGGTCCACCACATCCATCTAATTACGCATACGCATACGCGAAAAGAATGGCAGAAGTTCAAATAAGAGCATATAAGGAGCAATACGGAGTAAATTACTTTAGTGTAATACCGTGCAACATATATGGACCAGCGGATAATTATAACTTAGAATCCGGACACGTTATACCTATGCTAATACATAAAATGTATCTAGCTAAAAAGAATAATACAGAATTTAAAGTATGGGGATCAGGTACACCACTAAGGGAATTTATATTTTCTGAAGATGTTGCAAAATTAACAAGGCTCTTATATGATAATTATGATGGATCCGATCCAGTAATTTTATCTACATCTGAAGAAATATCAATAGGTGCAGTAGTTGAAATCATTGCTGATTTAATGGAATATGATGGGAATATTATATTTGATAAAACCAAACCAGATGGTCAGTATAGAAAACCAAGCGACAATTCAGTAATTAGAGAAATGTTTCCTGATTTTGAATTCACACCAATAAGGGATGGACTTAAAAAATCAATCTCTTGGTTTAATGAAAACTATCCAAAAGTTAGACTATAATATACATGGAAAAAAGAAGAGCACTAATAACGGGAATTAATGGCCAGGATGGTAGTTATCTTGCGGAATTTCTAATAGAAAAAGGTTACGAGGTATTTGGAACTATCAAAAGAAACTCAGTATCAGAAAACCAAACAGCAAGACTTGATTCGATATACAATAAGATAAAAGATAATCTGATATATGCAGATCTTTTGGATGTGCCGTCCTTGTTACATGCATTAAAAATATCCGATCCCTCGGAGGTTTATAATTTAGCTGCACAATCTCATGTTAGAATATCATTCGATCAACCAGTTTATACTGCACAGGCAACAGGTATAGGCACATTAAATCTATTAGAAGCCATAAGGCTACACAATTCAAAAATAAAAATATATCAAGCTTCCTCATCGGAGATGTTTGGTAATTCTATAGACGAAGATGGATACCAAAGGGAGACAACCCCAATGAATCCAGTTTCTCCTTACGGGTGCGCGAAAGTTTTCTCCTACAACATATGCAGGAATTATAGAAATTCATACGGAATGTTCATAAGCAATGGTATTCTATTCAATCACGAATCACCCCGTAGAGGCACGAATTTTGTCACAAACAAGGTTGTCAAGACCGCGGTAAGGATTTATATGGGTTTGGAAAAAAAGCTCGTTTTAGGCAATCTAAATGCGACTAGAGATTGGGGACATGCAAAGGATTATGTTGAAGCAATGTGGATTATGTTACAACAGGGGAAATCCGGAGATTATGTTTGTTCAACCGGTGTATCCCATTCAGTTCAAGATCTTGTGGAGTACGTATTCAGAAAACTCAATCTTGATTGGAATGAGTTTATAGAAACGGATCCTAAATTTCTAAGACCTGAAGAACTGGAGGATCTAAAAGGAGACTCAACAAAGCTTAGAAAAGAAACCGGATGGCAACCTAAATACACTTTTGAATCCATGCTGGATGAGATGATAGATCATTGGATATCCCACTATTCCAAATAAAATCAGCATAATATTCCAATTATTACCATAGCTTCTAGTTATGGTTTTTTTGTTTGATATATACAATAAAATTTATATCAAAACAATATGAAAAGAGTATTAGATTTTAGTGGATATAGTAAAATATTCGAAGCAGATCCACCAGCTCCAACTACACCTGCACCAGCTGCGGGAAGCACACCAGCTCCAACTACACCTGCACCAGCTGCGGGAAGCACACCAGCTCCAACTACACCTGCACCAGCGGAAAAGAAAGAGGATTCAACGAAACCAACAGCTGCAACTTCTGTAGCTGACCAATTATATAATGCTTTTGTTGATATCTACTTTATATTAGTTTCTGGTATAGATGGTGGTTATTCCGATGTAGTTGCAGATCTTCAAAGTGTATCACAACAAACTGATGCAACTAAAAAAGGCGACACTATGGCCGAGGTTCTTAATAAAGTATCACAAAAACTTAATGGTGACTATAAAGGACAAATAGGAGGTGATGTTAAAGGATTTAGCGACGATCTAAAGAAAGCTTACACCACATTGGTGACATCAGAGGAGGGTAAAAAATCATTAGATGGAATCAATAAAAGAATAGATGCTTCTATTAATAAATATGTAACTGAGCTTGCTGCTGAACTTAAAAAAGCAAAAGCCCCTGTTAGAGAATCTTTTCAAGATTGGGTAAATTCAAATAAGAGAATAAACGAAGGATTATTTGACAAGAATCTATTCCCAGAAAGAAGAGCTGAGTTACTTAGCACAATTATAACCCCAAAAATGTCACAATTTAAAACAATTGCAGACACAACAATGGATAGCAGTTATAAGCAAGCAGCTCAAACAGCTTATGCTTCAATGAATAAATTAGCCGATGAGTTATCTAAAGATGATACATGGGATAAAATGAAGAGGAGAGAAAGAAAGGATAGATTAGAAGCTATTCCCGGAGAAGTTGACAAGATCCAAGTAGCAATGAATGATGCAACTGGTAAATTTACAGCCCAGCTTAAAATCGATAAGGAAGTAACAGATAGTCTTACTTCTGTCGAAGGTAAGGCTAAAGAGATTAAAACAAAAGCAATGGAACTTGTTAATAAACAAGCTGCTGCTGAAGCTAAGAAGAAAGAGGACGAAGCTAAGAAGAAAGAGGAAGAGAAAAAACCAGAAGAAAAAGAGGGAGAAGGTCCTAAAGAAATAAAATCTGGTAATGTTGAGAAGGAAAATCTTAAAAAAAGCGGACCTAATTATCAGACAATTAAGGATTTTCAAAACGAATTAAATAAAATACTTCCGGAGGGTCAGAAAATAAAAGCTGATGGAGGATATGGTAAGAATACAGAAGAGGCAATAAGAAGAACTGCAAAAATAATCGGTGGAAGCACTGGCGATGATCTTATTAAATCAACGGAAGATGGTAAAAAACTAACTTCTGAATTTCAAACAATGGTAAAAAACTGGACAGACCCAAAAATACAAGCTAAAATACAAGATATAGTTAGCGGAAAGGTAAAATAATGAAAATAAAAAGCTTTCACGATTTTAGAATCTATGAGAAAAAAGGAGATCCAGTAGAACAGAACACCCCGTCAAAAACAGGAGATCCTTATAGGGATAATATGGATATACCTAAACAAGATACAGGTGACGACTCAGCTGGATTGTATACCATATTTTTAACACAGGCATCAACGGTACTAAATAGTATGTCTACCAATGTAGCTCCTATAAATCCAGATAAAGGAAGTACTGCAGCAAATAGAATAGTTGCTCTAATTGGAAATATAAAACCAACATACGAATCACATAAGAAATTGTGGAACGAGATTGAAAAGATAAGTGACTACGTTGGTGGGGATTGGAAAAATTCATCCAAGGGCCAACTATCATCATTGAATGCATTTGATCCCGAAGGCGTGGTACTTGATGCATTTAAAAAAAATATGCAGGAATTAAAATCAAAACAAGACACCAAAAAGATAACAGATTCCCAATATGAGGAGGAGGCTAAACAGTTGAGAATGGAAGTAAATTCACAGCTAGACAAATCCAGGGGTTTATATTACATGAAGATTGGTCAAGTTCTTGATTATTATATGCAGGCGATAAAAGTTTATAAGCAGGGAGCATTATTATGCTTACAAAACATGGAATCAGAATCTGACGAAAATAAAACAACAGCTAAAAAATATCTGGACATTATAACAGATAGCGCTAAAAACATACTAGGTAAAAAGTAAATGTCTAATAATAGAGAAAATATAATAAACGAAAGCTTCGGATCTTGGTTAAATAGAGCAAGACAATGGACAGGTGGTGTTGGTAAAGGTGCTCTTAGCGGAACAGTACTAGGCAAGAAAGAAGATCCAGCATATAATACACAGGTTCAGGATCAATTATATAGAGCTGAAATATTACAAAGCATGATTTTTGATGCAGCAAATACGATAGACAGTGTTCTTAGAAGTCTCGAAGGAACAGATTTACGTAAAAGGGCTTTAGAATCAGGTAGCGATATGATATCATTCCTACAACAGTCGATAAAAACTGTACAGTCGATAATTAGTGAAGCTGGAGGTGGAGATATGACAAATAAGTCGAACTATGAAAAAGATGGCGGATTGTCAGCAGGAAGAAAGAAACAACTAGACGAGATATCAGAAAAGTTGAAGCAGATAATACCAGTAGGAGGTGGGGGTGTTCTTGATAAATGGTGCAGGGAGTTTTTAGGAAAACATAACGAAGGATTCGAATCAAATGAATATCTTTCAACTGGTAATCAGTTAGTAATCAAAGCAACAGCAATATTAAGTGAAATTTCAAAAGCCGATGAAATGGATAGAAAAATAGCTGAAAAGGATGTAGATAAGGTTCTCAGAAGAGGTTTAAAACAACTTGGAAAATATGTTAATGGAGAAGCAGACACAGAAGAGATCAGATTACCCAAACCAGGAGGTGAGCAAGAACAACTAATAGATAGAGAGGCAGAAAAAAACTTACCCGCAGTAGTTCAGAAATTCAGGAAAGATCTAAGAAAATTACAGATTGAAACGTCAACGGAGGATATTTGGTCCGAAAAGGATGATCCGTGTGCAGAGGAAGCTGCAGAGGTCGTTAGAGCAGTAACAAAAAAGAAATACCAGGTAAAAACAAAGGAGGGATTTAAAGAATTACAAAGGGATACTGATAGAATGGTAAAAAACCAAAAAAAGATAAAAGAATTATTATTACCAGTAAAACCTCTAAAGATTTAGGTAAACGTTAAAGTTTTGTTAAAGAGTTAAAAAAAAGAAACAAAAAAGAAAATACCCCGTAAGATAATTATCTTAATTTTCCCCCTGGTGAAGAATCTATTACTTATCTAATACATCTTAGAGCCCAAACTTTAATTTTATTATATCTACAAACCCCTAATCATAGGTCCCAATTTTTAAATAGAATAAGAACCCTAATCTTAATAATTCATTTAAAAAAGAAACAAAAGATAAGATTTTCCATATTATAATAGATAAAAATATTAATGTAATATGGCTAAAGCTACAACAACAAAATCATCGTCTGGTTTCTCCTTTATGAACATGGACAAAGCATTATCTAAAATCTCAGGATTCGAAACTGGATCGATACTAGCAACCAATACTTTTAGTGAAGTCGATGAATGGATACCCACCGGTAATTATTTATTGAATGCACAAATTTCTGGATCCTTATTTGGAGGAGTTCCTAATTCAAGATCTTTCGGAGTAATGGGTGATCCCGGTACAGGCAAATCATTCTTCTGTCTAAATGTGGTTAGAGAAGCACAAAAGATCGGATATGATGTTATCTATTGTGATACTGAAGGAGCTATTGATAAATCAGGAGCTGTTAAATTTGGTATCGATATGAATAAGATCCGTTATCAACCAATACAGACTGTGTCTCAGTTTCAAACGTTTGTTTCAAACGTTCTTGACATGGTTAAGAAGTCCAAAGCTAATGGTGAAAGTCCAAAAATTCTTATTGTTTTGGATTCACTTGGGATGTTAAGCACAGACAAAGAACTTGCTGATGCTATGAAAGGACATAATGCATCCGATATGGGTGCTAAAGCTAAGGAGCTTAGAAAGTTATTCCGTGTGATCACTCTTGATCTTACTGCTGCTAAAGTCCCACTTATCTGTACGAATCACGTTTATGCAGGTGGCGGTGCTTATATACCGACTAAGGAAAGTTCTGGTGGCGATGGACCTATCTTCGCTATGTCTGTTGTTGCATTTTTATCGAAAGCGCAATTGAAAGACGGAGCTGGTACAAAAACAGGTATTGTTTGTACTTCAACACTTAAGAAAAGTAGATTTACTATACCCGAACCTATAAAATTTCATATTTCATTTTCCAATGGTATGAATCCGTATGTTGGTTTACAAGATTATGTTTCTTGGGAAGTTTGTGGTATAGAAAGAGGTAAATTCGAGGAAGTTAAGAATCTAGAGGGTAAAAAAGAGATGGTATTTAAACCAAGCGCATCCTCAACAAGATGGGGGGTTAGACATCTGGGTAAAACCGTTGCTTCTACTGAACTATTTACCGAGAAAGTATTTACGCAGGAGGTTTTAGAGATGCTCGATAATAAAGTTATACAGGATAAATTCAAATTTCCCGATCTTGCAGACCATTCTGAATTACTCGGTACATTGGGAGATGATCTTGATGATGAAGATTTAGATTCTGATGGAGAAGAATAATATAAAATTCAAATATCTTATGGGTGTTTGGAAGACCCTACCCAATTATCCAACTAAGGAAGATATAGTCTACGAGATTAGTCTATATCTTCTTAAAGATAAGAGACCCAATGGGGAATTCTCACCGCAAACATTTAATTCAATATTTGGTTCCAGATGGGAAAGCGATTCCCACGGCCAGATAATCAAAAAAATGATTGAAGATGGGGATTTTATAGAAACAAAAAAAAGCACTGCAAGTAAGATATGGTATAAGATAAACAATAACCCATATTATAAAAATTAAAAAATGGATTTAACACACTCTGAAAACGTAATACTTAGGTATATACTTCAAAATTCACCATATCTAGATACATGTAAACCCGATTTCTTTAAGAATGAATCATTAGGTATCATTTTTACTGGGGTTAAGGAATTTTGGGATAAGTATCACGAAATGCCTTCGGCTGAACAGATGGTTGAAGCTTTCAAAATGAAGGGTGGTAATATGGTTGATCACTCGGAAATAAGATCGATATATTCCATAGATCTCTCCAAATATGAGGATGTTTGGTTAAAGGAGACAACTGAATTTTTTGTTGAATATAAAAATCTAACAAAATCTGCTGTTGATGGATTAAAGTATATCCAATCAACTCCTGTTTCTTCGGAGAATATAAAAACTGTTATTGATACTTTCAAGAATATAATAGTTGAAAGAAATAGTATAAACTTTAGCTTTGATGAGGGTCTGGATTTCTTCAATCCTGAGAATCACAAGCAGCTAACTCAAAACACATTCTCGAGCGGATTCCCATTTATAGATACTGTTCTTGGTGGGGGATTTTCTGCTAAAGCACTTTATGTGTTCATGGGTATGCCTAAAGTTGGTAAATCATTATGGCTTGGTAATATAGCAGCACAGGCAGTTAAAACTGGCCATAATGTTGCAGTATTATCTCTGGAGATGAGTGATCGTAAATATGTTAAGAGAATGGGAGCAAATATACTCGGTGTTCCTGTATCTGAATATAATAAAATTGCTGACGATGAACAAGCAATGAAGAAAAAATTGGGATCGATGATGTACGACAATCTGAAGGTTCCTGGTCATTTAACGATAAAGGAGTTTCCAACTTCTCAAGCATCCGTTAATGACATCGAAAGGTATTTGAAGAAGATGGAGGAAATTAAGGGAATTAAATTTAAGGTGATTGTGGTGGATTATATTAATATTATGAAGAACTGGAGGAATGCAAATTCGGAGAATACTTATATGAAGATTAAACAAATTGCTGAGGATTTAAGGGGTATGGCCATGCAAAACAATTGGTCAATTATTACAGCTACTCAAACAAAGCAAGGTGATTTTGATGCTTCTGATTTAAGTATTAACTCCGCAGCCGAATCATCAGGTCTTGTTGCTACTGTTGACGGAATGTTTGGTATCATACAAGATCCAATTATGTATGCTAATAAGGAATATAAATTGAAAATTCTAGCAAATAGAGATGATGGCTATAAAAATGCCTACAAGGTATTTAGCGTTGATTATAAGTATATGAGAATTACTGAAGACGTTAATGTACCTATGCACGTAGAGTAAAAATAACCATTAAAAAATGGAAGAAATCCAAGAGACAGAAGGGAACGGAAACGAAACCCCTGATGTTGCAAAAAAACAGCTTGGTGATAAGATATTTGGAGCTCATAATAATCCCACAAAGGATAACGATTATAATGATAGCTTTGATATAGATCAAAGCCATAACATATTAAGTGAATCCTACGATGAGGAGGATTACCTACATAAAAAAAGATTAGAGGAATTAGTTTATGAAGCATTTCAAACTTCTAGATGGTTTCCATTAAGCTACAAAAAAAAGATACCGAAAGATCTGGTTCCGCACCTATTTCAGGAAATACTTGAAAAATTAGAGGATACCGAATATTCATTTTCTGAAAAATTTGTCTCGATCTGTGATTATGTTCAAATACCATACGCTAAAGCTTATGAAATAACTCCCATAAAATATAAGGAGATTATCATAAATGAGCTGGAAGTAAAATACAGCATTTTATCAAAAAGAAAAATTAGAAAATTGTTTTAGCATGAATGAAGGACCTATAAAATTGGTAAACGATAAAGCAAGAAGAGTTTGGTTTATAACGGATACTCATTTAGGGGTAAGAAACAATTCGAATGAATGGATAGACCAAACAAGGGAATATTTCTTTGATTGGTTTTTCCCTCTAGTAAGAAAAAATTATCAGCCGGGTGATGTGCTTATTCATCTCGGCGATTTTTTTGATTCCAGACAGAGTATAAATCTTAAGGTACTTAATCTAGGTATATCCATTGCCGAGGAATTATCTTCCATATTTACTGATGGTGTTTATGTTATTGTTGGTAATCATGATATATTTGGAAAAAATACAAACGAGGTAAATTCGCTCAAATCCATAAAATGGGTCCCGGGTATAAACATATTTGAGGATCCAGTTACGCTAAAGCTGATGGATAAGAATTTCTTCCTTATGCCATGGAGGAAGGACCATAACGCAGAAACTGAAACTTTAGAATATGTGGAACCGCATGATGTTCTTTGCTGTCATGCTGATATTAGAGGATTAAAATTTAACAAATATGTTAATGTTGAATCTGGTGCGGATGTAACCAAATTTAAAAAATTTACCAAGGTTTATTCCGGTCATATTCATTATTCTCAAAAGTATGAAAATATAACCATGCTTGGATCTCCCTATGAACTAACTAGATCTGATATGGACAATCCAAAATCTATTACTGTATTAAATCTAGAGGATATGATTGAAATGGTTCACATAAATACTTTTTCTCCTAGATTTAAAAAGTTCTATTTTGGTGATATCTTGGAATCTACCCCGGATGAGCTTGAGCCTAAATTCAGAAATAATTTTGTTGATATTATGATAGATCCGGTTATGGCTCTTAAGGCACCTCTGAGTATGCTTACCGATATGATAACCACACAAAGATTCCTTAAATTTCACCCATACGATCCGGATAAGTCAACAACCTTAACTGATCAGATGGTTGATTCAGATAGTGATACACAGTTTAATGTTCTTGATTTCATAAAAGCTTATGTTGATTCCATGGACTCTGATGATGACGTTAAGAAAAAAATAATTACAAGTTTATTTAAACTCCATACTATGGTGGTAAATCAGGAGCAGGAGAAGAAATTATAATGAAGATATTAAAAATTGAATGGAGAAATTTCTCCTCGTATGGTAATAGGTTACAGACTTTAGAATTTCCGAATGAAGCTTGTCTTTTTCAGATTGTTGGTGAAAACGGTGCGGGTAAAACCACAATATCTCAGGTAATAGCATTTGCACTTTATGGAAAGGTTGAGGGTAAAAAACTAGGTGATATACCAAATAGAATAAATGGACATGCTTGGGTTAGAATTGAATTTGAGAATAATGGTAAAATAATAACTGTGGAGAGAGGACTTGAGCCCTCTGTTTTTACATTGTCTATAAACGGTATACCCTACGATCAAGCAGGGAATGTAAATGTCCAGACATATCTTGCCGATGATTTGATAGGAATACCGTATTATGTGTTTAATAATACGATATCCCTTTCCATAAATGACTTTAAATCATTTATAAAAATGTCACCTCAGGACAAGAGAGCAATCATAGATAAGATCTTCGGATTTAATATACTGAACCAGATGAGAGAATTATTAAAGGGTGAGATTAGAAAAATAAAGGAATCTCTTGATACTCTCTCCGGAAGTCTATCTGCAACTGAATCAACCATTAATAAATCAACGGAGGAAATGGAGAATCTTCTGGGTCAGATGGATGAAGATATTAAAAACCAAACATCTGAACTTAACAAATCCCTGGAATCTTTCCAAAAATTGCAAGTGCTTCATTCTGGAAAAATTGATGCTTTTAAAGAGGAGGAAACAAAATTAGCCGATCTTATATACACATCAACCAAGGAACTTCTTGAAATAAAGGGTAAGGTTGAATCATTGGGAAAGGGTCTAAAATTATACGAGTCAGACATGTGTCCCACGTGCGAGAGCCCGCTCACGGGAGAATTCCACGAGCATAAAAAATCAATAATGGAAACTGATCTTGATTCGTCTAAAGATAAACTTGATGAAGCAGAATTGGTAATCATTAAATTACGCGAGAAAGAATCTGAGATGAAAAAAACTAAGATTGATCTTCAGGATAAGAACAATAAAATATCCCAAAGAATAAGGGATATTCTTAGAGATATTGAATTGCTTGATGATAAGAAAAATGACGCTCAGGTTAGATCTCTCGAAAAAATTATCAAAAATCTTGAAACCGAGAGAGACAAAATAAAGGGTGATGTTTTTAAATCAGCAGAAAAGAATGCTTGGGTTAAGACACTGGACGATATTCTAAGCGAGAAGGGGGTTAAACAGATGGCAATAAAAACTATATTACCATCATTAAATTCAGAGATAATGGATTTATTAGAAGCATTACATTTGGATTATCAGGTTGTTTTCGATGATGAATTTAAAGCTTCTATATACCAGATGGGTATAGAAATACCAGTTCAAACTTTAAGTACTGGCGAGATGAAAAAAGTTGATTTTGTTGTTCTCATCGCTATAATGAAACTGATGAAATTAAAATTTAGTACGATTAATCTTTTATTTCTGGATGAATTATTCAGTTCTGTGGATCCTGACGGTGTGACATCTATACTTAGAGTTTTACAAAAAAATTCTAGAGAGATGGGACTTAATATATTTGTTATAAATCATGCTCCTATGCCACATGAGATATTTGATTGGAAAATAGACATAAAAAAGACAAATAGTTTTTCTTCTATGACGATTGATCAATTTTAATAAGTTGATCTTTCGAATATATAGAATAAAAAAACTAAATTGAGATCTAGACAATCCATAAGGGTAAATCAGGAACCAAAGGAATTAAGTCCAAAGCAGGAAAATGCTTTAATAAAGAACAACAAGGATAAAATTCCTGAATTGAGAGGTATTCCTGTTACTAGCTTCGAAATTCCACCATCAGAGGCTCAAAAAAATATGCTTATAAAGAGCACGAAGAATAAGGTGGATGGTTTAAGGTTTTCTTCTATAGAGGATATGGAAGTCCTTCCTTCGTCAGCCAAACAAATGGGTATATTTGGTGTTGGTTTGCTTGCTCCTAGAACAAATATTCCTAATGAGTATTTAACAAATGTAGTTTCCCCTAGAAATATACCAATAATCTCAAAAATTACAACTAGTAATTATTTCTTTATAATTTATGACAACCCAAATATAGCAAGAATTACTATAGAAAGTACGGTTAAGTCATTTGCAGTTATTAAGACATTGAGCCAGTGTACAGTTAGGGATTGTTCGGAGATGCTTAGATTAAATTATACCAATATTACAGCAATATCTGAATCTGATTATCTAACCGGATTTTTTGAACATCCTAAATATTGTGATGATTCAGGGTTTCCCTTACAAATAAGATATGCTGAGATTCCTATCATAAAACAAAAAACACCAGGAAGACTTGATAATATACCTTTAGGATACCCTGATTTTGACAGTACGCCTGATGGGGTTATTACGAGACAAGGACCTGTGCCAACCCCACCATATCCTGATTTTATATGGGAAGGTCAACCCCCAATATACACTTCAGCAGCAGGAGCGACAAGCTCTGCTTCTATTATAAATGTTACAAGTACTGTTGGATTAACCGCTGGTATGTATATTTCTCTCAAAACCACGGATATTGGTGAATTATCTCCAAATGCTAAGGTTATAATTGTAATTAATAATAGGCAATTTACGGTTTCGCCTTCACCTATTGTTGCGTTAAGTGGAACAAAAAATGTAATTACTGGATATCTACCCGCTGGAGTAGCTACTGGTGGTAGCGTAAAATTTATAGATTCGAGTGTTAGTAATCCTTGGCAATTTGCACCGACCGGGTGGAATTGGGTATTTGGACCTTCAGCATCTCCAACAGGAAGTACTGGTAGAAATCCAACCGTTATATATAATAACCCTGGTATTTATACTGTAACAATGACTGCATCCAATGCAGCGGGATCTTCAGTAAAAAGTAAAACAAATTTTGTAATAGTAACATAAAAATAGAATTATATGTCCGGATTTTTGGAGAAGTTTAATATGGATGACGTATATCTAAGAAATCTAATAATAGGTTTGCTTAGATCGTTAAATGAGAAAGTAACATACTTTCAAGTGAATGATCAGCAGGAAAAAATAGAGGTGTATGTTCCATTCTTTTTTTCCCTTACAGGGGATGAAGCTTTCCTTCAGGACTCCTTTATAGAGTATCAGGATTGTGTTACTGATAAACCACATGCTGAGGGTAATTACGATATTCTGCCGAGAGGTGTAGTTTCTTATCAATCGAGTATGATTGATACTCAAGCATTAACTAATAAATATGTTAGAATGTCCTATGCGGTTGAAGACGTAAAGGGTGAAATGAAAACCCTTTCCTCACACACTACATCCATACCCCTTAATATTACTTTTAACATAGCTATGAAAATAGATACACTTCTTGATTCTTTCAAGATGTATCAAAGTGTTATCAGAACATTCTATAAAACTTATAGTTATAGTTTTGAATACGAAGGAATAAGAATTCCTGCAACCGTGGGGTTTCCTGAGGATTATGAGTCTACAAAGCAATATGAATTCACATACGGAAATCAGGAATATATAACATTCAATTTTTCAATAGCTCTTGAAACATATTTCCCTGATAAGGACCTTTCGACCGAGAGATTTAGAGGTAACCTTATGCAAGCTGGACTTAAAGCTAAACAGATTATATCAAAAAATACAAATCCTCCTCGAAACAGAGAGATATTATAAAAAAACTAATAGACATGGCAATAGACGATAGAATATTATCAATTGAAAATATGATAATTGATGGAAGTGACAGTGAAACGAGAGATCAGTTATATTTTGTAGGTACAGGAAACAATTATGTTAGAAAAAATGACAGCGAGGAGATAATGGAAGTTAAGGCTTCTGGTAATTTCTATTCGAATCCCAATCCCGTGGGTAAGGACTTTAGTGACATCCTGGACGGTGGAGATTCAAGGAAGGGTGTTTCACAATTCATTGCACCTATAATAGGTGGGGTTTTTCCTACTAGAAGAAGTGGAATATAATCGAAACAATATCTAATAAAATTAGTATAAATTAAAAAATTAAAATGAGTCAGGAAATTAAACTAAATGATGAGTTACTATTAGAGGTTCAAACTCTAAAGGATGAGCTTACCGAAAACGTGGTAAAGATAGGTAGATTGAATGTCCAAGTTTCTTTTTATAAAAGAGATCTGGAAATGATGAATCAGGAACTTGAATACCTTTATGAAGAGGCAGCTAAAATAAATATCAGAGAAGAGGAACTACAAGCTAAAGTTGTTGCTGAGCATGGTGAAGGTAAACTTGACCTTGTTAGTGGTATTTATAAGAAATCGTAATCTAAAAGTAACTTATAGAATTATAAAGAGGATCGTAAGATCCTCTTTTTTTGTTTGTAGTCTAGGAATTTTTGATATATAAGAAAAAGTACAAATAAGAATGAGCTTTTACCCAGAGAATAGATTTCCAAAAAAAGGTACGCCTGTGTATAATACCGAGGGCGAGCAATATAGTATTTCTGATCCTAGATATTCATATCACGATGGACTAGAAAATACGGAGAAGGTTCTGGAATCCTCCGTTGATAATATATTTAGTACCGAGGGAGCCGCAATGGCTAGAGCTAAACAGATAGGTTGTGGTGGGTTCCATGAAATTGTGGTAAACGGTAATACAATGTATATGCCGTGCGAAACTCCTGAATACTATGGTTTAAGAATGGAACAACTCGAAAGTGCCTTAAACTTCACGTATATAGGTAGTTATAGGGTATTATCTTGGGATAAACCTTTCGAGAATGTAACAAAATTTAACGGATGGATAATAGATACTTTCTATTCGAATAATAATGGGCCAATACTTAATTCCGATGATATAGTAATAGATTTTAGGTACAGCATAGATGGAAAAACATGGTCGTTATGGACTAATGTTGGAACAGCTCTTAATGGGTTAACAAATAATTTTTCTGATGTTTTTCCTATAAATCTGGATCCTGCCAATAAATTTTATCCGGAGTTTAGATTTACCTCTGTTTTAATAGGCTCGGATGGTGGTATAATTTATAATTCTAATGAACCTATAGATCCATCGGTGGTTATTGTTAGCTTCGATCTTGATCTTGATTTCGTGGTAGGACCGGAGAAGGTTCAGATAAGACCCGCACCAGTTTGTTCTCCTGAGAGTTCGAATAGACCTGTGGTATTTTCCGATTGTGGGTTTACATTTAAACCTTATGCTGTCAATAAAGCACTAAACATATACCAGGATTTAAGTCTTATGGTCAATAAGATGTTTGGACTTGATGCAAATTATTATTCTGTTCAGCCACAGGCTAGGGGTAGGGACGTTGTTCTTAGAGAATACACAATATTTAATGTTGTCTCCGAGAAATGTGTTAAATTAATGGTTAATCAGAATCAATTTCCTGACAATAAAATAAATTTTGATCCTTTTGGATTAAATTATGAAGATCCATTTGAGGTTCAGATGGATAAAAGATATTTTGAGTCAATATTTGGTAGAGGATCACAGCCAAGAAAGAGGGACATTATATATTTTCCAATAACAAATAGAATATATGAAATAAATTCGACCTATTTATTTAGAGACTTTATGAATGCTCCTGTTTATTTTAAAATGGAGCTTAAGAAATATAACCCTAAAAGTAACACATATTTTAGAGATCCTGCATACAAAGAGGAACTTGATGGTATAAGTCTTACTACTAGTGATTTATTTGGAACCGAGGTTGAGAACGAGGAACTTAAAATAACAAATCCCCAACAGTATGCAACGACGATAACACAAATGTCGCAGGATCCTATAAGATCCTATGTTTATAAGGATCTAGAAATAATTGGGTATGATCTCAATAATAACTGGACAATAGTATTTAACGATTATTATGATCTTTATTCAGCTTTTGCTGATGATTCAGATTTTACCTATGCAACCAAGCAATATAGACAGGCAATAAGATACAAGATGCTACCAAAAATTAGTATAGGTGAAGAATTAGCATTCACATCATGGTTCAGTATTAGAAATCTTTATAATAATCAGCAATTGTCCAAAAGACCATATCCTGTTGTAAATATCACTTTGGAATCATATGATGATGATCTCCTTGTCTTTAATTCGTACCCAAGAAAGCATAATCTCCAAAGATGGGAATCATATGACAGTAATCCTGAGGGGTATGTAGCGATAAAAGGTGATTTTACACATAGTGGCGGATATAAGGTTGAGTCTGTGATAGATGAATATAGATTTACTGTTATAAATAAATCCCAAAATTTTTCTCTCCAGCCAACAACATGGATAATGCAAAAAGCACAATCTAGAAATTTAATAAGTGGACTTTATGAGGATCAAAATGGGGACATTAAAGGATTTAGAGCAGATATTATACATTCAGGTATTACCGATGATTTAACTAATAGGTTTTTAGAAACCGGAAGTCTTGTTGTTAGATTCAATGATCTTACAATAAATTCAACTCTACAATTTGTACCAGTCATAGACGAATGGTATGGTATAGTTATAAACTTCTCGAATGTTTATAAACAAATATCGTCAATAATATGGGGAATTACTTACGATCCAACAAACAGTTCGCCCGATCAATCTAGTAAGCTTGAGAAATTACAAGAGGATTCTAGAATGTTTACTGATCATATAGTTTTCAGCGCTCCTTCAAATATAGTTACCAATAAGTTTAGTCCATATTACGGTACCGATAATAACTCTTACAAGATATACACCGGTCCAATATACATTAGTAATGTAAGACTATTTAAGAATATGATAGATATAGATAACCAATCAACAGTGCTTAATCAGAATATTGTTAGAGATTCTCAACTAGCACATATAATAGATAATGCTAAACCTTTGCTAAATATCCCAAAATTTGCAAGAAATAAATAAATTATGCCAAGAAGAAAACCAAAACCAGAGAAGGTAATAGAGGAAAGAATAAAAGAAAATTTAGATTCCATATTAATGGACGAGGGATTCAATGTTTCTTTTTCTGCTGATTCTATTGATCTCCCTAGAATAAAAACCACGGATTTAATGGATTTCGCAGGAGCGCAATCCTCAGCAGCAGCGGATGCTAAAGTTCTTATGGATTCATTAGCTGAATTCTATGTGGATCTAACTACTGAAAATCAATCAGCATATCACGTTGAACATAAGAAGAAGATGGATACAATGAACGTTTCCGCCATGATGTTTCAACTTAAAACCGCTCAGCATACCATAACTAAAATACTTGAGGAAATAGATTTGGGTAATACAAATCCTAGACTTTTTGAGGTTTTAGCACAAATGCAATCCCAGATTATGCAGATGCCTAAAGATTATCAGGCCTATCTGGAGAAAATGGAGCAAAATTACAAGAAGTCTAGAATAGAAATAGATGAGAAAAAACAAAACAATAGGGTTGTTATGAATCAGGATATAAACAGTGATTCGTATAGCACCCCCTCAACAATTACTGAAAATGGTGGAATTAAATCCAGAGGTACCAGAGGAATAATGGAGGGACTTAGGGATCTAATAGGATCGGAAGTTGTCGATATAACTCCTGAAGTTGTTGAACCTAATGCTGTAGTAAATGCTAAGCATAAAAAAATAATGGATCTTGATAATCCAAATGTTTCAAGAATAGATAATGATTCCGATGCTTCCGATGCTTTTGTTATTGAGGATGAACTATATTAAAAATGGGAGAATTAGTACAAAAGAAGCAGGAACAAATAGAAACCTCCTTATGGAACACTGAGAGAGTAAATGAACTTCTGAGAAGAATAGATGAGGAGGGATTGGATTATAAGGATGTCGATAACCCCTTTTATGAGCAGGACCCAGAATTAAAGAAGCCAAATCTTCAATGGGAATATACTAGGGATGAAATTTTCGAAATGAAGAAGTGTGCTGAGGACGTTTCTTATTTTGCAAAATATTGTAAGGTAATGACTGATATTGGTCTGGAGTACATAAACCTTAGGGATTACCAGGAATCCGTGCTTAGAGAATATCAATCGAATAGATTCAATATATTTCTAGCTCCCAGACAGGTTGGTAAATCTATAACATCCTCCATAATTTTAGTTTGGTATCTACTTTTCAATCACGATAAAAATGCCATGATACTTGCCAACGTTGGTGATACTGCGGAGGAATTGATGGATAAAATAAAGTCAATTATAAAAGGGCTTCCGTTCTTTCTTAAACCTGGGATGCTCATAAATAATGTGATGTCGATGCGTTTTGATAATGGATGTAGGGTCTTGGCTAAAACAACAACAAAGACATCTGGTATTGGATTTACTATTCATTTTCTATACATGGACGAGTTTGCTCATATTAACGAAAACTTTATGGAGGCTTTCTTTAGATCAACTTATCCTACAGTATCATCTTCCAAGGTTTCTAGAATTATAATAACATCGACACCAAACGGGATGAATAAGTTCTATGAGTTATATCAGGGAGCTCTTGATGGAGATAATAGCTTCAATCCAATAAGGGTAGATTGGTGGCAAGTACCTGGAAGAGATGAAGCATGGAAGCAGAGGGAGATAGGTAACCTTGGAAGTGAGGAGCTTTTTAATCAGGAGTATGGTAATCAATTTTTAAGTTCCTCGAGTTTGTTACTAGGATCTGATGAATTAAAGAGAATCAAGAAAAACGAGACTGAGTATGAATGGAAAGAGATAAGTGAGCTTCATAATAATAATATAAATTATGAGAATTTCAGATGGCATCCTAAATTTGATATTGATCGATGTAATGAACCAGGAAAGAAATTTGTACTTTCCATAGATCTCAGTGGTGGAGGTAAGGGTGATTTTACTGTTATTAATATTTTTAAAGTTACACCATTACCTAAGGCTATTATAAATAGTAAGGAAGAATTTGAGGATGAATCTGATTTTTTTGGACTCATTCAAATTGGGGTATTTAGGGATAATGAGATAAAACTAGAGGACGTGGTTAAGCTTCTGCAAGTATTGTGCGAGAATGTTTTTACTGTTGACAGGGTAAAAATAGCATTGGAGATGAATTTCAAGGGTGAATTATTATACGATAAGTTGATATCCAGAGATAATTTTTTCGATGAAATGTTTCTTTTCACTAAACATTCGGAGAGTGCTAGAAGTCTAAAACCCGGAATAAAGTACAACGAGAAGAATAAAATGAAATATTGCGAATTATTAAGAAGCCTTATAAGAGAAAATCGGATATTGGTAAATGAAAAAAAATGGACCATACCTGAATTGTTCACTTTTGGTCTTAATAATAGAGGTACTTACTCTAGCCAGAGTGGGCATGACGACGTAGCAATGACTTTGGTAAATCTTCCTGGGTTAATGGATGGATATGACTTCAACCATTTAGTTGGTGAAGTTTTTGACGAGATGGAGGAAAGTGAATATAAGGATATCATAATAAGAAAACTTGAGGGAGATCAAATTATGGATGACGATAGGAAGGGACCATCCACTAAGGAAGGTAAATCTTATAGCGACTTCAATAACTTAATGTAGCATCAATAATTCTCATTTCTTTTTTGATATATAGTACAGAAGTAAAAATATATTGAAAAATAATGGCAAATAAGGTAAAAATAGACTATTCTCAATTTAGAGCATCTGGTGTCTATACGCTTGAATTTGACGCATCACAAAACGTCATACTTACATCACAAACAATTAGGCTTGTTATAGGTTTCTCTAATAAGGGACCTTTTAATACTCCTGTTTATATTCCTGATGTAACAACAATGATATCAATCTTTGGTGACATTGACGCGTCTCTTGAAAATAAGGGATCTTTCTTCCATAGATCAATATTAACTTGTTTGAATGCTGGACCAGTCTTTGCATTGAATCTTTTAAAATTGAACGATAATGTTGAATCATCTGATCCTGATGAGGTTACGTATAGATCATTCTCAGTTGATACTGAGGAATACAATGGTGTTGTTACCAGCGAACTATATTCTTCCTACTATAACAAGGAAAGATTTTGGTTTGCTGATCCTAATTATTTCTTAGCCACACTAAGTATATCGGATCAAGGAAAATTATTTAATCTAACAAATCTTGGAAAATCCCCTATGAGTGTAATCGTTAGAAAATCTACCGATTCGACAGCACCTCTAAGTGGATATAATATATTTGCGATTGATTGGTATGGTGCTAATAATGTACCATCCTTTATGCATCCTTATGATTATATGAGTGATTATTTTGTTGATGTTATCGCGGTATATGGAGATTGGACAAACTACGAAGCTCTTCATCAAGATCCTTTATGGGCTACCTACTTTACAAATAACGGATTTGTAAAATCCAAGATAGATCAATTTCTTGCAAATCCAAATGTTTCTATAGTTACATCCGTTACTGGATGTATTATACCAGATTTCGTAGACCTTAACGGTACCAATAGATACATACAAACTTTAATAAACAATAATACTGCATCAACGGGGTTATTCTGTGCTGTAGATGAACAAGCATTTGATGATATTTGTAACAATTCTTCAAAAATTGATCTGATTGGTAATCATCTAATCGATGAGCTTAGTGGAAATAGAGATCTTCCTAATCCTAGAATAAACTTCCTAAGTTATGATCAAGCATTACAGGCAGATTATCTATACACTCAGAATGTTGTTGGTATAACTGGTGCTACCGGATTTGTTAGTCCCGCTGGTATTACTGGATTTACGTCTGGTACTAAAGTTGGTACACTGTTTACTATAACCGGTGCAACTGCAGGGGTATCTCAGGGATCTTTTGTTACGTATGATCCCAATGCTTTTGATACAGGTATGCATTATCTTCAAACAAAGACCCCGACAAGTGGTGCTTTCGGTATAGGAACACCAGGAAATCTAGTAAATGCTGCACAAAGAGCCCAATTAAAATCTTTCCTTAATGTTTCTTCTTCTGATGACGAGAAATTTATATTGGGTGTTGTTAGTGGGGTTGCTGGATTAACAGGTTCTTTAATAAGCCAATTTAATGAGGCAGATATAGTTAAACTTAAAGTTACTGGTACTAAAGACGTAAGCGGACAACTTCTTATCTGGTGGACACATCCGCTGGATACTGCTCAGTATAGATCGCAGGGCGTTACAGTTAAACCTACATTCGATCTAGCAACTTATAATACTGGTGCATCTGGAAGTAATAAACCTTACTATAATGGCTCCTATCAATTTGGTAATTCTGATTATTTTGATATAATCAGTTTAGCAACACCTAACGGTGCTACTGGACCTGGTGCTCCAACTGGATATACTAATTCTGTTGTTGCATATAACGCATCGACATTCTATCAGAATCGTAAATATAACGAGCTTGAGGATGGGGATTCAATATGGACCACACCGACAGGTACTCCTTCTGGGCAATATATAGGATTCCAAAATACCGTTGATAAAGATCAATTCCGTTTAACCTATTCAAGAGCATATTCACAACAGGATACTTTTGATAATAATACCATATTGGATATTGCAGGATTTGGAACTTCTTACTCCTCGGATAATATAGGTCTTCCTGTAAGTGCGCAGAAATTGGATATAATATCACAAATAGGATCTATAAACAAGTTTATTGATTGTACTAGAGTTGATGTTACTAAATTTAATGTTAATATGGTTAGTGGGATTTCCCCTTTAGCTGTGGGTGATTGGGTAGTTTCTACTGATCTTGATATATGTGAACCTGAAACTGGTAATAGACAAAACAGGCTTACTAGAGTTACGTCTGTTTCAAAGACTTCGACATTTGGTTTACTAAGAGTTGAAACTGCAAGACCAGTTCTATATTATTCCGCTAGTGGTGAAGCTCTTAGGGTACAGAAATTCAAATCTATACCTCAGTTTACAACATCTTTCGATTTTACATTCCTTAAAGGATTTACTATGAAGGAAAGACACAGACCAAATGGGACTGATGCTAGACTGGAGGAGATATTGGCTGTTATTTATGATACTAATATTGCTAAAACCCTTGCTTCTAAGGATGTTATATCATTCAGATATATCGTTGATACATTTAGCGGTATAATTGGTCCTGAATCCAAATGGCAATTCAGTAGACTTGCAAAAATGAGACAACAGGCGTTAGCTATTATAAATGCCCCTTCGATGGCACAATTTAGAGCTAGTACTGATCCTTTATTTACTGAAGCTCCTACTGCTGTTAATCCGTATCCACCTTTGAATACCGGATATATTGTAGAGGGTGGTAATTTATCACTTAATCCAAGTTACACTTTTGGTTTACCCAAAGAGGAAGAGGGATCTAAATTCTGTGCATTCTACTCACCTTATATAGTTATAAGAAGTGGAAATAAAAACATCAACGTTCCGCCCGCAGCATACGTATCGAATAATTTTATTAGAAAATTTGCAAACGGTGAACCTTATGCTATTGTAGCAGGACAGAAAAGAGGTATAATAAGTGGTGGTAACATAGTTGGTACTGAGTATGATTTTACCGATGAGGACAGAGGAAATCTTGAAACATTTGGTATCAACCCTATAATAAAAAGAAGAGGTATTGGTGTTGTTATATTTGGTAATCAAACAGCATATCAGCAAGTAAACTCTGCATTTAATTTAGTTCATGTTAGAGACCTTTTAATTAGTATAGAAAACGACGCTCAGGAAATACTTTCAAACTATCTTTTCGACTTCAATGAGGATTCGATAAGATTGGAAATTAAAACATTGGTTGATAATTATCTTGATGGTGTTAGATCTGGTGGTGGTATTTACGCTTATCAGACAATAATGGACTCGTCAAATAATACACCGGCTATTATAGATATGAATATGGGTATAATCGATATTATAATCGAACCTGCTAGGGGTATACATAAATTCATAAATAGAATTACCGTTACTAGAACAGGAGGAATAGCTGCTGGAGGATTTATACAATTTGTATAATTTCATTCTTTTTGGACAACGAAGATAAATATAAGTAATTATGGCAGGACTATCACATTATCAAAATTCACTATCATCGATAAACAAGTATGAACCTGTTTATCTGAATCAATTCGAGGTAACAATAATACCACCGGCTGCTATAGCGGGTGGTAACATTTTATTACAACACGTTAGCAAGGTTAATGGACTTTCTCTAGATAAAAATCCAGGAACGGTTCAACAGAAATATAAATTTGCTAAAAGGAATTATGCGGGATCGAAACCTGAGAATACCTTTATGGATCTTAGTATAACGTTCAGCGTCAACCTTAATGATGCAAATTCCATGTACGTCTTTAAAACTTTAAGACAGTGGTCTGATTTGATCTATAATCCTCTAACTGGAGCGATGGGTCTTAAAAATGACTACACTGGAACTATAATTATTTCGGTTTTCAATAAAGCTGGTGACGTTTATAGGAGAATAACATGCAAGGATACGTTTCCGACTAAACCTATCTCACCAATGAATCTAAACTACACAAGTACTGATCTATATAAGATAGATGATATGGTATTTGCCGTTGATTATTGGGACGATCTATTCCTATAAAATAAAAAATATAAATGGCTGGATTACCACATTTTACAAATTCACTTGCAGGTATAAATAATTTTGAGCCTGTATTTCTTAATCAGTTTGAAGTACTGATAAGCCCACCTGCTGCTATAGTTTCGGCTAGTACAACTTTTAATGGTGAAAGCATATTGACTCAGCAGGTTAAATCTATAACAGGATTAGCTGTTGATATTGCTCCTGCACAGACGGTAAATCAAAACTATAAGTTTGCTACCAGAAGATATGCTGGAGGTGAACCTCAAACTAGTGATATGAATCTTTCCATGGAATTTGAGGTCAACCTTAATAACTCCAATTCTATGGAGCTTTACAAAATACTTAGACAATGGTCTGATTTGATCTATAATCCTCTAACTGGAGCGATGGGTCTTAAAAATGACTATGTTGGATCCATCCTAATTTCAATATTTAATAAACAAGGTGATGTTTTTAGAAGAATAAGAATTCCTTCTTGCTTCATAAGTGAACCTATAAACGCAATGGATCTTGATTATGAAACTCCTGCTATCTATACCATAAGAACATCATGGGTTTGTGATTACTGGGAGGATCTATTTTTATAATAAAAGATAATTCTAAAATTAAGGTCAAATTTTGGCCTTTTTTTTTGTGTTGTGTTATATAGAATAAAATTAATTTTTTATGAGTAATTTAGATATATCACCGGAAGAGATATTAAAAATGAGAGAGGAACAAAGTGGAATGGTATATGATGATCCGATGGAGGATGAACAAGTTCATATAACCGAACAAACAATTTCTGCTCCGATGGAGAAACAAGAACAACCTATATTTAGACAGCCTGAACCTATTGCTATAAAGGAACAAGAACAACCTATATTTAGACAGCATGAATCTGTTGCTATAAAGGAACAGGAACAACCTATATTTAGACAACCTGAACCTGTTGTAAATCTCGGAAATATAAATGACGGTAAAATCCAGCCAGAACCAATAACATCATTTGGTAAAGCACAATCATACGTTGATTCTCCATCATTCGATTTGGGATGGAAAAATCTACCTGTCGGATTGCTTCCATCGAAAGGTATGTTTTATCCAGAGGGAACAAAAATAGCTATTAGAGCAGCTGAAGTAAAGGAGATAAGACACTTTTCAGCAATCGATGAAGATGATAGATTGGACATCGAGGAAAAACTTGGATATGTTATAGATAGATGTCTAAGAATGGATTACCCAGGGGAGGGTGTAGTGTCATTTAAGGATCTTATTCAGGAGGATAGATTCTTTGCAATTATGGCGATAAGGGATTTAACATTTATAAGTGGTGAAAACTCGATAATTCTTATGCCTAAAACAAAATGTGAAAACAAATCGGAGTGTCCATTTTCTAATGGTATAGAATTAAGGACTGGAGGATTAAGATCCTATGAGTTGGAGGATAGAATTGTAAAATACTATAATCCAACAACAAGAAGTTTTGTATTTGACGTTAAGAAAATAGGTAAAAGTATAGAAATGACTGTTCCTACTATAGGTATAAACAGTGCAATAAGCGACTTTGTTGTATATTGCTCTGCTAGAAATATAGATATAGACGAAGGGTTTTTAGAGATTGCTCCATTTATTCTAAAAGAATGGAGGGGATTAACGAATGAAAAGATCCTTATGAGGATGAGAGAGTCTGATTATTGGTCGAAGGAAGAATATAGCCTATACTTTGGTCTTTCTGAGAAGATAAAGATTGGTACCGAGATTGATGTAAAACAGGTTTGTCCGGTTTGTGGTAAGGAGGTCACTGCGGATATTGCCTTTCCCTCAGGGCTCAGATCTCTTTTCGTTATTTCAGATATCTTTAGAGAATTACTTGGAGATTAAATTTAGGCTTTTTTACGAGCATGATTTGGATATGAATTGGGTTGAGAATGTTCCGTATTACGAGTATCAAATATTTCTTGCTAATCTAAATAAAAAGATTGAAGCGGAAAATCTGGAGAATCAGGAAAGTGAAGGTCTTAAACAACTATTTAATTTTTCCAAGTAAATTTTAAAATATATAGAATAAACATAAAATGGCTACCGACCCAAAACTTATTTCTCAATTACTAGATCTTAGCAGAAACATAGATAAACTTTCTGGTGAGGTAAAAAAGAATACAACCGTTAATAAGGATCTAGTAAAAGCTGATTCTGTTGAAAGTAAAGCTCCATCTGAATCAAAGGATGCAGCAAAGATAGCGGAGGGATTAAAATCCCTCGATTTTAAGGGACTTAAGGATGAATTTAAGGGACTTAAAGATGGATTAAAGGGTATAGATAAGTTGGACTTTAAAGGCCTTGAAAATGGCATTAAAAGCCTTGATTTCAAAGGACTTGAAAAGGGATTAAAGGGACTTGATTTCAAAGGTATAACTGAGGGTCTGAAAGGATTTGATGTAAAGGGAATAACTGAATCATTTAAGGGAGTTTCCGATCTTAAAAATATGGATCTTGGCGGGATGGCTAAGAACCTTACCTCCGGCTCTGGTGTTAAGGATTTTATATCTGGGTCTGTTGGGAACATAGGGAAGGGTATACTTGGTGGATTTAAGAGTGGTGGTAAGGTTGAAATTCCTGGAGCTTATCTTGTGGGCGAGGGAGGTCCTGAAATTGCTAAACTTCCTAAAGATACTACTGTTATACCTAATGATAAGACTGAAGCAATATTATCAGAGAAGCCTTCATCGATCAACGACAAGCTTAAGAAAAAAAATGGTACCAAGTATCCATCCAAGGAGGAGATTGATGAGAAGAGAAGTCAACTTTTAAGTGAGGATCCCGTTTTTTATTCGGATCCGGATGAACTTAATGATGAACTTGAGTATTATATAGAAAACTATAGGATTAAGAGCGAACAAAAAACTTTTACTAAGGAGGATATAGCAAAGCTAGGTAAACCAGCTAATAAATCTGAAAGTTTATCTTCCGTTGAACCTAAGGTTGTTACTAAACCCGAAAGTATAGTTTCTGGTAAATCCGAAATACCAAAAAAAGACGAATCTTCCAATTTAGAGACTAGTAAGAATTCTCCGGAGATGGTTGAGAAAAAACCAGGTCTTTTTTCTAAGACATTCTCTAAAGATAATATTAAGGGTGTAGCTGGAAAAATAGAATCCGGGGCTTCTGGATTATTAGGTGGTGGATTAAAGGATAAATTAACTGGAACTCTAAAGGGATCTGCAGATACACTAATAAATAAGTCGGATCTCAATATACCCGATATTGCTAAGAGTTCTTTAACCTCCGGTCTTTCTTTTCTTAAGAAAGGTTCAAATGAAAACGTTGAGAATCCTGGTCTTTCTTTTCTTAAGAAAGGTTCAAAGGAAAACGTTGAGAATCCTGGTATTTCTGGTGGTGATATTAAAAAGAACTTACCCTCCTTGTCGAATGTATCTTTATCTAAGACCAAAGCTGAACCAGCACAAAAAGCTGCCCCTGTTCCTGAGCCTGTGACATCTCCAGTAAAAGAAGCTTCCGGTAATTCAACTGAATCAAATACCGAAGGTGCATCAACAACAGATAGTAGTAGTGCACCAAAGAGTGAAGATAATGCATCCAGTGGAGGTTCCATTACAAGGAAGGATATTGATACTATTATAGCTGCACTCAGTAGAATGGGGTCTCTGTTAGAAGGTCCATTAAGTGTAACTTCTCTTGATTCTCCAATGAGGCCTGATTCTAGAAGAATTTAGAAAATAATTCCAAATTTATTTTTTTATCCCGTATTTTTGATTTATATTTGTAAGATATTAAAAAATCTGCCCCATGAAATTTGAAATCCACGGAGATACCTCTTTTATAACAGAGGATTTTCTAAAAAAACCCACCTGGAAGATTGAAAGAAAAATAATTAAATCTTTGTCTGGATATGATTCCACCATCAGTTATGAAGTGTTCTATTCGGATGACCCAAATATAAAATTTACTGAACCAAAGCAACATGAAAAAGACTCGATATACATGGAGATGGCTCAAGTTTGGTCGAAGAATTCTAAATGCAAAAGAATGCAGGTTGGTTCTCTTATAGTCAAGGATAAGTCAATAATATCGGATGGATACAATGGATCTCCTAGCGGGTTTCCCAATATATGCGAGGTTAATGATGTTACATTACCGTATGTGCTACACGCTGAAGCTAATGCAATAACAAAATTAGCGAGAGGAACACAAAGCTCCGATGGGTCAACATTATATGTAACTCTATCCCCATGTTACGAATGTTCTAAACTAATAATACAATCAGGTATTAGAAGAGTGGTATTTTCAGAAATTTACAGAAAACCAGAATCAATAGCTTTCCTTGCTGAAGCAGGAATAGAAATCTTAAGAAAAAAACAATAATATGCAAGGAAAGGAAAAAAATATACAAAAATTAGCGGGAGAATTTATAAAACAAAAATCTGATAAATCATTCAGAGATCTCTTTGAAAGATTAAAACCTGGCATACTTAATCACTGTTTTTTAATAGTGAAGGATCCTTCTCTAGCGGAGGATGCCTTCCTGAACACCATGTCCAAGATATGGCAAAAAATAGATCAGTATAATGACGAGAGAGGTAATTTTTCAACATGGTGCTATAATATAGCAAGAAACGAAACTCTTCTTTTAATGAAGGAGGAGAAGAAATATAACGCGAGAACAAGTTTAGAAATGGAATTCTTTTCATCGAATAATGAAATTGGTGATGTTGGGGGAACATATAATATGGAGGAGGATCAATCAAATTCATTTTTTAATGAAACTAACAAATTTGATGAGATATATGGATCTGTTATAGAGGAAATAGAGAATCTTCCTGACCTTTATAAAAACATAATGATTGATAGGGAAATCAATAATATGAAATATAAGGATATAGCGGAAAAGTATGATCTTAAGAAGAGATCGGTAGCTACCAGAATAAGAAGAGCGAGAAATAAGATAACAAAAAATGTTGGTCCTGAATCTGTTGAAATTATTACTGGGAAAAGTAGATGCAAAACAAATAATTCACCATCAAAATTACCATCTGAGAAACTTTGATTTGTTTTCCAGTATAAAATAATAAAAATGTTATGTTTAGATTGCTCAGAGTCCTAAAGGAGATATCTCTATATAGAGAATATGTTAAACAAATAAAATCGGAGGAACTTAACTCCCCTCTATGGAGTAGGAAGAATTTAAGGAGAGATTATCTTAATAGAATATACACAGTTGTTAATTTACCACCTGAGGTATTGATGTCTAATGATCTTCCCAAGGAAGCTAGACCTTCCTTTGTATTGAATGAAATAAAACCAATAAATGCTTATCTGAAGTCGTTAAACCTTGAGGAGATATTGACTTTATGGATAGATCCTGTAAAGGGTACAAATGACGAGTCATATCTTGTTGTTTACCAATTCGTTTTCAGAGAAATTAGCTGGATCTGGATATTTAGATTCATATCGGAAATTGCTTTAATATTACTAATTTATATTAAATGGGATTACGTATCCAATCTATTACATCTTCCATGGTAGAAGCTATAGAGAAGGCGAAGAATGAGATAAACGATAAACTAAAATTCTTTAATGACAATAGATTCGATTTTGACGAACCTAGCCACGTTTATAGATACAATGGTGTAAAGTTTGATTCTGTTACTACGTATCTTAAAACTTTTAAAACCCCATTTGATAAGGAATATTGGTCCAAGAAAAAAGCTAGAGAGCGTGGAGTTGAGCAATCTGTTATATTGAACGAATGGAAAGAAAAAGGCGACGTCGCTAATGAACTTGGAACTAAAGTACATAAGTTTATAGAGGATTTCTGGAGTGGATTAGATCCGCAATTACCCGATGCTGATACTGAATATAGATCCAGAGTTGATAAATTTATGGACCTATACAATAGGAAATTTCATTCTCTAGTCCCATTAAAATCTGAATTGAGGATATTTTCAAAAAAGTGGAGATTAGCTGGTACCATAGATCAGCCATTCTTATTCTGGGATTCTAAGAGAAATAAGGTACTTTTTATATTAGGTGATTGGAAGACAAATGGTGAGTTTAAGGATGATAACCACCCGAAAGGAAAATATAAAAAGCTACTTAGACCGTTTAGTTTTTTGTATGAAAATCACCACAATGAATATTCTATACAGATATCACTTTATAGACTCATATTGGAAGATGAACTTGGGATAGAGACAGAAAGTGGTTTTTTGTGTCATATAGGACCAGAAAGCGAACCTAAGATATATCCTGCTAAAGACCTAAGAGAACCTTTAAGAGCATATTTGGATCAAAATAGATGTAATAATCTAGATATTTTTGATTTATCATAGAAACAAAAACAAAAAAAATACTAAAAATATAAAATATAAAAATATTATGTCAAAAAACAATAAGAAAGAAGCAGAAAAAATCGAGACAATAAGCATGGGTCCTGATGCATCATCCACTGTTGATTTTAATGAAAATGATTTCATCAGTAATTTAGATGATGCTCTAATTGGAGAATTAAAGGAAAAACTAGAGGAAAAGAAAACCGAAATCAGAACGAAAGTTTATGCGGTTTCTTGTACCAAGGAAATTTTTGAATTGTATAAAGATTTCGTAGTAAATAAAGCAGAATGGACATCCACTGAAGCTCTTGGTGTGATTCAAATCAATAAAGAGATACAAAAAATAGCGAAGGACGGAATAAAAGATGATGTCATTTATCTTGGTGCTCTTCCCTTAGAGGCTAGCCACTATTTTATATCAAAATCTAGAGGTACCGGTCTTGAAAGTGCAAACGAATTCATCACGTTATATAAAGCTTTTGATCAGGCTTTATCTGATGCTAAAAAAGATGCATCTGATGTTAAAGATATAGAGGCCCAACTTAATGCAGCAATGCAAGGAATGACTCTGGGGTAATATTCAGATTATATAGAAAAATTAAAGCCAGACATAGTCTGGCTTTTTTTGTGTTTATTTTTTCAGATATATAGTAGATAAATTTTTAAACATATAATTATGAATAACTTTTTTAAGGAACACGGTAATAAAATAATTATTGGACTTTTGGTTCTGATATACTTTAAATCCTGTGGAAATGGATCCGATCTAAAAGCACTGAAAAAGCAAGAATCCAGGATTGAAGCGAAGGTTGATAGTTTACCTACCGATAGGGATATTAGAATTGAGGGTCTTAGAGTTGAGAAAAGAATGATACAATCAACGGATAGAAAAATTCTCGATGTTAATAGACAAAGCGAAATAGATAAGGAAATAGGTTTAGTAAAATAAAAATAACATGACGAATAAAAGCAAATTAGTTAGCGGGTTTGTTATAACAACTTTTGTTGTTTTATATCTGATTGTTTCTATTATATCAACTATACACGTTATAGATTTTTTCAGATTATCGAATCCTGAATGGTTAGCTATATCTTTAGCATTAGCTTTCGAGGTGGGAGCTGCGGCATCGCTTGCGTCATTGGTTGTTTTGGATAAGATGAATAAATTTGTAGTATGGAGTTTATTTATAATTCTAACACTGGTTCAAGCTATGGGTAATACTTACTATGCATATTCACACCTGAATGATTTTGCTGGATGGATAGAATTATTTGGACTGGTTGACGAGGACCCAATTTATCAGAAAAGAATTCTTTCCATAATAAGTGGTGCTATATTACCCCTTGTTTCTCTAGGATTTATAAAGTCTTTGGTTGATTACATAAGACCGGAAGCAGAAGAGACTAACAAAAATCCAGAGGGTGATGATTCTGAAAATTTAGATACATCTGCACTGAATGAAGAACCAGTAAATATTGATATTACTAATGAAATTCAACCGGTGGAAGATCATCAGCAGGTAAGTTTAAGGGACCTTGTCTACAGGGAGACTCCTCATCAGGATCCTACCAGAATAAAATAAAATAATAGAAGATTGTGCAAAATTTAGAAAATCCTAGCATAAATAATTACGATGGTGGATCATCTGTATTTCCTGGCGGTAATGAGATATCCGGAGGTGGTTCAGGTTTCCCTATAAGCCCCAATCAGGAACCAACAAATGGTGCTACTGGATCTTTTAAGACGGAGTATAGAAATATAGCATTAGACACAAGTCAATTTAAACAGATAGAAGCAACTTTTCAGCGATTTAATGATCCTGTTGGTATTAAATTTATAAAGGAGTCATTCGACGTTGTTTACCAATCACAGGTTTTGGATTTTATTGATGTTGCTGAATTTTTCCATCCTCTTCAGAGTTTTTCAAATTACCAGAAACAAACAATAATAATAAATCCAACAACATCTTTCAATCTGGATCCAGGATCATTTATGGATACAAACGGGGAGATATCTATGCTAATTGCAAGAGCTGAATATTTACCGGAAGCTAAGGATGATGATAGAGTATTATTCTGGGATTATCTAGGATCACAAAGAAATTTGATGGGTGATTTTATGGTTTTAACCGGAGCAATAAAGGAGGGGGTCAATTGGAAAGGATGGGATATAGATCCATTCAGCACATATAATCACTCCGATTTACCCAATAGCGCTAATGGTGGATTTATATTTACTAACCCAACAGAATTAGTTGTGAAATTAACAATAATAACAGCAAATTAATATGGCAACAAGACCAGTAGAATGTCCTTATCAAACACCGGAAGGATTTAGATTTTATAAAGAAAATTTAGTTTTAGATGACGGAACAAAGTCATCACCACCCAAATATCTTTCCATGAAGGATCTCTTTATAGGTGTTGAATCATTTTCTAAAAGTCGGGTTTCTCTTAATGCGGGGGAATCATTCCTATTAAGTCAGGGAGCTATAGGTGATGAAATGGGTTATGTTTCTTTCATTGCTATAAAAGCAAAATTTCCTACTACTGTTGTTGAATCTAAAAAATATCTAACTTGGACATATAATGGCCAAGTTATGAATATGGGAGAATTGATGATACTTTCTGGAAGTAAGCAATATACTACAGATTCTTCTTATGAGGGCTGGAATTTAGCAAAACCTAATGAATACTTAAATAACGGAGGAATGATATTTAACAACCCGCATAATGACTTTCAGATAAAACTGGAGATATTAATAGGAAGGTGATAAAATATTTCTCTTATCAAATATATAGTAAAAAGTTTCTTGTCCTTGTATGGATATATAATCAATAAAAAAAAAAGTAAACCATGGACTTTATAGATCAAGTTAAGAAAGTAAAAGAAATTACAAAATCCCCTGAAGTTAGAGCTTTATGTGAAAGCTACCTTAGTGGTGGTTCTATTTCTAAGGAGAAATTGGTAGTTTTGATTAACGAACATAACACGTCTATGGATTTGGATAATACCGGAAATAACATACAAAATCATATGGATTTAATAAAAAAAGAGGAGTCAGAGATCTCTAAAAAAGCTGCTGCTTCACTAATGGAATCATGGGGAGGTCTAGGAAAATCTACCTCCGGTAATAATAGTGGATCTTATTCAGACAAACCAAAAGAAAATAAGGATGCTGAAAATTCCTTATATGAGAGCATTAGCAATTTAGGAACTTCTGATCTTGCTGCAAAATCTTTTGTGGAAACACAAGGGATAAAGAATCTTGGTATTAGAAGTGCTATAGAGAAGATAAAAGAATCTTCAATCTATACATACCCTAAGGCAAAAATGGTTTGCGAACAATATCAATATCTTTTGGATAATAAAAATATTCCTGAATTTTCACTTATAAATAATTTTGTTAATGAACTTGCATCTTTTTCTTGGGATTCTTCTATAGCACCTATTGCTGAGGAACTAAAAGAGAAAGCAAAATCATTCTCCAGAGAAATAGAGGTTGCTAAAGTTCTTGAATCTATTAAAAATAGCGGTAGCTCATCATTTTATTCTGAATTGTCAGAAACACTTAATGAGTGGTTGGTTTCTGAAAATAAATCAAACGGATTGCTAGTAAGAAATATTTCTAAATTTAGTTTCAATCCTGTTATTAAAAATCTTATAAACTTTCTAAACATACATGAAAGCTCAGATGGTAGAAAATTAGAAGTACCTGTTAACATCCAGGGAGAGTCAAGCGTTTCTAAAGTTTATTCTCCGGTTCTTTTCGAAAACGGTAGAACATTCTTCTTCATTGGTGGATGTATCTTTGAGGCTACGTCTAATTCACTAAGAAAGTTATCTAAAAATGAATATTCATCTCTTTCTGAAAATTATTTAAGACTTTCCTTAACCACAATGAAACCCCACGTTAGAATAAACGAATCGGGTATCTCAGTTAAGCTTGGTAAAAAAATAGTTACCATGGTGGAGGAAAATAATAACGTAGCTGTTTATCTTGGGAAGGATAAACTTAGATTTGGCGATTCAGTAGGACTTGCTAAAATAATAGGTCTTGAATCCTCTTCATATTTTGGTGTTAATGAATCTGAAGTTGTTGGAGATATAATGACTCTTTATACAAACTATTCCGATATAGTAGAATTGGATTTTGCTAAATCTATAACATCAAATGTTTATGAAGGTCTTTCTATAAATCTTTTTAAATGGAACGGCCAGATTTATCTTCAGAAAATAAATGAGGCTATGAGGGAAAACTCCCTTTATGAGGTTAATGGATCTCAGGCAGTTGCACTTGTTAAAAACTTTATGAGATATGATATATCTGAGGGATTAACGGAATTTCTTGATGGAGAATCTAAGGTTAAATCTGTTATGGTTAACGATAGAAACAAAGTACTTGAGAATATTTCTAAAATAGAAGGTGAAATTACCAAAGTTGAAACGCTTATGGAATCTAATCCTCTTTATAAAAATTCGAAGGAAATACAGGCTGCTCATTTGATGTTGGAGAAAGAATTACAGTCACTCAAAACCAAATGGAACCAAATAAATATAGAGATTCAAAAAATTGATGAGGATATAGAATTACAACCAAATCCAGATTTATTTGAGGATCAGAAATTCAATATTGGTTCTTTTGTAAAAGTTAAGGAATCTGGGGAAACAGGTAAAGTTATATCTATTGATGGTTCATCCGGAAGATATACAGTTCTTTTGGATAGCGGTAAAACTGCTGACCATCAGATAAATGAACTTGCTGATTTGGACGAAGCTTTAAATAAAGCTGCTGATAACAATGAAGAGTCTGCGGATTCTCAGGATAATAATGATGAGAATGGTGAGGTTAAAGAATCAAACAATCTTAATAAATCAGATCTTCCTGAAAGCGAACAAAAGAAAATGTTAAAGAAACTTGCTGGTATGCACGGATTCTCTAAAGCACCTGTTTCGGACAACGAAAAGATAGATATGGATGGTGATTCATTACATGGATATAACAGAACAATGAATGAGGCTAAGGCTGATCTTAAAAACGGAACACCTAAAACTAATTATTCTAAAGCCCCTGGAAATGACAAAAAAGCTCCTGCTTCAGCTATTAAAAATAAAACTCTAGTTAATGCTCCTGATAAAAAGGGTAAATCCAAGTTAACTAAAGGTACAACTGATCCTAATTTTTCCGATGCTCCTGGTGATGATGCAATGGGTAAAGGTAAAAACGCAAACGCTAAAAAGAATTTAGCTGCTGCTCCTGGAAATCATAATAAAGTAAATGGTAAAGAATTAGGCAAGGATAATCTTAGATCAGCACCTGATGACAAGAATGGTGATTTTAGGTTTGAAGCTTCTGATATAAAGGATCGTGAAGTTTATGGTGGTGGATATAATATTAAAGAATCCGAGGAAGTAAAAAAAAACTAAGCCGCAACTTCTATTTCGCTCCAAAGGGTGAAGATCAAAATAAACCAGGTAAGCCTTTTGTACAATCGATGAAAGGAAAATTTGCTAAAGCACCAACAGGTAAAACTGAAGAAATTGAGGACGATAACGACGATTCTGGTGAAAAGAAACAATAATTAAAAGAAGAATGTAGTATTTTTTACTACATTCTTTTTTTGTGAATGAAATCTTTTAGTATTAACTAACTAAAATACTAAATATCCAAATATAATCAACAATTAATGGCGAAAGTTTATGTAAAGAACAGCGAGCTAATGGCAGCAGTTATAGAATCAAAAAATGCCGGGAAATTAACACCAGCGACAATAGAAATGTTCAATCTTATGATTGAGGGCATATCTAAAAAAATGTCATATAAGGATCCGGAGGATAAGGAGGACTGTATGGCCTTTGCCATGGAGGATCTTTGCAAATACTGGAATAGATTTAATCCTGAGAAATCTAATAATCCATTTGCTTATTTTACTCAAATAGCAAAGCATGGATTCGCGAAAGGTTGGAAAAAATTACATCCACCAAAAAATCCAGTTACTATACCATTTAGTTATATAACGGGTGATGATAACTCATATAATATTTAGTTTATGCCAGATATTAAGAAGATAAAACCTAACGGTGAATATAAATCGGGAAAATACGACCCGAAAAATCCCGATAAGTACATAGGTGATATCCATAATATCATTTATAGATCATCATGGGAATATAGATTTTGTACGTATTGTGACACCAACGAAGCAATACTAAAGTGGAGTTCCGAACCTGTTGTTATACCTTATTACAATCCTCTTGATAAGAAGGATCATAATTACAATGTTGATTTTTACATTAAAGTCTTAAAGGAGGATACCAATGAACAGGAATGGATAATAGAAATAAAACCAGAAAAGCAAACCATTAAACCCATAATGGAAGGTGTAGTAACAATGGCTAAGTTGAAATCCTATAATAGAAATATGCAAATTTGGATAACAAACCAGGCCAAATTTAAGGCAGCTAAAGAATGGGCTGATAAGAGGGGCTACAGATTCGGGGTTATAGACGAGAATTTTTTATTTAAGAGTAGATAGTGGAATCTCGATATATAAATATCAAAAAATAAAATAAATGGCAGGTTTTGTAGATAATAATAAGCCATCGGAATCACCGGTTGTACAGAGAATAAGGGAATCAGTTAAAAAACTGAGTACCTTTGGTATGAAGTATGATGATATGGTAATAAGAAATTCGCAAGCTGTCGGTGTAACTGAAGCAGCATTTCTTAATAAAAATAAGTCAAATGTCGAGGACGAGAGTATGTTATGGGCTCTTGCAAAGCAGGATGTTACCACCAGACAATTTATAGGTTATTTTGATAAAGATTATAAGGGAAAGAGGGACTTTTTAAGAATGTTTTCTCTTAATCCGGAGGTTGAATGGGTTCTTGATACAATCTGTGATGAAGCTATAACTTATGATCCAGCAAACTTTTTTGCATATCCAGATTTTATAGATTTGACTGACGTAAACGAGAAAGTCAAGGATGAACTCTATGATGTTTATAAAAATCTGTATGATATATGGGGATTCTCTGATGATATAACTGCATGGCAATACTTTAGACAATTCATTATAGACGGATTTCTTTCGTTTGAGATCGTTTATGACGATACCGGTAAAAAAATAGTTGGTTTCAAGGAACTTGATCCTGTAACTTTAATACCAAGTGTTGAAAAACAACTGGATGGTAGTTTTGTTAGCACATGGACACAATATCCACAGGATCCCAAGAAGAAAAGAACCCTTTATGATCCTCAGATAATCTATATCTCATATGCTAAAGGAAACTCTATATCTAGGGTTAGTTACATCGAGAGATTAATAAGACCCTATAATATATTGAGAATAATAGAATATACGAGAGTCATATGGTCTGTTATGAATGCTTCCTTTAAATTGAAGATGACTGTTCCAATCGGGACTAAATCTCAACAAAAAGGTATGCAAACATTGGGTGAACTTATGAGTGTTTATAAAGAAGATATACAACTTAATGATGAGAGTGGTGAACTTACAGTTGATGGTAGACCTAAAATACAATTCTATAAAAACTACCTTATGCCTTCTGGAGTTAATGGTACACCAACTATAGAGCCTATTAATACGGAGGGTCCTAATCTTAATGATCCTGCTCCATTGACATATTTCTTTGATAAGTTTATACTTGAGTCTAAAGTTCCTCCTTCGAGATTTCACAATCCTGATGGTGGTAGTACATCTCCATATTCGAATGGTGCGGAAGGTCTAGATAAAGAAGAGATAAGATTTTATAAATTTATTTCTAGACTTAGATCTGTTTTCCAGGAAATATTAGTTAAGCCTATGTGGATACAGATGGTTAATAAGTATCCGCAACTGGAGAAAGATTTCCTTTTTAAAAGTCAATTGGGTCTTAGCTATTGGTCGGATAATCCATTTAAAGAGAATCAGGAAATAGCAAAGATGGCACAAAGGAAAGAGACCATAACTGGTCTTGGAGGACTTCTAAATGACGAAGGAAAACCTTTCTTCTCTAATGCTTTCCTTATTGAGGAATATCTAGGGATGTCGAAGCAAGATATAACAGCAAATAAGGAAGCCAAAGAAAGAAAAGCGAAAGAAAAAGCAAAGGCAGAGAAACCTAAAGAAGGCGAGGAAGGCAAAAAAGAAGGAGGAGAAGAAAAACCACCTCAAGTAACATTATAATAAGATGGCAGGATTTTTAGACTATTTAAAACCAAATCAAGCAGCATTAGGTAACATATTGAAAAATCTTGGTAATATTTCCAAGTTTGGTATGCAATATGATGATATGATTGTTAGGAACTCGCAGGCTATAGGTAGGACCGAGGGAGCTTTTTTTAATCAGGAGGGAACAGGATATACAAAGGATAGTGCATTTCAATGGACCGCTTCCTACCATGACACAAAGGTAAGAAAGTATATAGCATATTTCGATAAGTCATATATCGAAAAAAGAAACTACCTTAGAAAATTCTCAATAAATGGAGAGATTGAATTTATACTTGATATAATAACTGACGAGGCTATAGTTTATGATGACAGAAATTATTTTGCACAACCTTCATTTTCAAATCTGGATCTGAAAGATAAGGTGAAAGAAAAAGTAATGTCTCATTTTAATAGAATCTATAATATATTTCAGTTTCAAAATACAGTTTTAGGTTGGCAATATTTTAGACAGTTTATCATAGATGGGTTTCTAGCATTTGAGATTATTTATGATAGTAAGGGCAAGGAAATAATAGGATTCAAGGAATTGGATGCAGCTTCGCTTGAACCTGTGGTTGAAAGAGTTGGAGAGAGTGAATATAAACAATTCTGGATTCAATATCCGGGTAATCCACAGATGTATAGAAAGCTTACTAATGAACAAATAATATACATCTCATATGCTAAGGGTAATACCATATCAAGAACTAGTTACGTTGAAAGACTTGTTAGATCTTATAATATTCTAAGAATAATGGAAAATTCCAGGGTTATTTGGAATGTTATGAATGCTAGTTACCGAATGAAATTCATTATACCGATCGGTACACAATCACCACAAAAGGCTATGCAGACCCTTGGACAACTTATGTCCAATTATAAGGAGGAAATTAGTATAAATGACTCATCGGGGGAATTAACAGTTAATGGTAGACCTAAGGTACAATTCTATAAGAATTATTTATTTCCTGAACAGAATGGAGTTTCTCCTGAAATATCTTCTCTTAATCCTGCTGGACCAGATTTTAATGTGATGGACAATGTTCTTTATTTCTTTAATAAGTTAAAGATGGATTCTAAAATTCCTTATGCAAGATTTGCAGCAAAAAACGGAACCCCGGCTAACTATCAGATAGCCATAGATCAATTGGAGAGAGATGAGATAAGATTTGAGAAATTCTTAAGAAGACTTAGATCGATTTTTCAGGAAATATTAGTAAAACCCCTTTATATACAAATGTGTCTCGATTATCCTGAATTAGCCAAAGATAGAAATTTTAAATCCAATATCGGTTTAGATTTTAATAGAGATCTTGAATTCGAGGATCAGGTTGAAATGACAAATCTTAAAAAGAAAGGTGAATTTATAGTGGGTCTTGCGGATCTTAAAGTGAAATCTGGTGAGGAGGATGTACCATATTTCGATAATGATTTCCTTATACAGAGATTTTTAGGTATGTCACCAGACCAACTTAAATTGAATGACGAATATAAGAAGAATGAGGAGAAAGCAGCGGCTGCTCCAGCTCCGGCTGAAGGAGGAGGTGAACAGCCTGCACCAGGAGCCACTGAGGAAACACCGCCCGCGGGAGAGGGCGAAGAAAAACCCCCACAAGTAACTCTATAGAATAAAAAAGGAATATGAAAATATTCCTTTTTTTTGTGTTTTATTTTTTTAAACCGTATAATTTTATTACTTTTGTACAAATTAAAAATATTGAACATGATAGAGAAATTAAGACTATTTAAACAACTTGAATCCCTAACGGGAAATGGATCACAGAAATCCAAACAGGATCTGATAAAATCCAACATTGATGATGAACTGAAGTACATATTGGATATTTGCTTCAACCCATTCATAACAACAAAACTCCATAAGATTAATTTTAACGATACTTTATCCGAAAGCAATCATAATCTATGGGAAGACTTTAAATCACTACTAGAGGAGCTTAAAACCGCGCCAGCAGCAAATGATATTCTAAGAGGTAGGGCTTGTGATTTAATTTCATATAGACTCAGTGAGGATTCAAATGAGGACTTTGAATTAAGATCTGTACTTATGAAAATCATAACTAAAAGAATGAATATAGGTATTGGGGCTAAACTTATAAACAAAGCTCTATCGTATGAACTTATACCTGATCCTTCGGTTATGCTTGCTACTGACGATCAGGAAACTATAGAAAGCTGGAAAAAAATATATTGTGAAGAGAAATATGATGGCGTAAGAGTTATCGCAATATGTAAAGGTGGAGAGATATCCTACTTTACTAGGGCTTTTAATGAATTGGATCCAACATGTCTTTCTCGAATAACTTTTTCTCTAAAAACTGCAATGATAAACAGTGGACAGGGAATACTTGGTGATTGGTTCTTTGATGGTGAATTAACAGATCTAAATAGAAAATCAGTGAGTGGTAAAGTAACTCAGATATTAAAAGGTACCGCACCAAAGAACATAGATGACAGTATGTTGTTTAATGTATTTGATTTTGAAGAGGTTGCAACATTAACACACGGTTTTGGTATTCTTGATTATCTTACAAGAAGAGCAACCTTAGAAAAAGTAATATCATTTCTACCAGAAAATAGTCCGGTTGTTCTTGCAAAAATGTGGGAACTTGATAATTCTGCTGATGTTACTGAAATTTATAAAAAAATAGTTGCTGATGGTGGGGAGGGTGTTATATGTAAAAGTAATTCTGTTTATGAATGTAAAAGATCCAAAACCTGGATAAAACTTAAGGAAGTTAATGATTGTGATCTTGTTGTTAGTGGATGGTATCCAGGGGAGGGAAAAAGAGAGGGATATATTGGTGGATTTATTTGTACCGATGCTTCTGGTACTCTGAACGTTAAAGTGGGATCTGGGTTTACTGACAATGATCTTAAAACTTTAAGTGAAACCCCGGATGAACATATTGGTAAAATAATAGCAGTCCAATATAATGTTACCATAGAGGATAAACATGGTAACCGATCATTATTTTTACCCAGATTTATAGAAATAAGAAATGATAAAGATACTGCTGACGATTTAAGTAATAAATTTTAATTAATACATGATACAAGAATTATTAACAGAAAAGCTCAGACCAAAGAAACTGGAGCATATGATATTACCATCTAGGATATCTAAGGTTTTTGAGAATGGATTAGGCCAGAATGTTCTACTTAGCGGATCCCCTGGATGTGGTAAAACAACCCTAGCAAAAATATTAGCAGCTCCATTTCCACATTTATTTATAAATGTTTCCGATGAAAGCTCTGTTGAAACTATTAGAACCAAGATAACTGATTTCTGTTCGACTATATCTGTTATGGATGGGAAATCTTCTAAAAAGGTTGTGGTACTTGATGAGTTTGATGGTGCATCGGATCAGTTTTATAAAGCATTAAGAGGAACTGTTGAGAAATATGCATCAAATACAAGATTCATAGCAACATGTAACTATATAAATAAGGTTCCAGATGCCATACAGAGTAGATTTGAAGTTATAGATTTCAATCCAATAAGTACATCGGAAGACGAGGATCTTAAGAACGAGTGGTCAACTAGAGTAAAATTTATACTTGGTAAGATTAATGTTACTATAGAGGATGAAGCACTTTCTGAATTTCAGAAAAGCTACTATCCGGATTTCAGAGCAGCACTAAATAAGATTCAAGCATGGATGATCGAGGGTGTCAATAATATAGACTCAGCCAGGGTTAAAGAGTTTGGGTGGTCTTATGAGCACCTATATAATCTTTTAGTTACATCCAAAGATCCTGTTAAAAATTACCAGATGATTGTTGGTGAATATCAGGGAAAAACTGATGATGTTATGTCTGCTCTTGGTGAGGAATTTATAAACTGGATTATAAACAATAAACCAGAATTATCCAAGATTATACCTGCAGTTATAGTTCTTGTTGCGGATCATCAGGCACAGAGAACACAAGTGATAGATCCGATGGTTTCTCTGTTATCCTTATTTTTTCAGATCCAAAAACTTATGGAATAATGGACAATAGAAGACTAATACTTGTTGGAAAAGCTGCATCAGGAAAAGATTACGCTAGACAACAATTTGAAAATTTTGGATATAGATACTGTGTATCTCACACAACCAGACCTCCAAGAAAAGATGAACTCGATGGTGTTGATTACTATTTCATAAGTTTGGATTCTGCCATACATCATTATGTGGCAAAGAATCTTTTCTATGAATATGTCGAGTTTAATGGATGGATATATGGTACTTCACTGGATGAATTTGAAAAATCTAATTTGTTCATAATGACTCCCGGCGGAATAAATAAATTAAAACCTGACGATAGGAAGGAATCATTTATAGTTTATATCGACATTTTGGAAAATATCAGAAGAGAGAGACTTCTTAAACGCAACGATGCTGATAATGTGGATAGAAGGTTAGCTGCTGATGAGAGAGATTTTGAAAACTTTACTGATTTTGATTATAGAATAAATGATCCCAATTTCGTCATAGATAGTGAATTTGTACGGATCAATCTAGATAAACAATTAAAAAATTAATAATGATAAACATATGTATAGACGGTAATCATCATTTCCATAAGACATTTGGTGTATTTGCTGGTTATGGTAACATGGATCCAGGTAAGGTACTGAAAGAAAAATCTGAACAAGCAGCTTTTATAAGAAAAGTTGCTACTGATTTATGTGCTTCACTTAAGATGCTTCCACAAGGGGGAAGAATGGTATTTACAGCAGATAGTAGAAGCTGGAGAAAAGATGTCGAGATAGAGGATGGTGGATATAAGTCCGGAAGGGTAAAAGACGAAACTGTTGATTGGACAATATTTTTTGAACTTATGTCAGCTTTTGGAGAGCAGCTAGAAAAAATGGGGTTTATATTCTCGAGATCTGAAGGAGCCGAGGGTGATGATCTTTTAATGTTCTGGTCTGATTATTTTAATTTAAACGGTGAAAATTGTCTTATTATAAGTGGAGATCATGATATGCACCAGTTGGCAAAAATGAATGATAAAGCTTGGACCGCTGTCTGGAATACAAATTCCAAGAAAAATATGATTTCTGTCCATACCGGATGGGAGAACGAATGGCTTAATAAAAACGAATCTGTTGGTATGAGTATATTTAATATGTCATCCGCTATTTCACCGGAGAAGGATAAATTTAAGGAATTCTTAAAGAAGGTAAATATAGAGGAGATTGATAGCTATGCATTCATATTTCATAAGATATTAATCGGCGATGATGGAGACTCGGTTCCCAGTGTTTGGGAATATGTGGTTAAAAACAAGGATGGTGAGGATAAGGTTGTTAGATTCACTGATAGTAAGGCCAAGAAGGTTTATTCTGCTTTTCTTGAAACTGAATGGGTAAATATACCTTTTGATGCACTTATTAAAAATGAAGAGTTTCTTAATTGGATTGGCGGATTGATATTAAGAACAACAAAGGATGTTGATAAAACAGAAAATAGAAAAAAAGTTGCTCTTAATTTTGAAAGAAATCTGATACTTATGTGGTTAAATCATAAAGTTATACCACCATTTGTTATAAAGGGTGCATCGCAAGAAATATCTAGAGGAATGGAAATGCAAAAGAAAAATGTTACACTCGACAGAATAAAGATATTAGAGGGAAGTGAATGGGTAACAACTGGATATCAACCTAAAGGATTTGATCCTTTTTCATACTTACAATAATGGAGCTTTTTGATATAGTAAAAAATATATTCTCAAAAAATCAAAGAACCTGGGATTCAGTCGGCAAGAACGATAAGACACGAAACTTCTTCATGATAAATAGAATCATGTCTATACAGTTTCCAGTACAGGCAAACCAATTTAACAAAATGAGAGTAACCCCTCATTTTGTGGTCGATTGGTGGAGGAATACATTATCAAATAGATTTTCCAAACCCCCATCCTGGATATACACTAAAACAATAAAGAAGGAAAGTGTGGGGAAAAAAACTAAAACCTCTGATTATAGTGAGGTTGAAATTTTTATCTGTGATAGATATAGGATATCCAGAAGGGATCTTTCCCAATTAAAAGAATTCTATCCGGATAAATATAACGCTTGGATGATAGATGTTTCTGATCAGATAGGTTTAAAAAAATAGATATATAGAGGATGAAAAAGGAAACTGATAAAATAATCGACAAGATCCTTTCTGGGATGGATTGGGATGTCATATTTGAGGTTAACAAATGTTTTAAACATGGAGTTGGCGACGGAGTATCAGTTATTCCTGGGGTTAAAAGAAAAGCATTTGCTGACGGTATAACTAAGAATGATCTAAAAAATGAACTGAAAAGTCTTCTTAAATATGTCATAGATAACAATATACCAGAACTTATATATGGATATTGGATGATCTTTTGGAATAATCCAGTATGGACCGAGGAATACCTAAACGAGATAAAGGAAGAAATGGAGGAGGAGGGAGAAGATTTGATCAGTGATCTTGTTTTAGATCCAACTCTCGAGGTTATATATTCACCACAGAGAATGTATATTATAGCTAATAATCTGAAAAATAAGCAGGATGCAGAAATTACCGATTCTGATACTTTAGATAAAATGTTAAATAAAGCTTTGGGTGATGAGAAATTTGAGCTTGCAGCTAAAATAAGAGATGTGATCAACCTACAGAAAGATCAGAATTAAAATAAAACTACAAATGAAACACATTAAGAGCATATATGAATACCTTGACGGGGGAGTATTTGGTGACACCTATGGATTAGGAAGTGGAAATGGAGTTATGAAGGTTAGTTATAAACCTTATAGCGATTTATCGGTTTCTGTTGGTCCGGATCCAAACGTTGATAGAACAGTAAAAGGCTCAGAGTTTCAACTTGGTGATGTAGTTGAATCACAACCGATTGATTCAAAGAAAAAGGTTATTGGTGTTATTGTTAGATGTTTTAGAAACCCGGACAATCAGCAATACAGATATTTTATCCAAGCGCAACTAAAGGGTAAAAAAAGCAAAAAAGTCATAGAAATAAAATCTGACTGCATAAAATTTGTAGACGGTGGAGATCATGGTAACATGGAAACCATATCTAAATCTAAGGCTAGTGAATTACCAGGATCTGTTTATAATTCTAAAAGTGTATATGGTTCTAGTGAATTAGGACAAGAAAACAACGTTTAGAAGAAACCAATCCAATCATTTATAGTACAAATAAGAAACCCTATAGATGATATTCGGACACAATCAAGCAAATATATCGTATCTTGGTATTCCCAAGAAATCAATAACAACAGATAAGAGGATATACTCATATGAGGATATCCTCGATCTTATTCTAGCACTGTGCATAATCAATTCTAAAATATCCTCCAGAATTGTTTGCTTAAATCTTGGTGAATTGGAGATGACAACCGAATTTATAAATAGCAATTTTATAGAGGAGGAAGATCCAATAATATCCGAAAAAATCAACGAGATAAATTCAATAATAAATAAAAGCTCCATGAGGGTTATATTTTTTATAGGTAAGGATTACTTTCTTGGAAGCCAATTGAATGAGGTTAGAGAAAAAACAATTAAACTTTTAAATAAGTTATCGGAAGTAATGGAAGTTATTGGTATGAATGGTCCTTCCATAGTTATAAGGATAGGATCAGCATATGGGAATAGAAAGAAAACGATGAAAGAATTCTGCACCGTTGTTAATAGGTTGAACCAATCAACGATAAAAAGATTAACTGTTATGAATGACGAAAAGCCAAGTCTTTTCTCTATAACAGATTTATTATCCGGTGTTTATTACGAAACTGGGATACCTCTATGTTTTAGAATATTACCACATCAGTTTAATGATGGAGGATTATCGATAAGGGAGGCCATGTTTCTTGCTGCTTCTACATGGAAGGTTAATACGAAGCCATTCTTTTTCCATTCCGAAGCATCTGATGTTGATGATAACGGAAAGGCTTTATCTCCAGATTGTTCCGAATCATTAACAATGAGGATACCTACTTTTGGATTAGATCTGGATGTTATAATAGATTCACCAAATAGAGAGTTGTGTTATCTGGGGTATTTAAAATCCCATAGAGGACTTCCACCAACTGTTATCAATAAAATTTCAAAGAAATAATTTTTTATTTTCGTGATAATTAATTATATTTGTAGAAAAATATAATTATGTTTAAATTAGAAACAATAGAGAATTACCTCTACTTTGATGTAGAAACTGTTTGCTCTGAGAAGAATCTTGTTACACTACAGAAAAAAAATCCAAGACTTGCTGAGCTTTGGAAAAAAAGAGCTACTTATTACAGAGGAGCTAATCCTGAGATATCCCATTGGAGTGATGATGATGTTTATTTAGCTAAAGCATCACTTGAACCCGAATTCTCCAGAATTGTTTGTGTTTCTTTTGGTTCTTTTAGTAACGGTGAGAAAGTTTTTAAATCTTTTTATGGTGTCGACGAGATCGATATACTTGAAAAAAGTAATAAGGTGTTCAATAATGCGATGGCAAAAAATTTCAAATTATGCGGACATAATATAAAAGGTTTCGATGTTCCTTGCCTTGGTAAGAGAATGGTTTATAATGGAATAAACCCATCGATGAATCTACAAGTCTGGGATAAAAAACCTTGGGAAATTCCATACATTGATACATCCGATGTTTTTGCATTCGGTAGTTGGACGCAACAAAAATATCTAAGTCTTGATCTTCTCTCGTGTTCTCTTGGTGTTAAATCTCCTAAAGAAAATATGGACGGGTCGAAAGTTAATGAATACTTTTGGAACAATCAAGCATATGAAGAAATAAAGGATTATTGTGAGATTGACGTCAGAACAGTGATGGATGTTCTTCAGAAAGTCTGCTTCTAAAAATAATCAAATACATTAAAGCTTTCCTTGGATATATAAAGGAAAGCTTTTTTTGTGGACAAAATATACAATTTTAATTTATTTATAGAAAATGATGGTAAAGAGATCTTCGAGAAGGAGGTTGGTGCTTTTTACCACGATGAACTAAACCCTATTTTTTGGAAAAAGAAAAGGGATAAGGAAGGTCGTATCGAATGGGTATTTGACCAAAGAGTTAGAAGGAAGCTTCTAAGAATAGCTAAAGACTTCTACGAAAAATTTCCCGAACTACTTAAGGGGAGAGTTATAAAGGATATCCAATTAACCGGATCTCTATCTAACTATAATTACACAAACTTCTCGGATCTTGATGTACATGTTCTTGTAAATCTGGAAGGTATAGATGACGAGAATCCTAAGATACTTAAAGCTGCTATAGATGGTATAAGATTTATATGGAATCTTAGACATAACATATCTATTAGAGGCTATGACACCGAGCTATATCTACAGAGCGAGGACGAACCTCATGATTCCAGTGGTTTATTTTCATTACTTAATAATGAATGGATAAAAACTCCCATTTTTAATCCCCCCGTTATAGATGAGATGGATGTTGATAAAAAATATGATTCAATTTCTTCCGAAATAGACAAATTACAAACAAAATTAAGGGATCTTTCGGATCTACCAAGTAATGCCAAGTCATTATATAAAAGATGTCTTAAACTTAAGGATAAGATCCAAAAAATGAGGAAAGAAAGTCTTTCCAGAGATGGCGAGATGTCTATAGGAAATTTAGTCTTCAAAAAGCTAAGAAATGAGGGATATATAGAAAAATTGATAGATACCATATCTAAATCATACGATAAAATTTACACAGAAAAATAATTTGAATTATGAATATAATTTTACCTAAATCGGGAAAATATAAAATCGGTGATGAATTTCCAATGATAAGCATACCTACGGATCTTTCCGAGCTTAATCCGGAAAAAAAGACATTTGACGATTTCCAGTGGTGGGCAGAGTCTAGCGAGTTTAAAAAATGGCTAGATAAAAATAAGAGATCATGGGTAGCTGATTCTGAGGAAATGACCAAATACGGGAGCACGTTAACCGATCTTATAAAGGAAAATAGTGGTTATTATAATTTTGGTAGCGATACTAACGAGTCTGATGTTCTATCATTCAATGAGTACGATGCAATTAACGAGTATGCTGACCCTGCAATATCTGACGAAGCTAAAATTGGTATAAAATTTCATTATGCATATAATAAACTAAAAGCCGATGGAAAATTAAATGATATCACATCAGTTGATTCTGATCTTCCAAACGGAATAGAAAAAGCTGTTTTTGTTAGTATGGACGATCCAGAAACAAAGACGAGCATAGACGAGACATTAAAAGCTTTTAAAATGGTAGGTCTTCCTGGATCAGCAGATTCCAAGGTAAAAATAGTTTCCATTAAGGAATCTCTTCCTGGTGGTCCTGTTGATCCTGATACAAACATGCAACAATTAATTGCAGACATGCTAAAAACAGCTGGAGAGTATGCAGCTATAGGTGCAGGTGTAGGTGTAACCTGGGCTATATTGAGAAGAGCTGGTTATTCGCTGGCTGGAGCATATGCTTTAAAGAAAATATCTGATCTTGCCCCAGCAGCTGGGGGAGCTCAGGTTGCAAGAACTGGTGGAGCTTTAGGAAAGGCCGGATCTTTTCTTAAGAAAGTAGGAGCTGGTGGAATAAGTAGAATCAAAGTTTTAGGAAGTGGATTGGTTGATCTTGCTAAATTTAAAAATATAAGAAATGCAGCTAAAGGTGCCTACCTTGGAACTAAGGCAGCAATAACTGGAAAAGCTGGAGTATATGCAATAAAGAGTCCAGCCTCTAAGGTTATAGCGAGAGGATTTAGTAGAGGAGCGACAAAAATTGCTGCTGTTGGTGGTGCTAAAGGAGCTGCTAGATGGATACCATTTGTTGGCGAGGTTCTACTTGCGATTGATGCGATTGGATCAACATTTAACTGGTTTAGTGACAACCAAGCCCCAAAATGGACAGAAATAGAGGACACAATTGCACCTGGTAAAGGCAACAAAGAATTTGATCCTGGAAAAATTGCTGATGGTACAGAAATTACCATATGTTGGAGACAACCAGCAGGAACAGGTCTTGGTATAGCTACCAGCTTCCTTTATAATAATGATACAAGAACAACTGCTCAGTTATTTAAGATTGGAAAATCTAACGATGGATCCTCCTCCATATTTATATTAACAGCAATTAACTCTAAAGAATATCAGAAAGCCTTATCAAATCATGCTGCAGTTCTGGTATCAATTAAGAATGGCCCTATAAATGCGCAGGAAGGTGTTCTTAATACGATAACAAGAGCTTTCGATAACGAAGATATGGACGTAGAGGTAGCTTATATGGACGAACCTGAAAAGATAGCATCAAGTTTTAATTTTATGGGAATATGTGACTGGACTACACTTATGGAGTATTATGATAATGCATCAGACCAGTATATAGTTTCCGATGGTGATGCTCCAGAGACCTATGAATACTATTACCAAACAACCCAGAATGATTACGTTAATGCTGCTGGTAAATTGCTTACTGATGAACAACTTGGATCTAAAAGTAGTGAAGATATACAAGAAATGTTTGCTAGTGGCAATAAAAAGGTGAACAATACAAAGCCTAAGAAGGAGGAGAAAAATAAGAAGGAAGACATAAAAGATCTCGATAAATTCAAAGAGAAAAAAGGTGCAACCGGATCTTCCAATGTTAATGACTCTGAAAACAATAGAGATCTTTGGTTAACCCCCATGGTTAATGAAACAAATAAGAAAGGATTAGTTATAAGAAAATTCGCTGAATTTGAGGATGTTCTTGAATATGTAAATTCTACCGGAAAATTACCAGAATATTCCCAATTGAACGAGAAGGAAGGTGAGGACACATTAATACTGACACCTGAGGAAGCATCAGGACCGGCTAAGGTTGCTGTTTATGTCATAACTGATATGGAATATGCAAATCCAGCGGATAGAAAATATGCAGCATCAGATACTGGATATAAGTATTTTATCATAGGTCCGGATGATTTTGATGCTAAGGAGGGATCAAGTATAGAAGTTGGGGTAAGTACAGTCGAAACTCTAATAGATCCTAGAAGAGGAGTTTATGAATACAAGGAGAAAGAGAAGGAGGAGGAGAAAGTAAAAACTGAACCTGAGGTAAATCCAGAACTGGATAAAAAGGATGACGAAGATGTAGATACTGGTAACGATGAGAATACACCAAATAAGGATGATTATTTCATTACCGCTGATCCTGATGATATCAGTATTAAAAACAGAAAGAATGCTACCGTCATAAGAGATAAAAACTTTAAGGGTGGTATAAATATTGTTGATGAGTTCCTTACAGATAAAGAGAAAGAGGTACTCGGAATACCTACTTGGAAAGCAGTAACTTTAGCTAAAACTTTTATGAATGGACAGGGTGAAGTGATAAAGGTTAAGCTTAAAAATAGGTATGCTCCGATGTTTAATACAGTAAAAACCTACGAAGTTCAGGACGGAGAAGCATTCCAAATTGCTAAAAAATTCGCTAAAGAAGTGGAGGATAGAATAAAATTTCAATAATTCGATAAAAAATCGAAAAAATACTGATATATCCGTTGATATATAAGTAACATAAAAATATGTATAAAATGCCAACAACTAAAAATTTAAACGAAGAATTGGTTTTCATTCTGGAGAGACAATCATCCGTTCTCGAATCTTCAAGGACAGACAACGATGATTATGTACTAGAAGGTACTGCTGCTGTTTTCGGAAAGGAAAACAACAACAATAGAATCTACGAAGAAGCTGAATATCTTCCCCACTTGAACTACCTTAATGAGAAAATAGCTCAAAGAAGATTAGTTGGTGAATTGGATCACCCTGAAAAATTTGATGTCTCTCTTAAGAACATTTCACACATAATTGAGAAACTCGATTATGATAAGGGAGGGAGAGAAATTAAAATTAAGGTTAGACTCTTAGATACACCTATGGGACAGATAGCTAAGAATCTTGTTGATGCTGGAGTACCCTTATCTATTTCTTCCAGAGCAGCTGGTTCCGTTGGTAACGATAAGAAAGTTCAAATTAAAAAAATATTCACATATGATCTAGTTGCTGATCCTGGATTTCAGGATGCACAACTAGAAAGAGTTTACGAAAGCGCTGGTTATCATTTTAGTGATTTCTTCGAAATGAGAAATAAAAGTGTTACTAACGATCTTCTTTGTGTAAATGAATCATTAGGTCTAAAAAATGATTCAGGTGTGAAGATATATAAAGTTGAAAATAACGAAGAATTTAATAATCTCGTATCAAAATCAGATAAAAATAAGACGATCCTCATGGAGAATAATGAATTTGTGACTGCAGAAGAATTAAACCAATATTCTGTTTTCTTGAAAAAAGAAATGGAAGCAATGAATTCTAAAATTGCAGAAATTAAAGAACAAAAGCAAGTATTAACAGAATCTAGCTTTGAAGATAAAAATTCAAACCTTGAAGAAAGAGTTGCTAAGTTAGAAAAATATTCTGAGTATTTAGCTGAGAATTTGGATAACGCTATTAAATATGGTGAATATCTTGCTGAAAACTTAGATGAAAGTATAAGCTATAGTAAATATCTTGCTGAAAACTTAGATAAGAATATTTCTTACTCTAAATATTTAGCTGAAAATGTTGATAAATCGATCTCTTATACTGAGTATGTTGCTGAATCAACAGATAAAGGTATAGAGTATACTAAATATCTTGCTGAGAAATTGGATCAGAATATTCAATACTCTGAGTATTTAGCGGAAAACTTAGATAAAGGTATTTCTTATTCTGAGTATCTTGGTGAAAACTTAGATAAAGGTATAGCTTACTCTGAGTACTTAGCAGAAAAATTAAACGACGGTATCGAGTATTCTGAATACCTTGCGGAGAATCTTAATAAAAACATTCAATATTCCGATTACTTAGCTGAAAATGTTAATAAAGGTTTAGATTATTCTGATTACCTAGCAGAAAAATTAAAAAAATCAATCTCTTATAGTGAGTATATAGCTGAAACAGTTAATACTGGTAAATACAAAGCTACAGATTCATTAAGAGAAAGCGTAGATCTTTCAGCTTCAGCTGGATTAAACGAATCCGGATTCGCTGGAGATTATACGGATCTTACAACAAAAATAGATAGTTTGATAGAATCAGTTAAAACACAAAAAACTGAATCAAATATAAACGAAGCTTCCAGATCGATGGGGCAACCAGCCAACACACAAAAGGCAGATGAAGTTCTTAACGAAGGTGAGAACAAAAACAAAACAGGTCTTTATTTTATTGATACAATGCCTGAAGAATACACACAAGTTTGGGAATCACTTACTGAAGGACACAAGCAATCAATTATTGCTCAGAGTAGCTTCTATAGATTAGATACACCTTACCAAGTGAAAAACTTCTGGTCAACACGTCAACTAGGAACTGCTAATGTTGGAGTTCAAAAATTAGATGAGAGCGAAAATATCGCAATGCCTAATACACAAGCAAATGGTTATTCTAATGAATATATGAATGCTATTGCTTCTGCATTGGAGAAAAAATTTCAAACAAGATAAAAAAAATTAAATAAATCATGAAATTGATTAACGAACAAGAAATCTACGATACATGGTCACCGCTTATCGAGAGCAAAGCTGGTATCACAGATGAAGGAAAAAAAGGGTGGTTAACTAAATATTGCCACTATCACTCATTAAACGAGTCTGCTGGAGCTTATAACTCTTTAGGTGTTGTTAATGGTATGGGTAGCGTTGCTCCCCCAGCTTATCCAGGAATGGCTTCATTCCAAGGTGGTAATGCTAATGCAGGTTTCTATAACACTGGTAACCAAGGATCTGGAGATAAATTCCCATCTTTATTACCTTTAGCAATTCAAGTTGCTGCAAAAACAATCGGTTTTGATATCGTTCCTGTTATTCCTATGTCAGGTCCAACTGGTATCTTATCATACTTAGACTATGTATACGCTGGTGGTAAAATTGGTGCTGCTGCTGCGGGTACGGCTGCTGAACAATTAGCTACTGCCCCTACAATGATCAAATTCCCAGTTTATACTGGATCAGGTGCTACTGGTGCTACTGGTGCTACTGCAGCTTCATTCCCAACTGTTGGTGCTACTGGTAACATCGGTACATTACAATTAACATTTGTTGGTCTTTCTAGAATTGACGGTTTCCCAATATTTGAAGTAATGGGTATGGCTGCTGGATCTAACGTTGCTTCTTATATCAATGGTACTCCAACTGCACTTACTAACTTCGGTATTGCTGGTCCTGCATTATCAACTGGAGCTTCTTATTCTCCAAATGGATTTGCTGCTCAATTAGTTAAAGCTTTAGAAGATCACATCCAAGGTTTCTCTGGTGCTGGTTTTAACAACACTAATGACTGGCAAGGTCCTTACGTAGATGGTACTAAAAATTATGATCCTATGTTAAGAGGAGTTGGTGAGTCTACTTACTTTAACTCAATGGGTCTTTCGACTTTCACTAAATTTGTTGAAGCTGAGACATTCCAAGTAGCTGCTTCTGTTACAACAGAGCAAATACAAGACCTTAACAAACAATTCGGTATCGACGTTATTTCAATGATCGAGAACGCATTGGTTAATGAGGTATCTCAATCTATTAACAAACACATCTTATCAAGAGCGTTTGCATTAGGTTGGTCTAACCACGTTCAATTCAACAATGTTGAACAACAAAACTTAAACTTAAACCTTGTTTTAGGTAGTACAAATGCTGGTAATACTGCTGCATACGTAAATAAATCTAATACTGGTGTTGTTATGCCAATTCCTAATGGTCCTGCATCAGGTGGATATGAGAACTTATCAACTCTTCAAAGAAGATTATTCTCTAGAATCCTTGCAGCTGCAAACGTAGTAGCTAACAGAGGTAGAAGAGGTCCTGCTAACTTCGTTGTTACTAACGCTGCAGTAGCAAGTGCACTTCAAGATATCTCTCAGTTCACTTTCGCACCATTCTCTAACACATTAACTCAAAACAACGGTACTTTATACCCTGTAGGTTCTCTTGCTGGTATGACAGTATATGTAGATCAGAACATGAACTACAATGATACGAGAGTGTTAATCGGAAGAAAAGGTGGTGATGACGAACCAGGATTAAAATTCATGCCTTACATGATGGCGGAGTCTATTCAGACAATCTCTGAAGGTACTATGTCACCTAAGATCGCAGTTAAATCTAGATATGCTTTAGTAGAAGCTGGTTTCTTACCTGAAACTATGTATTTAACATTCTATGTTAACATACCTGCTGGTGGTTTAGCATAATCTTTAGATTAACAAATATACCAAAAGTCCCAGATATCTGGGACTTTTTTTTATGGTCTAAGCTTAAATAAAAAAATCTATGTTGGGATATATAGATAATAAAAATAAATCAATCTATGAAAATTATTCCATCTTTTGAGGATTTTGAAGAATATGAGGGCCTTATAGAAAATCTTGACCCTGCTCTACTCAAGGAACTAAGATCTATCGAAATACCTGAAAATGTTACACAAGTAAATGAGGGAAGAATATCCAATTTTTTAACCAATAAATTATCAAGATTTTTGCTTGGTTCTTTTTCTGGTGTGGGTATGATAGACGAGGCAATTAAAACCATACTTGCACTTGAACTCGACCTTATTAAAAAAGGTAGTGATTTCAAGAAGGAATTAGCTAAATTTGATGAACAGATAGATCAATTAGCTAAGGAAGGAAACAAGGATAAGATTGGTGCAGTATCTAAGGAAAGGGAAGCTAAAACCAACGAATTTGATACATACGAAAAAGCTCAAAATCTTAAGCTTAAAAAGGCAAAGGATCTTGTTAAGCAAATAGTTAATGGCAATTCAAGAAGAAAGGAATATCTTGATTCTTGTTATGCTGAGAATGAGATAGAAATGGCTGAGCTCGAATATAAATTAGCTAAGGAAAGATCCGAGGATCAAACAGCACTAAGAGCTTATGAAGAAAGAGTGGCTAAAGCTAAAGAAGAAGCTGAGGCTAAAGCCAAGGAGATAGAGAATCAGATGAAAGAGGAGGGTGAAAAGGAACCTAGAGAACCTAAAGCTGATATTTCTATGGATGTGGAGAGGGAGAAAAAGATTATATCCAGAAGAAAAGGCGGGGATATCATCAAAAGGAAGAATGAATTGGAAAAAGAAATAGCTGATATTAAATCCGATATGGAGAGAAAATTAAATCAGATTTTAAATAAAATAAAAAAATCATCAAAACCTCTAACTGAAAGATATCTGGAAAATTCCAAGCTTGATCTAATAGAGATGGCAACATCTTTAGATTACAAGAAAGAACTATTGCTGACTTTTAGAAATCTTGGTAAAAATGCAGAGGAGATTGAGAAATCGTTGGATAATAATAAAGATTTCAAGGAAGCTATTGATAAAATAAACAAAGGTGCAGGAAATGCTAAACAGATAAAAGGTGAGATATTAAAGGCCTTTAGAGATGCATTTTCTACCGTTGGTATCGGTAAATCTGGAGTTCTAACTACTGGAATTATAGATAAGCTTAAAGAAAAATTAAATAAATAACCATGACTTTAAAATTTAAAGAGTGGGATCATATTAATGAGGCTAGTATAATAGACAAAGTAAAAAACTGGTTTAGTAGCAAATTTGGTGGTCCTATAGGTAAAATCGACGATATCGTAGAGGAATATAGATCTGCTGAAAGTGATTATGTTGATGAATGGGAGAAACTACAAAGTGAGCTAGATAAATTGGATCTTGAAAAAGGTCAAACAAAAAGTGATCCTGCTGAGCTTAAAAGAATCGAAAAATTCATAGATAAAAATACACATGCAATCGAAGCTGGTGAGAAGGCACATGCAAAGAGAATAGATATGCTTATGAGTAAGGTAAAGCAGGAAATTAATGGCGATACTAAACTTAAGAAATATTGGGAATTCAATAAAACAAAGGTTGATGCAGAGGTTGCTGAAGATATGTACAAGAGAGCAAAGAATCTGGCTGATGCAACTTTAGGTAAATCCCTTTATAATAAATACAAAGCGACCGTTATAAAGGCTAAGGAAAAAGATTCTGAATTCAGAAAGCTTTATGGTGATCTAATAGGTGGTACAGGTAGAACCGGTGAAAATGAGCCAAACTCTAGGGTTCCTGGTGGAGGATCAACAGGTTTGAGTGATTCACAGATGGAACATTTCATAAACATGCAAATAACAGAATTTGCTAAGGAAGTTAGAACTATGGAAAGGGGAGATATCAGAGAACTTGTTTCCTTTCTGATAAGAAAAAGAAATGATCTCTATGTTCAGATGGATACGGAAAGAGATGCTCTTAATGAATTAATATCTAAAAAACAGGGTGCTGGAGCTACAAAAGAAAGTGCAGCAACCAAACTTAAAGAAATCCGTGATAAGTACATGGATAAAATCAGGGATTTGAGAGGAAAAATAACGATTGTTAGAAGATGATAACATTTAATTCTTTTAGATTGCTTGAGGCCGAGTCTGAAGCAACTAAGGTTCAGCAACTTAGATTACAATTATCTCAAAATTTTGATGAAATAACGGAAGCTAAGTCACTTAAGAAAGAAGGAGATGCTGCTTCGGAATCAGCAAGTCTTGATAAACAAGCTGCCGTTTACATCCAGATTTCAAACACAATGAAAGCTCTTTCTGCCGAAATTAAGAAACAACAAACAACAGTAGCACCGCCTACTACAACATAAAATATAAGATATGAATCAATATTTAAGAAATAATCCAGTAGCTAGAGCAATATTCGAAAGCGATAGAACCGGGAGACTATTTGAAAATGAAGCAGTTGATGGCGTTTTAAGAACAATTTCTGATGCCTGCCTTGACATATATCAGAAAATTGTTTTTGATATGGCTCCAAACAGGGAAAGAAATCCGAAGGGAACAAGAACTAAACTTTCTCCTCTTATCGATGCTAATGATATTGAGAGCGTTGTTGCGGTTCTTAGAAATGATTCAGCGGAGGCTGGGATTAAGACACCTTCCTATGCTGATAGTAAAAATCTATATCTTCAGGCTCTTGAGAAATATACAGAGGCTCTAATAAGTGCATGTAAAATAAATAAAGCCAATGAAAAATTTATACTTGATTACATAAAGGCGGGAGCTCAGGTTAAACAAAGAACAACCGAATATTTAGCAAAATCTGCTAAGGAGGAAAATGATGCAAAAATAAATGATTCTGAATCATTCTATTTTAACGGCGAGCTTACAGCACTTTATGAGAGCGGTATATTTACTGGTTATAAAGGTAGAGTCGAGGATCTTAGAAAGATATTGGCTAATCTTATATTATCATCTAAGGATAAGACATCAAAGAATGGATACGGAAGGGACTGGCAAACGACTTTTATTGATCTTGACGAAAAAAGAAAAACCCTGGATACATCAAAGGGTGCATTCGGAGAGAAGGACAAAAAAGCACTTGATGAATTAGAAAAACAAGTAGATAAATATAGACTTGAATTTATAAAAGCTTCCAATGCTGCAATCGATAAATCTTTAACCGCAGTAGCAAATGACGAGGAACTTAATGGAGCTTATGGTGACGTTAACACACTTTGTGATGAAGCTAAATTGTTAAAAACAAGAGCAGATTCCCAATATGCTACTGCTTTAACAGTTATAAAAGACGAACATAAGGAGAAGGAAGAAGTTTTTAATAAAACGTTATTTCCTATAACGAGAGGTAATACTGACGCTGATGACAAATTCAAGGATAGCGGTTTAATATTTGCTATACAGAAGGCATTATGTGATGGTATACCAGCAGCTGGAAAATTGATAAAGTCCAAAGGTGGTCCTAATGGCAAATATGGTCCTGCTACAAAATCAGTTATTTCAACTATCCAAAAAATGGAGGGAAATAAGAACGTTAATGGTGAAATAGATCAGGCATTACTTTCAGATATACTTTCATCCGATTGGGTTTCTGATGAGAATAAAAAAGCAATACATAAAGCACTTGATATTGCTAAAGTTAAAATGAATGAGGGTCTATCTACAGTCTTTTCTTTTAGTGATTTTGCAAACTCCAATAAAATTAACGAAAAAAAGATTGTAATTAACAATGATGATTTCGAGAAGGAATTGGATGTCCAATATAAGGAAACTGTTTCTAGTGAGCCTCTTGCCACAGACAAAGGTAAATCACCAAAAGAAGGTGAGGAAAATGATGAGGTAGAAGCAGGTAAAGCTTCGGGCGATGTAAATAAACTTGCTGAAAAACTTAGAAGTGTATATAATATAAAAGTAGAGGGAAGTCATTTTACTAGAGATAATGGATCTCTTAAGCCATCGTATGATGCAAAATTTATAAAAGCGTGGTTGAAAGCTTTGGAAGGAGTGGAAGCTTCGCCTAAGGAATTCACTTACTTCTTTAATGAAGGAGGACTATATAAGATTAATAGCAAAGATACTTCACTAAAATCACCATCGAACTGGTCCAAATTTGAGAAGGTTGATGAGAAGGATGATGTGACTCTATTTATAAAAAATAACATAAATCAGTTTGCTACCCTTGGTTTTATAAACCATAAAAAAAGATATGATGCTCTGGATAAATTTATAGGATCCATATCAAAGGAAGATACATTTAAAAACATAGCATCCAGGATGAAATCGATACTAGTAAATAAGGAGGTTCCTTTTATATCTATGGATGATATGAAGGGTGATGTAAAAAGAGCATTTGATATTGCTCTAGACGTGGACTCTAGCGACCCGGATATGGGAACTTATGAATTTACCTTATTGAATAGTCTTCTAGTTGGTATATCAAATTGCGTAACCTATGACGTGGATGGAAAAAAATTCATTCCGTGTATTAAATGGGTTGCTGATAATGTTTTAACCGAGGATGTTTGTCAGAGAATAGCTGACGATAGACTTATTAAGGATCAAGCAAGGGACGGTGTTCTATTAACTTTTAGCGGTGATACCTTGATTGCTCCTAAGAGAAGTGAGATAGATTCAATACTCCTTAAGAAAAATGAGGACGGATTTAAGTCAGCAAGGGATTTAGCATCTTTTAATTCAATTATTAAGTATAAACCTAATACTGGTATGAAGACAGGAAAGGGTATAGTTATACTAAATCTTAGAAGAATCACAAAAACAATCTATCCGGCAGTTTCAACCTTTTGCAAAAGAGTAAATACTACCGAGTTTAAGAATTTCCCACAGGTGTATCCAAACAAATGTATAGAGGTAAAATAATACACAGTTAAATAAATTAATCAAGGAGGATCTTAAAAATCCTCCTTTTTTTTGTGTAATTTTACAGGGTCGAAATCAAATTAATTTTTACCTCTATAATATTTATGATATACGTATTTGAAGGACCTAGAAATTCTGGAAAGAGTTATCTTTCCAAAGCAATGGAGACAAATCTAATTATACCAAGATTTCAATTTGATTTTGGTAGTTACTTTAATATGTTAGAATTGTCGAGTAAGGATAACAGGGAAGCCCACTCATTTTCTATGGGTAAAGAACTTATGATAATGCAAATAGCAAGGGATCTTAAAAGATCTCTTCCTGACTATATACACGATAGAGGAATATTGACAGTTTTAGCTTGGGGTTTATCGGAGAATAGAATAACTGAGGATGATGTTATAAAACAAATTGAATACATTAAGAAACATGATCTTATGTCAGAAATCACCGTTATTTACATAAAGGGTGATAATCCGGATAAATCGGACAGAAACAAGGATCAGTGGGATTATGCAGAATTTGACGATAAAGAGAGATCCGCTTTTAATTTTGTTATTTTTAAATTCGTGGAACTTGGATTCCAAAACATAAAGATATTTGAGAATAAATTCGATGATGATAGTGTCGAGAGATTAAAAATTTACATAAACGATTAAATAGAAATATATGTGCGGTATAATATTAACTACTGGGGCTAAGACAAATCCCGAAATATTAGATTCTATAAAGCATAGAGGTATAGAGAGTCATACCGAGACCTTCGGTAATGTGACGTTATGTCATCATAGACTACCAATTCAAACTTTGGATGGTGATGATTGGGGTCAGCCGATTAATGTCTCTAAGGATATCTATATGATGTTTAACGGTGAGATATTTAATTATGATCGGAATCTATTTTCTTCCGATACAGAATATCTTTGTAATTTGTTTTCTAAACTCGGTGGGACTTACCTTGAATTCTTTTCCGCAATGTACATTCCGCATATTTGCACATGGGATGGATTCTGGTCAATAGTTTTATACAGCACAGTAACTGGACAAGTTATAGCATTTACTGATCCTCTCGGAAAGAAATGTCTATATAAAAATGAGCTTGGTGAGGTTTGCTCAGAGATTAAGGGCCTATATACAAATAACTCCAGAATAGATGAAAAATTCATAAGTACTGTTAGAAAATTTGGTTATAATACCGATAATAGGACTTCTTACACAAACATAAAAAGATTGTTGCCAAATACAATATATTCCTGGAATATGGAATCCCCTATGTTTGAGCAGACTTATAACGAATACTATAGAATCTGGGATACCCCTATACCTGAACTTGTTGGTGAGGATTACGAAACGCATAAGGATTGGCTATGGGACAAGATGTTCGAAAGTGTTAATAATAGACTTGTTTCTAGAAACTATCCAATATCAATATTGGTCTCTGGTGGTCTTGATTCCGCAATAATAGCAGCAATTCTTAAGGAAACTGGTGCTGATGTCAAATGGTTCAGCATAGAGAATGGAGAAACCCCCTTTGTTAATGATTTAGAAGCTCATTTAGGCACTTCTACAAATTTTCTAGAATATGATATGGATCCGGAAAAAAATGCTCTTATATACGCTCAATGGAACGAATCACCAATAGATCTTGGCTCTGTGATTCCACAATATCATTTATTTGAATCCATTAGAAAAAATACAGATTATAGAATAGTTATCAGTGGGGATGGATCTGACGAGCTATTCGGAGGGTACTCTCGCATACACGAGTACGATTCACAGAAATCTGATATATTCCAGGAACTTAGTTTCTATCACCTTCCTAGATTAGATAAAATGTCAATGGCACATACCCTTGAATTAAGATCACCCTTTTTGAATAATGATATAGTTCGATTTGCTATGCATCTTCCATTGGAATGGAGAACCGACAAAAAAATACTTAAGGACACCTTCGGTCCTATGCTTCCTGATTCTGTTGTTAATAGAAGGAAAGAAGCATTGAAAAATCCAGAGATAAAGGAGGATAAATTGGCTTATAGACAAAAAGCTGTTGATTTATTTCTATCTAAATCATAGTCTTTATTAATCTGAATCTTCTTGGATATATACATAAATAAAAATCTAAGAATGACAAGAATAGTTAAAGATTTTGATTCTTTCTCTAATGAGGAACAAATTCATGAAGACTTTGATGTAATGGGATTACTAGGTAAAACCATTGGATATTTAGGTGATGGTTTTATTGATACGATAAAACAAAAATTCGTCGCTATGCTTATGGAAAAGCTAGGGATAAGAGAAAAATCTATTGCTTCTGAGTTTTTACAACAGGTAGTTTCTAGTATAGATATGAAAGAATGGCCAGGTATACTTAGTGGTGATAATAGAAATATGAAATTCTTCATCCCTAAAATTGCAGAAGCCATACAATTCACATTAGAAAGAAAGGGATTTGAGGGAATTACCGATTCTATTGGTCTTGAACCCAATGGATTGATAGTAAGAACGATAGTAAATACTATACAAGATAAGGCAACAGGAAAAGAAAGGATCGAAAAGTTCCTTTTTGATCTTTTTGGTGAGGAAAACGTTGGGGGTAATCTGATTTCATCACTGGATAAGAAAGACAAACAACAATTTAGTGATGCTCTTTCTAAGGTAGCCGGTAAAAGAACAGATTATAAACCACAGGATGGTGGAGGATCAGACGGTGGAGAATCTTTCGTTGGTAATATATTAGGCGGATTGTTAGGCGGTAATAACTCGGTAGCATCAGTAGCATAAAATAAAATATAGGAAATGAATCAGAAAGACGTAAGCAAAAGGGATATATTGGACTTTGATAAATTTTTAACAAAAGTTCATGATGACAAATATAAACCATTTGCACCAGCAAACCAAACGAATGGTAATGATGCTAATGGATTATCAAAAATAAAAAGAGAACCCAGATATGATTTCGTTGGGTATGCAGATGCAGTGTTTGGGAACCAATCTAAAATAGATGTACCTGGATATAGAGTTGATGTTGATGGAAAATCAGGAATGGCTGATGCTGGATCATTTGGTACTGCTTTTAATACAAGCGAATCTGAAAATAATGATAGCTTCATTAAGAAATTATCAGATTTCTAAAATCATATACAATAAAAAAAAGAGAGCATTTGCTCTCTTTTTTTATGTGATGGTTTCTATGAATTTTTCTTTGGCTAATTTGTAAATGTCAGAATTTTCGTCGAAATCCTCGTAGATCTCTATAACGAAAAGTTCGGGAGATACGTTTTTTTCTATTGAAAATTCATCAAGAATTTCATGGTATATAAATTCATAATTCATAGAATATCTAGAATTTCTAAGAATTATTTTTTTCAATACACATATTTGTTTATTACCATTCTCCGTTTTTAGAGTAACTGATCCTTGCCAATAGTATGGTATAATTTTATCAGTCACCATATTTCTGATTATCAATATACCAGAATTCGCTGGTTCCTCTTTTTCAGAATTAAATTTGGATTGTACCTTGAATATCTTTATCTTAGATTCCTCTTCCTTCAGCATATCAAGAAATATCTCCGAATATTCGTATAGTGTTTCTAGCGAGGATTCTATTATGGCTATTATTATATCCCTCTTGGATTTTTCTAACTTGTTGAAGTCAAAGTTTTTTATATACTCCTTTTCGTCATCGTTTAATTGAGAGATTATTCCAGCTCCTATTGAACTATTTTTTTTAAACTCGTTGAGCGACTTGACTATTTTTGAAACAGACCTTAATATGGGATAGCAATTTTTTGAATTTATGTTTCTACTTATCGATTTCAAGTAATCTAAGAGAACGTATTCTTTGTGCTCTGTGTCTATTGGTTCCTTTATAAACCAAATGGTGCTTAAATTTTTCATCTTTAACTTTTAAAAGTTTGATCTCCTTATATATTTACGTTCTAATTTTTTCTAAATGGATATATACTTTAAAAGAATTCCATAAATGAAAAGAATCAACGAGGGAAGAATTTACGATTATTCCGCTTTTAATGATAGCAAGAAGCCAGCTAATACAAATGACTACACTTTTGGTATCGAATTGGGATACACTGATATAGATATAGTAAATAGACCTGAGGAATATGATGATATTTCCGATGCTAAAATTTTTATAGATTATTCTGTTAATCTGGTTATAAAAAAATCAGGAATTGATAGCATGGATATAACCGTTAATTCAATGGAACTTGATTTCGAGGTTGATGATTATCCTAACGAATCTAAAGAATTTGACATGGATCTAATCCCAGGTAGGACTATAGATTATAACCAAATATTGATTGAAAAGGGGGAGGTACTTATACCTACTTACCCTAAATCTATTTCTATTGATATGAGTAAATCAACGGAAGCTAGAAATTTCAAAATAACTGTGGTCTTCGGATCCTAACTAAAAGTATGAGATTTTTAAAATTTAAAGATTTTATCCTAAATGAGGGTACTTCCCAAATCTACGAGGAAATTCCAGGTGTAAATTCGATATCCGATGATGGGTATGAATTAGAGGCTGAAAGATTTGATGATGGTAACATGGATCCACCTTTCGGAAAAATTTTACTTACAAAGGATTCCCCAAAAAATGTTAGATTATCGTTTCATAACTATATGGGTAAAAAAATGAAGGATCTGTGGATACCCAAGGAACACTGCGAAATAAAGAATACCAGTGATGAATCATGCAAGATTACGATATCCGGTGAAAGTAATTGGTTGAACACAGAGGAAAATAGGGCAAAGCTTGAGGATTTTATAGAGGATCTATACAATAGCAAGATGAGAGACAAACTATATTCCGGTGACATTGTCGACACCATAAGGAATGATATCTATCATATAATGGATATAATAGGGATACCGTGTGAGATATCGGATGTTAAGAAGATGACAGGTGATAATGAATATGAGGTTCTACTTGATAATGGTATTTCTATAGATGTGAATAAAAAATCATCTAAACAGCTTCTTGGTAATTTCAAGATGTACAGAAATAATGGTGAAACCTCGCCTTCAGTGGAGATAAAAAGCAAAGATGGTAAACATAATTTCTATTTTTATAATGAAGATCTACCAAACCTTGAGGATGAATCTGATCTGAGTGACGTTAAAAAAAATCATAGATTATATTTCCTTCTTAAGAAATCATTAGGTGTTGATGATTCTGAGGACAGACAGAATTTCTATGATCACTTTGAGAAAAGATCTTCTGCTTTTAAAAATGAGAATGGCGAAAACTTAAGTCCAGAAATTAAAAAATCTAGAATTGAGGACGGAAAGAAACTGAAGGATCTTAGAAATATTGCAAACACTTTTACTACTGAAGACAAAATAATAAAAATATTTCCAAAAAACTTAGTAAATTAGTCATAAATAACGAAACAAAACTCCATTATATAATCTACAATGTTTATGTAATGGAGTTCTTGTATGGATAAGACTCGAAAAGGAAAAAGAAAATACAAATGGTAAACTTCAATATTACAAATCTTTTTTCGTCAAAAAATAAAAAACCGAAAAGAATGAATTTAGCTGAAATTAAAAGCATCGATGAATTAAAATCTATGTATAGCAACATGGAGTTTCAATGGATTAAAGGTGATGACGTTGGATCTATTGAAAATTATAAAAACGTCTCGTTATCAGGTAGCGACTTTTTTGTTGAATTCGCTAGTGGTAAAAGAATGAATATTAATATTATTGATGAATTTCTTATGTACTATCCAGCTCCGCCTAAACAGGATCTAGGTATAAGGGCTGAATTTATCGAGGTATCAAAGCCATCTAGTGTAACCTCTATCATTTATAGTGACCCTACAGTTAAAAATGGTGAAGATGAATCACCGATATATAAACTGTTAAAAAAACAAAAGAAGAATGCTGTTGAAGTTGGTATAAAAATTAAACTCAATCTACCTTCGAAGGAGTTGTATGAGGTTTTATCGACTTCTTTTGATGACGCGGAGAAGGAGATAATAGATTTTGTATTATGTGGAGTTGATATAGATGATATAAAGGCATCTCTCTCTGAATCTATAAGAAAAACGTACTACCTTTCGGATAAGAAAGAAACTGTAAAATCTCCTAGATCCCAGTCAAATAAAAAAGAAAATAATGAATAAAGAAAAAATATTACTAGAAACTCCAAAATTCGACGTTGTCGAGAGGGAAGAAAAACCAGGTATTGTATCGAGGGTTGAAACCGTTATGATATTACCTTTCATAAGTGATGATCAGGGACTTCCTTTGATGATCGGTGTTCTCAAGGAGAAAAATCTTTTTAGAGATGGTGGAAATGCACAAAGCTTAATAACGGGTACCTGTGACGAGGAGGATCCTGATTATTTAGCAACAGCTAAAAGAGAATTATTGGAGGAGTCAGGCTACGATATACAGGATAGCAAAAAATGGTATTTCTTAGGTACAGTTTCTGGTAATAAATTTGTGGATAAGGAGTATCCAGCATTTGCAGTTGATGTTACTGGGATTGAGAAAGGGAAGGCTGAGGGGGATGGATCCGAACAAGAAAAAAATGCAGTATTTCATTTCATACCAGCCAACGATGTAGTTAAGGCCAAGGATATATTTATTCCTGGATTATTTTTAAAATTGTTCAAGTTTGTAGTTGGTATGGATTTATATAACCGAGAAGATTCCGTTTTCGGCGAGGAGAGTGGATTCAAAGACGTTGAAATTTAATTATTTATTCCATGAGTAACAGAAGACAAAGAAGACAGATTTTAAAATCTATGGGTCTATTAAATATATCTAAAAAAGATCCTTTTGACAATAAAGCAAAAATAGAGGAGGGAAAAAATAAACATAGAATTCATTTGCAAAAGGTTAAGAATGACCAATTAAAAAAAGAAAATGTGGAAGATTCTGGTGATAATTTCTTTATGTACAGACAACAGGATTCTGAATATTTCTCATTCCAATCCATGCTGATCAACAAAGATTGGGATACCATAGAATCAAAAGATAATAATGCAGGAAATTAAAGTAAATTTTTATTTATCCAAATATTCTCCGAAGGAAGCCAAAAAAAGATCTACCATCGGTTCTGATTTCTATGTTGTGGATATATCCAAAATAATAAGGGATCTTGGCTATGAACTTGATAATTTAACTAGAGAATCCGAATTTGTAATAAACTACACTATTCGAAAGAAAATACTACAAGGAATATATAGTACAAAGTGTGATGGTATACTTGTGTGCTATAAGAATATAAATCAGGATTTCATAGAGAATCTTGAAAATCTATTAGACGAACACCACGAAGAAATACAGTATGCTATTCACGATCTTTAAAAAAGATTAGTGACATATGATAAATTCTATAATAAATACTGGAACTAGCGCTCCTGCCCTTGAGGAATTAAGAGGTAAGGGAGTAGTAAATGACCTAGTACAGAGATGGAGTAATATAGGTTCGGGTAACGTCTTCAAAGGTCCAACCGCGAGAACTCTTTTTTATGAAGCTGGTAAAAGAAGACCTGGTAAATATGGTCAGTTTTTATTCTACTCTCTAGGTAATCATGAAAATAATTTTATAGATGCCTATTACAGATCTGAAAATAGGGAATATAACAGATCAATATCATCAAGAAAATCTAAAAATCCATCGGCTGGACATCTAGTTAGAGAAACCTTTGCTCTTGAGGCTATATCTGCTAACTGTGACAGCATATTAAATGGATTCACTTCTAACTTCGAGAAAAGTATAATAGGTGGACTTGCAGCACCATATTACTGGAAAGATTTTCTTTTCTGTAAATATTATGCAACCATACCAAACAATTATATGATAACTCTGAGGAGATTTCCTACTCCCACGCTTGACAATCTTTCCGTGCCGGGAGCGATTAAAAGTAGTGGTTCGTTCAATGTCGAGGGTGCGGGAAGACCGGTCGCTCAAGCCGTGACCTGGTTTGGTGGTAATACCGGTAACAAACTTAATGACATCTTATCATTTAGTGCTGGTATAAAATGGAACACCAAGGAACAGGAGTCTGTCTTGAATCAGCAATCTATGACTCAGGGTTTTATCCAGGACGCATCAAATATATTTGGTGATGTTTTCAGTGGACTTGGTGATACTGATGCAATTAAGAATACTAAAGCAATACTAGAGGCTGTAGCAATAGCATCGGATCCAAATAATACGAGCATAGAAAATACAAAATACATGAAATTCAGGGACATGATGAAGGATCCAAGTATGAAAGGCGCTGGTCTTTTCAGTGAATATATCTGGACCTCTGTTGATGTTGTTAACACTACTCACATTAGAGGTGTGGGATTGCCGTTCACCTGGGGTAATGCTGGTTCTATATCAGTAACGTTTGAGTACGATCTAACATCGGTTGGTGAGGTAAATACTAAAGCTTCGATGCTTGATATAATGGGTAATTTATTAAGTATAGGCACAAATTATGGATCCTTTCTAACTCCAGATTTTAGATATAATGCAAACTTTCCAGCTTTTGGTTTTCCTGGTGGTAATAGAGGTTATGAAATGTTTTTCAAAGAACCTCTTAAATTTTTAACAGAATTTGGTACAAAATTAGCTAATCCAGCTGAGAGTTCAAAATCAGCAGCTTCTGATATGAATAGGGGTAGTTTTGATACGGGCGATACCGATAAACTCAGAAATTCTATGGAAATGTTAACTAAAAGTGGAGCTAGTCCATCAGCCATAGTTGATTCTTTAAAAAAAGAATTTGGTGATGCTGCTGATAGATTACTACAATTAACTTTAACTCCTACATTATTTGAGAACTATCAGTTTCCTGCGAGTCTTCTAACGGGAGCACCAATAGGAGAATGGCATCTTGTTGTCGGTAATCCATGCAATCCCATAGCAATGATAGGGAATCTTATATGCGAGGGTGTTAAAATAGATTTTGGTGAAGCATTAGGACCTGATGATTTTCCGACCTCGATCAAGGCTGTTTTCACATTAAAACACGGAAGAGATAGAGAAAGAGGGGAGATAGAAAGCATCTTCAATAGAGGTGATGGTAGATTGTATCAATCTTCTATGCCGACAACATCCAATGCTCAATCCTATGATGCGATTGCAACAGTCGATGGTAAGAATCTTAAAAATGCTGTTAATTCATATTTTAACCAGGAGTCGTATGGAACTTCTGCAAATAACCAGGCATCCCCTGGTGGATAAAAATAAATAATTTAAAATGTCTAGTTTTCTTATAGATACATTATCGAGAAATAAAACGATATTCAATCCAAACCCATCTGAAAATTCTAATGGATTTGGAATATGGAATCTTACCCAATCTTCTGTTAATTACGCAAGCGGGATGAGTCTTGATGATTTCTTTGTTGTTACTGAATATTATCAGATGAGACCTGATATTATTGCTGCTATAAAATATGGCGATCAGGGAATGGTTGGATCTCTCTTAAAGTTTAATAGGATAAGTAATCCATTTTCTATAATGGAAGGAAATGTTCTTTTAATACCAAATTCTAGATCGATCGAAGATTCTTTTTCCACCAGAAAAAAATTAAGTCAAGCACAGGCTCTTTCTAGTAACAATACAAACACTAACACCAACACACAATTTAAGAAAAATCAGGAAAGTAAGAAATTTAAGGTTAGCGATTCTAGAAGAAAATTTCTTGAACAAAAAATTAAGAACCAACCTAATATCGTTCTTCCTCCCAACGTACTTCAACCGGAAGATAAAACAATATTGAAGGAGAACGGATATCTTATATTTGCTCCTAGTGCAGGGGGTGGAGGATTTAATAAACCTACCAATTAAGGATGACAGCTAATGATATAAAAATAAATTCAATAGCACTCAATAATATCAAACTTGATGAATTAATTAAGGTTGATAATGCGGAGGGTTCTAATGATGAAACCGTACAAAGGGAAACCAATGCATCCGAGGAGAAATCTACTGGTCTTATTTCCCCGTATGTCTCCATAAACGGATATAATGTTTCCAGATTTATGAGTAATTTTAGTTTGGATCTTTCTGGGTTTATTCCTGTTATCAGGTTTACCTTTGCTGCTGCTGATACTATATTTATGTCAGTGAATTACCCAAAGGATGGTGATATAGTTTCTGTTTATATAAGATCTGCGGATAATTACTATAAGCCATTTAGAATGGATTTTCTTATTCTCAGTGTTGTAGGTGATGTATCAAGTTACTATTCTAAGGAGGGATCTGATCCTGAGGGTGAATATTTTAAGTTTACCGTTATAGCGGAATGCTATATACCTGGATTGTATAAACAAAGAATAAAGGCATTTTCAAGTATGACTTCGGTTGATACATTGTTAGAAGTTTCGCAGGACATCAATTTAGGCTTTTCTACGAACGATAATTCAACAAACGATCTAATGTCTTGGATATGTCCAAACTATTCGTATTATGACTTTATACAGGAGATTTCGTTGAGAGCATATAAAGACGACGAGACAAGCTTTTATGATTGTTGGATAGATTCATACTACAATCTTAATTTTGTAAATTTGGGTAGTCAGTTTGCATTTGAAGGACAATCTAAGGAGGTTGGATATTTTGTTCCTGGCTATACACCAAAAAGTCCCAAGGTTGATACTATTCCTGGAACATCTACTCCAGAAACAACATCAGTTCCGCTGATTCTAACTAATTTTGCTGGATCTCAAGTAACTCCTTTCTTCATAAATGGTTATACATTAACTTCTAGAGCAGGTAACAATTCTAATCAAATGGGTTACATAACTAATATAGGATTTTATGATGATGTGGATAATCCAGAAAATCCTTCTGAAAAGTACGTCAAATATGATATTGAATCTATAACAACAGATAATGTATCGACTGGGACGATGCTACAGAAGGGTAGAGTTAGAAGTGATGAGTATAAGGATGAAACAAGAACTGAATGGCTTGGTGTACTTAATAGATTCTCGGACGGATCAGGGGTTCACCAGAATTATCTGCATGCCAAATATCAGAATCTTATAAATATTAATGACGTAACTAAATTAACACTGGAGGTTGAGCTATCAACATATTATCCGGGAATAATAAGAGGTCAGGTTATACCTGTTGCAATATACATCAGTAAAGGTGGAAATCGTCAGCAAAATGCTGGGCAATCACCAAATAATAAAGCAAATACAGATTTGCAACCAACCCTTGATTCATTTCTTTCTGGAAACTATGTAGTTATGGGTATGGATGTTTATTGGACTCGTACGGGTGGAATGAGAGAAAAACTTATATTATCTAAAAGAACATGGCAGGCTAATTCTTCTGGTGCAGCACCTAAGGCTTTCCCCAATAGTGTAATAAAAAAATAAAATAACAGAATGTCATTAGGAGCAACAGACAAACAAAGAAGTTTATTTCTAAAAGGATTTAAGCTTTCCAAACAGGGTCAATACGAGGATCCAACATATCTTGGATTTAAAATCGTTATAGATTTTGGTACACTTCCTATCAACCCGGAGGATGGATTACCACCAAGTCCACTTTTCAGAGACACCAATTATGAAATAGGTGCTGGGAATGACTTTTTCGCGAGCAATCCTTTTGGACAACCCCAGTATGAGTTCAGAACTCAAAGAGCAGTTAGTTATTATAGTGCTTCCCGTTATTTGGAGGAGAGAGAATTTGATTTTCCATACGGTAAGAAAAGAGCGGATATGCTTAGACAATTTAGAATTACTTTCAATGATTTACTAACAAATTCACCCTGGTTTATTCAATCTATAGGTGGACTGGATGATCTTATGAAGGTACCAAGAGGTGGATATCAAACACAAACGGAAGCAAGTTCAACTTTCAGTTCACAGAGAACCGCTGGGAAGACATTAACGTTTAATACTCTTGAATCCATGAACCTTAGGGTTACCGCTCTTGCGGATCTTTATAATCAAGCAACATTTGACTATGATTACATGAGAGAATTAGTTCCTAGAAATCTTAGAAAATTTACGATGTACATATTCGTTTCTGAGATAAGAAACTTTTTTAAGACCTCTAGACTTATTGGATCGTCCGCAGCTTTAACCGCTATTGATGATCTTTCTTCTCTTTTGGGCTCCGGAAATAATCCTGGGAGTAGCATAGCTGCTGCTACTAATGTTGCAGACCAACAAAATGGTAATTTTAGTAATGGAAGTTCGAGTAGCATTAATCCAGCAAGTTCTTTTAATTCTTTTGTCGGTAATATATTTAATCAGGCTGGACTTGATAATGATTTCTCACTTCTAAAAAATCAGCAGGATCAGTCAGGAATAAAACCTATGCTTGTTTTTGAATGTAAAAATTGCGAATTTGATTTTACGGAAAGTACTCCTATACAAAGTGAACTTTATGCAGGTACTGCTTCGGGAAGTGCAACTCCAGAGTCACAAAAATTCAAGATACATGTAGGTAGGGTTAGAATGAGAAACCAATACCCAAATATAAGATTGGATGGAAAACCTTTAATCCTTGGTGATAGTTGGGATGCTGCTAGATCGTCAGTTCAGGCAAATCCAGCGGATAATAGCAACGACATACTAAGTTTAGGTGGTGAGTTACTAACAAATTTCGTTAGTAATTCACTAAATGACCTTATAAATGAGGGAGTTGCAAATTTTGCAAAGAATCTTCAGGGTCTAGATAAAGCAGTTCTTGGTAACGCATACAGCTTCAATCCAAGTGAGCTTTTATCTAACCTATCTTTTAATACTGCACAAGATTTTCTGTCACAACTAGGCGGTGCAAATATAGGAATAACGAAAACTGAGTTACCAAATCCGCAATCTATGGGTCTCGGTGGTCCACCAAATAGGGTTTATAATGCACCTTCTGGTGATGCTTATCCAACATCTCCTGGTGGTGACCTTGGTTTGCCACAGAGAATTTATAATGCACCTTCTGGTGATGCTTATCCAACATCTCCTGGTGGTGACCTTGGTTTACCAAATAGAATTTATAATGCACCTTCTGGTGATGCTTATCCAACCTCGCCAGGTCCGGATCTTGGAGCTCCCGGCAGGGTTTATCCAGCACCAAGTGGTGACGAATACCCAACTTCTCCTGGGCCAGATTTAGGAGTTCCTAATAGAATTTATCCAGCACCAGGTGGTGACGAATACCCAACTTCTCCTGGGCCAGATCTTGGAGCTCCAGACAGGGTTTATCCTCCAACCACTGGTGATGTGTATCCAACCTCTCCAGGCCCAGATCTTGGAGCTCCAGACAGGGTTTATCCTCCAACCACTGGTGATGTGTATCCAACCTCTCCAGGCCCAGATCTTGGAGCTCCAGACAGGGTTTATCCTCCAACCACTGGTGATGTATATCCAACCTCGCCAGGACCAGATTTAGGAGTTCCTAATAGAATTTATCCAGCACCGGGTGGTGACGAATACCCAACCTCGCCAGGACCTGATCTTGGAACTCCTGCTAGAATATATCCTGACCCCTCTGGTGATGAATATTCTGGAGTCCCCGGAAATGATCTCGGAGCACCGGGTAGAATATATCCTGACCCCTCTGGTGATGAATATTCTGGAGTCCCTGGGAATGATCTTGGACTTCCTAATAGAGCATACGGTGGGGTTAATGAAAACGTCTACCCAAATCAGGGCGTGGTTTCCAATAGTGGACAATTAATAAACACGAATAATAATTTTCAGCAACCACCAGGAAGCATATATTCAGCACCTCCGATTAATACAAATACTATATCTAGAGGTGATCTTGATAAAGTTTATCCATCCACCAGTGGAGATTTTGCAATAGAAAAACCTAAAAATCTTGGAAACCTAAAACCTAATACTAAATATAATATAAGTACCGATGGACTTAATTCTGATAAAAATGACTTTGTATAATTATGGCTAGTGAAAAAACCTACCTTGGAAGGATAGTAGATATTAACGATCCTCTTAAGAAGGGGAGAGCTAAAGTTTCTGTATTTGGGATTTTTGATGATATACCAGTTGAGAATATACCATGGGCTGAGCAGATGCCAGGTTTATCTTTTGGTGCAAACTATGGTGGTGGTAATATAACGGTTCCTAGATTGGGTGCAGTTGTATCTGTACATTTTGAAGGTGAAAATTACTATAAAATAACATATGAGTATATAAAGGAACAATCACAGGATATTCTTGCTGAGCTTCAGGAGGAAAATTCTTATGAGGGTACTCAATCCCTTGTTTATGATGGCGAGGCACTACCAGGAGCACTTAAAATAATATACACAAGAAAAAAAGGTCTTGTTATATCACTCGGAGACGCTAAGGTTCAATTAGATACTCAGAATGGTGGAGAGCTTAGAATAGTTGTAAAAATGGGAGAGGACGAAATAAGAATGGAACAAAGCAAAGTTATAGTAAAATGTAACAATATAGAACTCGGTGAGGGGGCAGTTGAAAAACTTGTTAAGGGTAGCACATTTTTAACTTATTTCAATTCTCATACACATCCAACTGGGGTTGGTCCATCCGGAACCCCCATAGTTCCCATGACCGATCCGCAGCATTTAAGTCAAGTATCAAAAACTAAATAACAATGGCAGCAGACTGGGGAACATTTATAACCAAAGTTAGTGACAAACTAACGTCCCAATCCATTGGATCATATGAGGAAATGGCAGATTTCCTTAGAATGGAATATATTTCCGCGACTGTTGGTAAAGCAGCATCACCATATGGCCAGACACATGTTCGTGGAAGTGATAATATCATGTTTGATGGATTTAGGAAAGGATTTAAAATACTTTACGAAGGTGGGGATTTAACTTTTGAAGATAAAAAAACAAGTCCTGCATATGCGGATCTTGATGTTCAGCCACCAACGATCGATGTGTCTGATGCTGCTGATCAGGTCGATTTAGATTTTAGAGATTGGACGGAGGAAAATAAGGCAACCATACCACCTTTTGTTTATTCACAGTTTTTTTCACAATATCCAAATTTTCCAAAGAATAAAAAACAATCTACTATTGAAATTGCAAGAAAGATATTGCATGAATTTAATGGTGAATCCTCATATTTACAGTGGATGTATTCATTAAGAACAGGTTCTTATTCAGACTGGGGAAACCTAATAATGGACGAGGTTATTAAAATTTTAAGAATTGAGGTTGATAGACCACTTCAGCCTGGGGACACTGTCAGAGGCTATGCTAAATATAGAAACAAAACGGAAACATCCAATTTTTCTCCTGATGTATTTGAGTCCATTAAGGGTGATATTAATGTTGATAATACCGATGAATATAGTGATACTTATAAGAAAAGGACATCAAGATCTGAACGTGATGGATTTTGGAAAGGCGACTTGATAAATGGTAAGGTAGTCTCTGTTTCTACGTCCAGAGGTGTTCAGAAAATAATGGTTTCATATTTTAGTAAACAGTATAATAGGACATTCATTAAAGAATTAATGCCAGATACTGTTAATCGTAAGATTGCCATTAAGGATATAACTGATAATTTGCCTTCCGTTAGCATAACGGATCGGATTTTTCAGGAACAGCATCGAAGTAATCCTAATAAAATTCCCGATTATCTGACCTCAAGTTTTATAATTAATTTCACATACACTAACGCTGATAGTGGATATCTCAGAGAGATGTTAAGACAACAAAATTTCTCGGATACCTTAATAGATCAAGCAGAGATTGATTTTGAGGAAAATTTCCAATATGGTAATGAGATTATTAGATTGTTTTCTAGAAACCCCATAAGGGATTCATCTGGTCCCTCGTATTCCGGTGGGTTTAATAGCATTTTTGGTGGTAATATAGGATCCATCGGATCGTCAAATATCGGTGGATTTAATAATGGTTTCGGTAGTAGTAATAACTCCTATAATCTACGAATTATAAGAGCACAGCGTAATGCAAGAAAAATTATAGCTTATGCACAGGAGGAGGAAAGATACAGGAATCTTAGAATACGTTGGATAAACGAGATAGCTGAGGCAGCAAGAAAAAATGAGGATCCTAATAAGCCAGAGGATGGTTATAATGTAATGGCTAAAGGTGTAATTGATTATTGGAAATCGTGTGTTCAACAGCCACTGAGGAATGAACCTGCTGCTCCGCCTTGTGTGATCTCCGCACCTCAGGGTGGACTTTATACTCCGATATATTATGGTAGCCAGACGATGCTTGGTAATAATATAAAGAGAGCATTCAATACTGGAAAAAGATTTACTAAACCACCGGAAAAACAAATTGCTGCCAAAATGATAGCTTCAGCGCTTGCTTATTCTTTTTCTATGCATTTACTTGAATTAAAATTCATATATCGTGGTGGTATACCTGGACCAAATGGTCCCATACCGATGATAGGATTCGTGCCTTTGGTTTATTAAAAAATTCCGCGATTTAAAGGAACTAAAGATGTGATATATAGTATAATTAATAGTAATGTATAATCATCTAAAACTTAAAAAAAATGAATTTTGATTCACTAGAAAACTTCGAATGGGATTTACCAAATGGTTTATCTATCAATTCTAAAATCAAATCCCCGGCAGGATCTAAAATATATTGCCATGAACCTTACGCTGAGGAACTAGCGAAACTTTATTTTACAAGTAATGATAAATTTGATGGTGGATCTAAAGATCTTACCGATGGAGGGGTTTATCCTTGTACAATTATAAGCGTTAAAGCTGACGAGGCTTTAGCTCAGACCAATTCAGGTCAGACAATCTATATTGATCTCAAGAGAGAAAGAAGAGATGCTGAAAAACTGAATATAACGGGAATAGGTTTCTATCCTGGTGAAGAACTTAAAGCAAGAGTTAGAAAAATAAACGGAAGTTATTCCGGTTCAATTATAGAATATTATATACACAGCCTTAGAGTTGAGTTATTCGAGCAAATTAAAAAGGAAAGTAATGCTTATCTTGTTAAAATTGTTAGTATAAACAAGGGTGGATATATTGCTGAATTATCGGGTATTAAATGTTTCATGCCAGGATCACTTGCAGCTGCAAACAAGATAACGGATTTCGAATCATACATCGGTAAGGAAATGCACGTTATGATAGAGGGCTATGTTGAAGCTAAAGATATATTTATTGTATCATATAAGAAGTATCTTAATAGAATCATGGATTCCAAAATACAGGAACTTGATCTTACTAAGAAGTATAGAGGATATGTTACTGGAACTAGTGACTTTGGAGTATTTGTTGAGTGGGACGATGTTTACACTGGACTTATTCACAAAACCGAATTTGCAGAGGGTAATAGTCTAGCAGCTCTTTCTCCTGGTATAGAAATTGAATTCTACGTTAAGGAAATAAAAGACAATAATAGATTAACTCTTACGCTGGATCAGCCGTTGGAAAGAAATGTAATTATTCAGGATCTTGAATCTCAGGTAAATGAAGGAACCGTTGAACCCATGGAAGCGAAGGTTAAACACAAAAGAAAAAATGGGGCTTTAGTGGAGCTTCAGGAAATTGGTCTTTTGGCATTAATACCACAGGATAAACTTGGTAGAAAGGGAAATAACATAAGAGTTGGTGACGACGTTACTGTTATTCCTTATGAGGTTGAAACAATCTCGGGAAAAATATATGTTAAAGTAGTAGATGTCGGATAATAGAACACATTTTGATAAGCTTAATGCACTTAGTTCAGCGGTAATTGGTTTCGAATTTGAATTTTACACCGACCTTTTAAAAGGTAAGGCTGCTGAAGCATTATCCCAACTTGTCAAAAAGAAAGTTATAGTTTCCGAAAAATATCACTCAAAAACACCGGTTGATTCAAACAACTTTAAACTCGAACCAGACTATTCTGGGGGTAATAAAATGGTTGAGCTTATCACCGGACCACTTCCTTACATGGAGGCAATTCCAATTTTAATAAAGATATTAAAATGGATAGATGAAAATGGATGGACTAATGATAGATGTGCATTCCAATTCTCAGTAAGCTTCGATAAGAACAGGAAAGACGTAAAGAATAAAATTGAAACCATAGATAAGCTTAAGTTTATATTAGGTCTTGATGAAGACCTAATATATTCTAAGTTTGGTTCAAGAGAAAAAAACGTCTATGCAAAATCTGTAAAAAAAGTACTTCCTAGAAATAGATTTTCCGTTCTTGAAAACATTTCCACTATAGATCCTAAAATGTACAGAGTACCTGAGGACAAATATTATGGTGTGAATTTTACAAAAATACCAAAGGGCTACATAGAATTCAGATATCTCGGTAATAGGGATTATCAAAAGAAAATAAAGGATATAAGAGAAATAATAGATTATATTATTCTTTATTTATATGATCTTTTAAGTGGAAGAATATCTGGGTACACAAAACAGGATCTTGCTACTTTGCAATCCATGATGAATAGGTATGCTAAGGTTGTTAGATCTTTCAGCGATCCCGATATATTTTTTAGAAACTATCCTGATTTTCATATTTTTGTCGATCTTAAAGGTTGGGATGAAAATATTAAAACCTATTTCTTTGCTATAAGGGATAAAATCTTTGATTTAATAGTTGATGGAAATATAACATCATGTTATTTCAATTATGATACAACCACAGGTAGATCACAAGTTAAGGAAGCTAGGAGTAGAGGTGCATTTGAGATTGATGGGGTTGATCTCATATTGTGTGATATAAAAAATGCTACGATTAGAAACTGTAACATCTATAATTGTTCTATAAAAAAATCATGTGTTGAAGATTCTGTCATTTTCGGTGGAACAAAGGTTATAGCATCTAAGGTTAAATCAACGATAGTTGATTTCAGTAATGAATTAAAAGATTGCTTCATAGATTGTGAAAATAAAAACATAAACTGCAAAATAGTTGGTGGTGTTTTTAGAGGAGGAATACTTGGGGATAATTCTGATGTTAGTAAGGAAACCATGAAGGTCAAAGCCCCCGAAGATATTAGAATGACTAGATTTGTTACTGATAGTAGACTTAAAAATCTTAATGATCGTTACGGTGGTTCCAAGTTTGGAAACATGAACTATTAAAATAAAAACCCAAAATGACACAGGAAGAATTAGTACAGGAAATCGAGGATGCATTAAATTTTAGTTGTGCATTACCATATAGCTTGAATGCAACCGAGATTGAGAGGATAATAAAAAGAGCTAAAGCTTGGTTTTATGACAATTATCAATATGCGGTTGAGGATAGAGTTTTTGTTATAGCCAATAGCATATTTGCACATCCGGAGTTTAAAAGAACCAGACAAATAGTTCTTCCCCCTTCCATAATTGGTGTATATGAGGTTAGAGAACTTGGTGGGTCTGGTTTGTCCGGAACCCCAGATAGAGACTTTGGTGATTCGAAATTACTTGGTTCTGAATTGTTACTTTCGCCCTTTATGGGAGATAATATGGTTTATAGAACAGTTATGTACTCATATTTCGATCTTGCAAAAGCATACCTGCTAAACACGTTTGCTTATAAATACAACAAAAACACAAAAGCCTTAACCATATTGGGTAGAGATCCTAATAGATCAGGAAAGAGTGGACAGGGAAGTCAACTTGCCCAAGGATTCGGCGTTGGTGGTATTGATGTTTCTGTTAGATGTCACGTTGCTATTCCTGACGAATATCTTTTTGATGATGAACTTTTTGTGAGATATTGCATAGCCAAATCGAAGATAGCTCTTTCCCAAATGCTTAGTGTGTTCACATATAATCTTCCTGGTGGTGTTACTATAAACGCTGGCGAGATAGGAAATCAGGGAACTACCGAGCTTCAGGAGGTAATGGACATGATAAATGGGGAATCAACCGCAAGTTATTTCTTGCAATGGAATTAATTTAACGGTATTTCTAATAATACTGTAGAAATATTGTTAATAATGTAATTATTTTTATATATTTACTAGATTACCTTTGCTATCAAATATCATGAATTCAAAATCCATACCCATTTCGAGACATCTTTGCATTTTCATTATATTTTTATTTTCGTGCATTTTATAAGTATATGGGCTTTTAACTTCCAATATTTTATTTATTGATTTTATATAGATATCTGGGTAATATCTATTTCCACCATTGTATATTATTTGGCCGGTTATATTTGATATATCATGCATATCTGTAAGTATATCATTCTCCTCGAATCGGGTCAATAATATATCCATTGCAAACTTTTCGTAACCCTGAAGTTTTATGATTTTTCCACTCGGTAATGTATAATCGTAATATCTTCTCATTGTTACCATTGCTTTTTCGTGTATTTCTGGGATCCTCATATTGTGTTCAACACCGTACTTTTCAAGCATTGATTTTTTCATAAGCTCCTTATCCATTAATGCGCACTTAAACCCATATTTCCCAAGATTGGTTTTATATTTTTTATCCTTTGTTGATTGGTGGCTTGTTGGATGTTTCCCGTTCCAATCTAGATTGTATTTTTCTGTACATTTTTCTTTGAATTGATTTGTGGTGGTATAATATTTATTCCCGTACCTCTCCATATTCGTCGTTTCTATACTTTCCCTATATCCTGGTATATCCCATTGATTTTGAACCCCGTGATTATTCATTAATCCAATTTTGGAATATTTAATATTTGCCATTATTAAACATTTTTTTTCGATGCATGTCCTGCAATAGTTCGAATCTCTTTTATCTCGTATTTCTGAGAATTTATTCATAAAGCCATATTTCCTTGGTTTCCCACAAAATTCACACAATTCCAACTCCATTTTATTAAAAAATACATGATAGAATCTTTGTGAATCACTTATGTTTGTATATTCTTCATCCAGGAAGCTAGTCAGCGAAAGCAGTTCATTTCTAGTATCTGTGTCTCCTGATATTTTTCCTATTAGCGAACCATATCCCTGTTTACTATTGCCTCTTTCTTTAAAGTCATCTATTAGACAGCTAACTGAACCGCAATGTGTGTAATAGTTTGAATCCTTTTTATCAATCTTATCCGAGAATCTATCATACACTGAAAATTTGGCATTTCTTGCACAGTATTTACATTTTATTATGTTGTGCTCATTAAACCATACATGATAGAATCTTTGTCCTATAGACACATTATCATATTCTGTGTCCAGGTATCGTGTTGATTCCTCCAATTCTGAGATCAATCCGGAATCCCGTTTCATTTTATTAAGGAATGGACCTAAAACTTTGGTTTCCTTATTTTTCTCCTTGTCTATTAATTCTTCTAAATTTTTCATATCTTGGTGTGTTTTCTCTATATATCATATTTGAATTTATTATTTTAATTTATCATCGTCAAATTTTATTGATATATAGGATGAATTAATTCCCTATGAGAGAAATATATAATAGAGATCCTGACGATCCAAAGTACAATCCTTATCAGTTAGAGGTAACAGATCCAATAGAAGTCTGTACAGGCCAACTTAAAATGCTACTCCTTACAAACAAGGGCGAAGTTTTGGGTGATCCTAAATTCGGTTTAAATTTAGAGGATCTTATTTTCAATCTGGAACTTTCTGAATACAGTATAAAAAAGGAACTTGATCTTAATCTTAAGGTCTATGTTCCTCTTTTTGCGTCATTGGGTGGAACTTATGAATTGAAATTCTACCAGGGTACTCAAAGGGATATAGCAACTCTTGATTTTAATATACAATCCGATGGAGGTTTAAGTCCTTTAGTAACACTAAAATTAACATAACAGAAATGAATATATTTAAGAAAAATAACATACTTATTGATGGACTTTTAGGAGATACTTTTTCTTTTCTCCAAAGTACATATAATCAAACAACAAACGTATTTACTGTTGCTTCTGCATGGGGACAAATACTTTTTGTTCTTCAGAATCTTTCCCAGCTTATATTATATTTTATTGAGGATTCCATAACTGAATTGAATATGCAGGAAGCAACTAGGGACTATTCGGTGAGAAGTTTAGCTAGAATAGCTGGATATGATCCAGGTAGGGCAGCCGCTGCTCAGGGCGAGGTTTCTATATCTTGGAACACTAGGGAGGGAGACGTTTCTGGAGGTGCTGTCATAATAAAAGGTAATTCTCAAATAAGATGCCTACAAAATGGTAAAATATATTCTCTTAGATTTGGCAGTAGCGAAGTTACTATACCCTTAGTAAGAGGTAATTCTATAGCTGCAAAAATAGTACAGGGTAATTTCGAGAGCGCAACATTAACAGGAAGTGGTGTTGCCTTGCAAAGTTATAATCTTCCTTCAACAGCAGGATCTTATATAGATCAATTTTATATAGATGTTTATGTTAACGAGGAAACTTGGAAAAGATATGATTCACTCTATGACGTACCTCTTAATGGTAAGGGATATTTAGTTAGAAGTGGAATACAGGAGGGCATTGATATTTATTTTGGTAATTCTAATTTTGGTATGGTCCCTCCGCCTGGATCTGTTATAAGAGTTGAATATCTACAAACAAGCGGAATAAGTGGTAATGCAAATTCTACAAAAGAAACACCACTTACATATAAATTTGTGACTACTGGTACTGATCTTTTTGGTGGTGAAGTTGATCTTAATCTTTATATAGATATTAAGAATAACATAGACCCAACTTTCGGAACCAATCCCGAAAGTATATCTCTTATAAGATTGGTTGCTCCTAAAACAAGTAGATCTTTTGTTTTTGCAAATCCAGTAAACTATGAGATATTCTTGACCAAATTTGGTGTTTTCTCTCAAATCCAGGCATTTTCAACTTTTGATGATGATTATCTGGATGATGATAATATAGTTTACCTTTATTTAGTTCCTGATGTCACTCTAAATTTAACAACTAATGAGGATTACTTCAGTGTGTCCGATGCTGATTTTCTATTGACACAGCAACAAAAAACAAAAATAATAAACATGATTCAGGACTCTGGATCTATGATAGCAACAACTGTTGTTAAAATAGTTGAGCCAATAATAACAAGATATGTTGTTAATGTCGTAATTTCTATTTTTGAAGGTTATGATCCCGAAACTATAAAACAAACTATAAGAAAAAGATTCTCTGATTATATGCTTGGTAATAAAAGAAGGGATAAGATACCAAAATCTGATCTCATAGCAGTAGTTGAAGGTATAGCTGGGGTTGATTCAGTTTCTTTATTTTTCATAGGACAGAAAAACGAAGCCAATCAAATAGCGATAAAGAATCTTTCTAATGTTAGTGATTCCCAATATAACGAGGTTATAGGAATGGATAATTTTGGTGATATATTAATAGGAAGAAATGAACTTGTTATACTCAGAGGTGGGTGGTCTGATAGGAACGGAACATTCTTTACTGATAGTATAGTTGCAGGTAAACCTGGACCTCTTAATATAACTGTTGCTTCTCTGGTACCTAAGAATTTCAGAAGTGATCTAACTTCCGAACTTAAGACACAATTAGCAGCTCAAAATAAATAATAGCAATGCAATCATATTCACCGTTTTTTCCTGACGACACTCTTAAGATTGATTATACGACTAAGGGTATAACACCGAAAACGAAAAATACAACTTTTTATAGTTCTAAGGACCTTTATAGTACAGTAGAGCTTGCTACTAATAGAGCTTATAATATAGGGTGCTCCGGATATCGTGCAATAACTACAAATGCTAACGGCACATATATGTTTGGACCTTGTTCATCATCAGAAGAATATAAAAAAATAATGAAGGAGATGGCGGTTGAAAATGTTGATAGAAGATATTATGATTTTGATCCAGGTCAGAATCTATATGACGTAAGGGATAGTCAGAACGATAACTTATATAATGGATTCGATTATAGGGATCAGATTCTTAGAAGAAGTTTGTCTAATGTTATATATAGGGATCCTGTCAAGGAGGGAATTCTTAGCTATTTTGAAAGAGTAGTATACGGATTGATTGAATCAACAAAGGGAATAAAAAACTTTGTTAATTATACGGTTAAAAGAAACAATAAAAGAGTTTTCTAATTTAAAATGGCAAATCTAAATCTTAATTTTTATAACAAAAATGGTAATCCGTTAAATTTTGATTACATAGGACCAACTGGTCCAACACCTCTTGATACTGTATTTTCACATATTCTTAGTGATTCTGCAACTACTGCTGGTTACTTCCAATGGGTAGAAAATCCTGATGATTATACTCTTACTTTAAATATAGATGATGTAAACAATACAAATTTATCTAGATGGTGTGTCGAAGCTGGTGATTTTATGGATAAGGGTGCAACCATATATTTAACTGGTCATATTCCTGTTGCAAATACCAATTTCAAATGTAAGTTAGGATCAATTACAATTAATGTGAATCAGACTTTTACTGTTGTTCTACCTAAGAGTTATTTTCTCGGACAGAGTATTATAAGCTATGATACTCAGGTTTATTTTGAAACCAGTTATGAGAATAGACCCGGTGGATATTTCAAAGGTAATATCTATTTCGATCCAATTTCTACTGGGTTGTATGAGAACCAACAGATTTTTGTGGTTCAGGAGTTTTTAACACCTTCAGGTGATCTTGAATATGGGTTACCTCACACGTCTAATATTGGGTCCACAGGGGCAAGATGGAGAACCAGGTGGTATAACAATAACTATGGCGATGTTGACGTTTCCGAAATAATATTCACATATACCATAGAAGATCAATTGCCTGGAGGAGATGGTGAGCCATTGATTATTAGTTATCCGAATATGGTAATTCCTATAGATTCCGATATTAATGACTACTATTCTAATGGTTTAATAGTTACTGAGAATGTTATTTCCGATGCAGTAGCAATAAACGTTGCCTTAAATTCACCGGATGATTTGGACAATGTCTATGAAAGAAAACTTATCGTAGAGGACATAACAACAGGAACTCCCCAGAAGATTATGGAGGTTGATTTCTATGGACAAACTATAGGTGAGGATGAAAGATTTAAGGTTCTTCTGGAGAATATAGGGAGATCTTTTTATAATAGTGATTCTGTGATACTTAGGGATCATGATCCTGCTGAACCAGTTCCAAACTTTCTAGAGATCAATGAAAAGAGAAAAGAGCTACTTATAGCTGGCGAGGATATATTTCCTTATATAGGTAGTTATAAAGGTCTTATTAATGCCCTTAAGTTCTTCGGATATCAGGACATGAGGATAAAGGAATACTGGTTAAATCTAAACTATAAAAACCTAAAATTAGAATCGCCTCTACAACAGAATCAATCTTTTCTTAATAAAATAAAAACTGAGCAATCTAAGAATGGATATTCGCAGTCTTATAATATCGGGGACGTATTAGATAATCCAAATTCTGGTAAATATAAGCTTACACAGACATACGGGCCTGACGGGAAGGGAAATTATGTTCTTAATGTTACCTCGGAAAATTCACAACTTCCTAGTAAATCCATAAAGAAAACATCATTATTTGGCCTTTATTACGATCTTAATAAGGTTACTGGTGACACTGACGAATATGGTTACCCTGTTGTTGTTGATGCTTTTAAATTTACACAAGAGGAAGTACTTATAAAAATATTTGCTTTAAAGGAAAGATTAAAGAGAGACTATTTACCTTTAAATGCTAGGATAATAGACATTACTGGTGAGGGTGTTTATTTCATGATACAAAACACAAGATCTTGGACTGATCAGATGTTAAGATCTGATATAAACATAGGTTATGATTTTGATTTCTTCCCAAATCCAGATTTTGGATTCATAGAGGATCTTAGAAATTTTAATATAAGACCCAATCCTAATTATATACAGATTCCTAGCACGTATGATAATTCGTATTCCTTGGATGTTTCTTTCCCTGGTGGTACTGGGAGTGCTATAAGATTTAATGGGTATATACCATATGGTGTTACTGGAGATAATCCAATTCTAAAATTGCAAGCTGGAAAATCCTACACCTTCAATGTTAAGGATCCCAATTCAACTGGAGCTAGTTTCAATATAACATCTTTCTCCGGTTATCCAAATTCACCCCTACAGTGGCCTCTTAATGTTCCTACTGGTATAGTTAATAATGGAGCAACTGGTGGATATTCTATGCAGTGGTACATAGCTCCTGAGGCATCTGGTACTATACGATATTATTCCAAAACAAATCCAACATCGATGTCGGGTCTAATACAAATAGTTCCTGCAACATTGTCGGATCTCGGTAATATTATAAACCCCCTGGATTCTCAACAAAATTACACACCGGTTCAAAACGAATCTCTCCTATCTGCTATTGCTGAATTCTACAATCTTAAGCAAAATGGCAAGATAATAGAGCTTGGTGATGGAAAACTAGATCCTCCCGCATATACGGATCCAGTAACTGGAGAAATGTACGAAACCCCTGTTGGAATGCCAGTAATACTGGAGCTTTCCCCAGATAGATGGGAATGGGATGAATTGAATATAGATTGGGATGCCCTACTAATACCCACATATAGACCAGGAGACAGAGTGAGAGTTAAGTCAACCGGAATATTCGGTACAGTTACAGCTGTTTATTATAGTAGTGGTGATTATGAGATAGCACTCGATGACTCAACAACTGGAATTTTTGGTGATACTGAATTATATTCGGACGTTCAGAATTATTCCATGTTAAATTGGAAGAACGTGGATTTCTCCAATATGATGGAAATTGAATGGATTGTAAATAAATCTGCTACCCAATCAGGTACACCGTATCATTTCGAATTTAGAGGATCCATAGTTGATTATTATAAGCTAGCCCACTTCTTACCTTACACTGGAGAATATCAAGTCATATGCAACACGTATGACGCTTTTAATGCAAAGACTAGTGTTATTAAAAACTCTTCAATTTTTGTCGATCCAAAAACGGTTGATATTGATTCTTGGGCTAGATATAGAGAGGTTGAAAATTATCTTTGGAACAATGTTGATAGGGAATGGAGAGAATATGACTCAATATGGGAATACCCTTCCGAGGGATCTACGATGGATGAACTTAAAAAGGCAATACCATCCGAGATTCTTGATTTTGCTACGTATGGTAATAAGGCTGACGACGGACAGGATGTTTATGTTAGAACGACACAACCACCAAACGGGGCGTATGGTACCATAACATTGAATCAGAAAACACTTACAGTATCCGCTATTGAATCTTTGGAGATTACCACAGGTCAGTATGGATATGCAAACGTTACAACAACTATATTCCATGATCTTTCCGATGGTGACGAAGTAACCATCACTGGAAGTATACCACAGATTAATGGGAGATGGTACGCAATGGTCGTTGATGAATTTACATTTTATATACCAATAACTCTAGAATCCATATGGAGTGGTGTTTTATTACAAACCATATCTCCGCAAAAGCTTTATGTCGATACCTCTATCTATGGATCACAAAGGATCCTTGGTGGTGGAAATTTATCAGTTTATGTAGGTGATAGACTTATAGGATATAGCGAGACTGGCGATAGTCTGTACAACAGTGCCAATGAAATAACATCAGCAATAAACTCTCTTAGAACATATCCTGATTACTTTGCTTCGTGTGAAAACCCACAGGAAGATCCTGTTACTATTACAATATATGCACCAAGTGAACTTGGTGCTGATCAGAATGGTGTTCCTCTAAGGGTTGAGGAGAGCGGATCTATTAATATACTTTCGGTTTCAGCATCTCTTACTGGTGGAGTTAATTCTGAGGATTTCTATGTTTATTGGGATGAGAATATCGAGGAATATCCGAATCCTAATCTTAAATATTGGGGAACAAAAAGATTATGCTGGCAGATATTCAACGAAAGCACATGGGATGATGGGTATGCACATTCCTGGTACGATTATGAATTTAATAATGATTGGTTGGGTGGATATGAATTGCACTCTCTGAGAAATCTTGACACTCTAAAAATATCAACAGGTAACGAAACTTATCCATTCCCAGGAACCCTTATTTTCTTTGGCCTTGGTAAATTCCGTGTGTTAACACTTGCTACTGCAGCATCACAACTTAATAACTCTGGTCTCGAAAATATAGGAAATTTCCATTATAGGGTAATACCTAATGATGCTGGATCTTTATTAGCCACTGTGGGTCCTATAAATACTGCTGTGAATAATGCAATTCTAGTCAATGGCCCATATTATGCGCCACCTTCATTGATTGGTGGTAGTGCGTTATTAATTCCTGATTTTGGTTACACTGGTGGTTCTCCTGTTACGACAACAACAACAACGACTAGTACGACAACAACGACTAGTACTACAACAACGACAACAACGACTAGTACGACAACAACGACAACGTTGGCCCCTACTACAACAACCACCACGACTGCTCCTCCTTTTGATTGTATCCTATCAGGTACTGCTGTTGTTAATTATCCGACAACAACATCAACAACAACAACCACTACTGTATCTCCTTTCGGAACATTCACTGTTTATAACACGACTGGTAATACTGTGACTGGAACATGGCAGATTTTCTATGAATCCGTTCCTCGTAGCGATATATCAGCTGGGTTTGCAACAATACCCAATAATGGGGTTGTTGAACTTCCTATGAATAGTAATTTTTTACCAACAACCGGTGGTAATTTCGTTATTAGGTTTCAGGGTACAGGTATAGGTACATTTAGTAAAGCCTCATTAGGTGGTGGTAGTCTTATTGGTCCTGTTAATTTTACGTACGCAGCTCCAGTATATGTGGCAACTCTTAATGCTGCACCAGGACAAATTCAGTATTCATATGCAATAACAGTATCAACTTAAAATGTAATAAAAAATGACAGTAACAATACAATTAACAACAGCTGGTATAGACACAGGTAGTTTTTCGATTTTTACAAATCTTGATTTGGTTACACCCATTGTAACTGGTGTTAGTAGAGCTTCCTTACTAAGTGGGTATCCCATAGTTGTTCCTGATGCAGCTACTAGTTTTGTAGTAAAATCAAACACCACTAATTGTACAAATCAGATAACAATACCAATATCTGGTATAACTACGACGACGACAACAACAACAACCCTAGGGTGTTCAGGAGTAATTTATGGATATGATCCATCTGAACCTCAGCTTGCATGTGATAATTATTTCTTTGCACCTACCGATTATTATTTTGGTGGTACAAACCTCTATATTTATGAACCTACTGATCCTTGTGGTGGGATTGGTTATTTTGCTGAGCCTGGTTATTATTCCGACGGAACAAGTATTTGGTTCTGGGACGGTGCTGGGGATTTCGCTTACGATAGTCCATGTGACAATCTTAGGAATGTAACCATATACGCTAAGAGATCAGGATCTATTTCTTCCTCACCTGGTGATTCCAATGTTACTATTGTAAAAAGTGAGGATTTTGGAGCAACCTGGCAAGTGGTTGTCAATGGTGCTATTTTGGGAACTTCCTTTAGTTCGGCTAACCAATATAATATTACAGTTCCAAATGGAAATACCCTATGGATTGGTGCTTATCTTACTGGTTCGCTTCAAGGAATTAGTTTTGGTGCAGCACTAACTGGAATAGAAACAACTTGTTTAAACCTTATGGCATATTGTGGTAATCCTAGTATTACCTCTAATGTGAATTACCCATCATGTACTGCTTTTGTCGGTCCATTTTCATATAGTAGAGGAGCAATTGATGGTGATGGTGCAATATTTCTAAATTTCAAAACTGAGGGTAACCAATATATTGGATGTTCTTAGAAACAAATTAAATTTATTATTCTATAATGATTAAAATTTGATTGATGCAGAATAAGATTGTTTTCATTTGCGCACAGCCTGACGTGCCATATTTTCATTGGCAAGTGGAGGTTTTCATACATAATGCAATGAAAAGTGGGATAAATCCAAACTGGATAGAAATAATATTTGGATATGATAATTCTCCATCTCGCGAGGGAATGAACTTGGCTAAAAAATACCCGTATGTCAGGGTTTTCTTTTATAAAAAGGATGCAATCGAAAATTACGGATACATCCCGATAGTAAGACCAAATATACTTTATAAACATTTTACTAGATATCCGGAGCTATCTGATGAAAATATATTCTACCATGATTCAGATATAATATTCAGGGAGCTACCAAACTTTGATATATTAACCGGAGATAAAACTTGGTATCTTAGTGATACTGTTTCCTATATAGGTTCAGATTATATAAAAAGTAAATCCGTTGATCTCTTTAATGAAATGTGTGAAATCGCCGGGGTTGATCCGGATATCATCTCCGAAAATAATAAAAACTCTGGAGGTGCTCAATATCTTATGAAGGGGATAGATGGCGATTTTTGGAAGGAGGTTGAATTTCTTTCTCTCGATCTCTATAAGTATATGAGTGATCGGGAACAAATTGAAAGAAGTACATTGGATGATTCGGATCTTAAAGATTATAATCCAATACAAAAATGGTGTGCTGATATGTGGGCTGTTTTATGGTGTGGGATTAAAAGGGGTAATGATGTTAGAATATCTGATGAACTTGGCTTTAGTTGGGGTAGCTCATATGGAACAACAGAATGGTATAAATATAAAATCATGCATAATGCAGGTATTACTAATAATATGGACGGAAAAGTTTTTTATAAGGGAGATTTTATAAACACTGCACCATGGGACCATGATTTTAGTGGGATTGACAAAAATCACAATTCATATAACTACGTCCAGGCAATATTATACGCAAGAGAAAAAAGAAATTCTCAATAGTTTTTGTACCTATTTTATTTAGATATATAATCTGAATAAAAATTAATAGATGGCGCGAATAGGTATAGATCAGGTGGATATTATTTATTATGAGAAAATAGGTATAAATCAGGGTGACCGTGTTTATTATTATGATCTTAGCACGGGTGGGGTTAGCAGAACTTGGAACTTCCAAGGTGGAACACCTAATACCAGTACCGTATATGGACCAGAAATAAGATACTATGGTGTTAATTATACCGGCTATAGCACTGGACTTGTTATAACAGGACCTGGCGGTATAACTGCTGCTGCATACAAACCAAATATAATTGTCGTTTATCCCGAAATATTTAATCCTGCCATAGTAATAACTGGCGGGTCAGGAAGTGGTTATGGTGCCATAGGTTCCCCTGGTTCCACTAGTACGCCAGATAGCCCAATGGGAAGAACCCTGACGTACGCTGCTGGTGGATCGGCAAGTAGTGGATATGCATCATACAATTGGAGGATACCTCAGCTTGGTCTAACCTCAGGAACAACTTTATCCTCAGTAAGTTATGCATGTACGGATTGGTATACATTGACTGGAACTTATTTGGGAGCTCCGAATTCTTCCTATGTCGTAGCCGTTGGACTTAAAATTTCATCAACGGTGGGTAACGCGGTATCATTAGGACGTAATGTTAATTTTAGAAAGATTGGTGTGGAGGAGTCAGTAAATTATAGGTCATCTGGGACATATGCAACTTCTGGTAAATACTACAATGTTTCGACGTTATCACAGAGAACATCAGTATTAGGTTTGGGTGGGAATTCTTTAGTATTTAAAATTGATTTTGGTCCATATTCACCAAGATGGAATAATACAAGTTTTCATTCGACCCAAGAGGCTGTTTATATTTGGCCAAATAGTCCAGATATATCTAAAACGTATTCACCAATAAAGACAAATATTATACTCAGCGGTTCCGCTTTATCCTCCGCTGGCATGACTGGGGGATACACTGCATCTCCTAGAATTATGACGGGTAATTATATAGCACCTAGTGACGTTTCTTCCCAATTTAACAATAGATTCTATATGAGTGATAATCTAGCTAGTAATACATTTACTGGATTAGTCGACGGTCTAAGAGAATGGAATACACTTGCTGTTAATGATTTTATAGAAAATAAATACTATCTTTCTGGATCAAGCAAATTTATAGAACTTGGTGGATATTATAAGACCTTTAGTGGAGGTGGAAGACCCCCATTTGCTGATCTTGCTTCAGGTATAGGTTATAAGAACGAATATCTCGGGTACCTATGGGACGGCGGATGGGCAGAGGAAGATGGATATGCTGATTCTCTTGATTTCTATCATGGAATTTGTATACCAACAAGCGCTTTCATCGAGGAGGCGTATGGACAGGGAGGGGTAAATGTAGATGTAAGAATAATACTAAGTGATTCAGATGGATCCACAATAACTGAATTTGAATCTGTCGTTTCCTCTTCTGGTAATACTGGAAATACTCCCGATTTATATATGATAAGTGCATGTGACACTGAATTCGGAAATTTTTCAGGAATAGCTACTTTGATTAATGCAGGTATAGCAGCAAGACCTGGTGGTCTCTCAGATAACATAATATTTGAAGTTGATTTTAATCTTTCTCCCTATTACAATGGTGGGGCTGAGGGTATTTATGTGTATAATCAATTTTTTGGAGGACTTAAGATGTCGATAAAGGATCCACTGACTAGTTCAACATATTCTAATAGTTATATACACTCCATGGAGATAATGTGGGGTTCACAAATGCAGGATTTTTTGAATGATGTTAGAAGGGATTCTGGCCAATTTCCAACTTCCAAATTTGCTTCTGATATAAATGCATCTGGTTCAGGTATGGCATCCTGGACAGGACTTCCTTCCAAAATAACTGTTCCTTCCTCTTCTCATAACAATTATTTTAGAGGTTGGAAAATTGGCGGATCATTATAAAAATTAATAAAAATAGATAAATGGCAAGTTACGGTTTAATAATGAATCAAATAGCTCTGGATAGGGAATCTTATGTTTGGGGCTGTGGTCAGGACATTAGAAGATTTAATGGTGAAGCGTGGGAATATTATGATTATACTAATTCCGCAGTGCCTAGTGGATTTCCATATTTTTTAGATACCAGAAGTATAGATATTGATAAGGATGATTTCTTATGGTGCGGTGTTGCTCAAGGTCCAGTTGCAGGTTTGAACGAGTTTGCTGTTTTTTCGATGGATACAAACGATGTATCAATAGGTAAAAATTGGAAATTCTCCGATCTTGGGGTTTTCAATGAACCTCAAGAAATATCGCTAGTGTATGCGTGCCCTTTCGGTGACGATATACTTGCATTTTCAACACCTCTTAATGGTATAGGTGGAACAGGAACTACAGGGTACACCGAAATTAACGGTGTTACTGGTGGTAGGCTTTTCTATTATCTTAAAGAAATTGACAAATGGCAAGAAACTGTTCCTGGTTATACTTGGCCACATATTTATGACATAAAGGCTAAAGGATATGAGGGAAAGGATTACTTTTACTATGTTGCAACATCTGAAGGACTATTTATTATGCCACAGGGAACTCAAGAGGTTCAGTATCTTAGAGGTGTGGGAGAAATTATAGAGCAGGTTGAGGTTTATAATACAAAAACATCAGAAATACTATCTGATAACATATATTCCATAGATCTTGATGAGGACGGTAACCTGTGGATAGGTACGGATCAGGGTCTATCTTTTTTCAATGGTAAAAAATTCTGGAATTTCCCAAATTCTTTCTTTTTTCCTGATGGTACTGAGAGTTTTGCTGGGCCTGTAACTAAGGTTGTGTCTAGACCTAATGGTCACGTTTTTTTAACTTTTGGTGATGGAGAATTACGTCAGGGTAGTGGATTTTGGCATTTTAATGGTACCACCCTTGATCGATTTACAGATGGAACAGGACTTCCGAGCTCGAGCCAAACCTATATAGAGAATAATGATGTTCTCGATATTAAATTAATAAAAAATAATGTAAAGCAGGGTAGCTTAACTCTATATGAGAATTCGTTATGGGTACTATGTTATAATGCTCTATCCTCCTTTAATTATGATCAACCTCATATATACGCATCTTCTAAACATGCTGGTGCGACCGGATGGAATTTTACATATTTTAATGAGACCGCAGGATTAAATAATATTCCCTTACCAAAGGTTAATAAATACACATGGTCTTATCCAGAATGGAGAGTATATCAGGATGATTATTTGGCTAGTAGATTTCCTGGATTGGATGAAAGAAATCTTTTTCTTACAACTAAGCTAAGTGATATTGCTGATGGAAGAGCTGGAAAGCAAGAATATTGGAACAATTGGCCAATTGAAACTTTTGATGATAAGCAGGAGTCAAATTTGATACAGTCAACATATTTCAGAGATATAATAACTCTAACACAATTATCTCCACTTAACACTTCAGGTAGTATTAATGTAACATGTTCAACTTCAATAAAAACTAGGAATGGTATAAAATACTATCTTGGTGGATTTCTAACCGGTAATGTTGAGGCTAATTTTGGTTATGATAGTGTGGGCAATGTTGCAAGTATAAGGAATCTAAATCCCACTTTTGGTGGATCTATAAATTACTCCAATTACCCTTCAAATTCTCGTGATGGTAATACCATGGGATTTGTTGTTAGTTATAGTGAATATGGCTCGGTTGAAGCTATAATACCTTTTAGAGGATATAGAACATATGTTCAGGATATTGCTCCTTCGGAGGACGATAATTTTGTTGCAGTGTCTGGTTACTTTTCTAGATATATCGAGGATGGACCATATATTTGGGACTCCCTTGAAAGTGAGAATGCATTAAGAGGAGGTCCGACAGGAGCTCCTGCTGGATTAACCAATGTTAATTATTACAATGAGAACTTATCTGAATTTCCATGGGTCTCTGCTAATAACACTATAGGAACAGGTGCGTGGGAATATATGTTATCTTCGCCGCCAACTGATCCTGGTTTTTATGCTGATTTTGGATCTAATTCCTTATTGGAGAATGCTGAATATTTTGTTTTTAATTATGGTGATATTAACGGAGATCAAACTTCAACTCTTCAGTCGATTGTTACTGGGAATGTTATAGATATAACAGGCGGTTCTTTTAATACGTCTTATATAATAACAGATATAGAGAATTTAAGCAATCTATCGGGCCTTAAATTTTTTGTAGAATATGCAACTGGAACTACTGGTCCATTCCCATTGGATGATGGAGAGACCGGTAATTTTACATTCAATGAGACTAAAATTGGGGTTTTCCCTGGGATTAGGGGAATTAATTCCAGAACCCAATACTGGAATACAAATAGAATATTATGTAATAGTCCATTTGTTGCTAAAATAGGAAGAGATTTGGGTAGTGTAACATCATTTAGTGGTCTTGGAGGGAACGGATCTGATTATATTAGTGATGTTAGAAAATCTTATAGAGGTCTTGGTTTTAGACATTTTCCTGCAAAATATATGTCCACAAGAGGGGATATAAAGGAAACAAAACTTGATGTTACCAAATATTCGATAGATTTAACTGTTAAATCAGCGGTTAACCTTTCTTCAAATAGATCAGTTATAAAAACTGCCGATGTTTCCACATTAAAAAATTTATGGAATAGAACAAATGACGGCTATTATACATCCGATGTAATATTAGGTACTACATATCCGATATCACAAACATGGAGTAGTGACTCCGTACTTTCTTATGTTAGGTTATCCTCGGATGATCTTTCGCTTATGGCTACTATTAATTCAACAACTTCACAGATTGGTTCATCCACACAATCTATTAAAAATATAGGTAGCTGTAAATCTATGAATAATGATTCTAGTACTATAATAACAGGAAATTCAAATAGAACATTTACCATGGGTGGGGTATACTTTCCTTCCACTACGGAGAGCTTATATGAACAATTCTATCTTATAGTTGACAATAGAGGCGTTGGTATAGCTGGCGGGTATCTGAGTGGAAAATCAGGTAATTCATTCATCCCAAAAGCTACGAACAATCAATCGATGTATTATTTAACAACTACTTTTGGTGAATCTGGTAATTATTTCGGAAATAATTTTGTTGCTGATTCGGCATTAAAAACTTATTTTCTTACTGTTGGTTTAACTGAACAGGGAACTCCTAAAACATATTTTGAATCATCATTTAATCTTTCTTCCTCCGCGACATCTTTAAGCGATGTTCAGTTATCTTTATCTGATCAATATTATATAAGCTATAAGAAATCTTCCAGAAATTTTATAGATCCACCATTTAATTATGTTTCTAAAACGGATCTTAGTGGAAGGGTTCTATCCACAATTAATTTTGGTAGTGCATCAATAAATACTTTTACTATGACTTCTGATGATGACGGAAACTTATTTATGGGAGGTTATTATTCAAATCCTTCAACCGATGCTGATGGGGATTCGTATATATTTATAGAAAATGGTACTGGATTTGGTGTATTATCTAAAAGATATAAAGCGGATCTTGGAATCAATATGGGACAAATCATATCTAGACCTGGATCTGGTGCATGGACTTGGTGTGATGTTCACTCGACTGATAGTGGTATGCAGATACCACTTATGACAACGGTTGTTTTTAATAATTACGCTTCAAACATATATGGTAAGAAAAATAATAAATGGATACTTAGTAACTCCATAACAGAGGAGGAGATCTTAAACGTAAAAGACACCCCTTATTTCATCTATACTTTTACAGCCCCTGGTAACTATACAATTTACAATAGCGTGGAAGACGCGGCAGGTAACGTGTACGTACGAACCAATCCAGGATACATTGAGGTTATTAATCATAAACAAAAAAATCCGGACGATAGACGTCCGGATTTTGTTAACTCTTTTGATTATGGAGAGCCTGAGGTATTTCCTGGTAGAGATTATCAGGTTGATAAATTATCTAAGGATCTTGCAGAAGAGCAGGCTGCTATATTAAGAAGTGAAACTATTCCTTTTTCTTCCGGATTTATTGTTTATAATAACCCGGACGCAACATTTAGAAAGGATGGGTAATTAATCTAGATTATTTTCTTCCTTGTATTTTTCGTAGTTATCTGTGAGTTGTATGAGTATAGGATTTCTAACTATATCTTCCCTTGTGAAAACGAAAGCACCACATTGATCTACCCCTTTTGCTATTTTTTCTGAAAATGTGAGTAGATCTTTTTTCCTTGCCTTGAGATCCCACTGTGTTACATCCCCACATATAATTATTCTTGAGTTCTGACCCATTCTGGTTACAACCAACATTATTTGTCTGAGATCTGCATTTTGGGCTTCATCTAGAATTAGTATGGTATCATCGAATGTTCTACTTCTCATGAAAGCTAATGGTTGCATATCGATAGTTTTTGTATCTGTCATGAGTTTTATTTTTTCCTTGGCTTTTAATATTTTTTCCATATTGGAAATATATCCTTCCATATATGGAGCTATTTTTTCGTCAACAGATCCGGGTAGAAATCCTAGATTTTCTCCCGATTCTACTGCGGGTCTCGCTAATATTATTTTTGAATGCTCGCCCTTTCTTATGAGATCCAGTGCTGCGTAACATGCCACGAAAGTTTTTGCAGTACCCGCTGGTCCAGTGCAAACTGTTAGAAAATTATTTTCGATCGTTTTGAAAAATTTCAATTGTGAATCAGTAAATTTAATGTGATTGAAATCCTCTTTTTGTAGAATTGGTCCTTTTGGTAAGCTGTCAACCTTTGAAGTTTTTGTTGATTTTGGTTGCTTTTTCTCCGTTTTGATCGGAATTGGTTCGTTTTTTGCTTTTTTTCTTGGCATTTGTTTTTGTTTTATTTAATTAATAAGAACTTTTTCAAATAACACTGAGGTTTGTAGTGTTGATTTGAACATAGATATATATTTCACATAAAAAACAAATAAAAAGAAAAATGGCTACAGTAAACATTAATGAAATCTTAGGATCCGATTCTATTTCGGGATCCAGAGTAACCATAAATTCTAACTTTCTTATACTCCAAAACTGGATAAATGGTTATGTTAGTGTTTTTGGAATAGACACAACGAATGGAATATTGGATCTTTCTGCTGCTTCCACTGGGAAAGTTCAGGCAAAAATTGGTAGATTTGATTCATTATCTCTTCCCTCTAGCGGAACAGCAACAGCATCAGTTAGTGCTGCAGGAGCAGCAACATTCGCTAGTGTACAAACAACAACCTTCACTGCATCTGGTGCTTTAGTTGCAAATGGAACAATAACACTTGGAGCTGGATCTAGCTTTACCTCTGGTGGAACTGCTTCTTTTAATGGCCAATTGGGAGCAAATGGTGCTATTTCTCTTGGACCTCAGGGTAGAATTATGAGTCAAAATACAACCTATGTTAATGGTGCTACTGCTGGACAAGCATTTCCTTCCGCTTCATTAGGTGGTGGTGGTGTAGCTACATCGGTAAATTCACCCTATGCAATAACTGGTCTGGAGGATGTTATCTATGCAAATTGTTCCAGTTCTGGTTTTTATATGAAGGTATGTGACGGTGTATCTCCAGTAGGAGGTACAGTTCCAAGTATAGCACCAGGAACAAGAATAACAATAATCAATACAACATCAGGAGCAGCTAAAATAGTAACTGGTGTAACAGGATCTCCCTCGTATTACACTGGATTTAATACTGCTTCCTTAGTAGGTGGCTTTGACACCCTTGGTATAACTGCTTCTGCAGGACTAGCTTATAGATCCTCAATAACATTGCAATGGGAACCTAGAGTAGGTCTGGGACAGGCAACACAAAATGGTTCTTGGGTGGTTCTGGGTAATAGCAATATGATACTATAAAATAAAAAAAGAAAAAAATGGCAAAAACCCCATTTATTAGACCTTTGCAGGTACAGGGTGGAACTTTCTATACATTCTCTTCCTCGGCAGAAGATCTTTCGTTTACATTCAATAACACATCTAATAAATTTAGATTTTCTAAATTTGCGCTCCTTAATATTCCCGACTTTGATGATGGTACAGGAACAACTGGAGCATTTTCCAATTATGTTAAACTTAATGGACCGGATAGTGCTTTTCTTGATTACGCAACTAGTGCTGGTATAATCATAACTGGGAATGGAAATATAGATTTTTCTCAGAGTTTTCAGAGTTATTGTTTGAATGTGGAATCAACTATAACAGGATCTGATGAATATGATTCCTCTCTTAAACAGAATGTTTCTGAAAGAGTTTTCTTTAAATGGCTAAAAGAAATTGGAGCAATGAGATGGAGGAATGCAAATTCCAGCGAGGTTTCCGGCGCTCTTAATCAAATAAATGTAACCTACGATTCTGCAGGTTTGCCAATAACACAAAAAAGATATGTTGAAGGTGATGAGCCAATAGGCACCACTGGTTCCTATGGAATGACTGGAGCTAAATATAGTAGAGTTGTACAGTATGTTGGTAATCTTGACATAGTTAACTCAGTTAAAAATTCAACAAACACATATTCTGAGGTTTATGTTTATATTCCTACAAAGGATGGTAATTCACCAACAGTTTTATTTAAAAATATAGTAGATACTAACTATTATCCAGATTACCAATGGACTAACAATCCACCAAATCCGCTGAATGACGAATATCTATTTGGTAGAAATTACAATGAGACAAATCCAAGTGGACTTACTAATCTTGCCATATTTGATGACGATGTCTTGGGATCTCCTATAGCTTCTTACATTGACACATACACAGGTACAAGCTATGCTGGTAATTGGTACTCACCGAGAGATACTGCAAATACTTATTTTACTGATTCACAATCATCATTTACAGATCCGTCTAATTACGTAATAAATAAAACTAATGGTCTTGTTGATGTCAATTATGTTAGAAGCAAACTTGATTCTATAGGTATAGATTTCGATCCAAACTCATATCAAGGAATAATTAGTAATCCAAATATATCAACTCTTGAGGAATTTAACGCAACTGCGGATTCTAAGGATTTTGAATTTAATGCGGTTCTTATATATTATGACGTGTACGATCCTGCTACACCATCGAGCTTTGCAACGAATCTCTATGGCGTTTTATTCTTGGATGATGTTAATATTTCAAGTGGTGATGTTTTTATACCTAGATTAGATAAACATAGACCCAATCCAGTAACAAAATTAAATGGTAACTCCTATGGATTTAAGATAAATCTTAAATTTGATACTGATATAGATCAAACCGGGGTTGAGCAAGCGATAAATGACTATTCTCCTTTCTCGCTGTCGATGTTTATGGACTCTATGAACGTTCTACAGGATGCTAGCTCAACTTTAAATAATGCTGCAACGGAATTTATAGATCTAAGCAATAGAGTGACTAGCTTGGAAAATATAACGTTATCATCTTCAACGTCGACAAATATAGATAGAAGAATAACTCAGCTGGAGCAAGCATTTGCAGCTAATCAAGCACTTTTTAATAACACTCAGGCTGTAATGGGACTTATAAATCAAAACTATGATCTAGTAAGGGCCATTATTAATAATCAGACGAGTGTGGAAGTTTCATATAATCTGGATTTATTAAAACAGGGACCTGGTGTTATTCTTGATAGATCTACACCTAACCAAGTTACTGTTGTTAACTCAAGTCAGGATTTCAATATGTTAGATACTCTTGGTGTTGGAACGTTTACACAGAACGGTGATAATATAATCAATCTCCTTGATTTTTCTAATTACTATAAACATGTGAATAATTCAAATCCTCTGACGTTGACTGGTGATTTGACAATAAGAATTAATGACGGAACGATAAATTGGAAAAATGGCCAAAGATTTAGATTATCCTTTGGTGATAAGATATATCCAGGCAATTATATAATAAAGGTTTTAACTAATTCTCTTGGTAAATATCCTATTATTAATCCAACTTCTTCTCCTTATTCAACGATAATAATATCTTTGACCGAGGATATATTTGCTGTACATGATTACGAACCTGTTTTTGATATCGTCTGTATAGACGAGGCTAATCTTAAATTTCAGGTTGATGTAATAGGAAAAAGCTTAACAAATAATCAATAAAAAATAACCAAAAATGGCCGGAACACAAAATACAATAAGTTCTTTAGTAGCTCAGTTTTTAAGACTTCAAAAAAATTCTCTTGAGATAATTAATGGATTGAATCAGGTTGCAGTGTCAACAAATGATACCGTTTCGATAGAAGTTCTTGATGAACAGGGTTTACCTAAAACTGCGAATATACCTTCCTATGGATTTCTTAGAGGAGAAATAGACAGATTGGATAATAATATAAAATCCCTTGCTGGTATAGGTGATTCTTCATCAACAGTTAGAAATCCAGATGGAACATATTCCCAAGTTTTTAAGGTTGAAACTTTAAAAAATCCTCCTAGCTTATCAAATCTTGCTGTTCCTAGTACATTTTCAGTTAAGGATAATTGGTTTTTTGAAAGTTTTTTAAGTCCATTACTTTACATTAATATAAATGTAACGGGTCAAATATCAGAGAGTGCAGACAGAATAGTTGTTAAAAGAGTAATAGCTAACACTCAAACCGATGAGCAGAAAGCATATTTTGATTCTAGCATAAAAGGTAGAAATGATCTAACTTATAACCAATATCTTGGTCTATTAGGCGATAATGGAATCGGATATTTTGTTGATGAGGATATAGTTCAACTTCCATTAAGAACCATAAGATATATCGGAAATTTTGGGGTTATAAGTTATTATGATGATTCAATTACATCAACAGATCAGAATGGTAATTCCTTTCAAGAGACTAGAAGAAATTACAAATTAGATAAAATAGCATATACTGACACATTAACAAATATAAAGGATGGAAAGAGTCTGGACGTAGGTGATAAAATTTCAACTCAAGATGGAAGTTTGTATCAGATAACATCTGTCAATAGAGATCAAGCATCAATACAGGCTAAAAGAGTTTCTGGATACCAACCTATTCAGATTGGTGCAAATAGTATATCAATTTCATCCACTGACTTTGGACCTAGATATGTTCAAGTAAATGTTGGTTATAATGAAAGACAAGGTGTATTCTTTAAAACAATTGATGATAATTTCAATATAGTAAGTGCTGATTGGTCAACTGGTATTGTTTTTTGGAGCAATGAATTAAAAACTAAAAATTCAAATGGTGAATTAGTAACTCTTGAAACCTACTATCTTAATGAGGTTTCTGATCTGGGTAAGGTTTTTCTTGGTACAGCTAAGGAAAATAAAATACCAGCTATACAGGGACTTATACCAGATGCACCTCTAGTAACTCTTGATAGTTTTAAGGTGGTTCAGATAAACAAGCAGGTTACTGATTCAACATCAGTTAAGGTTGTTGAAGATAAATTAAACCTTAAAACAACTCTAAAAAGCGAGATTGATGCATTAGATCAAGCTATCTCTGAGACAAGACTCGAATTAAATGCAGGTTTATCTAGAAACGTTACCCGTTCTGGAACACCTAGAGCTTCCATAAGTGATTCCACTCAATTCGGTGGTGATAACGATAATGGTATAAATGTTCCTAATAGAAATTATGATAATATTGTAACAAATAGTAATATAACTTCTCCCCCTGGAACTGATGTTGCTTCAATAAGAGCAAGTCTAAACAGTTTAATTGATGAAAGAACAAAGAAAGCTCAATTGTATGCTTCTCTTGTTGACGAGGTCAATGTTCTGGTTAAGGATGTTCCGCAGATAATAGAAGCTCCAAAATATAGAGTCAGAGGATTTTGGCCTTTTCCTGCTCCTAAGATTGATCCGACTACAGGTGCTCAGGAGGTTATCCAATTTAATGTTAGGTACAGATATCTTAGTGACGGCGGAGCTTCTCAGCCTGCAGAACAGATAGAATTTGTTGATAATGACGGTGTAAAGAAAAATGCTGCATTTTCAAACTGGACTGAGTATAAAACTGACATTAGAAAAAAAGTATATGATGAAACTAGAGGAATCTACGTTTGGTCAGCGGAGGTTACCTCCGATGCTAATGTCCAGAATGTTAATCAACTTGATATAGCGATAACAAAGGGTGAAAGAGTGGAAATACAAATTTCTTCCATATCCGAGGCAGGATGGCCAGAAAATCCTTTGGTTTCTGATTTTTCTGATTCCGTTATTATACAATTTCCGGATAGTTTATCTGTAACTGGAGTTGCTGATACGTTGAATGCAAACACCCAGGATGCTGCGGTAGTTAAAATGCAGAGAGCCCTTGATTCACAAGGTTTACCTTCTCATTTATCTCAGCAATTTACATCAGGAGAAAATACTTACTATCACGACACAAAAGGTATAGCTAGTGGATTTTTTACTAGCAGCGGAACTGTTATAAATCTTTTTGATAAAATAACAGATTTACAGAATCAGATAACCCTACTTACTGCTCAGCTTTCTAATGCTAGAGGTGTGCTTGAGGTTTACATTCTGGATTCTAATAATAATAAGATTAAAGTTTCTAAAGGATCTACTGTTAAGATCACAGCAGGATTTTATTCGGATATATTCTCTGATCCGCTTGGATTTGATGCAGGTAGAACAGCTTCATTTACATATAATCTTCAGCTTTTTAACCAGCAGGCTTCCAGTGTTGAACTTGCTTCCATTATACCAGGGGGTTTAGCTCAAAGAGCACCTTCAAGTGTAAGTTCATCATTCCCTGTTGGGTATAATGAAAATCTTAGATATGGTGACTGCCCTATATCTTTAACATCATTAACCCTTTCTGATCAATCAATAGTAAACAATACTTCGTTTAGACAGGCACCTCCTTTTGCTTCTGCAAATGCATATTCACAATATGTTTATCCTAGATTTAAAACTGTTGGGTATGATCTTCCGTTATACCAGAGTGATCCCACTTTATTTGGTACCTATTTCAATACTCCTGCTGAGAGTCCAATATATGATGGTGATGTTAATGCAACAAATTTTGGTATTACTAAGGATGGAGTTACCTCGACATATCCTCAAAGTGGAACATTTATGATACCGTATAATCCTCAACTTCCAACTCCCCCACCAGAATCTGGGTCCACTAATAGTGCAATATGGAATGGTTCATATTCAGGTGTAACCGGCGGATCTCCTCAGGGTGGAGGCTATATAACTGAATTCTGTATCCATAAAGACCATCCATATTTACTTGTTGTAGGTAATACTGATGGATATACGAATTATCAGGATATGGTTAAACCTTTTGTTGATGGTGGTAAGGTTTATCCTCCCTTTAGACACACCCAAACTTTCTGGGGTGATACGACTCTTAATTATTATTGGGTTCAACAATCATATAGACAACCCGGTCCTTTTGCTATAAGCTCAACTGTGACAAGAACGGATTCGATGTATCCAGATAAGCTCGGATTTACTGTTAATGACCAATTTCTTATAGGTAAATATTCTTGTGGTGCATATTTGTACATTGCTCCACAGTCAGGTTCTGCAATTCAGGTTTCAGGAACAACCTCTCTGTCCACACTTTCTCTAGGAACAGGGGAAACTAATGCCATAAACGTTCCTATAATATTTCAATTTAGAGCAGTAGATAAACTTGGTTTTATAGGAGGATGGAGAAAATCAGGAAATTTATCCAATGTGACATACACAAAGAAAATTGGTATTGATCTGCAGGTTCAAAATGAGGATTCATTCTCGTTTGATATACAAGTTACTGGATCTTATAAAAATGATACATTGGTTGCACCTAATTTCGATAGCGGACTTAGTAGTAATTAATAATAAATAATAGATGACATATGTCCAAATCAAAACTTTTTGATTATAATTCTTCGTTTTCAGTAATAAGAACGAATCCAAGAATAACTGGAAATCTAAGAATAACAGTGGATTCCTCCGACGGGGTTTCGTTTAATTCCATGAATGCAAATCAAACTCTTAGTAATGATAGATTTAAGAATTTTAATATAACTGGTGAAAATTCATTTGCTCTTGACATTTTTAATTTTTTTGATAAAGGAAAGCTTTCTAATAACATAATATTTGATACTGCAAGATTTACTAGAGGAGATAGAGAGGTTTCCAAAAAATTTTCCGGGCAGTATGACTTTTTCTATGCTAGTGGTGCATCAGCTCTTGCTGATAAAAATTATGATGAGTCTTTTAGTTACTTTGCTCCCCTTTGGATAAAAAGTGAGATACCGGATTATTTTGTTATATTTAAGATACCTGGCCCCTTAAGTTATATTTATTCAAAAAATGAAACCGTAATAAATCCAGATGTTAAATATAAGATTGTAAAGAATTACGATAGTGATAGTGATTTTGTAATATCTTACGGTAAAACTGGAGCAGGTGAGCCAATACTCATAAATAGCGGATCTATATTTACAGGCTCTAGTGAATATCAGTCCTATGAAATTGTTAGTGGAAATGGTATAGTTTGTATCTTCGATGAGCTACACAATATTAATATGGTTGATGACGTAGCTTCAACTTTTAAGAATAAAATATTACCAAATTGTTTAGCTATTAAAACATTTGATCTTACTAAATCTTCCAAGATTGGTAAATACATAAGAAATATAGTATCTGATAAGAATTTTACAGATTCTCCGATTAATGTTAGCTGGGGTCCAAATTCATATACATATTATAATGGTGCCTCGATTGCTGAAGGAATATACACAAGAAAGGGTGAGATTCTTTCCGGATATTTTTCAAGTGATTCCTCTGATAGGATGATTGATTTTGAAACCTATATGACCAATGGATTTTCAAGAAACGGTGTAATTCCACCAAATATATTAAATCTAGAATTTCTTTTTGATGATGACGATGCTGACGAGTATTCTATAAATAGATATTTTGGGATGTATGTTTCTAGAAATGACCTTAATGAATTGAGATCTAATGGTGAGTTTTATTATAAATTTAGAGATCTCGATGGTAATGAAAATTTACCAAAGCCAACTAGAGATGCATTTGGGTACTATTATAGTAACGAATCTTATGGGATAACAGCGGATTCCGGAGTTAGATTATTCTACGAGAAGGATGTTTCCGGTGTTTATACGCCTGGTCTTTTGCCTGGATCTGATAACGTTAATATACTTGATTCCAATAAATTATATTATGTGACTGACAAGAATGGTAATTTCTATAGTCTTAAGAGGGATGAAGGATATATTAATTTTGGTGGAAACTCTCCAAAATATTCTTACGGACCATATGACGCATTAACGGAAACCTTTGGCACAACTGGGTCTAATTTTACATCCACGACTGGTAGTTTGGTTTTACAAAATACTAAAATTGATATTCTGGATTTTACTGGAATAACTGAAAAGATATCAACGATCCCTTCTGATTATGCAACAACCCCAGGTAGGGCATATAGTGAAATTAGATTCCTTAAAATTTATGATAAACCAAAGCCATTAACTTTTAGATTATACTGGCCGAATGGTGGTAATAAGGAAGGTAGCAGAAGATATGATGTTATAGAATCAGCTGATCTTGCAGCTGTTCTTGTTTGGATAGACGGATCTTACTATTCTACCGGGTCTTCATTTTACTTTAATGCATCAATGGGTGAAACTGGTGAGGTTGCTAGCGCTTTTGCTGGTGCCATTAATGATGTTGATGGTGTAACTTGGGATGCGGGGGTAAATTTAGATTCCACCGTTATTCGTCTTAGAGATTTTGGGACATATGGAAATGATTCGTACTCCATCGCAGTATTTGATGATTATGAATATTTCACTTCCAAATTTAGAGGTGTATGGTCAAACAGCGAAACATACTTTCCGTCAGATATTGTTGCATATATGGGAAATTATTATGGTGCTATTTCTACAATTTCACCCTCATACGATCCTCCTATATTTTCCGATAATCCCACTAATTGGGAACCATATTATACCGTTTCTAGTGGTGGATATGTTCAGATTAATGGCTCTGATGCGTCAACATTATATGGATCTGTTAATTTCATCGGTGGTACTAAAACAGCAAATAGTAGATTAATATTCCCTAGTGAATATTTAGATTTTATAAAACCTGGTGATTTCATAAACACCAAAGCTGGATATACTAAAGTAAATTCGTTAACTAAATATGTTGATAGCCCGCAAAGTGATCCAATAATTGGAAAAATAACAGGATTTGAAAACTTCACATATAGCAGTGTTCTGAATATAGATGATAATATAGAGATTGATTTGGGATATGATAGATCATTTAATGTCTATAAATCAGCAAAAATGAATATAGGTGTCTTTACATTTTTTGATGTGAAGGAATTTGATTTTGATTTTTGGAGCTCCGAGTATGGTTATGCACCAACTCCGGAGACTTATAAATATTACCAGATACCGGTGGGTGTAACCGGAATTATAAAAGAGAATGTGCCATATATAGTTAAGCAAGGACAGGTTGAATATGCTGATCAGATTTATCCTCAACAGGCAGAATCAGGAGTTGTGGTAACTTCCAATCTTTTTTATGGTGCTAGTGGATATACATCAATAAAAAATGCTAGACCTGATTTATTTAAGGAGCTCGTAGTTATTCCCGCAGAGTACTCAGATATTTCTTATATTCCACAATCAGATACATCAAGAGGTTCGAGTATTATATACGGTGGTGCTACTGGAAGTCCTGTTGGATACAATAGGGACCTGGATACATTCAATGGATTTATAGGAATCCAGGACATCTCACCAAACCCTGTCAGTGCAGGTGCATCAAAAATAGAAATATTTAATAGAGGTAAACTTGGGACCGAGTATGAGTATCTCAATGAAAATTACAGCCCTGATATATCTAATGTTTCCAGGATAGTTCCATTTATTAATAAGTGGGCTTATAGCGATGGAATAGACGCAAGAGGAAATCAGTATAGATTGAATTCTAGTCCTGCCTTTTCGCCAACTAATTTTTCTCCAAGTTTTGATAAGGATATTGCCGATTCTAGATATCTTACTCATGAGTGGTTTTTACTTGAACAGCCACCTAGGAATTTTCCTATTGAATATATGAAGAATCAGAATAGTTATCTTCCCGGAAAGATAGATCTCGAACAGGCTGTGGGTCCGGGCAATTATTTAGCATCATATTTTACGGTGGAACCATCAGATTATCCTGAAGAATTTAGAGATGATAGATCATACACCAAAGAATTGTTTACTACGTTCACGTATAACAAATCTAGTGGCTTCTACGAGACTCTTTTCAGGGGAGCTAAGATTATTCTTAAAAAAAGGTCAAATCTCTCTAATAGCGTCGCAGATTCGTTGGATAAATATATTCCGAAATATAGAAATTATGAGGATTATAAATTTGCTGCGATATTAAGACCAATATCGGAGGATGATGATAATATACAGGATCCTGTTAAATATAGAATAATAGAAAATCAGAGCCAAAGATTTATACTATTTGTTTGTGATATTGTTATGAGAGATTATAAATCTCTGGGAGTTGGTTACACAGGTGGAACCGGTGGTGATCCAATTTTGGATTATACTCTACTTTACTCAGTTAATAATAAGGAGAAATTGGTGTATCCTATGGTTGGCGGTTCTAGATTATATGAAATATCTGATATTAAATTAAGTTCAGCATTGGATCTTTCTGTTGGTTCCGGCTCGGTTGTTAATACAACAACGGGAGGAAGAATAAATATAATCCCAAGTTCGACATATGACACAGATTTAAGGGAAGAAATACATACATTCTATAGTGAAAATTCATCAGACGCTACTGTGGGTCCATCGGCTACGGGACCTGCTAGCTTTTATATTACCAAATTTACTCCGTATGTAACATATCCTTGGCCGATTGGAGTTGGTCCAAATTATTTAGATTTTGCTAAAATAGTTCCTCCACAGACTCCTATTTTTGGTTCGGACCCTCCATATAAACCTGAGTATAGCTTTACTGTGGGCTTCTCTGCTGTTGATCCTGTTATAATACCTGTTGGTCCTCAGTCAATATACAGGAATAAACCAGTTTTTCAGAAAGCAGGTGGGTTTAGTTATTATAGTTCAATATTGCAGAGAATATCCCTTTCTGGTATTTCTACCAGAATAAATTCTGGATCATCATATATTCAATATGAAACACACAAGGACAGCGGTATTATTTATAATGATTTTGAATTACGCATGGATAAACCATCAAGAATAGTAAAATCTAAAGGTTCCAAATCAAGTAAATATTACGGAGGTCCGCAAACTCTAGGAGAATCGGTTCCTACCGCATATACTATACAATCCAATTTGAATCTGCCATCAACTCTTCTTAGATATTCTGGTGGATATGAGCCTATCTTTAGAAAAATAATACATTTCGATAGGGATAAATCAGATACAATATCACAGGTTTCCTATGATCCGTCTTTTTTTGATTTATCTTTCAGAAATTGTAACTTTGCACCGGATAAGAGATACTTTGGTATATCTAGAAATCTTTCCTTTACTAAGGTTGCAAACGATCAGAATATATTATCATTGAGTCAGAACCTACCGGAAGGTCCAGTTTATCCACTTGTTGGACAATCTCCGATATGGAGAAAGGATTTTAATGTTTTCTCTTCCTCCTGGGATCCTGGGTATTATGAAAGATTCACAGGTCCAACCGTGTATGAGAGAGTTGCTGGAACCAGGTCAATGAAGGAATATAAAGGATTTCTAGGATCAAAAATAATGAAAACCCCGGATTCTTTAGAGTTTGATAATTATATAACTCTTGAGATAGTTAGAAATGGATCAGGTTATGGTACATCCGACGTTGCACTTATAAATTCACAGATAGACTCATATATAAAACCTGTTCAATATATAGATACTACAAATTCTGGAACCGGAATAGGAAGACCTGATCCATATTCATCGGGGGTAGATTATGATAAGCTAGATCTAAATCTTTTTCCTAATGCTGAATTAGTTTGGCAGTATTTTCCTGATATAAATAAGGTCAGAGGTATAATAAGATTAGATAGGATGCTTACTAGATACCTAATTAACGACGGAATAAAACAAATTTTTATAGATAATATTATATCAGAATTTGGTGTTGGCAATCCTGATTCCATAGACGATGATGTTACCGATTATATAATGAATAATGTTTCACCGTTATATATGGGAGAAAATATGGATCTATATAGCAAAAAGGAGGCAGTCAATAATGCGCAACAAATTAATAATGTTTTATTAGTTAGAGGTGACATAACAACATCATCCAAATACGAGGATGAGTATTATCAGGAGTCTGATTTTAGATTAACAAAATCAAGTAATCTAATATATACATTCGAATATAATCTTGATAATAATTATCTATATTCATTAATATTTAATCTAGCAATAACTAAAATATAATTATGCCAGTAACCAATATAAGATTTATAAATTATAGCGACGGCCAGAATCTTGCTATAGATAAGATTAATAACAATTTTGACGAAATTGTCGAGTCTCATGGGGGATCAGTTGGTGAGACTGGACCAAGTGGGGATAGAGGAGCAATTGGAAGTAATGGGCCAATTGGTTCAACTGGTAATGATGGACCTAGAGGAACAAGATGGTTTATACAGGATTTAGCTCCATCTTCACCTTTTGGATCAGGTAATTCCGTTGTTTACGGGGATTATTGGGTAAATAATACAGATAGCCAAATCTATCAATTTGGTCCATCCGGATGGATCGATAGTGGGTATAGCTTATCGTCTTCAGGTAACATATTCAATGACGTAGATTCATATTTTACCAACGGGGGAACTGGAATTTCTGTTAAATTTGATCAACCAACCCCAGAAAATTGTACTTTTATAATTTCTGATAGGTCTCCAGAGTCTGGTATAATAAATGAAAAATTAGCAAAATTCTTAATATCAACTGATAGTGCTGGGGACCCTTCTGCGCTTCTTGAATTTATGAAAAGTGATATCATATTGGCTAACCCTGGTAATTATGCATTACACCCAACTTTTTCTTGGTCCAGTTCGGCACCAACCGACAATGGTTTAAAGTTTGATGTTCCCGGTGGCTCACTACTAGTAGGTGCATCTGGTGGTTTTTCTTCCAGCTCCCAAAATTTCGATGTTTCTACTGGATCGGGAATTGATATAAATTATGGGGCTACTTCAGGATCCGGTATATCTGCTACTGGTGGAATTAAAATGCAGTCATTAACCCCAGCTATTGGCGATTTTAATATACTTAGTGATAATATAAGCATAACGGGTGGCCATGCATCATTTAAAAGTACTGTTGATGTAAATGGAGATCCAACTGGAAACCTTCCTTCGGTGGATATTAATTTTGGCGGTACTGCAGGGTTAAGGACACAAAGAACCGCTGACACATTTAATACGATATCAAAAAATGTTTATAACGTTTCTCTTGAAACAGCAACTGATAGAGAATTCTATATAAACACAAAGGGTAAAATAAGAACAAAAAAAATTAAAAGTGGAGTAACATATCAAAGTTATCAAAGTCCCACATTTCAGAACTCTGGAGGCCTTCCTGATGGTTCAGGTTCACAATGGTATTTCATATCCAGACCTGGAGGACCAGTTCAATCTTCTGTTATTAGAAATGGTAACACTTTCATAATATCTTTAGGATCAGGATATAACGGAAGGGGAATTGGTTTATTTAGTGATCCATCATCATCCCTATGGGGTCCAGGAGGAATTGAAAATGGACAATCCATAGATATAAGTGTATATGCTAGTCCTGACATACCGATTTATAACGGCATGTATAATAGCGGTAATAATACTTTATTTACTAAGATTGGAGTTGGTACAACATCGGGTGTGGTTTTAAAGGTAGATATGAGTAACAATCCAGCTACTTCTGTGGATTTCACAATAATTAAAGGAGCAACTGGAAGTACCACAACAGTTTATTATAGGGCTTATGGTCAATTTGGACCAACTGGAGGATCTTCTGGAGGATCTTTCACAGTTTGATATATAGTCTAAGATAATTAAACTGTATAGATGGCTCTCATAAAACTATTAAGAATAGAGGACGGTGATTCTCAAAAAAATCTAACTGATAAGCTAAATTACAACTTTGAAAGATTGGTTTCCTTTGGTGGAGGTCCATATGGTAGGGTTGGACCAAAAGGACCACCTGGACCAAAAGGACCACCTGGACCGGTTGGGTCATATGGCAATTCGGGTATCAGAGGAACCATATGGACCGTTGGTGTTTGCCAGCCATCAATATCATCTTCCATAGATGGAGACTATTGGCTTGATGTAAATGACGAAAATCTTGTTTATCAATTTTCATCAAATTCCGGGTGGAATTACTACGGATTTAATATAAAATCAACCGACTTGTTTGACGTTTTTGGTCCATTATCAACTTTAAACGGAATAAGTGCGTTTAAGGGGTATTTTATATCATCACAAACACCAATTAGCTGTACTGTTGTTATAAGTGATACTGATCTATCCAGTGGTTCACCAGGTTCGGAAAATTCCTATGCAAATCCTCAGTATTCCAAATTCGTAATTGCGACAGACAGTCTCAATACATCTAAGAATCTTCTGGAGTTTAGCAAGGGTGATTATGCAGGTGATGCGAATTTCACTGCAAGAACTCCTAGAATTCTTTGGAATCCTGGACCAACCGCGGAAAGAGGACCCTATGGTTTATTATGGAAGAATGATTATCTTAACATAAATCTAAGAGGAACCGGGACATCAAATGGATATTTCTCTATAAAATCTAACACCGGTAGATTCTTAATAAATTCGATTGGTTTCAATTATCTTTCATCATCCCCAAATGTGGTAAGTTTTACCTCCAAGGAAAATATAATTTTTGATCTTGGAACAGGTAAAGCCCTATTTTCAACCAGAAACGTAGCATGGAATGTTAATAGATTTTATCTAAATACCTCATTAAACGTAACAACAAGATCATCGGAGAGTCGATATGCTTTGGATTTGATCTCGAGCGATACAAATTCTGGTAATCTTAGATATGTCTACAATTCACCCGGTGTCAGAGATACGGTTCTTATGAATGTATATCAAAACTCACCATATTATCAGCTATTTACTGTTACCGGTGATGGTGTAACATATATGGATAAGATTGTTAAACCAGTTCAGGTACCTCAACAATTAACACAGAGTGGAAGTAGTTCAACATCAGTAGGTACAGTTAATTGGGTTTCAATTGTGCCATCCATAACATCGACCGGATTTATTAATGGATGCTTTTATGTTAATAATGGTGCTGATTATATAATAGGAAAATCCCCGTCTGCATCCCCTGGAAATAGAGGAATATCCATATTCACCCCATCTACCGGTGGTTATCTTGGTGGTGAAAATGGTGGATGGTTAAATATTTTGGATAATTACGAGGCTATAAGTTTTACTGTTAGAAGTGATAATCCAGGAGCAACGGGAAGTTGCTTTAAATATATAGGCTTAAATACTGATTACCTGGAACAAACCCCTCCTTCAACACTAGGATATCAATCTGAAGTGATATTAAATGGGTATGCAGCAAATATTGATATAACCTTAATAAATATGACCGGATCTGGAGGTACGTCTATTGCTAATAGATGGTTCAGAGTTTATTATTCAGCATGGGGAGGAACTTTAAACGCACCACAATGTGGGGTTATATCAACTTATAATTCAATAGCAAATTAATAAAAAAGATGCATTTTAATACTAAATACATATTTAAGGGTGACACCGAGAAGGAGATAATAGGAAAAATCAATTATAATTTTGATCAGATTCTATCTTTTGCGATAGGACCTGATGGACATCCTGGTCCTAGAGGTGCAACTGGCATATATGGACCTGCAGGTAAAAGAGGAGCAATGGGTAATACTGGATCCAGAGCTTCCCAGTGGTATAAACAACCAACCGAACCAATCAGATTTATAAATGATGTTTGGATAGATAACTCGGTAAGTGATGGTGATATAAAAATTTATGATGGCTTAAATTGGGTTAATACTGGTTATTCTTTTTTAAATTCCAGATATTTCCAATCCTATTCAAATATACTGGGACCTGGTGGTATAAATGACAAGTCCGTCATAGGATTCAAGAATCCTGGTGGTATAACAGGTGCATCTAATACTTCACTTCTGATAAATGATATTGATCTTATCCCTTCACAATCAAATCCTAATAATTCCAAGGTTTTGGTTTCAACGTTGGATCAGGTTGATAGACCAGTGATGGCATTTTCCAAAAATGGAGCAATTTCTGGTGATGTCCCATCATTCTATTGGAATTCAACTGGTAATAATCCAGGATTAAAATTCGATAGTGGTGGATCATTCTATATAACAGCCAATGATGATTTTCTAATAGATAGTGGTCTTGCTAGAACTATTATTTCATCGGATTATTGCACATTTAGAAACAATCAGGGGGATTTTAGAATTTATGGAAATGGAGATTTTGTATTTTCTAGTAATGTAAGTATTGGAGTTGGCGGTATTCTGGATGTAGCAACAGGGAATCTTCGGATAAATGGTAGTTCATTTAATCACACGGGAGGTGTAACCATAACTTCCCCTCTAACATCAACGTACATATTGACTTCAAATCCTACCTCACCCTCATACGAGAATGGAATATCAATTAGAACAACCTCTAATGCAATAAGAACATTTGAATTTAATGATTATACAGGAAATCCAGTTTTATATGGAAAGCCGTCGGGATCTGTTTCCAGTGGAAATATGGCTCAGACAGTTTTTGGTACAAGTGGAGGATTTACAGGCGGAACTGGTGGACCTTTTTCTTATCACGTTAGAAAAGTAAATGAGGTAAGACAACCAACAACGAGTCTGAGCGCCAGAAAATATAGAACATCTCTTGCACCCGAAACTCTAAGGGATGTTTTTGATATTTCCTCAAATACGGTTTGGGAGAATGATATGATAATTGCAACACCAACCGCTTATAGTAGCGCTTCTGATGATACTATAGGTAGTTATAAAGTTGGTGCTGTTGATATGAGTCTTGATTATTTATCAGCGTTAAATATATTTGGTAGTGGATTTTCAAATTCTCTAACGGGTAATGATCGTTTTAATGCTGTTGTAAATGGCGCGGTACAAACAAACGATGGAAGTATGATATTCGTTGGTAATTTTAAATATTATAATGGTGTTCCTGTCGGGATAAATCCAACGGCTAATCTAGGTATATGTAAGGTTAACCAAACGGGAGAGATGGATTTGGAATTCAGAGGATACCTTGCACAATTGAATGTGCGTTACGTCAACTCTGTTAATGGTATACTTTATGATGGTAACAATGATAGAATTTTTGTATATGGAAACTTTGCATGGAGAAGTGTGATTACTTCACCCGGATTAAATCGATATGGAATCGTTTGTCTGGATTCACTATTTGGTACGGAAGACTTTAATTTTAGCGCTAATCAAAGGTCTGGATTTTCTGCGAATTCAACGGTATTTAATGCTATATATGATGATGATAGTTCTATATATGCTGTTGGTACCTTTACCACATATGAAGAGATGCCTAGTACTACAAGAATTAGAAATAAAATTATAAAAATTCATGCGAGAGGAAGTAATATAGGTAAATGTGTAAGTACATTCCCGTCATTAACCCCTACCGCTAATGGACCGGGTTTTGTTGGACCCAATCATCAACCATATTGTTTGTGTTTCGGAAATACTGGTGATTTGATGGTTGGAGGTACTTTCACGGCATATAGGAATACCACAGGTGCTACAGATTTCCCAATCAAACACATGATAGAGATAGATTCAACTACAGGACTTAAGATTACTACAATTGGATTTTCCACCGTTACGTATTCCCTCACAAGCCTAGCTGAATTTGCTTTCATGACAGTAGGATTTAATTTTGCCACAGGCAGTTATTGGGCTGGCGGTAATTTTATTGAGATAAATGGTGGCTTTTTTAGAAGGATTGTTACTTTTTATGATAATACTTCGAGTGGAGGACATCAGTTATCGCCATTTGCTAATACCAATTTTAGAGATGCTAATGGATTTAATGATACAGTTTATGATATTTATAGCCCAATTACTCCTCCTGGTTTTGCAAATAAGGTGTATGTTGGTGGAAGGTTTAGTAGATATAAGGGAATCACCTGTCCAGGTATTATAAGACTTAATACGGACGGAAGTATAGATTCTACTGCTTCGATATACCATAATATAATCGGGCCAGAGACAATTGTACCATCATATAAATACTCCGTTGGTCTTGTTAAAAAAATATATGGATTTAACATATCAAGTAACTATACCATTACTTATGTTGGTGGATTTTTAAATTCCGTATTTCCTGACCCACTGTCAGCTGGAGCTGTTTATCTAAAAGTTCCATCATCATTATCACGTGATTATATTCCAGTTTATACTGACGGTACAACAACAAACTACAGGGTGTTTCTCAATGATCGCTCAGATAACCCAAAACTTCGCTATATAAGAGGACTTGTTTTTGATACAGGACTGCCGACAGCAGTGACCTCCTATATTAATTTCTCAACCGGCGAGATCCTTTCTTCTGGTGGAACTATTACTAATACCTCAACTGGAGCAACTGGTTGTCAGTATGTGGATCTTATGTGGGTTTCTAAAACAAGCACTGCAAATATTGGAAGCCCAAGGCTTTTCTATAAAACCTGTGATGGATATGGTGGTTATGTTGACTTTGGCGCTAACGGACTTCCTACTGCTTCAATCCTACCTACAATAACTGCAGGTCAGAGTCCGACCGTTACTTGGCAGTTTGGAAAAGATCAAACTGGATCTTGTAGTATATTCAAAAATGGGACAGGAACTACAAATCGACTTATTGATAGAACAACCTCAGGAAGTGGAACCTTGCCTTATTCGGTGGGTGATAGAATATTTGCTTCAGTTTCATCGGGCGGTAATAGCGGAGTTTTCGTTGGTGCTTCTGCTGAGTTGAGAATAATAAGAACCTCACTTTCCACTGGGCAGGAAGTAGTTGCGTTTGCTCAGACTCTATATGGAGCTAATGTAACATCGAATAACTTCGCTAACCCTACGCCTGTTGTAGTAGCTTCAGGATTTAGTTATCTGATAGATTGTTCTACCGTATCAGAAAATAGTGGATTAGTTAATAGCGATATCCAAGGTTAATGTCATCGAATAAAATTTTTGATATATAATAAAAATATAAACTATGAAAGACCTAACAGATCAGGAAAAAGAGAGATTATTAAGATTATCTAAAAAATTCATAAAGGTTCATCAGGACATCTTCAAAATAGAAGACACGATGAGATTAATGAATGAAAAATCGGGTAAATTAATTAATGAATTGGAGAAATGTAGAAACTCTGAGAAAGATTTCATAAAAGACTTAACGCAAAAATATGGTAACGGGACTTTAGATCCACTTACGCTAACCTGGAAAAAAGAGACTATAGATGGAAACACCTGAAAAATCGACTAACCTGCAGTTTAAATTCGCTGATAAATTTGACCTTAAAACCATCCTGATAATCATACTCCTTCTTATGAGTATGGTATTTGGTTCTATGTGGTTTTTCGGCGGAAGCGACGTTTCGAAGGAGAAAATTAAACAACTGGAAACAGAATTTAAAAAGCTTGAAAAAGATAAAGTTGCCGCTGATTCAGAGATTGCTGATTGGAAAAGTAAATACGAGGATGCCGACAAGAGGGATAAACAGCTAGAGCTTGAGGTATCTAGACTAAAGTCTGCTACCAAAGCAGCTGAGGATAAAGCTAAAAAATCCAAACATGATTTGGATAAACTTCAATCCGGAATTTCGGAGAATAGAAGGGAGATAGAGTATCTTAAGAAAAATCCACCAAGTTTGAGTGACAATGAGCTTTTAGAGGCTCTAATTAAAAAAATGAATTAAAATAAAAATGAGAAGTTTTTTTACAATTTTGATGACCCTAGTTTTGACTAGTGTGTTTTCCCAAGTAACCCCTGAAATTAAGTACCCTAGATTTGAGACTGATTCTCTTGGGAAGAAAGTTATAGTGATGACTATACCACAGGCAATGAAGCTTAATAATAATTCCGATCTATTGGAGAAATTCGAAGCTCAGGATATAAAGATGAAGGAATACGAGAACTTGTGTGTTAAGGTTATATCGGAAAAGGACGTCGTAATTGCTAAATTGAATTTAACCGTGAGTAAACAAGAGGGTCAATTATTAGTTAAGGATGAAAAAATAGAGTCCCTTCAGGGTGAAATACTTGGGTGGATGAAAAGAAATAGCATTCTCGAAAAACAATTGGCTAATAGACAAGATGTAATAGACGAGAAGGATAAGCAATTAGGAAAATTGAAAACCAAGATGATTATTGGTGGAGGTCTTGGTTCATTAGCTATAATTGGTCTTATTCTGACATCTGTTGGTGTTATTAACTAATTCGTAAAAAAGTATAAAACAAAAATGGCATTTAGCACATCTTCTAAGTTCGTTCAGATAACTCCATATTTACTTATGGAATACATGTATGCGGATCAACCACAACCGGAAACATATTTTGTTAATACCGGTCCATCAACGGTTGGTTACGATAAACTTATAAATGGATTTAGATCTGGTGAGGTTCAAATATTCAACCCTAATGGGGATTATTTCATAACTCATAATACCACACAGAACAGTGTCGTTAGAATAAGCGAAAACTCTTTTGTTACTCTTGATTCTAATCTCATTATACCTTTTAATGATTATACAGACGAATTAACAAATACTGTCAATTTGCCCATAGATTTCCCATCCAATCTTTTGGTTGTTTATGATACTGTTAGATATCACATAAGAGCAGGTTATAATCTTGGAAATATTGATGGTCTTATAATGTCGATAGAATATGCTGATGTCGATAATACTCCAGTAACTGTTTCTCAAATTCTTATAAAGAAAGGAACAAGCGATGATTATAATCTTAATCCTAGTCCTGTTACCATAGGTTCAAATATTTATGATAAGTACATAGAGATAAAGATTCCTAATCTTAGGGATATGAATAATAAATATCAAGCTTCATCCTCAGTATTTAAGCCACAGACTCTAGCTGGACTTATAAGTCATAGTGGGTTTGGGTTCATCTATAATTCACCAATTAGAATATCTGCTTGGCAGGTTCAAAGCACAGTTGATTATGCTGGGTATGCTAGATATGAATCATCCAAGATAGCTACACTTTCACTAGAACAGGAGGATCAGTTTGCTAATATAGGTGCAACAATAAGACCTTCCGATAGGGGGGAATTTTTTGAATTCTATGCAACTGATAATGAGGGGTTTATTGAGGATTTTATATTATTCCAAAACTCCCTTGGTAATTCGTATTATATCGGTCACCAAATAGAGATTCTTGAGCAGATTGGTGCATCACTAATAAGAACATCTCATTTTGATTCTATTCAGACAACAGCTTATGACTCACCAAATTATTACAGACCCATAGTTAGAAATGCATCTGTTGCTGCTAGTTTTACCCTTAGATACACAATGACGCTAATAAATAGTGTGGATCAGAGTAGAACGATAAGGATATCCTCATATACATCATCTAGCCCAGCAGAATGGGGCTTAAAGATAAAACCAATACAACTAAGTAATTTTCCGCAGGTTCAGAAGATATACAACAGAATATATTCACAACCAACAATAAACATGAGTAGCAATAATCCTACACCAAGGGAAATAGTGAAATATACGAATGTTTTTATAAATCAGAATTATGTTACTGCTTCGGTGAACAGTCTTAACTTTAGTAATAATTCATTAAGAATAGATACTGGTGCATCGACAACTATTGCGATGGGGAGCGGAAAATTAACCATAGCTATTTCTCCCTTTGATACTTATTTAAAGTTCAAATTCATTAAGAGCGGTCCATCAGATGACCCTGTCTCAGTGGATCTCACAAGTTCCGGTGAATTTAATATATCTTTTATAGATCTTAGTGGTGGTAAAATACAGATTCCTTCACTTAAAGATAACACGATAGCAAATCCAGCATTAGGTGAAATTGCATTCAAGATTGATGAATCCGCAGCTACTAGAATTCTACAGATAAACGATAGAAGATTCTTTATAACTAATGGTGTTTCTATAAATCAAACCACTCTTTCTGCTGCTGATAAAAGTACAATTACGGTTAATGCAGGTACAACCAATAACGTTTTGGAGAAATCTATAGAGTCTGTAATTTCTGATAGAAGAGATGCAAGTAATGCAATAAGTGGAGCAAATAATTTCACTAATACCGCTGCTAATAATAATATACTAACCCCCGTTAATAACTCAAATTCTGTTATGTATTGGGGATACTGGAAAAAGAATGGTGAGGAAGATTTTTCTACTGGAGTTACCGGATCAACAAGTGTCCCTGTTTCTGCTGGATCTACTGGATCAACAGGAGCACCAATAACCGAGCAGGTTAATGCACCTAGTCCGTCTATAAAATCGATACTTCCTGCTTCTCCTGGAGCTTCTGGAACCGTTGGTGTACAAACCCCTGCAGTTGCTTCAACAAATCAGGTATTATTAGGTTCTGCTAAAATAGCTGCTATAAGTGCAGAAATGAGAGGTTATAAAGCTATTGGATGGGCAGATAGAACTATTGTTAGTTATTTCCTTAGACCTGGTAAACCTGGAAGAATTAAGTATCCTAACATCACTAAGGATGATGTAATTAAAGCAGGTAAGGGAATATTAGCACCTGCAACAATTAGAAAATTAAGGGGAGGTTCTTTCGGAAACCTTAACTTACTAGGACTCTAAATCAAATAATTTGTTATGTTATTAAACCCAAAAGGTAATAGTTTTTATTTTGTTTTTCCTAGAGGATTTTTTCCTCCTAAGGTAGTGGATAAATATTTACCATATATTAAGAAACAACCAATACCGTTTGATAATATAAATGACTATATGAATAGTACTATACAAACGATAGGATTTCCTAATATGACTATAGACTCAGTAGAGCAGATCAGAAATCTTGGAAAAAAGATATCATATAAAAGCTCAACTAACGTCCAGGATTTATTTTCTCATGATTTTAGTATTGGATTTAAAAATGTTGATGGTTTCATAAACTATTTTATTATGCTGGATACAATATTGAATTTTCTTAATTTTAAAAATGATCAGTTAAGATTACCTGATTTGCCCCTAAGAATAATGGACAATGAAGGTAATATAGTAACTTCTGTAACATTTAAGGAAGTAATATTAACATCATATTCCGAGTTACAATTAAGTTATGCATCAAACACAAATCAATTTACCCCATTTACACTTGGTTTCAAATGTAACTATCTTGATATAGTTCTGGAAGCAAAGTAGATATATACTTAAACAAACAAATTAAAATGAAAACATTCTCCGATTTAAAAGAATTAAATGAAGCAAAATATGGTCAACCGCTATATGGTGAGAAAGATCATATGAAAAATCTACTTATCGCAGCTTGTGGTAACGATAGAAGAGTCCTTGACGATATTATAGATTGTCTTACTGAGGAGCAAGTTAAGACCTGTTTCGGTAAATTATCTAAAGTTTATGGAACAACAAATTCGGTTGGACAAAAACAGGATATTAACCAGTAACAAATAATTATATGAATTTACGTTGCGTTGGCATCGACTTTTCTCTGAACTCCCCCGCATTCTGCTGTTTCAAGAATAATAGATATATATGGGGATCAGTTTCAAGATCGGACAGAACGTTTGAATCTTTATTAAAGAATAAGAAAAAACCATATTTTATACTTGATTCTGATGATAGCTTTGTTATAAAGGTATTAAAAAAACAAGAATTTACCACAGAATATTCTGCTAGGGAAAGAGAAAAAATGGATTACTTCTTAGAAGTTGTTGAAGTTCTTTGGAGTTCTATATTAGAAGTTATGGGCGATGAACCATTCCACGTAGCAATGGAGGGTCTAAGTTTTTCGTCTAATGGCAACTCACTTGTAGATATATCTATGGCGACAGCCTTACTGAGAGAAAGAATAATGGATAGAATTGGAAGTGAAAACTTTTATGTTTTTTCACCAACAACTTTAAAAAAATTCGCAGTAAAGGGTAACGCAAAAAAGGATGAATTATATCACTCCTTATATAATTTAAGAGAGGATGAAACAAACTTAAATGTATTCTGTAAGATATTAGAAGAGAATAAAACAGAATGGATAACACCAGCTAAGGCAATAAATAAGCCGATAGATGACGTTGTCGATTCAACTTGGGTCAATTTGTATTTAAAAGAGGAATTAAGAGGAAATAATGAGGTTATTAAAGGAAAATCAAAAAGTAAAAAAACTACAAAGAAATTGGGGTAATGTCCTATTGGCTCTGTCTGAGTCTTCCCAATTCATAGAACACGCAATCAATATTTTATCATATACAATTTGACACTAGGTAATAATTATCTGGTGTATTTTTGCTGTTTGATATTCACCATAAAAATAAAAAAATGTAATATTATAAGATTAGAGGAAACAAAAGTAAAAACAAAAGTAAAATTTAAAGAATTAAAAACAAATTAAAAAACAAATTAAAAAAATTAAGAAAGATGAGTAATTTAGACATTTTCAATTTGGATGCAGAGGCATTCGTAACAAAAGTTCCAACAACAGGAGGAGACAAAGATGATTTTTATAAACCATATCCAGAGGATGGTAAAGATGGTGTATATAAATCATTGATTAGATTCTTACCAAATCCGGAGAATCCAGCAAAATCAAAAATCCATAAATATTATGTATATTTAAAAGATCCAGTAAGTGGTGACGGGTTTTCTGCAGATTGTCCTTCAACTGTTGGTAAAAAATCGGTATTAAAGGATTTATTCTGGAAACTTAAGAATTCACATTCTGCTGCTGATCAGGAGTTATCTAAAAACTTCGCAAGGAAGGAGGATTTCTATTCTTTAGTTCAAATCGTACAAGATAAGAATAGACCAGAATTAGAAGGGAAGATTATGATCTTCAAGTTTGGTAAAAAGCTTAACGATATGATCGAGGCTCAATTGCAACCTGAATATGGTGCTCCCTGCAATCCTTTCGATCTTTTTGAAGGAAGAGAATTTTCGGTAAGTGTAAGAAAAGTTGGCGAGTGGAATAACTATGACCTTTGCTCTTTCGTTGGTGAAAAAACATCAATCAAGGTTAATGGTAAAGGTATGGAGAAAAACCAAAAGGACATGGAGGTTATTCTTGCTTATTTAAACGAAGGACCTAAGAATCTAACAAGCTTTGATTATAAGGATTGGGATGACGATCTTACTGAGAAAGTTATGGGGGTTATCAGAAACAGCGTTCCAGAGCAAAGAGTTCTTAACGAAATCTTAGGTGGTGCTGCTTCAGCTCCTTCCAGACCAGCTCCTCAATCAGCACCTGCTAGACAACCCGCTCCAGAAACAAGTAATGCTGCTAACGATCTATATGATGAAGTTAGTAACACTAAAGTAAGTGGGTATGCAAATACCGCTGCTTCAGCTACTAGCGCTCCTAGTTCAACAAATTCATTAGAGGATCTTTATAACGACCTATAATAATTAGAAATAAAGGGACATCTCCTTAGACGAGTTGTCCCTTTTTATTTTGTAAAGATGCAACTAGATAAAATCGAAAGAGCAGTAAGGGACGTTCTAGCAAAGGAATTTTCTAGAGATCCAAATAAACAGATAGTTTATAAAGCGGGGAATCGTTTGAATTTCTCGTGTCCTTATTGTGGAGACTCGAATGATGCTAGAAAGAAAAGAGGTAATTTCTACATGGATACTATGGCATACAAATGTTATAATGGTGGATGTGGAATTTACAAGGATTCAATTTCGTTCTTTAAGGATTTTTCCCTCTATTCAAGATTTAGTGGGGAGGAGCGTGAGGAATTAAGGTCCATAATAGATACAAATAAAACAAAAAGAAGATCAGCCATAGGAAAGATAGACATAACTTATTTCTTTGATAACGATATAAGTGATCTATTAATATCTAGAGCGGATTTCATTAAAAAACTTAGATTGCAGGAAGTCTTCGGATCTTCTATACATAGGTATATTACTAGGAGACACCAAAAGCCAGATATGAAATTTGCTTGGGATCCAAGAAAGGAAAGACTCTTTCTGTTCAATCTAACTCCTGATGAGAAAATAATCGGGCTTCAGGTTAGAAATATGAACTCCATAAAAGGAAGTTCTAAATATTTAACCTATAAGCTCAGTGGAATATACGAGAAGTTACTTAATATTACTGACGAATCCATTTTGGATAGAGCGAGGGATGTCGATCCAATATCAAATGTTTTCGGTATCGGTAATCTTGACTTCTCTCACGAAATAACAGTTTTCGAAGGACCAATGGATTCTTTCTTTTGGCCAAATTCTGTTGGTTTATGTTCGCTTGAGAACAGATTTCCTTTTGATGTCGAAAACAAAAAATACTTCTATGACTGGGATAAAGCAGGAATAGGAAAAAGCATGGATCTTTTAAGTAAGGGAGAGACCGTTTTTAACTGGGGTAAATTTCTCGAGGAGAACGGTATAACCAAGAATAGAAAATGGGATCTTAATGATCTTGTTATACACTTAAGAGCAATTGGAAAAAAGGTTAAAAGGATGGATAACTATTTTACGAATGATATACTTGACCTCAGATATTTTATCAATGACTAAGATTGATCAGCAAAATTTAATAGACAATTGGGAGAATGAGATAACTAGAAATCAGAAATCTAAGATAAAATTTCCTATAATAGTTTCTGGTGACGATTCTTTGAATATTGATATAGATTTTGAGGAGCCTAAAATAAATGAACCAGTTGAAAAAAAGATCGTAGAAAATAAAAATGAAATTAAAGTTTTAGATCTACCCAAAAAGAGAGGATCTAAAAACAAACCAAAACTATTTTAATATGTCTGAGCAAAAAACAGATTTCGGGAAGGTTTTCGAAACCGAAAGGGAGGAATGGAAAGAAAAAATACAGGTTCTTTCATTGAACATGAAGGATATAAAAACCTTAGCAAAAGCTCAAGTTGACATGTTCAGCTACAGGCAAGTACTTTTGGAGTATAGCTATAAGCTAGCTGGAATAGTTTCCAAGCTGAGCTCCAAATACAAGTCCGACAAAGCAAGAAAGATGAGGGAGTATTCGGAACAAATGAATGTTAGATACGGAGCAACTGAAAAGATGTTGCTGATAGAAGGTGATCTGGTTGAAATATCGGAAAAAATGGAATTGGTGGAGAATCATCGTAAGTTTATAGACCAGACCATACAAACAGTGGATCATATGCTTTATGGCGTTCGTCAGAGAATAGCTCTGGAGGACTACCTAAGAGGTTCCACGGTAAAATAAAATTATAGAATGTTAAAATTTAGAGTAACTGATGATCATCAATGGATGCTTCTCTTGGAAGCACTTGATGAGGTTGAGAAAAAGCAAGTCGAGATCTCGCTGACTCAAAAAATACATAATCATTTTTTCCATCCTCTAGTCAAGAAAAAGATTTGGGATGGATCTATATGTTTCATAGAGAAGAGAGGTGGATTCTGGAAAGTTCCAATAGGTCTCTGGAGGGAATTATTGGATATCGGCGAGAAATACAGAATTGATATAAAAATAGAAGGATTAAACAGCGTCGTAACTGACGACGTTAAGCTTGATGAATTTACTCAGTGGGTTAATGAATTTTTCGAGGGGGGTATAGGTGGTAATCCAGATAAGATGCCTAGAGATTACCAAATAGAGACCGCATGGAAGATATTGAGGTATAGGTATTCAGTTTCTGAGGTTGCAACCTCATCAGGTAAGACACTTATATCGTTTATGATATTTGCATATCTAAAATCAAAAGGAATGGTAAGAAAGATCCTTATGATCGTACCCAATTCCAATCTTGTATTCCAGGGTAATGATGATTTTGAGGAATATGGACTTGATAAATTAGACGGTGTGAAGATTCAGCAGATAGGTGGTGGAAGTAAGATCAAGGATGGCTGCGATATAATAATAGGTACATACCAATCCCTGGTTAAAAGAGAATCTGATTTTTTTGACGAGGTTGATTGCGTATTTATAGATGAGTGTTTATCTCCGGATTCATTGGTAAGTATGGCTGATGGCGGTTATAAAAAAATATCTGATGTTAATATTGGAGATTCCGTATTAACTATTAACGATATTACTAATGGGCAGGAGAAAAGAACCGTGGAATTTGTATATAAAAATCTAAATAAAGATAAACAAATGTACAAGATAGAGACAGAATGTGGAAAGATTCTTAAGGTAACCGGAAATCATAAGGTTAAATTAAAAAATGGTGAATGGAAAAGAGTCGATGCTCTTAATTATTACGATGAGCTTTTTGATATATAAAACAAACCTCATCATACAAACATATGAATCCACTTTATCTGTATCTTTATGAAAATTCAAGAAGACTCTCCATATTAAAAGTTAGGGAAATCCCTGATTTTAATACTAGGATTGTTACTAATGTCAAAAATACAAATCTATTTGACATTCCCTATTACATCGAAACATTATATGATCTATTAATCTATTGTGATCCTGATAATGGTATATGCAAATTTAATGGATGTAAAAATAAAAAAAAAATAAAATCAGGAAGAAAGTGGATTCTTAATGATTTCTGTTGCAGAAATTGTGCGGATGCGGATTTTTCTGAAAAACAGAAATTAAATAACACGTCGCATAGAATGACGGATGAGAGTAAAAATTCAATGAAAATTAAATTATCCTCAATTGTTAGAAAGAAAATAAAATGTGGGATCTTTACGCCTGGTGTAAATAATTCTCTCTATGGTGGAAAAATAGAAGTACTAATAAAAAATAAAATAGTTAAAGTTAGATCCTCATGGGAAGCTTTATTTTATATTATAAATCCCGATTTTCTATATGAGAACATAAGAATAGAGTACCTTGATTCAAAAAAGAATAAATTACGCAATTATATAGTAGATTTTTGTGATATGGATAAAAAAATAATATATGAGATTAAGCCACGTAATAAGAAGGAGGATTGTTTAGATAAGATGTATGCAGCAGACGAATGGTGTAAAATAAACGGGTATAAATTCAACTATATAGACGAGAATTGGATTTCCGCTAATTATAGAAGGGATTTATTGAATGGACAACCAGAATCTGATAAAATAGCTAACAGAATTGAAAAAGCTATAAAAATAAAAAATTATGAAGATAAAAAAAATTAGCAAAATAGAAACATCGGATAATGTATACAATCTCAGGATATTATCGGATGATGGATTAAATCACAATTATATAGCTAATGGAATTCTTGTTAGTAATTGTCATCATACAAATAGTACCTCGATAAAGAAGATAGTTTCCCAATGTATGCATTCCAAATGGAGATTTGGATTAACAGGAACTCTGACCAAAAAGGGAACTGCTGACTATTTGACTATACAACAATTTCTTGGACCCCTTGTGATGGAGATCCCACCCAGTTTTCTTTTTGATAATGGGTATGCAACTCCTGTTTCCATAAAGGTAGTTACTATGGATTGGTTAGACCCTGTCTATAAAGAAAAATTAGCCGACCTTAAACTTAGTGATAATAACGTTGAAGGTAACGAGATTTATAATCTTGAAAGAAAGTTAGTTATTGAAAGTAGAAAACGTCTGAATTATGTTACTGAATTCATAAATAAGACATCTAAAAACTCCCTGGTTTTATTCCAATCTGTTAAGGAGGAGTACGGTAAGCAGATATGGAATCTTCTCAGAGAATTAAATGGCGATAGAGAGGTGTTTTATGTTGATGGCGACACTAGTGAGGCTTTGAGAGAGGAATATAAGAGAAGAATGTCAATCGGCTCTAATAAGGTCCTAATTGCGACGTACGGAACATTCTCCACTGGGATATCAATAAACAATCTGCATAATATATTTCTTGTCGAGTCATACAAGAGCGAAATCCTTATAAAACAAAGTTTGGGTAGGGGAATGAGAAAGATGGAGGGTAAGGAAAAGGTTAATGTCATAGATTTTGTTGATGATTTTAGTACAAGAAAATATAAGAGCTATCTTGCTAAACATAGCATCGAAAGAATAGAGATTTATAAGAAGGAAGGTTTTGAATATAAGATATACAACGTTAAACTTTAATTTATATTAAGGATATATAGAAAAACATTTTTTACTAATGACTATAAAATCTTTTGATGAATTCAATAAATCTAATATCCAAGAATCATATGGAAATTCTGAATATTATGATGCTCACGGAAAAACATCTTTCACAAGATGGCTTAGAAAAATTGGAAATCAGATAGGTATTGGTGATAGCGGATATAGCAGCTATTATAGCGATTCTGATCCTAACCTTTCCAGTATGAAAAGTGCTTCCCGCGCAATTGCTGTTGTTACAGGAGCTGTTGCAAAAGGAACTGCTTCCTTTATAGATTTTCTTTCCCCTGGTGAAGATACTAAATCTTGGAAGGATCTTGACAAGGACGAAATAAGAAGAAGAAAAGATGAGATTATTAAAAAATGGGAAGCTGAGCATATAGAGAATAAAAATGTGACTGAGCAGGATGCTGAGGAATTTTATAAGTCTGGTGTTCTGAGAGGTAAAAAATATTTTGGTGATGATTTTTCACCTCAAAATCCTAAATCCAAGGATGAGGAAATATACAGAGATTATCTAAAGGATGTAATGAATTCATATTATAAAAAAACTAGGAAAAAAAGATAATGAGTAATAGGATTATCGATTTTGCTAGATTTAGTTCAATATTCGAGGGAGGGGCAGCTATAAAAACTTCTAGAAGAATAAGGGAGGACGAATTTTCCGAAACGCTAAAAAGTATTCAGGAAAATCTTTTTCCTCTCATCGGTATAGACCCAAACAAAATAAATGATCAGTATGTTATCATTGGTAGCATAGGGAAGAAAGAAAATCCTGATGATACATCGGGAGATTTGGATATTGGTTATGATGCAACTTGGTACTCTCTGGATAATGGGATAGAAAGAAAGGAATGTTCTGGGTTTATTTACGATAAAATAAAAAATGGTATTGGCGATATTCTTGGATTTACTACTGAGATAAATTATCTGAAGGGTCTCAATATAGTTAGTCTGGGGTGGCCAATAAATGGTGACAAGAATAATGGATTAGTTCAACTTGATCTTATACCACTGTCAGACATGAAATGGGCAGATTTTATATATTATTCACCAAATTACAAAACGAGGGAAAGTAAATATAAATCGGCACATAGAAACTGGTTACTAGCCGCGATATTGTCGGCAAGGAAGGAGATTATGGAGAGAAATGAAATTGGTGAGGTCTTGGATTATAACACACCTGTTCTTATTTTAAGCGATGGTCTATATTGGCATACAAAATCTTACAGAGGGAAGATAAAAGACAGATTAAAGAATCCTAAGAAAATAGAAGGAAGCGAAAGATTTGTTACTAATGATCCTCAGGAATTTATAGATTTTGCTTTAGGTAAAGGTTATACTACTGATGATGTTAAAACTTTTGAACAGTTATTTAAAATAATAACTTCTCCTGAGTTTGAACTTATAAACAAATTACCAGAAATAAAGGAAAGATTTGTGGAATTTTTACAGAGGGTTGGACTAGAAATACCTACAGAGATTAACAGAATACAATAATAAACATTAAAAAAGCTACTTATGGCAGGGATTAGTCATTTATATGATATTTATAACAAAAAGGGTAAGGATTTCATCGATAATCTCTTTAACTCCTATGTGACCATTAATGAAAAAATGGACGGTTCTGCTTTTGTTTTTGAAAGAAATTCAGAAACTGGTAGATTTAATTTTTATAAGAGAGATCAGAGATATCCAATAACTCTTGTTGATCGTACCCTTATGAAATATTACGAGAAGCCTATAAATTATATAGAATCACTTCCTCCGCATATACTTAATGAGATTCCTAGAGGATGGAGATTCGGTCTTGAGTATTTTTCAAATAATCAACCTGTGGAGATTGCTTATGATAGATTGCCTAAGAACAATCTGATACTTTCATATATACACACCAAAAACGAAAATGGTAAACCAGCTTCGACAATACAGGATCAGGAACAACTTGATAACTGGGCTGATATTCTTGGTGTTGAAAGACCTCCCATAATATTCCAGGGTATGCTAACCGAGGATCAGAAAAATCAGATCCTCGATTTTCTTCGAACTCCTTTTGATCAATTAGTTTCCGAATTTAAAACTAAAAGTTTTGTTAGGTACATAATTGGTGTTCTTAATCCAGAAGCTAAGACTAGTGCACTTAATAACGATCTTGATAAACCGATAGAGGGAATAGTTTTTAGATTCGGTGAGGAAGATAATGGGAAGGAACCAATATTATCCAAGATGGTGGATCCAGTATTCACGGAAATGGCAAAGGAAAAATATAGCAGAAGATCTGATGAAAAACCTAGCGATTTTCTTGGTCTTACTATAATGGATATTATGAATTTCATATTGGAGGAAGGTGTTGAGTCGTTTAACGTTTCGGGTAATACTGACGACGAGAGATACATTTCTTTTATGTCTGACGTTTTCGTTAAATTTCTAGGTGAATATGCCTATAAATACAGGGGAGCTGATTTTCAAGAGCCTGATTACTTGAAGAAAGATGAATTTAGGTTGAATCTTGATATGATAAAGGATAAAAGAGTTCTTAAATATCTTGATACCGACGATTCCTACGAGTCCCTATTTAAACTTATGCTTAACTCATTTAGAAAGATAAGAAAAAGAGCCAGTGGAATAATAACTTCTGGTATAATAGATCAATTTAATATAGTTGTTAGCGATATAGAAAGAGTTGTTGCTAAGGAAACCAAACCCGCTATACAGGAATCTGAAGCTATACCATCATTTATGGATTTCAAGAAAAATAATCTATCTTCCAAGAAAATAGATTATGTTACTAGCGAATCTGATAATTCTGAGGAATCTGATACTGACGATCCTTTTTATTCTTACAACGAATTTATTTCAGCTTTAGAAACGATAGACACTAGCAAGAAAGATAAATCAAAAGAAATCAACGAGGACAGCGACAAGGAAGAAAAAAAGCTCCAACCTGTTAATCTACTTGTTGGTAGATTTCAACCTTTTCATAATGGACATTTAAAAATGGTTGATCAGTTATACAAGGAGAATGACCTGCCTAGTATTATTGCTGTAGTTCATCCGGGACATAATAAATCTGGTAAATCCCCATACGATGAGAAATTAATATCCCGCTATATGGAGGGAATAGTTAAAGATAATCCTGGAAAGATTTCTGGTTATTTTGTTGTCAATAGGGGTCTTCTTGGACCTATATACGGAAAGGCTAAGGAACATGGATTTATTCCTAAAACCATAGGGGCTGGTGACGATAGGATAGAGGACTACAATAAACAAGCTGACTACCTCAAAAAGGCAGGTGGTGATTTCCCTGAAGATATAAAGATAATACAAACTAAAAGATCGTCGAGTGGTAGTGACGTTAGAAAGAAAATAGAATCCGAAGATTATGTTGGGTTCAAAAAGCTTGTACCTCAGGCTGTTGCCAATGTTTATAATTCATTAATAGATGCACAGAAAGGTACTGGAATTAAGGAGGAAGACGAGGGTGAATTTGAAAATTCGGAACTTATAACGGAATCTGAAATTCATGAAGAAATGGAAAAAAATAACCAAGAATAAAAATGAAAAAGTTTATTGCATCATTTGATCAATTTACAAGTCCGGTTAATGAGAATGACGGATTTGGTACATCACCATTCCTGATGAAGAAAGTAAGTGATGTATATCATTATTTCTTCAGTCTTGATAGCGAAGACGAGGAACATGAAATGGGATACCATCTTATAATAGGTAAATATTCTGAGAATGAGCCTATAGAGGGTGCTAAAAATTCTTATTGTGTGCTTAACATAAACCAAATAGGCCATGAACTTATAGAGGATATAGCAGTTGATAAGGAGGATATACCTTCGGTTAGTAGTTCTGAATTTCTTGTTGATGGAAATGAGCTATCTAGACTCATGGAGCAGATATTCAAATGTGTTCTGGATTACCTTTCTTTCAATCCTAAGGTTGTAAGGATGTATGATAATTTGCAAGACAATTTGGAATATAAAGGTAAGGGTGAATACATAGAGTATATGAAGTCGATATGTGTGTCTCAACTCGGCAAAAATTGGTCGGTTCAAACTGGCTCAAGTGAAAAATCATTAATTATAAGTAGATAAGGGAACTTTTTGTGAAATCATTGATATAATAATAAATTAAAATTAAATTTAAAATGGAAAAATTCGAACAAATCAAGGCTCTATTAGAGCAAACACAAGGTGATGCTGAAAAATTCTTCAGTAAAGGTAACAGTGCAGCTGGTACTAGAGTTAGAAAAGCTATGCAAGAATTAAAAGCACTTGCACAAGAAGTAAGAACCGAAGTACAGGATTCTAAAAACAAAGCGGCATAATTACTAACTTTTAAAAAAACATAACATGAGCTACTACTTAGCAAAAGTAAGATTTGAGTCAGGAGAGGTTAAAAAGAACGGTGATCCGGTTTACACTATATCACAATTTCTAGTTTCAGCGGAATCTGTATTAGATGTGGAAACGAAAGTTGCATCTTATATGGAGGGAACTCTGGGAGACTTTGAGACGATACAAGTCACAAAAACAAAAATAGAAACTGTCATCTATGACAAAGAAAGATATGAAGACTCCATCTAAATCCTCAAACACTGATTCCTATGTTCCACCCCAATCACCAATAGCTATACAACCAGGAGACACTGGATTTGCTACTGTAGGTAAGGGATATAATAGATTTATATGGACATTTGGAGATTGGTACAAGAGTAAGAAGAAGATAATCAATCCTGATAAAAATTGGGATCTTAATAAGAAACCAATGTCAGACTCTGAATGGCAGAAGAAAAAAAAGGACTTATATTTATAAGTCCTTTTTTTTGTTGGATATATATAGAAATTAAATTATTGATATGCCAGCGGTTAGTAAATCCCAACAATCTCTTTTTGGACAAGCATATGCAGTTAGGATCGGTGAATTGTCACCATCCAAACTTAATCCCAAATATAGAGACGAAATAGTTAAGTTATCCAAGAGTATGACTGAGAAGGAACTTAAAGCTTATGCTTCGACTAAACATAAGAAACTTCCGGATCATGTTGATGAGGCAGATCTTCCGATTAGTCTTGAACCTATTGGATCTTCGGCAATGCCAAAATTTCAACCTAAAGGACCGGGTAAGATAGTTCCATTTTTGAACCCAGATTCAAAACAAACAAAGAAAGGAAAAAAGAATCTATCGAATCTTAAAGATTATAGAGACTGGCTTTCCGATAAATAGTATGAAGAAGCAGATGAAACATCTTCTTGACTTTAAATCATATTCTCCTGAATATGAATATAAAACCGAGTATAGAAGAGAAATTGAATTGGATAGGGTAAGAAAATCTAGGGAGTATAGAAGACTATTGGCTCTTGGTTTTGATGAGGACACTTCACATCAGCAAGAGCTAAATAACACAATGAAGTTTGTGAGAAGTGTTAAGAAACAAAAAGAACTTGGGCATGGTGATGTTTTCTATACCATACATCCCTCAGGTACAGTGAGGAGATATAATCCAATAAAGTCCAAGGAAGTAAAAGAAGGAAACGGTAACGATATAAAAAAATTCTCGGACCCTTTTAAATCTGCTAAGGATTACGCTAAAGGATTAAACTTTCTTTGGCAATATCTAAAGAGGAAAGAGGCTAGAGGAGACTATAGATAATTATGTGTGGATGTGGATCACCAAATGCTACAGAGATCAGAAACATGACTCATAGCAAGGAAGTTAGTAAAATATTAAATTCTTGGATTGTTGATAATATGGGAAGAAAATTACTTATTGATAGCCCAATATATGATACTTATAATGATATAATAGGTTACGTAACAAAGAATGAATCTGGCAATATAGTTAGAATATTTGCCAAGAATATAAAAGAAATATTAGAATAATATGTTTTATCCGACAGGTAATAGTACAAATGGTAGAAATCTAGTTTGTATTGAAGATGAAAGAAAAAATATTGACTCCTGCGTTAATGGTTGTAATTGTAATGAATCGTGTAATTGTGTAGAAAATTGGTTGGACCAAAATGATTACTGTGTTGAGAAATGGCAACTAAAGGATTATCTTAAAGGCAAGGGGTTTACCTTACAGAAACTAGATGAGGATATGGATGGTGGATCGGCTCCTCCTGCCGCTGGACTTGCAACACTAGATAATGTTGGTGGCATGGGAAATCCAATATCCCCTACTAATGGTGGTACAAATTCCGGTTTCTATGATAACTCAAAGAACGGAAGTGGTGACAAATTTAGCACGTTGACTGTTGGAACGGGAGCAGCTAATAAAAAAGGAAAGGGCAAAAAGAAGATGATTTCATATAAGGAATTCGTTGATAGAAATAGAAAGAAAAAGAAAAAATAAAAATCTCCCAATCTGGAGATTTTTTTTATCCGGAAATATTTTTTAAATTGCGATAAAATTTTAAAAAGATGACCAGAGAAATACTAATACAAGAGAATTATCCTAATGATCCATGGAAGATGCTAGTTTGTTGTATACTTCTAAACCAGACCCATAATAAATCTGTACGACCGATTTTAGACGCCGTATTTGATCTTATTCCTGATTACCATTCTGCAATCAATTGCGACGTTGAACGTCTAGCAGCGATCATAAAAACAACAGGCTTGTATAACATGAAGGCTAGAAGGATAGTAGATATGAGCAAGGGATACAAAGAAGGCTTTACCCGAGTTACCGAACTACCAGGAATAGGAATATATGGTAATGAATCCTGGGAGATATTTGTTAATGGTAATCTCGATATAAAGCCAACTGATAGCAAACTTAGAGCTTACTTAGATGCTGTCCTGTTTTGATATTTTTACCCTTAGATTTATTGGTTCTTTAAGTACTGGGTTTGCAACATAGAAAGGTTTTGCAACCTCGCATCTTATAAATTTCTTATTTTCACCAAGAGGTAAATAAATTATGTCGCCCGGTTTAAAAGTTTTATGAACCTTTAGGTTTTTTCCGTCCCTCTCGAATTCAAGATCCATCTCTATGTGGTCGTCAAAGATGGCCCAATTATCACTTCTACCGAACTTTTTAAATTTTTTGTTTATAATTCTAAAAACTTTACCTGTAATAAACCCATCTTCACCTAATTTTGAAGCGAATTTTATAGGTTTACCCTGTTTAAGGTTGTATGTTTTTATTTTGGAGTTATCCATACCTATATTTTCTTTTGGTACTTTTTTCGATTCCTCCTCTGTAAGAACACTACCGTCCGTTTGAATAACTATTTTATAATCGTAGTTGTCCTTAGGCTTTGTTATGATATATTTAAGCTTCTCCTCGTCATATTTTACCTTACTTAATCCTGCATGAAATTCTATTGATTTGTTAATATCCTCATGTGATTCATCGTCTTTGAAAATTCTTATACTTCTTGCGATGTTTTCTATTATTGGTATATAAATCTGATTTCCTTCTTTTCCTTTCTGTTCAGTTTTTAGATTTGCAGGAACATCGACGTTGAGGGGATAAAATTTACCCATAAATTTGAAATGTGCCTCCATTATGGGATAGCCAGTTGCTACTTTGTCTGGAAATTTTAACCATTTAAGTTCCTCGTTAAGTCTATTATCATATTCTTTTGCGAGAAGATCCGCACAATTTTTTTTGATCTCTTCTATTTTTACATTGTCGAAATATTTTAATAATAAACTAGGAAAAACTATATTTTCTGGTTTGTATATTTTCTCAATTTCTTCGACGTCAACATTTATGGTTAATCTTGCTTCGTTTACCCAACCATTGAATTTTTGTACGTTCCTCATTATGATTCCTTTTTTGAATTTTTTTTCTGAAATGCGGTTTTTAGATATTCTGTTATATCAGAACCTGTCTTTTTTTCTCCGTCTAGAAATTTATTAAATTCTTCAGATTTTCCACTTTCGTCAAGAAAATCATGGAAGTAAGCTGCTTCATACATTGCATCTATTGTTTCGGGCATTGTTGGATCTGCAGTTTGATAATTTCTTCTGTTTACTCGGGTCTCGTAAGATTGGCCTGGAACATCGATACTTCCTGGTGAATCCAACCACTCATTAATAAAACCCTCAAATTTTTTTAAATTTTTCATATTATTTATATATCTGACCGGAACATAAGTTTATTATGGTGTAAAACATATACATTAAAATATTTCTGGATGATTATTGATATAGAGAATAAAGGAAGCTACTTAAATGTATCTCACTTTGGTCCCGAAGGGGAACTTGCATTCCTTCGTGTTCCGATACCCGAGGAAGAAAGATTTAATTGGGAAAGATGCAATCCAGGGGATCCCAAAAGAGATAAGGAATGGGCAAACTGGAAGGGCGAACCAATAAAAAAGGTGAAGACCGAGAGATATGACAAATATAGGATGGCACAGATCCTAATAGAAGCACCTGAAGAATTAACTAAACCATTATGGGAATATCAAGAACCTAAGAAATACTTTGTCGATATAGAGGTTGAGATAACGGAAGACAAGGCAGCATCACTTGATACGGAAAATGCTAAAAATAGGGTACTCTCCATAGGTATAGGAACAGATAAAAGAAAGATATTAATTCTTGGTCTTGATCCACTAACCCCTGAACAGCAGGGAAGTATCTATGATAAAATAAACAAATACTTCGAAAAAACCGGTGACGAATGGAGTTTCAAATATAAACAATTTGAAACCGAGTACGATATGATGTACACATTCTTTAGAGAACTTGGTCCCAAGATGGCAACAATGACCGGATGGAACTGGCTTGGGTATGACTGGCCCTATCTATTGAATAGAGCTAAAAGACTCGGTATAGATCCTAAGATTATCTCTCCGGGAAAAACACTTATAGGAAAGGGACAATTACCACAGCATCTTCTGATGTTTGACTATTTGGAAATCTATAAAAAATGGGATAGAGTTATTAAGATTAAGGAAAGTAATAGACTTGATTATGTTGCAGAAAAAGCGGTTGGTTTTAAAAAAATAGCTTATGATGGAACACTTAGAGATTTATACCAATCTAATTTCGAGGATTTTATCTACTATAATGCTGTCGATTGTGCTCTTGTACATTACATAGACCAGAAACTTAAGACCATGCAAACTTTCTTTAAGATTGCCATGATATCGGGAGTTGAAATAAACAGATGTCTTTCTCCTGTCTGGTCAACTGAGGTTATGATGATGAAAAAGTTTCTTGAAAGAAAACAGGTTCTTACTGCTGAGAAAAAAGAGGAGGTACATGTTAAATTTGCTGGTGGTTATGTTAAGGACCCAATAAAGGGATTACATGGTTGGGTAGCATGTTATGACTTTGCTTCTCTGTATCCTAACGCCATGGTTCAGTGGGGAATTTCTCCAGAATCATATAAAGGAAAGAATCTATTGAATCCCAAGGATTCTTGGATAAAGTGCGCTTCTGGAGCTTACTTTGGTAATGATGACGAAAACCCAATACTTAAAATAATAATCAAGGATCTATATTCGAGGAGAAGAAAAACCAAGGATAAAATGCTTGAATTAGAGCTAGAAATTGATGTTTTAAAAAAACAATTAGAGAAAGCAAAAAATTAACGTATTACTCTCGATAGATCCGAATCCTGGTTGATATATAAAAACCCAGGGAGATCTAGAGTCTAGTAATGAGAATTAAAAATTAACAAAAACTAAATAAAAATGGCTAACATTGACAACAGTTGCTCTGAGTTAAATATAGAAGATCTCTATTCAAAAAGTAGTGACACTCTTGGGGACATACTGAATTTACAGGCTGACACGCAGAAAAATGTTTATGGTTATAACTTTGAAGAAATGACACTCCGGGATGTTATGGGATTTTGGCATATGAATACTCACGCAATGGTAGATGAGATTCATGAAGCAACCGATGCACTGGGTGGAATCAAGGATGGTAACGGTAATGCGATCTGGAAAAAATGGAAATCCGCTTATGATACTTATGGAGCGAAAAAATTCTCGGATCTTTCACAAAACGATCAACTTGAATGTAAATTTGAAGTAATAGATATGCTTCATTTCTTTATGAATTATGCAATATCTATAGGCATGACGCCATCTGAAATGTACAATATGTACATGAGCAAAAACCTGGAAAACAGGAGAAGACAACAAAACAATTATTAAAAAAAACTAAAACAATGGAAGGAAGATACTCTTTACCAGAACCAATTTTGGCGAATAACCCAGGCAGATTCGTCATTTTTCCGATAGAACACCATGATATATGGAACAGATATAAGGAACAAGAAGCCTGTATATGGACAGCGGAGGAGATAGATCTTTCTGCGGATCTTAATGACTGGAGAAACAAACTAAATGACGATGAAAGATACTTTATCAAGAATGTGCTAGCTTTCTTTGCTGCATCAGATGGTATCGTTAATGAGAATCTTGCTGAAAACTTTGTTGGAGAGGTTCAATATGCTGAAGCTAAATTTTTCTATGGGTTTCAGATAATGATGGAGAATATCCATTCTGAAACTTATTCTTTGCTTATTGATACCTATATCCAGGATCCAGCTGAGAAGGATAGATTGTTTAATGCGATTGACACGATCCCTGCAGTTAAGAAGAAAGCCGAATGGGCTCTAAATTGGATATCTAATGCAAGCTTCCAGGAGAGACTTATTGCATTTGCTGCTGTAGAGGGTATATTCTTTAGTGGTTCTTTCTGCTCCATATTTTGGATGAAGAAGAGAGGTTTATTACCTGGTCTATGTTTCTCCAATGAGTTGATCTCTAGAGATGAAGGTATGCATTGTGATTTTGCGGTATTACTGCACAATGAACACCTAGCTAATAAAGTTTCGGAGGAAAGAATAAAGGAGATAATAACTAGTGCATTAGAAATAGAGAAAGAATTTATAACAGAATCTCTTCCTGTTAGATTGATTGGTATGAACCAAGATCTTATGAAACAATATCTCGAGTTCGTTGCAGATAGACTATTGGTTGATCTAGGTTGTTCAAAAGTTTATAATTCCACATGTCCTTTTGACTTCATGGAGAATATTGCTTTACAAGGAAAAACTAATTTCTTCGAAAAAAGAACTGGTGAATATCAGAAATCTGGTATAATGAATAAGAATTCAGATACGTTCGAAATGAATGATGACTTTTAAAAATTAAAAAAAAATTAACCTAAAATATGTTTGTAACTAAAAGAGATGGCTCGAGAGAGGCTGTTAGATTTGAAAAGATATCGAATAGAATAAGAAAGATGACCTATGGTTTAAATACCGATTACGTGGACGCTATGGAAGTAGCTCAGAAAGTTATTGCAGGTATTTATGATGGTATAACAACTCAAGAGCTTGATAACCTTACAGCGGAAACCGCAGCTTCCCTTATTCCTAGACATCCTGATTATTCTATATTGGCATCAAGAATAGCAGTTTCAAGATTGCATAAAACAACAAAGAAGAAATTCTCCGAAACTATACAGGACCTTTATGACTATATAAATCCCGAAACTAATGAACCTGCTGGTCTTATTAATGATCTTACTTATGAGGTTGTTATGAAAAATAAGCAAAAACTCGATGGCGCTATTATACACGAGAGGGATTTTGATTTTGAATATTTCGGATTTAGAACACTTGAAAAAAGCTATTTACTTAAAACCAATGGTCAAGTTTGCGAATCACCACAGCATATGTACATGCGTGTAGCCGCGGGAATATGGGGTGAGGATATAAAGAGTGTTATTAAAACATATGAGCTCTTATCGAATCACATGATGACTCACGCTACACCAACATTATTTAATGCAGGTACAAAGAAACCTCAACTATCTTCATGCTTCCTATTGATGATGTCGGATGATTCAATTCCTGGTATTTATAAAACCCTTTCTGATGTTGCTGCTATATCTCAGAATGCAGGAGGTATTGGTCTTGCAGTACATAACGTGAGAGGTACTGGTTCTTATATTAGAGGTACAAATGGTACTTCCAATGGAATAATTCCTATGCTTAAAGTTTTTAACGAAACAGCTAGATACGTTGATCAGGGTGGGGGTAAAAGAAAGGGATCTTTTGCTATCTATATTGAACCTTGGCATTCTGATATCGAGGATTTTATAGAGCTTAGAAAAAATCACGGTAAGGAGGAATTTAGAGCTAGAGATCTTTTCTTAGCATTATGGACTCCTGATTTATTCATGAAAAGGGTGGAGGAAGACAAGCATTGGAGCTTATTCTCGCCTTCTGATGTTCCTGGACTTTGGGAATTATACGGAGACGAATTTGAAGCTGCATACGAAGCTGCTGAAGCATCGGGTAAAGCTAGGAAGACAATGAAAGCTAGAGATCTTTGGACTAGAATACTCGACGCACAAATTGAGAATGGTACACCCTACATTTTATACAAGGATGCTGCTAATAAAAAATCAAACCAGAAAAATTTAGGTACCATTAAAAGTTCCAATCTATGTACGGAGATTATGGAATATACTGATAAGGACGAGCAAGCTGTTTGTAACCTTGCTTCTATACCTGTCAATAAATTTCTTAAATCCACAGATAATAGAACTTCTAAGATATCTAAGGGAAGATGTGAGGTGGATCACCAGGCTCTTTATGATGTTGCATATCAGACAACACTTAACCTTAATAAGGTTATAGATGTTAATTATTACCCAACTCCGGAGACTAAAAAATCCAATATGAGACATAGACCAATAGGTATAGGTATTCAGGGTCTTGCTGATTTATTTGCGATACTCGGTATTCCTTTTGCTTCTCCCGAAGCTAAAAGAATTAACGAGGAAGTATTTGAAACAATATATTTTGCTTCAATGTCCGCTTCGATGTCACTTGCTAAGAAAGAAGGTGCATATGAGACATTTCAGGGTTCACCTCTATCTAAGGGTGAATTCCAATTCAATATGTGGGGATTTAATGATGAACAATTATCTGGAAGATGGGATTGGGCTAAACTTAGAAAGGATGTTATAAAAAATGGAGCAAGAAATTCTTTATTGTTAGCTCCGATGCCAACTGCATCAACAGCACAGATTATGGGTAACAATGAAGCATTTGAACCATTCACTTCGAATATATACACAAGAAGAACTCTAAGTGGTGAGTTTATAATAATAAACAAGCATCTAGTAAAAGATCTTATTTCATTAGGATTATGGAGCGAGGATATGAAGAATTTAATCGTTCTGAATAAAGGATCAGTTCAAGCTATAGAACAAATACCTGAGAATATTCGTGAAGTTTATAAGACTGTTTGGGAGATAAAACAAAAAGATCTTATAGATATGTCGGCAGGAAGAGGTAAATTTATATGTCAATCCCAATCTTTAAATTTATTTATAGAGAATGTGAATTCAGCAAAACTAACATCTGCCCACTTTTACTCCTGGAAAGCTGGACTTAAAACTGGAATGTACTATCTAAGAACTAAATCAGCAGTTGATGCTCTCGTAGGACTTGGTATAGATATGGAGAAAGTTAAAAATTCAATGAAAGAATCTGAATCAAAGATAGTTCCTACTGAAACAACCAGACCAGCTAATGTAACAATTAATGGTATGACTAGTGAGGAATTAAGCAAAGCTGCTGAGGATGTACTTTCTGGAGTTACTTGTAGCCTTGACAATCCCGAAGATTGTGAAATGTGCGGTTCTTAAAAAAATAAATTATAATGGAGAACAAAAAATGGTTTAGTGATGAAGTTGTAAAAAAATTCGACGAATTCTTAAATGAAAGAGAGCTTCCCGATTCTCAAGGCGATGTACTAGTTATGCTAGGAGCTCCTGGATCGGGTAAAGGAACTTTATCGAAGCAATTAAATGAGAAATTTGGTATTAATCATATTTCTACTGGCGATTTGATAAGAAAGTCTGATGATCCGGAATTAAAAAAAATAGTTGAAGGTGGAAAGTTCATTTCTGATGAGATGATGCTTAAAATGCTTAGAAAAGAGCTTAAAAAACTTGATCTGAATAAGGGTATAATTTTTGACGGTTATCCTAGAACTATAAAGCAAGCAAGAAAACTTGATTCTTTACTTGGTAAGTTGGGTCTTGGTTTAAATCATGCAATTTTTATGGATCTTCCCGAGGATAAGGCTAAGGAAAGAATAAGAAATAGAGCTAAAAAGGAGAATAGAAAAGATGATGCTAGTGATGAAGTTATAGATAAAAGATTTGCCGAATACAACGAGAAGACATTTCCACTTATCGATTTTTACAAGAAGAGTAGAAAATTAATAAAAATCGATGCTGATCTTGGTATGGAAGGCGTACTTAAATCTATAGTAAAAAAATTAGGACTTAAGGTGATTAAAAAGAAAAAGGATGAAAAAATCTAGCGAGGATTTTGTAAAATCGGTAAAAGAAAAAGTAAATCAGCAGAAGAATATAGAAATAATCCAGAGAAATCTATTACATGATTCTCTGGATTATTTTTCTTCATTGGTAAGGGAGGATGACGAGGTAGAAATCAAAAGTCAGAAAAAATTTGAATCCGGCGAGCTTAGTTGCTTTCTGAATCTATATAGCGAAGCTGATGATATACCAGAGCTGATAAAATCTATATTTGATTTGGCTGGATTGGAGTATAAGATTTTGGATCTTGATAGTAAAAAAATAATATATTGCGTTAATTTCGGACAGAATATATTATCTTCGCCACACGATAATAATTGGATATTTATTGAATTGTATCTTAGAGGTAAACATATATTCGAATGTAGATTTTTTTTGAAGATTGGCTCAGTAGATTACGGTTTATATGAGAATAAATATTTTAATATTAAGGTTTGGGTTTTTGATGGCGTATTCTTTAGTAAATATGAGATCCCTTTAATAAACGTAAGTAGAAATAGAAGAGGTATAAAAAGAGAACTGGATGAAAAATATACATCATATATAAAATTTGATCCGGTCGGTGAAGTTGAATCGATAAAAATATCGAAAAAAAAGGGAGCAAAATAGGATAACTAAACTATAATAACTAAAAAGTTTTAAATGGCTGTTAAGAATAAAAAGAAACAAAAAAAGGTAGCTGCTCCGATTAATGTAGCTAGACCCGTACATAATAACATTCAGGTAATAGACCTTTGTCTGGTTATGATTGTAAAAGACGAGGAAGACACTATGGAAAGATGTCTTAGAGCGGTTGCTCCGTATATTAAATATTGGGTCATCGTAGACACAGGATCAAGTGATAATACCTTGGAGGTTATCAATAAAACTATGGAATCCTTGGGAATTCCTGGAGAATTACACCAGAGACCTTGGGTAAACTTTGAAGTCAATAGAACTGAAAGTTTAAATTTAGCAAAGGGTAAATGCGACTATAGATGGATTATAGATGCGGATGATACATTCATACAGGAAAATCCAAATGTTAATCCTTTTGCTGGGCTTGACAAATTTCCCGATTGCTATCAGATCTTATATAAGCTGAATAATCTTCAATACCATAGAGCACAGATTGTTAAATCTGATCAGAACTGGGTATATAAGGGGGTTCTGCATGAGTACCTGCACCTGGATGAAAAAAAAGAGCAGATATACCAAGCTCCCGTTCCAAATGCCTTTGTTATGGCTGATATCTCACCTCTTAAGAGAGCCGCTTCATTGGAAGAAAAATACTCAAAGGATGCAGTAATATTAGAGGAAGCTCTTGTAAAGGAACCTGATAATGACAGATATATGTTTTATCTTGCTCAGAGTTACAGAGATTCTGATCAGTTGGAAAAATCTATAGAAGCATACAATAAGAGAATTGCCATGGGTGGCTGGGAAGAGGAAGTTTACTACTCCATGTATATGATTGCTAAGATGAAGGAAAGAATGGGTGCTCCTATAGAGGAAGTTACTAATCTTTATTCGAGAGCTTGGGAATATAGACCATCTAGATTGGAGGCTCTTTTCCACACCATGAGGAAATATAGAGAGCAAAAAAGATTTCTTATTGCCTTTGCGTACGGAGACATTGGAATAAAAACTAGAGGGACTCAGGATATACTTTTCATAGAAGCAGAGATATGGCAATGGAGATTGCTTGACGAGTACTCGTTAGCAGCTCATTATATAGGAAATCCTGAAATAGCTATGGAAAAAACCAATGCCATCATAACTGCACCTTTCTTTAAAACTCTTCCGAGTGATGAACAAAACAGATTACTAAAAAATATGGAGTTCTATAAAAAGGGAGCACACGAGAAAGCCAAGCATGCGCAGATTACTAAAATGGAGGCTGATAAAGCTAACAATAAAAAAAAGTAATCAAATTCTAGATATATAGAATAAAAAGTTAAATGATGAAGCACCTACTAGAATTTGAATCCTATGAGGGATTGGATGAGGCCGGTATACCTGTTTATAACGCCGATGATTTTAGAAGAAGTCCTTCTAATGATCCTGAAGATGAGGTATCAACAACGAAAATATTTTCATATATAAGCGATTTATTAGATCAGCAAAAAACTGGTCAGTTGGAGGAAATCAGCATGATTGTAGATCTACCAACACAGGGAAAAAAAGCACCTCAGCATATCATCGATACTCTTGATGCAGAAAGAAAAAGAATAGAGAAGGAACAATACGCTATTAGAGGTAGCAGGGTTGAAGCTGCTGATGTTGCACCGGATGATAATATATACGGTGGAGAGGGTAGAAATCTATTCATAGACAGCGAGTATATAGTTACTGGTGTTACTAATTTAGATGGTATTGATTATATAATAGGAATACCTTCATCCAAGAAAAAGGAAGCTTTTTCTTCCCCTGAATCAGTTTCTTATTTTTCAACTTTCATTGAACCTAAACAAATAGAAGAAGTTTTTTATTCTTAATACGAATAACATAATTAAAAACCCTCAATAAACATTGAGGGTTTTTTATTGAAATTAATTTTTGAAAAAGCATATAATATTAAACATAAAAATTAAAGATGGATAATAAGAAGGTCAATAAAACTATAGAGGTACTTACAGATTTTGAGCACATCATAAAAAGACCGACCATGTATGTCGGATCTGTTAAGAAGAGTGAGGAAACATTACCCATAATAGGCGATGGCTTCATTAAGGCAGTGAATAAGGAACATTCCATCGGAATGTATAAATTGTTCGATGAGGTGTTTGCAAATTCCGTAGACGAAGCGAAAAGGATGTCTACGCCGATGAAGACGATAATCGTCGAAGTAGATAGCAAAGAGAATCTTGTTTCCATAACTGATACTGGTGATGGCTTTAATAACGGATCAGTTATTAACAAGAAAAGTAAGTTGACAAATATAGAGACTGCAGTTTCTATGCTTAGAGCTGGATCAAATTTTGATAATGATGACATAGCTGAATCAATAGTGGGTACTAATGGTATGGGTGTATCTCTGGTTAATGCACTCTCCAATACTTTCGAAATTGAAACAACCAACTCGACAGAAACCTATCTGCAAACCTGGAAATCTTTCAAATCAAATACCCCAACAATAACTACAAAAAAGAAGGGAACAAAAACTGGTACCAGAGTTTCATTTATACCAAATTCATCCGTATTTGATAACTCAAAATGGGACTATTCAACCATAATATCATATCTTTGTTTAAAAAAGAGAGTTCTTGAAACTGAAGAGAAAACAGCTTCCCTCAAGATAGAATTCATATGGAATGGTAAAAGTGAAACGATACAATCAGGTCTTAAACCAGATTGGTCTGCGAAAGCAAATATCGGAGAGATCCTAATATGGGAAAAAAAACCTGAATCTGGAACTTTTTCTTTTGTTAATAGTGCACTTTGTACGGGAATACATCAAAAGATTATACAGGACAAAATAAACATAGAACTTGACGATACCTTGGGTCATCATTTTTATGACACCCTAATCATTTTAAATATGTCTCCAAGTATAGTTAGATTTGGTGATCAGAATAAAACGAAGTTTGTTTCAAAAAGGGAAGAGGTTGAACCGACCATAATGAGACACTTTGATTCAGTTTTGAATAAATTCTTTAAAAGCGATGTTTACAAGAAAATTAAAAAATCGGTAGATGACAGAAGGAAGGAATCAGAACTTAAAAAAATTAGGAAAGAGAAGAAAGGTATTAGAATAAAGAATTCTAATAAGTATTTTCCACCCACAGCTATGAGGGCTGAGAATCTTTTTATAGTTGAAGGATTAAGTGCGATGGGATCAATACTGCAGAAAAGAGATCCCAAAAAGGATGGTGTCTATGCACTAAAGGGTAAAATAAAGAATGCTAGAAGTCTTTCTGATTTATCAGACAATAGGGAGATATTAGAGCTAATGCAGATATTAAACCTGGATCCGGAGGGACAGAATTTAACTTGTCCATTTGAGAAGGTTGTTATTGCGACTGACCAGGATCCTGATGGTGCACATATCACATCACTTCTTATAAATCTATTCTATACGTGGTTTCCATGGATGATAAAACAGAATAGAATACATTTCTTGGATACCCCACTAGTAACTGTTGGAGATAGAGTTAAAAAATATTATTATTCACTTGATGAATTTAAGAAGTCTAAGGGGGATAAAAATAACGTTAGATATCTTAAGGGACTTGGATCTTTATCCTTGGAGGATTGGGATCATGTAATGAGTAATAGAAGGGTAACAGTTTTAAGAGAAGATGCAGGAACAAAAAAACACCTAGAGATGGCATTCGGTAAATTGTCAAGTGAAAGAAAAAAATGGCTAAGTTCAATGTAATTATTTTTTAATGTCGAATAAATAATTTATATTTGCATAAAAAAATAACATGGATAGAAAATTAGGTTACTGCTGCATTAACATGACTCTCTCAGAGAGTAAGAATAAAGTCACTACAAATAGGGGAATGGTTAAGAAAACTTTTCTTGAACGTGGATTGAATTACGTTTCAGATCTTTCACTACAGAATGTAAAAGATCTTAAAACCATATTGGAGTGGAACGAAGCTAATTCTATAAAAATGTATAGGATGTCTAGTGATATGTTTCCCTGGTGTTCTGAGTATGAAATCAGTCATCTTAAAGATTATGAGGAAATATTGGCGATATTAAAAGAGTGTGGTGAATTTGCCAAATCTGTGGATCAAAGAATAACCTTCCATCCGTCGCCTTATGGCGTACTTGCATCTGAAAGACCTGATGTGGTCATTAAGGCTATAAAGGAATTATCGCAGCACGGTGAAATAATGGATATGATGGGATTGGATAGATCCGTTTATTATCCAATAAACATACACGTTAATACCACAAAACCAGACAAGGAAAGTGCAGCTAATAGATTCTGTGAGAACTTTTCACTTTTACCAGATTCTGTTAGATCGAGATTGGTTGTTGAGGTTGATGATAAAAGGTCACAATATACATCGGTTGACTTACACAGGATGGTTTATTCTAAAATTGGAATACCTGTTACGTTTGATTATCTGCATAATGAATGTAATCCTCCAGAGACGCTTTCAGAAGAAGAATCACTTAGAGTTTGCTTATCAACGTGGCCTGAAGAAATACCAGCGATAACCCATTATTCAGATTCTAAAAAATTATTCGAAGATGCTTCAGCTAAGGAGGTTGCTCACTCAGATTGGGTTTGGAGAGGACCCGAAACTTATGACCTTATATTCGATATAGAATTCGAAATAAAAATGAAAGAGAAAGCTCTATTGAGATATTTCGATATGATGGAGCAAAAAAAATTACCAATATATGAACAAGAATGTAATACAGGAATTTGAGGATTCATTATCTAATAATGTAAATAATCCTGATATAAAATATAGCTTGGATAGAGTTATAGAGGGGGAAGTTAAATACAATTATTTGATAGAAAATTTTGGAAAGGAAAGGGTAGATTCCCTTGTTTCCGATTTTTTGTTTCTATCAGATTTTGAATTTTTCTCCAAGATAAAAGAAAAATTGCAAGGTGATGGGAATGATTAGTTTTAATGGACAAGGCATTGGTGGATTTCCAACGCATCCTCAATATGAAATATTAAAAAAACACGTTGAAAGATCCATACATGACATATTCTTAAATTCTCTGAGAGATAGAATGAGTGATCTTGTTTATGTCTTCGACAATCCGGATCAGATAGATTCATTTATAAATAGAATGCTGAAGTACTGGGAGAGAGTTGAGAATTATGAAACATGTCTAGAAATAAAGAATCTTTCGGAACCTCTTAAAGTCAAGTGGGAGAATAGAGGAATTATAGATCCTGGTGAGGCATCCATAAAAATAAAGGACATTTTTAAATCCATACAGAATAATGACTGATCACTATAAAACGCTGGGTCTGGATAGAAATGCAACAGCAGATGACATAAAAAAGGCATATAGAAAATTAGCTGTTAAATATCATCCGGATAAAACCGGAAATGATCCTGAACTTGAATCAAGATTTAAGGAGGTTAATGAGGCATATGAAGTACTTTCCGACACGGAAAAAAAAGCAAAGTATGATAACCCAAATCCTTTTAGCGGAAGCTTTAATTGGGGGGGAACAAATCAGGGAAATCCATTCCAGAACGCAGATTTTGGTAACTTCTGGAGCCCAGGTAGAGGTCACGTACCTAACCAAACAATAAGGAAGGGGAATAATATAAATGTTCATGTCACAATAACTCTCGAGGAGATGATGACGGGAGCAACAAAAAAAGTTAGGACCAACAGGGCGGTTCAGTGTTTGGATTGTAATGGTACAGGATCAGAATTCGGTAATAGTACAGAATGTACTGACTGTGGAGGACTTGGTAAGAAGTCAAGAACTGTTAGACATGCTTTTGGTGATATGTCTGTTATAGAGGATTGCTATAGATGTGAAGGTAGTGGTAAATATTCGGAACATAAATGTTCATTCTGTCACGGTAGCGGAACAATAAGGAAGGACGAGGAAATAGAGATAAACATACCTAAGGGATCAATATCTGGTGTTTCGTATATGGTTATGAGCAAGGGTGATTGGATAAAGTCACCTTGCAATCCAGGCGATCTTATAGTTAACATTAATGAATTTCTACATCCGGTTTATACTAGAGATGGTAATAATCTTGTGCATGAGGCAAATATATCATTTAAGGAAGCTTGTCTTGGTACAGAAATAGAAATTAGTAATCTTAGAGAATCTGCATATAGAATAAGAATACCTGCTGGGACTTCATCAGGTAGAATCTTCAGATTACCGGGTAAGGGTATACCTGAATTTAACGGCTTTGGATGTGGTGACATATTAGTTAAAGCCAACATAAAAATACCAACAGATTTAAACGAAGAGCAGATAAAAGCTCTTGAACACTTTTCATAATGAACTTAATTTTTATAGTATTTGTGGGTTGGTGTATAACATCAACCATAGTCAATGCGGATATCCTAGATCCGATAAGAAATTATCTATTGGTAAAAAGCCCAAAAATCTCCAAACTTATGACGTGTGTAAGGTGTCTTGGATTTTGGGTTGGTGTATTTCTTTTTGGTGTTTTAAATTATATGGGTAATCTTGATCCCTTATTTGGCTTACCAATTTGGGTAAATTATTTTATATTCCCGTTTGTGCAAAGCTCCTGCGGAGTTATTATTGAATCTTTGCTTGTTTTTTTACATAGTAGAAATACTGTAGTGATTGACAGAAATCAAGATTCCAAATAATTTAAAAAAGTTAAGAAACAATATCAAAAATGAACATAAAATAATAAAATCTTTATATGAACAAGCATTTAACCATTACGGATCAAATAAACACTCAATATAGATCCTATGCTCTTTATGTTTTGCAAAGTAGAGGTATACCAAATTTCTATGATTCACTAACTCCCGTACAAAGGCTTATATTGGAAAATTCTCCAAGTAGATTTAGTAAGACTGTTGGTCTTGTCGGGGAAGTAATAAAAACCGGTTTATATCATCATGGTGATTCCTCTTTGGCTGGTGCAATTTCTAAATTGGCTAGACCTTTTGGATGCTCTTATGGTATATTGGAAGGTGATGGATTTTTCGGTTCTCCGGTAAACCCAAGTCCTTCCGCACCAAGATATACTGCTGTCAAAATAAATCAAAAGATAAGAGAGATAATATCTAAAAATTCCGACTTAAACGAAAAGAACGAGGAGGGTGGACATGATTGGGTTCACGTGGAAGTTCCGATTGGCTTATTGACACATATAGTTGGTATAGCGGTTGGATATAGAAGTAACATACTTCCTAGAAAATTTGAGGATATAATTGAATATCTACAGGGCTCTACAAAGCTTTTAAAGCCCCATTTTAAGGACTTTAGCGGAAAGATAAGCAAATATATGAATGAGGACAATTCATGGCTGCTAGAGAGCGGTTTTGAGGTCGATTCACAAAGAAAGATAATAAGAATATTCGATCTTCCCCCAGTAATGAGATATGATAGCTTTATAAATAAACTAGAGTTGAAGTTGGAGAAATCCGGATATGATTACAGAATAGAAAATAAATCTCAAAGTAAATGTGAATTGGCTGTTCAGATAAAAGGAAATGTTACTCCTGAAACGTTCTCCTCTGTAGCGGATCATATTTCTAAGCTTACCAAGATCATAGTTAAGGAGGATGTTATATTTGTTAGAGATGGTAATGTGATGGAATTCGGATCTGTTAAGGAATATCTTGATCATTTTAAGCAGCACCTTGAATTGGTTAAACTTAAAAGAATAGTAAGAGATAATGAAGATAATATCAGGGAGCTTTCTTTTCTGGAAGCTAAATTGACATTTCTAAATTTTATGATTGAGAAGAAAAGAAAAAATGATGAGATAATTAAATTCTTGTCGGACTTTCCTTCTTGGGTATCCTCAAGATTGCAGAGAATAGAGATAGTAAAGCTTTCACCTGAATACATTAAGGAAACCAAGGAAGCTATAGACTCTATAAAAAAAGAGATTGAAAAGATTAAGAAATCTATATCCGCTCAGGAGAAAGTTTATAAGAAAGTTTCATTGGATGTTGAGAAACTTGGAGATGGCGCGTCAAAGAAGATACAAAATAGTTTATTTGAAACTCAACATGATGATGGAATAGAGATATTCAGGGTTCTTGAGGATGAATTTGAAGAAACAGGGGAGGAAGAAAAAGAGGAATTTTAATAATTAAATATTTTAATAAAAATGAGGTTAAGAATAACAAGTATACCTAATTTAATTGTCTTTTTGAAAAGACTAAAGACCGTTGAAAAAAGTGTTATACTGGAGATAACTCCAGATAGTATTTTTTCAAAAGTACATACACCAGATAAAGCTACGATGAAATACTCCAGTCTGGATCTCGATAAAGTTTTTGAAACCGATTTCGATTGGAGCTCGATAAAGCACGATCGTGTTAAAATTGGTCTTAATGATGTTACTAGATTGATGGAGGCTTTTAAACATTTTAGACCTGAGGAGGAGGTTAATTTGGAACTTGATGTTGCAACTGTTGATGATTCGAGCGTTTCTACTGAATTGAGATTGGTTTCCCCTGCATTAACCATCAGATTAAGATGTTCTGATCTTACTATGCTTTCTTATGTTGAGGATAAAATACTATCTATGGTTCATTCTAAGGAGGATTGTCTTGTAAATTTTAAAATGTATCAATCAGACTTTACAACCATAGCTTCTCTTTGTGGAATGGAAAGTGATAACCAGGAGATACTTTGTTTTGACATAGATGAAAAAACTGTTCATGCAATAGGTAACTCATTCAATTACAAACTAAACATAGGATCGAGTGAGATAATTTTGGACGATAGCGAAAAGGAAGCAGCGAATATCTATAAGAGTCAGCTTGGTTACATGGAATCTGAATCTTGCGATGTTTATGTTCATGATAACAGGCTCGTTTTATTTTCTGAACAATCAGCAACATCGATAGCAATAGGATTGGTCGAAAAATAATAGATAATATATGACTCCAGAAGAAATTAAAGAGATTGAACAGAAGATAGAGAGGCTCACCGCGCTTAAGAATGAATATAAGAACGAAGAGCAAGCTGTAAAGTTAACAATGAACTCCATCTACGGAGCGATTGGTAACAACTATTTTGTTTGTTTCAATCCGGATGTTGCCGAAGCGGTAACCTTACAGGGTCAGGATCTTATCAAATACTCGGAAAAAATATTACATAAATATTTCCATGAACATTGGCATCTTGACACCGAACTACACGAAAAACTTGGATTAACCCAGGTTAAAAGAGTTACTAATCCTCTGGTCGTTTATGGTGATACTGACTCCAACTATGTTACTTTCCAGGAGGTCGTTGACTCTTGTGATCATTCGGGTGATGCAAAGGATTTAATTATTAAGATAAACGAGTATAGACTTAATGATTATCTTAAAAAATGTTTCGATATCTATTCAAAAAAATGGGGAACTGAAAATTATCAGGATTTTGAACTAGAGACTCTTGCTATAAATGCTATATTTCTCGGGAAGAAAAAATATGTTGCGAATCTTGTCTATGATTCAGGGCTTCATATGGAGCCACTCTCGCAGCTTAAATTTACTGGTGTTGAGATGATCAAGGGAGGTACGCCTCCATTTGTCCGAGAGAAATTGATTTATTTAACAAAGTTAATCTTTAGTAGGGGTAGATCTTTTGATATTAGAGAATTTGTGAAAGAACTTAAATCAATCAAGAAGGAATTTAAGCTACAAGAACCACAGAATATATCTGCTTCCATAAATGTTAATAACTATGATAAGATATTAAACGATACAACTGCATTCGAGGTTGCTAAGGCATGCCCGATACACGTCAGAGCATCTGGATATCATAATTATCTCCTTAACAATTCAGTATACAAAACAAAATATTCTCTTATTCGTGCTGGCGATAAGATTAATTTATATTTTGTTAAAACTAAAAATATCAATGATAGCAATATATTTGCATACCCACAGGGAACATTCCCTTATGAATTTGCACCTCCTTTGGACTATGATGAACAGTTCACAAAAACTATACTTGATCCAATAAATAGATTCATTGAGGTTATGGGGTATAATCAAATAAGTCCAAATCTATTTATGGTTAATGCCCTATTTTAATATGAAAGATTTTTTTGATAATCTTGATGGCGACGATTTTGGTGATTATATAGTTTTGCTTGTAGAGGAAGCAAATTATATAATACATAATAGGGTGGAGTATCTAAGAGATAAAATGATGACAGAGGATGAAAAAATTGATAGGTTAAAGGAGCTTATGGATTTTTTCATTCTGGAGGACCAGATGATAATATATGATGATCTATGGTCTATTATGAATATGATACTTCTTAAAAAATATATGAGGTGTAGCGTAACTGATCTTATATAACTGTATTATTGCTGAGATATATACATAAGAAAATAATTCATGATGATGATATCAAACAATGTACTGGACTTTTATTCCTTTCTTAACGAAGCTAAAACGGAAAACACAAAAGTTGTAGTTCTTACTGGTAATGTAACAGGTAGTAAAACCTCTGAATCCTTTGTTAAGGAGTGCAAGAAGAGGGGAATTAAATGTTACATAGTTGATGTTAATAATGTTATAATAGAGAAAGTCTATAATGGGCATTTATTAAAAACCGGTAAGGAAAAAATTCTAATAGATCCAAATTCAACAGTCATTGTACCACGAAGAGGGGTACTAGAAAATTCCCATACCAGACAGATTCTTTTAACATTGGAGGAATCTAGATACTTCACAGTCAATACCTTAGCTTCTATGGAAGCTTGTGAAAATAAATTCATTACATCACAGATAATGGAAGCTAATGATCTTCCCGTTCCTAAGTCAGCTCTTGTTCCTGATGAAAATTCTCTAGACAAAGCTTTGGAAACTATCGGTGGGAAATTCCCGGTTATTATGAAACTTCTGTCAGGAACCCAAGGGATAGGAGTTTCCATAGTTGATTCTTATGCTTCCCTTAAATCTGTATATCAAACCATAAGAAAACTCGATTCTTCTAATGAGATACTTATACAGGAAAAGATAGACTCCAATTACGATCTGAGAATACAGGTGGTAGTTAAGAAATTTAACCCAGATCCAAGAAATAATAATAAGAATAATTCATTCATTATTGGAACTATGAAAAGGGGTGCTGTTAAAAAAGATTTTAGAACCAACTACTCACTGGGAGGAACTGTTGGTAAATTCAAGATAACGAAAGAGCTTTCCGATATAGCAATAAAAGCTGCTAGTGCAGTTGGATGTCACTGGTGTGGGGTTGACATAATGATAGATTCAAAAACCAACAAACCCTATATATTAGAGGTTAATTCTTCCCCAGGAACGGAGGGAATATCTAAAGCTATAGGTAAACCGATAGTTGATGATGTTTTAGATTATATTCTGAATAAGAAAAATTGGACATATTCAAATATGGAAATAGGTTATCTTGAAACATTAAAAATCCCAAAAGTTGGAGAGATTATAGCAAAATTTGATACTGGTAACGGTTCCAAATCTTGTACAGTTCATGCGGATAAGGTGGAGGAGAAAGGTGGCAAAGTTTATTGGACAATAGGTAAAAAGAAATTCGTTAATCCAATAGTTGGTCATTCAGAACCGGAGGTAGGTGACAAAAAACATAAAAGACCTATCATTGAGATGGACATAGATTTCAATGGTGTTATAGTTCCTAATGTTAAGATTTCTCCAGACGACAGAACAGATAAGAGTACACCCTTCCTAGTGAATAGAGAATTTATGAGAATGGTTGGTTTATCAGTAAATCCTGAAAAAGCATTCGTAGTTACAAAAAATCCTGAGGATAGTTTCAGCTTAAAGAAAGCAAAAGGAAATCCACATGCGGGAATAAGATTTCAAAATAAAAATAAATAAATAAAATGGAAAACTTAAAAGAGTTCGGAAAAGTTAGTTCTAAAATAAGCGAAGGTGAAGAAAGTGCTGAAAAAGACGAAAAAATCCAGGTTTTGCTTTCTGGTGAAGATTTAAGTGATCTAACAAGAAAGATAGCGAAAAAAGCTTTATCTAAAGGTGAAGCTCCTGTATCGGTATCTCACTATGTTAGATCACTAATTAGAAGAGATCTTGGTAAAACTACTAAAGATTAATTCTTATTAAAAAAATCTGTGTAAGATAAAACCCTTCGATCGTTTGATTGTGGGGTTTCTTCTTGGTGTTCGGTTTCTATTTCCGCGTCACTAGGTTCGGATAAGTTATCACCATAGTCAGATTCGTCATCGTACTCTGAGTCCTCATCATCCTCGTATTCCTCGTCTGGATCTTCAACTTCATCGTCATCCTCGTATTCCTCGTCTGGATTTTCAATTTCTTCATCCTCTTCATAGTCCGAATTATCTTCGTCCTCGTCATAGTCAGATTCCTCGTTGTAGTCGTCTTCGTAATCTTCATACCCTTCTGCTTCTGGTTCTCCATCCGATAGATAGGCATCATCATTAATAAACTCCTCTTCCTCTTTTAAATGTTTCATAATTTTTAATTTTTATAATTAGAATATATATATCCAACTTAAAAATAATGTCATTATTATGTCCATAATACTGGAATTTTCCGAATTTGAAGATGCTGGACTTAGCGAAAGTGAAATGAATCTAATCAAGGATTGGGTTAAAAAATATGAGAAGTATTTTAATTTTCACGATACCGAAAATTTTGAATCCTCAATTGATCAATTAGCAGCTGATGTTATAGATCAAACTGGAATAGATAAATCTAAAACCAATGACGTTATTAAATATCTTGAGGAATTGTACCTGCTATCCGATGGGATTTCAGTTGTTATGGCCCCAGATGCACAGTTTCAATCCAGAGATATTGACCAATTAACAAGATTTTGGTAAATATTTTATGGAAATATTTTTTTTTCCGATTTTTTTTAATATATTTGTGAAATAAATAAATTCCAATGAAACCAACTAAAGCACTATATGTTGATTGGCATGCACCAAGAAGAAATTCAGGGAAGATGGTTCCCGAAAAAAGACCATGGGAAATTGCTATGATTATAAGATCAACACATTTTTCTAGAAAATATAACGGACTTTCCCCCATTCTTTATTGTGATCCTGATACATATTCATATTATGATGAAATAGGTTTACTTAAACATTTCGACGAGACCAAGCCGATTCTACCGGAAATTACTAATTTTGATCCTAGCGTTTTTTGGGCAGCTGGAAAATTCTATGCAATATTAGATTGTAATGAGCCATTTATTCTCGTAGATCTTGATGCTGAAATTAGATTTACGATAGAATATGGTGATTGTGATGTTTATTGTACACACATGGAGAGAATAATTAAGGGTGATCTTAAATTCTATCCTGATGTTGAATATCTTGATGATAAAAATTATATGTCTAATAATTTCGGTATCGAGTGGAGCGATCGTGCATGTAACACATGTTTACTTGCTTTTAATGACATAGATTTTGCTAAAGAATATGCAAGTATGGCTTTAGAGTTTATCGATAGCATATATGAGATTAATCCTGCATTTACTAATGTTTCTTATATGGTTTTATCGGAACAAAGATTTCTTTATGAACTATGTAGATCTAGAGGAAAGAATATAGGGACTTTGATTAGTGGAAATTATATGCCGACTAATTTTCCGATAGAACTTCCAGCATTTGAAAATTCTAATGTTGAGGAGATTGCGGATAAAGGATTTTTTCACGTATGGGGATTTAAAAATGACATAAAGAAAAGTCAGGATGTTGAGGATGAATTTTTTGGATCCTTGATATCAACTTCGGAATATATGAGTTCAGATATTCTTTATTCCGTCAATATGAATAATAAATTATACATGACCGGATATAATGAGAATTAATATAATTTGTTAATTCTTTTAAATTTTTTGATATATAATCATATGAAAAAATTGTATAACTTTAAAACTTGGGAAAAAATAAACGAGTCTGAGAATTCCGAAATTTTGAGAATATTCATGAATATGTCCAAAGCCGTAGGAATTTTAAGTCCTTTATCTGCTCTAATTTCATTGTATGTAAAAATTTTTGGTGAAAAACCTATCAGGGTTTCACTAATCTTCCCGAAAAAGGGATGGGAAACAAAAGCAGTAAATCTTCTTAAAAAAATAGGTGTGGTTACTGGGGTTTTTAGATCATCGGTAGAAGCAATAGAAGCCATCAAAACTTTTAAAAATAAGGGAATTAAAGTTAAAGAACTGGTTATAGGATCACACGGGGATGGAAAAAATCTACTAATCACCCAAAAAGATGATAAATCAAATAGAAAATATGCTACTGATTTATTAAAAAATGCAAAGGATATAATTACAAGAGAAACTAAAGTTTTTTTTACTGCCTGTTACGGAGCGGATTACCTTTACAATCTGGTTGATTCCGCTAATAAATTGGGAGTTGGAGTTTATGGGTCTAGGGGAATTTACAACTATGTTACAAATTCTGCCGAAGAGGGATATTATTATTGTAAGCCATATCAGATTCCAGCCCCTAAAAAATTAGCTGAACCAAGGGATGTATATTATTCAGGAAAGTTAGAAATGAAGATAAGTGGATTTGGGGATGAAGATACATTGAAGATTAAATTTTTGGGACCATTCGGTAAGGATATTCAATTAAAAATGGAATTTACAGTTTCTAGTTTTACCGATCTGGGATGGAAAATAAAAAATAAGAATCCACTATCTTTCATACTGAAGGGCAAGATTAGGGAGGATTTGGAAGATTATGCCACCAAGGATGCTAAGGATATTTATAATTATGAATTCTACTTAACCAATTCCGATTTTTCATGGAAGGGAGGATTAGATGATATTGGTTTTTCCTCGCTATCTAAGTTACTAACTAGTAAAAGCTTCGAATGGAACACTAAAGATCAGGAATCATTCGGATCCAGATTAAAAAAAGCCATAGAAAAGGGTAGTGTTAAATTAATTTTGAACGATATAGATTTGTCTAAGGAAAGACCTAAAATGAGGGGTTATTATATAAATGAGGTAAAATATGATAATAACGAACATTTAATTAAATGTGGAGCATGTAAAAAAGTAAATGATGCTCCAATTTCATGGGTAAGTCCAGATATGTTCTAGAATTTTAAAAATTTTTTTATATTCGATAAATATTCGAATATAGTTAAAATTTCAAATTTATAAGATATAATTTTCAAAAAATTGAAACAATTTCAAAAAATTAAGTTTAATATCTAAACATGGGTCATCACGGTATTGATTGGCAGAATAAGTTCTTTGAGATGCAGGCAGAGTTAGTATTGGAAACTCTATAATAACCTATACAACGCTTTAAACGGCAAAAACAACGTTTGGGAATCTATCAACGCGTTTGGTACTCCCGTAGCTAAGACTGAGCTTGCGATAGCGGCATAGTCGACCTGGTCTCACTTACCAAGGAAAGTAAATGTGAAAATCCGGGTGGCTCCCTCAAGACTTTGGTCGTCGTCAAGGCGTACCTTGAGCATCCAGGTCCTAGAGATCTATACAGGGGGCGAAAGAAAACCGTTTTAGAAACATTGTACGTAACATGTTGTTCCGATGGTTGATACTCTTAATCGTAAAAGAAGAGAATTATTTGGTAGCATTAGAAAAAGTTACTAAGCCTGTAAATGAGTCCTTTGGCTATCTGAACAACACGAGGGTTCGAATCCCTCATGATCCACACCCACGATTCCGGGAATCTTAATCGGTTCCCGGAATTTTATTAAAATTAACTAAATAAAATCAAAAATGGAAATTGCAATTATTTTATTGTTATGCATCTTATTACCTTCTGCTATAGTGGTAATAGGTATAAGAAAAGCTAAAAAAGAAAGAATTAAGGAAAGAGACGAGATGTTTTATGACGATTCTGATGAATCACAGATAGATTCGGATAATTCTGAAAAAGACGGTATAGATGCAGTTTCTCTAGTTAGTAAAATATTGAGTGATGAAGTGGAGAAAGTTACAAAACCTAAAAAGAAGAAACCAGCAAAGAAGAAAAAACCTGAATTCCCTATAGAGCCAGTAAAACCCAAATCTAAAAGAGGAAGAAAACCAAAAAATAAAGATAAAAAAGGTGGGGATCAGATGTTATTAAGCTAATACTATAACCTTGATAATATTTTAATTTTAAATATATTGATTTACACTCAAAGACTCTATAAGATATTTAATAGAGTCTTTTTTTATACCAGGTTAAAAAGAATAAAATATGAAATTTTTAATACTTTTTCTATCTATAATATCAATAGGATATTCACAGAAGGCTATTGTTTATGGTGCATCTATATCATATTCTAATAATCCCAATAGAATTTTGCTATATACTCCTGTCTCCCTATTTGAGACCACTGATAATGACTATCATGTTAGAGTCCGATTGAGAAGAGAGGCTCCAATCGGTGTGATAAATGGGGTAGAATACGGGTATCTCATAGAGCAGTCATTTTTTGAATATGATGGTTATAAATTGCCCATGTTTTGGGCTTTCAGTACTTTATATTCAGTTAAATATAAAACTAAAAAAAATGTAAGTGTAAGTACACTATTCGAGATATTTTACACAAAACCTGGAAACTATTATATGAAAATAGACAAGATGTGCTATGATGACGTAATGGAATCAAGCGAAGTTTCAATAACAATAAAATAATGGAAGCATTCTTAGAAAAAATAAATGGAGAGTGGTTGGACGATTTTGTTTATATAGCAAAGCAACCACTTATTGATATGGGGTATAAAATAGTTCCATATGATGGTGATGATCTAGAGCACACACTGGTTATGAGAAATCCTGATCCCAATACTGATATCTGTATAGGTTCAGTGCAAGGAACTGAGAGGTTTTTTGAAGCCTGTGGGGTGCCAGTTCCTAAATATCTGGGATATCCAGAGCAACTTAGGAAATATCTGGGTAGAAAAATAGAGACAACAACTTTTGGTGAGCTAGGAACAGATTTCCCGTATTTTGTAAAACCAGCGGAGTCAATTAAGATGTTTACTGGTGATGTTGTTGATAATCCAAAGCACTTGGAATATATGGTTATTTTTGATAAATGCCAGCCTGATACACCAGTGATGAAATCAGAGGTTATTGAATTTCTTTCAGAATATAGAGTTTTTGTTAGTCACGGTAAAATATATGATGTTAAACATTATAAGGGTACTTGGAAGGAACATATAAGTTGGAATATTATTGAAATGATGGTTAAAGATTATACTGATTGCCCTTCGGCATATACCCTTGATGTTGGTATAGATTCCATGGGTTTGACAAGACTTGTAGAGGTTAATGATATGTGGGCTATAGGATCATATGGTATGGACGGTAGGGATTATGCATTACTATGCGCAAGAAGAATGAAGGAGATATTAAAAAATCATAAATAAATTTTTTTCTTTTGAATTTTATCCTTATATTTGCATAACCAAAATATAAAAAGATGAGCTTTAGACACATTAAGAAGAGAATAGGTTTAATACTTCCGAAGTTTAGTAGAACTATTAAAAGAGATGTACTTTACATTTCTCCCAAGATGAATAGGGAGGAAAGGGAGATAACATCTATTATAAGGAATCTACTTTCAAATCCTGAGAATAAGGTTGTGTATTCAGTCAATAGCAAATCTATAAGAATTCAAACTAAGGACAAAAAGTATGTAATTGCGCTAACTTCCGGTCAAGTAAGAATAAATTTTGTCAATATATCCATAAACGAGAGAATAGGGAGTAAGCTTTTTAAGAATGTGATTAGTAGAATAGAGGATGAGATATCGGTAATGGATAATGATGTTGCATCGGATCATAAAGAATTTCTAAGAAGTATGAATGGTATATTTATGAAGAGCAATGCTGAATTTAGTAAAAGATCTGAAGCCGTTAAGAATGCATCACAAAAAAATATAGAAAGCGCACTGTCAAGGATCTTAAAGGATTCTATGATGGAATAAAAATATAAATATATGTTAAAAATAACATTAATATCAGATACACATAACAAGCATCATCAGATAACAGAAGATCTTCCTGGCGGGGATCTTCTTCTTTTTGCTGGCGATATAATGGGTACAGGTTACAAACCGGATGAACTCCGAGATTTCTGTAAATGGTTCAATTCCTTGGATCAATATGAAACCAAGATATTTATAGCTGGTAATCACGATAGAATCTTTGAGAATTTTCCAGATGAGACTAATATAATAGTTAATGAATATCCAAATATCATATATCTACAGGACGAGAGTGATTCCCATTTTATAAATGGTGATCAGGATAATTTCGTTAGTATCTACGGTTCACCCTGGCAGCCTTGGTTTTATAACTGGGCTTTTAATCTTCCAAGAAATGGACCTGGACTTATGTCTAAATGGGAGGCTATACCTGAACTCACTGATATATTGATAACTCATGGACCAGCTTTTGGATATCTCGATACAGTTCACGGAAGAAGACACGAGAATCTAGGGTGCGAATTATTAACGGAAAGAATAAAGGAAATAAAACCAAAAATCCATGTGTGTGGGCATATACACACCGGCTATGGGTATGTTTTTGATGGCGACACACACTTCTTTAATGCCTCAGTTCTCAATGAGGATTATAACTATGCACATAAGCCTTTTGTGTTCGAATGGGATCCTGTTACTAATGAGATAATTTTTCCAGAATAAATCTTATTACCGTTGAAATTTATTTGATTTTTTGTCATATAAAAAGACAAACATCATAAATGAAAACCTTCTCTAAACCTTCCGAAGCAATAAAATGGACAAAGGAAAGACTATCCAATTATGGATATGTAGTTAAAACTGAAAAATGGCAGGGTATCGAATCGCCAGATGATATGTGGGAAACCATGAATCATTCTTTTCAATTTTTCGTTCCTGAAACTTTGGACGAGCTTAGAACCGAGGTTAAACCAAATCTCCCTTGGGCTGATGATCACTTCCAGGAGAGGGTCAGTGGACTACCCCTGAATCCACCACCATCCCACGAATGGTGGCCATTTGCTCAGAAGAACAACGAGCAATTCGGTGGACATGAGAAATTCTCACATACGTATCCTGAAAGGATTTGGCCTAAAATGGCAACACTTGATCCTGATAACGGTGATCCTGAATATAGAACATTAGAAGGAATCAGATTCGAATATGGTGACTTTGGCGACGTTATTGATTTGATGGAGAGAGAACCTTTTACTAGACAAGCATTCCTGCCTATATGGTTTCCGGAAGACACTGGTACAGTTCATGGTGAAAGAGTACCCTGCTTTACTGGTGAAATAGAGATACAAACATCAACTGGCTATAGAAAGATTAAAGATGCATCTGTGGGGGATCAGGTAATAACACATAATGGAAGATTCCGTAATATAGAAAAAGTATACCAATCTAGATATACCGATCAGATAATATTTATAAAAACTTCAAACACAAACCAGGAGATAAGGACAACTAGGGATCATCCTTTCTTGGTAGTTAAAAATAAAGGATTTTTACCCAGTGATAGTAGGTTTGAATGGATCGAGGAATGGATAAATGCTGAGGATATAAATCCTGGTGATTATGTGGTTCATTCTTTTATAAATGATAATACAGAATCCAAATATTCCGATGATCTTATGAGGCTCTTTGGTTACTATTTAGCCGAAGGGGATATAATTTTTGACAAAAGATATGGAAATAAAAAGCCATGCACAGTTAGATTTAACATGTCAACTAAGGATGAAAGAAATGGTTACATCGATGATATCGCTAATATAATTAGAAATGAATTCAATAGGGAGGTAAAGATTAAAAGATCAATCAGAATAAACGATGAACAATCAATCAGAATATATTTTCATAGTGTTGATTTTGCAAAAACCCTATATGATATGTTTGGTAGCGGTTCATATAATAAAATTATACCTATCGAATTTCTAAAATTACCAAGTAAATCTCAGTTACAAACACTTATTGGATTTACTAGGGGTGATGGCTCATTCGAACCTAATCAGAAAAATATAGAATGTACCTCGGTATCACCTTCCATCATTATGGGATTAAGAACTATGTGTTTTAGAAATGGTATCTATAATTCATTGCAAAAAATTAAACTGAGGAAGCCATACTTTAATAAAATGTTAAATAGAGTAATTAAACCAAATTATCCAACATATAAGTTGGTATTTTCCCAGGGTGGAAGATTATTTTCTGAATTCTTTAATATTGAGATTGTTGAAAATCAAAGGGAAATCTACCGGCATAAATGGTTTAATTCCAATAGAGTTTTATTTAGTGTAAATACAAAAGATGAAATAAGTAATCCTGATGGCATTGATGTTTATAATCTGCAGGTTGAGGAGGATAATAGCTATAATATATCAAACTGCACTGTTCACAATTGTACGATAGGGTATCATTTTATGAGAAGAGGTGACAACCTCCATATTGTTTATTATATTAGATCCTGTGACTATATAAGACACTTCAGGGATGATGTTTATATGGCATGTAGAAAGCTCCTCTATGTTCTTGATATGCTTAAGCTCAAAGATTATGAAAGATGGAAGGATGTTAAACCTGGATATTTTGCAATGCATATAGTCTCCTTGCACTGTTTCAATAAGGAGAAAGGAATACTAAAACAATCAAAGCTATAATTATGGAAAACCCAATAATATTAGGACCAGATTTTAAAAAAATCAATGAGCCTTCAGATAGCATAAAAAAACACTATGCTAAACTTTATGAAAGAAATCAGAATAAGTTCATAAGGAGGTCCAAACTTGAACAGTCCCACCTCGGAAGTGAATTTAATCACGATGGAAGAACCCTTAGATTAATTGGATCTGCAGATGGTGACAGAATGGTTGTTGTTGATGAATCGGACAACACTTACTATTTCATACATTCGGATATACCAACTAATGCAATATTAAACAACGTATAAGATTTTGTTAGAATATTATATAAAAACTATAGACCCCAGGTCGCATATAGGAGTATGTGAAATAATTTCATTAATGGGGATAGAAATCCTGGAGGATGAATTCGGTGGTCCTGATGATGAATATTATGGTATTTTTAAGATTTTGTCCGATTCTGATGCGTTTGACGTCTTCGCAGATCTTCCGGATATTATAATAGATTTTCCAAGAGATAAGACTCTGCGTTAAAAATATATAGTATTATTTGGATATATAATTCAAATAAACTTTGGTGTATTGGGCGATAAACCGGAAGTAACTATGGACGAAAAAGAAATAACACAAGCTTTTCTGATGAAGGAAATATTAGGTGAGATAAAAGATCTCAAATCTAGTATGCCTAACGGGGAAATAAAGATTCTTCAAACTAGTATGGATGATCTCAAAAGAGAACAAAAATCCATCAAGGACGATATGTCGGATATAAAGAAGAAACTACTAGATCCCGATGATGGCGTAATAGTTAAAGTTAACGAGAATACAAGGTTCCGAATGCAGGAACAAGATCGTTATGATGATTATATGCAATTTACCATCGATATACAGGAAATGAAAACCTGGAAGAAAGGTGTAAATCAGGCACTTTGGATTCTTTTTGGAGCTCTCATAGCAGTTGCTGGTAAAGTTATATTCGGGGTCGGATAATAATATCATGGATATAGATTCACATTCTTTTAGAGATTTTATAGACATAAAGGATAAAAGCGGTGCGTATCTTGGTGATCTTTTCTATGACAAGGTTAAATCAGCAATATCAAAAGATAGAGATTTAGCTTCACTTTTTACATCGGTTGATAACGATCCAATGAATCCTGGAACATCTCAAATATTTATGTGTAGTATAGATAGCGAAAAATTTCCTATATTTTTGCAAGAATATCTTAGATGGTGTGAGGGAAGGGAAGAGTATGAAAAATGCTCTGAGATAATGGGTTTAAATATATTATGAATCGTTATGAAAGATTCAGATATAAAAAAATACAATCTTTCACTGAAACTGTATACTGAAATAATGAGTAACAGTGGGAAGGGTCGGACAATCCCAGAGATAAGGGAGTGTCTCAAAACTTTTGAGACTTTGGAAGACTATGATAAGTGTAGGGATCTTTTAAATATCCTAAGAATAGAATTTGATGATGAAAATGCAGATAAACGGTAGAGATCAGAGAGCAATATTCGAGAGTGCATATAATAGCATGATCGTTTATGGTAGAGAGAGTATGATGTCTCAAAAAATATTATCAAGAAGAGACGAAATAGAATCATCCATGATAAGGTATTATGAGCAAACGGAGGAATTTGAAAAGTGTAAATTTATCCTAGATTTCTTTAAGGATCTTGAAGAGACTCTACAAAAAGACCCACAAAGTGTTGATATTTTGGAATCGTAATAAATACCGAATAAAAAATAAAGGTTTCAGAAATAATACTGAAACCTTTATTTTGTTGATAGATATAAATATCATTAAACATCAAAAAACAATTAATGAAATTTTCAGATCTAACTACAGAACAGATTACAACAATTTCTGATGTTTATTGGGATAGAAATTTAGCTTGGGACGATAGAATGACAAAGCTTAAAAACTATCTCGGTAAATCTGAAAGAACTGTTCAATCATGGGTTTCCAAATTGGGAATAACAGAGAAGGCTTTACAAGAATCCCCACAATTTATAAAAGCTAAGGAAAGAAAATTCAATAAGAAGAGGAAAAGATTTATTATCACCTGGGCTCAAAACGATACTCCTGTACATGAGACTTTCATCGGTAATATTGAAGCCTATGCTGATTTTATAAATGCTGATATCCATATAATAGCGGGAAGATATAAAAATCCAACATCTGTATTTACTGATAGGAATTACGACACCTGGTCGGAGAGAATAGAACAGTATCTGGATGCTGGTAGACACGAGGTACATAAACATATGTGGATCATGTCCGATGTTAAGATACAACCAACTGCTGTGGATCCTATGACAGGTTTACAAGGTATGAGTGGTATAAATTCATGTGTTTTTGGATCGCCAAAGGTTCATATGGAAACTATACCTGTACTGGAGGGTAATCTACCCAAGATGATGATGACAACAGGTGCATGTACGGTTAATAACTACACTGATTCCAAAGCAGGAAAGAAGGGAGAATTTCACCACACGCTGGGATTTGTAGTTATCGAGATAAAAGATAAAGACACATTCTTTGCTAGGCAGGTTACCGCAAATGACCATGGGGATTTCACCGATCTGTATTTTAATGTTTCCTACAATGCTGGTGAGGAAAAAGGTGTGGTTAGAAGAATTGAGAAGGTATCTGCAGCGATACTAGGAGACCTACACTACGGTCAACACGACGAGAGAGTGATAAGCAAGACTTTAGATTTATTTTCTCTTATACATCCAGAAAACGTTGTTCTACATGATGTCTTTGATGGTCTTTCGATTAACCATCACGAATCCAAGGATCCATTCATACAATTCCAAAGAGAAGTCGATGGAACTAATTCCTTAAAGAGAGAAGTCGATGAGATGTTGGAAGGACTAGAAGCATTCAAAGAATATAACACAATCATAGTTAGAAGTAATCATGACGACTTTTTGGATCGATGGTTAAAGGGAACTGATTGGAGAAAAGCAAGCACGATGAAAAATTCCATAGAATATATGGAATATAGTGCTTTATTGCTTAGAGGTAAGGCACCTAACGGGATTATCCCATATCTTATAAATGAGAAATTCCCAAATTATACAACACTGGGTCGAAGTGACAGTTTTGTTATAAACGGCTGGGAGCTTGGACAGCACGGGGATATTGGGTCTAACGGAACTAGAGGATCTCTGATACAATTCAGAAAATTAAACACGAAGATAGTGGTTGGCCACTATCATTCACCAGGTAGAAAGGACGGTGCTTTAGCCGTTGGTACATCAACAAAATTAAGGGTCAACTATAATATAGGACCTAGTGGCTGGCTTCAATCTCATGTTATCATACATGAGGACGGAAAGGCACAACATATAAACTTCATAAAAGGTGAATTCACAACTTTAAAATAAAAAAATCAATGTTCAATAATATAGACGTGTCTCAATTGAAATTAGTAGCCGGAGTGGACGAAGTTGGCCGTGGGTGCCTCTCGGGTGCAGTTGTAGCAGCAGCTGTTATATTGCCTCCTGGATTTAGTGATCCTAGGATAAAAGACAGCAAGACCATTAAAAGTCTTAAAAAAAGAGAGGAAGCAGAAAAGCTAATAATGGATAATGCCATATGTTGGGGTATAGGAGCAGCTTCACCGGAGGAGGTTGATAGGATAAATATACTACAAGCAACATTCCTTGCAATGAAAAGAGCAATTGATTGTTGTGGTAAAGTTCCTGAATTCTTATATATTGATGGCGATAAATTCCCAGGATATAATGGAATTCCTTATGAGTGTGTTATAAAGGGTGATTCTAAGATACAATCTATAGCAGCAGCATCAATACTTGCTAAGGTACATAGGGACAGATTAATGAGATCACTGGATAATGAATTTCCCAAATATGGTTGGGTAACCAACGTTGGATACGGAACAGCAGATCATATAAAAGCCATAAGAGAAATTGGCATAACTAAACATCACAGAAAAACTTTCTGTCAAAATTTTATTTAATATGGAAAACAACGAGGAAAAAGAATTTATAGTTGCTGACGAGTTTAGCATAATGGACGAAGAACAAATACAAAAAGTAATAGGGATTGAAAGCTTTGATCAGGCGGAATGGTGTTTCCAATTCGATGACGAGGATCCAATAGTTATTGCTTGGAGCAACGATCAGAACGAACCTGGTGAATTAACATTTATGTTAAAGGCAAATAGTGAGAGCAGAATAGCTTTCCAATCATCGGACGGAAGCAAAACTCTCAGGATATTTGCCAGATCAATGTCGGATGAAAAACGGGAAGAACTCGGTAGAGGTTTAAAAACTGAAGAATAGTTTAATAGTTCCAATAAAACTTATAATTTTTTTGGTATATACAACTAAAAAAAAGTAAATAATGAAAAGTAATTATTTTTTAACCGTTGATTTAACCTCCAATAAGAAATTCCTTAAGGATCAGATCGATGAAATTAAATCAGGCTTGGAACTTAATGAGGATTTCTTAAAATTCTGTACATTGTTTAGTGCTTCTCTGGATATAAATTTCAATGGTTATATTGAAATTTATATAGAGGATCACCCATTCGATAATGATATACTGAATGAGGTTGAGGATCTGATTGAAAATTTAGACTCGTTTATTCCTGGAGGATGGGTAAGTGATTCCAAGATTGAATGGGTAAGCGAAATACCTGATCAAACGTATGTTTGGTTTAAGGATGGTGACGAATGGTCAAGCGTCATTAAAGAACATGACAGAGGATTCATAGGTGAGGAAGAGGAATGGGACGAAGACTCCAGCGATTCCTATAGTTCCTATGATGATTATGATGAGGATTCCTGGTAAGGATATATAATATCAATTGTATTGAAGGTGCCTTTAGTACTTGATGTCCCGGGTTTAACGACCTTTGAGATGTTCGAATGAGCATCGATGGGATTTTAAAAAAATAAATAAGGTAAAAATGAAAAACAAAAAACCTGGTATTCTCAGCGGACTTTCCGTTGACAAACCACAAGCCTGGATCGCGGTATCCAGCAATCGTCAGAAAGTTTACGACGTAAACACAGGAGCCGAAAAGGTTTATCTGGAAGATGGACAAGAGTTTCAGATTGAGCTCTATAATCCCACACAAATTTCTTATGTAGCTAAGATCTACATAAACGGCCAAATCATTAGTTCCTCTGGATTGGTTTTAAAACCTGGACAGAGATATTTCCTTGATCGGTTCATAGACGAAAACAAAAAACTTGTTTTCTCCACCTATGAAGTCGAAGACACAGCGGGGGCTAAAGCTGCAATTGCAAAAAATGGTAATCTGAAAGTTGATTTTCATGCTGAGTATTTTCAAAACTTTGCATGGACTAATACAGGAACAGTAACAACCTGGGGTCTTCCCAGCACTCTCACAACAAACACTCCTCCATTTTTTAGAGATTATGGAAACTATTCCACTCCGGTTTCAACCTTTACGTCAAATTCCACAGGTGATGTAACTTATACCAGTGGAACAACAAACACATATTTTTGTTCAAATCTTGGTAATTCAACATCTGATATTAATTCTAGCTCTACAAGATCTAAATCTTCTAATAGCATAGAGACTGGAAGAATAGAGAAAGGTGGTAAATCCAGCCAGAGTTTTGATAATGACAATGGAACTTATAATTCCTATGCATCATGGACTTCCGAATATAAAATACTACCAAGATCTGGTAAACCAGTGGAGGTATCAGAGATCAGATCATATTGTACAGGTTGTGGTACTAGAATGAAAAAACAAAACTGGAAATTCTGCCCAACTTGCGGCGGATCTCTAGACTAATATAATATCGTACAAAGGCACCTCGATATAATAAAAATTAATTCATATGGATATATAATTAAAAAAAATACACAAAGATGGAAAGAATAGCTTCATTTGAACAATTCAAAAATAACGAAAAACCAGAAATCGTAAACAACGAGGAGGTTTTAGCAGTAACAAACGAGAGCAATAGTGACGATAGAAAGCATTACATGTTCTTTAGAAATCTTGCAACAATAAAACATCATGTTGAGGAAATATTAAAGATGGATCCGGATAAGGTTGATGAGCTTTTAAATAATGGGCACGATTGGGCTTCTGATCACATAGCAACATCCAAGGATGATGTACAGGAAGTTTCTGAATGGCTGATGGGTGAATTTGAATATCCTATGGAATCTGATGAAGACGAGGATGAAGACGAAGACGAAGACGAGGAATACGATGATGAAGAAGACAATGAAGATAGTGAGACAGAAGAGGAAGAAGAGGTAGAAACTGAAGAAACCCCTGATGATGAGGAAGAGACTGAGGAATTAGAACAGCAGCTATAATCCATCAATAAACATCAATAAACATCAAAAACCAGCTTAATAGCTGGTTTTTTTATGGAACATAATTTTTATTTTAAATATGATATCTGATTATTTTTTTTAATCGAATTTTTATATTATATTTGCATAATAAAATATTAACTATGGAAACAACACATTTGGTATTAAATATATTAGGCTGGATATTCCTATTGGGTTCCTGGACAATTTATTTTATTTTCAATAAGAGGAAGGAACTTAGATTGTACAAGATACAGTTAGCAGTTAATATACTAGCATTAATTTGCTTCGGCGCTAATCTAATATTAAGGTTTATATAATGGAAGATTTTTTTGAGGAAATGAAAAATAGACCTAGACCAAATGTATTCAGAAGAATATGGCTTTGGTGGGATCACGATGGCAGATATGCGCATAAAACATTTGCCAATGGGGTTAAGAATCTTTGGTATTGGCTTCCTGTAATATGGAAAGATCGTAACTGGGATAGTCATTACCTTTTTGAGATAATGAAGCATAAGTTAGTTACACAGGCTGATTATATCGGTCGAAGAGATTTTCATACAAGAGCACAACAAGATGCTAGAAACATGAGAATTTGTGTTAGACTAATACAAAATATACAGGATGATGTTTACACATTGGAGTATATGGATTATGCCAAAGATAGACATTGGTTTACCCCTTGTGAAGACAGTCCTGGATCATCACTTTGGAACAGTGAAAATGTATGGGAAAAATATGATGATTATTTCAAAAAATATCCTCTTGTTTATAAAAGGGTAATGAAGGGAGAAGGATTTACTTCTTTAGAAGGAAGGGAAGATGATAAGCACGTGATTGCTTTGAGTATGGCACATCTGAATCATCAGAGAGCCAAATCCCTATTGTTTAAAATAATGGATACCCAGATAGAGGGCTGGTGGGATTGATAATGGGAATTATATTTATAGTAATAGCTGTTGCAGCATTTATCGGATGCTGTGCTATAATGGGTTACTGGAATACATCATATGAATAAGAATTTTCCTGATTATAAAGCTGAGGATTTTCTAAATGAAGACGAAGAAGACGATGACTAGAAGAGTTAATGATCACATGAAAGAAATAATGGGTGATTCGAAGGAATCTGAAAAATCACCCAGGGTTACCAATAACAAAAAACCCTTTTATAATGTTTATTTTAAAAATAAAAAATCAAGCATAGATAAAATTGTAAGTGAATATAAAAAAGCTACACCTTATGAAATTTGGGAAGGAATAAGGGATAATTTCGTTTTTGGTTTTATTGGAGCAATGCTTGTTGTTTTTATAGCAACACGAACCGATGTTGCTGTCCTATTAGGTTATTTTCTTTATTATTCGTTTATGGGTAAAATCGTAAATAGACCCAAATATGTAACTGATCTAGGAAAACTAATTGTTTTTCCAATTCCATCCGCCCTCGGTGCATTTGCAGGATATAAGGCTTCATATATTTTACTTCATTTAATCTAAACTAATAGCCGATGTCATACTCAAGATGGTCAAATAGTAGATGGTATACTTTCTATACAGCACTTAGTGGGGATACTAGGAAATCACAGGCTTTCGAGGTCATGATAGATTTTGCAAGAACCAAAGTATTTACTTATGAAGAATTAGTCAATAATATTGATGAGTGTCTTTCTGAGATACAAGAGCTATGCTCGAACCCGATTGAGTATAGATCACCCCAAGAAATAATAACGGAAGAACCTAAAAAAGAGGGGGTCACCATATTTGATAGAATGATCTATGTAACTGAGATATCAGAACCTGATCCAGCAACGGTAGAGGAACTAAGAGAACTTAGGATTTACATGGAGAACTTTATTGCTGATGTTGATTGGGATTATTCAATAATTGGAAAATTTACAAATTTCTGCACTGGAAAAAATATAACCAGTGATTTTGGATGGTGGCTAGATAGAAATTTTAAACCCAAAAGAAAGAAGTATAAAAAAATCTAAAAAATGGAAAGTAATATTACACATGATAGTGAGGGAAGAGCCTATAAATCATGCTCACCAGATCTTTTTAATTCGTCGATTAAGTCCTCCGACGATTTGATTATTTTAGAATTGTCAAAAGAGTACATAGATTCGATCTCTAATGATATGGAACTTGGAAAAAATATTAGGGGAATGCTTTACAGACTTATTGATTTTAAAGACGGAGTAGATGGAAATAGAAAAGTGTGATCATTGTGATTCTCCCGCGGTGTGGTTTTATATGCCTGGAGATTATCAAAGATGTGATGAGCACGTAACTAGAGGATGTAGCTGTAATCACAGGTATGTCAGTCCTGATGCATATCATCCTCCATTAAAGGAACCAGATGCACCATATTTGGAAGGTGTCGAAAATGTTGATTGGAAATGGCTGGATGACGGAAAAACCCACTGGTGTACAATAGACAGCAAGGGAAGGGAATGGCCATGTTGTGAATGGGATTACGAGGGTCCTGATATGAACTAAAATAAGCTTATTTAAGCGACTTTATTTTTTATGTGTATCTTTTCAATCTAAATGATTTTTAAGCCATATACGATTAAATAAACAATGAATTAAGTATTAATGAGAGTATATCTATAAAAATAAAATATATGAACAGTGAAATTATCAAGGAAAAATTAGGTGAAAAATCAATTTGGAATGATCCCGATCTTGCAGAGGGTTTCGAAAACTACAAAAATGAGCACACCTCCGAAATAACTGAAACTAATAAACCTTGGAGATATGATATAGATCCAGAGGAGCTTGGACTTGATGTGCTCAAGGTTGAGCCGGTTTTTATATATAACGGGAACCCGCAAAACTGCAAACTAATAAGGTTGCCAATATTCAGAAACACTGATCTGAATAAGAATTTCTCTGAGATAAAACCTAAGAAGCTTAAGAAAGAATTAGCTTCCCACATAAAAGAAAACTTCACACACGTTAATAGTATAATAGAGCATAGACAGTCGGCAATTATTGCTGATAGAGTTATAGATATGATTCATTATATGGTCCACGGTGTTAAAATCGATCACAATGGAAACAACTAAACCACTAAGAAATGTTGGTGATAAAGTCTTCTTGGATGGATACACATCGATAGCCCAGCAGAATGCTGATATCGTAACAATCGGCAAAGTTGATTGGAGATTCGATGAGATGACTGGGGAGAAATTTCCAATTTATCATATCGGCGACGGTGAATGGTATGACGGCAGAGATGGTGGATGTTATAGTAAAAGGGAATCAATGTATTATTTAGAATTATGAAAATATCAAAAAAAGACCGACTACTACCTTATTTAGGTCTATTAAACTTCGAGGGAGATGCTGTAAGAGCATACAAAAAAGAGGATGGTGACAATTTCATTATTGTGGATGAACATTTGGAAATCATTGCCGAATGGGATTCTCTAGAGATCTTTGAATTTACTAGGGGTGATTTTTCAGTGACAACCAGTTATGGTAAGGAGTACAGATACACTGACTGGAATGATGATGCTAAACCAAGAAAAGATAAACTAGATTTATTCATTGGTATAGTTGATCTTCAGGTTGTCACCAAAAGATTATCTGATCTTACTTCAGGTTTAACTGAGGATGATCTTAGCAGGCATTCCATAGAAAGCATCCAATTAATAGCAGAAAAGAGCATGCCACCAGTTTTATGCGTTAAGTATAAGGATGATGTTATTGATTCGTATAGGGATATTGGTGAAATGATTAGATTTATGGAGGCTTTGAAGAATGAATAAGGAGACAGTAAGAGTGAGTTTTAGAGAGAATAATCACAACTTCGATTGGCAAACAGTTGTCAATACCCAATCGGGGTATGAGTTTATAGGTTCTCAAAAAATAGAAAACAAAGAGAATTCAAATTGGCCAAAGTGGACAATTATTATTGACTATAAAAGAAATAAAAATGGCAAAAATTAAATTACTTACAGACGTTGACGTGGTATGGTGGGCGGAGACGATTCAGGGTGAAGCGGAAGTTGATGGTGAGATGGTTACCTTCAGATATCACGAAAACTCTAAAGGTGTTGAGAACTACATTTATGATAAAGATAATGGATGGACACAGAATTATGATGTAAAATTCGAACCTCTTTTTGAAATTTGTGGTCAATTGGAGATCAATAAGGATTCCAAATCGGGTGATGAATTTGAAAGTGAGGAAGAATAATTAAATAAACAAATAAAATGAGTAAAGTAAAAATTTCAACAGACAAAGGTGATATGATCGTGGATCTATATGATAACGACACACCAATCACAACCGGTAACTTTTTAAAGTTAGTTAATCAAGGATTCTATAATGGATTAAACTTCCATAGAGTTATTCCTAATTTTGTTATTCAAGGTGGATGTCCAACAGGTACTGGACAAGGTGGACCAGGTTACAATATCCCTTGTGAGGTAACAGCACCAAATCAATTCCACGACAGAGGGGTTCTCTCTATGGCACACGCTGGAAGAAACACCGGTGGATCTCAGTTCTTTATTTGTCACAGCAGACAAAACACAGCTCACTTGGATGGTAACCACACATGCTTCGGTAGAGTAACGGAAGGACTGGAGGTTATTGATCAGATCCAGCCGGGAGATAGGATAGTATCAATCTCCGAAATATAAGAAGATATGAGTGGAGGACACTGGGAATATCTCCAATATAGATTTACTGATGTTGCGGATGACATTAGAAAACTTATAGAGCAGAACGGCAAGGAAAAAACCCAGGATGAGCTAAAATATAGCTATGTGAGTGAGGAGTGGCTGGAAAAATATCCTGATGATAGATTTCATTATAAGTATTCCGACGAGATGTTAGAAAAGTTCAAGGAAGGTCTTAAGCATATAGAAATTGCACAGATCTATATGCAAAGACTTGACTGGCTGCTATCAGGAGATGATGGGGATGAATCATTCATGAGTAGATTAGAAGATGATTTAAAAAAACTTGAAGATGGAAGAAAATAATGATGCTCTTATAAAGAAGTACGTCGATATTGGGGTGAATCCTGAAAAGATACGGGTTACAAAAAATCCATCGATTTGTTTGTGGTCAATAAGCAGAAGATGTCTAGTTGGATCACTAGGTGAACCTGATCAGTTGGAATTAATAACTGATAAGTACGGATCGAGATTATCCTACGAGAACAACAAGATGGTAACACTTTCAGTTAATACTAGAAATGGTATTGATGTTGATGCAATTAATGCATCCGACGGTATAATAGTTACTGATGCAACATATAACGAAAATAATTTTAGATTTGGCTACGTTCCTAAAAATCTAGATATATTTGATTTAAAATAGTTTGACATGTCCAAGCAAGAAAAGATAATGTGGCAGATCTATATTGATCTATTTAAAGCAGCAACACCATCTGCTGATTTTGAAGAGTTGGTAAAAAACTCCACAGTAAATGAAAGAGGGCAGAAGGAGATAAATTTCATGGACTATTCAATAAGTAAGTCTGATTACGATTGCATAATGGGGTCAAATTTGAAAGGTAAAAGGTTAACAAAGTTATCCAAACAAATGATAACTAATTCAATAAATCTAGGATGCTCTCCTAGAACAATACAAGACTAGAAATGAAAACGTACGAGGATAGAATAAAGGAAACAATTGATGGTATCTGCGAGGAACACAAATTGGCAAAGCCAATTACTGTGCCCTCCGCAGGTAAGCTAATCTATCAATATAGAGGAATTGATACTGCAATTGAATTATTCGAAGGGGCTGCTAATGAAACTAAGTCTAATATATTTAGATCCTCAGCATTTGAAGCAACTCTGGAAGCTATATTAATACCAATTAAAACCGGAATAAAATGGGAACCAGAGAGCAAAAAATAGTTACATGGCAAGTTGATTACCAAGACACAAATCCTGAGACATTCGCTGACTATTTGAGACTTGAAGCGGAAGATGGCTGGGATGTTCACTTAATAGAACCAACACTTTTTAGTAATGATCCATATGGCCCAAAGAAGCTTCTTATGGCTGTAGTAATATTTAGAAAATATGAATAATGCGGGGAATAAAATACCAGAGATTAATTTAAAAATTGAAACTAAGACGGTTGAAGCAAAGACCAGAGTACTACGTTCCTCCTATGTTCTAGTAACAACCCCATATATGATGCTTTCTGATAAGGATGGTACCAGAAGGGTATGGACAAGAAACAAAAAGAGTATAATCCTGTATTATCTTTATAGAATAACAAGAATTCAATGGTTTATAAAAAAATACAATGAACAAACTAGATAAACAATACACGGATATTCTTGCAACAATATTGGAACATGGTGTTACAAAACAAGACCGTACAGGTACAGGAACAAGAAGTATTTTTGGTTATACCATCCGACATAATATGAAAGATGGGTTTCCTTTACTTACCAGCACACGGGAGTAAAGAACATAATGTAATCTTGGCTCCTTTTAAAACTAAAGAAGAGGCAGAACAAAGCAGAATTAAATATGGTTATGACACCAATAATTATTACGTAGATATTTTGAAATATGAATAAATTAGATAAACAATACACAGACTTACTCCAGGAGAATCTATCAAATGCGAGAATACTAAAAGATCTATTAGAGTATCTTAAAGAACAACATCAAAATCTTCCAACACATGTATTCGAAATATTAGGTGAAGTAGTGGATAATCTGAATAAAACTGTATAAAATGAACAATCTAGATAAACAATACACTGACCTCCTCCAAGACATTCTTGACAACGGAGTAACAAAACAAGACAGAACAGGAACCGGGACTATTAGTGTATTTGGGCGTCAAATACGTCATAAAATGAGTACTGGGTTTCCGTTGCTAACTTCGAAACACATAAAGTTCGATTTGATCGTAACAGAACTTCTTTGGTTCTTACGAGGTGATACCAATATTAAGTTTTTGGTTGATAATAATTGTCATATTTGGGATGGTGATGCTTATAAGAATTATTTGAATGTAGTTATGTATGAAAAACCTGACTATCTTCATGAAAAACACGGACATCTTAATATGAGTGTGGAAAAAGAAGGAGATTGGTATTTAACACTTACACAAGAAGAATTCATCAACAAAATCAAAACAAATGATGAGTTTGCTAAGAGGTGGGGTGAGTTAGGTCCTATTTATGGTAAGCAATGGAGAAAATGGGTGGGTTATGAACAAAACACAAAAATAGATGGTGTCTATAGTGAATATGCAATAGACCAAATCGCAAACCTAATCAACGACCTTAAAACAAATCCAGATTCAAGACGATTAATGGTTAATGCTTGGAATGTTGGAGAATTAGACCAAATGGTACTTCCTCCTTGTCACTATGGATTTCAAGTTTACACGTCGGAGATGTCAAACGATGAAAGATGTCAACATTGGGCGGAACTTATTGGTAAGGACCTCTCATATACCAAGAATCTAACAAATAAAAAACTTGATGATCTTGGTTGTCCAACTCGTAAAATATCACTAAGCTGGAATCAGCGAAGTGTTGATACTTTTCTGGGACTACCCTTCAATATTGCTTCCTATGGGCTCCTATTAGAAATTATTGCAAAAGAAGTTAATATGGTTCCTGATGAGTTGATTGGTAATTTAGGTGATACCCACCTATACCTAAACCACATTGAACAAGCCAAAGAACAGATTGGAAGAGAATATACCCACGAGGAAAGAACAGAATTGTTAAAACAAGCGATGGGTGAAGAAAACTACAATAAAGCACTTGATGAACTGATGCCGTTTGGTGGGGGACTAAGTGAATATTATGATTCGTATAAAATACCAAAGCGAACAAGAGAACCTTTTCTGTTGCCGACATTAAATTTTTCGAATTGGTATAAAAACGCTAATGATGAAAAACAATCAGAAATAGTTTTTAATGAATGGATCGAGTCAATAAAGATTGGGGATTTCAAGGTTGAAAACTACCAATCACACTCAGCTATCTCTGCACCACTTTCCAATTAGTATGACGCTAACAAAAACAGTAAATCTTCTACTAAGATGCACTAATAGCAATCCATATGGTGGAATGTTATCAATCATCGATAACTACACAGCAGCAATAGATCTAGCTAAATTGTTTAGAGAATTTGCGGAGGGTGGACAGGTAGACGAGGCTATGAACTTGAGTGTCGAACATTGGAACAAAGCAATAAATAAACTGGAATCAAACCCAGTAATAAAAGGAGTAACATTTAAAAAAATAAAATAAAATGAAAGCAATAATAGCAGTAAACAAATTGAACTACATAGGTCTAAATGATTCACTTCCGTGGAGATGTTCAGAAGATCTTAAACATTTTAAAAGGATGACTGATGGAGGTACACTTTTGGTTGGTTATAACACATCTCAAAAAATGCCACCTTTACCAGGTAGAACTGTGATCGTTGACGAGAGAGGTGTTATACTAACAGAGGGTATAGACTGGTGCATTGGTGGTAAAAAGACATATGAAAAATATGCGCATCTTCTTACTGAACTGCACATATCAAGAATAGACAACGAAAGTGAGGGTGACACGATTTATCCGGATCTATCAACTTTAAATCCTGATTGTCAGATATTTGAATATAATTTCAAAGAAAATCAGAAATAATTTTTTATTCTCGAAAATCTTTTCTATATTTGTCTATAATTTATAATTAAATCGTTAGAAATATGAAAAAATTCCTATTGCTCATTTTTATTTTTATCTCTTTCATTGGCAATGCGCAGAAAAAATGCACTATAGATGTTAAGAAATATGGGCTAATTTCCAAACCAGGATATCTAAAAACCGGAATGCACTTTAACCTTCCCGATGATTATTATTTTTATCTCGTCGGTGAAAAAATAACTATTGGAATAGAGAACTTCGATAGTATAGCTCAATTTAGAGGAGTTGAGGATGACTTTGCAAGAATGTATCAGGATATAATGTGCGACTATATGGCAAAAAAAGGTGAGAGCTGTGCTGATAGTGAAGTTTCTTATGAGATAAGTAACAGTCCAATGTTTGGTTATTGCAGAATAACATATTTTTATTATGATAGTTATATGTCAACAAATTACATAGCCAACTCTTGGTCATCAATTGGTGACGGTGATTATGAAATAATTATCACTTCTGGCGATAAGATATATGAAAGAAGAAAATTTAAAGTCAGAAAAGGCAATCTGGTAAACTGATGGATAAAATTATACTAGCTCATTATATAAACGTTGGTAAGCTTAGCCCGCAAAAAGTGGCTGAAATTCTGGGAGAAATAAGTAAATCTCTAGTTGGACAAGAGGATGTTCTACATTACATCTATCCCATAACACAGGGTGATACCAGAGTGGATTGTATTAATCCGAAACTTGTCACGGGTGAGGAATATAAACACGCCAAGGAAGTCCTATCTTTTAATGAGAAGTTGGTAAAAACTATAATCAGTAAAAATATGAATAATTTCATATTTGACATGCAAAAAATAAAATAATGGAACTAATATCGACACATCCAGTAAAGAAATCTGACCTTGGATTTCATGGTAATTTATTCGGTGGACGAATTCTAGCATGGTGTGATGCCTCTGGTGCTGCTTATGCAATGGAAGCCTGTGATTCTCCAAGAATGGTTACTATAATGATTGACAAATGTCTCTTTAAGAAACCAGCTAAGGAGGGACAACTTATAAAGATATATGGTAATGTTGCTGAAATTGGTAATACCTCTATAACGATATACCTAGAGTGCAGAGCACACAGTGTTTATTCAGGAACTCAATCGGTAATCCTATCGACAAATATAAAATTTGTCAGGATAGACGAAACAGGCGAACCTATACCGATCTCCGATAAGGTAAAGGAAAAATATAGAGTGGATGGGAAAGAGAAAGAATCCAAATAAGCAGATAGACAGGGATAAATGGGATAAGGAGATTATGGGTCACTGGGGTCATCTTTCGGATATAGAAAATAGAAGTTCTGTTACTGAGATTGAATGGAAACCAGGTAATACCAGTCTATTCCTCCCAATCCAAAGGGTTTTTGCAAAAACCGTTGGTCTCGATCTGGTTGAGGTAAAGCCGATGTCTGGACCACGTGGTATTCTACATTATATGGATACTGAGTTAGTCTATACTGACGAGGAACAAATTGAGATGGATGCTGAGAAATGGATGAGAAAAAATATCGAATGGATAAAAATAAAAATAGATAAAGTATGATACACTTTTTAAGAAACCCTAAGGGACAAACATTAATAGAATGTGAAGCTATGGACGAGGATCTTAGCGCTTCTATGTATGTTTGGAACTACACAATGGAGGTTCTATATAGAGCTAAGCAATCAACAACGGAGGTACTTGAATTTGCACGTGCTATGGATGATCTTGATGAAATAAGGGGTCTGTGGTGGGAAAAAGCTAGAGATATGGAAGATTGGAAAACCATAGATGATTTTGTTGCACATCACTTTAAAACTGCAGCTAAAAAATACGATTTAAAATACGTAACAGATTAAAGATTATGAAAAAGAAATTTGAATGTCAGAGAAAGAATATGAGATGCTTAAATTGGACTGCTATTATAACGTGGGCTGTCATGTTTATTGTAGCATATAACATATTTTCCTGGCTGTATAATCTTATATTTTAATTTCTATCTGGAAATAGAGGATCTGGCTGTATATCTGGATCCTTTTTATTCTTCAGATACTCCATGGCGGACATTCCGACCTGGTCTATAAAACTTGGCATTTTGAATGGCTCCATGCATTCGCCACCTACATTAACACCACCCACAAGACCTGGATTCATACCCTCCAGTCTTTTTGCGATCATGTCTAAATATTCTTGACTTGGTTTCATTATCTTTTTTATTTATATATTTATTTTTTTATTCCGATCCTTTTTATTATATTTGCATAAAATAATAAAACATGGGAACATATACTTCAATTTATCTAGGTGTCTTCATAAAGGCACCAATAAAGGAAATAGAAATCACTGAAACTAAATTTGTGGATCCTGAAACCGGTAAAACAAAGAAAACTAAATTTTGTCCAGAAACAGGGAGAGAATTCAAAAGCGAAAAATTTACGAGGAAGGAGAAAAATTATCCATCGGCTTATATCCAGGAAGAAGGATATAACGAGGATGAATTCTGGCAACCTGAATATCATGGTGCCGGTAAGGGATTTGAGGTATTTTTATTAAGTAACAGAAATCCAAAGTATGTTATAGATGTTGATATTGATGATTTGGATTGTATAAACTTCATCGGTAAAAATAACAATTATGAATCGATAGTTGATGAATTCACCAAAGAATACGAAAAATATATTAATTATTATAAAAAGCAGTATGGAGAAATTGAAATCTGCTATGGTCTAACAATTTATGCACACTAAAATGAAAAAAATCAGAAATGCTGTTTTTGAAACTAACAGCTCAAGTTCACACAGTATCTCGGTTTCGGAGGTAAATTCGGATGAACTAATGGACAATGTCATGCTAATGGATGAGAATGACAATGTTGTGGTTGAGCCAGGAGAATTTGGATGGGAGGAGGAAGTTTATACTGACTCAGTAACAAAGGCAAGTTATATGCTTACCTACGTTAAGAATTACTGTGGTGACAGGGAAGCAGAATTTGAAGGAATGCTTAAGGAGGTAATTAAGAAACAAACTGGCTGTAGCGATGTCATCTTTAATGAAACTGACGACAAATACTATAGGTATGGTTATATTGATCATCAATCATCAGAGGATAACCAACTCCATTGGGTTTTTGAAAATCAAGAAACCCTTAGACAGTTTATTTTCAATAGAGAATCAATACTAGAGACTGACAATGACAACCATTAATACATACCAAAACGGTAACACTACAGTTACCCTTATGAGTGATGGCACAAAGATAAGGGAGTATGAAGGTACTCCTATTGTTTTTCATCCGGAAAGCATAGATGTAAAAATCACGGACTATTGCGATATGGGATGTGCATATTGCCACGAGAGTTCCACTAAAGCTGGTGTTCATGGCGATCTTGACGTTCTTCTTGAAATCCTGAAAGATCTGCCTGCCGGCGTGGAGTTAGCAATAGGCGGAGGTAATCCTCTAGCCCATCCTGGGCTTATACCATTTCTACAGGCACTTAAGGAGAGAGGTATAGTTGCAAATCTAACTGTAAATCAGGGTCACCTTAAGACTTTCCAGAAGATGCTAGTTTATCTTATAAAAGATGAGCTAGTTAAGGGTGTGGGTATTTCCATAACCAACAATAATTTCACCTATGTTAAACCTTTGCTAGGAATAAGTGATAATATAGTTTATCATATTATAGCTGGTGTCAATAAGGTTGATGATATGGAGAAGCTAATCTCCCTTGGTAAATGCAAAGTACTTATCCTGGGTTATAAGCATTTTGGGTTTGGTGTTAATTTCCATAGTGATGCAGTTGAGAAAGAAATTAGAAGATGGTACATTCATTTACCAAAGTATCTTGGCAAATGCGTGGTTTCTTTTGACAATCTAGCAATCGAACAGCTTGATGTTAAGCGTCTATTCACTAACAAAGGATGGGATAAATTTTACATGGGTGATGACTTCTGTTTTACCATGTATATTGACGCTGTTAAGCAAAATTATGCTCCAACTAGTAGAAGTAGTGACCGAAGATCCTTTGATCAGTATACGCTTCTAGAATACTTTAATAACGAAAGAAAATAGTATGAAAATATATCAGGTTTGCTTTGATAGTTGTATGTTGACTGTCGTTTTAAATGATGATGCTAGTCTTTTTGAAACACTGGAAGAATATGACGATAACTTTGGTTTAGGTGATCATATGCAGATTGTGTATGATTTTGGTGGTACTATTGTGGATTGCCACATTGATGACGTAACGGAAAAAAGAGGGGTAATACAACATGAATCACATTAAACTATGGCAGTAATAGGAATACATTATGATGGTGGTAATTACCACGATGACGATGATCAATTAGTCGAGCATGAGATAGGATACCAAAATGTTTATCTTCATACAGGTAAGGGTGAATTTATATACGACTCTGAAGATTTTGTGAAGGATTGGTTTAATGCTAAGAAAAAGTATGTGGAGGTGATGGACGAGGAGCCATGGCTTTCAGGTTCATCCAGTTGTGATCATTTCATAACGGATGGAGCAAAATTTGACAGTGCATATCTACACACTGATGCTGAGGGAAATCCTGAACTTAGGTATATTGATTACTCCGACGAAAACTGGCTATCAAATCAGAGACACGTGTATGAGAACGGATGGGAGATGTTCGTAAATCAGGGTGAAACCCCAACATGGAAAGAATTAAGTGAATATTGTAAAAATGATTAAAAATAAAGAAAATGTGGAAAGATATTAAAAAGTGGATGGCCATAATATTTTCTTGGTTAATGGTTTTAATATTTTCACTTATATTTATGGATAATAAAATCTTGGTATTAGCCGGTTGGTTATTAATAACTGGATTAGTTATGCATATTAAGGGGAAGGATTATGAGAAATGGTATTGGAAAAACTATAATAATCTCGAAAAGGTAAAAAGTGACATAAACTCTAAATACGATAAAAAATAACATATGCCAGAATTACCAGAAGTTGCACGAACCGTTTATTCCTTAAATGAAGCCATAAAGGGGAATATTTTAGAGGAAGTTATTGTCCACTCGGGACGATACGCTAAGCACGGAGACCCCGTGGGTTTAGGTGGATTCAGAAAGGATCTACCAGCAAAGATAGAAAACATTACATTCCAGGGTAAACTCATAATTTTTGAATTTACTAGCTACTGTAGCGGAAAAAAATGGTGGGCTTGGAACACACTAGGAATGGGCGGGGGATGGAGAAATGACAGGGTTAAGCATAGCCATGTTGAATTTGCAACCAAATCAGGATCTGTTTTTTTCACTGATGTTCGTAATTTCGGAACCCTTAAATTTACTGATGATGTAAAGGAGACTGATAAGAAGAAAAGAACTATTGGACCAAACCATCTGAACGACGAGATTTCAGATTCCTTATTTAAGGAACGCCTAATGAAATATCCAAATCGAACTATGCCTGAGGTTTTAATGAACCAATCTCTAATTGGAGGCATCGGTAATTATATAAAGGCTGAAGTTCTTTATATAGCTGGAATTTCCCCACACCGTTTGGTTGGCACACTAAGCGATAATGAGTTCTCTGCATTGAATAAAGCAACACTGAATGTTGTTAGAAGCTCTTATGCCAGGAGGGGTGCGACAATTAGCACATATAAGGACATTGATGGAGACGAAGGGGATTTTAAATTCTATTTTAGAGTGTATGGTAGATCCACCTGTGAGAATGGATTTCCAGTAGTTAGGGAAACAACAAAGGATAAAAGAACGACCCACTGGGTTCCACAAATACAAAAATAATGAAAACCGTAGAGATATCCGATGAAATGTATGACAAGCTCATCGAGCTTGCTACTGAAATGACAACACAGGATCCAAGAGGAACAAGAATGCCTCATATGTTCCAGGTTAGATCAGATAAAAAAGTTTATGATTGGGGATTGAATGGACACGACCGGATATGGATTGATTGTGGAAATTCTATTGAGATTGAATCAGCTAATGATCTTATATCCTACTTGGGTGATATGGGAATTGATAGCCCATCAGATGAGGATCTTACTAAATTATGGAATGATCCTTATGCAACTATAGAATGGAATGATAACAATTATGCCCTCGATGAATTTATAGAAGCTTTCTGTCCAGATCTTAAGGAGTGCTCAGTTTCAGAGGAACCTGAATATTCAAATTGCTTCTTTACTGCTAAAGCATGTAAGGAGCATATAAAAAGTAACGGGTACCATTACAGAGCTCCGGTTGATTATCTAAATCATGCTTGGAGAAATCCTGAAATGGATCTAGTTTCTGAATTTTTATGTGGTCTTGTTGGTAAAAAAATGCACACATGATGTCATATCCAAAGTATAAAGTAGGGGAGAAGATAGAAATCATTGGCAACACCATTGGGTTTATAAAAGATGGAAAAATTGCACCTTTTTATGGAACAATTAGGGAAATTGATGGTAAAGATATCTATATAAAACCTAGGTATCAAAGATGGATTGGTCATTGGTATATGTGGGAAATCAAAAAAATCGAAAATGTTAGAGAGAGCAAAATCGGATAAAATAATAAAAAGCCTTAAGAAAATTAAAACCTATAGTAATATGAATGAATACCACCCGTCAATATCAGATCTACTTGAAGATGAAGAGGAGGCTAAAAGAAAAAATGATTTCACACAATGGAATATAGTTGGTGATGGTAGCTATATAGCTGCTCCTAAAACACAAAAGATCCTATCTCCAGGACTTTATGAACCACATTATAACAATAGAGCTAGCGAATGGGGTTTGATGAAGCAAGATGTTAACACTGACGAGCTTTATGAATTACCAACAAAGGAAATAGAAGTTATCTTAACTGATCTTAAAAGCTTCTGGAACAAGAAGGACGAATATGCAAAGTATAAGCTTATGCACAAAAGAGGTGTTCTTCTTTATGGGGATCCAGGTTGTGGTAAATCTGGTATTCTGCAACTCTGTATGAAACATATTATCAAGGATCTTGGCGGCATAGTAATAAACGTCAAAGACGAAGATACTGTTAGAGGGTATTTGGAGATTATCGGTAAACTAAGACAAATCGAACCTGATAGACCCATAATCGTTATCATAGAAGATATTGATGGTATAGCTGCTGAAGGTAGTTATGTTACTTCACAACTTCTTAATATGCTTGACGGAATTAAGCAAATTGAGAACGTTGTTTATATAGCAACCACCAATTATCCGGAGAAGTTAGCGGAGAGAATTACTAACCGTCCGTCTCGCTTCGATAGAAGGTATTATATAGCTCCTCCATCCGCGGAAGTAAGAATGTCTTATTTAAAAAATAAACTCGGTAACGAAGCCGAAATTGACTTCGATGTGTGGGTTAAAGATACCGACGGAATGTCAATATCACATCTTAAGGAATTATTCATTTCTGTTTTTCTATTAGATAACAAATATGATGATGCACTTAAACATCTAAAGGAGCTTAAGAAAACACCAAGAGGAAAGGGACAAAAAGGAGTGGGTTTCGGATCATCTAGAGACAACGATTAATTATGAAAAAGTATGACAACTCGGTTCTTATTAAACTAAGAAGAACCTATTCGGAGAATGAGGCTGTTATGTGGGCTTTGAATAAATTGAAGGAGATGTTTGTTGAGAGAGGTCAAAATAATGCTTATATACACGAGCTTGAAGACAAAGTTAAAAAGCTAGAAAAAGAACTTGGCAAGAAGGAAAAACAAGTTCCACTTACTGAAGACCAGAGAAGAGAATATGATCAGTATATGAGTATGAAATCAGAAATGATTAGCAGAAATAAACTAGAAAAAGAAATAAGTAGGCTTAGAAAGGACAACAAGGAACTTGTTGGTCGTATAGCTAGAAAGGAGTAAAAATGAAAATAATTTTTTTGGACAACGATGGCGTAATTTGTCTCTCTAATAATTGGGGAGGTAGAACACGCAAATTTAATAAATATAGAAAGCTTCATCCTGAAGCCGATGCATTATCATGGAGTACAGTAGATGTGTTTCATCGCTTTGATGATTTTGATAAAAAAGCTGTTAAAATACTGAATCAAATACTTATTGAAACTGGTGCTGAAATTGTTGTAAGCTCGGATTGGAAAAAACATGCAACACTAGAGGAACTTGGTGATTATTATAATTCACAAGGTATTATTAGAAGACCTATTGCTGTCACTAGAAGTTTCATCGGCTGCGAGAAGCCAGAAAGCTTTGGATGGAATAGAAGTTTAATGTATGAGCAGGAAAGATCTTTTGAGATAAATCAATATGTTAAGGACTTTCCCGAAATAACACATTGGGTAGCTGTTGATGATCTTGATATGTCAATGCGGAAGGATTGGGGAGTTGCAAATTTCGTTCTTACTCCTAAAATGAGTGAGGGTATAAAACAATCCGGGATAAAAGATAAAATAATCAGTTTTTTAACTGATAATATATAGAGAATAAAAATAAATAAATTATGTCAAAATTAAAAGTAATGGACTTTAATGCCACGTGGTGTGGGCCCTGCAGAACACTAGCTCCGATCATTAAGGATCTTATGGATGAGTACGGGGACGGTGAAAAATCTGGTGTTATTGTTGAAAAAATCGATGTTGATGAAAATAGGGAACTAGCTGAAAAATATTCAATTAGAAGCATCCCAACTATTATTTTCGAAAAGGATGGCGAGGTACTTGAGAGAGTTACTGGATTGCAATCCAAAGCGGTACTGGTTGCTAAGATTGATAGCTACACCAAGTAAATTATTCATAAAAAAGCCGAGCAATTGCTCGGCTTTTTTATTTTCCTTGTCCTCTATAAGCTTTCTTATAATTCTTAGAATTCTTATTTTTAGATTCGTTGCTTTTCGAGTGACGATCACAGGATTTAGCTGATTTAGATACAAATTTGTTTTCTGATGATGATTTTGCTTTAGCCATTTTTGCTTTTATATATCAATCCAATGTACCTTTATTAATGGGATATATATGGTTACCAACACGTGTGGTAACTAAAAAAATATAAAAATATGAGTAAAGAACAAATTACAAGTTTAATCCGTCATTTATTGTCAATAATTGGTGGATATTTAGCCATGAAGGGGCTTACTGATTCGGTATCAATTGAAACCGGAAGTGGTATATTAATGGGATTAGTTTCCCTATACTGGAGTATTAGAGAGAAAACAGCAACCAGTGATATGATAGCTGGAGCCATTAGACAAACACTATCTTTTGCTGGTGGATTTTTAATAAATTTCCTCAATATAACAGCTGATGAATGGCAATTCTGGGTTGGGTCAATAGCCTCATTGATGCCCTATTTATTTAAAGCCGACAATATAGGTACAGGTAAATAATAAATTGATTGATTAATAAAAGGACTAGATTTTAAAATCTAGTCCTTTTTTTCTGAAGCATATTTAACACCCATAATGGTTCCAACTATCGAGAAGGCATTGGTAAGTAGGATACCAAACATGTTTGACCAGGTAGATCCAATTATTTGTGTGTCTTTCCCGGTAAACATCGCAATACTGTACATAACGGTTGTTATTAGACCAACACTCATAATTACGATCAGTGCTACTTTAACTATCGTACTAATTAGTTCCGTTTGTGAACGCTTTTGTATAATGTCTAAATCTATTAATGCAGCATCTTTAGCTTTTTCTGCTTCGATTTTTGACAATTCAGCATTTTTTCTCTCTTCCTCAGCAGATCCTAAGGCTATTTTAAGTTCCTCGTTTATATTAAGATTCTCCTCCTGTGCAGCTAATAATTTCTTATTATGCTCTTGTATCTGTTTAGTAACATCTAATCTTCTCCTACGAGCATCTTTATCTTTAGTATTTGCATCTTCAATATACTTAATAAAATCTGCATCTTCTGGATCGGATTCTATAACTTTCAGAAGGTTCCCTTCCAAAAATATTTTATTTTTAGATTGAACGTCTAATAACCAATCTCTTATTTTTTTATCTACCTTCATTGTTTACTTGTAGATTTTAAATGGAGCGGTTCTATTTTTGTAACCCTCGAAATCTTTTTTGAATTCCTCCAGTCTAGGTTCTATTTCATCTGACTTGATTATCCAGAACTGAGCTCCTGCTTTAACCGCTTTTGCTTGCTCGGTTGGTTCATTAGATGATGATATAATTCCTATAACTACGTTGTTACCATATTCGAAATTAATCTTACGAATAAGCTCTATCCCATCATAAGAGGATCCTATGATGTTTAAATCCACAAATACACATTCAGGTTTTCCTTCTGGATTTGTTTGCCAATCTTGAAAAAGGCTTGCAGCTCGATCTGAGCTATCTACACCTTCAAGTGTAAGCGAAATATCTAAAAGACTGCAAGCGTCTTCGAAAACTAGGTGGAAGAGACTTTCGTCATCTACCAATAAAATTGAATCAATCATTTTTGTTTATGTTATGTTTATTTTAATTTGATTTTCATTTGAGTTCCAATTTCAGGTAATTTATCACATCCTATTGAGTATCCATGTTCCTCTAATATTGCTATGCAAATATTTAGACCTAATCCCGTGCCATCTTCCGTTTGGTCTTCTTTACGAGTGTACGGTTCTGCAAGTTCTTTAAAATCATCCGAACTTAAACCTCTACCGTTATCCTCTACGTATATGGCATTATTTTTCCTGTATATTTTAACAAATTTTGATGGGCTATCATTGTATTTTAAACCATTACGAATAAGATTATCGATTGCAGTACAGAAGAGTGCTTCGTTTACCATCTCCTTGCCCAATTTTTCTATAATCACTTGATGACGATAAGCAGTAGATCTTAGATAGGAATCTAGTATTTCTGATAAATCGCATTCAACTTTATTTAGAGTAGCATTAGGTCTAACTAGATTAGTGAATTCAAATACTCCTTTGTAAACTTTCTGTGTGTGTGAAAGACCTTCCTTAATCATTTTAAGAGGTGCCTCAATCTTTAGGTCCTTAATATTATCTTCTGTTAATCTTCTTTCTAATGAAGATATTCCTCTTGGAATATACGTGTTAATACCACTATGCATATCATGACGAAGAATTTTAGAAGCGTGTTCCAAGTAGGTATTTTTCTTTTCTAGTTCCTTCTTTTGTTCTACGACTTTCGTTACATCCGTAGCTATTTTCATAATCTTATATGGTTTACCCTCTATATCAAAGATAGGGCTATAAGTAGCCTGTAGCCATACCGCAGTTCCATCACTTTTGATTCTTTCAAATTGTCCTGAAATGAATTCTCCATTCCTTAGAGAATTCCAGAGTCCAAGATATTCATCAGAATTTTCAAATTTTTCAGTTACAAAAACTCTATGATGTTTACCAACTATTTTTTCTAGAGGAAACCCCATTACAGATTGAAATTTTTCATTAGCATCCAATATAATTCCATTAAGATCGAATTCTATTACTGCGTTAGAAGAATTAATTGCGTTGAGTCTATTTTTTAATTCTTGTTCCTGTTTTTTAATATGTGTAACATCCAGAGCGTATTTTATAACTTTATAAGGTTTTCCATTTTCGTCAAGAATCGGATTGTAGGTTGCCTGTAAATAAATTAAAGAACCTTCTCGATTTACCCTTGGAAACTCCCCTCCGATATACTCACCATTACGTAAAGATTCCCAGAACCTTTTATATTCTGTGGACTTTGCATATTCAGGGTCAACAAAAATACTGTGATGTTTGCCTATTAATTTTATTCTTTCGTTTGGTAAAAATCCAATAATAGAAAGAAATAGGTCATTTACTTTAATGATATATCCGTTAAGGTCGAATTCAATAACCCCATTGGAACGATTAATCGCTTCTAGGTTATTAATTAATTCATTTTTTAATAAATCCTTCATATTTGAATTTCAACTAGTTATTTTTTAATATTGTGAGTATTTTGGTTTCCCGTTTACTCTTGTACATCTAAGAACCTGTTTTCTTTGTCTCCCTGATGATTCATATGAAACGTGTACCCAATCTGGATTTTTACTATCTCCATATTCCCATATCAGTTGATCAAAATCAAGGTTTTCTTTGATATAATCAAATACCATTTTATTTGTTATCCCGGTATTTAGACCATCCTGATCTAAATCTAGAGCTTCACCACTGCAATGCTGTGATGTTGCAGATGACCCTGGGGTTGCTTCGTTTACTGCCTGAGACCTGTACCCAGAAGAAACACCTATTGGTTTTTTAAAATGGTTTCTTATTGGTTCAAAAACTTTTTCACCTAAAAGTTTTAAGTTTTCTAAATGTTCAGGAGTTGGGTTATTGTCTATACCTAGTCTTTTGGCTGTGTTAGATTTTGTTACCTCCTTGATTGACAGATGTTCTGAAATCATTTCCATGTTTATTTAATTTATTTTAGAAGAGCATAATACTCCTTAAAGTGCTTTAATCTGTCAGGCAATCCGATAGTTCCACCATTTACTCTTTTTGTTACCGCAGTAACTGTTGCATCATCTGCTCCTTTGTCACATATAGACCAAAGTCCATTTGAATTAAAGAAGAAAGCTGCGGAAGCTAAAGGGTATTTAGTTGCAACTAAATCTGGATTAGCAACAATGTCTTCCGGTACCATTTTATCGAAGGCCGTGTAATTTGATTTACCAGTTAATTGGATATAGCCTCTACCCCTGAATTTGAAACCTTCTTTTGAAGCTTCGTCGCCATTACCCATCCTTGATGCATAAACTCTTGCAGCAATTTTTTCTGGTTGTCTTGCATAAGATTCATTTAATGCTCCTGGAAAGTACTTAGGAAATATTTTCTTAAGTCCATCAGCAGAATAGTTAAGATTCTCATTAACAGCTTTAAATCCTCCACTTTCGTGGCCACATTGAGCTAGGAAGTGAGCCAATCTTAAAGATGTTGTGATGTTGAAAGCTTTTGCTGTATCCGGAATTTGTGCAATCACAGATTCAGGAATGTGTCCCTTTAGAGCTTCAAGCTTAAATGAGCTAGTTGGAATTGTAGAAGTCGATGTGGTATTATCAGCACTAAACATTTTTCCCCATGTTCCGTCACCAACTATACCATCAGCTACCAATCCATTAGCAGCTTGCCATGCTTTTACCGATTTTTCTGTACCTGGTCCGAATATACCATCGGCACCCAAGCCTAGTTTTACTTGGAGTTTTTTTACATCATCCCCAGTTGATCCAATTTTTAAAATCATAGTATGTTTTTTCTTCTATATATCCCCCCGTCCCCCCTTATTTTTATGAAATTTCTTAGGTCTCCACCGAAACTTTTTATGTTTTTCCTGTTGAATATTGATAAACAATAAGTTATGAAATTTATCAGCATTGATGTGGAAACCAGCGGGTTAGATCCAGAATTAAATCAAGTTTTATCTATTGGAGCTATAATAGAGGATTCTGAAAATCCTTTACCCTTAGAAAAATGTCCAAAATTTCATGCTGCCATCGAGCATGAAGAAATAACAGGATCTTTATTCGCAATAAATTTGAATAGAGAACTGATAGAAACTATAGTTTCTTATAAAACCTGCAATAACGAGGACGAAAGAAATGATGTCGAAGCTTCATCTGGTATGAGATTTTATCACAAGGATGACATAGTTGAGGCTTTCTACCACTTTCTGTACCTTAATGGTATGGTTAAATTTGATCCCAATGAGAACATGTCAGAAAGAGTGATGAAGACAAATAGGGATGGTAAATCTGTTCCCGTACTAACATCTAGAATAAAGCCAACACACATAACGGTAGCTGGTAAGAACTTTGCAACTTTTGATAAGCATTTCCTAGAGAAGCTTCCTAGATGGAAACAAGTTATTAGAATCAAACAAAGAATCTTGGATCCCGCTATATTATATGTAGATTGGAAGAATGATTCAAGCCTCCCGTCATTGGGAGAATGTAAGGAGAGAGCGGGAATTGATGGAATTGTGACGCATAACGCGTTGGAAGATGCGTGGGACGTTATTGAGCTATTAAGAAAAAAATATTAATATGAATTATACAAGACCGAATGATGAAGGTTACAAGGATTCACCCGAAGACTGGTTAAACTCATCCCTTATATTTAGTAGAGCCCTATCCCTTCTCCTGAACGAGGATGAGGGTGTTGTTGTTTCCATTAAAGGTGACGCAAAAAATCCGATAAATCCTGGTAGTGATCGGGTTGTAGTTTTCTATAAGGATAGAATGATACACATTGATGATATACAGGATCCAAATCTAAAGGAAGGTGATTTTATTAAAATAGTTGAAGAAAATTAAATTATATAAAAATGGAAGAAACAAACAAACAAATTAAGGAAGAAAACGTTGACGTAGCAAAACAAACGGAAATTGTGGTTGTTCTGGACAGATCAGGATCGATGGGAAGCATTTCAAAATCCACTGTTGATGGATTTAATACTTTCCTTAATGAACAACAAAATGCCGAGGGTGAAGCTTTTATGACGCTTGTTCAATTTGATGATAGATATGAGATTGACTATAAGAGCGTTCCTGTAAAGGATGTTAATCCTTTAATTGATGGCGAAACATTTAAACCAAGGGGGATGACTGCTCTATTGGATGCTATCGGTAAAACTGTAAATGAATTGGAAACTGATCGGGATGTTGTTTTTGTGATTATTACTGATGGTGGTGAGAATTCAAGTAGAGAGTACAAGAAAGATGCTGTCATGAATATGATAAAAACTCTTGAGGACGAAAAGGGATGGTATTTCTTATTCTTAGGTGCAAATCAGGATGCTATTGCTGCAGGTGGTGGAATGGGTATCAGTGGAAACAAATCCTTTACTTTTAATGCTACCGATGACGGAACAGCCAGCGCGTTTGCTTCATTTTCAAGTAATATCTCTAGCTATAGATCATCCAAAATTAATTATGCAGCTATGAATATGGATAAGGATATAACATTGAATGATCTTCAGAATCTCAAGATGAATTTGGATTTCAGTGAGGATCAGAGGAAAGAACAAGATAATAAGTAATGCTGAAGGATCTATCTGATGAAGATTTAGATATGGCAATCTTCGAAATGAATGTCTGGAATGTTATAAATGATCTGGATGATCGAATAATAGAATTGGAATCTAAAGAATTCCTCTTCGAAGAGGAAAAACTTGAGTTGAAAAGAGCAAGAATAAGATTAGGTGATCTTTTAGAAAGAATAAACAATAAAAAAGGACTCAAGTGAGTCCTTTTTTAATTTATGTGTCTTGGCTAGTAATAACCGTTACCCATGTTATTATTTCTGCACTCGTTGATCTTATTAGCAACGTGTTCTTGTTTGGATTCTTTTATGTATTTTGTTATCTTAGTAAGCTCTGGATTTGTATAATCTCCAGCATCCAGATATTTATCTATTAGTTCCTGAAGCTCCCTCTGAGACATATTTTCATAGTCATCTTCGGATTGCGGTACTGGGGCTGGCGCCTCTTCCTCGTCGGGAGTAGGATAATCTTCGTCATCATCCTCGTAATCTGAATCATCTTTAAGACCCGCTTTTTGCATTTCATAATCGCTAAGCATTTCTGTTATCCCGTCTATTATTTCCTGTACTTGTACTTTTGCTTCCGTTGTACCCGATAATATACCACTGAATAATTCTAAGAAATCTCTAGCTGGCATACGCATCATCTCCCCAAAAACATACTCCTGAAGATTTTTAATTTTATTGACCTCCTTAAATCCATTAATGTAATCCCTTAAATCCGCTGCCATTTCAGGACCAAATCTAAGATCCTCTAATTCATCAGCCAATGAATCGGTATTTGCTATAATTGTTTCAGCTTTTTCCGCATCGTCACTCGGTAGTGCTGCAGCGGAGATCAATTCATAGATACCTTTTACTGTCTCATGTAGCAACATAACAAACTCTGTCCCAATGGCATTAATAGTTGGCCCTATTGCATCCATTAGATCTTCCATATCTTCAGCATCAGGCTCGTCAGTATTCATGAGATCATCAATAATCTTTTGTGCTAATTTTTCAGATTCTTCTGGATCTTCTGGTGTATCCCATTCAACTTTAACTGATCCAGAAAATCTGGATTTGTCTCTTGTCCACATTTCTTTTTGAACCTCCAATGGTATAGCCCAATCAAAGAATGATGCTATTTCTGATATCTTATTAAGTAATAAAATATACTCCTCACCAAGTTCATTACCTAATATTCTTTTAAGCCCATCGGAGCAATCTTCAAGATTAAGTATTAATTTGGTATTCTTAGCCATGCCTTGTGCTATATTATTAGCAATTTTTCTTCTATGAACCTCCGATATAATATCCTCGTCTTCCAAAGCCTTAAGCATCTGATTCTCTGGGGGTTCACCAGGTACGTCTTTCATCATTTTCTGAATCTCGCTGTCCCTTTGTAATTTTATCTTAAGATTTACACCATCAAGGATATCACCATAATGTTCCATTATAACATCAACTGCAAGTCTTTCTAGTGCATCCTCATGCCCTCTTTGGATTTGTCTTGCTCTACTAACGTGTTGCATGAACATTGGAATTTCTCTACCGAATCTTCTCTGAAACTCTGCATTTATATTTTGTGCTCTTGTTTCAACATCCTGTAAATAATTTCCTGGTACTCCACCAGTTCCACCCTGACCAGGAATTCCTGGATTTCCTTGCAATGATGCTTCGTCTATTGCATATTCATTAAACTTCTTAATCATTATATTTAGCTTTTAATTTTGG